GTAACTGGCCCTACAGGTCTAACAGGTGTTACAGGTTCAACTGGAGTCACAGGACCGACGGGTCTGACCGGCCCGACCGGATTGACTGGCGCTACAGGTTCTACAGGAGCCACTGGCATTACTGGTGTTACAGGCTCTGCTGCAGGTGTTCTAATGTCCTTCAACTGGAGTACCGTTAGTAATGACGGAGCAATTAGTTTTAACAGATGGAACGATACAGCTAGTTATCCCACTTACAATCAACCAGTTCAGACATTTCATATCTATTCTGGTCCAACGGGAGCCGGCGCGGTAACTGTCAGAGCTCTATTACATGTAGTTCCAGGCACCCCAACTGTCAGGGAGTTCTTTATTGACCAGGTGCTACCAGTAGACTTCAACAGTACAGCTCCAGCAGGAGTTGGCACGCCTATGGCCCTCACTTTTGTCTCTGCAACTGGAGTAATAGCAGCCCAAAGTACAGCCAATAGTATCGCAGTAACAGCGGATACAACGATATCTCTGATCGGCGAAGTAACCTTCACTGTTAGCCCAACATCTATAGGCACCATCTGGAAATGGAGAATGGCCACTGTCGGCCAGGATCAGCTGCTCTTCCTGAGCTCTATCGTGCTAAGCACTAGCTAGAATTAACCATGGGTTGTTAAGACAAAACAATTGATAAATACCTAATGATACTTATTCCAAATAAGTATCATTAGTTCTAACATATATTTTTATATATATATGTTCCTTAGTGCATTACTCCCATCTCTACAGTTCTGATAAATTAGAACTACGAATCTAAGCGGAAATACGGGTGATCACGAGAGAGGCTGTTGCCTCTCTACCAACCACAGTGAATCCAGGAGGCAGTGTAGCTGTCATTGTCGTTGGCTCTCCAATTGTCATATCAATGCTGTTGAGCCAACAGAGAAGGGAAAGCACTTCGCCAGTATTGATGGGTGTTAGTACTAGATTAGATATAGAATAAATGTGGTTTGCCTCTGGAGCTTGAATAAGTGATCCCGACCCAGCCACTTGTACTGGATTGCCACCTCCTGTCGACAAGACCAGTAGAGCTCCTGATGTATTATTCCCGGTTAAACTACCGAAGCCAGAGCGGATATCAATCTTGTAGTTGATCTGATATTGTCCAGTCTGAGGGCAAATGAAGCCGGTGGCACCAGAGCCACCGCCTGTCGCCAACCATGTACCGCCTGAAGGTCCGGTAGGTCCATTCTCTAGGAATACATATTTATAGTGCCCTGTGGGTCCTGTAGCTCCAGGAGCTGTCGAGGCGTTCTGCAGCGTCTCACTCCAGACAAAGACTGAATTGATCGAAGCATTAGCTCCCTCAGCCCCCGTAGGTCCTGTCACACCGAAACCAGTAGCTCCGGTACTGCCTGTAGCACCAGTTGCTCCTGTGGGTCCGGTTGCACCAGTTGCTCCTGTGGCTCCTGTTACCCCTGTAGGGCCTGACGGGCCTGTAGCACCAGTTGCTCCTGTACTGCCGGTAGCCCCAGTTGCTCCTGTGGCTCCTGTGGCTCCGATTGAGCCAGTTACACCCGTCGGTCCTGTAGGACCAGTGCTTCCTGTTGCCCCGGTACTGCCTGTAGCGCCTGTAGCCCCAGTTGCCCCAGCCGGCCCGGTGAGACCAGTATTTCCAGTTGCACCTGTTGCACCCGTGGCTCCCGTTGCACCCGTGGCTCCAGTATTACCCGTGGCCCCGGTACTGCCTGTAGCGCCTGTATCACCTGTTGCGCCGGTCGCCCCCGTATCTCCGGTCGAACCAGTATCTCCGGTCGCCCCCGTTGAACCAGTGTCCCCAGTGCTTCCTGTGGCACCTGTATCTCCGGTTGCGCCGGTAGCTCCAGTGTCTCCAGTATTTCCGATTGCACCCGTCTCACCAGTAGCTCCGGTAGCTCCAGTCGCCCCAGTGTCTCCGGTAGCGCCTGTTGGACCTATATCTCCAGTTGCGCCTGTAGTCCCAGTGTCTCCAGTTGCGCCAGTACTTCCGGTGGCTCCCGTGTTACCTGTGGCTCCAGAACCAGTAGCGCCTGTATTTCCGGTTGGGCCTGTGGGGCCAGTAGCGCCTGTGTTGCCCGTGGCTCCGGTAGCTCCAGTATTACCTGTACCAGTTGCCCCGGTGGCGCCTGTAGGACCGGTTAAGCCAGTGGCACCAGTAGATCCAGTTGCCCCCGTGGCTCCTGCTCCAGGGCCAGTGGGACCGACTGGCCCGGTGGCTCCTGTTACACCAGTAGTTGGCCCTGTTGGACCTGTAGCTCCAGTAGCACCAGTCTCACCTGGATCTCCAGTGCTGCCAGTCGCTCCTGTTACACCGAAACCTGTTGGACCAGTTGGTCCAGTATCTCCAGTGCTGCCTACAGGTCCAGTTGAGCCAGTCTCACCAGTGTTACCTGTAACTCCAGTGTCTCCAGTATTTCCGGTAACACCAGTCTCACCAGCAGGACCTGTGGGACCTGTGGGGCCAACACAACATGGACCTGTTGGTCCGGTCTCCCCTGTTGCTCCGGTTTCCCCTGTCGGTCCAATGGGGCCAGTCTCCCCTGTCGGTCCAGTGGAGCCGGTATTTCCAGTTGGTCCCGTGGGACCTGTATTTCCAGCATTTCCAGTCGCTCCAGTGGAGCCAGTATTTCCAGTTGGCCCAGTATTTCCAGTGGAGCCAGTATTTCCTGTTGACCCAGTGTTGCCCGTGACTCCCGTAGAGCCGGTTGCGCCAGTATCCCCCATTGGACCAGTAGGACCAGTAGAACCAGTTAGCCCAGTAGGACCTATAAGGCCTGTGGGACCTGTTTCCCCAGTAGGACCCGTGTTACCTGTAGGCCCTGTGGGACCTGCCGGACCAGTTACGCCTGTAGGACCTCTTGGTCCAGCGGGACCGTGGGGACCAGTTGGCCCTGTAGGACCCCTCTTACAATGAGGCTTGCAACGACATCTGCGGTGTTTACACTCACCGCATCGAGGTTTCTTATGATCATTTGAATGATCCTTCCCATGTTTATGGGGAGACTTATCCCTACCTCGATTCATTTACAACCGCCAAATTAAAACATTTTAATGAAAAATCCTCTGGAGAGGATTTTTCAATACGACCCAATTAAAGTACCTATAGAGAGATGATGTGAGATTTCATATAACAAAGCCATACATGCTAAGGCCATCCCAAGCCTATTTAATTAATTATGTGCGATAGGGCGTGAGGGAGCAAAACTGCCGGATTCCACCCCATATCGCCCTTTAACTTGCGTGAGCTGGTAAAATCTTTTTTCTAAGTATTCGGGCTAGAAAATGGCGCTGAGAGCTTCAATAAATGGCACTCAGCTTTCAGCCCATGGCTCCCTGCCTGTTGAACAATTACAGAACATAACACTGCACTGGAAGAGTGAACCAGGCAAGTTGGCAACAGTTATTTTCTACGATCTGGATGCTCCCTATCCAAACCATGCTGTAAACTCGCCATATCTCCATATGCTTGTCATCAATGCTCCCAATGGGAATCTTCAGGCTGGCCAGGCTTTGATTGAATACGCGCCTCCTTCTCCGCCACAGGACTCTGCTATGCATCGCTATGTGTTTGCTGTTTACGAGCAAGCTGGACCAATTCACCCAGAGCTAATCTCTCAACGTGAGAGATTCAATCTGAATCAGTTTGTTCTGAACAATCAGCTCCGCCTATTGGGAGAGCTTGAGGTTCAGGCCTACTGGTACCAGGGGCGAATCTGGTTCAGACTGTCTGGCGAACGGGGTGGTTATGGATCTCCACCGGCCGCATTATCAACTTTATCTCAGACCTTCCTACCATCGACTACATCACCAAATGTTTCATCTCCCAGTCCGCCCGGTAGTCCAAGGCCTTCATTTGCATCCACTTTCATTCCTACCTCCTCTCTCATGCTCACTCCAATGCTTCTGCCCTCACCAGGAGTGAGCACTCGCGCTAATCTCTTCTTGCCTGGAAATACCTTATCTGAGCAGGAGCAGAAATACTGTCATTGTGTGCTGGAAGTGGCTGCCAAACAACCGGGAGCCTGTAGCGCCGAACGCGCGTGGTTCGAGCAACGCGATGGTCGCACCTGTAGCAACCCGTACGCGGTATGCGCTAAGACGACGGGAACCAGTTACCGCCATTGTGGTGCCAACTATAACTATGAAGCTCTTCCAGACAGAGAGATCGAGGCTTACGCCAACCTCAGCCATATCCCAGTGCCTGAGCCTTACAACAGAGCTCAGATGATAACCAATATCTACCAGTGGAAGGAGTCTAAAGGCAAATAAATGATAGCTGAAAATCTCAGCCTCTCTAAAAACGGAAACGTATAAGCAAACAAAAATTGCTTATGCACAGCAGAGTATTATTTCAATAAATGCAGGCTGCTAGGGCTGAGGATAAGCCAGATAGAATTCAAAGGCGAGTCATCACACAATGCCACTGTGGTTCCGAGGAGATTATTTATCAGCGTCATTATCGACGTCAAGCTGATGAGGCCGCATTTCTAACAGGTAGATGCTTGCAATGTCACCATGTGTGGGAGCTACCCCTATAACAGGGGTTTAATGGTCTTTCATCTGGGATGATCTCTTCACTACTCTACCAAAAGTCCAACTTAGTTAACGGCAAGAAATTAGGGAAGAATGTTAAAAACATCTAACATATCAGAGATGCCTATTCCTAGCTGAAGCGTATTTAACAGAGGAGAGAAACTGCTCTCCTTTCACTTATATAAGCAATAGACAAAGAAGCACAACCCCAATGAACGCAGTCCTCCTGAGAATCAACCCCGATGATAACAGCAGACCAGTAGGGCAGATCACGTCGAGAAGCTCCTGCAACCATGGTGAACGTCGTGCTCTAATTCAGGAACAGCATCATAAGCAGGGCGATAAAGCAGCGGAGCATGTTATATACTGCCTTATCTGCGGCAGGAAGTGGATTAGATGATTAAAAAAGTGTAGATAATGTATATATCATACATTATAATCAAGAAGTTAAGAGACAATGAGTCTGTCTATCTTGCCAACCCCTGCTTTCACGCCAGGAGCCTCAGCGTAAAGTAGATAGAGATTCCCAATATCATCTGTGCTGAAAGCCCGGATAAAACCCTTAATCTTCTGTTTTGAGATCAACTGCCAAGTTTGACTGGGGACGGAGATTGAACCCGTCTCTTTGATGCGCATGATTACTCCAGAATAGTCACCAAAGAGATAGGTTCCATCACCCAGAACATAGCCGCCGATCACCGCAGCTGTTTTGGCAAACTGGCCCTCATGGCGGTACTCGTAGATGGGATCGATCAATCCAGTCACGGTAGGTTGGAAGCCCGTAAATAGAGTCCCTTCTTTTATATTCCAGCCCAGATTAGAACCTCTCACAACTATGTCGATCTCTTCCATAGTCTCGTAGCCAACATCTGCCACAAAGAGTCTACCCTGATTGTCGAAGCTCATACCCCAAGGGTTACGCAAACCGAGAGCCCAGATCTCCGCTCGAGCACTAGGTTGGTTGACAAAAGGATTGTCGGCTGGAATGCTGTAATAGTAGGGATATTTCTTAGCACATGGACGTAGCCCGGTCGGACAGGCAATAGTGTTTCCTTGGTTATCCTTAGTTGACCCCTGTTCTGGGCATTGACAATAGCCCGACTCAGAAACATCAATACGCAAGATCTTGCCGTAAAGAACGCTGAGATCTTGAGCATGATTCTGTGGATCTTTTTGGGGTCCAGCATCGCCGATTCCGATATAGAGCATACGGTCAGGACCGAAGCAGATACGCCCTCCATTGTGATAGGGTAAGTACTTGAGGATTCTGAGTATAACAAGCTCTGACTCTTTCAGAATAGTACCATCAGCTGCTACCCTAAACTCTGATAGACAGTTGAAATAGGGCTTAGCACGTTCAAGCGCGACAGGGGTGTTCTCCACGCTTCCTCCAGAAGGAACTGGCACTGGCTTGGGCTTATCAGCATAATCACGTTTGGAGCTGTAGAACAGAAAGAGGCGAGAGTAATCCCCAGGGTAAAAGACAAAGTCTAACAATCCTCTTTCATCATAACCGTCCAGTACAGGTAGCCAATCCTTGATGTCAAGAATAGAAGTTGTTTGAGCACCATCAACCCTATAGATAACTCCAGTCTGATCAGCTACGTAGTGGAAGTGATGACCTGTACCATCTTGCCAAGAACGGAGCTGGATCGGTGAAGTGAGACCTGTAAGATAGGGAACTTGAGTTATCTGCGAGCTCTGCATTTTACTAGGGCTCTATTCTTTCAAGCCTACTAGTGATGTCATAAATGTTTGTAACCTTACAAACATCATTAATTAATTACAGATGATCACGGTCTTACCATTGAAGCGTTTAACATGGCGCTTGATTGGACAAGGATAACGCCTGACGAGATCCCTTAACAGACTGATGGCTACGTCTTCACCCAGTTTGATGCCATCTTCACCATCAAAGCGGTAATGAATGCCAGCCCAATTGCGACCAAATGCAATGTTGCTAGCTAACTTGTCAAGCTCTCCTTCTACCGTTGAAACGAGGCCAGTGTCAATCAGAGCAGATCCATCGGCATTGGGTACAAACAGCTTAATCGGTGTCTCTCCTAGAAAGAAGAATTTGAGCACAAAGATACAGGCTCCTGATATGGCTGCATGACCGGCTGGGAAAGAAGGATGACATGGCGAGCCCTCAGGATAAGCTTGAGGAAGTAAGTAGCTGTGCCATTGTTTGAAAATCTCATCCAAGACCTTGCAAGTGAATAGGGCTTGATGCACAAAACACTCTCCACTCTCCCGGCGCGCTCGCTCTACAGCAATACCCGCCACTTCCGGTCGAATGAACATAACGGTCCATTTAACCTGCCAGGAAGCCACCAGTGCCAGTCTCATCGCGCGATGCAAGACATCCTGAATATCTGGGCGTCCTAGCTGTGCAAATCCGGCTTCCGCCAAACTACTGGTCAGGGCATTAGGAGCTTGAATATTCAAGGAGAGCAGGATGTTGCAAGCTCTGTAGAAGGCCTGACAAGGTTCATCAGAATGCACATACATAGTTAGATCTCTACCTGTCACGATGTAGCGAGGTGCTAACAGTGGAGCCGCTGTTTCTGTCACAATACCGCTCTGTACAGAGGTAGCAGTAGTCCAACTGATCATGTAATCAAGCGCGGGTGGAACCGGCAGTTTGGCTGAGTGCTTCCAACCACCCTCAGGATAATCAAGGATGAGAAATTGTGAGATGTAAGGTCCAGTCTTATCCCCAGCTGAGTGACCTCGGAATATGGTATCAGTGATGAAATTGCCATTAATACTGTTCATAGAACGCACGGCTCTCTTGATCAGATCGCTGTTCTGGTATTGATCAAAAGGGACATCACGACATAGGGCCATCCAGTAGAGCTCGGCCAAACACCACACGAAATAATGGGATGATAGGCAAGGAATACCCTTCATTGGATAGCAGATGGCTGGATGCCCCATATAATCGACACCCCAGCAAGCTGTTGGATCAACCAACTTCATATTGCCACCCATCTTAACCTTGCTGATGAGTTTCTGATCATGATGTTTGATAGCTCGCAGCAGCTTCTTGATCTGTTTGCGGTCAACATAGCCATTGTCATGAGGTAAACCCTTACTGTAGACTCCCCCATAATTAGAGATAGATGTGTCCCGGCTGTGTTTGATAAGTGGCTTACCCCGATTATCATGTGCCCTAGTTTGACGTAGCTTGATTTCTCGGCTAATCTCCTCCATTTTGAAAGGCCTATTATATAATAGGTTTTTAACAACTTTTCAGGTATCGAAGTTCAACGAGGGGTTGTAAACTGGTGATCGGCAGGGATGGTTGCCTGTTGACGAGCCAACTGCTCATAAGGAGCCCTCTGGTGTGGAGTCATACCTTGCCAAACTCCAGCCAATTGCTGGCCAACAGCAGGGGATTGGTCACCTGCGTAGGCTATCCTACGCATGAAATCGGTATATGCCGCTTCACCGGTTTTCCCCTGCAACTGTGGTGCAAAACGCTGATTAAGGATGTTATTAATATTAGCATTAGTATCAGCGGCAGTCATAGTTCCAAACCTCATTCCTCCAGCATTGGCACGGCCAGCGACAGGTGTTCGAATGGGAGCTTGAGTGGGAACAAAAACGCGAGGCGAAGCCTGACTACCGACCGTTTGTCTAGGCAGGTACTGAATTGGCTGGGGCAGTTGAGTTGGCTGAATCGATTTGATCGCTCTAATGCCAGCACCGTAACCTCCTGATTCAGAACTGCGAAGTGGAGAGGTCATCAAGCCAGCCTGAGCAATTTGGCCTCTTGCAAGAAATTCCTCAGCCCGACGTCTGTAGAGCTCTCTGGCTTCCCTGGCTAGGCGTTCATAGCGCTCCTTCTCTTGCGGGGAGGTTTGGAACCAAGCCGCAAGAGCTGTTTCTTCACCAACTCCCATCAGTCTGGCTGCGTTCAGGAAGTGCAAAAAAGCATCATATCTCTCCGCCAGAGGGATATTCAGAGCCCTAGGGGATCTTGGAGATCTTGGAGAAAGTGGTCTGACTTGGATAGGTACAGCTCCTGGACTCAGAGGGCTTAGCGGGCTGAATGCGGCGCGAGGACTCAAACCTGCTCTGGGGCTAATGTTGCCCTGTTGACCATCGAAGTTAGCAAGTTGACCGTTGAAGCCGCGTGGACTCAAATTGCCGGCTCTAGGGCTCAAACTGCCGTATATGGGTGATTGCATGTTGCTTTCAAGCCGGAAGAAAATATTAAAATCGCTCAGCAGTTTTTTAAGCTGAGACTGGGACCCTGTAGCTTAAAAATACTAAGTTCAACGGAAGCCGCCAAGAGGCTGGCCACCGATCTGAGCCGAGGTGAAGGGAATGAAAATAGTTGCTGGCTGTTGGATTTGAGGTTGGACCTGAACAGTACGTCTAGGAGTGAATGCAGCCTGTTGCTGGAGTTGGGGTTGGGGTCGGATTTGAGGGATGAATCGCTGTTGGAGTTGGGGTTGGGGCTGGAATTGGGTTTGAGTGAGTTGAGGGGTGAACTGTACTCTGGCTGGGCTGCGAGGCACCTGAGTAGTTTGAGGAGTAAAAGAGGCGATTTGAGCAGCCACCTGAGGAGTAAATGGGGTGAACTGGCTGAGCTGAGTGGGTTGCTGAGCTCTGGCCGGGCTACGGGCAACTTGAGCGGCAAGAGTACGTCCATCTCCCGCCACACCAGAGCCATACTGGTTGCCCCAACGACGAGGACTACCTTGTACAACTGCAGCGCGAGGGCTGGTGCGTCTGGCAGGGCTGCGTTGAGTGGTAACGCTGCGACCATCACCGGTAGTGATGCCAGAGCCATACTGATTGGCCCAGCGACGAGGACTGCTTCTTCCAAGCTGTTGGCCAGCTTGAGCGACCTGAGGAGCTGTCAATTGACTGGCAGGAGTGAACTGACCAATAAGACCCTGACCACCGAATGTGGCTTGTCCACCCTGTCCGCCAAAGCCTCCCTGACCTTTGCCGCCCTGATAACGATTGTAGCCGTCATGATGGCCGTAGCTTCCGCTACCTTTTCCATTGTCATTGCCCCATCCGTCCTGGAATCCGGCAACATAGCCTTGAGCATATTCAAAACGGGGAGATCGGTTCCCGCTGTTATAGGAACCATCATAACTACCTTTCCTGTTGTACTGCGCCATGCTCTTTTAGATCCCCACCATTTTTAGAAAAATTTTGTAAAGCACTCCAACCATCACCAGTCTGCTGTGAGAAGTAGTAAGATTAATTACGGCCAACCAAGAAATCAACATATATTTACTTGTTTACAATCCATCTCATTAGATGAATAAAGGCATACCGAGCAATATGCTCCCATCCATCATAAATAATGAGACTTTGACCTATCTAGTTGATAATTAGTTATAATTATCAGCTAAATCTATAACTTGAAGTTGCAGCCATTTTACCCTATAATATTGTGAAAAAGATACACATGTGATTTATTTCGTCAGCCCTTATTTTAAAGAAAGAACGGGAGTCTGCTAAAATCTTTTACCCAGTTTTAATAAAGATGGCCCATCGTCCAACACAAGAGTTGGGTGTAACTCCTACCCACCCTAACGGGGCAAGTTTGGAGCGTCACTTGGCGAGTACGCCAAGTATAGCCCCCGCTCATCTCACCGAGATGAGCTTGGAGCGTCGACCGACATACCTGTCGGACATAGCCCCCGCTCACCCTATAGGAGTAAGCTTGGATCCAACTGATATAGTCTGTCGTCTTTATGACTCATTGCAGGAGGGCGAACCGTTGTTCGGTCCAGAGGTTCTTCCACTCTGGTTTGGTCAGGCCGAGTTAGGTAATGTGGAACCAACCGCTTGTGTTGATGAGACACAGCTCATCTTACTCAAACAACTGGAGACAGCCATAACTACCACCGCTTCTCCAGCTAATGGTCCACAACCCATTGAATTGGTAGATCCTTACGCCTCGCTGAACAACTCAATCTTCTCATCAAGAGAGGGGCTAAAGATGGCCAATATTGATGCTATTTATCACTTCTCGGGATACATGCCTAATACATCTCTGTCAGAGATTGATATGACATTACAGGATACACAACAGCCTGTCTATGTTAGCCTGGGCTCCAATGGATTTGTGGAATATATGCAATTTCGCCAACCTCACAGCAAGGGATACGGGCTGACAACGAAAGATCACGATTGGAATATCAGACGTGTTAATTTCACCCGTTTTACCTCTTGGTATGCCCAAATCCAGAACAAAGAGCGTACAGACGAATTCGCTGCTAGTCTACTTGACACCAATAACGAAGGCTTTGATCTAGTGATGGGCTACCATGTTGCAGCAGAGGCCAAGCTACCCCAGCTCGATCTACTACTCAAGCTCTCCAAAGCGGGTGGTAATCTGATGATGCGTGTTGACAACTTGTCTGCAGAGAGTGACTGCCGCTTAACCTATAGTTTGGCACTTGCCTTCGAACGGATTGTTCTGTTCAAACCAGTTAGTAGTAGCCCACTCAATCCGGAGCGCTACTTGATCGCTTGGAATCGAAGAGCTGCCACTAAGGTCTCTCTGGCTCGCAATCTGCTTGAACAGAAGAAGATTCTAGTCAGCAAGTCTTTTATCGGATGGCTAACGACTGAGAATACAACCCATCTTGCGCGTCAGATCGAGGCTCGGCAAGTCGCAGCCAGAATTTCCAGAGGAGAGGAGATTCCGAGACCTATAGTCAATCTACAAAAGTGCCACATCATCTGGAGTTTGCCAGATCGCACTCAGCCCCAGTTGGCTAAGTCCGAAGAACGCTTTGCTCTACCACTATCAGCTAGTCCAATTCCCCTCTCCGAACATGGTATAACAGCTCATAGCCTATTCATCACACTAGAGAACCCGGTTGTGGTTGATCTGGTTGAAACCCCGCTTAAGCCTGAGAACTGTCAAATAGCCGCTTTCCGTCGCATCCATCAAGAACAACGGCGTTCAGCATTGGCTCTGGTTCAAGCTCTCTGTCTGATGAAGCAGCGAGTTAATCGCTTTGACTTCACTGTGCTCTACATCGGCAATCCAGGCAGTTATTTGAGCGTGGTTAATGAGATGATGCCGGGGCCCACCTATCAAGTTTTTAACTCACTGGCTAGCCAGATAGAAGCAGCTAACACAATCCAACTGCAGAATCGTGATTTCACTGATCAGGATGCTTCTAATTGGGCTACTCAGAAGCCGTCTCTGGTTCTACTTTTTGTTGATAGAGCAGGGGCCAGCTTAGCCCAACAATGGGTAAAGACGATCACAGCCTCTCTAACGGTTGTGCGCTTGCGACCCATAACTAATGACAAAGGCATGAGGCAGAGCAACTTCGATTACTTCCCTGGTCGTCTGCTAGCTCCAATCTGGGCTAGTCCCTGCAGCGAGGAAACCTATCTAGTCGTATTGGATGTAAGTCAAAACATTACATATGATTTGAAACAGTATCACGATCGCCTCTATCACCAGAACGCCATTGTAAGGGAGGGCTTCCGTTACAGCAATCCCTTCCAGCAATTCGTCAAGGAGAAGCTCGATAACAGCTGGGACGGCATAGCAGAGATCACCACTCTGTCTTGGATCTCACGCATCTGGAACGGGACTGCAGCACAAACTCTAGTGATTCAACAGACTTTCCAGTATCTTAAGATCTTTAACGAGAAACTATCTCAGGGTAAGTCACTAGCTGAAGAGCCCTTGTTGCCTTATCAGAACATCGCAACTAAGATTATGAGAGGTTTATATCGCAATGCTGTAGCACGCCTGATTACAACCAAGATCTATAAGACTGTGGGTTATGAAGAGACCCTCGCTAGCCTGAGGGATATGTACCAGAAGTATCACAAAGCAACTCCGGAACCTGTAGACCACGATGTTGTGGCTCAGAAAGCAGCCCGTTCTGTTGTTGATCTACTCCACACAGTACTCCAGCCAGAGGCTATTCCAGCGGGCCTCAATTATCTGGACGTTGGAGCTAATGATTGTTCCAAAGCCTACCATATTGGTCAGGGCATAGCGGCAGGCAGTATCACTGGTGTTGATGCCTACGACAACTATAGTAAGTCACCCTACGCCCAAACTAATGCATGTCAGTTCATACAGTTGAAAGATAGCATCTTACCCTTCCCAGACAATTCGTTCCAGCTGGTAACCGCTCTCATGACATTACATCATGTTGAAGATATCGCCACCATGTTGGACGAGATTTCTCGTGTGCTCGCTCCAGGAGGCATATTACTGATCCGCGAGCATGATGGCTACTCAGAAGTGATGGGAACTCTGGTTCGCTTTGAGCATGATGTTTGGCGTGAGGTGGTAGAATCTCGCACATCCAGCCAATATGATGAGGAAGAATATATTAAGCTCTTCCGCAAGGAGGAGTGGAAAGAGCTCCTCGCCAATAGAGGCCTAGTTGAGACGGGGCTACAATACAATATCGATTTCCTAGGCAATCCCACTGCCAACTACTACGCCGTCTACAGGAGTCTTGCATAATGGTTTATTATCAAGCTGTATAGCATCAAGTCACGATTCATAAAAACATCTCATATGAGATGTTTTATTCTCAAGTTTAATTATATCGAGATTCTTAGCTTAGGGATCTGAGAAAATATTATAGTTAATTAACAGGCTGAGCCGCAGTGATAGGCTCATCATGCAGCAGTCGTCCCAACCAGCTGTTCAATACTGTTAGCCCGTTAAGATGCTTGTGGTCAAAACAGGAGATAGGAAGAAAGAGCCCCTGTAACTCTGGGGAAAATCCGCCCTTACTGATGAGATAAGTTAGGATGAGCATGAAGATCGGTTTGAACACGGTCCAGCGCTTGTCCATATTACAGATCTTGTCGATCGTATAACAGAGTAGCTGGTCCATATTGCCGTTAACTTTGAGATCATGAGTTGCAATAGTGTGGATATTGGAGACTTGATCCTCCTTAACATCTAGCATATCATCGACTAGTTGAATACAAGCTCCCAACTGATGAGCCAGATCTAGATCCTTAGCTTCTTGAGCGGCGTTGCTCTGTACCGCGTGGAAGAGGAGGCTTTGCATGGCCTGAGTTGTAGCGCCTCCTTTTGCTTCAGCTGTTGTTAGATAGACATCTCGGCTAAGTGAGCCGTTTTGTTGGATAATCATTCCCTGTGCTTCCACATAGAAGACTGTCTTGAGCCAGGGTAGCGCTCTGGGATGCTTCTCAACCAGACTAATAAATAACTCTACCATAGTTGTGAGCGAGCTATGAGTACCTGTGGTTGATTCGCTACCAGCCGTGTCGATCAGCGAACGGGGGTCTTCCAGCAGTTGCTTCATCAAGCTAAATGTTTTGGCCTTCTCAGCCCCATTAACCTTCTGATCATCCAGATAGTGATCTACAAAGAGATACAGTAGCGTGAACTGGAAGAGATCGTGAATTAAGTGGAAGGGTCCACCAGTACCCACTCCACTTTCAGAACTTTGAGCTAAGACGAAGAGAATCCCGCCGTAAAAGCAAAAGAGACCAGAGCTCAGCAACTCTTCAGAGTGACAATGTTCACCCACTAATTGCTTAGCGTAGGGTCTAATTCGAGAGATAAATGGATTTAAGTAGGAACCGTAATCTACAGTTTGACTGGCTTCAATTACCTGATAAATTCTGGCCCGTTCAGTTTCACTAACAGGAAGCAGCCAGACCTTTGCTTGCCTCAGAGCCCGGTCAAACATATCTGACGACTTAGATTCCATTTTATCAACGAGGCTCTACCTCTTTTGTTCGTTATGACGAACAAATTTCCCGCTTTTTTCCTAATCTCTACGTCCTCTTCCAGCCAACTTAAACACATCTCTAAACTGTCTACACGGCCGGGCCTCTGTTGCGTGACATTTGCCAGCCAATCAGCAGGATGATAATCAAAATAACAATAATAATGACGACGGCCCAGATAACACCACTGTTGTTGCCGCCTGGCGGAGTTTGACGGCTGACTGCTGGTGGTACTCCGTTAGACACAGTTGTTAGCTTGGGCAAGTTCTTGACTGGGATGAAGTCAGTCAATTCATTGTATTCCCCAGGCACCACATTCCTGATAACGCTGGCCCTTTGAATACCGTAGTTGCTGAGCTCCGTTATTTCAACATCGGTAAAGCCCTTGAAGTTGGGATCCATCACAGTGATGTAGGCTGTCTCTGTCTTGACGTCATTAAGACTGATGAACTTTCCATTCTGATACAACAGTGAGAGTACTTTGCAAGGTTCCCAGCCTTGGGTACCCTTGGGAGGTGGAAGACCACCAGTGCAGCGCGGATCACAAGATGGGGAGCCAGGGAAGCGAGTTGAGATGAAACAGCCGTAAAGCAGAGCAGCCACATCACCGGGCTTAACATCCTGAACATCATGAAATGTGTTAGAAACTTCTGTCAAAAACTGCTCGTATGCTGCTGTTTCGTAGAGCAGGGCACCAACTTTGAGCACTTGATGAAAATCCTCCCGAACCTCTGGTGTAAGCTCAGAGACTGGTGTGGTGGCATAACGACGTAGCCCCGCCAGAGTTGCCTTGACATTAGTCATATTAACAGCGAAATTGGTTTTGGCTCCCTTAACCACAACATGGTCGCCGGATCCCATACCCTCTCTTCCTTTGGTGATCCCGGAATCTGCCACCGCTCCTGACTCTCCCCTGTGCCGGCCAGATGTAACAGTATCCCGTTTGAAATGGTCGGATCTAACAAGGGGGCGCTGACTCATTGTTTACTGTCCAAAATTTTTAGCAATCTTTTTCAACTGTCCGATTTTTACAAGCTGAAAAATGAGAGCTGCGATAACAACTACACCCTTCCAGCCTGGTGTTAGTGGTCAGGGACAGATGCAAGCACTCGCAGCCCCAGCAGCCGTGCAGATCTCACCGTTTGATAATGAAGTTACACTTCTTTATAAGTGGGCTGGCGCTTGGAGCATACCAGTACGTTTAATTTTGATCCGAGAGCGTCAGCCTAATGAACCCCAAGCTCCAGGGACAAGAACTCATGTGTTTGAACCACTATCTTCGTTTATTCAGAGACAGCTAGCTGTTGGTCAGAGCCTCAACGCTATTTATGAAATGGCAAAACCGTTGGGAGGCATGACTGTTAACGACTTTGCCATGACATATTTTTCCCTGCAGCGTGATAACCCACAGATTAACACAGCGGAGGGACAGTTCGCTATTCTGGCGGCTATCAACCAGTTCTATGGTCAATTAGAGAGAACCAATGTGGCTAAGTTCCAGGAGTTTAACGAGCTGATCATCTTCTATGATTCCTGGGTCCCTAACATCCAAGCTGGTCTACGTCGCGACGTAGACCGCCTAGCTATTGTACAGGATATTCAGGCAGATTTGCATCAATTAACGAGTTCTGAAGTAGCTGCCCAGTACCCTGTGCTTCTTAGTCCCGTCACGATTGGCACCACTTCCAGCTCCTTTGAGCCTCTAATCGCAACGTCGGCAGCTCCGAATGGAAGGAAAGTTGTGCCAGAAGACGGCCTCGATATCTTCAACAACAGCACATTGTCCGTTTATGTGCCTTATCTGCAGTACAATAGTCAGACACAGCGTTACTACAAAATCTACAAAGGTACCGCAGAGAAACAACCAGATTTTGATATCATCATCAGCCCACCAACTAGGACCAACGATGCAGATTTTATCTATTTTACCCTGTGGCTTGGTGATGATACCGCCCCCGGTACAGAAATGTATGATGCTCCGGCAGAGTCCTTCTACCACGTTAACTATGATTTGCAGAATAACGTACTCACGGTCAAGACCCCTTCTACAGTTGAGGCAAAAGGCAAGAGAGAGAAGCGCAGTCGCACTGTCTCTGAGGCTGTGGCGCTGCAGCGTATACAGTCAACGCTTCCACTACTACGTTTACAGACCGGCAGAGAGTTTAAGGTAACTGGCGATTTCACTATCTGGAACACCATCTATGATGAGACTGTGCTTCTAGACATGATCCTGACTAATGAGTTATTTGACCACTATCTCTACGTGGAGGAGAGTACTAAGCCTGCAGCTCTCAAGAAACGACTGAGAGTACGTTATCGCTCGCTCATGAAGGATGAGGACGAGGGTGAAACTATGACATTAAAACCATATATCACAAACTTCGCCTCTGTGTCCTTGACGATGAGTCAGCATGTTCTCCCGGCTGAGCAACTTCAAACTATCATAGATCCATCGGGCCAACTGTTGCAATATCGGCTTCCAGCCAATACTCCCTACATCCAGTTTAAGATTAGCCAGGCTGACAGTCAGGAGATTATTGCAGAATTTATCCGCGTTTTCGTGCCTTTATTCCGGTATTATCTGATCAACGCAGCAGAGCTACAGCAGGAGTATCTGGCTATTATCCCAGAGCTAGCCCAGCTACCAGGTCTGTTAGCCCAGCGTGATCAAACTAGCCGTAAGGCTAAATCACCCCGAGCTGAAACTCCAAGACGCCAGCGTTTGAAGGATCTACAAGCAATTGATCCGGAGATGTTTCCTAAGATCTATTCACGTAGTGTTTGTACAGGCAACCATCAACCGATCATTATTACGCCAGAAGAGGCACCGTCATGGCAAGCAAGGGGCTTCATCAAAGATGGTGTAATTTATCAGCAGCGCCAAATTTTAGCCTTCCCAAGGGTCAATCCCAAGCATTTGATTGTTTGCCCAGATGATGAGATTCCATTCCCAGGTGTCAAGCCAAATACCAGACTGCCTAACAAAGGTATCTATCCATATCTGCCCTGTTGTTATGTGACAGATCAGATGAGTGACCCCACCAGCGACTACTCCAATTACATGAAGGGATTAGCTCCTCAACCCAAGAAAGGAACTAAGACAGATAGCAAAACTAAGAAGATACTCGATACTGGCTATATCGGCTCTCTACCTGTGGCTGTTCAGAATCTCTTCGCTAACTATATGGACGCAGACGCAGAGATGAAGCGTTTTGGTGTACCCCGTTCGCCCAATGCCCTGATCCACTGTGCTCTCATTGCTTTGGCAAGTCAGTCCAATCTCACACCCGACGATCCACGTAGGTTGCCTTTGAACCATCCAGTGCGACAGTACATAACTTTACCCAATGACCAGGCTCGAGAGCTGTTTGCTCAGAACATCAGGTTGCATATTGCACAACATTACAGCCCAGATCTCTTCAAGCAAGAACTGTTTGACAGAACAGATGAGGAGATCACAGCCCTGCTCCGTAATCCGGCCGTGGTTCTTGAACCCTACCTCTTCTATAGGGGTGTCGAGGAATTCTTTGGTATCAACATCTATGTCTTCGCATATCCCAAGGGCAAGAAGGAGAAGAAATTGGGTGAGATGGAGGTGCCACGCCACCGACTCTTCCATTGTCGCCCATTCCGCAACACCAGACAGACTATGATCGTTATTCGCAATTGGGGTTCAGAGTCAGACAATCTAGCTTACCCCCACGTTGAGCTAGTCGTCGATTATAACAAGACAACCAGACAGAGTCTCATGTTATTCGGCACAGAGACCACTAAGCTATGTCAAGACGCTTTGCGTGAAGTTCTACGCACAATTACCTGGGTTGGTCAGGATGTTCCAAGTGCACATCAGAATATCTACTACGAAATAGACTATCGTAGCGTTATCACCTATCCTGCGCTGTCTCAAATCATCGACAGCAACGGAAAGGCTCAGGCCTTTATCTTTCAGATTAAAGGTGTACAAGTTGGACTCGTTGTGCCACCAAGTCAGCCCGAAAACCTACCTGTAGTTAGCAGTTTACCAAATAGTCCACTCGCATTTGTACTGGAGAACTTCGAGCAGCCTACCGGCTTCACTCGTAACGATGGATTAGTGACAGGCGTTTGGTTCCAGATAATGGACATCAAGTATGGAGTTTATATACCAGTGGTTCCAGTCGCTTACAACACAGGGCAGACCGGCTTGGAGCGTCGTTTAGCACAAGAGCTAAACATAGCCCCTGGTTCCCCGACCGGGAACCTGGAGCAAGAGGAGACCCCTCCCAGCAATCCGCTAGCTCCAGGTAGTGGGCCGATTACCCAGCGTCTACGCAAGATGAGAAGAACTGTCGATTTCATTCTACAGCTGGTAGATTGGCTCTATGAATTGGTTAAGGTGCAACAAGGTAATAATGACGTAGAGCGTCGCTTAGCACAGGGGCTAAGCATAGCCCTCGACCCCCGAAACGGGGGTTTAGAGCCCCCTATCTTTGCCAACAACTACCTAATCACCGACACCAGACAAGTTATAGATAGCGCCAATTATTATGACCTGTCTCGTCTGCCGCGTTTGCTTCCAACCATCACAGACAAGAATCGGGCTGTGGAACTGGCTATCGAGTTTTTAGCGCCACAACTGCCAACTCTCTTTACACAAGGTAGAATGGTTATGTATTCACAGGCCTTCCGCGACAAGATTGTGGCCCATGTCTGGGATTACCAGAAACGACATTTTGGCTTACCTGGTCAACCAGCCAGCTTCATTCAGGGCTACTTCGTGGAACCGACTGACTTCAAACAGCAGCGTGATGTCATCGTATTTATTGGCGAGACGGATTTGAAATCATGGCTCATCTCTGTGACACAATCATTCAATGAAACTTTCGGTATCAGAGTGAAAGTTGATCTCGATATGTCTGTCATGACCGAACCCTATATCTATCAGAGCAAAGATGGTCGCATCTACTTAATTCAAAATGTGGTAGGTGCTGATAGGAGAAGAGCCCTGCAACTGGGAAAGAACTGGTACGATCAACATATCAACACAGGCTATGCCACTCCACCGGGCCAACTCTATGCACACTTAATTTACGGTATCGCTCCGGATGGAGTCCTAGTACCTGACGACAATCAAACTCAGGGATCTCCTCTCTATATTAATATCCTACGCTATCAGAAAGGGGAAGCTGGCATGGAAGGCCGGTACGCTGCTATGCTCGATCTAATCGAAGAAAGAGAGCGTCCCATTGCTCAACTCACAAATTAAGTCAGATCTTTGAATAAAAACACTTGATAACTTCAAGTGTCATTTAGGTAATTTCAACAGGGTTGAAATTTTTATCTTGTCTCCCGGCCAAGGCTCAAGCGCTTCTGAGCTATATCCCTCATCTCACCAGCCAGATCAACCTGATACAGGTTAATAACCGGCACGCTCAGTTCAACTGCTGCATCCCGAACAGAGTCCAGATGCAGCCCGTCATCATCCGCGAAGTTGAGAGTGCGGATACCACCCCAGGTACGATTCAATCTGGGCCAAATCTTCTTGAGGATGGCTCCTTTGCTCTCCTCTGCTCCATTCGAGGCGATTGTGCCATAAACTGTGGCGATCACGTTGTGACGCGCCAAAAATCTTTCAACCTCAGCAACACCCTGTGCATCTCTGCCTGTCAGCACAATGATTGGATTGACTCTGGTAGCCTGAGCCAGCAGATAAATAGCTTCAGTTGAGATCAACTCATTAGCCCTATCAGAGCCAGCGCCGAGGGCTGGACTGATTAGTCCAGTTGTGCGAGCAACCTGGCGGTTAGTAGCCAGAGTGTTATCGAAATCAAAGATGAAGATGTCACCCTTAGACGGGGAGGTCTTACTCATCAGCTCGACAATCTGAGGCAGCGTGACGTTACCTCGATTGATAATAGAGCCATTAACCTTACCCTGCTCTGAGAATTCTCCGTTCACTCCCTGCGGACCTCTCACCTCCTTGTTAAAACGAGGTGAGAGAGGAATCACTACTACAGTAGTCTTACGTACCACCTGTTCAGATGTGGGGGTAAAAATGGGAACCTCTTCTCCTTCCTCGCTTGGCAGCTGTAGTCGGTAACCAGACGGGGCTCTGGGCAGGGACTCTTGCAAAGGAATGTTTCGATTTTCTCCAATTTGGCGTGCTAAATCTTGCAGATCTTCATCTGAAACGCCACCAGCACGCAGTATCTGATATTTCTGCAATAGATCGCCCTGGTTTGAACTCAACGCTGACTGATTCATTCCTTTAGCAGTCTGAAAAAGAAATATTTTGTAAACGAGGTACAATCTCTTAAGTTACTGCTTGAGGAGTTGGCCTATTTTAACGGCCAACTGGGAATCTACCGTATAAGTTATAACTTATATAATGAAACATGAAACTTATGCCAGACTCAAGCAAAACACCCTATTTCACCATTCAGATTTAATCGAGCACAATTATCATACAGCTTAGAATAACGCTCGGAAAATAGAAATATTAAGAAATCTACATCATTATCCTAACGGAACAGATAGATAGCAAAATAACTTGAGATAAAGTTATTGGTGATAAGATTTTGCTGTCAATATTTTGGGACATGAGAAATGGCACATTGTCAGGATCCGGTTACCTGTCCCCAAGGTAATTGCACTGGATGTCAAAACGGGCAGGTCTGGTGTGGGGATCCTCGTTGTGAACCCTATTGTCGCGATTGCTCCATCCCAAAAGAGCATGATAGGGTGGTCAGTTTCACCTTATTAATTATCATAATTATTTTGTTAGCCTTGCTTGTGATAGTCTGGCTCTGGAATGGTCCCGCCATAATTGGTAAATATCGTTCGGTTTCGGTTCCGACAGCATGAAGTGTTAAAAAAATCTTGTACACGTTTTTATCCGGTGCTGAAAAATGGCACAGGAACTTTCGTCTGAATTTTCCGGTAGCGGTGAGGATCATCGGGGCAAAAGCCACGGTCAATCCACCCGTCACCGCGACCATGCGATGAAAGAGTTATCTAAGGCTTTCAGCGAAGATCATTCCCCCAAGAAACAATCTAAGAGAGGCAGTGCAACAGAGTTTGTTATGAAGGCAATCGAAGGAGATATTGTCATCGGCGACTGCAGTAGCTGTAGCCAGTGCAGTGACGTCGACGATGGTTCTGAGCACAAGCAACCATCAGAGCATTGTATCACCGTATCTGGTAGCGACTTCTGTTCTTCCGGATGTCCAAGCTCTACGCCCTCTTCTTCCTCTTCCAGTTCAACTTCTAGCACTTCCAGTTCAACCCCGTCTTCTTCCTCAAGTACTTCCAGTTCAACCCCTTGCAGCTCCTCCAGCACATCCTCTTCCAGTTCAACTCCATCCTCAACCTCGTCAACTTCCTCAAGCTCAACTCCCTCTTCTTCCAGCTCATCCTCTACACCCTCCTCTAAGACAGGGCCTGATTGCTTCACAGCAACTGGTGGAGATTTTTGCACATCTGGATGCCTAAGCTCTACGCCCTCTTCTTCCTCTTGTACTTCAAGTTCCTCAACCCCTTCTTCCAGCTCCAGCTCCTCAAGTTCTGAATTTTCTTGCAATCCACCCTCCTCAAGTTCGAGCTGTGATTCGACCTCAAACTCTCCCTCCAGCAGCTCATCCTCGTCAAGCTCTTCTTGCCCCTCATCCTCCGACTCAAGTGCTCCCCATTTGGGTAAACTGCCCCATCATTCACCGCCCACTGATTCGAGTTCTTGCTCGTCAGATTCCAGCTCCTCAACTTCTTGCCCATCAAGTTCAAGTTCCACATCCTCAACTTCTTGCTCGTCAGATTCCAGCTCTTGCCCCTCAAGTTCTTCGTCCTCTGACTCAAGCTCCTCGTGTCCTTCAAGTTCCTCTTCATCCTCTGATTCAAGCTCTCAGAAAGTAAGCTCTTCTTTCTCAGGCCCTTCGAGTTCCAGCTCCTCAACCCCTTCCTCCAGCTCCTCCTCTGATTCGAGTCGATCAAGTTCGTCGACTCCCTCCTCTACACCCTCCTCTTCCAGTTCCTCTTCCAGAAAATCGAGTTCTTCAAGTAGAGCACCCCCTCTCTTCGAGGGACCTGCAGGATCTGAGTCTCACAAATCTCACAAATCCCGTCACCACAGGAAGCGTTCAAGTTCTGATTCATCCTCTACATCCTCTTCCAGCTCTAGCAGCTCAAGTTCCACACCCTCCTCCAGTTCAGATTCCTCTTCCAGCTCTAGCAGCTCCAGCTCACCCTGCTCCTCAAGCTCGGACTCCAGTTCCTCGTCCAGTTCTACGAGCTCCTTGAGTGTACCACATCTAGTGGCTGATGTACATTCAAGCTCATCTGGATCCTGTGACTCTAGCTCGTACTATTCTCGTTCAAGCGATGGATGTGCTCCATCTAGCTCCTCAGATGCCAGTGCTCCCTGTTATGTGGAAGGGCCCTGTGGACCCCAAGGACCCTGTGGACCTCCTGGTCCTCTCGGACCTGTGGGAAAGCAAGGACCACCAGGCTGCCGTGGACCCCGTGGTCCAGAAGGTAAGACGGGAACATGTGGCCCGAAAGGAGACTGCGGCCCCTGCGGCCAGAAGGGTGAGAAGGGTGAGAAAGGCGACCGCGGTGAGCCTGGTGTCTGTGGACCTCAAGGCCCCCAGGGACATGCTGGACCACATGGTCCACAAGGTAAGGTGGGTCCCAGAGGCTGTGCCGGAGAGAAAGGAGATCCCGGTATTCAGGGTCCTCCGGGCGTCCAGGGACATGTAGGTCCCAAAGGCGAGAGAGGTGAGAAAGGAGCCCAAGGTATCCAGGGTCCTAGAGGCTGCCAGGGACCCCTCGGAGCACAAGGATTGCTCGGCCCAACAGGCCCTCAGGGACCCTGTGGTCCAGAAGGCGCGCAAGGGCCCGTCGGCCCTCAGGGTTTGATCGGATTGCTCGGGCCTGCAGGGCCAATGGGAGTTCCAGGTCCTAAGGGTGAGCGTGGTGCCCAGGGTTCTCCGGGCATCTGTGGTTGTATCAACGATCCAACCCACCTCGATGTGCAAGCCGAGCGGTTGCGTGTTATCAACGATAATACCAATCTGTCGGAGGCTGACAATGTTGTTGTCATCAGCGCTAACAAGCCTGTCACAACTGTTCTGCCTAAATTGGCCAATGTGCCACTACCAGCTGGTCAGATGGTTCAGACCAAGAAGGTCACTATCAGGGCCAAAGGCAACGGATTCACTCACACAATTGTGCCGGCCTCTGGCAACACCATCAATGAGATGAGCAACCACATGTTGCTTAATGGAAATAGCACACTTACCTTCTATGCCTATGGAAACACGTGGTATAGTGTATAGGCGCTATACGAGGTGTGTTAAAAAGTCATGTATGTCACTGGGACATACATAAGGTTAGCAACCTAAGGTTAATTTACAAGTTGAATTTCATGAGCTCTGAACTGCTGAGCCATCTGGCGTGGTTGAAACCAAACTATAGTCAAAGGTACCCCAGTCGATTTGCTTAACAATTTGGCAAGCACATTCAAGCGTTTATCAATGCTGGGTCCTTTTAATCCCTTGCTTGGGTGTTGCCAATGCCATTCAAAGCTCAATGCTTGATGTTTGTCCTGAAACCCGCTGACAATGCAGAAGAAAGACCACGGGCGTCCTCTCTTGGTTCTCTTTGCCCCACCCACAATTAAGCCGTTGTGTTGTCGGATCCGCTTGCCAGGATCACTGCTATAGCCAATATATGTCTTACCACGATGGGGTGAAGTGATTAAGTAACAAGCATGAGGACTTGAGTTCCAGAAGAAGCGGAGATCACACTCCGACATCCCCACTTCTTATTCAATTATCCTAACACCTTTACCCCCTCCTTTAACAAGCAACTTAAGGAATTTCAACGGAGATTTCCAGCAAGAGCTGACACAAAACAGATTTTGTAAATCTGTTTTTATATTTACCCTCTCTGGGTTTTTTATTTGCCGTACTCTCGACTAATCACTCGACTACCTTGGCGTTTCTGTTGGGTACGAGGAGGTCGAGCGGTATTTGAGGTATCTGTACTCTTAGACAGTCTCTTACGGGAAACGGGCTCGAAACCCGAGCCATTTGGGTGGGGTGCTCTTTGAATGGAAGCTTTCACAGAAGGTCCACTGTTCGGGCTCTTACGCCCTGGTTTAGCATCATTACCAGCGAGAAGTTGGCTGCCTGATTCGCTCTTTGTGCTCCTCAACCCATGAACACTATGTGAGCGAGATTCTCCATCAGGAGAGCTATCCGAGGAGTGACGCCTGTGATCGCCCGGCTCGGATTTACGGTATTCGGCGCGGCCGGTCACTTTTGCGAAGTCAAAAACTGCGGTGAAATGTTGATCCCCGCCATCAACTTTCTTAACCAGATATATGCGACGAACCATACGATGAGCGAATTGAGCATCATATGTGTCAGCATCATAAGTTACGAAGCATTCTCTCCTCTTGGTAATTGCAACAAAAGGATAAGCTTCTTCAACAATGCGTCCCTCTACTTTACGCTTATGTTGGGTAGTTACGTCAGAACAGAAGGCGGAAAAAGCGACCTTGATATCTGCAGTGGTGATTCCCTCTGGCAAGTTGAAGGAGAACAACACATTGTCATGGAAGCCCTGCTTGGGCTCGGCAGCAGAGGCTCTCTTCACTTCAAAATAGCCATGCTGGGGCATAGGAGAAGGCTCGTAAGATGGCCGATTTGCATCTCGTGCCTGCATCATGTCCGCCACCTTCTCTCGCTGCTCGTCTGTATACATGAAAGAAGGCAGCTTCATTAGCGGCTCATGAACGATCTTGATCTTGCGTGGTTCACGTCGAGCCTGTCGTTCTTCACGGCGACGCTGGCGTTCCCAGTCCACCTCGGCCATATCGGCCCAGGAGGATGAACTCTTAAGCGAGCCTGAGGAGTCGGAGCTCAACTCATTCGTAATATCTTCTGATTGAGACGCCTGAAAATGGTTCCATTGTATGGATGCACTGCATGTTTCTTTCGGAGAATCTTTGGGAGTGTCCCAAGGTAGTGGACCAAAATCTTCTGCCTCATGTTCCTCTGAACTGACCTCTTCATCATCTTCAGGAAGAGTCCAACTGGTATCGGTGACATATTGCTCACGAGCAGAGCAATCTTCATTTAGATTGCACAGCAGCTTATAAACCTCAGGATTAGTAACCCAGACGTAAGCGTATCCATATGATTCACCGGTAGATTTGGTGACCATGCTGACGCTGAAGCTGCATTCTATCCTGCATTCATTGCTGCTGCAATATTCGGCCAGAGCTGAGTGAAGTGCCTCCTCCAACTGTTCCGTCGTTGCTACGCCTGTAGTAACATTCAAACAGTGAGTGTTGAACTTCTTCTCCGGCCTACTGTTCGTTTTGCCAGTTGAACCCTCCATCTTGTAAGTTGTAATTGTTTAAGTTGTTAATCGCCTCCTTCTCGTCCGATTTAGGAACTGCCAAATCGATAGCAAATAAGACATTTTTATTCATAGTTCTCAAATGTGCTTTAGTGCGAAGAGCTCATTGATAGCATTTTGGATATTGGTGGTGCTGGCGGTCCTGCTATGGTACAGGAATCAGGCATATGACCGTGTACTGGCTGCTTTTGTCTTCGCTCTTGGTTTAATCCAATTAATAGAGTATGGTATTTGGTCAGGCGCTTCTCCATCTCAAGCTGGAAAAGCCCTATTTCTAACCCTTTGGTTGCAGGTTTTGATCCTGGCAATTGGAGTTTTTATTTATCTGAAGACTGCATTGGCCGGTGCCTCACTGGTGCTTTTCGCAGTCGTTTTCCTGGTTGCTCTGTTTTACGTCTTTGCTGGTAAGGCAAACTTTTCTGCCGCCCCTGGAGCAAGTGGCCATATTGAATGGTATAGAAATGGGGGCTTCTTGTTGGGTAACTGGGGTTATCTGTATCTTCTCGGTCTCTTCCTACCATTCGTGCTTCTTCTGGCGCACTACCACTGGCAGAACATTGGCCTGATGGTGCTTATAGCCTATGGTCTCCTGTCTATCGCATATATTTCATACAAATATCCACCTCAGGCCTTTGGTTCCGCTTGGTGCTTCGTCTCAATCATTTTCGTCTTCTTAATATGGATAGTCAATTTAGTGCCTAGTGCTAAGAATGACGCTCCTTCTGCCGGCCACACAGTCACTCCCATTGCCTAGGCGCATAAATGATTTACTCGATATATCGAGTAAATTGCGTTCTATCTGATGAGAACAAAATTGATTATCTGTGAAGAGCTTCCCCAGAGGGGAAATGGAGCTCCTTGATCTGGAGCAGATTGATTATTGGTCCCAATGGCCAGAGCGCTATCCGACTTGGATGAGTAACATGCAAAAGCAGTATCATAAGATAGTGTATGATATTGTGAAACAGAAGGGAGGCTTTGTTCGTAGTTGGTATATAACCAATAAGGGTCGTATGAAATTTCGATGTGGAACCTGTTCTCATACATGGGAAACCCGCCCGGCTTGTATCAAAGCAGGGAGCTGGTGTGGAAAATGTGCTGGTATGTTACCTTTGAGTATAGAGGAAATGCAAGAACTTGCCATTTCTAGAGGCGGAAAATGTATCAGCACAGAATATATCAGCAGTAAATCTAAACTTGTTTGGGAATGCGCTGAAGGCCACAGATGGACTGCCGTGCCAACTTCCATTAAAAGCCACGGAACATGGTGTCCTCTATGTGCCAAATTTCCAAAACTTACGATTGAGGATTTACAAGTCACCGCAGCAAGCCGTGGTGGATGGTGTTTAGAAAATCGATGTTTAGGTGTCATGGTTAAACATCGCTGGAAATGTGCCAATTTATCTCACAAAGCATGGTTGGCAAAACCTAATTCTCTAAGGAATGGTACATGGTGTCCGGAGTGTTCTGTTTCGTTTCCTCCATCCCTTGAGAAGATAAGGGCAGTCGCGACAGAACGTGGTGGATTTCTGCTTAGCAACAAATATGTCTCTCATAAGGCTAAATTGGAATGGAAATGTGAGAAAGGCCATATATGGCAAACATCTTGGACTACAGTGCAAAGTGGACATTGGTGTCCTAAATGTAAACATTCTCATGGGGAGCGTCTTTGTTATAGCATAATCTCAAAATTCTGCCAGAAAATTACAACACAATTCAGCTTGCCACAATTTCCTAAGCGTCATTATGATTTCTGCTTCGAATATGGCTCAAAATATTACCTTCTTGAGTTTGATGGGGAACAACATTTTGAAGAAATACCATTCTTTCATCGTAACCCTGGCTGTTTTGAACGCAAGAGAGACATAGATCGACTCAAAACTCAAACGGCACTTAGTTCGGGTTATAATTTGATACGAATAGATTATACCCAAATCGATAGTATTGAGGATCATATTAGGGCCGCATTGGAATCCGATTCTCAATGTTATCTTTCCAACTGGATTCTCTACAGCTGGTTATTTCAGGCTCCCTCACAGGAAGCAACTTTTATTCTCAAAGATTCTGAGTCAGCTCAGGCACTCGCTCCGTTAACTTTTGAAATTGCCCCTGATATAATCGAGGAATCTGGTAAGAACGACGATGTTACGACACTTCACGTACAGCCCCTTGCAATGACGACAACTAACACACAACCTTCCGGAATTCTGATATTCGATATACAATCCAATTAATTGGGTAACTTATGGAAATGAAATTTTATGTGATGCAACATATTTGCATCATTATGAAGGTGGAATCTTCAAACTCATCCAAGATTGACAGCGATTACACTGTTGAACCCCTAAAAATTGGTAAACTTCAGGTATATGCGAGATATCTCGCATATCTGCGTTGAGGTTAAATAACTTCAGGAGGGAGAGTAAAAGATAGAGTCTCGCTTGTTCATCAGAAAAAGTTTGAGCTCTCAAAGATGAATGACTATTATCAGCACTCCAAGACTGTTGAGAGCGCTTCTCGTGATGATACAGAGCAAGAACGTGATATTGGCTATGTAGGAGGGGCAGGAATTGCAGGACCAATAGGTCCCGTCGGTCCGCCAGGTCCATGCGGCTTACCAGGGGTGATAGGTTTGCAGGGGCTCTGCGGCGCTGAAGGGCGCATAGGCCCATGTGGACCAAGAGGGCACCGGGGACCTCCGGGGCCCTGTGGAAAGTGTGGCCCAAGAGGTTCGGATGGTCCTCCTGGTCCAGAAGGCAAAAGGGGCCCTGCAGGTCCACCAGGCCACCCAGGGGAGAGAGGCCATAGAGGCGAAAGAGGTATACAAGGCGTGCCGGGACCCGTGGGACCGACGGGCACGTGTGGCCCAATAGGCCTAAGAGGTCCCGAAGGTGGTCCCCCAGGTCCCCAAGGCCCAGCGGGGTCCCAGGGACCACCGGGAAGAGATGGCCCTCAAGGGCTCCCAGGACCTCATGGACCCCAAGGAGATCCGGGAATTCAGGGTCCTCCGGGGCCTCAAGGATTTATGGGAGTAGCTGGCCCCATAGGTGGTCAAGGACCACAAGGTTTCCCCGGACCCTGGGGACCGACCGGCCCACAGGGAATTCCGGGACCACAAGGCCCCGCAGGAGGTCCAACTGGGCCCTGTGGACCCACTGGCGCTGGATTGATGGGGCCCAGTGGGCCCCCGGGTCCCTGTGGAGTAACAGGCCTTGGTGAGATCGGCCCTGTGGGACCTGCCGGCCCGGTTGGCCCAGCTGGAGTCATCGGCCCAACCGGTTTACCAGGACCCGCTGGCTCAGTTGGTAACGACTTCACGCAAATCAAGATCAAGATCTGGCGTCACTTCTTGGTGGGTGTTGGAACATCGCCTTCCTTGCTGCTCAACCCGCCCTCTGCACCTCCCAATAACGATGTAGGAGCCTGGGCTGTTGTCTATCAATCAAATGATAACAAGACGATTGGCAGCATCCAAGTAGGACGCACCACAAGCAGCACTAATGATTTAGTTTTTACAGTTACACCCAGCGTTGGCGTGCTGGCCAAGCTCAATGTGACCACAGATGGTAATGACGATCACAGTGGCCCATTCTCAGGACAGTCCATTAGTAATGCAGCGACAATTCAATTTCCAATCACCTTTGATGAGGCTGTCAAAGATGGCACGGTCTTCACCCTGATGGCACGTTGGGCTTAATCACACAACTTTGAGTGTCGTGAAATTATGTATTACAATACATAACCAGATAATCATAGCCACCGACACGGCAGATATAAGTTCAAATTCTACTACACAAGACTAGGGCTCTTGACTATAATCACCAAGTAGTAGAGATATTCTTTCATTCCATCTCCACCTGCCCTAGTATAATACTATATCTACAAGATAGAGCTCCTTCCGCTCAATTCACCAGTCAACAGATAAAGAACATAGTTGACAGGGAATCATTCCAGAAATGATTAATCTGGGCAGGTAATTGGTGGGTAAGACCCACAACGCTAAAAGGGGTGCATCTACGAAGCTCGGAACACCTGATTTTTTTATGAGTACTGGCGTTGTCATAGGTCATGCCTATGATTGGATTGTGAAAGATAAATCGACGGATGATGACAGAGTTGCCATCCATGCCTGGTGCTTAGATCGGGAGTCCAATCCATTTCTGCTTCGTTTCAATAACTTCCCAGCCTTCCTGAACGTTGAGCTACCACCCTATGTGTGGGGTAAGCGCTATAATTGGGACACTGTGCGAGCCGATCGCTTATCTAATTATATTGGGAATAGACTAGGGCAGGATCGGCCAGAACGCGCTTTATTTCGAATGAGTAGGAAGCTCTATTATCATTGGGGTGATCGAGCATATCCAATGTTGTTGTTGACATTCCCAAATCTCAAGGCAGCACAGCATTGTCAAAATCTACTCAACAATGTGCTCAAGACCGAGGAGTGGGGTATGATTATGCTCAAGGTCTGGGAAGCCGATATTGGACTGGAGCGGAAGTTGCTAACAACAAGGAACTTAGCACATTGTCAATGGTTTCGAGTTCATGTAATTCCGGCTGCTCCAGATATAAAGATTTCTACTCTCAAACAAGAATATATCGCTGATTGGGAGACGTTGACTGGTTTCTCGGAAGACGAATCACGTGATTGGAGTACAAATCCAAAGACTCTTTCCTATGATATTGAGTGTTATAGTCACAAGCACAGAGCAATGCCCGACAAATACAATGCCCTTCATGTTGCCTATATGATCTCTTGTATCTTTCAGGTTGATCGCAAGCCAGAAACACGCCGCAGATTTGGCATTGTGTATGGGGACTGCAATCAGATCCCACCGGAGAAGCTAGACAACTGTGCAATATTCCTAACAGACACAGAGCCAGATATGATCAAGCAGTTTGGCCATCTGGTACAAGAGCTCGATCCAGAAGTGCTGGTTGGTTATAACAATCTGAGCTTTGACAATCCATACTTAGATCACCGCTTGAAGCGGCTGCTTATGGATTGGCCTCAGATGGGTCGCTTGATTGGAGTGACACCCGTCATGATGAACAAGACTTGGAAATCTGGTGCTTACGGCCACAACTCATTGTCTATCCTCAAGATGGATGGACGCTTGACTTTCGATCTGCTACCTGCTGTCAAGCGAGATCACAAGCTAGATAAGTATGATCTGGATACAGTGAGTAAGAATTTTCTGGGTAAAGGTAAGCATGATGTTAAACCGGCAGAAATGTTTGCACGCTATGAGCGACTCTTCAACCAGAGAGCTGAGCTTATGAACTTGCTCGTTTCGGGTGTTGCTTTTGATGGAACTCAACTACAAGTAGCCTATTACAACTGTACCTCGCATCTACGTCACTTGGTTCAACTGCTGCAAGAGAAACGACAGAATCTAAGCACAGAGCTACAAGAGAAGATAAAGGTGGCTCAAGAGGCCTATGATAAGGCCAAGGTTGAGATGACTGAGGTGTTGGATTATTGCATCCGTGACTCTGAGCTTGTGACTGATCTCTTCGATATGCTAAATATCTGGGTTGGTTCTATCGAGCTCTCCAATATTGTTGGTGTAACTCCAATGGATATATTCACAAGAGGTCAACAGATTCGCTGTGTTTCGCAGCTCTACGATTTGGCTGCTCGCACTGGATTTGTGCTGGATGAGCGTGATTCACCGACCTACCCGTTTGCTGGCGGCGCTGTGCAGGATCCAATTCCAGGTTTACATGAAAACGTGGTTTGCCTCGATTTTGCCAGCTTGTATCCAAGTATTATCCAAGCCTTCAATGTCTGTTTCTCCACTCTTATACCGCCAGAGCTGGCCAATGATATTCCAGATGATCAATGCTATATTTGTGACTTTGAACAGGACGAGGAGATCAACAGTAAAGCTGTGACAGAGAGGGAAGACAAGGATGATGGCTGGGTTGCAGAGGATAAGGGAGAACGCAAGAAGAAAGGTCCGACCAGGAAGGTGCATTATAGACTTAAGTTCATCAAGCAACCGGAGGGTCTGTTACCCAAGCTGGTGCGAGAGCTGGTAGCCCGTCGCCGTGCTGTCAACCGTAAGATAGGAGATCTCAAGAAGCAGCTCTCTCCACTCGAGAAATTGGAGAAAGCGCTATCCGGGCTGCGTCAGCCATTTGCTCCGATCAAGGACGAGAAGCTGGTTGGTGTGAAAGAGATGATGACACAATTGGTTGAAGCGGGCGACACACATCCATTCGTGTTATTGGTTGCCAGGTGCCGGGTTGCCACCCATGGATCCCAAGAAGAACGAGATATGCTCTCATCTGAGATCCAAGCTGCCATCAGCCAACTTGACTCTTGTCAAACAGAGCGCACAGTTATGATCAATTCTCTCAAGTTACAGATCACTATCCTTGACAAGCGTCAACTTGCACTGAAGGTATCTGCCAACTCATTCTTCGGCTTCTTAGGGGTGCGCAAAGGCGGCAGACGTTCCCTCATCGAAGGCGCCATGAGTATCACGGCCTGGGGCCGCATGCTGATTGGTGAAGTGATGGAATATGTCAAGAACAAGTATCAGGGACGGATTGTGTATGGGGACACCGATTCTATCATGGTAGATTTGAACATAAAAGACCCGAAGAAATGTAGCCACTGGGGACTGAAACTTTCACAGGAGATCAGTGGTGTGAAGAAGGGAGATACTGGGCCAGATGGTGAAGAGATAATGGAAGCAAAGCCAGGTCTATTTAATGAGCCATTAGCTATGGCTTACGAGAAATCGATGAGGTTATTCTGTCTCAAGAAGAAGAAGTATGCAGCCTTGATGATTGACGGTAAGGGTAACTTCAAGTATACAGACAAAGGCGCGCTTTATATTCTCAAGAAAGGTATTATCACAGCACGCCGAGATCGCGACAAATATACTTGTGAAGTCTTCTCTAAGATCTTGGAGATGATCTTAACCAAGGCTCCGTTTGAGACGGCTCTAGACTGTCTCATCGATGCTGTGCAATCACTGGTTGATGGTAAGGTGCCTGATGATAAGCTTAAGGTGATCAGAGAATTGGGTGCAAACTACAAATCCAATAGCTACTTCATGAAGGTGTTTGCTGATGAAGTGCGACGGCAGGGTAAGATTGTCAATCCGGGTGACAGACTTGAGTTTATTATAGTGAAATCTGATGCAAAGCTACTTGGACATAAGATGCGATTGACCGAGACTTATGCGGAGAGACTTGGTACTCCGCAAGAGGAGAGACCTGATTATTTCTACTATCTGGAGAAGTCCCTCAAGAATCCGTTGGATCAACTCTTCCAGTTTGGCTATCAGAGAGAGCTGTCAATCCTCAAAATAATTGGATTCAAGCCAAGTAACCGTCACAAGTTTATCAGCCTAGAACATCCGGTCAAACTCATGATGAAGATGTGTGAGAGAGGCCGCGATTTCCGAATCCTTAAACAGGTAGTACGTTCCAATCTATACGGATCGCCCATGCCACCCCCAATCCCCGCGCCTCCTCCACCGCCTATATCTACTCTCTCATCTCTCATCTTCGAAGTTGTCGATGACACGCCTGCTCCCTCAACTCCCTCAACTCCTCCCGTTGCCTCAACTCCCCAAACTCGCCCTGTTTCCTCAGTCGCCTCAGTTCTCCCCATCCTATCCCCTGCTTCACCGCTAGTTTCTCCCAGAGTCATGCAAAATGGTGTATCACCCCAAATGCCCAGGTTGATGGCCCTAACACCTCCTAACTTAGGAAACTATTCGGTTCACCGTCCTGGCGCAAATGGTGAGCGCCAGATAACCAAGACTCCGACATTTTCCTCATCAAGTCTGTCACGCGAGCTCAATATCTCTGCTAGCCCTTCTTTCAATCCAACACTTCCGGGTAATGGTATTACATTTGAGCTAGTAGATTAAAGGGAGTCTGAGATGAGTTAGATAAAAAGCCATATGCTAAAAACTTAGGTTAAAACCTAAGTTGGATTGGGAACATAGTGAAGTTTTTAGCACCAAAATATCTATAGAAAAATACATGCATTCACTAAAATGAATAGTGCGGTGAATTCAGATGTCGTTGATACATCGTCAGCATTAGCTAGCGACAAGAAGTCCAAACTGGTAGATTGTTTCACCTTCTACAACGAGCTTGCTATATTAGAAGCTCGTCTGCGTGAGTTGGAACCCATCGTCGATCACTGGGTCTTAGTTGAGAGTACCAAAACTCATGCCGGTAACGACAAAACTCTGTATTTTGCCGACAACAAGGAGCGCTTCAGGACTTGGGCAGACAGAATTACGCATATCATTGTTGATGATATGCCAAATGAACCAGGTATAGATAGCTGGGTCCGTGAGAACTTTCAGAGAAATGCCATCTCCCGTGGTCTTGATCTTCTTAAGCTAGATGATCAGGATATTGTTATGATCAGTGATGTAGACGAGATACCCTCCCTTACAGCCGTTACATCTCTAGTTGATCGGAAATTGAATGGTTTACATTCACTGAGTCAGAGACTATTCTACTACAATTTCAGCTGTGAGAACAGAAATTGCTGGTGGGGCACCATACTTAGTCCCTATAGTGTGGTTAAACGCACAAGTCCTCAACAGCTGCGTGATATGAGGGGTCAAGGAACTCAAGTTTTGAAGGGCGGTTGGCACTGCAGCTACTTCGGCGATGAGAATTTTATCCGCAACAAGTTGCAGAACTTCGCTCATCAAGAATTCAATAGTGAGCAGTTCACTAACCTAGAAATTATCAAGCGGCGCATTGCTCAAGGTCAGGATCTTTTCGGACGCACCAGTGAACAATGGCTCTATAGGGAGCCATCTGAACAGTCTGATCTGCCATACTATGCCTATCTGATTGATTCACGCTACCAGAATCCTGTGCCAAATAAATAAGACTTATGATCTTTATCATAAGTTTGGTATCACGATAGTTTATATGTCGTGCTGGGTTACAAGCAATTCTACATTTTCACCTCTCATAACGGTGAACTGCATGTCCCATGGTTTACGACAGATGCCAAGATTTTCAGTTCCACTGGCCAGAACAGCACCGCGCGAGTTCTTAGCTAAAACTATTCCCTGGGCTACTTGCTCTGGGTCTATTGGCTCCTGGATGGTGATTCTTCCTCGCTGCATCGCCTTAATTAAGGGAGAGGAATCGGGTAACTCTCCACTGATCGGCTCCCTGGGTTCAGGACTCTTCAGGCCCAGTTGATATGCAATATCTTCTCGGAAGAAGCAATAAAGATCGCCCTTCTTCTGGTCCCGGAAATAGAACTCACTATTTGTCTTTGTTTCAAGAGCTAGCCCTTCTGGTAGCTGCTCCAATGAATCATAATATTGGATGGTTGACCCATTCACAGCACAGAGGATCATCTGCGAGTACGACTGAAGCTGCACCAACATAGCTTCAAGACTCATGCCTCGCCCTAGCAAAAGTGGCTCCTCATCAGGCAAGAAGATGGCGTGTTTGTTATCCTTATCCGTCAACATCAATCGATCTTTTCTTTTTCACCATTTCTGGAAAAAGAAATGGGCAACTTCGTTGATGAGACGGCGCGCATGCAGCAGGATGTTATGAACTCAATCCTGCAGGAACAAAGCACAGCCTGTAATGCAACATGTACCAACAATGTCAGCGGAAACGTAGTCATTGTAACGGGTGGATCAGCTGGATCAATTGGTATACAAACACAATCATGTACAGCTACAGCCAACTGTTTGATCTCAAACACAATCGACTCCCAGATAGACAACCTATTGACAGCCATAGCCCAACAGGAAAATACTTCAGCTACTGACATCATGAATGATCTGGCCCTTAACTTCACAGACTTTGATGTTGATGTTCGCCAAAGTATGGCCAACTATGTGACCCAGATCACAAACTCAACCTGCAATGCCACAGCTATTCAGAATGTCAACAATAACTATGTTTATGCAGCCAATGCCACAACTAGCGGTTTCGTTGGAGTGCAAGTTGGGCCAACCAGCGCTAATGCTACCTGCACTATGGATAACATAACCAAAGCAATTGTGTACAATCAGGCTCAGGCCCAAAGTACTCAGAAGAGTACCAACATTGGTATGTTTGCACTCATCTTTGCTGTCATCGCTTTCGTGGTGGTTATTGGGGCTATCCTGCTTTTCATCTTACTCATTGGCGGAGGTGGTCTTGCTGCTGCCAGTGCCGCTAAGAAGAAGGGACAACAGCAACAACTTAGTATGCAGGGGCCAGCCCTACCAGGTTTAGGTCCCATAACTCCTCAGGAACAAGCGCTAATAGCCAGTGGCGCTATCTAGAGATCTCTGCCTAACATAACCGCCCTCTAACACTCTCACAACATTAATTGTACAATTAATGTCATTTCATATTCATTGATAGACCATGGTAACAACAGGGTCACTGCATTTCTCATTTACCACGTTGCCTGCTGGGTGACTCAGACAGGTGGCGATAGCCATGTAGATAGCTCCAGCAAAGGGGATGCCTGGAGCATTCCAGGCCAAATAACCATTTGGAGCGTGTACATCGCTGATGTGGAACAAGTACTCAGCCTCATCTCCAGAGAGCACACTATCTGTAGCAAAATTAGCTTGACTGCCGGGGGAGAGAGTCTGCGACTGGTAACTCAGTGCTGCTGGCAGCAGCTTGTGCATTTGTGCCCCAAATGGGATAACCACTGGTGGGCTAACATTCAAGTTGATAACTCCACCAATCTTCTTTCCTGTGATAGTGATAGGGAAGACAACCATCTCCACCACTACTGGACATTGCGCTGTATTGGTATAGGTAAAGCTGGTCTTAACTTCTGTCAAAGGGATTCTCTCCTTCCTGCTATTAATCGTGGATATCGGCACCAAAATGGTTGGGCCTGGAGTGCTTGCATCAAACGTAGAATCCATTCTGTCCCTGTTAATTACAGGGACTGTTCCGTCTCCCTTGGGATTCTCACATGTCTTGTTTCTCACTATAACCCTTTCCCTTGCCTCGCGTGGATCGATATCTAATCCGTCAACATTCAAGGAACTCACCTTTAGCTTGCTGACTTTGATGTGGTGGAAGCTAAGCGCTTTGTGCTCTTTCTTCTCCTTTTTCTCCTTCTTGTCTTTCTTCTCCCTCTTGGAGTGATGGCTTCTATGGTGGTGCGACCTAGAAGAACGCGCTGATCGCTCAGTATCCGCTCTCGAGGGCTTAACACTTCGCTCTTTGTGTTCAGAGCGCTCAACTTTCTCATGGCGCTCAACTTTGTTGTCATCCCGTTCAATCTTCTCCTTTTTCTCTTGTCGTTCAGCTCGCTCACCTTTTTCGCGCCGTTCAGCTTTGTTGTCAGGACGAACCGATTTACCCGCCGGTTGTTCCATGTTTATTTGATACTTCTATTTTTCTAAGTAGTTTAAGACTTCAAGTTAAGAGAAGTGTCAGTAATTGCTGTAACCTATTGGCTCAATGCAATCCATTTGTTTTCTATACAATATATAAGAGTTACCGCTTTACAACATCTCACCCAGTCCGGAGCATAACTCAGCAGATATGCTGAGTGGAGCCCCTTCCCATTCCCAAGGAGTAGGCTTAGACGAACATTCAAGTTATGCATCGTAACACTGTGAAACTCTTATCCTGGGATAAGAGTTTTTAGGCTATCATATTATTTAGAACTGGAAGCCCAGGAGCTGAGCGGCTTGCTCTAGCATAATGATGAAGGGATCTGTCGGTACAAACATCTCTCTAAGGTTCTCAGGGAAGACATATGTATCTCCAACTCTAAACGTCTCATCAACATCCCTTACGAATGAACCCAGGGGATCAAAGTGGTTCTCATTTAATCCTTTTCTCCCGATCATAGTCTGAACGAACGGGTGATTTCGGGGAAAGACGGTTTGGATGGCGCCATCAATCTGCAGCCCAACAGTCTCATAATGAAACTTATTACCCATAATAGCCACGATAGGTCGTTCCTTGTCAACTCGGGCTGTAGTGTAGAAGACTCGGAGATCATTGAGTGAACCAAGTAGCACAAATATATCTACTCCGATAATATCGGCGAAGTAATCGTATGTCTCCTCCCCCAGCCATTGGTTTGAGTTGAGCAGTCCTTGTAGGCCAGCTACGCTGTAATCAATGTTATCATATGCCTCTCTCACTAATTCAGGGCTGCGAAGCTCTTGCATTAGGCGACGTACAAATCCACCGTTGGCTGCAGTTGCCCAGTAAGTAAAGCCTGGATAATCAGGATTATCTGATGTCAATGCGAGTCCCAGATCACGGCGTAGATTGGCTACTACAGCCACACGTTGAGTGTAATCATTATTCTCCTGGTAGTAGGGAAAAAATCCCTTACAGTAAGAATGTACGAAACAACTGCCATCACCAATAGTAGCAATACGAACTATGGGAAATTCTTGGTACCAGGAGCAGCGGAGTTGTTGCACGACATCATCACCTCTGGCTGGGCCAAACCCGCCGGGAGGAGGATCAACAGGCAAGTACGGTAGGATCGCCTCATTGACCTCAGCGCTGCCAGGGAAGGCTGTGGGAATTAGCAGATTAGGTGCCAATGGCTCAGTTCTGGGCGGCACCTGTGTTGGCAGAGGCAAAGGCGGGGGAACAGCTACAGGACTGATTGGGCGTTGAGTCATCTCAGCTCCTGTTTCCCCTGTTCTGGATTTTATCTCTTTTATTGGTTCTAATCCGCTGTTAACATCCGTGCCAATTTTCTCACCCAGTTGTTCGAGAGTTGGGCCAGGTAGATTGCTTATTACTGGTATCTCGGGCAAAACCACCTCAATGGGAGGGATTGGTGGCGACACTGGTACTGATACTGGTAAAGCTGCTGGTAGTTGTAGGCCTACTGTGGTGAGAGGTGTTACATTCGCTCTAATTCCCCTGAAATGCCCATAACTATAGAGTACAGTGAAATCTCTCTCGGCACGACTCAGGAATCGCTCGCCATCTGCTCGCTGGGCCACTTCCAGTTGCAAACTAAGTGATTGACTTACGGGTTTCTGATTTATCGGTTTTAATTGTAACAAACGCCGCTGTAGATCAGCTAGTCTCACTAAATATTCATCCTGCTCTCCTACTATGGTGCCTGGTAGGGAGATATGAACCAACCTGCCATTTGGGGGACGAGTCCTGGGACCTATCGTCCAGGTGGAAGGACCGATCTTTCTAACATCTCTAACGATGCCTCCAAGGACTGGCTCAAATATCTGCTCAACAGCATCTCCATTAACTGTCAGGAAGAGAATGATCCCATCCGGCTTGAGATTGAGGCGGATGGTTTCCACTAGTCGCTGTAGCATATCACTATTCTTCCAAAAGAATGAGAGAGACAACATCAAGGAAACAGCATCTACCTGTCGACCTATGTGTTCTCCAACAGCTTGAGTAATCAGTGTTGTGTCCTCACCACCACCTGAAACAATACGAACTTTCTGCTGAACATTGTAGAGGATAGCTCTGCGCTCTGCCTCGGCTCGATTCTCGGCATCAGGCTCAACTGTTACAACTTTGGACAGATGAGACCACTTTGGAAAGTCTCCTCCATTACCTGTACCAATATCGAGCAGAGTAGATCCCTTGGGGAGAATATTATAGAGTCCCCGTTTAATCCTGTTGTGATAGCGACGCAAGAGAGAAAAAGACTCACCTCTCAGATCACCTTCTGTAATTGGATCATTAATGAGTTTCCAGTTATCAAGAGCTACATCTAGCCGGTTGGCTGAGTGTTTCTCTGGTCTCGGGCGGTAAGGCACAAGCATCATTCTCTCCTCGATTAAAGGACTTCCCTGCCCCTGCCCTGGGATAGGAATAGACACTTTCTGCCAACGGTATTCTATGATTGTATTGGCTTGTCTTAGGTTCTGAGTCAGCTCATGATTCTGCACAAACATGGCCGGAGTGAATGGGTTGATCTGATCACCAGTGAAGGGTACAAGTTCCCCCTTCATTTTATCGAAGACCTGAAGCAGTAACCCATCAGGGCGTAAGCTCACATCAAAGTCGATAGTGACTTCTAGCCCTTTCCACTTACAGACGTCTGGGTGCTTGCTCAAAACTCGCTGATGCAGAGGATATACTTCGCTGTGAGGATTGTACGGTGCTCGCTCAGGAATAAAGACCAGACCATCTTCATAATAGTTGATATTGTTTCTCTCATCAAGTATCTGCTTCATAACCCTATAGAAATCATCGACAGATGAAAGAGAGATAAACGTCTTGTCATCCACATGAATGGTCTCGTTACGCAGAGTACCAACAATTGTTGGATCATCTGTAAGAGGAGCTTCAAGTAATGGTACGTATCGTTTGGCAAGTGTAACACGTTCACCATGTGGTTGGTCCTGAATATTGCGGGAACCCAGCAGAGCCATACAATCAAAATAGATAAACCAATACTGCGCCGTAGGAGCCCCAGCTTTGCGTCGATTGACTGGAACTAGCTCGCCATCTAGGATAGTGCCAGTGGCATTGCCAAAATCGAAACGGGAAACTAAGTTATATTCGAAGGGTGGATAGACCAACCAGACGCCAGTGTTATGAAGAATCAGCATTTTCCTCACACCATCAGTCTTGTGGGTTACAGTGTAGAGTTCTTGACCAGGCTGTTGAACCAGAGCGCCATATGTTAGATCGGCCTTCTTCAGGTTACGAGCCTCGACAAGGGTTGATTTGTCGATATTATAACCCTTAGGGGATTCTAGGATCTGATTCACATCATCAATCATACGCTGTTTCTCCGCTATAGTGTAGGGTAATGCCGTGTCGTAGAGCCAGGTGAAGATAGTCAGAAGTGCTTCATCAAAGATAGGCAGATTATTGATAGGACCCACAAATTCAAACTCCACCTCAAAACGCTGTGTCGCCCGGCCCTGTGCAGTTAGAGATGACATGGTGACTTCTGTCAAATCAGCTCTCACATTGCCGTCGAAAATGGAGAAGGAGTAACGAGTTCGCTTACGTATATCCTTATAGCGGAAGTTGCGGATCGCTTGGATTGTCCACTCCCGATTGAGAGAAACTCGAACACCGTACTCTGGAATCTCAATGTGAGGATCGAGTGCTTCTTTGTGCTCCCAGGCAATGATGGGCTTAACATTCTCGCCTGTCGCTGCGTAAACTATCTGTCTTGATGTCCCTGCAATATAGACGGTACTATCCTCAATGGTTGGTTGGGTTTTCTGTGTAAGCAACTTCTTGAGACGCTCGAAATGGCTCGGGTGAACTGTGCTGTTAAATCCCTTACCATAAGATCCAAATTTAGCCTCGAGTTCTAGGCGAATACCTGGTGCTTGATCTCTCTGAAGGCGAGCTGTTAGATCGGACAGCCTGGCTCCGAGCATTTCTCCAGCACAAGCGCAAAATTTTACAGATTACTTGTCCTTTTCAGCCCGATTTTTTACTCTGATCCAAATAATAGATGGCCAGTCATATTAACATAATATAGGTGATCCTTGTTTCCAGATAAGATAAGTTATCATAGGGACACTGCTATATGCAAGCGATCATCTAGAACAGTAGACCAGTTAAGGCATCTATAATGAGATATGAGATATTACTTATATCTCATATTCTTCATCTATTATTCAAGCCAATAGATGAATCTAAACATAACATTGTCACCGATCTTGTCGTGTGGCTAATTCCTTGATTATCTCACCTTGTAGCTCAAGGAAGTGGTAATCCTTAATAACATCCAGTTGTTCTAGTGCTTCTTCCAGTTGCTCTGTATTTAAATTTGTCAGGTTAGCTCCTCGGGCTGGCAGCAGGATCTTGCCAGTTGGAATCACCTCAGTGCCACTTGTTTGTATAACAGCATTATGTGAGCCAGACTGTGCAATCGGCCCATTCATTAGAGTTGTCTTATCCTCAGGTAACTTAAGATCCTTAATGTTAATCCAGAGTCGATTCAGTAGTAGCAGATCGACAACAGGGGTTTCTCCCTGCTCTATTGACTGATTAATAGTGGCGAGCATATTCCCAAACTCCTTGATTATATTCCTATTACCGAGGATTTGTCCTTCACCGAAGCCAGACTCAGAGGAATAGACAGGTAATATCCTGTTATGCGCGACAGTCATAATAAATGAGTGTTTATGACTTCTCAGCTCTAATGGGGCTACCGACAATCCTCTTCTGATCTGATTGATTCTCTCAAAAGCCTCCGTTAACATGGGGTAGTCAAGATAACGTTGACCGAGTGAGGTATTGAGTTGTTCTGTCAATCTCTGCTCCTCAGCTAGCAGAGCTTCCAACGAGAAGCTCTTATTACTCAGTACTGCCTTAGAGAACTCCTTGTTGTAGGTGAAGAGATCAATAAAGATCGCTAGCAGTTGGGCAATCTCACCTCTTGTATTTTCAACTATAAACTCTATTTCTTGTTGGCTAGCCTGGCTCTCTTGACGTAGGCGTTCTGGTTTCTTCAGCGCTGTACAATTAATTAGCCTATCTGTAGGCAGAGTCAGAACAAAATCGCCAATCTCTCTCACCCCCGCTCGGTTTAGGCAAGATAAAAGCCAGTTTATAAAGAAATATCCATTCTGGCCTTGATTGGCTGTTTGTCGGGTAGAGTGGTCAGACACTTGGTGACTGAGAGTTGTATTTCTAACTTTGTGTTGTACAGCAGCTAACAGTAGAGTTTGAATTGTTTCAGACGAACTAGGTCGGTCGCTAACTTCACCGATTAACTGTAGAAATAGTTCAATCTTATCCTGGAGAATAGGGTAGAAGATGATCTGTTCGGTGAAGGCTGAGTTGATAAACTTGTCCATGGTTTGCTTGGGCAAGGTCCAGGAGACTGAGCTAGAATCATGTCGGTAGAATAGTTTTATCATGATATCTCCATTAGTTGCTGCATCTTTGTAATAAAATCCCATCGCGTTGACATGATCATGGCCCTGATATGAGACTCCTTGCTCACGCCCCTCCTTCCCGATGTCCGTAACTGGAAAGTAGCCCATAATTCTACTAATTAACTGTGAAAATGGATCCGTCAAGAAGACAGTCAAAAATCCATAGCCTTGGTAAAGATCATTTAAATTTCGTATAAAAGGGGATCCCTCAGGATTGCTCCCCGTGATAGGTGGAAAGATATGAAGCATCTCTTTAAAGAGATCGTTTGATGTTCTAAAGCAATTTCCGCTGAGAAGAAAGAGATGCAACAGGCAGCAGCCCCTTCAACACTGACTGCTTCACCTGCAGCTCAAACGATGCCCTCGGAGGAAGAGCGTTTCAAGGCTAATACTTCAGATTTAGCAGCCGTTGTTTATAATCATATAGAACGTCTCCACAGAGCTGGTCACAATGTAGTAGCACCCACATTGGTTAAGATCACTGGAGCTTTAGTTTCTGCCTTTGATGCCATCACCTTGATCGAAGGATTTATTACGCGCTCCTGGAAGATCTGGCCTAGAATGAAGGGTCGTGCTAAGGATTTCTTCCTGGGTGATGAAGCTGTCACCATCCTCTTCTCTGAGCTGCCTATGACAAATGTCAATGCTTTTTCTGCTCTCTTTCACGAGAGACCCTCTACTACTCACCCATCCGGCAGAGAATCTTTGATCGGAAAGGCTGCAGAGGATCAGTTTTGGGACTACTTTGACTCATTGGTTAGAATTAGCATCAAATATCTACACAAGAAATGCGTCCCTTACATGGACGATGATGGCACGAAGAATTATATCAACAAATACAGAAATCTGGCATTCTTAGAGGTCATCTTGAGACGTAACGACACCAATGATGGCAAAGAGAAAGTACCGACCCTCAACATACAGGACGTGGCAGCAGTGTGGGGGATCACACTGATCTTTCCACCTCGTGTTTAGAGCTGGTCCGGGATATCGATATTTTGGTGAAGATCTGCCTCTCCGCCTCTCCGGGATATCGACACCTATCTCATCTTTTACCTCTGCAGCTCTACGTGCAACTCAGAACCTCACACACAATTCACACATATGTACCAATTAAAACATATGTCTTTTAAATTCAGCCTGTAAAGGATGAACATAGCTGTCATTCTACTTGTTATCATAGCAGTTATTGTAGTTGTTGGAACTGTTGTCCTGGTACTATATTATATTCAACGACCACAACCAAATAATAATCCGGTTGTCACACCCAGCTGTGAACAGGCAGCTGGTTCTGGGCTGCCTGATCTGCACAATCAACCCTGTTGTGTTGTCAATGGACAGAGAACTTTAACTCGAGTTTATGCGCTGTTGGATATGCTGCTTGCTCCATATCCCACCTCTTATATTGATGTCTGTTTGACATATTGTTCTACTTACAATCCAAATACACAAACTTGTACAGCCGGCAATGTAGATGGCTTCAACAAGTGTGTGGCAGCACTCAAACCAAGACAGTGCAATGGAGCGGCTATGCCTGTTGCAACTGACGGACCAACTCGCTACTACGGTTTCCGAGCCGCCCGCCCCTCAGATTGTTCAGCCGGTCAAACTTGGGTTTGCTCCGCTGCTTCGGCTTAAAACCTTATTTGGTTTTGAATGTGAGACGAGAAGTCTTATTTGTACCATTGCCGATCTGTATGATGATTAATGGTACAAATATAAGTAAGCAAACCGTTGGCCAAATGGTTTGGAAAGGATAACCCCTATTCTGGAGAAAAGCCATCAAATATAAGATGAAAGAACAGACCCATAATGATAGCAGATGGCTCTGCTTTTCAGCGGCAAAAAGATAGGCCCATATCCCCGTCACTATTAGGCCAAAGACAATGATTACGAATAGATCATCCCGTAACGCCGGACGCTTCAACATATCCATTATCACTGTCCAGAGAACCCAGGTAAACGCTACTATAATAATCACAGCAATTAAACCATAGAGGATATCGCGATACATCTTTACAATGACACTTATCTCTAACTAGAGATAAAATTTACGATGATAGACGAGATAACAGAGTTGAAGGCCAATAGGGCTGTTGACGGGAAGAATGTTTTCCGTTCCGCCCCAGAACTCCGAGTTTCTTAACATAAAGTTAAGATAATTGATGTTGAAACCAAGATGTGGGTACTTGCAGAGCTACTAGACCGGCCAGCAGGATAAAATAAATTATTGGCCAAAACGTCTGATAAGGTATGTATTTACCCTGCAGGAAAGGTAGCAGGAATAGTGCTAATGCTGCCAACCAGACAGGCACAAAAGCACAGGATGTGTGGAAGAAAAAGAAAGCAGCTATACCAGTCACAATTAGCCCAAAGATAACGGCTGTACTTAGGATGTGGATCCACTCCTGCTTCTTGAAAAGTAGGAAGAATAAAGCCCATAGCACAAAGCCAATCATAACAACAAGCAACAACCTAGAGAAGAGGTGAGCTATGGGCTGTATCAGTGGTTGATGCTCCAGGTTCCCGTTTGGGGAAATAGGGGCTATGCTTGGCAGATATGCCAAGCGACGCTCTAAATCCCCATTTTCCATCTCTATCTATTATATTAAGCTACAGCTTTAGTGGGATGTTTGAAAAGACTTGTAGAAAGATTAATAAGTAGTTGTACAGTATATCTATCTATAACAATTGCAACGTGTAGAAAATGGAAGATACCGTTGTGTTGGATAATATAGAACAAAACATCTGCTCAATCTGCAAGACCGCAGTCTCCTATACTTTGCAGATAGGCGCTTGGACCGCTGTCGCCTGTCAAGTCTATGGTTGGCCCAATCACGAGGCTAGTGCATGTCTTATATGTGCTCATGCTGTTAACAGTTATCTGGACCTAGATTATATGAACAAGTTATTTGAGACCACCTGTCGTTTACAAGAGGCTATGAACATGGGTACCTCGACTCAGGAGGAGACAAATGAGTTCACCATGGTAGCACAAGAGTTAATACAACTCTATTCAGATGCATTAGCCCTGGCTCGCACACAGGGAGCTAAGGTTGTACCAGCAGCCTACTCAGTCTGGAATCCGTTGGGTTACTGCTTCATTTCTTAGGCTGTGATTGAGGCGTCTAAGATATTCATCACGATGAATATCGATTTAATAGCTGGAAGGCTTTAGTCGCTCCTCTAATATGGCGATGGATTTCAACTATTGCACACATATAACAACATTAGTTCATGGTAACTAATGTTTTATTCTGTGAAGCGAGGCTGGCGTAGGCGTCCGGGGGTTGTAGGCTGGGAAGTGGGTTGAGAGGGTGCAGGGGCTCTACCCAAACCTCCGGTGAACATTCCGCCTAGGTTGGCGATCAAGCCTGGTAAGTCGAAGCCAGCTGTAGGAGCAGGGGCTGGAACTGGAGACACACCATCTGCAGCTGGTTGCCCTTGTGCTGGAACTGATGGCGCTGGACTTAGGGCGTTAATTAGTGTATTCATGATAGCTTCAGCTGGCCCTTCGCCCAAAAAGCTGGCCAGCGTCTTGACAGCGATGAAGACAACAGCATTGGTTAGTGCAACAAAGGCGATTCTAACCTCAATGGGCCAGGTACTGGTCCCTACGCCATAATTTCTTTCCCCCAGCTCAATCAACAAGCGTTCATAAGTATTCATACGGCGAAGTTGAGATATAGTATAACCTGAGGCATTTAAGCCCAACCATTTGATACAGATCACTTCAATGCCAAGCCAAAGAATTACCATGTAGACCTTGTATTGATCTACGCTCTGACTGACGTGGATTTGCATGATATAACGCTCGTATTGAGCGTGGATATTCTCAAGAGTTGCATCAGGGGTGGGATCAACAATGTGAAGGCTACGCCAGGCATCTCTCAGGATGCCAAAACGTATCACAAATTGGGCTCTGAAACGGCCTTGTTCTTCCTCAGACATAGCGGAATAGTTTGGAACAGCCGGCTGTTCCAGCACCTGGACTTGAGGCTGAGGTTGGGGTTGAAGTACGGGTTGGGATTGAAGCTGAACTTTGGCCCCTTGCGAGGCGGGTGATTGGGCTCCAGTTCGAGGCGAACCAGATGGGAAAGAGGATGGGATAACCTGAGTTGGACTGGCTGCTCGCATAGGAATTCTCCTAAGCACAGGAATCGGCTCTGAGTTATTGAGTCCCGACAGAATGGGTTGAATCGTAGGTTGCAGAGATGGCAAGGGTGGAAGCGGTGGGAAAGGTGGTAGGGGAGGAGGAGCATCTATTAAATAATCTTGAGGTTGCCGAGGTTGATTATTTGAAACTTGTCTCACCACTTGATGGGATTGTTGAGATGGTTCAACCATCTCAACTCCGGTCGAGAGATCCTGACTAAGGCCCCTTTGCAGTTGTGTCGGAGTAACCGTGCCACTCGATACGAAGCTTAAGCGAGGCGATGATGGTGGAGATAGAACCTGACTTGGTATAATTGCAATTATCTCAGAGTCAGACATACCTACTATTTGAGATGGAATATGTTGTGCTACCAGCTGAGATGGCTGGTATTGATGCTGGGGAAATGAGATATCGATTGGAACCGTGGCTGCCGGCACAAAGGATAAGTTATCAGAGGTGGGCATTAATGGCATGGGAAGCGTAGGCACAGCTGCACGGGGTGAAGATGGCCTTGGGAGAGGCGTAGGAGGTAACGTTAGTCTGGGTGATGAAGCATCTGTAATCATAGCCTGAGAGGGTCTTAGGGCTGGTTGCTGGAGTTGAGTAGGGAGCTGAGCCTGCTGGGATTGGGGATGGGGTTGAGTAGGGAGTTGGACTTGACCCTGTTGTTGAGACTGTTGCTGGTATGAGGGAGGCTGAGGGATGGGAGGAATCATAGGCACAACTATGGGTTGAGTAGGCTGAACTGCTGGTCGAGAATCCGGTCTCATATCCAGCCTTATTGCGGGAGAGACGGCTGAAACTGCGATAGAAGTGGTACCTGTTGTCTCCCCAGCACGAACAACGATCTGTGGGATACTGTTTCGATCTACTATAGCGCCATCCATGACAAGAGGAGTCTGATCTCGAGGTGAAGATATCTGGGTATTATCACTCCTCATAACCGGAGTAGAGCGAGGAGGCCTAACAAAGTTAGTAGGTGTCTTATTTGGCACGAATCCTCCTTTACTAGGTCTAGTTACTGGAATAAAGGCTGAAGCAACTCTTCCGTTCCGTGCAGTGGCTGAGGATCTGGGAGAGGGAGGTACAAGAATGGGAGTGAAACTAGGTGATGCTGGAACTCTGGGTGCATATTGCACTGCCTGAGGGGGCAGCACTGGTGCTATTAATGCATATTGTTGCACGACCATGCCCGTCCCTGTTGAGGGTGATGTTTGTCCTGCCATTGGCAGGAAAGGAGGGCTCCTCTGTGTCTGAAACATGTGAGGAGCCCTGTTTCCAGTCGGACTAGAGCTCCTATCCATAGAAGGAGCCTGTATGGATAGTGGATTCACATCCAACGTCATTATTTCTTCATCCATCCCATTGGGAATACTATTCTGCATAACACTACCTCCGTTATAAATAATTTGATTGCCCGTATTTTGTGCTAATGTATGATGAGATTGGCTACTTCTTTCAGATCGACTAGCAGACCCGTCTGAATCAGGGGAACTATAGATTTGTGCTAAACCCTGACCAGGCAATGTTGTAGAATCTCCAGGCTGAGGAACCCTGGAAAAATCTGTACCACCATCTGAACTGATCGGTGGACTATTTGACATCGTTTTGCCAAACCTTGGGCGATTTTAAGGGGCCGGCCTGGTTGGGTAGAAAATAAATTAATTTTCCAGGGCTGATTTGTACAACTAACAACATAGAACTAGGAAACCTGCTCTGACGACTCACAATGCAGAGCTCCACTCCAAACACACAGCTACAATTCGACCTAATTGTGGGCAAAGATTCAGTGCAGCCGGAAGTAAGCCGCAATGCAGAACCAGCTGTAGAAAATAACTCGATTGCACAGCTACTTGGCGGATTAAGTCTGAACCGAACACAACACAATCTTCCCACTCAGCCTCAAGAGTGGAGACCCGGGATAATTCAATTCGTCTGTATCGATGATGGTCCAAATGACACCCAGTCAATAGGCAGTGAAATTATGTACATTAATCAACCAGCCTCAACCGAAGAACCGTATCAAGAGATACGCATCGATGAAATACCAACTCACTACCGTTGGCGCTTTGTGGAGCTGCACCGTATCTCGGCGACAGGCGCTGATTTGAAATGGCAAGTCGGCTTCGATGGTTGCTCCAGAATAGAGATGTGGCATGGTCAGGTCAACGGAATCATCCAGAAAAATAGCACTGAGATAGAATTGAACAATTCAGGCAGGACGATGCAGAACCAAGCTCTGGTAGAGGCTCGCCAGCGTTACAAGCTGAAATATCGAGAAGGCTACAAACCCACTGATGCAATCGAGAGACCCATGATCAAAGCGATGAAGGGCCACCCATACCAGAACAAGGCTGGGCACTTTGAGATAGGCAGAATTCGATCATGGCCTGTTGGAGTGGAGTGGAAGCTGGATGGTATCCGTATGTTATCTAACCGCAACCATGATGGATCGATAGCTTGCCGCTCCTGGTTGAATAACCCTTATTATCATTTGACTCATATCAACGAGGCATTACAGACTCTGTTTGAATATCTGCCATCTTTCGCCGAAACTGATGGTGAGCTCTATAACAAAGACCTGGATTTCACCAGATTGACTTCAGCTGTGCGTACTGTTAAGTCAATCCACCCTCTGCTCCATACTGTACAATATTGGATCTTCGACATTTCATACGAGCCAAAGGAACCTTATGAGATGCGCAAGGTGAGATTGCAGAATGCATATCAACGCATGATAGAGGATGGCCATCAGAGCAATGTAATACAGATTCTTCCTTATTGGCTGGCTCATTCCCATGAGATGATTATGCAATATCACAACCATTTCGTCTCGGAGGGATTTGAGGGTATCATGATCAAGAAGATGGCTAATGCAGCAGCTCCAGACAGCACGGCATACAATGAATCTCTCTATAAGCCAGGCCCAACTAAGTGCTTCAATATCATGAAGTGGAAATACTTCGTAGACGAGGAGGGCACTATTGAAAGTGTAACAACAGCGCGTGGAACCGAAGAAGGTGCTGCTATATTAAATATAGTGGATAAAGAGGGCCGCCGGTTCCCAATCCGGATGAGAGGTTCCTTCGAGCAACGGGCCTACTGGTACCAGAATCCTCACTTGGTGATTGGAAAGCATGTTACGTTCCGCTTTCAAGAGCGCTCGATCTACGGCGTTCCCAGATTTCCGATTGGCATAGCGATTAGAGATTATGAATAGAACGAAAAATTCTTCGCTCTGACGCGCTGTCGCAGCGGTGGAAAAACGTAATTTTAAAAAATATCTGTGCTGAGTAAAACAGCGAGAGTTCCAATTTGTTAACATGAACGGGACGACACAACAATCTATAAGCTCTCTGGCAGGTGGTCAGGCCAACTGTCCAACAGCAGGAGGTCTCTCCGCAGCTGAGATGATGGCCCAGCTCAAGGCTCAATGTAACGATAGGGTAGACAAGGCCTTCAACAAGTGCGAGACCGATTGCGTCAAGAAGGTCTACAATGATGGTATGGGAACTGGAACCACCAACTGGGGATGGTTCGGCATGCTCTTGCTCTGGTTTGTTATCTTTGCTGTTATCATCTGGCTCATTCTCTACTCCCTCAAGCCAGCCTTTGTGCTGCGTCCTGGTACCACTGACGTTGACACTGGTCGTGTTCTACTCTTCTCCATCATTGCTGCTTTAATTCTTGTGATTATTGTCTGGTTGATCCGGGCCTTGGCATACAAGAACAGCAAGTAAGAACGGATCCGGCTGAAAGAAAAATAATGTAGGTGGCTAGGTGTTTGGCGAGATCAGCAGCAGATTAAGTCAGGCTGATACCAAACTCGCGCTATATACATAAAAAAATATCTTAATAGATACTTTGAATAGATACCTTGAAAGAAACAAAAAGATGCAAGCCACTACTACCCCTGTCACACCCATTTCAGGCGCTCCAACACCTACAGCGCCAGGGACTCCAACAACTCCAACACCTCCAACAACTTCAACAGCTCTGGGGGCTGGAAATGCAATTGCACCCCTGCCCCAAGGCACGACTCAAATTACACAAGCTGCTTTAGTGGCAGATCCTCCGGTTCCCGGTATTGTTACCAGAACAACGTTTGCCACAGATACAATCAGAGTTCTGACCGCTGCCGATTTTACCCTAGATACTAGAGAGTTGATCGGGTTGAAGTTTGATGACTGTATCCTAGTGCTCTTCTATGGCGAGAACACCGAATCTCAGCAGATGATCAAGATCTGGGCGCTGGTAGCTCAACAAGTGGCTGGACCGGTTTTCGCCGCCGTTAACATGCTGGCCGAGAAACGAGTAGCTGCTAACTTTGCGCGATTGGGTGCTGATGGGTCCCATTCATTACATGCCTTCCGTCTGCGCCAACTCCCTTTTATTCTGGTTTATCGCAAGGGATGGCCTGTGGCCTTTTACAATGGGGCTAGGGCTGTACAGCCCATCATCGATTATGCACTCACTCTCGCTTGCCAGGCTAACTACTATGAACCTGTGCAACTGGGTGGAAGCATGCAAGCAGAAGCGCGCTTTGAGATGGGACCTTATGCCCCATACATCAATGTTCCAGGACAAGCACCAATGGTGCGTATTGACTCAGGCCAATTTGTGACAGAGCGACCAATCAGAGGCTTCAACCCCAACCTACCACTGGCTCAGACCGGTTCCACCCAAGCCACTGCAGAGACAGGCACTATCCGCGCAGAGGAGACCGCTTTGAGACCCGGAGGCTCTTTAACTGGATTCCAAGAGGCACCTCCCATCACCACGGCACCTCCCATCACCATTCCAAGTGTACCAGGCGCTGCTATTCCTGCTGGAACTCCTATCACTACGCCTGTTGGGCCAGGAGCTATAGCTACGCCAGCCAATCCAGTCACACGGACAACTACTCCCATAGGAATAGCGGGGACTCCACCAGCTCCGCCGCCTATCGCCACTCCAGCGACTCCCTTGACGGGACCCTAAACATTAAAAACTTCACCTTAGATGTTCTAAGTATCTCTGTTCAACCCAAAACAGTGATTCTATATTGTTATATACAACAACAAGCTGCTAGAGCTCTATATAGAATCAGAGCTCCTGAACGCTCGGAGCTCCACGTGCTCAGAACACTAATTGTGAATTAACGCTTAAACATCCATTGTGATAAATGTTTTTATCTTGACAAGCCAACATGCTTGAGAAAGTGGGTGAGGGCTCGATCTATCTCTCTTTCGTTTCCACTCAGAGACGCTCCAATATCCATGAGCAACCCTCTTCTACGAGGTTCAACTAGCTTGTCGTACCTGCGCACCAACTCTGTTAGCTTGTTCACTTGGTGTTTGTGTTGGAGGCTTTTGCTCTGCCACACCCATTCCATGTACTCAATCCAGAAGAACATGGTTTGATCCAGATCTATCCTACATTCATAGGCCTGGCTAACGCCCTTGTTATGCAAAGGAAACCGCCGATCACACCCTTGCTTATTAAGCAGATAGTAGAGCAGGTGACTCAAATATTTGGGCCAAACTGCTGCGCACTGCTGCACTGTCTGGATTAGATCGCTGTATTCTCCCTCTTGAACAGATATCCTTATCAGTTGGGGCACAAAACGTTTGATGAAGTTATTGGCAGACCAGTACTGATGTTCTGAAAAAACATGAGCTGTAGCTGCGATTAGCTTGGAACGTAACAAACACAAGTTGGGTTGAATCAATGACTGCTCCCAGAGATCGGTGAAGAAACGAAAAGTAGCTCTACCACGACTGAGACTCTTCATGCAGATGTAGAGTGAGTCCGTTTGAAGCGCCCGAAACAACGCCGGGAGCTCTTTGGTCTGATAATCATCGAGTAGAGCCTGACGTGGAGCTATATTCAAAAGATCAGACCTCTGAATATAGGTCCATCTGTTCGTCTTGATCCTTTGTATGTCAGACGAGACAAGTGGTAAAATAGATCCTAACCCATCGCTCTTAGCCACAACTGTTCGTTTTTCACTTCTACCCTGTTTCTCCTGTTGCATGTTGTTGCGGAGGAAGATAAAGCCATAATAGGAGTCTTCCCACAGATCACAGGCTGCATCAAATGGAAACAAACGAAGTTCCATTAACTGAGCGGTTTGAATGGGTAAATCATCTGTTTAGATGATTTTTTTTAACACTGGACTGCGTGGGCGAGTTGAGCTGGTATGCATGAGAAGTTCTTACTGACCGATGAACTGGCCAACTGGGGCGGGCTGCTGGAATCCAGGAGTGCGAGCGGCTGCGGCTTCTGCCTTCTTGGCATCCTGCTTGGCCTTGCGGCGGAGGGCAGCGGGACCGGCCTGCACATAGGCCCAGGCCTTGCTGGTGTCAGAGATGACCAGGTAGTCCTGCAACAGCTGCTGGTAGATCTGCTGATCAGCTTGAGGGATCTCAGCTGGCACGGCACGCTGAGCTACCACATTGGCAGCCACTAAGCGCACGTTGGCGATGGTTTGGGCGATATTTCCAACCTCAGCGGCCAAACGATCAGCGTCGTACGTGTTCAACTGCATCACAACAGTCACGTAGTACTGAGGCCAGAAGTAGCGAGTGAAGAAGGTCTTGGTACTCTTGGCCAAGTAGAGCTGGCCGTTGTTGGTGATACGGGGATCATTGTTGCCGACCTGGGCGGGAATGGCAGCAACCAACTGCTGCAACTGGGCATCACCAGCCACCAGGGCGAAATCCTTGGCATCATTGCCAGGCTGGTTACGAGTTCCCTCGAGGATATCGTATGTGGTGAAGTTACCTTCATTGCGGGCCTTGACGAAGCCACCGTCAGGTGCCTGAGCCAGAGAGTAGAGAGCAGCAACTCCTCCGAAAGAGTTGGACATAGCATTGCTCAAACCGGCCAGGTAGAAGTTGGCCTCCTTGTTCCACTTAATACCAGCATAGTTACCGTGTAGGCGAATCAGACTGGCGAGGGCATTTCGCAGGAAGAGACCCTGGCGGCCGATGGTCAGCTGATCCTTAACATCAGGGGCACCAGCTTGTACAGCTTGTTGTGCACTGCCAACGATGCCAGTGGCAGTAAGGAAACCGTAGACGGGCTTCTGGTTGTTGTCCACATTGCCGGTGGCGGCACCACGAGGACCGAACTGCGCGGCCTCAATGAACTGAGTCAGGGCTGGGCCAACGAAGACGGGCATATAAGTGCCCTTCATCTCAGCCGGGTTAGCCCGCTGCCTCTTACGGCTCAGGATAACGGTGACGAATCTCTTGGTGTCCAAGAGAGCTGCCAGGTAGGACCTGTTCAGGACAGACAATTGCTTGCTGTCGACACGGAATGTCTGGACGCCGGCAACCTGCTGGCCGGTGTTGGGATCGACGGATACGCCTGGAACGTTGATGATCAGAACGGCTCCACGGCCCCCCTTGTTGACCTTCTGGGCAACACGGAAGAGTGCCTTCTGGGCCTCGACCAGTTCCTTGAAGCGTCTGGATAGCTCGCGATTTTGGAGCTTCTTGCTTACGCGACCCGTTCTTTGGTCGATGGTGGGAGCACGATAAGTAGCCTCTTCTTGGGCCTTTTCCTGCTCCGACATCTTTCTACGACCTGGGGATCTTGCGCCTGTTGCCATTTCTTCTTGTTGTGTCTTTCTTTGACTGAAACAACTTTTTCTTTAAAATATTTCATTTACGGAATTTGAGCGCTCTAGCGCTCCTTCATTTCCCTACTCACAAATATAGGCATATTTAATAGATCTACCTGTTATTTGAGAAATAAATTAGGAGTGTTTAATCGTGCTCGGGCCTTAGTGACTCAGAGTTTTTGAATCTCGATGAAACTATTAGTCTGGGGCTAGGAACTTAAACAGAGCTGCTACCCGGAAAAGCAAAATGGCTACGTCGGAGATTGCCCGGTATGAGCTCGATACGCTCACGCCGTTTCAGACCGATATTCACTTCACAGAGGAGGGTGAGCGTATCAGTTCGATTGTCTTTCATAAGTACCGCAAGTCCACATGGTTTACAACATTGCCTGTTTTGCTTGAACACTCAGGTAATGCCAATGATGGCCAGATCATCACGTATACAGTTAATCCCACCTTCCATCATCTGATGTATACCTCCATGAGAATCAAGTGGCCTGCAATTAGGGTCAAAGAGAAGAAGCGCCAAGAGATTCAGATCTGCTGGCCTCATAACCTGGGCACAGCTCCTGTTATGGAAGCTAACTTCAAACACAACGATCTTACCTTACAGTCCATGGACAAGATTTGGTTCGACATATTCCCTCAATTCTTCATGATGCCCGGCTTCAGGGAGAATCATAACATCGGTATCGGCAATCTGCCGTGCTTGGAGAGATGGACCGATGAGGATTGGGATGGACAAACGGGTGAACAACCCACCGGCGAGTTGCCCGGCTTCTGGACTAATGTTGATCAGCCCTGGTACTATTCTATGACGACTGGACTCGCCTTTCCAATCTGGCGTTGCGAGAAGACACAAGCCAAGATCACTCACACCTACACTTTCCGCCTGAAAGTGGGAGAACTTCTGCGTATGAGAAAGAAGGTCAAAGGAGTCTGGAAAGAGATCCCAGTCAACTTCAACTATCTAGAGGGAGTGCATTCACAGAGTCGCATCCCTATCCCAGAGTTGTGGGGTCGCTACTGCTACAACTCAAAGGCAGAGCTGGAATACCATTCCTGCAAGAATCAGAATCCTGTCCTTTACATCCACAATGTTGAGAATGGCATCCATCAGAATCCCAATACGTTTGGTGAGACTGCTGTTATCCCACTGCATAGCAATACACCTGCTCTCGCCATGTTCTGGGTTGCTGAGAATCTCAAGGCTAGTGGCAATCGCAACTTCTCCAACTACACCAGTTGCACAGACAACCTCTACAAGGGCTGGAATCCTTGCAGTAAAGTTACAATGATGTATGGCAGCAATGTCCGCTTCAAGGATATGGATTCCGATCATTTCTCCATCGCAGAAGCACGCAAACATTTCATAAGCCCTCCCTCAGAGCCTGGCTATAATGGCTACTCTTTCGCCAATCGCTGCAGCAACCTGGATTCGGCTGAAGTTGGTGTGACTTTCTCCGGCCTGAACGCCGCTCTTAAGATCGAGATTAAAGATACAGACATTTTCAAGATTCCTATTGAGAAGGAGATTGGTAAGAGAGGCGGTGATGATGAAGGAGATGAAGGTGATGAAGATGATCATTCTGAAGAGGTAGCTGCCCCACGTGCATCGAAGAAGGGCTCATCCAAATTCACTATCCATGTTCGCCTACTGACTCTGCGCCGACTGAGTATCATCACAGATAAGGAAGGCCTCACCAAGTTCTCCTTAACTTAAGCAGGTTTCCTCACAAAAAACATATATTACATATGTTTTTTACACATTAAGTTTTAGGCTAGGGTTTAGGTATAGGGTACCTTCCCCGTAGAAATAGAATAAATGGATGTGATGGCTCAAAGTAGGTAGTCACGGTTCTATCTTGATTGAGCAGTCCAACCAACTCATAATGGTCACCCAGGGAAAGGATGACGACAGTGTTGCGGTTCCTAAATAGAGTATCATCTCCAGTGACATATACATCTTGCTTGGCGTACTCCAGCACAACAATATCCTTGTCAACAATATTGGAGAGATACTCTAGATAGCCGAAGCCAATTGGTTCATCTGATGCTAAAATCTTCTGCATGTTCTCGATTGTGAGCTCAGGCACTTCTTTTGCAAATTCGGCCATTCTGCCATTAGCCAGAATGTTATAGAGAATAGGGCTGTTTGGATCAAGTGGATTAACCGGTTGTGCAAGCTTAGCAGCCATCTCATTACGTAGAGATTTAACAATAGCTTTTCTACTAACCGGTTGCCCATAGAGAATGCCGGTATGATAGGGCGTCCAGAAGCCGTTGATGACTCCGTGGAAGAGACAGCTGCCATCCCCTAACGTGGCAATTCGTACTGTGTCCCAGTTCTCAAATCCCTTACCCCATTGGAAGGGTGTATAGTAGTCCCCTGTTGAGATTGCTTGGATATCATCTGATACCCCACTCTGCCCATTGCTAGTATGGCCATTAACCTGACCACCCGACTGAAATTGCGGTGGCTGACCAACCGCCGTAAAAGTAACCTGACCCCCGTTTGAGGTTTGTTGCATCTGAGGCAGTTGGTTACAGCTTATTTTTCCCTCAACCAGACAATCATTTAACAAGATTTCAGAGCAGAGCAGATCGCTTAAATAGAAATTTTTTTTCAAAAAGATGGAGGATCACCCTGACATTTTCATGGCCCAATTTGGCGAGGGCTACTCCTTCCGCAACCTTATAACTTTGTTGAAGGCGGAGATTGATCAGCTCAACTTAATTTTTTCCGATGATGGTATCACAGCCCAGCAAGAGAGTCGGAACAACTCAGGCGTCTATAGTTTCACCATTAGGGGCAGTGACTTGTCTAAATATAATTACAGCGCTTACGACGGCATGACTGGCCAGAAGATACCCATGATCTCAGTCGGAATTGATTTGAAGGAATTATTAGATTCCGCCAAAGCCATAAGGCGCAACGATGGAGTTGTCATTTCCATGTATCCAGGCGAGAATCGCATTAGATTCCGCCCAATCCCCTGTAACACCAAGGAGATGCAACGTTGCAGTGTCAGCTTTGTCAATACCATTCCGGTTCCTATCCATTCCTATGATTATCCCAAATTTAAGCGGAATGAGACCGAGTCTAATTGGAAGATCTCGCCGAAAGATTTGAGCTCTGTATTCTCCAGCATGGCCACTCTGAAGTGTTCACATGTGGTGATTTCATGCTACCCATCAGGGATCAGCTTCAAGGGTATATCAACCACACAAGTTGTCGTCAAAGTTGAAACATTCGGCACATGTCAGGAATCGACGGGAGAACAATCAGCCATCTCCACTGAATTCCTCGACTACCTGAGAAATGGCCTAACTATCGACAACTCTCAATACAAGCAATTGGAGCTGGTCATTGTGGACGACAATGATAATACTCCTTGCGTTAGGATCCCACTCAAAACAATCAAAGCATTCGCCAAGATCGGCAATATTGTCTCAGGCCAAGCACTTGTCAAGCTTAGCGGAGAAATCTTCCAGATCGTGCCCAAACCTGGGGAGCCACCGAAGAACACATCAGTGATTCGAATTATCTGTGGCATTGGATCATATGGTATGCTTAGTATTATTCTGCGCAATACCTGATCTTCCCTTATTAGGGGAAGATCGCTCCTCGACATATAGAAATATAGTGGATAATCTAAGCCATATGGAAAGGGATGTATCAGACATAATGAAAAATTACATTGCTTATGTAATTTTTTAACTCGTTTCTTAGCGAATAAGGCTGCTGACACGGGCAATCGCTGCTTCCACATCGGGGGCAAATGTTGAGCCAAATTGGCTCTTGTTCATCAAGATCTGACCCAGAATGACTGCGGTCATCGGATCGATAGGGAAGTTGGGGATCGATGCGAGAGCACGACTCAACTGCAAGCGTCTGTCATAATTGACCGGAGTCTCATTAGGGAGCGTCTGGACCAGTTGATCGACTGTCACTCCCTGTTGCAGGGGCTGGGAGTGGTAAGCTGTGGAAATTGTCTTCATAACCTGCTCAGCACTGAGCTGGGGTTGTTGGGGCTGTTGAGTCTGGAAGGGTTGTTGAGGTTGGGTCTGGAAGGGTTGTTGAGGTTGGGTCTGGAAGGGTTGTTGAGTATACTGTTGCTGAGGTTGTTGAGGTTGGGTCTGGAATTGCTGCTGTTGGAGTTGCTGAGTCTGAAACTGCATGGGATGCTGTTGCTGAGGTTGGGATTGGGCCTGGAACGTGGGTTGCAATGTTCTGGCGGGAGAAGTCTGAAGTTGCTGGCCTGGCTGCAGTCGACCAGGTGATGCACCAGGAATAAACTGTCCCTGTGATATAGGGACAGGGGCTGGGCGAGGCTGAGTTGCTGCAGGAGCAAACATAGTTCCGGTAGGCCCGGTAACAAAGGGTGAGGGAGCAGGGGCTTGTTGCATACCAACATAGCGAGTAGGTGAGGGAGCAGCAAAACCCTGACCAGCGCCGGGTATGACAAAACCAGCTCGCCCAGTCCCTGTGACTGCAGGGGTCAGGAATTGAGGTACAGTGCCGGGAGCCACATTGCCCATCATTGGAGGAGGTGCTGCTTGTCCTGTAGCGATGGGAGTTGTCTCAGTCTGCAACACAAACTCGATAGGTCGAGGGGCCATCGGTTGAGCTGCAGCGAAACCACCAAATGCTGGCTGAATCTGGGGAAAAGTGCCGAATGCTGGCGGAGGAAGTACTCCAGGTTTCACACCCTTGATCATGGGGATAAAGCCAGTCTGGAATTGATTCTGCTGGAACGGTTGCATGCCTGCAACACCTGTCGTTAAGGTGTCGAATCCTTCTTCATCTTCTCCATCCTCTTCCTCATCCTCTTCCTCGTCGATTGAGACATCGATGTTTATCTCCTCACTGACATCGTCATCATTCTCCACATTATCGTCCTCATCCTCGCCTGGTAACATGCCAGGAGCTGTCTTCTTTCTGCCCTTCTTGATCTTGATAGGCACGACCTCCTCCTCTGAACCGGCTGACCCATAATCTTCCTCACTCGACATTTTATTCGCTCTTTTCTTTCCGCTTATTTCCTTAAGAAGCGCATTACAGTTTTTTTATCAGATTGGTTAAGAACCACTTAAGGGCTCAGGAAGTTTATGGAAATGGAAACGATGGGGCGGGCCACTCCGCTCATTACTGTAACTAACTCGCTTGCTATAGTGGGTGTTAGTTATTACTTTTACAAACAAATTGCGACACTACAAGCCGAGCTGGTAAAGCAGAGCGCGGCCCTAGCTGCTACAATTAGAAGGCTTGGAGAGATCGATGGTAAGACCCAGCAACTTGAGCAAATAGTTGTAGGAATCAATGAACTTCAAGCCTCCCATGCCGAGACAAAGAAAGCAATAGAGAAGCTTTCAAATATGTCTGAAATCGATACATTGGCCGAGCAGATGGAATTAATCATGAAGGCGTTGAAGGATAACGGAATAGAAGTATCACGGCCTACGCCTCCAAGAAGAAGGCGTGGCAAGAAAGGAAAGCAGCATCAATCTTCTGCTCGAGAACGCCCTTCTAATAATAAGGGCAAGAAGAAACAGCCTGACAGGCGGAGAAAAGATAGCGAAGAGAGCGGTGATGATAGCGAACAGGCGTCGGAGAAAGATTCTAGTGAAGACGACATTATCGACACTGTTCGTGGGCGTCGGGGGAAGTAAAAACCAGATATATCATCTACAATATACCTGGGGTAGATATTAGACATCATCGGATATTCAACATCCGACATAGAGTATGCATAATAGGAGCCTATATTAAAAGTCGGATCTTACTCACCGAGATTTAAACAGATACCACCAATCCAGTAACTGAACATCAGTGAAATATTCCTTTAGTAAAATGGAGTCGTTATCTGGCTCACAACCTGGAGGGAATAGAGGAGGGAGTAGAAATTGGTCTCCACAAGTTGTAGTATTGGGTCCCGGTGGTATTAAGGGATTTTTGGAGTTAGGAGCTCTTTGCGCTTGTGAGGATAAACATTTCCTTCCTCTTGTTGACACATATGTGGGTGTTTCTGTTGGAGCTATGATTTCACTGCTCAAGGTAGTAGGCTATACAATGAAGGAGATTATAGCAATTGCTGCAGACACTGACATACTTCAAGACATGACTAATATTTCTATGAGAAGCAGTTGGGATAATATGGGAATTCTCTCGAATGAGCCAATCAGACAGAAGTTAACCACATTGGTGGGGAACAAGTCTGCCGGCCAGATACCCACATTAGCTGAACTTTACCAGAGAACTGGGCTGTCTCTGATCTCGGTAACGCTGAACTACGACGACGATCGTGTTGAGTATATGGGTCCAACCACCAACCCAACAATCTCATGCGTAACGGCTGTTATGCTTTCAATGAATATTCCATTTGTTCTGCATCGTATCCTATATGAAGGCAAAATATATGTCGATGGAGCGCTCGGCAATCCGTATCCCGTCGATCTATTTGATGATGGGACGACAGATATTCTCGGCTTCTACATCAAGACGAGGCAAAATAATAGCCCGGGATCAGGTAATATGTCGATCTGGTCCTATATGTCCAAGACCTTCTCAGCCGCAATGGATCACCATAGGGAGAGAATTATCCGCTATGCTTCACCTAACTGCCGTCATATCTGCCTATTCACAGAAGTAAATGATACGATCGGTATCACAGTTACACCTGAGGACAAGGCCAAGATGATAATAGATGGTTATCGAGCAGGGCTCACTTTCATACAGATGTGTAATGCTGAACGGGCTGCTAGCCTGGATACAGTGGTGGGATCAATCAATATACTTGAGCAGGTGGTACGGCCCACTTCAGATGAACAAGCACAACCGTTAGAAAATACAGAGGATCCCATGATTCAGGCAAATATGGAAGAAGAGTTTTCTTTCAATACAGATACTCCATCGCCTGAGTCCTCAACCCCGGGCTCAACAAATTCAAGCGTATAATCTATAATCATGTGACATCATAGCTCTAGAGCTATGATCTGAATTGTGAGATCCTACACAGCTGTGATTTTATATGGGCCTATTACAGCTAGCTGTAATCAGGAAATATATAGAAATACCAATAAACATCCCTGACCCCCAAAGCGCTCTAAAAGCGGAAGAATCCCACAAAACATAAGATTTTCGGTCCACCTGAAAAATGGCACATCAGAAGGGACCAGTTCTCCTCGTAATCAAGGCCAGTAGTTGCCCGGCTTGTGCTAGACTTCAGAGCATCTGGCCTCAGTTGGAGCCCCAGATTAGACAGGCCTTCCCGGATATACGCATCCAAATGTTGGAGTTGCCAAACGTCTCCAGCGATATCGATGTTGGCAGCTGGCCTGCGGGATTGAGAGTTTTCACAGGAGGGGCAGCCTGGTTCCCTAGTCTTGTTTTGATTTCTGGCAGCAAATGGGATCAAGCAAGAGAACGCCTTGGTCCCAATAACCCTATCACATTTGATGATTCAATCATCTTGAATGGAAAATGGGTCAATGGTAGCCCAGTTCACGAGCAGCACTACAATTTCATGACTGCCGGTGGCACTGGTGCTGGAACCCCAGGTATTATCGACTGGCTCAGGGCCAACTATCAAAATATTATCCGCGGCCATAATGATGCACCACCCATGCCTGGCTTAGTTCCGCCACGCCCTGGTATCCAGCCCCTTATGCCAGCAGTTCTACCAGTTAATGGTCCTCCGATAGACAGAGGACCAAAGCCCTGTGCTTCTCTCATGCGCATTGTGCCCTATAACAAATAGGTTTAAAAACATATGAACAAATTCATATGTCCTAGCAATTGCTTCTCCATCTATCTTATTTCTAATATCTCATCCCTATTGTCTCACATATAGATACAAGACGATACCTATCATATTAACAAGACTAGCTCTTATACTGTGTCAACTATTGAAGTGACCGATAAGTTAGTGAGTTCTGAAACTCAGGTAGATAGTTGAGTCTAACCTGAACAGGAAGTTGGACAGACTGAATCCAAAATGAAGCTGAAACTAGCGCCACAAAGTTGTAAAATCAATACAGTGTCGTTCATAATTCAACAGCAGATAATGGCCCAGTATTTCGCCTTGTATGACGATCTGTTGGCACAAGTGAGAGCCACCACAATACAGTCGGTGGAATTATGGCGTATCTGTGGAACAATAGAGAACTTAACACGCCAATTACCTGAAGAGATTGCACAGACTCACACCTCCTTCATCTTCGCCTTGATCTACCATCATGCCCTCATTGCCAATCAAGGCATGCTTTTCAGCACAGTGCCATATGGCGGCTCAGTGCTAGGCCGGCTTCCTGGTCCGAACAGAGCAACAGGGAAAGAAGGACGCGGCATCCTCTTCAAGATCACAGAACTACCGCCACTGCTGCAACAGGTCATCGCCAAATATGTCATGACCTATATGGCCGGTAGCTGAGACGTGACAGTTTACAATCAGCTATTTGACATTCGTCATTATAAACACTCAGTTACGGTGGATGATTAAAAACACCATACATTCTGACTCACCTATAATATAGCTACTGCAATTATCACATTAATCACACCGCTTGAGGAACAAAATTCTCAACCCTAAATCAACCATACCGAGAAAACATCTAATCCATAGATGTTTTATTTTTCAGCCGTCTAGAACGGCTGTCTCAAGTGCTCTTTGAACTGCTAGGGTTTCTGGAATGTCACTTAGGGTAGTGCTGAGAGGCACGATGGGTTGAGGTGGAGCCTGCACCACAATAGTAGCGGCTCTGGGTGGTGTAATCTCAGCAATTGTGATTGGAGGAGCCACAACCTTTGGCCTTATGAAGATTAACCATACTCCCAGTATGAGACCAATGACAGCTAATACACCCACGATGATATTAAGCCAAAATAAGGTATTGGCCTCCCCTTTCGGTATCCCAACTCCTTGGCGGGACCGGTTGTATTGGATGATGTTGAAAATCGTTAATGCAATTATCACGATCATTATGAGGGCTATGGCCACTCCGAGCCATAGCGTTGCTGACTGCGATTGACCCATATTCGGGCTCCTAGACAGCTTTTCACACAGAAAAAAAATAATTTTGGCCCGGGCCAAAATTCTGAGCTGATTCCGAACCGAAAAAGAATCGGGGGAGAAAACAGAAAATAATTACGATTGAAAATATTTCTCTCTACTTAAACAGAACCCAAAACAAGTAAAGAATGCAGCAGCAACAATTCGCACCGAACGCAGGAACTTTCGCACCCCTACCCCAGGTAGTTGCCACTGTGCCTCAGGCTCAGGTCGCACCCAACCTCAGGATTACGGAACAAGCGATCAACGCTGCTAGGACCAGAGGAAAATATCTGCGCGTGGGAGAGGGCAAGAAGGCTGGGCCGATTTCAATTACTGGCGCTCGTAGAAATGCATGGAACACTATGAGCCCCACTAAGCAAAATCTGCGCAACCGCATCTACGTCCCTCTATACCGCGTCGCGGGAGACCCCGCTAGTGTCCGCGAGGCATTGATTGCTGCCAATTACGACGCAACGGCAGTTGACCAGGCCATTGCAAACGCTTATTCTGCGGCCAGTTTGAACCCAGGGCATCCCACTCACCAGAACTTCCTGGCTGAGGAGGCTGCGGCAACCGCCGGACAGAAGAGCGAGCGCGCTAGACGCCCCCAGGCAGCCAAGGCCCCTCTCGTGCCTCTGTCATACATCATCGCATTCGGCAGCAAGAATGTATTGAAGGATGCCACTCTCATCGCTGGTGCTACCAGCAAGGAGGCTCGCGGCCCTACTCCCCAGATTCCTCGCAATGCGACTCTGGCTCAACGCGTTAACTACATTCGCACAGGATACCCCGGCTGGGTTGTTGATGTATCTGGAACTCGCGTCGAGAAGCGTGGTCAGCCTGCCATGGCCAGCAGACCCGTTCCAGGCCCCATCGCTCAGAAGAACAAGTTCTACGATCCTACCTATCCCATCATGTCCGACAACGAGAGAGCCTATGACTACGCACTGCGTATCCTGATCCCCGACACCCCAGGCCAGGCCCTCTCTGAGGAGCAGGTTAGACGTGATGCCGTCCTGGCTCGTGCTCGCGAGTTCTTCGGCAGACGCGATGCCGCTTTCGCACAACAGCAGCAGACACAAGGAACCCTCCAGTTCCCTCAGCAGTTCCAGACCCAACAGGCTGGATTCCAGCAGGTTGCTCAGCCTCAGCAGTTCCAACAGTTCGCCGCCCAGCCTGGCTTGACCGGCCAGTTCCAACAGTTCGCCGGTCAACAGGGTGGCTTGGTTCAGCAGCCCGCCTTCGTCACCGCACAGCCCACTCAGATCGGCGTAATTGGCCAGCAGCCCAACATCTTCCCCACCTTGAACGCCAACATCCGCTAAAGTAGCGTGTTGAGCCAAAACTCAGGTAATACACGATCTCATTTTTCCCGAAAAAAACCCACTTGTCTCAACAAGACAAGTAGTTTCCAGCATACCCCCATGCTTCATCATATAAGTCTGATCATACGATGTATATCGCTTGTTACGCCCTCCCTTCATACTTAGGCCTAAGTCCTCGACTACGTTGAATTACAGCTATTGCTGAATTCCCGCTTTGTTGTCCTGTTCTGATGGGCAGTTATCATGTGATATCTACGATCAACCCTCGATACAATAGCAAATCAATAAATTTGCTCTGTCTCGATAACACTGTTGAGAAAATGAGTTCCCACTAGCTCTATCTCTGTTGTGATAAATGTCCTGTGGCTGCCCAGCACCCCAACAATTCCAACCCACGTGGCAAATGAGCCCGTTAATAGAGCCACTACAATTGGTTGTGCAAGAAGAGCAGCTGCGCTTTGGCTCCCATATTGGGCTACTGAATACCTTGACTAGTACTTTACAGAGTTGTAAGAATCCTTGCATGCAGTTCTTTCTGGGCGGCAGGACCAGTTATGCCTGCCGCAGCCTAACGGACAAGGATAGAGCAGAAGCTATAACTCATTGTCAACAGACTGATCAAACGTTTTATATTCACTGTCCTTATGTTGCTAATCTAGCCAAACCGGTGGAAGCAGATGTGGTCAAATCCTACCAATGTATTGAGAAGTCACTGCATCAGATCAGAGATTTGCCAGGTGCTTGTGTGTTGCATATCGGCAAGGTTGGCAGCTTAGAACATGTAGCAGAGCGCATCGGTAGATTGAAATATGCAGGAGCCCTGAAATATGGCTGCTCTCCACGTATCAGACATAATCTGTTGTTGGAGGTGGCAGCAGGACAAGGTACGGAGCTCGGCAAAAGTTGGGATGAAATACGTCATCTCTATGAAGCATTAGATTATAGTTGTGCAGGGCTCTGTATTGATACAGCTCACATCTTCGCCTCCGGTATGTCTGATCTGCAGACTCATGAATCGATTGTGCGTTTGTTCGATTCAGCAACTCAGTTCAGCAAGCATGCAGTCTCATTGGTGCATCTCAATGACTCAAAGACCAAATGGCTGAGTCGAGTGGATAGACATCAAGCTCTGTGTGCCGGTGAGATCTGGGGCATCAGAACCTACTTCGATCCAATCACATATAATCAGATCAACCACTCCAATGTTGATGGACTAAAGGCGCTACTTGCACGTTGCAAAGAACATCTCATCGACATCGTGTCTGAGACTGGTAACCCTCAACAAGATCAATTCGTCGTGGATCATCTGATGACCGATTCCGATTAAAAACTTCTATTATAATAGAAGTTACGATATGTTAGACTCTAGTTGGAATGAAGTATATGCTAACATCATTGGCTTGTTCGCACATCAGCTTCCAGTATTGCTCGTGAAGGTCGAGACTATCTCCTTCTGCAATCTTAAACTCGTCGAAATGACATTCATGACCCAGCAGCTCCAAGATCTTGAATAGGCGATATTGTGTGCCAAGTGAAGAAGAGCGTTCCTTGTTGGGTATGGAGTTCCAAACCCGCTGAGTCTTGTCATAGATCGACATCATAGCTTCCACTAAATGTTTGATGTTAGGGAGCACCCAATCCCAGTAGTTATGACCAATGAGATTAGAATCCTCATAGTAGTCCGAATAACCTGTGATAGCCAGAGCATCCCACAACATACGATGTGTTGTTGAGCCGCGCCGTCCTCTCTCGTTGGCTGGTAGTTGTTTGACCTCATCTGCAGCAGGGAAATTCTGCGAGGTAAAGTGCTTGTTGAAGCTCTGATAGAGATCATCCGGTACCTTGTTGATCTGGTTGCCCTGATAGCGATCAATAGCTTTCTCGAAGTTGAGTCTATCACTGTACTCATTACGAGTTGAGTTATTAGAGCGGCCACCCTCCTTGTTCATCATACTTATGTTAGGGCCATATTGCTCAGCCCCACAAGTGGGGCATACTAGTAATCCATCCTCCTGAACAACGACATCTTCGAGACTTTGTTTGCAGCCCGGACATGAAACATCTCGCTCCATCTCATGCACTAAGTTGATCTGAATATATTCTGAGGCTATCTCTATGTACTGAGCAATGACAGCGAGGCGATCATAATCCGTGTTACTTAACACGATCTTTTGCTTCTTCTCACCAAACGTGACCTTTGTGACACTAGGCCCTATCTCCCTATAACGTAGGAGGAACTCTTCGGTCCGCTCCAGATAATTCTTGAAGCGAGTCCCTGTCTCAACAGCCTCTATCTCCTTAGTTAACAGAGTGATTTTATCAATAGTGGTCCTTCTGTCTATGACAGTCTGTGGCATGCTGCTGCGCTTGACCAGAAGATCTCGTTGCGCCCTAACTTTCTCAATGTTAAGGATTTCCTGATTAAGTTTACGTTGTACAATACTGTCCAGATTGATAATGTTATAGTCAGTGGTGTAGCGTCCAGTCACGACAGCTGGCACAGGCTCTTGGATCAGAGCATCTCGCTTGGGCATAGGAGCTGGATTAAATGCTTCCAACTTGGAGCGTATTGATGGAGTCTTGATCGGTATCACATTTCTCACCGTGCGAGGTTGATTGGCCAGAGAAGAGGTGACCATACTGACAGGCAGTGGAACTATCTCCTTCTCCTTGAGTTCTGCAGGGATAGAAGCAGGGGAAACTCTGGAAGGCATAAGTGCTGTTGCAGCCGATGCATCAGGCAACATAGGCGTAAGTGGTCTATCAGATTCATCCCGCGTTGGTGTTGGTGTCGAGGCTAGTGTTGGAGTTCCCAAAACTGCCGGGATTCTGGAGCCCGTCAACGGGGTTGTTGGTTGAGATGGAGTTTGAGAAGTTTTAACAGTGTTGTGGGGATCGGGCACTGTGGCTAAGCCAATAGCTAGCTGTGCAAGTGGTTTTGACAGAGGATGTGATAGAACCCCCATAATATCAGAGGCGATGGACCGCTCTCCATTACTACTGTTAGTTGTACTCTTTTGAACCAGTCCAATCATAGCCGCAAAGGCCGCATCCACCGTCTTGCCGATGTGGAATCCACTTGTGTTTACAGGCTTGGAGCTGTTGGATGAGACATTTGACTGATTACTCTTTGGCCTGGAGGTAATATTACCTGAAGACACCGGTATCACACCAGAACTCTGGCTTGCCTGTTGGGTAGGGATAGGACGGGGCGCTTGTATAAAATTAAGTGAACTATTTTTTCCAACTAGGTTTGAGCTTGGTTGAGGCCCAGCCGAGTAGGTCAGATTTTCGACCGAGCCAGCTTGGGCGGCTGAGGGTTGCTGCATATTTCTGCAAGATCTCTATCTGTTTAGAGTAGCATGCTTGAACCAAAATCTGAGTTACAGTTCTCCTTGATACTATACTCCGGCTCAGATACACTGATTTATTTTCCTCAAACTTCCACCCAATCCAACTAGTATGTTAAGTTTGAACAGAATAACAGCCATCGCTGAAATGGCTTATTATATATGACATGAGAATTTTAAGCAACGACATGTTGCTTAAAATTTAAGAATATTTTTCCAACTTGTATCTCGGCTATTATCTCAGTGCAGTAACTATTTGAAGATGGCATGTGGAGTTGTCACATAATAGGTATAGACGGCGAAGATCAGCAGACCTAATGACATGGTCTGTAACACTGATTTGCTGTGTTTAACAACGGAGAGCCAGTGAATGGGAACCCAGAAGTCAATGAGTGACATCATGCTTAGCATAACGGCCATCACAATGACACTAATGAATTGTCTCTTATCTCCAGCATAGTCTTTAGCGAACCAAGTCAATAGAGGCAGAACAATGAGGAGTCCAATCGCTAAGTAGTTGGCCCGGAAGAGCTCATTCTCCACTTCAATAGTTACATTGGCGGCGTTAACATAACCAAAGAGAAAAACCGCAATAGGAATTGCCAGAATAATCCAACCCAGTCCATCCGTTCTCCAAAGGGAGAACATCCAAACCAGTAATGCCCAGACGAAAAGAGCTAAGGCATAGATTAATCTAATGTATTTGATTCTCTCTTCATCGTAGGGACCGCGGCGCCCACCGCCCTTATTAGAGCCTGAACCTGTATCGGAAGGAGGACTTAAATCGCCACCACCTCCAGCCCCATCAATTGGGGGTATATCAATACCATGGTCGCAACATCCATGCTCCATACTGCCTGTGTTGGGTAAAGCAAATTGTTTATAAAAAATGGGGATAAAATAAAGCGAATCGGTTTTGATGGAAACAGGTGCTCAGGTACTTAGTGCTGGCAGATTAGCATGCACAAAAGGGGTTCATGATGCTTTAGTTACTCATTCGCTTAAGGCAGAAGATATAGCCTTTGTGGAGAAGGTAGTTTGTCAGAAACAGCTCTCTTTGGAGCAAACAACAATGTTCTCCTTGCATGCAGCTCTCAATACTTATACGGGAAAATTTTCCCTCACCTTCAACGATATACTTGATAGAGCCGCCCAAGCTCGTAATAGTGAGTTCATCTCATTACTGGCCCAAGATGCTGATAAATACTTCCCTGAACTGTATGACAACCCCCGTTTGGCGGAGGAGCAGAGACAGGCCATTAGGCGCCTGATAAATCGGGAATATCTAGCACTTTATAATGCGTTGAGAGAGGGCTCCTTTGACCTAACGCCAGATCTTCTGGACTACATTGGATGTCCTAACCAATCACTTGAGATTGCTGGTGTCAAGCAGAACGGCAAACGAGAACTTACAGCTCTCTATGATCGCTGCTACAATAACGTGTGTATAGCGGAGATTAATGCAGAAGGACGCTCCACTCCTCTTGAGGCTGAACTGATGAAAGCAGACAAACCGGTAGAACAAGTCTATCTGGCAGACCGCCCCGATGGCAAGCTGGTTCCTAGAACATATTGTTTTGGGTTGATTGAGCTGCTAGATATCTTGTCTAAGCCAAATCCGACCAATCCAAGAAGTGGCAAACCATTTGCCAGCTGGAGTCTGGCCATGTTACAGCGTCGCTATGGCAAGGAGATTGTCATGTATCAGCGCTATTTGGAGGGTCAACAACTAGCTTGAAGCTGGCAATCTCTCTGTCATGTATCAGCGCTATTTGGAGGGTCAACAACTAGCTTGAAACTACTTGTCTCAATGAGACAAGTTGAATTTTTTATCTACTACTCATCATAGTGAATCTTGGTCGTGGAGGCGGAGGATTAACTGGTTTGGGTGTGTTTAAATTATTGCCCGGACGGGGAGGAGGCTGCCAGTTTGGATCACTGCCTGGAAGAGGCCCAATTGGCCTGGGTACATTTGGATCATCACTACGATACACTGTCTCTGTGTCATCCGCATCTGGGTCTATATTTATATATGGAGTGGAGATGGCAATCTGTCTCTCCTGCTCTGCCGTTAAGCGAGGTGGTTCTTTTCTGGGGGTAATGTTGGCAAGGCCTCGTTTAGAGAGGCGGGAGTTAGGGGGGCGAGAGTTAGGGGGGCGAGAGTTAGGTAGCAGAGAGGAGCGATTTCTACCACTATAACCTTCAATAATATGGCTAATTCTGGCAACACCTGGAATATCGTTTGGATCATACTGCCCGCTAGATTGGCTCAGCCTTGCAACACCAAGACCAGAATTCTCAGCTCCATATGTTGTGGGTGATGGGATCGGAGCCTTTAATTCAGCTAATGTTGGGAATGTAGGCTTTAGTGTGGATATTGGTGAGGGTGGTCTTGGGGGTGGAGAATGATTCGGACTCCATCTCGGTGATATGTCACCTGAGTCTGAAGGTGCAAAGATACCTCTGTGAATATAGCGCTCACCAATAGGCACTGGTAGAGGAGCCTCTCCCTTAGGCACATAGCATGGAATTTCTGGCAGTGGCAAATTCCAGCTGGAATCTGGGTCGGTAAATTCAGTGTGATAGCATTGAGGTCGTTTAACAGCGGGATGAATGAGATAATTGTTCGCTAAAAACTCCGCCAGAGCTGGTGATTCCATCATGGCAGGGTCTTGAACGGGCGGTTGAGATGTTTGAGCAGGAGTTGGAGTCTGTACAGGTATCGGCATTGTTGGGATAGAACTTTGAGTGGAAGCTTGAGTAGAGGGCTGAATAACTGGCGGTTTAGACCGAAATGAAGTTTGTGTGGGGACTTGAGCAATGGCTCGAACAACCGGCGGCTTAGGCTGAGAGGCAGTTAAAGCGGGGGTTTGAGTTAAAGCGGCTGCTTGAGCAGCTACCTGTGCGGGGCTCTGAATGGGTTCAGGATTCCAAATTTGGCGGGGAGGCTCACTACCACTTAGTATGATCACAGATGTTCTCACGTCTGGAGGCGGGCTCTGAGTTAGAGCCAGTGCTTGAGCAGGAGTGATAAGGCTCTTGTAATCAATTGACGTCTTTTCAGAGGCAGGGGTCAAAGTAGATGTTGAAGTCTGAGTGCTTTGTGTGGGAGTTTGTGTGGGAGTTTGTGTGGCAGCTGTAGAGCCTGAACTGACAGCAGTTGAATTATTAGCCGTAGTAGTATTGTGAACCGGGTTATTCTGGATAGGTGCGACATCAGATTCTATAACATCAAAGATTAAAGGGGCCAGCGAGACAGATGGAATAAATGATTGTGATGTAAGGGTTGTGGCTCCTAGGCCTTTCTCTTGCCATTGTTGGATTGGTACCAATCCAACACTTCCAACACTACTCTTCTTCTCCTTAATGAGTTGATATTGAATTTTATTGTATTCTGACGAGCGAGATTGCTTCTCTCGTGTCAAAGGACATTGTTTGCAGGTCATTCCAACATAACAATGTCCTATATTCATATGTCTATATGTGAATTGTGGACATTCCTTTTGGAACCATTTGTTGAAAGCTCTGAGGTTTAGAGGAATATCTGCCTGTGTCTTCGCTTTGATGAAAGCAAGAAATTGATCATAGACATCCCGGGCCAGGACTATCTGATCGGGTAAAATAATACATCTCTCCGCTATAAAATCTCCTAGAGATGTCATCTATATTTTGAACGATATTACTTTCAATTACTTTCAATTACTTTCAATTACTTTCAATTACTTTCAATTACTTTCAATTACTTTCAATTACTTTCAATTACTTTCAATTACTTTCAATTACTTTCAATTACTTTCAGACTCAATCGCTCTTATGCCTGTAGTTAGGCAAAACCTCTAATACAAACAAGTTATATTTCCAATTCAGACTCTCAAGCTTATTATCACATGACTCTAATAACAAAGATATATCTACTATCTCTCGAAACACCTCCAAGAAATCAATCAGAATATGGAAAATGTCATATATCATGACATTTTATTAGATGAGAGACTGTTGTTGGCTAGCTGGTAGAGAGCCAATTAACTTAATCAATGTTTCGTTGGCTGCATTCTGAACCCCAAGCAAGGGACGTCTGATATCCACCATAAGGATGAGCCGAGGTTTCTCTGTTAGATTATGGACGGAATGAGGATAGGTCTCATCAAACAACACACCATCTCCATTCTGCCACTTATATATAATATTGTTGACGATGAGTTGACAGTTACCACTCGGAATATCAAGACCTAGATGATAGCGTAGTATCCCTTTGAATGGACCTTGATGTGTAGCCACTTTCTTGCCCGGTGCTAGTAGCGCAAATATCATGCTAACAATTTCAGTGTTATAACTCGTTAGGAACTGTTTCAACCAGGGGCATTGTGCGATATGTGCCTCTTGGTCATTACCGAAGAAGCGCAGCACAACGAGATCCCAACCTGCCCAGTTGCTGAGCTCTTCGCTCGGTACTAGACCCGAGTAGTTACTCAAAATGTTACCTCTTTTCTTCAACTGTTGCAGTAGCGCCCAGCCTTCATCGCGGATAATTTGCCAGTTCTTCTCCAGAATCCCACTGGCTGGAAAGATATCTATTTTCTCAGGTTCTTTGAAGAAGACTGTTTGAGATCTATTACTAGAGATCCAAGCATTGTATGGGGCTAATGCAAGTACCGGATTGGACCAAGCCCAGAGTATGAGTAGCGCTATAAGAATGAGAACTATGCCTATCAGCAGCAAAGTTAAGAAGTACATCTTTATTAGATGTATTTTTGTTGGATTGATGGATCTCAAATCAAAGAGGATAGAGTTCAACCGGCTGAGTAGAACGGATCAAATTACCGACACTGCCGTTAATATTTAGGTCAGGATTGTTGGAGATCGGAGCAATTCTCATCCTTGAGTTGTGAGGCACTATACGGAGTGATCTGGACTGCTGACTGGGAGTTAGCACACCCGGACTGAGTATTGGGATAGATGAGTATTGTTGTGGATCGGCAGACATGGCAGATAATCTAACTGCCCTGATACCACTAACGCTCGGCATATGAGTAATAGCTTTGGGCTCATTCTGTACTGGTTCATCACAGCCCATGGTACAAACCGTCGAATCTGGACTGGAGTAGAGAGCCACAGCAGTTGCCCAGTCCATAGCTGGCTTACCAAGTCTCTTATTGACATCGTTGTGAAAGAGCCAGCTATGGAAGAACAAGCCCATATCTTGTTCTAGATAACTCTCCGGTGGATTTTGTTTCAAATATTCAAGGCAATGGGTACGACATTTTCCACATCTATGGTTCTCACAACGTCTGTGTAAGAAGCGGCAATACCAGCGCTTTTCATCTGGAGTTCTAGCAGCAAGCGCTTCGCTGTGAATAACATCCCAAGTCCCAGGTCCAGTATAGGTCGGATCAGAGAGCTGTCGCTTCTCGGTCATCCTTTACAGTTGGTAAAATAAATCTTGCCAAACTGGCTCTGCGGTTTAAGGAACAATTTCGAACGTGATTTTCTCTGTTGACACTGCTTGGCTGAGCAGAGCTGGGCTCCGTTCCTGTATCAACTGCAGGCACAATGGATTAGCTCCATGAATACCGTTACCATTAAGCGGCGTATGTGTTGGATAATTCGCATGTATCACCATAGTTGATGCCGGTGTTAAATTGTAACCATTAGTTGGGCTGTAATTAAAATTACCCATCACATTAGGGCAGGTCGGGGCTAGAACAAATTCATGTTGAGCTGCAGGTCGTATAGGGGCATGACTCAAAAACTGCTGAACATTGGGGATTGGTGCCATACGACTCAGATCCTCCAATTCAAGGCCTTGGAAGAAATCTTGCATAGGAAGCGTGATAGGTAGCTGCCAGTACTTAAATAGGGCCTCTATTTGACAGATAGTGTCGGCTAGATCATCTTTCTTCTTGATCTGCTGCAACAGCTTCAAACTCTCACTGTCTGAACGGTACTGCAACAACTCTAGGGCTTGCTGTACTGCCCAGTCTTTCAACTGCTTATCCCCAATACCCTTGGGAGCTCCCAGTTGGCGTCCCTTGAGTTGAGGATCCACTTCAACGATTAAGGGACGTAGAGGTGAGTCCTTCAGCTTCAACATGAAATAAGTCAGAGTATGTTGGGCAATGCGCGTGGCCTTATAATTCTGAGGCAACTGTCTCTCTATCACAAATATATGTGTACCGGCATATAGATGCTCATACTTATCGAGGAATGTAGTCAGACGAAAGAAGGCTTCACTGTTCAGGGTCTCTTTGTCTGTCTCCATAACGATCGAGACTTTCTCGAAAGCAAGTGGTATAATCCGGCCCGAAACAACCTGCCCTTGTTGTGAGCGCAGATAACGCCGTTCTATGCGAAGGGCATAATTCTTACGGGCAGGATCGATAGAGAGAACTTGATAATAATCTTCTCGCCAAGACGGGCTGGGCTGAGTCGAGGAATGTGTGGTATAGATAGTGAAGGGTGTTTTGTCTGGACGCTCAGATTTACTGACTCTTAATCCAAACATTTGCAAGATTACACTTTACGTAAAGTGTAATCAATTTATTATCATTTCAGCTGTCATTTGTATTTTCAACATTCATTAGTACCTGCTATTTGATAGCAGGTTGTTCCAGCTGATCTGTGTCATCTATCGCTGTTAGACAGGGGTTTGAGGAGAAAACGCCTTCTCGCCTAAGATGTTCAAGCAGGGGCAAATTGTCCAATTCTTTGCCTAGATACTCGATCAGTTGCGATTCTGTCACCCAGCGATACTGAGCTAGACCTGAACTCAGTTGGATTGAATCGGGAAAATCTCCAGTCAAATAGAGCCAATGCTGAGTCTGAGATATCACTCCGTTTACGGAACGTGTTGAGCTCTTCTGCAGAGCGTTGAGACTGATGAATGGCACAAATTCTTTCACACCAAGCTGCCGATTAATCAGCCTAAGTACCGCATCGACTGTATGGGGTCCGGAGGCTCGTGGAACCTCCCAGCGCTCCTTAAATATGGCCGGCTCTTTCAGAAGTGTGCGGAGAAGCTCTCTCGACTCAGCAAAGCGTTGAAGTGCATAGTTATGTTCAGCCTGAAACTGTTTATATCCCCCTATCAGCTCAGATAGCATTTGCTTGAGATGCTCAGAGGAGCGGATTGCTTCCAACAACTGTTCTCGCTCTGGCTCTGTTATGGAGCGAGTTAGATAGATCAGGTGAACAGGGCGAAAATGGCCAGTCACTATGGATATAAACTCAGTGCTGTGATGTCTGCGCACCAGAAGATAGCTCTGTTTTTGGAGGTCATAGATGACCACACTTACGTTGGATGATGTTTTTCCGTGACTGCTAGACACGATATGGCGTAGAGGGACTCTTTCCAACCTCACCTCGTTCAACAACTTATCTAAATGTGAGCTTCTTTTACCGTTTGTCTTGACACCGTTGGCGATATCCGTCCTCTTCTTGACTCCGTTAGTTACAGGTGCTTTGTCCGAATGAGTTGTGTGTGTCTGATTGATGGTATGTGAGTTTCTTGCTCGAGTTGACCCGTTCTTACACAATGCATTATAAAAGGGTCTTACTGTTCTGTTCAACCCTTTCACTGAATCTGAATCTGGCTCCGGCAGGTCAGAACTCTTCTCCGCGTTTTCCATATCCGTCTTGCTATCCATCATTTTATCCTGTCGAAAAAGAGAGAAGATAAAATCGTAAGCGCCATTATCTATTTCTTATCTCCTATGGGAGTGAAGCTAGCTCAGGAAAAATCATAAAAGAATCAGAATTCTTACTTAAACGGAAACTTCTCAGCGGTAAACAGAGATGAATAGGAAAACTCGGCGCAACAAGCAAGAACCCAAGGACAAAGAAGAAGAGCTCGAGGCCCCGGTCGAAACCGAAACTGGATCAGATCCAAAGGAAGTAGACGCGATCATCCGTGAACTCTTTAGCTGTCTGGAAGGTGTGTTGGATGTTGATAATCCACTCAAGCTTGCGCGAGTCAATCCGCTACAAACCTATTTTAACAAATACAAAGCGGTTTACAAGAAAACAGACCCAAAGGAACATTATGAATACTTCTTGACTATCTTCAACACAAATCGATCTGCCGCGCTGCTAGGCCTTGATTCGAATAGATGGTTCCGTGACGGCAACATCGAGATCCGCTATGGGCCGGGCATTAAGAAGACTGCACAACACAAAATCATGCTCTCCATCTTCTACAAGAAGTCTATCGATCAAAGAAAAGCAGCGGAGAAGAAATTGGAAGGCCACGGTGAAGATGCCTACAAGGAGAATTATGAAATCATCCGCGATCAGACCATCTACATGCTTGTCTATCGCATCTTTCACAAGCTGGTTGAAGAAGAGAAGGATAAAGGACAGCTAGGCAAGATCGTAGTGCAATTGGAGCAAGATCTCGGCATCAATGAGGGAGCGAGTACAGGTGCTGAAGCATCTAGTTCTGGTGGATTGGGTGGTATCTTCAATATCGCTAATGATCTGTTGGCTAAGGTGGGAGTGCAGAAACCAGCTAATGTTCAGCTGCCAACCGAGCGCCAATTCAGTGATGCACTGGGCGGCATATTCAATAATCCCCAAACGCAGAGCGCTATCGGAGGCATGTTTGGCAAGCTACAGGGTGCTAAGGATCTGCCCGATGCCATCAATACCCTCTTCTCAACACTTCAAGATCCTCAGATGAAGGAGGTTCTCACTGCCACTATTCAGGGTACTGTTGGCTCTGCTGCAGTTGGCATAACGGGAGATGCACCCACCTCAAACAGTGGCCCTCCAATCGAGCAAGCTGAAGATATTCACGGAACTGTACTACCACCACCTACACAAAACAATTAGCCATATGGCATCGTGGCTCGAGAATAAATATGTCGTTAACATATTTGTCACATCACTTAATAGCAGTGTCTTCTGTATTTCTCATTACACGATGTTAGAACTTTGGACTGAGTTGAAGAGCTCTGCTATATAGCACTAGAGCAGACAGTGTTATTGTATAGCAATATGTGAGTTGAGTTTCAGCTCCCGTTGTTGCTCAGCGCTTCAGAACTTGGCTAACGAATAAAGGTGCAAAATGAGTGCAAAAATAAACAGTAGTTCTGATTTCACGAGCGCTGCTGGTGCTGTTGATAACATGGTATAGATGTGCCATGTTCTGTTATGTTTTGTTTGTAATGAGTATGATAGGGCCGGTCTTGTTGAGAGAGCAGACGTTGTGCCTCTTTCACCAGTTTCACCACTCTTAGCCATAGTGAAGTGAATTTAGGGGTCAGAAACCATCGCGGAATTCTCTTATTTCAACCCTGTTACGTAGTGTGCTGTTCATACTCGTCTCGCGATTTTGAGCGCATTTTCACATCTCCTCCTTCCTCCTCATGCGCTAGAAATTGGGATTGATGGCTCTGGTATAATAAGAGCTGAAGCGGAGAATTCGACGAGTTAAATTCCCTACTTGTATAATGTTTAATCTTAAGCAGTGGATCTTGAATGGGAGAGTTGATAGACAATATTTATGGCACACAAGTCCTCAATGCTAAAGGTGTTGTATCTTATGCAAGAGTTCACATTCAAGTTAATTGAGGACTTAATCTCAACATCAGAAGGAATGGATAAGCTCAAATCAAGTTATCTCTGCTAAGCCTTATCGCAGCCACAACGAGCAAACAGAGTTGAAAACGCCTAGCAGCTCTGATCTGGCATATCAATACCCAATCATCTCCCCACTGTGAGAAAGTAGACAAACTCAGCAGCTCGGTGTGGTATAATAACGCATCAAGTTGATAGCTGGCAGATGGACCTTTTGTAACGGCAGCAGCGACATAGCGGCAAGTTAATCCAACTTCTTTTGCAGTAAAACACTATGTTATAGTGTTTTTTTCATTCTGAGCTTGAACCCACTGAGTCAAGTCATGCCATTAGACTGAGCTAACTCTTAGTTGAACTGGCTCATAGGTGCGCCACCCAAGAACTCCGAAGTAGAGGGCAGATCATTGCCGAGTGGTGCCATTGATGGGAATCCACCAGAGCCTATACCATCAAAGGTCGACCCAACCGGCTGATTGCTAGTTGGCATGCCTGGCAGCTCCCCTCTCTCCTTGGCTACCTTGGCTTGACGCTCAACCGCGATCTTAGCCAGCTGCATGTCCAGCTGATCGACAGCATTGGGATTTCTCTTCAGGTAGTCATCGATCGAGTCCCCCTGAGAAGTTTCAGAGTTGCGAGCGACCACCTTGGTGACGAAAGCGCTGCGTAACTTGATCTGTGTGGAGGCCGTGTTGCCGATGTAGATCTTTTCCGCATGGACCACTGGCTGTAGCTTGATCTCAGCGCTGGTCAAGAAGGACCAGTCGATCGGCTTCTTGCGCAGATCAGTGAAGAGGCTCTTGGACTCGCGGTCACCCTGTCCGCTCTTGAAGCACTTGAAGTAGACGTTGGCTGAAGCTCCCTTGACTGCTTCACCATCTTCGCCGGCGGTAGTGTAGATTGGATTCTTGAAGCTCTTTCCCGGGCTGATTGGGTTGAACTGGCGCCAATCCTTGTGCAGCAAGGGACTGACTCTGAAATGGTGCATGATCTGCAGACAGCGCTTATGCAGCAGCTCCAAAACCTTGAGGAAGGCGGCCTCCTCCGGGTTGCTGGGAGACAGTTTGACTCCGACTGAATGAGAAGCCCGCTTGGTTTCCTCATCAATGCGTTCAGAGATACCATAATCACTGTCCAGTAGAGGACCTTCGATGGCCAGATCTTCGTAGGAGGGATTATCCGTCGTGCCGGTGTTATAGCGCAAAGGGATAATATGGTAGTACTGGCCCTCCTTCTTGGGAATGGTCTTGCGCTCAAGAGGCAGGCAGGTGACGCGATTCACATCAAACTGTCTGTAGTTGATCTTGAACTTGGGTTTGGCCTCGGCAAAGCTGGTCTCAGGGATATTGGGTTGAGCTGTCGTGTTCAAGGTCATGGCTTGAGGGTTCTGAGTCAGAATGGTGGAAGTGGGTGAGGTTCTGGCAGCTGGCATCGCTAGTGTGGCAGGGGGAGCTTGGATTGGCGCGGCATATTGCTGTTGCTGAGCTAGCATTTGGGCTTGTTGCTGTTGAAATAGTTGTTGTTGGTAGGCTTGTTGTTGAGCGGCGACTTGAGGGTCATAAGCGAGTTGTTGAGTAGGTTGTCCGGAAAGCAGTGATTGTTGTTCTTGCATTGTTAAGTTGGGTGGGTTGGTGATTGTTGTTTGAGCTTGTGGTTGTTGATTTGGGATGTTTGTCTGTTTCGCCAGAAGACCGATCAGTCTTAGCTTCCATTTTCTCTATTATGGGGGTTAAGGGAGGTAGAGCCAGTGAATCAGACAGAAGTTAACAGATCCACTGATATATAGCCCCTGCTCTCCCATTTAGCTGAGCGATATGGTGCAGATGCTGTGAAAATAGCTTAGAGTAAATATTATATCAATCAAAAGATGTGGCGAGAAATAGCTGCTCGTGCTATCTCTCTGGTTGCACTGGCTCTACTTTGGTTAATAGGGTGGGCTCCACTGCCCGACGTGACTCACTTGTTACGTCATGAACGTGTGGTTGCCACTTTCTCTCACAGCAGTTATTGGGATTTCGCTATCGTCACTCTCTATCGCCTAGCATACCCCAGAACTATGGGCCATGTCTATACACTGATGAAACCGCAATACTTCACGCATTTTGGCTTTATTCTCAGGGGCTTTGGCTTTATTCCTTCCACCCGTTTAGAAGAAAAGAATGGTGGAGCTGTCGACAGAGTTGTACAGGAACTGCAAGGTAAACCCTGTATTTTCTGTATCTCGCCTAAGGGCACTATAGTTCAAGCACCTTGGCGCAGTGGCTATTATGCAATTGCCCAAGGCTTGAAGTGCCCAATCATCACGTCTGGCATGGATTATGAGAAACGCGCCATCATCATGAATAAGAACTTCTATTTCACAGATACGGAAAGACATGTGATGGAGCCAATCTTGCAGACTGAGTTCGCTGATATTGTACCTTGTCATCCCCACCAAGAGATACCTGTAACACGCTCCTATAATGCAAGCAAACTGGGACCCATCAACTGGATCCGCGTTCTATCGGTATTCGCCCTAACGATGGGGCTTCAAGTAGTATGGAGTTGAGATTCCTAACCCATAGGAATCTCATGATTTATTAACATTATCTTTACAGCAGAGTGAAATTGTTAGACAAGTTGAAATGTGCCCATTACTACATCCATGAAGTGACTGGCAATGCCATAGTTCTTATCCGGATATGTATGGTGTAGGAAGTGCAGCTCTCTCATCTCCTTGAACCAACCATATTGTTCCAACCAGTGCCCAACTTGGTGGTAGGCTGAGTGAACATACCAGTTCCATCCAAAAACTCCCAAGACACCAGTCAGAAAGAGAGCAGCTAGTTTGCTGGAAATTAAGCGATAGACACTGAGGAGAGCCAAGAAGATACCAACAGTCACCAGAGCCAGCAGCACCCAAACATAATCCTCATCGGCCTTATGATCGAGGGGCGCTTCATGGTGAAAGCGATGAGTAACATGCAATCCCGGTATATAGTCCGTATGGGCGGCATATCTGTGCCAGAGATAAGCGCTGAGTTCAGCTATAATAATAACAGCCGCTAGGTAGAGTAGTATTATATACATCCTTTCGATGTATATAGCATATTTTTTAATCCGACTCAACGGAGTTAAGTCATGGACCGTGATGGGTCTCACTTAAAACCCAGGGTTCTGGGCCGCATTGTTAGTGAATGGGATCGCCATCGGCTGAGGCACTGGCTGATTCGATGAAATAAAGCCTAGAGTTGGGGTGAAAGGAGCCATATGAGAGACTGGAATGACAGAGGCCATTGGCATTTGAGGGTGAGGGAGTGGAGATGGTTGGACGGAGGAGAACTGTGGCACCACCGGTATAGTAATACCAGGTGCATTGGATCTGAGAGTATTGAAGGCGGGGGCAGAGTGGAACTGTGGAGCATCACCAGCAGCAGTCATATTCGAACCCACAGAGACCATGGGTGCCAATGTTGTGAAAGCAGCTGGTGGTCCTGTAACTGGTGGCAACAAAGCAGCAGGGTAAGAAGTTATGTCGATGATTTGCACATTGGCTGTCTCTGCTTGTAGGCCGGTCTGAGTTGGGCTGATGATGACGGGTAGTTGAACCCCCTCCGGCTGATGTTTACCCTTTTGGTAAGGGCGTCTAGCACCAGATCGATCTTCAGTCCTGAGTGCGCCTAAGCGGCTCAGGGCACTCAGCGAAATGTTAGATGTTGTGTTTCGCTGCGCCGCCTTAGCAGCCTTCTTGAGCTTGTTTTCAGCCCAGGCACAGTTGAACACGAGCTCTTTATCAAGTAGTGGGTTCAAGATCTCATCATCATTGAAGCCGAGTGAATCAAAGACAACTTGCTGGGGGTCCCATAGACTATCGTCCAACAGCAAGCGAGTCATAACAATGTCTTTGAGCGGCACACCATGCTGGAAGCTGATGAAGCATTTACCTGTGCCACGTCCCTCGCGTCTGGAGGTCATTGGCATAATCACACGCCAGCTGTCAGGAGCCAGGATACCTAACCCAGCCATGAACTTCAGTCGTTTGCCGATGGAACTTTCTACGCCACGAGTCAAGCCCTGCAATTCCTGAGGCACTTCAACTGCAATAGATGGTCCGAATCCCTTTCTTGGGAAGTCAGTCAAGCCTGGCTCGTATCGTTTGACTCGGAAGTTCTGTCTTGTCTCTTTAGTTTCATGGCTGAACCCTGCTTCCAAGAGATTCTGATAGATTCTGTTGCTCATCACGATAAGCGAGCGATTCGTCTCACCGCCAGTGGAATCATAAACAATCCTGACATAAGGAATCTGCTCCAAGCTCGCTTCCACGAAGCTTGCGGGGGCTATGCCTAACTCCGTTGGGCGACGCTCCAGGCCGGCCTCCCTCTCACTCAGAGTAGCAGGTTGAATCCCAACATATTGCTTGATGAAGGCCAAGATATTACTGAGCGGCCAGTTGGAGAAAGCGAGGAAGACTGGATACTGTTTGCCCTCTGTTTCAGAGCTGCGTCCCTTTTTCTTGTATACCTTATCCCCTTTATCATGTCTAGTGTTTCTATCCCTGTATGCTTTAGGTACGACTGTTGGAATAAAATTCATTGTGGCAAGGTTAGGTTCCATGTTCAGAGGTGTGATGGTCGGTAAATTGAGCTCCTGATTGAGAGACGGAATAGTCACATCATCAAGATGGATGGCGGTTGTTGGTTGTGTCTGCACAAAGGTCGGAGTAGACCCGTTGTTCATGTCGGTGGGTTCTATACCCACCACTGTTTGTTCTGTCATTAGGGCTAAAGCCGGTTAATCCTTAATTTCGGGAGAGCGCTTTTGATTAAGCGGAATGAGCTAACCAAAATCAGTCCTCGCTGAGAACTTCGCATTCTACTGCATTAATAATGGAGATCGCAGCATATCTCACATCTGCTATACAGTATAGAGCTTAATTGCCTTTATCTTGAGGCAACTAGTTAATCACATCTATTTTACAAGCCATCCAAGCCACCTAGTTAGACAGCCTGCTGACAGAAAATCCGTTTGTATGAGTCGGAGACAGCCTGGAAGCGGGTCGAAAGAACCCAATATATAATTATGATAATAAGGACTGTAAGCATGCCTAGGAAATAGGCGAGATATGGTGACATCTTTTTTAAAAGCGAGATAATTTGACGAAGCTGAACATCAGAATGATTCTCAGCTCAGCTCCCCGCATCTGTTAGAAAATAGCCGATCTAAAAGGGGCTATCAGTCAAGGAAAGGGTTATGCGGATTCTAATCAATCACTTCAAGTGCTGGGGTCAACAAGACTTGAATATAAGGGATGAGGAGCTTATCTTGATTAAGGGCCAGTCAGGGGCGGGAAAAACAACAGTTCTGCAAGCTATTTATTGGTGTCTCTACGGGACATTGCGTAAAGCATCTCCAAACTCCGACCCAAAAGCTCAAACATGTGTTATGATTGAAATGCCGACCATGACTATCATCAGAAAGAAGAATCTAGGACTGTTGCGTCTCATCCTAAATGAAGGTTACGGTCCAGTTGAATATCAGGATCAAGTGGCCCAGCAGATTATCGATCAACGCTTTGGTACAGGCGCGTTATGGATGGCCTGCTGTTATGTGATGCAAGGTTTACGTAACAGCTTCTTAACTTCCTCGGCCGGTGAGAAGATGGAATTACTGAATCGCCTCGCTTTCAACGCAGAAGATCCGGCCATCTATATCACACGCATCGATGCACAGATTGGCCAAACTCAGGGGCATTTTGATACAGGTAATGCGATATGGACGAGAGAGAGTCAGCAGTTCCAGATGCAGATTGCTGGCCGCCAGATCCAAGCGGAGCGAGCCCGCACGATTGAACAGGTCGGTAGCCTCAATCAGGAGTTGAATACGAGTCAACTGCGTTTACAGATGTTGCAGCAGATCCACATGTCTCGTGAGAAGGAGCTGGCAGTTATAACCAACCTACAGGCTATGATTCAGACTAACCGAGAGCGCCTAGAGCGTCTAACAGGGATGGTGCTGCCAGCCCATTTAATCGGTTTGGATCTCAATCAACGTCTAACTGAACTGGAGCAGAAGAAGCGCTTGCAACTGAACTTGGCCCAAATAGCCCATGAGCTCAAGCAGGTGCAACTGAATATCCAACAATATCAAGATATCGCGATTGAGAACTCGATCCAAGAGAATGATCTGCCTGCCGCGCAACACCAAGAGCGACTAGTTAGAGAGAACAAACTTAAGTCACAACAAGCCAACGTGGCTTATGAAACCACGGCTATCTCCACTCAGATCAATAAGATTCAAACTCAGCTAGATCAGCAACCCCGTTTGAAAGTGCAGGCTGAAGTGAAGCGCATCAAGGAACGACTATCTAAATTAGCAGAGGCCAAGTTTCCAGCCATAGCGGAGCTGGTACTACCTGTAGAGTTGTTGCAGAGTCTCAACCAACAACTGCAGCAACAGGAGCAGAACCTGGTATCGGAACGGGATAAGCTGCAGCACCAGGAACGGGCTTGTACAGTGCTCTCCTGTCCCCATTGCCAGAAACCAGTGCGCTATATGAATGGCTCAATTGTTTCCAGTGACCTGGAACCAGTCACCATGGCTGATCTACAAGCCTGTAGGGCTAAGTATCAGATGGCCGAGCAAGCCGTGCATAAGCTACGGATGGAGAAGCACCAGCTCGAGGCTAAGATGCTTGCCGATAAGGAGCAACATCTCAAACGCACGGCTGAGCTAGAGATGTTCAAGCGTCAAGTCGAGACTGAGAAGAAGATGCTGGAAGAACAACTACTGCGTCTGACGATGGAGAAGCTGAGCCTAGAAGAAGTGACAGAGCATCCACTCAGCGAGATGGAAGCCCGACAGTTAGCTCAGACTCTGCAAATGTTGCGCAGTATCATCTTGTTAGATGAACCGGTCTTCTCAAGCCAGTTCCTCAGTCGTGCTCTAGCTAAGAAAGTACTGCGTCAGAGAGAAGAGCTCCTTAACAAGCAGCATCAAGATCTGCTATGTCAAACCTCATCTGATGACTTTGGGGCTGAGATGCAGCAGATCAGAGATTTGATAGCTAGTCAGGCTAAGTTCGAAGCAGAGCGTAAAGCGGCCCTGGATAATATCCAACGCAATGAAGCAGATCTAAGTAAAAGAAAGGCATTGTTACCAGAGGATCCTGCGCTGGAACTACAGCAGATCTCACAACACATCCAAGCTCTACAGGAGGAGATCTCAGTCGGTCAATTCACCACGGCTGTGCTGCAACGGTATCAGCAGTTATCCCAACAGCAACAACAGTTGCAAATCCTACATCAAAGATTGGTCAGTTTGAGAACGCTGCGTCAACAAGCCATTGAGGTGGAATGCTACACCCTTCAAAATCTGGTCGATGGTATCAACGCCAGCATTGCCGACATCGCAAGTACTCTCTTCACTAAACCAATCACAATAACCCTACACCTCCACAAGACGGTGAAAAGCACACAACATGTCAAGCCTGCTATTAACTTTACCGTCAATTACGAAGGTGGAGAGTATGATAATATTAATCAGCTGAGTGGGGGCGAGGCTGATAGAGCTTCTCTGGCACTCATTCTCTCCCTAGTCAAGCAGTCAGCCTGTCCCTTCCTCTTGTTAGATGAGTCGCTGGCTAGCCTCGATCCCGATCTCAAAGAAGCGGCCATTAAAGCTATCAGAGAACATGCACATGGTAAAACAGTCATCGTGGTGATGCATGAGACTATTGAGGGTCTGTATGATCAAGTGATTTCTATTTGATTGGTTATAAAAACTCTTGTTATGGAACAAGTGTCTGATGAAAGCAAAAAGTTCAGTGGGAGTGCGCTTTTTAAGATACAGCGCTTAGAAGGTTCTGGAGCCTGGAGCGTTGAGCGCTCTGGAGATCGGAGCTGGGAGTTGAGCTCCGAAAGTTGAAATCCTTATTGTCTAGAACAAGAAGGTGGTTGCTTCAGTGCTATATACAAGGAGAAAAATTGAGTAACGCTCTGGAACTGAGTTTTTAACCTATCTCGTCATCAAGTCAAAATGGAGGCTGACAATCAGTTGAGATCAATCGTTTCCCGCATCGACAGAGAGCTTCAGACTGCAGGGGTATACCATGAAACAGCAACAATGCAATTCTACCAGTCAACTGTTGATCTTTGGGTTGAAGGATGTCTATCAAATGGTTCTATTCCTCCAGCCAATCTACCGGCACCAACGCTCTTAGCAGCTAGTCTAGGAAACTACTGGATTACCGCCAATCGTTTCATCATTGAGAACCATCCCGATCATGGTCACTGGGCTGCTCTTGCTCAGAAGTATGAGAGAGTTTACAGCCGTCTTGGACAAAGAGTTGCTGTGTAGAGCAGATAACGTATTCTGTTAAAAACACTTGTAAATAAACAAGTGTCTAACGAAACAATAAAATACAGCCTAAGCTAGCTTTTCGTGATGGTTCATTTCAACACGTTGGAGCATAGAGTGTTCTGAGCTCCAGAACGTCGGAAGCTGAGTTCCCTATTGTCTAGAACAACAGCTTCTTGCTTCAGTGCTATATAGCAAACCAGCACAAACTCCAGAGCACTCTGGAGTTTGTACATACGTATCACAATTCTTAGGCTATTAGGTAAAGCAGATATTCAGATGAATATCTGTTGTTAGTTCTCGTTGGGGTAGATGATACCTGAGATACGGGAGAAGCGAGCTTCAATGTGTTGGGTTGCATTCTCAACCCTTTGGTTAACATCCTCAATGACAGGACGATGCAGTGCCACCAATTCAGTCAGTCGAGTTAGCAGCACAAATAACTCATTACGACGGCGCAAGTTGAATTGGATCAGTTGGAATTTCTGACGCCCCTCATCAGTGGGTACTGGGTTGCTAAGCAGATGGTAGACACGCTCAGCTTCATCCATACTATCGAAGAGATTCTTAGCTGCCACACTGCGAACCTCATTGAAATGCACAATAGTGTTGCGTAATTGGTCTGTTGCTTTGAGCATCATATCTAGATCCTCAGTTGCTGTCTTCCAGGCAATATTGCGAATTCGCTTTGTCACCATATCGATGTTCTCCAGAACAATAGCGGGAGCAACTCGAACCTCTGATAGACGGACTACAGGATATGCAATGAGGGCCGATGCATCGAAGGGTGTTGTGGCTATCTCCTTCTTACCATCGGTAGCATAGCTCCCCTGGGACGCCTGTGTCCCAGAGAGCCGCCCTCCTGAAACTTCAGGAGGGTAAATGAAGTTAGTTTCATGGGGAACTGAGTCATCTTGCCGAAGTAGCACGCAGACAGAATCACTGCAGTCAAAGGCCACACCACAGACATCCAAACCTGCACAATTAACAGCTCCCATCTTGATTGAGTAGGGGATGCTGCTTGCTTGAGCACTCACAATCATTGGTACATCTCGTTCCTGGGTACTGACATACCCATTCTGATCAATCATGACGAAAGCTGTTTGCCCATTCTTCGCTAGTACCTTAACGAACTTGCCAACCAATGTGTTGGATGAGTTGTTCTGAATCAGAATCTTCTCCAATGGAACAAAGCCGGCCATCATGAGCTCCTTCTCAATGCTGACTTGATTGATTAAGTCCTGGTAGCTGTTGATGTCGGAGGAGCTGAGTCCAGTGATTGGAGTAGGCACTTGAATGGGCGCAGATTGTTGCACTGTCGATAAAGCAACCTGCTGTGGTACTGTGTTAATAACCTCAGGTCTGGTTAAGCTCTGCGTCACCTGTCCAGCTCGAGGTGTCCACTGTCCAGGGGTGGGCATCACAACAGATAACCTGGGGGAAGACTGTGAACCCATCTGCACAAACATAGGGCGAGGGGACCCTTGACTTTGAACTTGTCCAGTTGGAGAGATCTGTTGCAGCAATTGCTGCGCAGTGCCTGGGCTCACCTGTAGGGAGGAGGGAATCAATGCTGCAGCTGGAGACACAGTAGCAGGGATGGGCATACTCGGGATGCGAATCTGTTGGAACTGTTGCTGGGGTTGGGGTTGGGATTGGGACTGGAGTTGTTGAGGTTGAACTTGTTGGCTAAACTGTTGTTGAGCGTATTGTTGAGGCTGTTGCTGCTGAGTGAATTGTTGGAGCTGAGGTTGTGAGAACTGTTGCTGTGAGGCTAACTGTGAGCTAGCCTGTTGACTCAGCAACATAGATCGAGGTGTAAGCTGAGCAGGTTGAGAGAATTGCTGCGACTGTTGGGGTTGGATTTGCTGGAAATTCTGGATCTCTGAAGCTGCAGCAGGAGCTGTGAGTGGTGTTGGTTCCTGATACACAAAATTCTGCTGGGGAGCTTGTTGGAGAGTCTGTATGGGCTGCATTTCCAGCAAAGTTGTGTTAGAAGCCACCGGTACAGGGATAGCTTCTGGTACTATTACAAAATTAGATGGCACCCCTGTTTGTGTTACCATAGGGCTAGACTGAAGCGCCTCAGATAAGCGTGGCATATCAGAAGCACCGAATGGGCTAGGTGCTCCACTCAAACTGAGTCGTGGAGATGGAGGTGCAGCGATAGTTGAGGCTAAAGCGGACTGGTCGAGAGAAGCGGAAGAAAACGTCTTACCTATAGGATTGGTCCCAAATGGAGCAGTATTGTTCACTTGCATTGGAGCAAAAGCAGCTTGTTTACGACTCGACTTCTTCTGGGCTGGTTTCTTGGCTGCCGGTATAAAGTTCATAGCGCCAGAGAGCGAGCTCTGCTGCTCTCCTGGAGCTTGACGTGTAGACATCCTGCAGTTTAAGTTCTTTGTTAATTCTGCTTCTTTCTTTATTTGACAGAAAAATTCTTAAGCCAGTCCAAGCCCTATAAGAAATAGATAGCCTCGTCAAAGCATCGGCAGGGGCATGAGTGGAAAAGTCAAAATCTGCACCTCAATCATTGCCCGAGAGGAGGAGCATGTTATTGAGCGCTGTCTCAATAACCTATCACCCTACACAGATGCAATAGCTGTCTGTGTAAACGGGCCTACCTGGCAGAACGATAAAACGATTACGCTCATTAATCGCTATATGCGCGAGAAAGGTATTCCAGGTGAGGTTATTGCCACAACTTGGAAAGATTTCGGCACAAATCGAACGGAGGCCCTACGTCATTCTGAGGATGTGGTCTACAGGATTGAACGAGGAATGCTGGGCCCGGCTGGCTCTGATCCCAAGCAGGATGGTGAGGGACCAGTTGAGGAAGGTCCCGTCTCTTTCGATGAGGAGGAGAAGCCAAGTCGTTCGACTCGCTTTGAAAGCACACCGGATGCTTCACCTCAGTATAGCGGAGATAGCTTCCTAGCTAGCAGACTGAAGAGAAACAAACCAGCAGATCTCAAGAACAAGTGGTACTTTATGTTCATGGACGTTGACAATCAAGTCTTCCCCAATGAGGATGAGGAGACCGACCCCAAAGATAAAGGCATCTTCAGCTTCGACAAGAGCAAGTTGGACGCTGACAGCTACATGATTGATATGAAGATGGCCAACAGTGTCTATGGCTATACCTGGATGGTGCAGTGTAATCCAGAACGACGCTGGAGCTGGCGCGGCGTCCTACACGAATTTGTGGGTGTCGTCGACAAGAAGGCTACAACTAGAGGTAAGATCAAGGGTGGCTATATTCTGTCCAGCCGTGAGGGTGCGCGAAACAAGAATCCAGTCAAATATTACAATGACGCTATTGTATTTAAGAAGACTATTCCCACCACCACTGATGATCTACTGACTCGCTACTGGTTCTATATGGCTCAGAGTTGGCGTGATGCTGGTGAACATCGTCTAGCTAGGGATGCATATCTCAAGCGGGCAGAAATGGGAGGATGGGAGGAAGAAGTTTACTTCTCCTGGTATGAGGCTGGTAAGCTGAGTATCAAGATTGAAGCACGTAAGAACAAACATCTCATCTACTTCTTCAAGGCCTGTGAAATTAAACGTTCGCGTTGGGAAGCCGCTTTCCGCATCATCGAGTTCTTCCGCATGAACAACATGTTCAAGGAAGGTTGGAATTTTGCCAAGGACCGCCTCGAGGAAAACTGGCAGGAGAATTATCTCTTCGTCGAACACGACATACATGAATGGCGCTTCAAAGACTCGGCCTCTATCTGTGCTTGGTATGCGGGAGCTAAGCACCAATGGGACAAACTGACTAAGGAGATCCTGAAAGTCAAATCTCTACCAGCCTCTGACAGAGCCCGCATCCTGAAGGATAGAAATACTTTCAAACTGTAACCCTAGATTACAGCCCATAATAACTTATATTTGCAAATATAAGTAAATCTATAATGGTCTACTAACAGCCTTAATTTTATAGAACTCCTTCTGATATTGCTGAGCAATAGTCTTGTTCTTGATGTAGACTGCATTCTCCCAGTGGTGCTGGCTGTTCTCAGTTAAGTTGGCAGATCCAGTCCACACGGCTTCTGGCTGACCTTCCTGCAGGAAAACAACGAACTTGTGATGCATCATGCCTCTGTCCTCCAGAAGGTGTTGCTCTGAATCCCCGTCTCGGGGATCAAGGGCTATGTCAGACAGGTATGTCGGTCGACGCTCCAAGCTCACCTCTTTGAGGTGAGTGGGGGCTATGTTCAGCGGGCCCGCTGAACGACGCTCTAAATTCCCTCTAGAACAGATATAGATTCCACCAGCTGCCTGTTTATCATCCGTCTTAATTATATCCTTCAGAAGACGCTTGAGGTCTGGACGGAAGCCTGAATTACCCTCCAGCACCAGTGGCTGAGCTGAGATAATGACTTCAACCCAGCCTAGGGTCGATAGAGTGTCAATTATGGAGACAGAAGTTAACCAAGCAGAACAGACCAATGCTCCATCATACTGCTTCAAGTAAGAGCAGAGTACTTGAGTGAGCTGCTCGAAATGACAGACCACCTCCAGCGAGTCGTCATCATGCATACGAATACAGCTCTTTAGCTTGGGCTGGGATCACTTGAAGCCATTAGATTGGGAATTTTTAACTAAAGTATTAGGGTAGTTAGGCTGAAGTCTTATAGTGTGAAAATTACAACTATCGAATTCTCTGACGTAGGCTTATAAACTTGAGTATCAAATACAAAGGTTATACCGTTCAGATTCATAATATTACCCTTCCGATTGGAGAATTAAATATAGCACATATATGAAGCAATATATCTCATGAGATATATTATGGCTTACTCAGCAGTGACTGCCAAAGTCATGTGATCTGTATTGTTACTGGATGGATTAACACGGGCAACTCCTGGTTTAGATAGATACCAGCGCACACGCCAGATATAGCAACCAGGTGGCTGATTACGCAAGTGCATATTACCAGAGCAAGACCATCTGATCTCCCCATTACCCACGTTCTGAATTGGAGAGTGTAGTGTCAGAATCTGTCGCGAACAAAGCCGTTCGTCCGAGCCTCGCCGCCTGTGCCCTATAAGCACAGATGTAGCTATATCACTGGTATCGTATAGCAGAACGGTAAGGAAGATTGTATTAAACGGTAGTCCAGCTTGCGCCGCTGTCGAGCCATCTGGATCGGCTGTCCCTGAGGCGCTGAAATGCAGAATCCAGGGATTGGTAGTGGTAGTGACCATGTTCAACTCGAAGCAATGGATAAATTCTGATCCATTTGGCCCAATGCCTCTATTAACAAAACTGCGGACTGGTGAGTCACAGGTGATAACACAAGTTACTCCAGTGATCTGCTCGTCTTGATCTAGACGCACACAGAAGTTCCTCAGTCCTGAGCCAGTACGGCCAGCTGTGGCACAAAAGTAGCAAAGCGGATTAATAAATTTCTGGCATTGACTGCAGTTCCTGGACTCTGATGCCACCAATTCTCTAGAAATAGTCGACGAGCCAGGTGGTCCCATTGGACCCATGGGACCAGCTGGGCCTGGTGGACCCGCTGGCCCAGTCATACCCATGAAGCTTTGGCCATCACGACCAGGTGGACCCGCTGGTCCAGGTGTACCAGGGTAGCCTTGTTGTCCATCCCGGCCAGGCGGCCCCTGAGGTCCCGGTAATCCAGTTGGTCCATGCATGCCCATAGGGCCGGGGCTGCCTTGCAGGCCATTCATTCCAGGTTGCCCTGGTGGCCCCTGCAGACCAGCTGGGCCTCTAGGACCCTGGGAACCAACCAGTCCAGGAGCTCCCTGGGGTCCTGGGGGTCCTCCGGCCGGACCAGGTGGGCCAGGTGGTCCTGTTGGTCCATAAGGACCCTGTGGACCAGGCCGGCAGTAATGTCTATCTTTGGATGATGAATGCTCGCTTACACGACTACCCTCAATGTCTCTCGTTCTTACACGTTCGCCCTCAACATGTCTTGTTCTTACACGTTCACCCTCAACATCCCTTGATTTTATCCGATCACCGTGTCGACTACCAGTCTTATGCATTTTTGGCTAGCTGAGATTTTATTTATATTGCTCTCTTTCTGGCTGCAATAATAACCAAAACAACAAGTATGATAAGCAGTATCACCGATAATAATATACCGGCTGGATTGCAATAAACTCCGTGTGAGACACAGCGCATAGTTGGACTGACCCAACTGGATCCAGGCAATGGTTTAGTCAAACCACCTCGTGTAAACTCTGTGTCGCAGACTGAGTAAGGTTGAACCTGTTTCTGAGGCAGCACATGGAAACCATATCTTCCTGAATTAGCGATGCGAGTAACTACCCCTGGTCCTGTTGTATTGAGAACATGCAGCTCTTTTGTGATAGCCCATGAGGGGGCTGGCTTAGTCGCTTCTTCCATAACCGCTAGCCAGAATGGCTCCCCAGCTGTAGAGGCCATGAGAGAGTTAGTATAAGTACCTGAAAAGTTGCCAGATGGAACCAGATAGACACCAGGTCCCTTCTGTAACAGAGGGTCTAAATCTCCCGTCAACTCAATATCTAAATCCATATACAGACCACCGTATCTATGCAACCAGGCATAGCGTACAAAATCAGCGCGCTGTATAGGATATGGGAAACCATCATAGGCAGCCAGGAATTGAGGATAGAAGTCGCAGATTAAAGTTCGATTATCTTCATCAGTCATCAAAACATGTTTATAGCTGGGGAGATACTGTGCCACTGATCTTGGGCTAGAAGCCCAATGATCTGGTATATTTTTGTTCTTCCAAGTCTGCATCACTTGAGGCGGAACATTGGACATCTTGGTTTTGAGAGATTAGAGATTTAGGTGGAAATGTTCAGAGATTATTTGCAAATAATCTCTCGTTTGTATTTGCTTTGAATGAGGTCCCTATGCTGATGATACAATGTTGTTTTTACGTTTGAAATTGGCTTTAGAATTACAGCAGTTAAATGGGTATAACAATCTGACGTTCCACCTTACATTGTTGCTCGCCATACTTGAAGGTCCAGGTCACAACGGCCTTGAAGGGCACGAATCCTATCCTAACAAAGAACTCTGGGCCACCAGCCTTAAGTTCTCCCGAGTGATAAATCAGCAACGTGCCTTTCTCACAATGAGCGTAGGCAATATCATACTTTCTGGACTCAAGTCCCTCGTAGATAACCACCTTGTCGCCATTGAAAAGCAATGTCACCTGATCCATCGTGGCTGGAAACCACAGGTTGGGTAGCGTCATGAAAAGTGAAATTAGTGTGTCAAATGATTCGGAAGGCCCAGACAGTACATGATGTTTCTGTTCTGGACAACGCGTAAAAAGATACTTCAATACTTTGGGTCGCTTCTTGCCTGGTGTCTCATAGATGATTTTTCTGAGATCCTCTCTTGTTAGGGCAGAATCACGCAGCCTCTGTAAAATCTCCTGATGTCCTGGTATCTGCTGGACAATAGCATCTACAGTGTCAGAGCCACTCATATTTAACTCCTATCAGAATTTGTGAGCTTGACGATCACTCTCAGATACAATACGATTACTGTTGATTTCGACAACTTAAGCCTGATATACCTTTATTAAGGTATATCAATTTACTCCTATATTTACAACGCTATAAACTAGGCTTATAGATTATCGTCCAATAAGCTAGGCTTATTGGTGGATTGTGCCACCACGTGAGATAAACCAAGATCTCATCTTATACCAGTGGGCTTTGATGATAGTGCAGTCATCAACCAGCACCATAACATTAGGGTTGGCACTGCGAAAGCCACGTCCTACACTCTGTTCCAGTAAGCCGTGCTTCTTAATTGAGCAAACAAGGATAACTAAGTTGATACGCTCACCTTCAAAGTCGGGGCAGGCTGTGGCCTCGTCAAAGCCTGTCGAGATCTTGGATAGCGTGCCAACCAAGACACGAGAATCATTATATGTCTTCTTGGTGGAAGCCATGAAATCGCATGTCACATTTTGCTCTTGAATCATAGCACAGAGCAATTTGGTATGCTCTACCTGAGATGTCAGAATCAAGATCTTCATGTGCAGATTAGTTATAACTAACCGGAGGATCAGATTATTACGTTCCTCATTCTGCATTATGCTTCTAGTGAGAGCAGCCCAATCCGTGCGTCCCTGTTTGTTGGCCTTCTTCTCCGGCACACATTGGGTTAGGATCTTATATACATTGAACGGTTTCTTCATCTCCTGTTTGATGATGTGGTTACCACAGATGAGCTGTATCATGAGATGCATGCCATCCTCTCGATCTAGAGTGGCTGTCTCTGCAATAACATAGCGGGGCTCGAAAGCCAACAGTGTCTTGACGTGATGAGGTGTGCAGAACATATGAGCCTCGTCGATGATGAGCAATCCAATTTTCTTCCTATAGGCCTCGGGTAATTTGTCCACTCGCGTATCCATACAAATAATAACATTAGCGACAGCTGGGGCCCGTTCCCCCACAATCCAAGTTTTGGCGTCCGTGAAATCTTGGAAGGTCTTAGCCCATTGTTTAGTCAGGAACTCTCGAGTAACCAGAATACAAGTGATCAGGCCTAAGCGTGAGGCAAGTTTAGCGCCTAGAATCGTTTTACCGAAGCCTGGATAGAGGCCCAGTGTGGTGGTCGCATATTTACAGAGATGATTCCAAGCTTCCTCTTCCACCGGCACTTGATGTTCAAATAAATTTCCACTGAAGTTGAGTGGCGCAAGTGGAAACCGCATATTATTTGCAAACTGCTTAGTTAAGGCTGATGCAAATTTGTGCGGCAGTCTGATCTCAGCCAACTCTGCTTGCTTATCTTTATCTAATGGATCAGGGATTTGACATCCCTCAAGCATCTTCTGCTGAAGTAGGAAGAAATGGATGGGCTTCTTGGGTGCCAGCATAGCATATGGATTCTTCTTGCCAGGATATTGTGGCGGGGTCTTGGGTTGTAGAACAAGCATCTTTGCAATAAGGAGTCGTTGCTCCTTGGTAATATCCTTGAGACTTAGTACGACTGACATCGAAAACTGTCCTTAAAGTGCTGGGCAACTATTAAAATTACCGTAAAGATTTCTTTAACTAAGCATATCGGATTATGGAAGAACTAGTTCCCGCTTCCTCTGAAGTTTTCACTATGGATGTTAACCCTCTACCACTTCATCTTGGTTGGCCCACCCCAACTCCTGGTTACTCGGCCTGGCCCTTGATTACACCATCCTCTCCTCCTACATACATATATCCCGGTTCAGGGACAAGCTTGGGGCATCACTCACCAACAGCAGATGTAACTCACGCTCATCCCAATGGGACAAATTCGGGTCAATATCCCACGTGGACAGGGGAAGGCCCATGTTTTGTAGAGGCGGGTGTAGAGGCTGAACTAGAGAATTCCGAGGTGAACACCTACCCACAGCATCCTCATTTACAGCCCCATTCGGCACCAAAGGTCAAGTCGATAATGACTGAACTTCAAGCCCTTGCTCTTCCCAATGATATCAGGAAACGAGCGGATGCTATTTATTCTTCCATGGATACAGGAACTCGCCGTAAAGGTACTAGAGTTCAACTGATTGGACTCTGTATTTATCAAGCCTATAAGAGCCTGGGCCAACCTGTCGATCCAGCAGCTATTGCCAATCTACTAGGAATTGATAGAGCCAAACTGCGTCGTGCGGCTTCTCTCTTCTCTCCCTCTCGCACCGGCTTCCGCAGTAGTAATGTGCAAACTAGACCGCGTGATCTACTACCCGGTTATTGTCGTAAGATCGGCCTCTCTGAAGAGGCTACTGAGTCAGCCTGTCAACTAGCTGATTCAATCTGTCTGAAGGCGCCAGAATTGTGTGAGAAGTCACCTCAAAGTGTATCGGCTGGTATCCTAGGCTACTACATGCAGATCAATGGAATTCAAGTTAACGGAGTCAGCCTCAGTGCTGTCACTAGTCTATCAGAAGCCACCATCAACAGCGTGCTAGTTCAAGTGGCTCAGGTAGATAATATTTAGATGTTGTGTTGTTTTCGAAAACAACACACAGGTTGGGAGGTTATGTTGCTTTCGAGCAACATATTATAAATTAAGAGATAAGAACTGTTAATACATGACCAGAGCGATCACAGCAGGGTCACCCAGCAGATTGTAGAGCATAGGGTAAATCTCCTCGTCCTTGAACTTTCCTAGACTCTTGCCGTGACGACGACGGAAACTTCCCATCTTCCTCCATTGCTTGAGACGATAGTTATGATCGCCGAAGATAGAGGCTAGAATGAAAAGCATGGTGGCAGAATAGAGCAAGTCCTTCTCCTCAGACACATTGTGGGTGCTGCAATAAGCGAGCATTGCTTTGTAGCCCCGCTTAGCTCTCTTGATCTCAAAGCTGTCAGATATCTTTTCCATCCAGTGGCGGATACGTTCTTGCCTCTCAACTGTCAAGTTGTTGATTTGAGTTGGTGCAATACGCTTAGGCACCTCATAAGTGACGTTGAAGAGTGTCTTGAGTACTTCAACAGCACTAGGTCGTTCTTTGTGTTTATCGGCGATCATACACAGAATGATGTTGCGCCAGCGGGAATCCTTGACCTCTCGCTCGGCCATCTCTCGAGCTTGGCGGTAGGAGCCCTGGTACTTGACGCGAACTTTAGCCCATAGTTCAATCATGATGATTCCAATTGAGAAGATATCATGAGCGGTGGTCTTCTTGGGCACTGGGTCCCTATAGATAGCGGCCGTTCTCTCAACTTTCGAGTACTTAGCTACAGAGGTAAAACCAAGATCACCGAGATCACAGCGTGTCAAGTTACCTTTCTTGTCTGTCTTGACCAGAATGTTGCCAGGTTTGATGTCGCCATGAGCCAAACCCCTTGTGTGAAGTTCGGCCAGACCGGATAAGATCTCTGACACAATGAAGTCGATATCTTTCATCTTCAGATGATCTATGTTCTGATCGAGCCACTTGCGAAGACTCATATCATACAGTTTCATCTCCATCTCTAGCTTCTCAAAGTTGACATTGGTGGCCTTAACCGTACGGGAACATTCCCCCAGGTAGCGGGCTGCTGAGTACTCTTGAATCAAATGGGTCAGTTTATGGAAGCGTTTAACCGCCCGCCCATCATGGGCCCGGACTGATCCATAGGATCCTTTACCGAGCATTGAGTTGATCGATTAAACTGATACTGTTTCTTATTTTTGCGTTGCAGAGATATTCTGCACAATTAAAATAATCTTGTTCGGATGTTGCAACAAGATTTTGGCTGTGCTGAAGTTCAGTTAAGCGGCGAGAAGTCAAGTGTTGTTGGTTATTCACCACAATTCAAATCACCCGGCAACAGAAGCCAGAACTTGGAGCGTCGCCCAACACGAGAGTTGGGCATAGCCCCTGGTTCCCGGCTAGGGAACCTGGAGCGCAATAAAGATGATAGATGCTGGAGAAGATCTAGGTCTCCACGCCCCGAAGCAGAGCCTGCTCAGCAGAGTGAATACTTCAGTGATACACCCTTCCACCAATACGGTGAGAAAAGATTTGAATCATTTGAATCGCCTAGACCAGCCATGACGACCATTACCAATAAGAAAGAAGCGCTAACTTGTTATCAAACATATTCCAAGACACTGGTAGCTGGTTTCGTTGTCAATGTGCATGACTGTTTAAACTTCGACATCGATTTACTGCTGACCCCAGAGCTAGCACGCCGATATGAAACGGTAATCAAGCAGCCCTATCGCTACATCGATTTCTCTAGGGAGTTGAAAGAAGCGGCAGAAGTTGATAGTCGGACATATCGCTGCCGCCTGCTCGGAATAGAGACGATTCCGGTTCATATGGAACAAGAACTTAAGATCAATGTGGCTTTAGAGCGCAGTAATTATCATGCTGCTGATCCAGCTATTACTTCTAGTAATGAGGTTTTTAACGGAGAGGGCCAGAGTAGCGCAGTCAATCAAGTCAACCATTTGATTGATCGGGCTGGAGGTTGGGTTATCTGTGCTTTAACAGATGTAGATATTTACCGACGGCTTCTGGTTGAGATCATTGTTCCTATTAAGGAATGGCGCATCGGACTTAAACAACTGTTGCTGCAATATCCGAATTTCCGTCTCTACAATTACAGTTACAAGAATGGAAAGGAACGGAAAACAACGGTTGGCTCCGATGAATTTTAAGGCTTTCACATCGAAACAAAGACTTTTAACTGATAAACCACTGCCACCGTTTCGCCGGCCGGCTAAGATAATATATAATGGTCAATTTAGACGAATTGTTTCTCAACAACAGTATACTGCAGCCCTCTACACTATTGGCATGCTGATCGGCATGACGGGCTTGTTTCTGCGTTTTCTCCAGACTAGGTTCAGGAATATAGTGAAAGGGCAAAATATTTATAGTGCTATCGTGGCTCGCTTCTTACCCAACAGTTTACTCCTGATTCCAGAATCTTGCAATTACTATCGCTTCTCAAGGGAGAGGGGTGATTCTGTGGATACTCTGGACACTGTGATTGAAGTGTCGCTGGATGGTATCCCAATCCATCTTAAGGGCGAGCTGACTCTGCCTGGTCCATTACATCCTCTGACTCAGGTTGAACTAGCTCAGATAAGTGAACACACAGGATTAAGTATTCCACTGCTGCAGAATAGTCAAGAGTATGTTTGCCAGCAACTGCAGAGTGAATTTCAAAATGAGCTGCTAGAAGAACCGGTCACAATTAGTATGACTGAAGATGAGCCCGAGCCGGAAGCTGTTGAGGTAATTATTGTGGAGCAGGAGGAATCTGCCGAGTCAGCAGATTCAAGCCAGGATGCTGATGAACCAGAATCCAGATGGCAGACCTCCTTAGCCATTATTTCCAGGTACGAGGGTCAAAGCTACATAGGTCGTGAGAAAGTGTTCCAACACGGCCCTTTCTTTGAGGTTCAAGTAGCTAATCAGTTCTTCCTAGCTAGACGCTTCTTTGTAGATCCCGACCCACTCAGTGATGGTGAAGTGGTCATGGGCCTTGTCAGAATTGACAGAACTCTCGGCTCTCAATCACTGTTTCAATATAATGGCGTGCTTCGCCCTATTTCTAACGATGTGGATTTTGAGATCAGCCATTATTATTTGGAGCATCCAAGAGCCTTTGGTGGAAACGTTATCCATCCTTTCCACTTGCCTGCAGTTAGTGACAGTTTCTTGGCAGTAGCAGTAGTTAGTCGAGCACTCGCTGAGTTTGTCCATCTGGACAACCCAAAAGTTGAGGCTAGTTCTTAGTTGAGCTACATCGGAATAAGTTAAGCAGATCCATTAAGATGGATCTGGTGTTTTTAATTATGCTTGGGAGGAGGCAGTGGTCGGAAGCCTGTGCTCTGAATTTGCTCCTGAATAGATCGGACAGGTTGAATTGGTGCCTGATAGGCTGGAGTTGGAACAATCAGCAATTGCTGATGTGCCACAGGTAATGCTGGACTAATGGCTGCAACTGGAGCAGGAGCAGGACGTGTTAGAGCCATACGGTTGAGCTGCCCCGATAGAGCTGCTACTATCATATCCTTCTCTTCAGGTGAGAGTGCATCTAATCCTTCACCAATCAAGGTAATTTGTTGTTGTAAATCCCCGTCTCGGGGATCAAGGGCTATGCTTGGTCCGTTTACCAAGCGACGCTCTGCTTGGTGAACAACCTCGGTCTGGCCATTGCCTGAAGCACCGAGCTCTTCTGCAAAACATGCAATTGAGATTCTGCCTGTCTCAACCTGTGGCTCTTGTGGCACAGAATGAATAGAACCACCGAATAAGATGGCATCACCATTCTCCATCGCATAGGACTTCTTACCCACCACTAAGGTGCGAGTAGCTCCCAGTGACAGCACGATCTGTTTAGTGCCAGTGTGAGAGTGAGAGGGTGTAAACATCTGCCCGTTCACATAATAGTTGAGATAGAGGCCCCAAACACGTATCCGCTTACCTTGAAAACAGGCGAATTGTTTGATGATCTGCTCCAGGATCTCATAAACATAGGGATATTCATCCTTGCAGATCGATTTGCCGTAGCGGGTGAAGCCACCCAACGACTTATTCCTGCGAGAGGGAATACTGGCTTGCCAGTCCACATTGGTCTCAAGAAAAGTGTAAAGAACTTGAGCGCGCTCAGCGTCCAGGGCGCGGGCTAAGAAGGTTGTGTATGTGCGGGACATTTGGGATTTGTCGCTAAGTATCTGGGTTATAACAACTCATTTCTCTGGTCTTTTTTTCAATTACATAGGCTAGTAAGACTCAGGTTGAGATATTTGGTAGATATCTACCTACTCATAACTAATAGATGATAAGCTAATCACAATCTGTGAGATAATGCTAAAACTATATCAGATCGTCTTGCTGTCTGATATTTCAGCCGGAATATCTTCAGCTGTAATTACATCAACAACCACAGGTTCAGAACTTAAGTTGGAGCGTCGCTTGGCAAGTGAGCCAAGCATAGCCCCTGTTGGCCCCAGAGAGGCCAAGTTGGCGAAGAGCCCAGCGTCACCAACCCACCAGATGCGCCCCCAGCAATCCGCTTCTGTCTGCCTCATAATTCTAACGATATCAGCGCCATCAAAAGTTGTGATATCTACTTCTCTGTATGTGCCTGGGAAGAGTTCCAACATTGAGCGTTGACATTTCTTGCTTTGCGATAGATAAGCCCCAATATTCTCTGCTGTTCCAACAATCTCTCTGTAGTGGATCTTTTCATCTGCGTGACGCCTCAAGCAATTATAGCCAGCATAACGATCAGACACAATTTGTCCTCTCACTAGATCCATTGCAGCTTCACGGCCATTCTCCACGAGATTCTGATGACAATGCCCATTGCAGCGTTGCTCGCCTAGATCTATACTGTTGACATAGATGATGTGTAACGCGGGTTCTTTCAGAAAAGCCTCCTGCATCACAGATAATGGAGATGCATAATACAATCCACCGTCTGAGTAAAATTGACCCTCAATCTCAACAGCTGGAACATAAGATGGAATAGCAGCGCTGGCTGTACATGCTTTGGCTGCTGTTTTCATGTCACGTTCCAACAGCGTGAACTCACACTGCAATAAACTCTTGTCAATTAGTTTCAGATCAACAGCTATGTTAGTGCGCCGATTACAGAAGAAACGAGCTATCTTCTTTTCTCGATTGTAGGTTCCGGTCCAGATTTCATCGCGCCCGATCGTCTCACAGGTGAAGTATGTATCCAAGATATCATAGACTCCAGAGCCGTGTTTATACATAGAGCCTTGAAAGAATCCCCACACACCAGAGGGTAGGGGATAAGGAACCCAGTCTTCAATGAAAAGATCGCTAGATAACGTGCGGCCAATCCTCTCGATGCCGGCCGGTGTCCAATCAGAGGCAGATGCGATGTATGCAGCCACATTGCCGCCTGATGATGCGCAGGATAATCTGGGCCTAAATTTAACTTTAGTTAGCAGTGCAAGTATGCCTAGTTGTGCGGGAAAACCACCTCCTGAGACGGGGAGACAGAGACAATACATTTGCCAAAAAGTTCAGGAATGTATTGTAAAAGGAGTTGTATCTTTCTATGAATGGATTTATATTGTTATTGATAATCGTTCTATTAGTCTTAGTGGTGGCAGGCATCATTTGGATCATATTGATCTTCCCAGCAGATCCTATTATGTATGAGCAGTGCTCGCCGATGAAGATGAAATGGTGTGGCGGCAACTTGATCTGTGACAGAGCTCGCTGCAGACAGCCCCTCTACGGCCCCTGTTCATCAGAGGAAGATTGTCGTTCTGGTCTGATCTGTCAGAATTGGGTCTGTATAGACCCAACTATTCAGAACATCCTGGATGAAGCAAAAGCTAAAGACATCTCACAGAACGCAGTTAAAGTTAAAACCAAGAAACATGTCAAATTCGCCGATTTAGAAGCAGAGGAAGTTGAAACAGAGGTGAGTGTAGATGAGGGTGTAGATGAGGGTGTAGATGAGGGTGTAGAAGTGACTGGGGTGCAGGATATATCCGTTGAGACGGCTTCACTTATCGAGGCCTTAGACTTGGCATAGTATGTAAAAATACCTCATATGAGGTATTTTTTTTAATTCGAATCAATTACGCCCTTACACAGATGTTGTGATGCTCCGACGTCGCCTAATGGCTAAATTGCTGCTGGGGCTGGCCTTGCTGTGCATATGGGTTAATCTGCATCGGTTGCATGGGCTGCTGGAATGACTGCTGTTGTTGAGGAACCTGTTGCTGCTGGAACGGCTGCTGTTGGGGGATCTGCATTGGGAACTGCTGTGGTTGCTGTGGTTGCTGGAATTGTTGTCCCTGTTGTTGCTGAGGGAACTGCTGCTGACCCTGTTGTTGCTGAGGGAACTGCTGCTGAGGCTGCTGTTGGCCCTGTGCCTGGCCACGCCCTGCAATGGATGTCTCAGGTACATGTATCTGCATCTGGGCTGCCAGTTGTGCTTCCTGCTCCGAGATTGGCACAACCTGTCCGTTCACATTCTTGCCGAGACAGAAGGTTACACCATTGTTCTGGGCTACAATGAAACCGTGGCTTGTCTCCTCAAACAGGCCCTTAGCTGGATCGAACCTCTTGACCGACAATTTGGTACCAGCCTGTGGCTGTGCCGGCTGCTGGGGATTGAAGACTGGCTGTCCGCCCATACCAGCCGGTGCTCCTGGCATGAATGCTCCTGCTCCCGGTACTCCAGGCACGAAAGTTCCAGCCGTTGGAGCTGCACCACCCTTGTTCTTGCCGTGAGTCGCACAGTATGCACCCAATGTTGCTGCCTTCGGACAGGTCTGTCCCTTGCTGTTACCACGAGTAAAGACGTGTGCACATGGAGTAGCACTGCCTGGAATACCAGGGGCCGCACGAGGCTTGCTCTGAGTTGGCGCCGTAAACGGTGTCATCGCCGCTGGACCTCTGGACACTCCGGGCAGTCTGAGCTGCGAGACCAATTCATCCACACTTACCTGCAGCCCCTTCTGGCCAACGTAAGCCACGATCATCGGCAAAACCTCCTCCGTCACCATGCGAGCCATTCCAGCGACCAAGCAATCCATAATCGAAGGACCAGTGGGTGGTGCTGCAACTCCCATCGGGGCTCCTGGCGTGAAGATGGGCTGGGATGCTCCGTTCAAAGCTGGCTGAGCCTGAAACATCGCCGGATTGAATGCGCCCTGAATAGGGGTTGGCTGGAATGCTCCCATCACTGGCTGTGGAACCTGTTGTTGATGAAGTTGTTGTGGAACCTGTTGCTGCTGGCCAAACTGGTGTTGCTGAGGTTGTTGTGGAACCTGTGCCTGAAATGTCGACCCCTGAACTGCTGGCTGCTGCATGGGTTGGGAGAATTGCTGTTGTGGCACCTGGGGCTGGAACTGCTGGGTCTGAGGTTGAAACTGAGTCATCTGGATTGGGGCCGTATTCTGAGCAGCGATGGCTGGCTGGCTGATCTGTGCTGGCATGCCCTGCAGAGGGGGTACAACGATCTGTTGTCCAGAAATCACTCCGATCGGAGGCTGCATTGGCGTTCCGGTAGTCATTGGAGGCACAGCTGCGACGGGTGGCAGAACATGTTGTACGTGCGTGTCGACCGGTGGAAGTGACATACCTGGAAGTGGGCTGAGAGTAGCAACTGGAGCCTGAATGGGGCTCTGCAGATGAGTCTGAATTGCAGCTGGTTCCGCGCTGGAATGAGCCTGTGCTTCTTGTGCAATCGGGTTGCTAAGCAGTGGAGCAGTGAGAGTTGGCAGTTGATTGGTGGTATCGGTCATCGTTCTTGTTATTGATTCGCTTTGGTTTGTTGCAAATTTCCATTTTTCCATATCATTCGTACTTTAAGGCTCTGGATTGACATGGGATCGGAGCCGCGTTAAATCACCGCAAGCTGAGTAATTTTTCTTTTTTGTCACCCTCCCCGCGCCCAGCGGCAAGACGAGATGAGCTTCTTAAGATATGAACTTTCGTTCTTAATTTACCTATCATTAGATAGGTAAAGATTTGTTTGCTCTAACTGAAACGGTTCTTTCTTTGATTTAGCCCTATAGTAATGAGGCTTTGATTGTGAATATGTAGAGAGCGACGCTCAGCACTCAGCGCTAAGTTGTCTGACATTTGAGCTGAGATGAGCTGTGAGCGAGCTTACCACAGAATTAAGCGCACAATCAGGATAAACAGCACAGTGTGTATGAGGAGATCTATAAAAGGAGGCCCGTCCCTCATATGAGGGACTCCAATTTTGCTTGTCAACGAGTTGGTTAATCCATAAGCTACTCTACTACTAAGGATGAAGAAGATCAGACCGAGTAATATAGCTGCCCACCATTTCTGCCCACTAGTTGGCTGAATAAATGCAGCATTAGAACACGGACCATTTTGAGCTCCATTCTTCGACTGTGAAAAGCGGCTACCATCGAGAAGAAGCTCCGGCAGATTGCTTTTGAAGGTGGGGCTCACTATATCGGGTGTTTTATGGGATCCATCAGGGACTAACTTTTGCGGCGTGTTCTGTGATGTCCCCGTTTTTCCACTCATCCTTTTATCCTTTGCTTTGAACAAGACAGGAGAATTTACATAATTTGCATCTGCTAAGGGTCCAACAAGTTAAAACTGGGATGCAAATCTTAGTGCTTCATCCAAACTGAACCGAAATCTTAAATATGTGGATCGGAAAAGTGATCTCAAGCCTTAACGGAAGCACCAACTCAAATCAACAAAGCGCGACATTATATAATGAAAAGAATCATCTCAATAGAGGGCGAAATTGGATCTGGCAAATCAACCTTGCTTGAGCTACTCAAGGCGCAGGTCGAGAATCTTGGGTATAAAGTCTGTATTATCCCAGAGCCAGTCGACAAATGGCGTGAGTCTGGGGCCCTACGCCGTTTATATGCTGATCCCAAACACGAGGCATATCCGTTTCAGACCTTTGCCTATGTGACTCGTATCCGAGCTTGTCAGGAAGCAGTGGCTCGATGTCCTGATGCCGATTTCTACTTTCTGGAGCGCACCATCTATACAGATCGTTATGTTTTCATGGAGACTCTTAAGGTCAACATGGATCCAGACATCATGAAGATGTATGATGCCTGGTGGGATCTACACTCACAGCTGCTACCTTTTGATCTGAGCAAAGCCAGCTTCATCTATCTGAAGCCCGACATCTCCGTCTGTATGGAGCGAGTGCTGAAACGAGCCCGTGAAGAGGAAATAGGGGTAGCTACTACTGTTACTTCTCTCATCCCTGTAAATAGCATCAGTAATCCAAGCACTGAGTCAGTTAAGCCGAAGAAGGGAGATATTGCAAAAGGTGGTGTTGCTCCTGAGTATCAAGTGCTTCTGCGCCAACATCATGAGCGTTTTTTCGAAGCTGTAGAGTATCCTGGGCGTCCCTTCCCTAACTCCTCTGTCCATATCATCACAGGAGAACTAGCCAATGAAAATTTCACCCAGGAACAGAGCTCAGGGGCTGGCTACAAGAAGATAGCAGATCATATCCTTGGCTTGCTGGAATTAAATGGAGCTGCTGAGTGAGATGGATTCTCAGAGTTATGTGTCAAATTATAAAAACCTTAACATATCAGATCTGATATGTCGTATATACCAGATTGAAATTGTAGTTTTATCCTGTGGTGTGTGGAAAATCGGGACCCAAAGCGCCGAAGTGCTCTGTGATTCTTTTAGAAAATTTTTGGAAAGAGCTGAAAGATGGAGGGACGACAACCGGTCGGAGCTGGTTACAATCCACCTCGTCAGCCGCTATCCGGTCAACAATTTGTTCCACAACGGTACACTCCGCCTGCTCAACCAACCCAACAGCAGTTTCAAACCCAACCTCAACCTCAACAGCAACGGTATACTCCACCCCAGCAACCAGCTCAACCCGCTCAACTAACCGCATCTCAGGTGTTGGCACAATCTAAGGCTAGGATACCAACAGAACAGGCAGCAGGAGAGGAAATCAAATGGCTACAACAATTGCAGTCATTCATTTTTGCACGCATATTGGCACCAATTATCCCAGATGCCAATATGCGTGCAAAATATGTTGCTGCTCAACCCATGATCACCTGGGCCAAGGCTTTTACACATGAGACATTTTCAAGCAAGGTCAATTATGAGGAGCTAGAGTACTTGGGTGATGCTGGTCTGAAGTTCGTCTTCCCTCAGTACCTCATGAAGAAGTATCCAACCTTGAATAAGTTGAACTACACTGAACTCAATAATGCTTATATGAGTAAGGTTGGTCAGGCCGACTTTGCTCGTAAGATGGGATTGGGTGATTTTGTACGAGTTAGAGGACTACCTCGTTCAACCTTTAACTTGGATGCTGATGTATTCGAGTCTTTCTTTGGTGCCCTAATAACAGTCTCAGATACAGTGGTGGCAAACGGAGTGGGCTACATTAATACTTATAATATGATTGTTCATCTTTTCAAGGATGTCCTGCTTGATATGAGCCGGGCAGTTGGCTCAGCTCACACCCGAGTCGAACAGATCTTTCGCCGCTTTGGCTTGGGCAAGCCAGAGGAGATCGTGCAAGAGGTCAACGATGAAACTCAAGTCACTGTACGCTTGACACCAAGACAGATTGCCTTTCTAACTGAGTACGGAGTGGTCATTGCAGATGCAACTATTGGCCAGGGCGTTGCTTTCACCAAGCGAGAGGCCTCTCCCATTGCCTATACTGAAGCAGCGGCTACTCTGGCTAGATATGGAATTAGCACAGAGTGGGCTGAGCTGGCTAAGAAGTACAGAGAAATGAGCGATCCACAGGTGTCTCCATATGTGCAGGGAGCCAGGGATAGACTGGCCAGAGAGGACTTCTCTGATATGTACTTCTTCATTCCACGTAAGACAGCCACTAAAAGGGGCGCTGTTGTGGAATTGGTCGGAATTCGCCCTGACGCGCGCGAAGAAGTGCTCGCTGTCAATTACACCACAGATGTCAACAACTTCTGGTTAGAGGGTAAGGTGGCTGTTATCTCCAAATACGCCGCTGGTCAGCAGATCCGTTAAAAAATTCTATAGTTGTTGTGGAGTTTTTTTGAATTAGCCGAGACAGTCAATCAGCCTGCGACCCAGCCGTTCCATGATGAAGCTGGCAAACCAGATATATTCTCTGTCGATCCTGTTGATGCAGGCTTCTAATTGCCCTTGGAAGACAGTGAGTGTCTTCTGCAGCTGCTTGTTGAACACCAGCATAGATCCTATAGCATCTGAGAGAGTCCTGTCAGTAAACCAGCGCTCTAATATAGAGGCAGATATAATAGGCCTACTGCCACCTTCGATCAGATAACTAGAAACTTCTCGAGCACTGATCGGCACTATAGTCTCTCCATACTGACGCAACCGAATACTGCTCTCATATGAGGACTTGAGCCCAAGAAGCTCGCGGAAAGCGAAGATGTTCTGCACACGGTGACAGAAGGTCTCATCACTGCGCAATGCATGATCTCGTGGCAGATGATTTAAGCTAGTCTCAATGACGATTTCATCTTCTTCAGTGAATAAGACTTGAAAAATAACATGAGGAACTCCATTGATACTGAGCCTATGAGTGCCGAGCTTAAGTAGGCCGAATAGAGGTTTTAACTCATCAACTATCGAGATGAAAGAGTTGCTACATCTCTTGGCTATGACCGGTTGGATCAAACCATTTATATTCAACATCCAGATTGTCCCTATTCTAGTCTTCTTAACTGTGATGATGTAACTTTTCGGATAATCTCCGAGGAAGCTGCCATTCCAAGAGAGAGGATCATCTAGAATCTGTAAGGAGGGAAACACCTTAGGTATAGGATCACCCTTCTCTATCTCAAGAGTTAGAGTCTCTTTCTTTGTTTTCTGTGGTTTGCTGGGTAAGACAAAGAGAGGCAGCTTGCCCTTAAATTGGGAGAGTGGCGAAACAAACTGGCTTGAACTGGCTGGGTTAACTGTCTCAGCGCCGGGACACTGTCTCATTGGAAGCTTTCACAGCTTGTTCTGAACATAAGATAATTCAGCTCTATTATTGGTATCGTTAGGCTGCCCCATTATTTCCCCACAGCTATATGTTCAACTTTATCTAAACGTTTAATGATGTGCTGAGACACTTAACACTCAGATGATATTTTCAATGAGTGGTGATGCTCTGCCTTACATATTAAGGCCTTAAATCGGTCATCATTGAAAATATCTGGTAAGATATTTTTTAATCATAGTATACCGGATAAGAATCTGGCATCTCAGTTAGGTAATCCATACTTGGCACGCTCAGCTCTCAGCAGTTGGATGAGCTGAGGCTTGTTGCCATTAACTTTCAAACCAAGTCTCCGGATCCAGCCTTCTAATCGCTCTCTGGCATAGGGAACGCGTCCTTCGCCTCCCTTGGCTTCAACCAGGCGATTTGGATCTATCTCTTTCAGAATCTCGATCACGGCTGCTTGCGATTTGGTCTGTTGAGCTACAGCTGCTGGTGCAAGTCCGATAGGTCGATTGCGCTCAACTGGTGGAGCTGTGGTAAATGCTGGGAAGGAAATGAGACCACCTTGAGGAAGTTGTTGCTGAGGTTGGGTTTGGAAGGGTGGTTGTTGGGTTTGGAAGGGTAGTTGTTGAGTCTGGAATGTGGTGCCAGGTTGGGTTTGGAAGGGGGGCTGAAACAATGGCTGGAATCCACGAGGAGTTTGGGGAGGAGTTTGGGGCTGAGCCTGGAACTGCAATTGCTGTGGGGTCCTAGCGGGTTGTGGCGTGAAGGTGATCTGTCTTGGGGTAAAAGCTTGCTGAGTAGGGGGTTGAGGCTGAGGAGGGGGCTGAGTTTGTTGGAAAGTGGATTGAGTCTGCTGTAGTTGCTGGAAGGTGGGTTGGACGGGTTGTTGAAGTGTGACGGCTGGCTGAATAGGCTGCTGAGCTTGGGGTTGAGGTTGTTGAGGCTGTAGTTGAGTTTGGAACTGCATAGCTTGCCTTGGAGTAAAGGCTCTAGCAGGAGCCTGTTGCAACACAAAAGGTCGGGAGACAAAGCCTGTTTGAGATTGAGGTTGAGTGGGGGGTTGAGCAGGTTGAGCACCCGCCATGGCTTGTCTCGGAGTGAAGGGTGTAGTGATAAAGGGTTGTGGGATAACGGGTGTATGGAAAAACTGTTGCCCTACACCTGGAATTGTTGGCTGAAATCCAAATGGAGTGAAGTTGGTCATCAACGGTTGTGGGGGAGCAGGAGTGTAAGGGGGCAACACAGCGCTCCTCTGAAAGATAGCTTGTGGGTTGATCTCCAGCTTTGGACTATCTCGTGCTGCACGCAACACTACAAATTTATTGGGATCATCCCAGACCAGTCTAAGGGGGCCATATAGTTGGCGTTGTAGCTCAACACTTCCAACTGCTGGTAACAGGGGCTGGTAACCGGTACCTGGGAAGCCAAGCGGACTAGGTCCTTCTTGTGGGGAGAAGCCTCCAGATTCAACATCTGGTGAAAGTTGCACTTGTCTCAAATTCTCTTCAATATTGGCCTGCTCACCTGTCTCTCTTAGTGCATCTTGCAATTGGAGCCATTGGATCAGTTCTCCCCTTGGCATGCCTGCGGTTGCAGCATCAGCTCCGTAAGCAACAGCGATTTCTTGCAACTGTGGAAGTGTTCTCCTGTCATATTCCATCGAAAACAAGAGGTGTTTTGTGCTAATGGAATAACGAGATTAGCGTCCTTTACCAGCCGGATGATAAACAATAATGATCCAGATTGTAAAGCAATTTTCCTGATCAAATCGGCTGAATGCAACAGTTTCCTGGCGTATTTATCCCGACCCAACCAGTCGTGCCCACTGTGGCGCCTCAACAAGGACGTAGTGGTACGGTTGCTGCTCTCGCACAGGGAGGCGTTCCACTGGCCGGAACTGTTATCACGCAAGCAATCCAGCAGCCTACACAGGCGATTGAAACAACTTTCTCCCTGCTAAGTCGGATGCTACCGATCCTTAATGCTCAACAAATTCAAACTCTGGTCGGTTTAACATATCGAGGAACCAGCCAGCCCATTATCAATTTGGCTGATCCTGGTCTCATCAACGAGATTGTAGGCATGATTTACATTCATGGTTTTGAGCCGATCTGGGCTCATCTCAACACTGTGACTAATCGTACGGACGTGATCTGGAATGGACCGGGCATGAATCCTGCCAAGGAGAAGTTAGTGCGTCAGATGACCATCTTACGAGGTGAGAAACGCGGTGTTGTTGGTGTCGACAAATGTGTCCAGTGTGGCTCGGACGAAGTTATCATGGTAGGTCAACAAATGACCTCTGGTGATGAGGCCACTACAGTCTTCGTAGCCTGTGTTCGTTGTCCAAACAAGTGGACACGACGTTAACGGCCCGGGCTGAACCCCATAGTTAAAAAATCCAGATTTCCAATCGGAAATCTGTTGTTGGTAATTTTTGGAAGCTTTTGAGCTGAAACTGTTCTGAGTTGTCTAAGGGCGGTGTAGGAGATAATAGATCATACCGATGGTGAAGAAGAAGTTGATTGCCAGAGCCACCACAAAGCAGATCCAAGCGGTGGTCGGGCGGCAACTGCGCCATGCCCACCACACAATAAGAGCCCAGAGCAGACCCCACAGCAAGGAGATGACGCCTACGATCAATCTGCGCTGAAATGACATGACTGGAATGACCAGGATATAGATAACACTTATTACAACGAGGGCTGCCAGCAGAATAGCTGGCCAGGGCGTGCCAGGACATACTCTCTCACAAGCAGCTTTACTCACAACATGAGGGGCAGCATGGGCCGTAGCTGCCGGTACAGCTGTTGTTTCTTCCTCAAAGGCCTCTGGTTGGAAGGCGGGTTGCTCCGGTTCAATCACAACCACTCTTCTGCGCTGGGTAGTGCCTCTATTGCCTGCAGCTAATGAAGCTAAGGGATTTTCTGCCACATTTATCTGTGCAGCGGGGTTAAGGATGGGAGGTGAGCCCAAAGGATCCAACACTTGCTGGCCAACTCTGGAAACTGTGCGCACCTGAGCCATCTCTTCTTTACCAAGCGTCAGCAAAAGTTACATTCTATGTAACTTTTTATATCTTGAACAAGGTACTGTAGCCCAGGCCTAGGGGATCAGGGCGATAATTTTGCCAAGAATCTCATCTGGCACCTGATCGTTAACCAGAATGATATCTTCCTCCCAAGTGACCCGTAACACTGGGCTGCATCTCTTCCGCTTGAAAGTTTCTTCATAGGCCTTACAGAGCTTCTTCATGTAGTCGAGATCATAACCATCAATCTCCTCCTGGTTGCCCCGTCTATTGACTCTCTGCAAAGACTTGGTGGCTGAGCATTCCAGGAAGATAGTGGCAGCTGGTTCTAGCTGGGCTTCTCCCTTGACTACAGAGAGATAGACCTGCCACTCTACCTCGCTGATATTGCCTGATTCATAATGCATACGGGCAAATGTCATATCTCCCTCCAGGCTGCGGTCAACAACTGCGATGCCTCCTCGTTTTGAGTAATCTTCAGCTTCCCTATAGATCCTTATCCGGTTCATGAGCATACAAAGTTGGAAGCCATATGCATACTTCTTCATATCACCTATGAACTGGGCCAGCAGGACTTCATTGTGATACTCGGGAAAGAACTTACTCTTCAGCTTCAAGCGCTTGAAGTAGCTAACCAGTGAGCGACCAAGAGTGGTTTTGCCCACTCCAATAACGCCCTCTGTGGTGATGATGGAACCGATCAGGCGGCGACACTTGTTATAATCTGGGTCGCGCTCTTCCCACAATCTGACCGATTTGATTGGTGAGTCACTTGCTTTGTTTGTTTTCTTCATGAAGTTTGTTGGTGTATATCTAGTGTCTTGAGGAAGTTAAACGACTTATGTCCGATGAATCATATTTGATTTAACTGTCTGCATGTGATGTACTAAGAGGCTATTTACTTGGGAGGTTGTGTTTCATTTGTTTCTGACAAATGAGCTTTAGGGAATCAAGAGCTAGACTTGTTTGCATTAGTTGTGGAGCTATATTCTCTGATTTGCCTATTATTGAGCTGAAACTGGAGTTTTATTTACCATGTACGATAATAATACCTCCCTCGAAGGGATGGCGGTAGCATTGATAGTAGAAGAGCTTTGGAGTTCTATTCGTTATCTTGAGGCAAACAGTGCCGTTGCCTACAGGATCTGGGCTAAAACAGAGCTTATCCACGCAGCCACCTACCGGATCTGTGGTGAAGAAGAAGAGGTGAAGGAATTTGTTCGGATTCTCTCGCTCACAAGTACTGGCCTCTCTGGCATCATTACCTCGTAGACATGGATTACAGGATCCACATGGGTTACACGGGTTACAGTTGAAGGGCACAACTGGTCTCTGACACACTCTGAAGAAATAGGTTTTGCCGCAGCGTAAATTGAGGATAGCTCCTTTCTTGCAATTAATAGCAAATGCCTCTTTAGTGCAGATGCGGCATTCCCAGGGGTGGCCACACTTACTGCGTAGGGTTACTTCAAATTTGCGCTCACATCCTCTGTCATCTATATCTTTCGTCTTACCCTTCTGCTTTAGGTTAACATCCTTAGACTTGACAGAGACACGTTGGTAATAGGAGGATGGTTTACTCAGCACTCTGCCCTTGTCTTTATTTTGGTCTTTATTTCGTCCATCCGCTACTCCTCTCTCTACTCCCTCTCTGGCCGTTAGTTGACTGGATGTATCTGAACTTGAAATTTCACGGCCCCTTGCGCCTTTCGCACCTCCCCTCTTATATCTCGCTGGAATTTTCGACGGCTCGGTGACGGAACTTTTCGATGTATCACTCGAAGTTAGAGGGGCCACTAGCCTTATCTTTCGTCCATGAGATCTCATCCTGTCTCCACTCGCATCTTGCTTGGCCTCTTTGGGCTTCTCTTTGGGCTTCTCTTTGGATCGTTGATTCATCTCAGCATCCCTGATTCGGCCTAGACGGACGGGCGATCTACTTCTAGAGCTGGAGCTATTGCTGTCAGAGCGACTTGAAGATGCACTGGTCTCCGATGGACTGGTTCCTGAAGTGTCAGAGGTGTCAGAAGTTTCCGAAGCGCTAGAAGCATTAGACTTTGAGCTCGATTTTGACTCGTTGCTCGACTTAAATGAGGCATCTGTAGCTTTGACGTTCTTCAACCTGTTCGGCTCCCTGAGACTAGCCAAAGAGCCCTTATCCTTCTTAACATTGTTCTTCTTGTCATTCTTCTTATCCTTGTGAGTGTTATGGTTGACCTTGCGAGTATCTTTAACTTGTTTCTGCTTCTCTTGTTGCCCCTGTTTAACCTCCCTGTTGTGGGGACTGGAAGGAACTGAATATTCCAGTGATGAGAGCCCAGTTAGACCAGAGCTATCTGAAGAATCTTGTTTCACCTTAACCTGCTTGCTGTTGGCTGTAGTGCTGACTGCCTCAACAGTCTGGAATGAACCAGTTGATGCTGAAGTTCTACACTGTTTAGGCACGTCATTGGAGGTTGAGCTTGAATCTCGTTCCTTGCCAGAATGAGGTGCTAAAGTGAATTGACTAGAGGGGCTTTCTTGTTCATCTAGCTCTTCAAAGCTATCGAATAGAGAACAATCAGAGTCGGAGCAAGACTTCTTATCGTCATCACTTGATTCTTCACTCACATCTCTGTCTTTCTCTGACTTCTCACTCGAATCATCACTATCTGGATTATCTTGCTTAATCTCAGCCACTTTGTGTGACTCATTAGAAACCTCCTCCTTGACAGTTATGACAGACTTTGAGCCCGCCCTAGGTAGTACCTTAGAAATCTCACGATAATACTGAGATGTGCCTTTCTTAGCTCGCCGACCAAGGAAATAGGAATCTGCTGATAGATCCCATTCATCCTCGTCATGGATGCGGCTCATGGCTGGACCTTCGTCAGGTAGGGCGGTATCCTGCTTTTTCCGAGCCCTGGGACTAACATATCTTTGAATTGGATCAGGACACGACTGTTTAGCTGGTCGAGCTGAATTAGCTGTATCAGCCTGAGCAGAAACAATCACTTGCTGCTGGCCGGCCTGTTTAGGCTGATCTGTAGCTTGTTCTGCCATATATAGCTGGGACAAGCTCCTAGTTAGCCAGCTTTAATATGAACCAGATTACAATTAAGAATACATAAGGATTTATGTATAATTTTTACCAACATGAGCTTATGCTGGATTTTTTAAGTATCCAGCTCTGGACTGGTGCGTTTGAGAATCAAGATTAAGTTGTGATTTGTTTTTATAATATGGGCTATATTATCCCAGTGCCGGATTAGAATTCCTCATCCAGATAACCACCTAGATCCTCATCTTCTTCCTCTGCTTCTGCTGCTTCTGCTTCTTCTTCGATCTCCGCTTCAATGTCTTCCCCATAGCGATCCGCTGCCTCTTGGGCTTGATCAACCTTCTGCTGTTCATATTCCTCGCGGGAAACCATGTCAAGTGTGACGTTGATGCCTCCGATGGCAAGACGCCTAGTCAGCAGTAACCAAGAATAAGGAATTTGCACACGACCGAAACTACCCACTGTACCACAACGCCTGCATCTATAGCGCCGATTTCGATCTATCTTATCACGCAAGGCTAATGTACCACATGTCTTACAGAAGACTGCTGTGTATGGATCGGAGAGTGTACAAAGTCTCTCCCTAAGTGTGGCTGCTGCTCCATGGGACTGAGTGGCCCAGTGTTCCATCTCCCCAAACCTCAATCCTCCTCCTTGGGCCCTACCTCTTGTGGGTTGGCGATTGATGATCTTGATGCCACCAATCTGGCCACGGCTCTGATACTTGTCTGCTGCGTGGTGACGTAATGCTTGGAATGCCACAACTCCCACATAAATCTGAGCCTCAATGGGAACTCCCTCGGTACCGGAGTAGAGAGTCTCTAAGCCCCGCTCTTGGAAGCCGTACTGACGTAGCGTCTCCCTGAACTCATCGATATCGAACTCCTTGAATGGACTGGCGTTCACACGCTCTCCGCGTAAAATGGCATGCTTACCAGCTAGTAGTTCTATCAGGTAGATAACCGTCATACGTGAACTTATAGCATGAGGATTAACAAGTACGTCGATGTAAGTGCCATCCTGTGTCATTGGCATGTCGGTAGCTGGTACGATCAGACCTATCGTTCCTTTCTGGGCATATCGGGCCGCAAACTTATCACCGATAATTGGAAGACGAAGAATCCTCAACTTAACCTCGATGGTGAGGGTCTTATCATCTGATGTCACATGAACACTGTCAACCCGACCCTCATCACCCGTCTTCAGGTAGAGGCTAGCATTCTCCTCCTCACCAGTATTCGGGTTAATTCTGACCTTTCCTATGACACAGTCACCCTGGAATAGTTCCACCCCAATGGTTGGCAGCCCGTTAGTATTGATGGCGCGATAATATTCGGGATTGTCTCCGGCGCGGATCTGTGGTCGGGCCGGTCTTTCCCCTGCTGCCACTTTGACTGTCTCAGAGTACACCATGTACTTATACATATCGAAGACACCCGCATCAACCGAAGCCTTATTGAAGACGAATGCATCTTCCACTGTGTATCCGGTGAAGTTGGCGAAAGCTAGGATAACATTGACACTCTGGGGTGAACGATCCAGCCCCATCATCTCGGCCTGCTGGGTCTCAAAGAGTGGTCGATTGGGAAAAGCCATCAGCTTGGTCTTACCGTCGAAGCGATTCATATGGTTAGAGTGATAAGTACCCAGTGCTTGTCTGATCATATTAGTCTGGTAGGTGATACGGGGAGCCATCATGTGCTGGGGACCAGGAGTTAGCGTGACTGATTCACTGTAGAGAGCCTGGGGATCTATCTCGCAATGGGTGTAAGGACGCTTACTCTCTAGACGCTCCCTTAGATTACGAGTCTGGATAACTCTCTGCTGAGCTTGTTCCAAGGTTAGGGGGACTCGGATCATAACACGCTCTTGGGCGGGAGCAGTTACCCCTTCTGGTAAAGTGGCTACAGCCTCATAACCGGGCGCCGGCACAATCAGAGCCAACTCTCCTTGCTCCAACTCATTCTCGAGGTTGGCTTCATGCTGATTGAGACGGCTGATCTTCTCGCGTTGTTCTGCGATGTGCTCGTCGCTGACGGGAACTTCTCCACGATCTATTTGATATTGTGGCCCCTGGGCTAGCCCAACAATGAGTTGATTAAGAGTTGTGCGCTCTTCACGGATTTGTGCCCGAGTCTGACGGATAGCTCGCTCAATTGCACTGAATTGCTCATGCAGACGAGTTATATGTTCGGGGGTCATTACACCGTATACCCGCTCTACTCGTTCCATATCAGCCAGTGCATAGCCATAATCATCGATGGCTCGGTGTAGGGCTGCTCTCCGTTCTGCGATCGAAGCCTTGCTTGTGGCTAGCATGATATACTCCTGCTCCCAGGCGTCGATGTATTCCATGGCACCCTGGCTAAAGAGCGTCTCGATAGGGATATGAGCACCACGCAACTTCTTCTTATCAATAACCAGCTCCCCATCTGGATCCACAATGAGGAGTGGTCGGATCACGCGGGAGGAGTCGCTGTTGATGTAGAGGAAACCAGTCCTATCAACTATTATGCAACAATCCCGTGGGAAGGCACCCTCGCGTCTCATGCGGATTGAGAATGCTCTAGTCTCCTCACCTGGACACCAGCCTAAGAACTTGCCGTTGATGATGGTGGCTGTTTCCGCCACTGCCGGGATAGGCTGCTCGAATAGGAAGCGATGACCGCCAGTTGCGCCTCGCAGTGTGTTGATGATGATAATGTCATCACTATCAATGGAGGTTCTTGCGCTAATGGAGAGATTCTTGAGGATACCACAGTTATGAGTAACTATCCCACTGTCATGCACAAACGTATGTGTTTCAGCCACAGTCGTGAAATCAGCCACAAGGTCATCAGGTTCTTGTGAAACAAACTGAAGAGGTATGAACACACAAGTGCCCTTAGTATAGACCATTTGATCCCAAACAGCATATGGAATGGTTCCCTTCGGCGCCGATGTCTTATATGAATTCCCACCTTTCACTGCCGTGATATTCTTCACTATCCAATAGTCTAGATTGAACTTATCGGAGATTTCCTTGGGTTTCATTCCCTGGTTGTAGTGTCCCAGCACAAAGAGCTTAAGGCGTGTGCGCTCTTGGACTATATTGTTCTTGTAGCGGATGTACTCTGAGACCTTGAAGCTCTTAGAAGTCTTGAAGGAGGAATAACGATAGCCAATGCGGTCCATGAAGCGAACAATGTTCTCACCTGAGTTACTGAATCGCAGATACGTATCAGTCATAGTTTCGGTCTGATTGTGAACATTAATTCCGGCAACTTCCACCTCAAACTCTAGCAGAAGATCCCTGACTTGATTCAAGAAGTTCATCATACTCTCGTGATGGATCGTTAAAGTACGCTGAGTGAAGAATCCGATGCCGATGCTGTAAGCAGTCATAGGAGATCTGGCATTCTTAGCATTGCTCTTGGCTAAGATAGAACCGCCATCGCCACCACAGAGACCGGCCAAGAACTCCCGCTTAACCAGCTGGCTTCCATTCATGACCCAGCTCGGTACTGGGCTGTGAGCCTGAGTTGTCTTGCGACCATACATCAGGCCAAGAGTCATGAAGAGAGCAGCAAGAGGGCCGCTGTGACCGGTGCTCCAGATGTGATGAGTGAAGTCCTTCCCGTCATAGTCGCTAGTCATCTCGAACTCATTGTAAGCAGCAATCTCCGCTGTGAAACCAAGCCCGCGAATATCAGCCTGGAACAACTCCGAATCTTCTTTGCAACCCATATAAACCCGGAATCGAGGCCATGCATTGTTGAAGCCTAACCAGCCATCAGTGAGGAGGAAACCGGCCATCCTGGCTAAGACCGGTAGGCGAGGATCATTGTTGACGATGTTGAGGAGATTACGAGGCGCTAGGTCTCTGACGTAGTTCTCGGTGAGATTCTCGTTGAAGCCTACAGCTCCAAACCTCTCGCGGAAGATTGCTTCTGTCATGATAAACTCTGGAATAGCAACATGATGGGGATAGGCTGTGGGCACGTACTGGACACAAACGCTGTCTTGGTTAACCATAAGCTGATCGGCTCTCTTGAATCCTTGGCCTGTCAGAACAGGATGGTCTTGAGTCAAGGGAATACTACGGCCGTTCAACAATGTCAGACGTATGATGCTTGCTCCATAATCCCGATTCCTCTTGATGAAGTGATTGAAGATGGGGCTCTCTGAAACCTCGAAAGTCGTAGGATTCACGGTAAGGACTACGTCGCCGTCGGATAGAGAACCGATGGAACATCTGTTTCCGTCACCAAGCACGACTAAGGCCGAGACTGGTAGGCAAGTCTCTCCTTCCGAGCTCGACCCTGAGCATACATAACCATATTGCGTCATCTGCACCAGACGGATACTAGGTTGCTTATCAGTACGGTTGACATTGACGTCGATACGAAGCAAATGCGATAGAGTATCCACCATATTGTCCCGTTTGACTGTCTGCGCTACGTTTGGTTTAGGTGTGACTCCCTTGACTCCCCAATTGGCTGTGGTGAAGGAATTCTCGAAACCCTCTGTCACCTCAGAATGCCTCAGTTTACCGGCGATACCACTCAAATCTTGGATGGAACCAGACTCTAACATCTTCTGAATCGGTTGTAAAGCTAGGCGCCAAAGGCCACGGAAGAGTTGCTCCATCATACGACCGGCTGATTCAAGCCGTTTGTTACTCCAGCTATCACGATCATCCAGTTTACGGACTCCAGCCATCTGTTCCAGCATACGGGATACCATAATGCTGAGCATGAAGAGCTTGTACTCGGGCGGATAATTGTTGATATGGGGGAAGAAGTCTTCCTGGAAGATACGAGCAATCCATTCTCTGGTGGTCTGACGCTCTGCCTCGTTCAATGTGGGTAACTGCTTCTTCATCTTACGGGCCCCTGATTCACGCTGGGCGGTTCCAATCATCTTGCGAGCCATGTAGGCCTCATCATCGAGCACCACCTCAATGTCTGGTTCCGTGGGAGTGAGTGCTAAGAGGGCCCGATCAGCAGAGGCCGGCCGCAAAAACAGGCGGATCAGCGCTTTAGCTTCCGAGACACTTCTACCATACAGTCTGTAGATACGAAGGATGTTGATGCCACGCGGTTGACCCTTGGTATTCTTCTTGAGAGAAGGAAGTCGCAGTCTGAGATTGTTCTTCTTGCCCATCACCACGTCAACAATGGCAGTGCCTCGCATAGTGGGTACAGTGATACGGCAGATTGGCTTGCCCTTAGTGGTCTGAGGCATCATGAAGATCTTGTTAACTCTAAGCAGTTCTTGCAGCAGCACTAGTTTCTCAGAGCCACCCACCACGAAGTAACCGCGAGGATCGTTGGGATCCTCGCCCAATTCGGCCAGTTCAGCTGGGCTCTTACCTCGTAGATAGCAAAACTCAGAACCCAGCATGACAGGGATCTTACCCAGGTAGACGGGGGTTGGATGCACCTTGATGGGATCTGCGTCTGTAATGGAGCGCTTCTGAACCAGTGTTGCATAGAGCTCCATCCCGTAAGTGAGATGATCTAGTCTGGCTTTCATGGGAGTGAGTTGATAGGCTTGCTTATTCTGAGTATACTGGGGTGGCCAGGCAATGATATTCTGGAAGACAGCAACTGTGTGATCCGGGAAGGTCAGGTAACGGGCCGCGATCTGATTGCCTAGGCGGTTCCTGATCCAATCGTCATAAATCTCTATCAGAAAACTGGTGAACTTTCGATAGCTCAAGTAATGTTTGAGCAGCTTGCCATCCTCCGTTAGTATGATCTCGCCTGGCACTTGGTCCGCTGTTGGGTCAACATCATCAACTTGCTCTGTGACTAGTTCTATGCGTTCAGGTAAAACACCTTCCCGGATGAACTGATCTTGCACAGTGCCTGGCTGAGGTGCTGTAACTCCCGGCAGATCTATCTCCTCTTTAGCCTGTCCCTCCATGGTTTTGGTGGGAGCTGGATTAACCAGAAAGAGTCTAATCAATACTTAGTTATAGCGCTATTATCCAGATCATATTGGCCTTGATACTATGTGATTGGGAGATATTTATCTCCCAATTTCGATTATTGGGCTTTAACCCGGGCGGTATAGTGGAGATGGATGGGGATGTATCGGTGTGATGTTCACTTCTATTGACTAGAGCTGCTTAAATTTCGGACTCTGATTCAGAAATTATGTATTGTATCAAGACTGTTAAGGCGCGGATAGGACATTATCCTGATAATATTAGTTGAGGAGTGAATATTTAAATAGCCCAGGGTTTTGACCGATCAGTTTAATGTTGGATTCTATTACTTAACATCACCTTAACGAACTCTGATGTTTTGAGCGGCAGAGATGGAGTGTCTCAGCTTGCCTTAAGAATTTATGGGAAAAATTTTGGAAAAGAATTCAATGTGTCAAAGGAAGCAATGTCGGGTAACGACAAATTTTCCAAGGAATCCTCATCTGAGGACTGCGAACTACAATGCGTTGTAGTAAAATGCAAGCACGGCAAGACCCACAAGAAATTCATTAAGGTCTGCCGTGGCCCAACAGGACCCACTGGCCCCCAGGGACCCGCTGGAGCAACAGGACCAACAGGGCCAACCGGACCGGCCGGAGCAACTGGACCCGCCGGCCCTACAGGTCCCACTGGCCCAGCTGGAGCTACAGGCCCAACCGGACCCCAGGGAGCTACAGGCCCAGCTGGAGCCACTGGTCCTACTGGTCCAACCGGAGAGACTGGTGATACCGGAGCTACAGGCCCAACTGGCCCAACCGGAGAGACCGGAGACACTGGTGCAACCGGCCCTACAGGAGAGACCGGAGACACTGGAGCTACAGGACCCACCGGCCCAACTGGACCTACAGGAGAGACTGGTGATACCGGCCCAACCGGCCCAACCGGAGAGACTGGTGATACTGGAGCCACTGGCCCAACCGGAGAGACTGGTCCTACAGGTCCTGCTGGAGCTACAGGTAACACTGGAGATATCGGCCCTACTGGTCCCACAGGTAACACAGGTAACACAGGTGATATTGGTGCAACCGGCCCAACTGGCGAGACCGGACCCACGGGCCCAGCTGGTGCTACTGGCGATACCGGAGCCACTGGTGCTGCGGGTGACACGGGTGCTACTGGCCCAGCTGGTGCTACTGGCGCTACTGGACCTGGAGGCAACAACTTCTTCTGCCAGGCCATCGATTTCACTGGTGTGGTCTTCTGCGAGTGCTTGCCATCTCCTCCCGTTGTTCTGCCCGAGGGAACCCTGGTCTTGCTGCTCGGCTGCTGCCAGTTGTTCCAGATCATTGGAGGCGCCTTTGCCCCAGTTGATCCCACCGTTTTGGGTCATTGCCCCGGCGCCACAGCTGGCTTGACTGGACCCTGCGTTGGCACTCCCAACCACAACCTACCTGGCATTGACAACTTCCTCTTCTTGGACAGCGAGTCTTGCAACATCTTTGTGATCTCGACTCTGATCCCATCCGGCATCAGCTGTGCTAATTTCTGCAGTGTAGTTTCACCCCATCCAGTGCTTGGAGACAAGCTCTTCGACGCTTGCAGTGGTAACTTGTTCGAGCTGACTGATACTGACGGTGAAGTGTGCCCAGGTGTACCCAACTGCGCTTGGACTGCTTGCGCCAACCTGCGCGGAGGCACCGGTCCTGCAGGACCCACTGGCCCTGCTGGTGCGACTGGCCCTGCTGGAGCTACTGGTGTTGGAGCAACTGGCCCAACAGGACCCACAGGCCCGTCTGACGGACCCATTGGCCCTACTGGCTCTGCCGGTCCCACAGGCCCTGCCGGAGATACTGGTCCCGCCGGAGCCACAGGCCCAGCTGGAGCAACTGGTTCCACCGGACCTGCTGGAGCTGCAGGTGCAACCGGAGCTGCTGGCGCTACTGGACCTACTGGTGATGCTGGTGCAACTGGTGCCACCGGAGCTGCAGGCAGTACTGGCCCAACTGGAGCAGTTGGTGCAACTGGCTCCTCAGCCATTATTCCCTTCTCCACCGGCTCAGTTCACTTTACTGCTGCACATAACGCTATTGGCATTGATACTGATTACAGCTTCATCGGTTTCGGTGGTATCACCAATGTGAGTGGAGGAGCTGGAGTAATCGAACCCACCTTGGGAGTGACTGGTCTCAACACTGTTGCCTTCGTAGCTCCCCGTGCTGGTACCTTGACCAACTTGTTCGTCAACCTGCAAGATGTTGCAGTCACTGCTGTTGGTGGAGCTGGTCTTGGTGATTTGGAGATTACCGTTTACACCGCTCCTGCTGGATCCAATATCTTTACTGTGACTCCCCTGACTGTCGTCTTCGCCAACCAACCTAATGGTGCTACTCTTAACCTGGCTTCAAGCTCAATTGCTGCTGTGCCTGTCATCGCTGGTACTCGTGTCGCCCTGGTTGTTGCAGCTGACTCTTTGGCTGGAACCTCAGCCTCCTTCTCCGGAGTCCTCAGTGCTGGTCTCGAATACATCTGAGCCAGTTATTCATGGCTAGAGTCCATAGACTCTGAAATAAAAAAACATATAACAATATGTTTTTACAGTTCCTGCCCAAGACTGGATTTGTTGCGCTTGATGCTATTTACATAATTGGTGGCTGAGGCATGAGCTATACGTTTAATACGTCTAGTCTTAACTTGTCTACTGATCACTATGATTGCGGTAACAATTATGATGGCTACCAGTGCACTACCAACAGCTATGCCTGCAATAACTCCGGTTGACATGCGGCTGTTTGAACAGCTGTCTTTCTTATCACCAATTAACACGCTGAGTTGGGTATTAGAGGCTTGACTGGCGGCATCATAATTTATACATTTATCTATAACAACTGAGACCGATTGGAAGTTACCAGTGATGTGATCAGCTTGTAGCACATTGATCTGCTGGCCAGTCTGCACAGGTCCCTGCACAATTAGTTGTAGGTGGGAATCTGATGCTATAGTAAGACTTCCATTAATTACCAGGTTGGGAATTTGGCTGTTAATAGTGAGATTCAATGAGCTGATGGGCCCTGGTGGTAGAATTAAGATCCAGGTGCTTCCATTGCAGATGGCTGCTGGATTGGGCTGAACAGTGCCACAACTAGGTGAGGAGGTGGGAGAAGCTGTGGGCGTTGGAGCCGGCGTAGGGCCAGGAGCAGCTGTGGGAGATGTGAATGTTGTGGGTGCTAGAGTAGGTGGTAGAGTGATAGCATTTGTAATATTGCTGAGGGTCATAGCTGTGATCTTAGTTGCAAATGCGCCTTGATACACCCAGTTGCCGCTGTATTTAATAAATCCACCAGCATCACCGCTTGCCCAAGTTAAATTAATGAAACCTGGCATACCTCTAATGGTGGTATAGTTCTGAAGGAAAGGAGCAGCTTGCACTGACCAACTGAGTCCTGCGTCTGTAGTTCTGCCTATGATACCATTATCACCAACGGTCCAGGCTGAAGTTACACTATCGATATAGACAGAGCGCCAGACTAGGGTGACGTTAGAAGGAGCTGTATTCCAAGTCATGCCCAGATCTGTACTGAAAAAGAGAGCATTATCAAGTCCTGTTGCAGCAATTGAATTGGAGTAGAGATCAATATCTTGAAGACTGCTACTACTATTAGTGAGAGTAGTCCAAATAACTCCTCCATTAGTAGTCTTCAAGATATAGCTGACTGAGTTGTAGGAGCCAATTACCCAACCTGTCTGTTCATCAGTAAAAACTGTGTCCTTCAAGCTCCATTGAGCTGCATTAAAGTTTGCTCCGGTGAAGCTGGCATTGATTAGGGACCATGTTTGAGCTAGATCAGTGCTCTTAATCACAGTACCTTGGGCACCCACAGCATAGAAAATCCAGGGTGAAGCCACAACTGTGGTGATTCCATGCAGATCGTTTATTGTAGGGGAAGATAGTGATATCCAAGAAGAACCACCAAATGATGTTTGAAAGATGGCGCCATTAGGGCCAACAGCAGCTCCGTGCAAGATATCTGTTAAGACAAGAGATGTTAGATTGGGACTGAGAATTCCAGTTGTAGTTCCAAACTGCCAATTCACATTACCTAGCATTTTCTGGGCTATGTAGTTGGGTGTTGTTGACAGAGCTACTCCGAACTGGCCAGTCGAGAGACTGAATAGAGTCAATAAGATTAGAGAGCGCAGCATCCTTTTACAGAAATCGATGAAATTATTCTGTGTGATAGAGCACTTTATCTTTCTGTGCTTGGCTGGAGGGCTTGAAGGCGATAAAACGAGGAAAGCGCGTGGAGAGTTGATGTTGCTGATCTTTCTGTTTTGGGTAGAGGAATGAATGTGATGGGTTGGATGAGAGGAAGCACCACATTGCTTAGTGGTGAGTTAAGGGAGATGAGAAGTTGGATTGGTGGTTGGTGGTTGAGCTGCGATTGCTGCTTGGCTTGTGGTAAGGGCAGTATTGTCTGAATTGTATTATATATTTATTATCTCTTTCTTTGAGAAGAAATAAGAATAGAATAAAGAGAGATGGGAGAAGGAGAATTATTGAGAGAAAGATCACTAAGGTGAGTAGGTACCAGGCCACCATGGTACTCTCATAGGTTTTCTGTTCGATCTCCAGAATCTCTAGAGCTCCAGAATCTCTAGAGCTCTAGAGATTCTTAAACATATATGTCATTTATGACATATAAGGTAGCCGATGCAATGTAAATAATGGCAGAAGGAGGATTATCTCTGCCGAAAGCTCGCTAAGAGATTTTTTAGCACTCCAGAGTTTCGGAACCAAGCTCCACCTTGGTTTCCAATGTCGCTTTTGGCTAGCATCCGCTAAAGTTCTGGAGTCTGGAAATCGGAAATTTCCAGACTCTGGGATGAGTCCTGAGACATAATCGGAGAAGATTCTGGAATCACTTCAAATGTGAGTTGTGGCAATATTAGCTCGAATCCATAATACCACATATATCCACTCTCTTTCACTGATGGTAAGCCTCTATCTCTCATCGCTATACCAAATGCTGTATGCGCTGGAATTTTCTTTATGCCTCGTCTCTCGAGCCAGCCCTTAAACGCATTATAGATAACAGTGGAATTTACCTTAAATTCAGGACCAGTTCGACACATTTCATGATGAAACTGGAGATAGACATCTATCTCTTTCCGGCAGTTATTAGTCGATTGTAATACGATTTCGGGCAATATTAATCTATCTCGATAGGAGCGCTTAGCTCCCCCAAGACAAATGTTAAGGAATGCTGATAAATTCTCTTCCTTAAGTAATTCGATGATCATGTTTGGATCTAACTGTCTTTCATTAGGTCTAGATGGATTTTCGACAAAAGAACAGTTAAGAGGGATCTCAATAGTTCTACGCCATATCGCATCATCAGCGCTAAACGATAGCCTATGATCGGTCAGGATGACAAATTTTGCCTTGGAATAGAATTCTATCGGGGCCTTATATAAGTGTCTCGCCTTAATTGAATCATGCCCTGTTAACAACTTGAGTAGAGCCTCGTTGATCTTAACTCCCTTATTAGCTCCAGGGAAAACAGTTAATCGTCTATCTTCAAGCTCAGCCAAAAAGGGTGTAGCAGCATTTGTCACCTGTATCTTCTGGAAAACACTATTATCAACAGAGCGATAGAAGTTAGATAATAGGCCCTTCATCATCTTCATTAGTGTAGACTTCCCACCGGCTCCTACTCCGTAGAAGATAAAAAACTTTTGTTCTATCACATTGCCTGTAAGACAATAGCCAAGAACATCAACCAAAAAGTTGCGTAATTCTTGGTCACCCAGCGTTATATCGTTGAGAAATTTCTCAACGAGTTTTCCCTCAGCGCTAGGATTATACCTGACCGAACAGTGAAAAGAGATTAGATCTAATGAGGTGCGATGGCGAATCTCTCCTGTATGAAGGTTAATTAGTAAACCATCCATAACAGGCAATACATCATTGTTTTGATCCAAGAGACTGGAGAAATCTTTATGACCGAGATATCTACTAGCATTCTTCTCTAGTTTCTCAATAAAGCCCGAATTATAAGATTTCTGAATGGTCATATTGTATAACCCAAGATATGTCTTATACTCCTCTTGACGAGGATAACTTATGGTTCTGAGAAATCTCTCAAATCGTCTCTTAGCATTACCTATATACACAGGTGCCAGAAGATGAAGTTGCATCTCGTGTATGTGGCTCTTTTCCCATACAAGTTTCACGTCACTCCAGACATATGGAACACAACTCTTCTCATGGATAGAGAAAACTATTCTGTCTTTGACGTGCTCGAAGATGAATGTGTACACACCATTATCTCCCATCTCAGATAGAAGCTGAATATTTCTCCGAATTACAGACTCGTCGATAGGATATGAATGATTTATGTCCGTATCCCATTCGGACAGAAAATGGTTATAAGACAACTCACCAACATCCTCGCGAAACCAGTCCAATAAATTGGGAGCTTGAAGATCTTCCTTCCACGCTGTCTCTATTAGATCCTTTGCTGAAGCAAAGAGATTGACCAAGGTATCTTTCCCCACAGAACAGATCGCCTTAACAGATCTGGTGAGAGTTGAAATACCGCCTCTTACAATTAGTTTGTTCTTATCAAGACAACGAAGTAGATGGAGTAATCCCATCCCATCCAAAATATCACCTGGTTTGATATCATCAATCACATCAAATGTGTAAGATGGAAGATGTAGAGCTTGTCCGCTCTGAATTGCGTTGTTTGTGGATAGATATGAAGATACGAATTGAGATACTTGATCCGATTGAATTGGCGATATTGCAGATGCATTGGTTACATGAGAACTATATTGATTGTTAACCAACTCTATTTGGGCTATTGGCTCGGGAATTATAGTTCTGTTATCTCTAATATCCTTTGGATATTCTTCAAGCCTGAGTAGGCGCAATAAAGGAGAATTCATCTGAACTGGTTTAGATTTGTTGATAGGCCTTGTCCATTTCGCCGATTGTATGTCATATGCTAGAAAAGGGACAAAGTCGTTATTAACCTTACAGATTAATGATACTTTTCCCATATTCACGGTAGTTTCTCTAGATAAAACTCTAGATTCGGTGTAGCGGAAATAATAATGCCGCTCCTTATCAGCATCATCAACAATGAATGTATTCAAGTTAATATTTAATATTTCCGCTAGTTCCCTCCAGTTTCCCATGTTTTCTGCCGATACTGAAATGGTGATTAGGTTGGATGCCCTACCGACAAGAACTCCAATACCTATGGGTTTATTCTGTGTAACTGCGATCTGATCGCGAATTGCTTTTACACCAGTTTCCTGGGTATGTAATTGCCAATCGAACGATAATGGGACCATTTCAACCAAAGGAATTGGAACCATTCCCAGTGAAATTATTTCATCCGCTGCTTCCAAGATCCGCTTATTCATAACGTTCTGATCAAGTTGTGACGTCTTGATCTCTTGCATTGCTTTTCTCACGGTCGACAATGTATGCTCATTCAAGTAGAGCTGACTGTTAGTGAAAGATAGTAGAGTTTCTTGCATTCTGGAAAAAGATTCGCGAATGTTAGCGAACTCTCTGAACGTTGTGGACGTCGATGATGTTATTTACTGAGCAAGAAAAAAATATTTGTAACATTGTTGTCAACGTTGCTCTCAAAACTGAATTACCAATTAAGAATTAATAAAACTCTCGGCAGATAAGGAAATAAAAGGATGTCTCTGTACAATCACCCGTCATCTTCACAGTCATGGGGACAAAGTGGATTTGGACCTGTTGCAACACATTATCCTCCTCTTCCTATGAATTATGATCCAGGCTATGCACCAGCCTGTAGTTCATTAACTCCTATCACATTTGTACTAGCACCAGAGACGCCCCCTGATTTCCGTGATCGAGCAGTTCGTGAACATAAAATCTGTGAGTCACAAATGTATACAATCACTCTCAGTGGGCGTGACCTTTTAGAAATTCTGACCCTGCTTCACAGAGCTGACAAGAGTAGAGTAGAGGCGCAAGAACGACGTTTGCGACAAGGTGCTGAGGTTGGAACTCGGAGGAAGAAGCTTCGTGCTCTGTTGCTAATGGCTGTAGATGATGTTAAATTAGATACTCCTGTCAATTTGGTGAGAGATTAAGATTGTTTATTCTTCAAAGATGAATGTCGGGCTCTATGTATATATGTAAAAAAAATCTCCAGAGTTCTGGAGATTTTTAGTGGGGAGATCGTAATTTCCTGTTACGAAGTGTTACGAAGTGTTACGAAGTGTTACGAAGTGTTACGAAGTGTTACGAAGTGTTACGAGGCTTAAAGAGATCTAAAATCGTAGAAATCCATGAATACATATCGGCATCGATATATCGACGAGGAGTGGTATCCCGTAGAGAAGGTTATGGGACCAATTGATTGGAGATCAACTTCATCGGATGTAAGATATCCCTACAGAGCGAAGTTGAGCCAATTTTATCCTGTAGTTGATCATGCTCGGACATGGGCACAGTTGCGTGGAAGACAACAGAAGCCAAAGATTTCTCAAACATTCATCTTATCCTTTGCCTACAAGAGTGAAGGGATGTCAAGAAGATTCGTAGAAGCCCAACAATTGTGTGCCAAATCAGGAATGAAGATTTATGCAGAAGATATCATCTTTCGTGGTCTCCCGGCTTCAATGGTCATAATTGCCGAATCTGATGTGGATATGGACGATGCCATAATTTTTGGCCGCTCCTCACAGCCGTTGAAAGACAGAACCATTCCCAGGACAGAGCTTGTTGTGGTCGATCAATGAAAAATTCGCTGGGCGCTGTAGATCAGAACCAAAACCCATGAACTTACCAAGGTAGCTTGGTACATGCTCACTTTTTATACAAATCATCAATAATCCTCCTTCTATTATTATCCATAGCATCATGTCTGTTATTCCATGTATCACAAAAAAATATCTCCTCGAAGGAGATATTTACATTAACGGATATCTTAAGCCATGTACATATGTAAAAAAATCTCTAGAGCTCTCTAGAGATTCCGGAAGATGCTAGCTAAGGGTTAACAGCCGCCCAATATATCAGCGCATAGCTGATATAACAACAGTTTTTGACAGCTGTCAAATATCGATATTTTCATGGGATTCTTTTCGCCAAATGTGGCTGTAAAGGTCATCCTCTTCATCAGACGCTTTGAACCCCATCTTTTGCCAAAAAGGAATAGATGTCTCCATTGGATGTTCAGCTCCAAGTTTCTGACCCGGAAAAATGTTTGCCTCAATATATGAGAGCATATACCGACCAAGCCCTGCTCTCGGAACAAATGATTGAATAAGAAGAATTGCATGGACATCTCTAGAAAGAGTAAAGAATCCAACTATTTTCTGAGTAACCCAGTTCCAAGCCACATAACTATCCTGGCGAGAATCATAGATGATTCTGCGGTTATTAAAGAAGCTTTTACCCTCGAACGGAGAATTTGCAAGAATTCCTATCAAATCAAGAAATAAATCCACAGGGTCGGGAGGTGGACGAACACGACAGTTGTATTTATGTTCGATATCAAAGTAATCACGATCATTGTCATGACCGTCAGAGCCTGGTCGTCCTAAGCTCAGATAGAGTATATGATCTTCTGGCGGGACATCATATACTTTTCCATCTCCTATCATGATTGTTTTCCGGCACTCTCCATATCAGGCGAGGTCATCAATTTTAAACTCCAGCGCGCGGAAGCTTTCCTTCATCTTAGTGATCTTTCTGCCAATAATGCTTCTTCTCTCATCTCCCCTCAACATCTCCCTACAATATCTCTCATGCAAGAGATATCATTCCATCCATCCTCCCTATTTATCAGGTAGTGTTAATCTAATAAGAACACATACAACAAGTATTAATATCAACGGCTGTATGATTGTGACTCCAAGATCAGCTGGTGATTGGTGCACTACTTCCTCTCTGCCCTCCAACACACTAGAGTGAGGAGTCATCTCATGAGTGAAGTGTTCTGGTGTATACAGTGCTGCCGTGTCAGGGCTACCCACTCCAAACAACTGGCTCAGATCATCATTCTTGCTCATATCAATCAGCTTCCGGTCTTGGCCTGCAACACATTCTTTGTAGTAGTAAGCGCAGAGCTCAGAACAGAACATCTCCCTAGGACTCTCACCCTCTGTGTTGAGTGAGATGCCCAACCAGACGGCCAGGAAGGGGGTTACGGTTTGAGTGAATACCCAACCTCGATATTTCTCAGCAAATTGCAGAGTCAGCTCAGCTAGCTTGGGTGTCCTAAATCGAGATTTCAAACGACGCACTGAGATAATGTTGTAGCGCTCAGTGGCCCAATCTGCATCAGAGAAACCAACACCAACTAAAGCTTTACCAGTGACCGCATCCATACGCTCGCCTGTGTTGATCTCGAGGAAGTAGAGTTTACCACATTCATTGAGGGAAACTCTCTTGTTACCCAGAGCATCATCCTGCAAACGAACTGCAATGGCAGCATGGTTGTGTAGCGAGGAGGTGAAAGTACGTAGCAAGAAACCTGTCGCGGTGTTACTCGAAAAGATCAGTATATCACCGGTCTTAACACTATCCATTTGTTTGGACTGATTAAAAGATTCTCTGTAAAAGGGTTAGTTTCCAAGATTGCGCGATGGAAGAGTTGGATTATGAGCAGTTTTGGCCCATTCGATGCACCTGTGGCAAGGTCATTGAACCAGTTGCTCGCAAGGCTTGGGAACTAACCAAATCTGGATACAGTTTGGAGCAGGCTCATCACATAGTTGGCATCAAAAGGAATTGTTGTCGTCGTACAGTAGATAGCCCAACAACTGTTATGATGGGGCCCCAGATGAATAGGCGTGCAGTTGAAGGAATGAGGATCCTCAATGAAGCCCCTAGAGTGACGGGTGATCCAGAGGATATCATTCGAAATTTCGGCCCAGCTGCCACTGTCATTCGCACCCCTAGGACAGAGCCGCTACAACCACTTCCCCCAATGACTCCTTCCATCATAAGCAGTCCCATGTCTACTGCTCACTCCACAGAAGTGAGCAGAGGCTATGCCCAACAGGGTTGGGCGACGCTACAGCCACAGCAACTGGCTGCTCCCATCCAACTTACTGGGCGCCCAGCAGCTAGTCCATTTCCCAATTCCCCTTTCCTCTACGCCCCCTATCAGCAGCAACAGCAGCAGCAAGGCAGACCAGCCTTCGGTCAGTTCACACCATTACAGAGTTTACCCACAGCACCAGTCAGTGGAGTGCCAACATACGGGGCTCAGACTCCCAGTTTCTCATATATGCAAGGGACCGCAACCCCAATCTATGGTGGTCAGGCTCCAGTTCCTATACGCGGTGGTCAAGCTATTGGAGTGCCTGTGTATGGTGGCCAGATCCCTGGAGTGGCAACCGCTGGTATGCAGGGAATGGCTGGCGCGTTTCAGAATCTGAACCTGAACCCAGCAGGACCCTCCCAGCTGCCCATAGTGCCGGTCATGCCAACTCCGGCTCTTCCACCACCCTCCCCTATCGCTCTGCCTATTAGAACCCTACCCATCAGAGAGAGAGGTGGAGCACAACCCACTATCCTGATACCCCAGATTGCAGCCGGAGTGCCACAGGATGCACCTGTCAGGATGGTTGATGTAGGAGCCGGCTTTATGGTGCCCATCTCTGGCCAGCGCAGATATGTGGGATTCTAACTCAGTTCTTGGTGATAACTATTAAAAACATATAATCTATATGTTTTGACACTGTGTTTTAGTTATAAGTACTTATCTGACCTGAGTCAGATAAGAGTAGTTTGTCCAGTATTACCTCTATCCATCATCGATGTGGTGGGTGTTGGGCAGATAGATGCAGAAGTTCTTGCACACCAAAGCTCGGGCTTGTAACAGGGTAATTAGATGGGAGAAGAGTCGCTGGAACCACTGATCTCTATTTGGCAGCCCAGGGTTGGGGCGGATACTAGCTAGCAGGTGAATGTAGTGAAGTGGCCCCCTTACAGCTAGTACCTCATTGAAACAGGAGAGACGCTCCAGCAGCTGAGCTCGTCGCACACAGTAGCTATGGTCGGTGTTACGCCAGCCAGCTTGAACCTTGAGTGAATCAATGTAGTGAGTTCTAACCTGGCCAACCCTGGTGTAGAGCTCGGAGAAAGAGCTGATCTTGCGGCTCAGCTTCTTACCTATTTTGTGAAGTCCGCGCCGCTTAAGATGGATGATAATATCCCCGGTCCTAACAGTGCGCACAGGGGCTTCTAGCCAGCGTTCCAGCAGGTCTAGAGTGCTGCGGTAATGCAAGAAAACTTTGATTATGTTAGGATTCTCAATCAGCCCGTGAATAAGGGGTTTCACTGAGTCAAGCAGATAGCAGAAGTATGTTTCATGTTCAAAGCGGATAGCCAGTCCCAACATGGCCGTGGCATTCAGACTATCAGCCAACTCTGGGGTGGTAGATGATGGGGTATTGTTATGGGGTTTATTAAGCACTAATCCCTCCCCATAGAGGGCTAGAGCCACCGTGGTCAGTGTTGAGTTTGAACTATCTATGTTTGAACTGTTTGGATCACCCGAGAAGAGCTTGAAGATTTGAGTATAATCACTAACGACGCTGAATTTATTTTGTTCCAGTCTATAAACTCCAGATGGAGCGTTAAAACGAGACATCAAAGGTATTGTATATTAACAATAAGTGCTTTATATAACTTAATGAACATTGTGTATAACTCTGCTGGCCCGTTCAGTTCTGTTTCCGGAGCCGTTACAGGTTGAGCTTTTACATCATGCTGTACAGAGTCAGGCTGAAAGAGACCATTCCAGGCTGGCAGTCCTTCCTTAGACAGATAGGGTATTGAATTGTGCCCCATAATCTGAAGGAAGGAGATATCTGCCAGCTCCTTTGGGTTGAGCTTGTCAGCCGGCTCAGCTCTAAGCTCACTCCCGTAGAGTGAGAGGGGACTATGTCCAACAAAGCTGGCCGACGCTCCAAGCTCATCTCTGTGAGATGAGCGGGGGCTATATTCAGTAGGCCTACTGAACAACGCTCCGTGAGGTGAGTAGGGACTCTGCTTACCATGTTTAGCAATGGGTGCCTCGGCTCTCTGGGCTTGTGTTTGAAATTTGGAGTTTGATTCCCCAGTTGCAATAATGCGGTCAGTTAAGGAGGAGTCCAGATCATGTTGAATAATACGTGTGCCGCGTGAGTGTTGAGCTTTGAGGGCTGATACTAGTTGAGCTCGAGACAACCAAACTATAGTTCTGATCTCTGGCTCTCTAACAGTCAGCACTGTGCGGGCAAACGCTATACTGTATTGCGTCATAGAGCTCTTAACAGGAAGAAGAATCAGGACCATTGACTCCGTCAGTAGTACTTGCCGATCCTGGATCTGCTCTCTAGTGGGTCGGCCAAAGACGCCGAGTGATTCTTCCTCAAATTCTCTGAGGGCTGTGTCCAATATATCAAGATCGGCAATCTCCCGGCTTCCACCGAAGTCGCAGATAGTGCCTGCTGCACTGTCTAAACCAAAAGCATAAAAACGATTCCCATTAATCTCTGTAAACGGGATGACTCCGCCTCGCACATATTCGCGATTAGCCCAATCTATCTGCCAACCATAATTAATCTGTCCTATATCTCTAACATCAAACTCAGCTCTATGAGGTGAGCTGCTATATCCACCCGGTATGTTAGGGGTTACTTTTATCTTATTGGTGGGTGAGACTGGATTGCCATTAGATTCCATCCCAGCTTATGTAACTATTTTACTTGGTCTTTTAGCTCTTTGGACCGCTACTTATGCTGGACTAAAACAAATTTTCTTCCTACGAAAGTCAAGATGCTGCTAATCCCCAAGAGGATCATGCAGACCTGGAAGACAAGTGATGTCCCAGAAAAATGGAAGGCCTCGCCAGCCTCAATTAAACAGCATATGCCGGATTGGCAATATACTCTCATGACAGACACGATGAATAGGGCCTTTGTTGAACAGCACTTCTCTGACTTCCTACCCTATTACGATGGCTTTAAGTACCCTATCCAGAGGGCCGATGCCATCCGTTACATGTGGTTATACATCCATGGAGGCCTCTACCTAGATCTTGACTGTGAACTGCTCGAATCGCTAGAACCTTTACTGACGGTTGATCACGGCTTGCATGTTTTCAAGAAGGAGATCATTACATATGCTTACGAAGGCCTCATATACACGCCTAGAGAGGCTGATGATCGCATCAGAAAAGGGCTACCTCTCGATCATGGAAAAGGCTTTCAAGTCGGGGGTCATGGTACGTTCCAGAAACAGGAGTTGAGAAAGCTGGAGATAAAAGATTCAGCAGAAATAGCCAAAACTCGAGGATGGCATATTAGCTCTAATGGAGCAAGCAAATCCAAGTTTCGTTTTGCAAAACAGATCAGTCGAGATCTAAAAGCCGCTGTTGCCGATGAAAGTGTTGATACTAGTCAAACTGGCATCCTCTTCCTTACTACTAGTGCTAACTATGACTCAGTCACTAACTCAATCATGGCCTCTATTCCGCGCCATCCTTTCTGGCTGGAGATGATTGAAGCTATGAAAGAACCAGTGCCCTTCTACGCGCTGGGTAAACACTTGACTGTTATGATGAGCACAGGGCCAGGCCTTATCGATAAGGTGGCTAAGGAATGCGACTTCTTTCCCTACACTCTGCTGCCAGCCTCCCAGGTTAATGCCTACACTATCTGCGACAGAGTTTACAACAAGAAGACAATGGTTCGCCCTCTAGAGGGGCAGAGCTGGGCTGGCTGGGATACCAAAGCACTGGGCTTCTGCTACTGTAATAATGAGTGGCTGATCATCTGGTTCTTGCTGGTGCTGGCTGTCATCATAATAGCCTTTATTCTGGCCAGCAACTCAGCTCGCAGACGTTAACATGATTCGTTTTGATAAAGTGTTGTGATAAACTGGGCTGAGTTTGTATGCAGTGAAATAACAACTCCGCGCGCTCAGCGGGTAACAATATTGTCTCAGAAATGCTGAGACAATAAAATAAGAAGCAGGCTTGCAACCTGTTTCTTGTGATGCAACAAAACAGATGTCCGGTGACTGTGCCCGTAGTTGATGGAGTCCCAGTGATAGCGACTACTTCCTCTAATTATGACCAAGTTGTTGTTGGACCGGGCGGCAACTTAGTGGTTAGAGTGGATCGCACCACATGGGATGTATTTATGATTGTTGCTATTGTGCTGGGAATTCTGATTCTCATCTTAATCATCGTGCTTGGTGTCTATACCGCTCATGACCATCAGCGAAATAATCCACCAGCTGATGTCTACCGTGGACATCCAGGTACTAGGAATGGAAATGGTAATAACATATCTACTGATGCTTCAGTCAGAAACTCTGATCCAGGAGCCGCTTCCAATGGAACTTCTCTACCAGGTTGCTCTCAACTATCACAGACTCAGTGTCTAGCTGGCCAGCACAACTGGGATCAAACCAATAACAAATGTATCTACACACCCCCTTACTGGGGTGCGACTGGTCAGCGTGAGGCTCACAGCGATCAGTACTATGGGTTGGGAACAGTGCCTCTGGTTAACGGCATGCCAGCTATAGGTGCTGCAGAACTCTCTATTCTACGGGTAGTGCCGGCAGATCAGCTCTCCTTTGCAAATTCGCCAGGAGTAGCCTGTACTCAGTTGTGTGATCAAACGGCTGGCTGCCAGGGAGTGCTGTGGAGCAGAAGCTCACAGATTAATGGGGTATCTCCTATGACTGCTGCTACTCAACCATCAAATCCTATGTCACCTATGTCTGTGACCCCGCCACAGGCTGTTAAAGATCAATATCCAAAGCCTCAGCTCTATCCTGGGGCTCAAACTGTGACAGCTATTCCCTCAGCTCAGAATTTAACATATCAGCCCAGCCTGATGGGTAACCAGTGCCATCTACTGACTCAAGCCACTATCGCAGGAGGCCAAGGTCTCTCATACAATCTTGCTCAAGATGGAAATCTCTATCTCAAGCGCGGCACTAGGCCCAAAGTGACTGATCGAGTCTATCTCTACACTAACAAACTGCCAATGCGTTTCTGGCTTGATGGGGAGCAGGGTAAGAATGAGGAATATGTCACTCTACAACCACGCCAGGTACACTCTATCTCGTTCCAGCCCACTCAGATTATCAATGACTCGATGCTGACTGGCTTATATTCAACTGAGCCCTTCACCCCGGAGATGATCCCATCCCATCTGAACGACTACACAAACACCAAATTTTACGTTCATCAGCCCAATCAGCCACTCCAGCTCCCTGCTAGCTGGAAATATCGCACCATCTGGGTTGCCTACTTCTAGCTTCAACTAGAAGCACTATCCTGTAAATAATTAGTTACAATAACTAATTATATCAAACATTCCTTATCTAAGGCCTAGACTTGTTAAAATAGACAGAAAAGACAGGAAATCATCATCGCTACACAACCTGTAGTTAAATAAAGAGAGTTGCGAAAGATTTAACAACTCTTTGAAAAAGATTACACGCTGATTATTCCACTGAGAAAATGGGTAACACCAATGGGAGTTGTGAGGTGCCAATGAGCCTCCTGGCAATCTTGGCCATAATCTTCCTGGTCATTTTGATTGCCCTGATCGTCATCATTGTCATGGTTGTGAGATTCATCAACCAGCTACGTCATTGGCGTTACAATGTGGAACGCATATTTGACAAACTAGACTTCCCGGCGGATTTGATCCGTTCTCTGCCGGATGCTAGCACTTTCAGTCTGCCTGTTGCTCGCATGGGTATAGCAGCTGTTATGACAGCAGTGAATAACTTCGCTCAGAAACATTTGGATCTGCCCGCTTATCTCAGGAAGCTTAAGGATCTGCCTAACAAAGAAGGAATTATTCTGGCTCCCAATAGAGCTACCGGGGTGACAGGCGCAACTGGACCCACCGCCCCCGCTGTCGTTGAGGGAGTGACCGGCTCAACTGGACTAAGTGCTCCAGCCATTGCTGGATTAACTGGAGGGATTGATTTGGATCCTCATGCTGATGATATTATTATTGTTGCTCTGCGAGATGGTGCTGATAATAATGACCTCTCTCTTGAGACGAGATGGAGTCAAGTTGATTATCATGGACTTGGTACCGTGCATAGAGGCTTTGCAGAGACAGCTGATAGAGTCTATGACACAATTGCCAGTACAGTGCCAAGGAACGGGCAGGTGATACTCTATGGTCACGGCACTGGAGCAGCTGTAGCTGAGCTGGTTGGGGCGCGTCTATTCGCTGAGAGACGCGATATTGCTCTGGCCATGTACCTCTCCGGTAAGCCCAGAGTTGGTGATGGCCAGCTGGAACAGAATATTGACAAGATAGCCAATCGCTGGTACTTGATCAATACAGCAGATGATGTACCCAACTTGATCTTGCCAACCATGATAGCCGCAGGTGCCGCAAATAAGGGTTATGGCTTCTCCAGCAGCTCTCCCGACAGAATCACCGCCTTCGAGTTCCAGACCGGTGATGTTGTGCAGAATCACAGTCTCAAAACTTACCAACATGCACTCAATGCCGACATCACTGAGCCTTTTAAGCCGATGTGGCAGAGACCCCTGGCTTTGTATTGCCGTGGTGATGCCCGATAAACAACTAATCATGAGCTATATATTAAAAATACTTGTACAAACAAGTATTTTTAGTTGGCCAATTAATTAATCATAGATTCCCCTATATAAGGCTGAGAGCTATCAATTTGAGTGTTCCTCTCACATATATCAATACCGACCATAATGCCGGCGACCTCAACTGTATCGTGATCACCTATCTTGCCGCACCGATCGCAGCGTAACAGATCTGGAGTGTTGTGTGTTATGATCTCTTCACCCACAGTTTCGGATGATGAGGTCTCAAGTTGACTTGAATGTGTTCCCATCACCACCAGTTTTATCTAATTTATTTCATAGAGGTGATAAAAGCAGCATAAATTAAATAACTACCGTAAAGGATGGAGGGTGTTGCACTGGATGATTGGCTTTTCCGAGATCCAGCCGGTACAGTTCTACTCTATCCCAAGCCATTCCAGCCTGCCAATATAGTAGCTCTCTTGTTGAACCGTAGCCCAAACAGCTGTGCTTGTGCTCAACGCACTATCAATATCGTTGGACAACAGGAGCCCCAACTACTGGAGTTACTTGACTTGGATGCTATACCGGCTCATGCCTGGTATGGGGAGCGAGCTGGTAACATAACTATTGCTGAGAGTCCCAACAGCGTTCCCAAAGTACACGGCAAACTGATTGTTCTGGTGGGTTCTGATGATATCGCTAGCCTATCAGCCCTTGCGGCTCAGCAACCAAATATCAGATTGCTGAGAGTCGATTTCCTAACCAGCAGTATAGATAGCCCAACCTGGCAGAAAGCGGCTAAGTTGAAGTTTTCCACGGCTCAGGGCTTATATGTGGCCTGATTCAGAGAGGATGTTGTACGGGTATTGAAATAAAATAAAAAATATTCCAGGACAGAGGGTGTCTAAAGCGAGAAGCTGGACATGTAAACAACAATATGGAGTTTACGTGCACATTCAAGATGAACGAGAGTGTTTTCAACTCTCTCGCCACAATACACGCTATTGATGAGAGCCGTCGCTCAGGCAACACTATTCAGACACATAAGGCTGAACCTGAGGAGAAAGTGGATCAGGAGGTGGTTCAGGAGGAGCCAGGCTTTGACTGGAAGAATCTGTTAACGGCTGTGGCCCCTGCTCTTATGAGTGGATTTCTCAACTACCAGTGCCAGAAGGCGATGAGTCGGCCTTGTCCCCCCTCTGATGGCCCTGATGTCGTGCCTGCTGCTATTAGGCCTATCATACCTAAGAGTTCTGTGGATATGCCAGTTCCAGCTCCTACCCCTCTGTGTCCCGTTCCAGCCCTGGTGGTCAAAGAGCCTTGTACTCCAATTACACCTGTTATTCCAGCCTTGTCAACTTCAACCAGCATACCCGCTTCAACTCCCGTCTCAGTTACAGTCACTTCAGTGGCTCCATCCTCTGTCACTACCTCAACTTCTACTAAAACCACCACTTCCCCAGCTCTGAACGCTGACTCTATGATCAGTGTTAAGACTCTGTTGGAACTCGCGGCTATGATGAAGCCAAATCCGACAAAGTGAAATCTCACCCTCCACTTAAGGATTTAAAAACTGAGTTAATAAGCATCATCCCCATAGCCAGAAACAGGTATGAAACGACTGGGTGGCTGGCTTTGGCAGGGTTTCTCCGCTGTTGTCCTCACAGTTGTTCAATCTATTCCCGATGAACCGGTCGGGCAGACTGAAATAGTAATACCTCTTAAGTCAGGACTTGTTGAGCCAGAGCCAACGGAAGAATATGAAATCTATTTTATGCAAACAGTGGCATTAGATCAGATCACCAATATTAGCTCAGACTATAATCTCCATTTCAGAACTCAATATAAGGGCTTGGGGCCCTGGAGTTTGTATGCCGCTCACAAAGGTTATCCTCTATATATTGAGTTTATAATCACTCAGATATTACCGACTATGGTTTTGATTGAGTATGCCTCAGCTCTGGGACAAGATCAAGCTTTCTGGGAAACTAGCACTAATCTGCTGGTTGCGTCAGAAGCCTCACTTCTGTCGTATTTCCGAAATAAACCAACACTTGTAGTCCCTGATTGCTTATATTATGACTGATAAGTCACAGTTAACACAGATCTCAACAGATCTGTCTTCTATAAGTTACAGTTTAACAGCCTTGCTCCTCAACATCTATCAGATAAACTGCTCCTTTCTCGATATCAACCTGTTAAAATGGAATAAAATTTCCAAACATTTGGTGAACTGATTAAAATCGATATCTAAATTAGCCGAGCAAAAGAGGCTCAACCAACTAGTAGTAAACAGGAAGATGCGTTGTTCTGTTGTTTGCAAGGGTGAGAAGGGTAAGATTGATCGCTGCTCTGCTGCAGCTAAATTCTGTGTTGCTGACCCAACAGGCACGGAGTTGGCACAAGTGATCTGTTATGATCATGCTCAGGATCGACCTGATAGTCGACTCTATCGCTTAGTGGCCCCGGGCCGATCCAGTCAGGCCATAGATTTCAGCCTAAGGGAGGGGAACATACCGAAACAACCACTATCGAGTTTCATGTTCTTTTGCAAGGATAGACGGGCTGAGATTATCAGACAAGAGCCCTCAATTACGTTCGCCAAGATTAATGAACGACTTCATGCAATCTGGAAGTCACTCTCTCCCGCTGAAATGCGCCCATATCAACTGTTGCATTTCAACGACAACAAGCGATATAAGAAAGAAATGCGCGCCTACAATAGGAGCAGTCAAATACAGCCCAAGGGCGTAGAGGAAGAAATGAACAGCTCTGAAGATTAAAAACACGAGATATGAATAGATAATCCATATCTGATCTCACACAGCAATAATGATGAGAGTTCAAAACAGAGATGCAAGACATGGATACAAGCACAAATATGGTGACTCAACCAGATACTCAGGCTAAGAAACTGGCTGCTATCCAAGCACTCTTATGCAAGATTATTCAAGCGCTGCCTCTACAAGTTGGTGTGTCGAACATAGCCCCTGATTCCTGTTTAGGGAATCTGGACCACAGTCTTGCTGCCATAATTGGCTGGGTTGAAAGTGAGGATGAGCTCGTAACTCGTTATCTCGGCCAATACACGGCTCAACTCAGGCAAGCTTATGCCAGTCTAGATCATCTAACCCATCAACTGCCGGGCGTCACATGCCCATCTGGCAGCTACGTGGTATCTGAGCGCTGCCCTCAGAACTGGTCTGTGGCACTTCATTACTTGAGATGTATGAGAGTCATGGTTATAGCCCTAAGACTAGGACGTTAAAAACACCTGTTGAGGTGTTTTTAATCTTCACCCCGCTCATTGAAGCACTTGTTGCATCTGAATTAGTTTCTCTCGATTGCTTCCACGTAGTAGGAAGATGGGAACATTGGGACAAACGGCTTGTATCCTTGCCGCCCATTGCTCTTGAGTCTTTGCACCCTCACCCTCGAAGAGAAGTACAACTTGAGCGCCAACATAGTAGCCTTGTCCCAAGCCCTCATATCGAGGTAGACCAGCTGTATCCCAAATATTATACACAGCATTACGTGTCTTGAAGACATCAACTTCGACGCCAAGCGTATGAACTGACATGGCATTGATCGCCTCTTCGATAGGCGATACCACATGATTTGGATTGATCAATTGTCTCACACAAGTTGTCTTCCCAGTGAAGGCGTTACCTACGACGAGTACCTTAACATATTGTTGCATCTCGACTCGCTTTGTTTAAAGCCCTTCATTGATAATCAAGAGAAATCTCATTTTCTCCCATTTTCTTGATTTATATGCCCTATTCTAGGTGGAGAGTCTAGAATAATAACACATTGAAACATAATGCAAAAGAACCCCTATAATAATAGGTAACATTGTAAATATCCCATGATGGGATATTTTTTATAACTTCATCTAGTAGGACTCTCAACAATAGCGCGATAGAAGATAGTCGTCTTGATCACGTTGGCCAAGAAGTACTCTGATCGATAGATCAGAACAATACCGCCTGGTTGCCAGCCGTAGTAACGGATGATTGGATCACCCTTGAAGATGCGCGGCAACTGGCTGAATTTGACCCGCGCTACCTTGAGGAACTCTCGGGCCTGCTCTGGACTAAGCAGAATATGCTTAGGTACCAAAATATGCTTGGTCTTATTGAACATCATTTCACTATCGAAGAAGATCTGACTGCGCCAACTCACCATGCCCAGCACGGCTTCCTCAGCATCAGTGCTCAATTTGTGCTTGCTAATTACTATAGCATCAGTCACTGCATGGGCTGTGGCAAGATGCGCGAAGTTGGCTGCTTCTTCCTTCTTAAGTGAGGTAGCCTTGGGCTCGTGATGAGCGTAGTAGACCAGCATCTTCCTACCAGATCGGTCGAGGTAGATCGAAGTTAACATAGTACGAGGTGTAACTCGAGCCCCGATTGAGGCCAATTGCGCGATATAAGTAGAGTAGCGTGCCACGAAAGCATCGAATGAGATAGTGAGCAGCGGAGTTGCATCACCCAGAGAATCTGCGATCGGCGTTGGTCGCCCCTCCCGGTCTGTGGCGCTGCGGGGAAATATCTCGTTTGTAATGTCGTAGCCTCGATCACGGATCATCTCAACTTGCGTAATCTTGATTTGGAATAAAGTTCGCCAATTTCGTTCCATCTTTTGTGAGTTTGGCAAAATGGGATGGGCTCTTCTTGTTGTCATCCTGTTGATCGTAGTGGTGGCAGTCATTCTTGCTCTTGTTTTTCTTGTTTGGCTTAGTCCCACTAGGCAACAATGCAAGAACAACAGTGACTGCCCGAATGGATATATTTGCACAACCCAGACCCAGCAAGGTGGTGGGGAGACTATTTCTGTCTGCCGTGCTGGTGTGGGTATTAGTTGCTCTATTAATAGCGATTGTGTTCCAAATCTAGTCTGTCAAAATGCTGTCTGCATTAATCCCACTCCGACATCAAATAATGGAAATTCTAGCACTGGTCGCGGAGTAGGCTCTAACTTTAACAGAACTAGGGATGTTGGGAATCCCCATGGAACTGTAACTGAGCCCCGCTATGGTATGGCCAGACCGTCTGTAGGTAGGGATAGATCTACAGCTTCAGATTACCCTGTACAAGGCTCAAACTTTAATGGCACAACCGGACATGTTACCGTTCAGCCAAGCTACTCTAATTACTCGGATTATCGAGATCCGCGTGAGGCAGGTGTAGATCCCTACCTGCCGGCTCCAAACCCTGAGCCAGTGCAGAATACGTATCCTTACATCTCAGTTGAGCAGCCCAGACAACCTTATCTGTCTCAGGTGGACCCTTATGCACAAGATCCCTACGCTCAGCCTCAGCCCCAACCTGAACAACCCAGACAGTCAGATCCTTATGCTCAAATCCAGCAGCCACAGCCCTCTAACTACGATCCTTACACTCAGCCTCATCTCCAACCGGAGCAGCCTAGACAGCCAGATGACTATGTTCAGCAGCCTGTTTATCCAGCCCAGCCTTCAGAACCTCAGCTGCCACCCCAACAATCTCAGCAAATAACTCAACCCCAACAGTCTCAACAACCTGTTTATCCACCTCAACAGACAACTCAACAGCCTCGGGCGGTTCCCAACCAGTCGACTACATACGGACAGCGTGATCCGTTCGGTAGCAGATCACGCTCGGGTTCCCATACTTCTGATGCTAGGTATGCTCATCACCATCACAATCAACCTAAACCAGCTCAACAGGGTAGCGCTGATAAGGGTGAAAGTGGAACACGTCTACCACCAGCTCCCCGTCGCAACGCCAGAAACAACGTGGTTATCAGCAAAACCTTTGAGGTGATGAGTGGTTCATCACCTGAGGCCTATTCCCCACCGACCAGAGATGAGAATATACATGATTTCTCATCTCACAGTACAGCCCCAAATACAGGCTATGTTGAGAATACTGATCGCTCAGCACGTTCAAGATCACCACGCTCAGATCGCTCACCCAGATCAGATCACTCTCCCAGACCGAGATCAAAATCCCCTAGATCTGCAAGCACACCCTATGATCGCTCAGGTGGTGGTACTTACTGTCGAGAAGGTGATGGAGCCGTGCTTGATGTTTGCTCCTACTCTGGTTCTATTCTCTTCCTACTGTCTGATGGTACTATTACCCGTGAATCTGAGGGCATGCGTAAGATCATTAACAACAATATTCAGCTCGATCATATGGCTGTCTATGCAGGTTATTTATATGGAGTGGGATCTGGCACGCTCTATGTCCTGGATAACGGAACTCATGATTCAGCACATTGGAAGTGGACTACCTGTAACTGGTCTCCAGTCGGCATCAAACACATAGCCGCTACTCATGATGCTGGTCATCTTTGGATCCAGACTGAGGAGGGAGGTTCCTTATATGATGAAAATCAGAAAGTTGTTGAAGAGGATGAGGCCAGAGGACGCCGTGTTTATGGATACAGCAAGGACAAGTGGTTGCACATTGATGACAACTGTGTTGCCACAACCTCAGAGGGCAGGAAATTGGATAATGTTTGTGATGCAGTCATAGATCATAGAGGCGATATCACAAAGGTGACTAAAGAACATATGACTGGCCGTGGTGGCCATAGATATAATCGAGTTCGACTGGTGCAATGGAAACCCTATTACATCAATAGGCCTGAGTAATTGATATACATGTATCTGGAATACATGTTTTTTATTTAGCCGGTGCTGCTAGAAACTGGGCTATAGTGATATCTTTGCCGGGATCTGTGGGTGGTAGTGCAACCTGAGCTAAGGTCGCTGTTATATCAAGAGTGAAGTATTTGGTGTAATTCTCCTTGCTAATAATGACACTATTGTAGATAGAGGCTAGTTGTTGGTAACTAGTGGCTGCTTCATATAAATAAGGACGGTAGATAATACCGCCTAGGTGGTGAATGGCTATTAACTCTTTATCAAGCACATCAGCAGTCTTGATCAAAGTGCGCTGTACTAGCAATTCTAGATTAAAAAGTGTATCATACATCTTGAGAGCCATTTGTACCGTGGCCAGAGCAAGTGCTGTCTTATCCATTTGATTCATATGGAGCATGAGCTCTCCGACTCGATACAGTAAATCAATGGCTAGAAAGAGCACTCGTGTTCGGGCTCCCGGGTAGCGCTGCCAGAGCACGCCGCTAATCATCTTGAGTTGTTCGCGAAAGTCGGCCGGTAACTGAAGCTCAACACGCTGTGGCACAGCTGGTTGTACCGCGGCGGCTGTGCCCTCTATCTTAAGATACTGCAAATCTGTAAACAATGGATCGGTCAGCACTTGATCAATCGTCAGACGTTGGGCTGGGTTCCAAGCTAGCATCTTGCTAACCAGATTGATAGCCGCTGCTCGCTGTCGGGGATCCACGCCCTGGAAGAGACCAGTCAGAATGTTATTACGAGTCGTGTCTTGTAGTACCGTTAGGATATTGAGCATATCTTGATAACTCATGCCAATACGTGTGCCTTTGAAGATATAGGCACCTCGAAACATTTCAGCAAAGCAGATGCCAAGTGCCCAGATATCCATCGGGCCGGTGCGGAAATGAGGCGGATTCTGGTGTAACGCTTCCGGTGCAATAAAGTCGATTGTGCCCCTCACACTGCTGACCTGTTGCCCAACCTGTATATTCTCGACCAGTAGCGCCTCACCAAAGTCGATGATAAGTGGCTCTCCGTTCAGCACTACTATGTTGGTGGTCTTAAGATCACAATGCAGAATGTGATTTTGGTGTAGAAATTGTATTCCTTTGGCTAGCTTGTACATAAAGGGCAACCTATTACCCAGATTTATCTGACCGGCGTTAACCATATCTCTGAGTGTATAAGAGGCAAGCGGTAACAGCACACCAACTCCCTCTAGTTGACAGACCTTGCGACTCAATAGGCGAAGACCATGGATTATATGTGCATGATTGAGTCGGAACAGAATATCGATCTCGTTAAGGCCAGTGGTGCCGATAGTCTGATAACGAACGTCATTGGCAAAGAACTTCAGCGCATAGGTCTTGGGCGTGTGTGCTGTTCTGACCGAAAAAACTGTCCCAAATGTGCCTTTACCTAGCACCTTGTCTGCAATCAGTGAACATGAAAGTAGCTGTTGTTTCCTGGCCTCTGTTAGCTCAGTGACTGGTGTTGCTGGTTGGATCTGTGGTGGTGTAAAGCCACCCGCAATAGGTACTCCTGCATGGACTGGAATAGCAGGAGTGAATCTCTGAACTGGCATCAGTCCAGCCACTGGTGTAATTAAAACGGGAGGAGAAGCAGGGCTACGCTCCAAGCCTGTCCCTATGGGACCGGCAGGGGCTATGTTCAGCAGGCCTGCTGAACGACGCTCCAAGCTTGCTATCACTGGTATGCCTGTATATCGGCGCATCAGAAAACCTCAAATGGTTGAGATCTGCGGCACTGATCTATCTTTTCCAAGGTTGTTAAGTTGTGATTGATAACAAGTTTGAGGAGAAAATGCCTTTCATCTTTAAACAGAGCTCGCATTAACCGATGGAGTGGGAACCGAAGGATGCAAGCGTTGACATCAACGATCGTCCCATTCCATTGAGAGCCAGTCAAATCGAGGAAATAGTGAATAGCATTCCTCGTGTCAGAGCTGCTGATCCAGCCTCAGCCCAGAATGCCCGCAACCATTTGATGGTGTTCCTTCGTGATGAACTCAAAGGCAAGAAGATCTGTCCCTCTATGATTCATTTGTTGGTGAAAGAGACAATTCGGCAATTCTACAAGTCGGAGATAGAGGCCGGTACTCCGGTTGGTACACTTGCCGCAGAATCTGTCGGTGCCTCTACTACCCAGATGACCCTGAATAGTTTTTACACCTCTGGAGCACGCAGAACACTTGGGGCTGGCTTCGACCGTCTCAAGGAGCTGATCAATGCCAGCAAGAACACCAAGTTCCCCAATACTATCATCTACTTCAAGAATAATGCACTCTCCTTCGAGCAAGTCATTAATATGCGAGGTCCTTTAGTAGGCAGCACGGCGGCCAGTCTGATCAAGAATGGCAATGATGCTGTTGAGCTTGAGCTGAGGGATCGACTGCAGACTTATTGGTGGCATCAGACCTTTTCTATGCTCTATCCCAACGTCAGGATCCCGGCTTCGGAGTATGTGTTGCGCATACACTTCAATGTCAATGAGCTTTATATCCATAAAGTGACGCTGGCTGATATCGCCACTGTGCTGCAGCGCGCCATTCCACCAGGCGTGGTTGCCGTTTATGGACCGACGGAGCAAGGCATCATGGATCTCTACCCTGACCCTCAGCGCATTGGCAAGACACTGGAAACCAAGAAATTCGCCAGCACCCCTATTGCTGAGCGCGTCTATCTATACAGCATTGTTCTACCCGAGTTAGCTCGCATTCGTATTAAGGGTATCGATAAAATCGTGCGTCTCTTCCCAGCTCGTGTGCCAGTACTACAGGCCGTGTTGGAGGAATACCCCATCAACTACAGAGATTATGTGCCGGCAGAGGCAGTTACAGCGGAGATGATTGAATATCACGACACTCCTGGCAGAATCTGGGCGCTGGTCTATGACAAAGGGCGCATGGCAGTTAGCGGTATTACAGCCGGTAACCTGAGTTATCTACTTGAAGTGTGTGGTATCAAAGTGTTCGGCGATGTTGGTGGAAACTTCATGATGGCAGGGCTACCTGAGGATGAGCTGTTGGTTAGAGTTGATGCACAAGGGAGGCGCCTCCCTAATGAGGGAACCCCAACCAGACGAGTAGAACGCTTCGTCGAGGCTGACCGCAAGGCTCGTATCATAGCCGAGAGTGAGCAGCTGGAAGCGATCCGCAAACAGAACGAGGCCATTGATCTGGAGAACCGAGACAATCAGCGCTTAAATCTACCTTTGAAAGCCAAGCTGCGGCCAGGCCTGATCGTGCTACAGCTTACACCAGTTGAGCGGGCTAGTCGTATCATCATAGCAGAGACAGATGGAAGTAATCTGAATGGTATCCTATCCCACCCAGACGTTGATGCTACACGTACTTACAGTAACAGCCTCTATGAGACATATCAGGTGCTTGGAATTGAGGCAGCTCGTAATATCTTGGTGAAGGAGCTGTTTGACACAGTCACCAATGCCGAGTCTTACATCAATCCACATCACTTCTCACTGATTGCAGATTCTATTACAGGGCGTGGTTTACCGCTGGGTGCCACATTCTTCGGTATCTCGCGCCAACCCGGTGGTTACTTCTCCCAGGCTATGGTGGAGCGCGGTGCTGATGTGATGAGTAAAGCTGCACTTGTTGGTAAGAGCGAGGAGATCACTGGTATCTCGATCGCAGTGGCTACTGGTCAGAAACCGGCCACTGGAACCGGTGGTCCTTTTGATATCAGGCTTGATCCAGCAACTATGGCAGAGATTGAGGCTCAGGTTGCCGCCGCTGCACTGGAGCCTGAGATCGAGAGTCCCTACACAGAGGCCGATATGAACCAGGCTCTTCAGCGGCTGGAAACAGAAGGAGTAGTTGCTCGCAATATCCAAGTTCCATCTGGCATAGAGGCTAATATTTCTGACATCGAAGCAAGTGGTGGCAGGGTGCAAGCTTTACCCACAACTCGGGCAGGAATACGACTGGCGGAGGGCTTGGGTCCAGTGCCACCTGTACAGTCTCGCCCTGCTCCAGCTCTACCCCAACAAATTTTGGCTATCAGGGATCAACTTAGGCTAGGGATAGGACAAGCGCCTTTACCTGAGCGCAATATAATCAGCCCCTTAACAGCCGGCGTACCTCAGGCAGGGCTCTTTACTCAGATCTACAATTCACCGGCTCCAATCACTGAGATCCCTCAAGTAGGCACAGGATTACCTGAAGAACTACTAGAGTTGATGGGTTTGACTGATATCGATGAGTTGATTGGTGGTCCAACAATCCAAGAGCCAGTCATCCCCATAGCGGTTCCAGAGTTTCTACTCGAGTTGCCTGTAACTGAGTTGTTGCCCGGTCTAGCCTTGCCTCCTCTTAATCCATTCCTACTGGCCCTGCCTGAGCAGTTAACTGCGCCTCCTGTTACACCTCTAGCTGCAGCTGAGGATACTCTTGATCTAGAAGCCTTCCTGCAGGCTACTCAACCCGGTTTTGGTCCATAAGCGTATGGGGATCTCCCACTCCGATCTCGGCCCTGAGAGACTGATATAGTTTAAAAAATTCATTATATGTGATATATCAGCGAATAGCTGATATATTGAGGCGACTGTTAACCCTTGGCTGGTGGAGTGGTATTTTCAGCACTCAGCAGAGCTGGAATGATATTCTTGATAGGGGGTGGAGGAATAACAGGTCCAGTGTTACCCGGTCCTCCATACGTGTAAATTAGAAGCAGTATTATAATCAAGACAACGAAGATAGCCAGCAGAATGATCAAGAATCGTGCGTTGATGTCAGGACCTGTACCTGGCTGATAGCCGCGAGCCCAGTTCAGGGCATCTGTAAATTCGCCCGGAGAGTTAGAGGGCCCAGTTTTGGGCCCAGATAAAGGCGGAACTGTTAATGAGGAGGTGGGATCAGCATGTTGGCTCATGCTTTACCATTTGTTTTGCTTCCTTAAAATTCCCTTTGAGTGAAAAATGTTTCATCTCATTACATGCTAACCTTCCAGTTAAACTTGGCACGTTATGACAAGTGAGATGATGTTCTGTGACCCCGATCAAATACGCCTAACTGCTTTCTCAGACCTTGAGACATATAAGGCAATTTTCCACACGTACGAGTGGTTCAGAGCAGAGGCCCCCAGCTTGGAGCATCGTATCTCTTTCAGAGAGGCCTTCATTCAAGTGGTAGCCTGGAACTGCTTTCAGGTAATTGAGGATAGATCTGATGATACTTGTGTGACTGCCCTTTCAGTCACAAAGGCAGATAGAATGAAAGGTTGTGTTAAGGTCAGCCAGAAGCTTGATCGTTTTCCCAATGCTCTGGAGTTGCCGATCGACGCTATGTTATTACACAAGCATTCCCGGACTGGACAGCTGATACAGATACCTGTCAAATTAAGTCATGTGTCCGAAGTATTCAAGCAGAATGGCCATCGCCATGGAATGCAGATACAACAAGTCAGATCTGGTGGGATGCCCAATTATATTATTATGTCTTCTTGGCGCGAGGATCGACAACATGGTCTGCAAGAGTGTTACCGACTCCAGCGCTTAAATACTCGACAAGCTCCCCAAGATGCAAACCAGTTACCCAATCAAATTGTCGGTCAGCTCCAGCCTCAAGATGCAGGGTGGGCAGTGGAGTTAGTTGCTCAAAGTTTCTACCATCTAGACATGCAACATGGTTTGCGCTCTGATTGGAGCTCTGGCAGATTAGTCACTAATGGCTACTACCTAGGTCAGAGACACGGACCAGCTGTGAATGAGATTCTGGATCACTGGGAGTTCTGCCATTACCACTATGGTAGACTGCTTGAGAATACAGATCACTACTTACTTGATAATAAAGGTAGGCGTGCCATCAATATTTCTTTCCAGAAGGACTCCTGCTTCATTCATCTCTATCAGAAAGGTGAGATATTTCTGCGCGGCTGGTTAATTGATCGCAGCTTTGCGGACCTGGAGCCTGATAAATTACAACTAAGGGTGGCTGCTCTGCAACAACAGGTGATAGAAGTCTTTTACCCAGACGGGCATCTGCAATTGGTGCAGCATCAGATAGGCCAAAGAAAGACAATCAAAACTTACTCAAGACAACAACTGGCTGTAAGCCTCAATCTGGTTAATGATCAACTATATGGCGAGTGTCAAGTGTATCTTCACAATCGGGTCTATATGGCTGACTTTGCAGCAGGCAATCTGGATGGTCCGATCTATGTTTACGCTGGACGTAGCATTAAGTTGCGCTTTATTCAGGAAATACGTTTATCTGATGTGCCCAGACTGCAGAGAGATTGGCGCACATGGGATCCCAATTTAGATCGAGCTATCCATCTCTTCCGTATTCCTTACATCCGCATGGAACAGTCAGAGCTCTATGCGGCACCCATCGTCAAGTTCTTGCAGAAGTTTGGTCTCAATCCGTGTGAGCTGGATCCCACTATCCAGCGAGCTGTACCAACTTTTGACATGAGCTGTGATTTCTCTCCACTGGCAGAGTCCAATATTGAGGTGGAGATCCCCATCATTACCGATGATTAAAAAATTCATACTTAGAGTATGAATTCGATGACATGGTTGATATGCCTCATTCTATTGCTTTGTCCTTGTTAAGGCGAACAATCAGTGTCGGATATGAGATATAATTGTGTTTCAATTACGACCTTTGTTAGTATAGAGATATTGACAGATTAAGGGGAAACTGCTCTCCCATCACTTGGTTTGACCAGCATCTCTAAACCACAGCACCATGGCAGCACAGGATGTGTTCGACACTCTCAATCTACTTCGCCTCATTGGCTTCTGGCATTATGATGCATATAAGAGTTTGCGGTTATGTTCAGGGCGCTTCTTCCGGGACTCGAATACTGTGAATCATAAGAAGATGTACCGCTCTGCCCTTATCAAGGTAGTTGCATGGGCTGACTTTGAGGTAGAGGGAATGGAGCGCGAGGAAGAATGGGATGAGGATAGAGAGCAGATCATGAGATTTGATGTTGAATTTGGCTATGTTGAAGATGCTAAATATACCGAGCCCTCGCCAGAACGTCACAGAGTAGTGCAAGAGTTGCCCGAGTTTCTGGACCCATTTAAACAGGATCCAATCATAATAATAACTCGAACCGAGTATGAAGGACAAATTTGTGAGGGAGAGGTGGAGCTAGTCACTGTAATGGAAGTGCTCAGACATAATAATCTGCCTCATGGAAGGGAGTGTCATATCACAATCAACAACAGAACCGTTACGCAATGGTATGAGGGAAAGAAACATGGTCCTGTTAGGGGCTATACCGATTGTGTTGCTGTTGGAACTGCCCTTGTTGAACCCACTCTTTATCTAGAGGGCCAATACAAGGAAGATCTGAAGGAAGGGGTTTGGATTAACCGCGCCCGTAAATACGGTGTTTTTCAGAGTCCAGAACAAGGTTTCCATATTACCCAGACAACATACAAAGCTGACAAGAAGAATGGTCTGTATACAGTGAATGATCGTGGTTATCTTACCTCTCTGTACTACACAGATGATGAGCTTAGTCTGGATGTTACCCATAGTAAGAGCTACTCAGATGGAAAGCCATTTATCACACTTATTATGACAGAGCGGGGCTCTCAGATGACTGTGCTTGGCCCAACCGGTTCAGTTTTTATCCAATATTCAAGGACATTGGAATACGACGAGTGTGTGGCAGAGCAGTGCTCCTTCATCAACCCGCTCGGGCAGCTGCTTTATCAGCGGCAAAGAAATGGGAATATCACTAATATCAACGTTTACCACAGTGAAGGAGCGCAAGGTATCCCCGGCGTGCCGGATCGCTTGCATCAGGTGCTACAGTTCCATGGTAACCACATGTCAGGTCAGAATGTGGCCTACAGAAGGGATGAGATCTTTGTGGCTCATTTTGAGAACTCCAGATTTGAGGGCCCGCTCACAGTATACAAGAATGGGCAGATGATCTTCACTGAATCACTTTTACTCTATGCAACTGGGCAATATGATATATCTGCAGAGCAATATATGTTACGATCAGAGCATCGCTACGTCAGACTGGCCCCATACCTCTTTGGTTCCAAGCCGTTGGGAATAAGAGAGATCCTGGATGTAGATGCACTCAACTCTTTCATCAAGATCTTCAAGATCAACATCTACGATCAGAATCTCTATCTTCACTATGCCCAACGCTACACCGAGCAAAAGTTCAATGTGGAAGCTACTCTGCAGCAACACCACTACACAGAGCAGCAACCAGCCACTATCGTGTTCGAGATAGTTGATTGATTAAAAAATTCCTATCAATAGGATAGGAATTTACAGGGATGACATGTGTTATGTGTAGCGCGAGTAAGTTTGACCTGCAATCGATTTTCTGACTGGAAGGTTGGATGCGCTGGAGTAGAACTGTACATTGCTGAGATATCTCTACTCATACTCTTAGCCTATGGTCTGGTCATACTGTGAAGATAGCGCGGAGAACTCTTAGATGTTGTGACATGCAAATTCAGCAATCAAGCCCTAATATAGGCATATCTCATGAAGATACACTTCTCCAGCAGTCTGGTTAAACTGTTGACTAGACCCAATAAGCTCTTAGCACTCTCTAAGCATCTCTCCCAACAACATCTGCTCCCCAGCTCAACTTTAAGTTAAGTTCTGGGTTGTTATCCAGAGCACTGAGACGTCCCTACTCACGGCCTTAGCCCATAGTTCATGTATATCGTGAAAACAAAACGGAGCCGCCCCAGGAGTCATACCGTTTAAATTCACCATTCCCGCCTTAATAGAGGCATATACTACAGACAAACCTTTCTTCAGCACTTCGGCTAAATCATTGACTAGACCCAATAAACAGCAAGAGCATCTCTCGTCCCAACTTAGACACTCGCTATTCTGCTCAACAGCACACAATCTGAACCTTCAAGTCGAACCGATAATTTGAAATTTCCAATTAATATGCCCAGGTCTAGACCCTATACATCGATGAAGAAAAAATACAAATCGATCAGGGTCCAACAAGTTAGAACATGTTCAGAAAGTAGCGATTGTCTTGCTAAAATAGCCAGCTTAGAATGGCCGGTTTTGAGGTCATCGATGAAGAAGTCTTGCTCTGGGATGTGCAGGGCCAGAATAACCAGGTCCAGGATGTTGGAAATCACCCATTTATGCTAGATCCAAATGGCCCTAAGGCGACGGATTATAAGCAGGAGGATCAGATCAGCCATGTTTACAAGATCCCTGATATGTATGTGGGCTCTGATAAACAAGTGCCAAGAGAGGATTGGGTGCTTGACACAAGCACAATGAAGATGGTCTACTGTACGCTCACTACACCACAAGCAGTGGAGCGCCTCTTCCTCGAGATTATCGCTAACTCGGCTGATAATGTAGGTCGCAGTCGCCGTGCTGGGGTTGACCCAGGCCGCCTAGTCGTCACCATGTCAAACAAGACCATCTCCATCACCAATTGCGGCCTGCCTATCCCTATTGAGATCCATCCACAGAGCGGAGTTTATGTGCCACAGATGATCTTCGGCACTATGCTGACATCCTCCAGTTATGACATACAACGTCATGAGATCGGACGCAATGGTATTGGAGCCAAAGCTTGCAATATCTTCAGTCACAGCTTCACAGTGACAGTGCTGGATCATATTCGCCATCTTGCTTACAAGCAGCAGTGGACCGGCAACATGCGTAACTGCAGCCTACCGGATATCACTCAGTATGCTGGTACAAACTCCTCCGTCACCATCGCTTATGAGATGGATTTTATGCGTTTTGGATACTCCGAACCCATGACTGAGGGCCCAATTGATGGCAACAATGGATATGCAATGGAAACACAGGCTCTCTTTGCCCGTCATGCAGCTGATATCTCCTTCACCACCAAGGTGCCAGTTTCCTTCAATGGACAATTGTTCCAGTTCTCCAACCCACGTGATTATGCCAAGCTCTACTTCGATGAGGAAGCCACCAAATCAGCCATCCTACATTATGAGTGGCCAGAAGGCACCCAGATTCACCGCAAACGAGAAGGAGTGCAAATCGCTGCCAATCCACACATCATGCCTAATGTTGAGATGCTTGTACTGGACACGCCTGATGCAGGGCGTGTTATCTCCTTTGCCAACAGTTTGATGACACGTGATGGAGGCGTGCATGTTGACGCAGCCCTGAAAGCCATCTCCAAAGAGGTGATCGACAACGTTAACGCCCAGATGGAGAAGAGCCAGTCTAACCGGGCCAAAGCCAAGGCTGCCAGAAGCAAGAACAAGGCCAAAGCTAAAGGCAAGAAGGAAGAGCCGGTCAAAAGAGCCCATAAGATCGATATCAGGGATGTTAAGCCACATATCTCGATGTTGCTGAGTGTACGAGTTATTGATCCACAGCACACCAGTCAAAGTAAGACCAATCTAGCTTCTCCAGTTCCCAAGATTACCGTCAATGAGAATGAACTGAAAGCGGTTAAAGGCTGGCGCTTAATGGATCGCCTCTACCAAGCACTTCTGGCCAAACATTATAAGATCCTGAGGGGGACTAACGGAAATGGTCGTCGCCGCTACACTATGGGTAAGGGCCAGGAAGCCAACGAAGCAGGAGGACAGAATAGTCATCAATGCGCGCTCTATGTCACAGAAGGGCGCTCTGGTATGGGATATATCACCCGTATGTTGACTCTAATCCCTAACGGGCGTGATTGGATCGGCGTGCTGCCGCTGCGTGGCAAAGGTCTCAATGTTATGAATGCTAGTATGCTGGACATTGCAGAGAACACAGAAATCAAAGAACTCAAGAAGATGCTCAACCTGCAAGAGGGTCTTGACTACACCGTACCAGCTAATTTTGCCACGCTCAAGTATGGCTCTTTAGTTATCGCTGCCGATTCTGACGTGGATGGCAAGCATATCATCGGCTTGACGCTACTGTTCCTGCATCATTGTTTCCCGACCCTACTTATGGCCAACCATAATGGAAATGGCTTTGCTGTCTACATGAGAACTCCCTGGCTACGCGTCATGAAGGGGCATCAGAAGGTCAAGTTCTACACCAAGCGAGAGTATGAGTATTGGAAGTCATTAACGCCTGGCTGGGAGAGTTGGAAGCAGAAGTATTACAAGGGACTTGGCACATCAACAGAGGCAGATGTTAAGGATGACTTTCGAACTTCTCGCATGGTGCGTTGCTTCTACGATATTGAAGCGCCTGATGCCTTCCGTCTGGCTTTCCACAAGGATCTTGCCGATGAACGCAAGCAGTGGATCGCACAGCAGCTACCTATTCCGGGCATTGATGAGGTAGAATCTCAGCCCATCTCCTGGTTCCTTAGGGGCGAGTTTATTGAGTTCTCTCGCGCTAATCTCAAACGCATGTTGCCTAGGCAAATGGACGGGCTCAAGACTTGTATGCGTAAGATCCTCTGGGCTGCTTGGAAGAAGTGGAATATAGGCAATCCCAAGAAGAAGTATGAGCAGTTCAAGGTGGCCCAATTTGCAGCCTATGTGGCTGAGAAGACCAATTATCATCACGGTGAAGTCAATCTGTCCGGAGCTATTACTGGCATGGCCCAGGACTTTGTGGGAGCCAAGAACATGCCTTATTTCACCCGGGATGGGGAGTTTGGCTCTCGTGACCAAGGTGGCAAGGATTGCTCTGAAGCTCGTTACATTTTCACCCGTCCTGAGTGGTGGATCCCACTTGTTTTCCGCAAGGAGGATGAGCCCCTATTAACTCCATTTGTTGATGATGGCGACCCAGTCGAACCCGTAACTTTCTACCCCATCATTCCTATGGCCTTGGTCAATGGATGTGAAGGAATCGGTTCAGGTTGGAGCTCTTTCGTACCTTGTCACAACCCTCTCGATTTGGTCCAGTGGATTAGGGACAGAATCAATGGCACCACTCCCGATCAGATGAATGTAATTCTGCCCTGGTACCGTGGCTTCACTGGTGATATTCGCTTGATTGATCGCCGCCACAAGAAGAAGGTTAAGCCGGCCGTTGGCGGTGTCAGCTTGGAAGTTGAAGAGACATACGCTGAGCGTAAGGGTGCTACAGGCCAAGTCCATCAAGCCAAGTCTGATACGCTTGTCATGGTGATTGGGCCTAATGGGACCACTTTTGATAAAGATCCAGAGGATGACTTCACCAAAGCAGATGGTTGGAATGAGATGCCTGACTGGATTAAACAAGATGAGACTAATGAACGCCCTCTTCTCTCTATGGTAACTTATGGAGAGTTCCATATCGACAACAGAGGAGTGCTGGTGGTGGATGAGCTACCAATTGGGCGCTGGACCCTCAAGTACACCAAGTGGCTGGAGAGCTTGATGGAAGCTAAGGAGATTCTCAATTTCCGCAGCACCTCCAACGCAATCAAGGTGCGTTTTGAGATCCATGGCATGAAGAAACTGCCTGGCTACCGTTCATTGCGTCTGATCCGCTCCTTTGGGCTCTCAAACATGGTGTTTTTGGACAACAATGATCGTCCCATCCACTATGCCACATCCAATGACTATATGAATAGTTTCTTCGAAGAACGTCTGCCTATCTACGAGAAACGCCGGCTCCACATTATCAACACGATAGAGAAGGAGATTCGAGACATGCAGGATAAGATCCGCTTCATCATAGCAGTGATCAATGGGGAGCTGTTGGTGATGAATCGCCCCAAAGCTGAGGTCTTAGCTAATATGAGGCATCTCCAGTTGCCAGAACCGCTCTATACTAAGGTCAAGATCCGCAACTGCTCAGTCGAAGAGATCAACGAGCTCAACGGTAAGATCCAGAACAACCTGCGTCTACTTGATATCTGTCGTGCCAATACAGCATCTGGAATGTGGCTGCAAGATCTGGCTGAGTTTGAACGGGCCTACCGTCAATACTACAAGATGCCCCAGATGTCCCAGCCATCTGGAGCAGCTCCGATGCTGGAGATGGAGATTATCGATGACGAACCCGAAGCAGATGAGGTTGAGGGACAGGTCGAACAACTCACTATCCGCTTGACCTAGATGGAGGTGTTTTTTAAAAAACGTAAATGGATAGGTTTGTCTCTGAAGATGGCAGGTTAGTAGTCATAGTCAATCAGAATAAGACGATTGATGTCATATTTCTAAGTAGTATGGGCAAGAGACACTTTAGACAGTTGAATGGGAGAATTGGTAAAAGAGGCATCATGTATAGTAGCCCTATCCCTAATGGCTCGATTATAGAATTCACCATGCTAAACGTCCAGACTATTGGCCCTGGACAGGGCTCCTTATCTGTCAAGCTCAAAGATAGTATTTCTCGCTGGTGGTCAGGACAAATTAGCCTTGTTGCCTGAATCCATATCAAAATATCTCTTATAGATATTTTGGTTAATTCTTCTCTTGCCCAGAGTAAATGTCGACCAAGAAGAAAACTGGAGACGACGGCAAGAAGCAGGACAAGAAGAAGTGCGAGAAGTACCAGAAAGAGTACAAATCTCTTGAGGTGAAATGCAAACTGCGTGCCAAATACCTCTTTGCCGAGAGACTCAAGGCTAGAGCAGCCGAGTTTGTCAACATCAAAGTTCACGATCATGCTCTTATCCATCGCCTGAAGTCCCAGGAGGCTGAGATCGAGGTTCTGAAAGTGGAGGACAGAGCTGTCATCAAGGAGGCATTCATTGGTGTTGCTGCCATTGAGAAACTGATTCTGGATGGCAGATTTGTGAATCCTGAGGCCGTCCGCAGCAAGGTGGTTATCCGCAACCAGTTGACAGACTTCTCGTCTATCTTCGGAGAGTCAATCAGCATTGCTCCTCTCTTTGTTCCCATCTCGGTGCCCACAGCAACAGGGCGTGCAGCCATACAGGAGTTAGCATTGCCCGAGTTTTACGTGACAGCGAGACCGCGTACCCAAATCCAAGTCAGTGTGTTCGCTTTCTCCTTCGGCCCTGGCCTTGAGTTCTTTGTCTATGATATTGTGACGAGACAGAAGATTCCAGTTGATGTGTCAGCAGACTTTAATCCACCCCTCATCTACAACAAGACGGTTTCTGTGGATTTGCTGGCCAAGGAACATTTCGACATCGATATTCCCCTGGATCCTCATGAATCTGCTTTCCTATTGAATGCTAGCCATGTTCATGCCAACGAGCTGGTTGTGATTGAACCATTCACGGCTGATCTGGAAGAGGGTGAGAAGAAGGGTATTCTTCAAACACTGAAGCAAAATAATCCCGTGCCAGAGGCCATCTATTTGGTGCTGCTGATCACTGGCACTTCTGCTTTCACTTGGCAGTTTGGCTACCTGAACCGTGTCTACTGAACCATTAGTTATTGACGGCTGAAATAACACTTCGGCATTGGCGCAAAAAAACATCTACGCAGATGTTTTTAACCAAAGTAGCTCGAGATTCACTAAGTTTAGGGTTAAGATTCCTATTACTCTATGGCAGCAGCAGAATTGGCCCTATTAAGAGAGAGGCTAGCCTGAGCTAGCCAAGTGTTGAAATCAAGAGGTATCCACTCAGCAGGTTGAGTTATATCTGAATTAGGCTTGAGAGCGATGAGTCTGATGTTAGGATTCTGCTCTCGCCAACCTGGGTAAAATAATGATTTGCCCTGGCTACCTTCTCCGGTAAAGAGTACTAACAGCCGATCTTTTGACATCTCTTTGTAGTTCTAATCAGCATTGCAACAAGATCAGCTTTGAAATATATCTTCAGAAACATCGGTTAATTGCTGATATATTGAATCTTCTCCTGGTTGTATTTAGATCCGCAATGCTGAAGCTAATAGTCACGAGGTATCACCGCATAGCTGGTTATCTGGTAACTCACAAGACTAGGCTCTAGGTTAAGGAGAATAAAATATCCAACTACAGGAAGAAACGCTACTCGCTCAAGCCTAATAGAGCCTAAACTTCTCAGCAAAAGTAAGAGAAATACGGGATTGATCCCTGAGCGGATGAAAAATCATCAAGTAAAGTACAAGGCACATGTTACGTATTACCTTCCCGGAGATCGAAGTCGAAAGCACGAGATGGTCTGGTATCAGAGGTATCTCAAAAGAAGCATTTTCCGCCTACCCTGCATCACTTGAGGAGAAGTTGGCTGAGTTGGTTGAGAGGACTAAGGAGGGATGGGAGGTAGTCCTCACTTATGGTACTGGCTTTGAGGATTTGGAGATGAAGCGGCTCGTCTTTGCCGACGAAGAAGACTGTAGAGATCCTCAATGGTATCTCTACACTTACAATTACGGTCTGACTCAGAAATCGATCGAGCCCTTCTTTGAGGTTAAGAAGACTTGTTACTTCAAGGATGATCACACGAATCGCTGGCTCTTAGTCCCCAAGAGTCGAGAGGCCCTAGTCACTTGGATCGTACAAGAGAAGTTGGCCTTTAACGATGCCTTCAATGCGAGCGAATCTAAAGATAGAGCATAAGTCTAAAAAACTCCTAGTGAGGAGTTTTTATTATGTATATTTGTATTATAAATGATCTAGACCTTTAGATCAAAATAAAAGGAAAGGATGCAGGAGACACCTAAACAGGAGCAAGTGGCCACCTCAGCCCGGGCAATCTTGGCTAAATTCTATGCGCTCTTGAAGGAGATCAAGGCTGACTATGATCAGGTTAAGTGTATGTGGACAATTCGCTTAAGAATTCAGATACTACACAGCGATCAGCCAGAAGATGTACCTCTTGATCCAGCCAGATATGAGGAGGTCTTGTTCAAGATAGATACGGGTTCAAATATATCTATTTTGTGTCAGAAGGATGCAGATAGACTTGGCTTTACTCAGGCTGATATTAGAAGGAAAATTACAGCACAGAGCTTCAACGGCGACCAGGCCTCGATATTCATGACGCTTTGTGGCGTCACAGATGGAGATAGAAGTCTCACGGCTGAGATCGGTACGGGACCATCTCGCGAATCAAGAATCGGCATGGATCTCATCTCAAGATTTGCCCCAATTGCCTGGGCTGCTGAGTAAAAAAGTTAAAAACGTGATATGCATCATGATGTATATAAGTTACTGTGAGGCGGTTGAGTTAGGAGTTTGAGACTCTGAGCTTGAGGCTAAAATTGGAGGCAGAATTAAATAGTCCTTGAGTTCTGACTTCTGAGCGAAGGCCTGTAGTTCTGTGTTGCTTTGGGCTTGGGATACTATTTTACTAGTGGAGTCGATCAGAGTCCAAAGCTTTGTGTCAAATTCCCCATCCTCTTTAATTTGATCTGCAACAGCAGTCACAACTAAATCTAGGGGAGTAAGAGTGCTGAAATGGGCTAACTCCAATAAGTAATCTGCCTCCGCGGGGCCTCGAATTCTGATCCGGCGTCTTTCGCGTGAAGGCGTTACAGCACGTTTACCTCGTTTCATCTTTTTCTTTACTCTGTTCTCTTCTTTTGTTTTGAGACCATTTTTAACCACTTCAGCTTAAGACTGGGATGGTTATGCAACAACCTGTCAACAGTATTACCTCTCAAACTTATGGTGATGTTCAGGCACGAAGTAGAAGGAGATAACTAGCAAGATATAACTCAATACGAGGGATACTCCATGGAAATAGTTAGCACGCCCGTCTGTTGACAGATAGTTGAGGATGACTACGGCGAAGATAACAGCAAAAGCCTCAACCCAGGGGAAGATAAGGCTGAATTGTTCATGTCCATCTGGAGTCACAATAGCTGAGAAGAGCACTAGTAAAGGCATCTGCAACAGGGAGATCTGAATCGAGACAGATGCACCAATTTCTACAGCCAGCTGTACATTATTGGCCAGAGCAAACTGAATGGCATTGACTATCTCAACTACGTTAGTGATAAGGCCGAGGATGACAACACCAACGAAAGTCTGTGTAATACCGATTGCCTCAGTGACTGGCTGAATCGTGTCGGTTAGAATCTCAGCGATAAAGGCGAACATTAGAGTGGCCACCATCAGGATAACGATAGAAATCCTGATGGACCAAGTAGGCTCTTCAGCCTGGGGCTCCTCTTGAGTTATGCTTGGCAGGCCTGCCGAGCGACGCTCCAAGCCCATCTCTGTGAGATGGGCGGGGGCTATGTTCAGCAGGTCTGCTGAACGACGCTCCAGATCTGGAGATGCCAGTGATTCTAAAGAGTCAGAGGACTGTAAACTCTGGCTGTGACTGGAGCTCGAGCTAAATAGGTGCTTATGAGTTTTCAAAGTGAAGATGAGTCCCACCAAATAAGCAAAGGGAAGGACCCCTGCACAAAGATACATGACGTATCGGGCCTTCTCCATGAAGACTGAGTCATGACGCAGGCCAACTGGAATATTGACACAGCCGAGACATTCTGTGCTGTTATTAGGTAGATTAGAACACTGCCTACAGGTCCAGCTAGTTGTGCCATAAGCCTGATAGAAGATAGTTGGAGCTAGAGCTCCTATCAGGGAGGTGATTAAAAGCACTGAGCTGACACCAGCAGCTCGTCTGTCATAGAGCTGCTCTTTGTAGCGTAATCCTCCTGCAATCATAGAGATACCTGGTATTAATAAGAGAGCTGCCAGTAGGTTACCAATAATACCAGCTTGTACCAATCGGACTAAGCCTCCTTCCAGCAGAGCTGATCCATACAGAATAGAGTCAATCAGTGTGCCAAATGAAGCAGTCAGTACAGCTCCTATGGCTGGGGAGGTCTGCGCTGAGATACTGGCTAGACTGGCCCCTAGATAGTATGTGATTGGGATAGTTGAGATAACAGCCATGATCAGCAATAAGTCATTAGAAGGAGCTGCTAGGCTTGTGAATTTAGGTAGATAACCTAATCCCATCGTGAAGAGGATAACAGGTATCAGATTGAGGAATATGATGTTGATCCCATATGCTTTGTATTTGATGTAGTAGAGGTGAGCTGAACTATAGATACAAATCATAACATTATCACCTCTATCAACCTGCAACTCCAGCAAGCACGTGTAATGAAGTTGGATCAGAGTGGTGGCAAACTTACTCATTGGGATAGTGACGACCAAGAACCAGTTAAGCAGTAAAATTACAGTGTGGGGTATAAGTAGTGTGGTTGTGAAGATGAGTCTATAACAAATGAGAGAGGTGCTCTCACTACAAGATAGGGGTTGGGATTGAGGATATATTTCAGCTCGGTATCCATCATTAATCCTCTGTCTTAGTGACTGAGAGGATATAATCACTGATTCTGTGATATCGTCAGGAGCTGTCATATCGGATAGTAGAGAGACAGAATCCCGCTGTCTCTGGCCTCTCGTTAGCATCTTACCAAAGGGCCAAAGAACATAGCCTTTCAGGTACCAGAGTTGGCGTCCATATGGTATAGCTACGACAGTTAGGCAACAGGCTAGAGCAGTCACAACATAGAGTAGAGCTAACCACCAACCAAAAAATAGCAGCCAAGCGGTATTAGTCAATGTGACTGTGACAGAGGCGGATTCAACCTGTGCCTGATTGATTGGAGCTTCAGTACCTCTTTGTCCCTTCCAAGGTCTAGAACCGAAGAGAAATCCTATCTGGTCAGCTTTAGGCTTAGCGGGTCTTGAATTTGCAAGGAACTCATCCCCTTGTTCTTCTTGTATTTCGTTTCGCATCGCTTTTCTCTGTTGGGATGCTTGTTTAAATGCACAGCTTAAGTTCAAGAGATATTTGGAACAATCCCTAATGAAACGGCTTCTAATTTACTTGGATTGGACTTGCCACGCGATATATATTGCATGGTTTCGGCTGGGCTAAAATCTCAATCACAGTAAGAAATAGATTTCCTATATGTCGAGTTATTCTTCAGCATAACTCAGAGCGTCGACCGATATATCTGCCGGACATAGCCCCCGCTCACCTCACAGAGGCGAGTTTGGAGCGTTATGATTGGAGATGATTTTGTTCTGATCGATATGCCTATTGTCTTCCGGCTGGATTATAATGCTAATGAGATTAGCGAGGCACAATTTACAGCTGACTCAACACCATGGGCACAGAAGCTGCATAAAATAGTTCATCTGATTGGGACTGGTTGGGAATTAACATTCTCCAATGGGCGATGCTCCGATCGCAGTGATGAGATGAAACTCAATTACTCTAAGCGAGGGGATCTAATGGGTTGGTTTCTCTATTATTCGCAAAGCAGTATTCTTCAGAACATTAGGGAACATTTCAGGCTACTTCAAGCAGAGTCATTACGTAGAGACTATGCCCATTGCTGGATGTTGGACCCCAAGTCTATGGAAGATCTGCTGAGTTTCATCAGAGTAACGGGATTGTGCTTCCGTTCCGCTGTCAGAGTGGTTGAATAAAAAACCCGTCACTAACGGGTTTTTGCATGATTCTTGGCCAAGAGTCTTAAATTGCAGGCTAACCTACCGCATGGTTCAGATTGAAGCTTAAAATCGAGATATATCGCTTAACGACTGTTTACTAATGAAATATTTAAAACACTTGTTTGGAGTTACAAGTGTTTTGAGAGATGATCTGAGATCGGATATACCAAGCTTAGCAATTAAATAGACCTGTTGTGTGGCCTTTTTACATCATCTAAGATCTCTCAACAGAGCTCTGTAGGGCGGGGGATCTGTGACTTCATCTAGTTTCTGCGGGGCACAGAGAACCAGACGATCAGGGCCACGATGATAATCAGAACAATGGCGATCAACAGGCGGATCGCATTCTCGCTCCAGCTTGGGAACATAGAATGGAGTGCTGACAACAGCAAGTCATAAATGGCAATACCAATAATAACAACGAGGATAGCAACAACTAAACCGGCACCGGCTCCAGCGTGAGATACTTTCATTATTGTTTCTTTTGCCCAGCCGGAATTTTATTAAAAATTTTCCGATTTCCCATCATCTTTCAGGCATAAAATACGAATTTTCAGATAAAGTCAAGTATATAGTTCAAGCATGCTCGAGCAAGTCACCGAGGAAGTTAGGAAGCTGATGCAGACACTGGATGATCCAAGTCATGATTTCGAGCATGTTTTGACTGTCTACCAACATACAAGACGCGCGCTGGATGAATCATCGTGCTCAGGCCTAAGTTCTATGGAGCAGCAAGCAATTCAACTAGCCGCCTTGTTGCACGAAGTCGATGATGAAAAGCTGTTTAAGCTGAGTGATTCACAAAATCCATTAGGTGTTACCTCTCATGGTGAGAGACATGATAAATCCGAGACTTATCCCAATGCATATAGAATCTTGTCTTCACTACCAGAGTCTCCGGACTGGGATAGGCATACTCTGATAGAACTCACTGTGGAACTTATTTCTCTAGTTTCATGTTCCAGTAATGGCAACAGTGTGGTAGAGCCTCGTTGGAAATTAATTCCACGTGATGCAGATCGAATTGAAGCGCTTGGTGAGATAGGCATTAAGCGTTGCTATCAATATGGAGTTAAAGTGGGACGGCCCAACTTCACAACTCAAACACCACGAGCTAAGAATCGCGAGGAGCTTTGGGCTATAGCCACAGCTGAGCGATTTGCCAACTACAGCTCAGGTAAGAAGATTGGTAAACGCCGATTCAACCCTAGCACCAATTTAAACTCAGATCCAAGTGTAGAGGATTCAGACCGCGATGACAGTATGATTGCCCATTTCTATGACCGCTTGTTGCATGTTCATCAACTTCAGTCGAGAAACCAATACCTGCAGGCTATCGCTGACCAACGTCATGAAACTTTGATTGAATTTATCTTGGCCTTCGGTACCACAGGTGTTTTACCACCTATCCCTAACTAACATGATTAAAAAACTTTCCTGTGATTTAAGAAAGTTGCATGTTCTGAAATGAGCTCTAGTAGTGCCAACTCTCTCTTAATCAACCCTTCCCCTATCAACTCCGATGATTATGGTGAAATTAAGACAGGACGACGCTTCCTATTACATTGGAATATACTGGCCCTTTTCCTCTTTCTCTTCACAGTTGTACTATCGCAGTTCTGGTTTCAGGCTTTCTACGAATTCTACCTGGAACGGACCAATAACAAACCAAGTTGGTGGCACTTATTACTGATTGCCATGATCTTGACTCTCTTCTTCTATCTGCTCATGGTCTATGTCTTCAGGATTCCGTTCATTGCTGTTAATTTGTAATTTTTCTGGTTAGGAAATGGCAGGGGCTGGTCACAAGATAGGAGCTGCAGTTCTCTTAATTGTGGGTATTATCCTGCTAATCGTGTTCTTCGTGCTTTTTGAGCAACAACGCCGTAAAGGTAAGCCTTATGAGTGGTGGGAATGGGTGTTACTGGCTGCTTCTGTCATCCTCATAATAGGCGGGTCAGTATGGCTTGTGATTGCACTGACTAAGAATAGTGTGACTACCACAACTTTGCCACTCGGCACTTACCCTGCTGCAGGCACTCAGCACGTAACCAACATCTCTGTTTGAGATTCAGATTTGCTGAGATAAAAGTTATCTAGAATTTTGTTTGAGTAGGAAAGCTCTTGTAGAGATGGGTTTTCTACTTTTCATCATCGCCGTCATTTTAATCATCGTAGGCTTGGTCCTTTGGTCCAAGCAAGCCCCTGGCACGGGAGCCGGTTGGGCCAGTTTGCTCATTATTGTGGGGGTTATTTTACTACTCGTTTCCCTCGTTGTGTAGGGGAGGTGTAGAGGTACTATAATGAAAACTCTCTGTCAGAGATCCGACAGCTCAAGAGATTTATTATTAAATAAATCTATGTAAAGCCTATGGTCTATTATTTGTTGTGGCTGGTGGCTATTGCCCTTATTCTCTTCGGAATTCTATTACTTTCGAGTATGGAGATCAAGATATCAGACCCCAATAATTCCTCGTTGGTGCTTATGGCTTTCTCGCTCACTTTGTTAATGTCTATTCCCCTTATTCTTGGGCTATCTTTGGTGGTTGGTCTCCTGTTTATTTCACCTCAGTCTGAGCGCAATTCCAACAAGGTGTAGAAAAAAGCGACGTAAACTCTTATACATTTATTTACTAGTAGAAAAGTGCTGGTGAAAATGGTTAGTGTAACAGCCGTCGTGATTGCAGTGATCGGCTTAATACTAGCTGTAATAGGAATTTATCTCTACTCGATTGAGAATGTGACAGATAAGCCTCAAACTTCTTGGGGCTCATTGTTGGTGGCTGCTGGTTTCGTGCTGTTGGTTGTCGCTATCTTTGTTGCAGGTCTCAGCAGTTAAGCAAAAATAAATTAAACCCACAATACAGCGTTGTGCAATTATTCCAAACGCTGAGATGGTTCGTTTTCTCTGTATTGGCGACCCTCATATTAAGGTCTCCAGTATGGCCCGTTCGGAGGCTATGATTGAGTCTATCATTCAGATAGCACAAGAACTGCAGCCCGATTTTATTGTTGATCTGGGTGATACCCTCGATACTCATGAAAGAATTCACATCAATGCACTGGCCAAAGCGGTTGATATGCTTAAGCGGCTGGCTCAGATTGCTCCAGTTTACGTGTTGATTGGCAATCACGACCGAGCTAATGCCAATGATTTTCTCTCTCCCATTCACCCATTTCTGGCGCTGGAGGGTTATCCCAATATCATAGTTTCGGGTGATGTGATTTGGCGCGAGATTGATGGTCAGCTCTTTGTTTTTGTGCCTTATGTGCCGCCTGGTCGCTTCCAAGATGCTCTGGCTCGTTGCCCAGAGTGGCCTAAGGCTACAGCTATTTTTGCTCACCAGGAGTTTAGAGGCTGTAAGATGGGGGTTGTAGCCTCAACAGTTGGAGATGTCTGGCCCAGTAACTATCCTTTCGTTGTCTGCGGCCATATCCATGGCTATCAGTGGTTGCAGAGTAATCTATGTTATGTTGGAACTCCCATTCAGAATGACTTTGGCGAGGATGAGAACAAGGCTATTATTCTCTTCACCATACAAGCTTCAGTTGAGCCTATCACAACCTCCACTGAAGCTGAGTTGGGCCAACATATCATCGGTAAGCTGAGTGTGGCAGAGCGACGTATTGAGCTCTCTGTACCTAAGTTGCTAAAGGTGCAGCTCCAAGCTGGGGATGTTTATGCATATGAGATACCACCCAATCGCACTGTCAAGATTGTGATATCTGGGACTTCAGCCGAGCTCAAGACCATTATGAAGCTACCCAAGATAGCCGAATGGAAGAAAAGGGGCGTTAAAGTTGCATACAATGATGTGCCTCTTCCCACTTTACTCAACCATCAAATTAAGCCGCTGGGGGAGAGGAAGATGGTATCATTTGGCCATTTGCTCTTCCGATCTGTAGCGGGCACAACGACAGAAGCACTGTTCAAGGAGTTATTCGGAGATCCGCTAGTGCAATCCCCAACATTAGTTATACAACAACAACAATACCTGGCACTTCAGCCTCAAGTCAATACGGGGCAACAGAATAGTATTGTCTTCGCTGTAGTTGATTGAAGTCAACCAAAGTATATATGACATGTTTCACAAAACATGTTTTGAAATTATTGGTCTTGAGCCTGGAGTCTTTGGAGTTCAGACAGAATCAGCTCACTATCCTTGATATCTTTGGCATCTGGTGTTTCATCTTCAACATCGTTCTCGGGTTCAGCCTCATCTCCACCTAACTGGCCAAGTGCTTCTGTCAAATCTCCTGTGATGTCACCTCCTTCCTGGATTCTGCCTTTTAACTGGTCTAGTACATGCAGCATGAGTTTACCGTTCTTACTCTCTCCCAGAGACGTTTTGGCTTTGACACCAGAGAGCATCATCTCCATAGCACCGGCCAGTGAGTTCCTCATTTCAGGCCCTAGTCTCACGGAAGCACCACCTACACTCAATTCTCTTTCATCATTATCCCCCGATAGAAGACTCTGCACATGAAGAGGATCGGATACATGTTCTCTATCAGAACCTTTGACTTGAGATTGAGAACGGACTGAATTTATGATATCCTCGTCACTATCACCTTGATCCAAGCTTATTCCTGTGGAGTGAGACGGAGTTGTGTTCAATTTTCTCCCTGGGAGATGCCCGTGTGATTCATATGTCTCTATTGCTTCAACTACTTCTGCTCTGTCCTGTGTATTGTGAGACCCACGCTGAGATCCCATATGTTGAGATCTATCTAGTCCCTGTTTCGATTTCTTGCGTATACCATCCCGCTTACTGAATCTGTAGTCGTCAGGCGCGCTGTATCTCAGTCGTCCGCCTGCTCGCTCTTGTTGTTTTCGGAAGAACCAACCGAGCAAAAACATCGAGGTGCCCCAGCAAAGGAAGACAAAAAATAGAGCCACATCCATCTTTTCCACCACTCAGTGTCGTTTAAATCTTTTTCGTGACACTGATTGTATTATTTTGTTTATTAAAGGAGACTTGATGCAGAATGGACCTGATCTTCCTCGTCTTTCTATTAGCTCGCAAGAGGTGATTGATAATGTGAAACGTTTGACACAGATATATAGTCAGCCAAATGCCCAGGCTTTAACTCGACGTTTAGCTGAAGATCAGAAACGAGACGAACAAGCTCTAATTGCAAAATTAAGCCCTTGTTCGGCCGGCACCCTTGAATCATTACGAGAGCACTTGCCAGACCTTAACAGTGAGAAGCTTAAGAATCTGCTAAACGGTCAGCTCTACAACCCGGCTGTACTGGAGAGCGCGCTCTGTGTCAGTGAAGCGCTATTTCTCAGCTCACCCCGGGATGCTGGGGGTCTTGCGCTAAATGAGAGGATCAAAGAGTATATCCGTAATTTACACCAGATTGGAGGCGAATCAGCAGAAGGTTATGCTATGACAGCAAGCTTCAAGGATACCCCTAATCTCTTTGTAGTGAAAGCACCTCGTAACCCAGAAGTTGATAATCTACAACATGAGGCTGTAGTCGGCATCTTTGGCACTAATCAGCTGAGAGCTTTTAATCCCAACTTCGCCTACATTTTCGGAGCATTCCGGTGCTCTCCTCCTCTCGTTGATCCAGAGACGAAGGAAGTAGTGAGCTGGTGTCTCAGCAATGACAATGCAGTTAACTATGTTGTCTATGAGAATATCAATCCTGCTACGGCACTTGATGATTATGTGAGAACTTGCACAGGTGAAGAGTTTATGATGGTTTATATGCAGATCCTTTATGCGATCCGTAAAGCTGTACAATTGATTGGCTTCACCCATTTTGACCTTCATACTCAGAATGTTCTGCTGCGAGAGCCTCCCAACGGCCCCGGTGCTTTCTTTGGAGCTGAATACAGCGCGGGTGCTAATCGGGAATTTATCTCGATACCTTATGATACGGAAAGAGGTATTGAGTACATCAAGACTAAGCGCATCGCCATGATGATTGACTATGGTTTTACCCACATTGTGCATCAAGACAAGAGTTATGGCAAATTTGGTTACACGCCTTATTCTATCTTCCCTGATACAAGTTGGCCTTATCATGATGCTTACAAGCTGCTTATGATGTCTCTACGCGGTGCCCTAGAGGCTGGTAACTCACAGCTTATACCTACTCTCACTATGATCTTCCGTTTCTTCAACCAAACAGATGTACCAGAACAAGCCGTTAAGGAGCAGTTTGAAGTGCGTTATGCCTTCCCCTACAACGAGAGAACTAAAGATTTGGACTTTGACATGTTCATCCGCTACCTGCGGTCTATCTGTGAGTGTTCTTTCATCCGCGATCAACCAGGGGATGAGCCTGTATTGCGCTGCTCTAATTATTGTCTCACTTCTGATGCTGTGTTGCAGGAGATAGGGGGTACTGGCCCAGTACGAGCTCATACAGTTCTAGATCTTTACGATCTGATGGCTCAGACTCAAAACAAGGGCAAGCCGACACAAACTCTACTTCAGCATTTCGACTATGCTCGAGCCATGACAACTCATCTGGCCAAGCATAAGGAGTTGTTACAGCAGCTCCAGAGCAAGGCAGCTAATCTACATATCTTCGATGTGGAGAGTGTCAGTGAAGCAGACCTCATGAACTACCAAACAATGAACTTGATCCGTACTAGCTATATTAAGATAGCAGAATTAGTTGATCTGGCCGGCCGGCTTGAGCTCTATCATGTAGCAGGCGAAGCAATTGCACGCCTCTATTCTGACCAAGCTACCCTCAACTACTTTGCACAAGCTCAACAGATATTCCGCACTACAATTCAGCCTTACTTGGGGGAAGCCCTTGCACAACTCAGGAAGAATGATGCCATTCTCGATGCCTATACCGGCTTACCTGACAAACAGAAGCTGACTGAGAGAGACTACCGTCTGCGCTGGTACTGGGAAGGACGTAGGCTATTCCGTCAGATCATCTAACACTCCTCTAGCACCCTCATCTAGCACCCTCATCTAAGTAATCACATATAACACTATATGTGCTTTTTTTACAACAATATATAACATGTCTAGAACAACTCATCCAGCTCTAGCTCCATTTCACATCGCTCATAATCATATGACTCCGTGTCTTGCAAGCTATCCAGGGTGATAGGCAGGAAAGGTGGATCAAGCTGGCCTACCCGGACAGGCACCTCTAAGCTGTCAAGTGCAGTGTCGCTGCGAGCTAGACGGGTGAAACCGAACAGCTTGCATAAGTCGATGGAACAGAATGAATCCCGTCCAAGTTGCTTAATATCTGGCGTGTTGACATAACCAAACTGGATGATCCGGCATGGCTCTGTATTGCGCATACGAGGCAGTGTATCAAGTACGCGAAACCCAGATCCAATTGAGACCTGACCAACCCCTGCTAGCGGCTTGCCATGACGCACTCTGAAGTTGAGCACTACAAGATAAGGCACTTGTCTGAGCCGTTCCTGAATCAGAGTGATTGTGATAGCACGCAGTTTCTTTGAGACACGATTAACGCATATCAAGCCGCGCAACGTCAGGAATCGACATATATGTTGTTGGAGGATAGTAGGCAGCGTCTGTGAAAGTCCAGAACCGCCAGGTGTCTGTCTTAGACGAGCAGCAGAAACTGGACGCATACAAGGACTGTCGCACTTCCGTTTGAGCTTAAGAGGATCCTCCTTTACAGGAGCGCTGATGAGAGGCAAGATAGCAACCGGTAGTTGTGTTGTCCGGGACGATTTTGCCCTGTGTTCCACATGCATGGATGTACGTTTGTGAGCCATTGATAGGCTCACTCGTTTTCGGCTCAGCACAAGTATGCAGCATCTATATCGATTTCTCCCTTCCCCTGCTAATATACATGATTAAATAAGCCGTTACAATAAAAATAAAATAGGTTGAGTTCTATATTCAAAAGAAGGGCTATGTTGTGGACTCCACCACACTGAAGACGAGAGGAGCCATAGGCCTAAAGAGCTCAGAGCTAGATCTAACAGTCCTTGAGTTGGCACTGTGGAAGGATTCATCTGTTCTAGCATCGGTACTACTATTAACAGATAATTCGGCCTGACCCGGTTGATCATCAACTACGTCAAACACATGAGTTGCCCCAGTAATGGTGATGACACGTGGCGCCCGCGCTGCCTTACGGTCAAGCTGATCCATGAACTTGAACCAGAGCTTGCCGAAACGGGGAACTGTGTCTTTCTCAAACTCCTCATTACCCTTATCCTTAGCATAGCTGCGAATGGCGCGAGGTCGCATTGTCATGTCGACCGAGAACAGACGAGTCTCTGGGTTGTATAATAGTCCAGTGATCTGACTGATTCGATCGTTCTGTAGCATGAAGCTGTCACTGTGGAAATAACCACTGAGTTGACCATATTTAATTGTATGTACAAGATTCTTCTGCTCCTCTTTGTTGAGACCAAAGCGCAGCTTCTGATCATTGATGAAGGCATCGATAAGGGACTCTCGCATCTTCTTGCGGATGTCGCGCCAAGTTCGCTTAGCCTGAGCTTCCTGCATGTCTATGTAGTATTGATTCTGACGAGCCATCTCCTGATCGAGCTCTGAAGCCATACCCCGATGTTTGCGGAAGAATTCCATCGCCGCCGTCAGCGCTTCATAGGGAACTTGGGGCAAATCCATGTTGACAATTCGGGTGGTCCGCTTGTATGTGAGAACTCCCTCCTTGTAGGAGAAGCATTTGGGCATCTTCCCAAATGTAGCATTGTTAAATACATCTTTCCAATAGGGATCTTCTGTGAGAGCCGTACATTGAGCAAATATCGGATGAATGACCTCCTTAATGGCCTTACTTTTGCGTGTCTTCTTCCCAGTCAGATTGGTTGGCGCTAAGAGCCAACTGCTGTTACCGAGAGTAGAGACTGCATACGTTCCAGCCTGTCCGGTGCCGAGATTGCTAAGGCGTGTATCCATTATTGCCAGGAACTAAGTATTTACAATTTTTCAATTTTTCAAATCAATATACTCCCTGAGTTGCGGTTTTCGATTGGTCAGAGAAATCTGCTGGCGGATTTAATTCTAGTTTTTTCATCTTGCTGTATGTCATTAGCCCAATAGTATGGAGTAGTAATTGGCGCAACCGGAGCCTTTTTTAACAAATTTGTTAAACAGAGCCCTTGCAAGCTCCGTAGGAGCAGGCTTGGAGTGTCCAGATTCTGGCTGGGCTGTTAAGTGATCTGAATTCTGTCGTGTATATTTGAAGAATTTTATTTTTATTGTTCAGGAAGTTCCGGTTGAAGTCAGAGCATTGTTAATTGCATCCGCGCGCTTCTTCTGTTCTTCTGGGGAAAGTTGACGCACAACCCCTAACGGCTTAAAACTGTTTGGTGGAGGTGCAGGCGGTTCATATGGAGCAAAGATGAATTTCTGCTGGCGATATAATTCAAACATGACAACCACATACACTATAAGCAGAACCAGGACAACGGCAGCTATCGCTATTGCTGCTCCACGCGTTGTCATTGCTCTAAATTCTAGGGGCCCCTTTAGAAGCAATTAATAAAAGATAATGTTCACCGATTTATCTTTCATTAAGGATTTGAATTTGCTTACTAAAGCAGCAAAGGAGATGAGTGAAGAGTTAACCACTGTAATTCACTACGTCGAAATCTGCCGCCAGGATAATAGCACAATTTGTGTAATAGTTCCACAACTTGCTGTATCTAAGGCGTCCCTTCCCGATGTTACGTTCAAGAATCAAGTTATAAATGACGTTGTAGATGAGAATGAGAGACCTGCCCCTCGACAAATGGTAGCTTCAGATAAATTATTTCGTGGCTATACCACCCAACAGGGGGCCCATTACAACGAGTCTGAGATCACAGATCTCACACCACACAACGAAGAGGAACATCACTCTGATATAACAGGCATGAGAAGAATCGTGCATACACGAGTTGTACCCGATTTAAGCACAGAGTAAGACAAAATCCGTTATTCTCATACCAGCACGAGAATCTCATGTAAAATCTGTAGTTCACAGATTTTTTAACCAACGGATTTTTTATTAAAGATTCTCCACTACAGCCTCTTTGGCAGAGCTCAGGAACGTGTTGGTTTTGGCAATTGTTTCATCGAGCATAGCCAAATCTTCCTGGTCACCATCTTCGTCATCTTCGTGCAGATAGTGATCGATCATATATTGGGCGCATTCACTGAGTGCAATACCACAATCAGTGTATATGTGGCCCAGCACCATCAACTGAAGTCCATCTTGCACACTGACATTTGACTTGCCTTCAGATGCGCACACATTTTGTCTGAGGCCCGGCCCCTGATCTTCCAGTAGCTTGATGAAACGGTTCAGCAGCTCATGGGCCTGAACATGTTCAGCATCAACAACTTTGGCCACTCCCCGTAGAGCCCATAGGCAAGTTCTCTCATCCTCGATCATCATGTCGATTTCACGTTTGTAGGGGTCGAAGAAGAGTTCTGCCCCCTTATCATCAGCGAAGAGTTCGTCCAAATGGCTGAGGAAACGAGGGTCTCTCTGTTCTAGCCACCCAGCTGCCTCTGGATTCTCCGTTTTGCCTGCATCGAGGCGTCTGTTAATAGCAGCGAAGAACGCATGCTGTTCGATCAGCTCCGCTTCAGTCCAGGCCCGCTCTGCCTTATCATGTTTGTCTGCAACCGATTTCTTCATTTCCATAGCTTTCTTGTTATTTTTCACTGGACTGCCAGAGCGCTTTCAGTTTGAGAGGCGTTTGCTTGACGGCGACGACTCAAATATATTCCTAGTAAGATAAAAGCTATGATAATAAGGACCCCGAACCCAATGAGTAGCGCTATAAACCAAGTCGATTTCCACCACTCGCCCTTAACAACGTTATTGATTTGGAATTTGCATGCGAACTGTGATGTATCACTGTTATAGTCACACGAGTCATAAGACTTGGAGCAAGGACCTTTACATGATCCATTACTACAAAAGACATTGACAGGACAGTATGAGTAATTGACACCTTCAACACAATCAGCCTGTTGTGTAAAACCGCTCAGCTGGATATTGGTACAAGCGGAGTTGGATTGGTTGGTTGTGCACCAAGCTGACAGCACTGACTGGGTCAGGCTGTCATTGACTTGCCCCGAACTACTTGATGAACAGCCAAAATACCAAACCCTCGGGATCATGACGAGTTGCTCGGCCAGCAGATATTTGTTTGCTGCTGTATTAGCTTTAGCCTCGGCAGAGCCAGACCCATATTCGAACTGCACAGTTCCTCCTGTCTTGGTCTGTAGGCTATAGTTGACTCCTGTTAGAAAAACAACCGGAGTACCCCAATCCATATACTGATTCTGGGTTGGGCTAAGAGGAAGACCTTGGATGGCATTTCCGATGAGAAGTTCGTTATTATAGGAGAGTGCTCCACCTGCTGTATCTGTGATTTGCAGTGATTGTAGAGTGCCTTTCGTGCTCAGCTCTACCGGAGGGGTAACTTGGCCATTGCTGACCAACGTCGAGTTGAGGAAATAATGCTTCCTATTCTGGGCATCTTGATATGAGTCAAGCACGTAGAACAAGCCATTACGTTGTGTGCTGATAGTGAATTTATCGCCTAAATCGATCGGTCCAGTGAGAAAATAACCAGTCATTTTTACCTATTACCCATTTTTTCCAAAAGATGCTTCAAAGCGGCGCAACTGTTTATTCTGGCTGCTACGGTGCTGCCTCTAACAATGGGGACGTTGTTATAACAACGTTGAAATGCAACTCCCGTCCAGTTTCCATGGCCAATAAGGAGATCATCTTGGTTGTAGATCACTCTATCTCTATGTCCGATGACATGCCTATGGTACAGAATTCTTTATTGGCTTTCCGCAACAGTCTTGTACGTTTGGTGATAGGCCAGAACATCCCAGTTGATCAGGATGAGACATTTGATCGTCTGTTTCAGGAACTGGCAGTTGTTAAGCTGATAACATTCAGTGACAAGGCCCGGTTGATTTGGCCCACAGCTCAGCCCTCTTCTTTCGGCGCGGCTGTCAGGGACATCAAGACAGAAGCTTCCACCAATATGGGAGAAGCGATCTCCTTAGCCTATAGGGAATGTACACCAGGCAAGACGCATTGGATCATTGTCTTTACAGACGGCGAGTCCAATGTAGGTTGTAGAACTGTCAATTCCTTCAAGAAGCTGGTCTACGGCTCAACACGACCCAAGCATACGCAACTAATTACATTGGGATTCAGTGAGCACTTCAACTGTGAGATACTTGATGCGATTGGCTCCTTCACTTACATTCCTGATAAGGAGGTTATCCCAGGCATATTTGGCAGTATCGCAGCAGAGATCGCTGAGGCCTGGGGCTTTGAGGCTCAGCTGCAGATACCTACAGTTCCCTTGGAACTAGCCACTGCTAGTTGTCCTGAGCAAATGGAGCGTCGCCCAACACATGTGTTGGGCATAGCCCCTGCAAATCCCGAAGGGATGGACTTGGACTTGGGTATGGATGATGAGGAAATTATAGCCGCACCAGCCCGTGTTGAACCAGCTAGATCTATCATAGGCAGCACCACAGTTGGCACGCTCTATAACGAGCGCGGCTATATACATGGGCTACTACCTTGGGGACACACAAGAAGACCTGAACTCATACGTTATGTGGGGCAGATGGTCAGTCTCAACTATATCGACATTGCCACCATGCAACCAGTCGTTGAGCAGATCATTATTCAACCTGGAGCCGTCATTCCAGTTCAGGTGAGAAGCTCATACTTCGCCTCATCCGCGGGCAGGATCATGAGGCAGTTGTATATAGCCTTGAAGAACAAGACAGTTAAGGAATACAGAGAGGCTATCGAAGCCAAGATCGCTGAATGGACTGATCCATTAGCCTTAGCTCATTGTGAGGAGATTAGACATTATCTGATTAAGGCCAATCCTCGTGGCTGCCTCTCTCAAGCTGTAGATGTTAGGAGGCAAAGTTCTCACGTCAGTCAGAATCTGCAGACACCACGTCAAAGACTGGTGGTTATGTCTACTCAAGAAGATCTGTGTTACTATGAGCGCACAGTTAGTAGTGAGGACTCCCCAGAGTATTGATGCTTCAAGTATCATGTAAATAACCTGTATCTAAGGTGTACATATTTCAAAAAAAAATCACTATACAACCTATAGTGACGATTAAGATGTAATATCCATTGTTTAATGGATATAACTGTATCTCGTTAGGAGAAGGAGTAGGACGGGTTGGAGCCCAGTGCTTTGAGGTAGTCGTTTAGCGAGCGCTCAAAAATACCGCCCTTATCGGTCCCTAGAGTTCTGACGTCAGCCGCCTCTTTAACTTTCGGCAATAGGAGCCAGTATTTGAATTGCAAGAATGCTATGTCTTCAGTTGATAAGCCCTCTAGAGTGGGTGGTGGGCTGAAAGGGGGAATCAGAATACCGTTTGTTGGATTGAGCATGAGACTTGTACGTCTATCGTCCACAATGAACGTGTTGTCTTCATGCATAATTCCTTTCACAACAGGATCATCCATCATCTTAACTATTGGTTTGGTGAAAATGCCGTCGATCATGTCACAGTTCTCCCTGGCATAGATGAGATGGGGCTGTGGCAGATCGCGAAAAATCTCATCGATGACACCCTCGACATAGGGACGTACACCCGCACTCCAGATAGCCACAACTCGGAAGTACGAAAAACAGAAGATGAGGAATTCTTTGAGGTGAGGCCGCTGGATGCCCCAGAATCCAGCTATTTTACCATCGCCTTTCCGCTCTGAGAGGTCAGCCCTCAGATTATAGAGGCGCCTTCTAAGCGGCATGAGTCGTGGGTCGTGAACTATCTGATTTCGAAGTTCCTCCCCGGTATCATCTGTATGTACAAGTGTTTCATCCATATCGAAGATGACGCAGCGCCCCGTTAGAGAGCGCTTGGGGATAGCCTCCCGACCTGTCATCTTTCCCCAGCAAAAATAAGCTGCTTAGAAAATTAAAATTCCCAATCTGCTTTGTTTAATTCACACCTGTAAAGGTGCTGTTTGACAGTTCAATGCAGAACGGTTCTCGCTGGCGACATCGCGGTCGCTGTAGACATAGCAAACACAAACAGAAAGAAACAGTCGGCATCGCACCTGACTGTACAGTGGCATTACCACAACTGCCAGCTAAGGAGGCTGATTTACAGGCCGAGCTAGAACCAACTGGCATCACTTATTCAGAAGGACTGTTGGATATGGCAATTGGTAATCCTCTAGTCTATGAGGACTTCTGGGAGAAACTGAATCACTACATCTCACTACCGCTCTCGCGCAAAATGGGTTATGATTTGGTGGGATTGCCCTCATTACATGAGGCTATATTGGCCTATCACAGAGAGTTGAGTAAGATATGGTCACCCCTCAATCCTGCCGCTTATCCAGGCGGCTTGATCATCGGTAATGGTAGTACTCAGCTGCTAGTTGGAACCCTCATTTCTATCTGGGCTCTGGAATTCGGCTTTGATCCTCTCAGTGCCATGGATACAGGTTCTGCGACTGGAGTCTGCTATGTGTTGGTTGAGAATCCCTATTACTTCTATTACAGAAGCACCTTTGAGGCGGCCTTCCCAGGACGTTTCATCTTCCAGTGTACTCAGGATAAGATCCCTGCTGGAGCCGTCACCATTGAGTTGATCACTTCACCCAACAACCCAAACGGAGTGTTGGCCAAACCGGCATCAGGCTTCAAGTCTAAATACTGTGTTGCCGACACAGTCTATGACTGCCCTGCTTTTGGAAAGGTGCCACAGCATGTTGATTGGGCTGATGTGCGCTTATTCTCCGGATCTAAGGCTATGGGCTTTGCATCATCACGTGTGGGTTGGTGTTTTGTCAAGCAGAAGCGTCTGGCTGACCTTATCACCAACTATGTGTCTCAAAGCACACTTGGGTTGAGTGAAACTGGCATGTTGCGCGTACTGGCGGGCTTCCAATATGTCATTCCAAACATCAAGTTCTTCTATGATAACATGAGAGCCATCATGCAATGTCGTTGGAACACATTCCTCAAGTTGGTGGCTCAACAGAAGGTTGTCCAGGCTCAAAACGATTTCGGTCCCTACCTCTGGTTGCGAGCTCCAGGCCATGATGCTGAGAAGCTCTTCCGAGGAATGGGTATTCTAGGGGTGGCTGGCATTGGATTCCTACTGACTTGTCCTGAAGCGCCTGATAGTGCCTCTTATATCCGCCTCAATGGCATCTGTAATGCTGCCAATTGGACTGAATTCATCCGTCTATTCAGACAAGCCCTACCAGAGCTGCAGTAGTTGCATTCAAAACATCAGTTATGATGTTTTTTTACTTGTGATCTAGATAGCCGTTATATTCAGGAACTGCTTCTCCAGACTGTCTTGATGACGGCCGTCTGATATTATATGAAATCTGGGTAAATTATCTATGACAATAGATAATCCTATTTACTTGAATTTCGAACTTATTGAAAAGCTCAACCTTATTAGGTAGATGTAGTGGGAGCAGTTGTATCACTCTGTCTATTAGCTCTCATAATTCTGATCACCTCCTCCACAATTGGGCGATAGTAGTGATGTTGGAAGTAACTGAGTCCAAAGTAACAGATCAAGAAGGTGAAGATGAGGATGGCTACGAAATCTCTGACTCTGATTCTAAACTCTAGCCACCAACTGGTGACGAGTGCTATGATAACTGCCAGCATAAAAGCCCTCATCCAGAGCGGATTGTTGTAGAATCCGCGCAACAACTCCTCGGCCAATTGCTCATCATTAGAGGAATGCTTCTTGGCCCAGCCGTAGCTGTCACATGTTAGTTGATCACAGGTATAGTGTCTCCCCTCATAATAAAGAACAAGCAGTAGAACTAGTACAGCTACAATTAACACGATCATATCCAGGTAATCCATCTCAGTGAGAGCGAAGCAGGCAGCTAAGCCAACTCCTGAACTGCGAGATGGAAAATCTTTTGAGCTGTAATAGAAAGTGGTCATTCCATTAATTATTTTCTCAACCTTTTAAATCTATCTCAAATCTGCGATGCAGATCATAGAGCATCTATCCAACATTATTCGATTGATAGGAGCTAATCCAGTGGTTTCTGTGGTAGCTCCAACCGGCTCAGGCAAGAGTGTAGGCATCCCAGCTGCTATCGGCCAGGTTGGCTCGCGCTGCTTTGTGACTGTACCTACACGTACAGCAGCTTATTCACTCGCCTCTTATCAGAGAAGTATATCGCCCAACGTGGAAGTGGGCTATGCAGCAGAAGGGAATGTCCACTACACTGAATCTACCAAAATCGCTTATGTGACAGGTGGTCACATGAGACGTAAACTACTCGCTCATATTATTGATGGACACGCTACTCCTATAACTTTCACAGATGTTCTGATGGTCGATGAGATCCATTCAGGCTCAATCGACAACTCAATCATTATAGCACTTTGGCAGCTGGCCGCTAGGAGCCGAGTGCAAGTGCCGCGCCTTGTGTTAGCCACTGCTACTCCTGGGCTGACTTTAACAGTTGAACCGGCCCCTGCCCTCTACACAGTGACTCCTGTTACTTATCCAGTCGAGATTCGCTACATGGCCAAAGAGATCGATCCAGATGATGCTACTCTCTACGAGGAGACAGCCAAGTTAGCGGCTGATGTTCACCGTTCTAATGCATTTGTGGCTGAACAATATGCATTACCTGCATCAGCCACTAACAACCCTAACCGGCCTGGCACAGCTGGTAATAGGGTGAACGGTGATATGCTCATCTTTGCCCCTGGTAGTGGGGAGGTGGAGAGTATTATCAGACTTCTCACTGAGGCCCGTCTAGATAAGGTGATTATTGTGGGAGCCTTTGGGGCTATGGAGCAAGAACAGTTCAACAAGATATATGCGCCGCCCCAGTCCGGTTGGCGTAAGATTGTCGTCACTACCAACGTGGCCGAGTCAGCCATCACCATCCCAGATATCGCCTTTGTCATCGATACCATGGTGGAGAAGCGGGCTGAGACCTCGATGACAGGTGGCACGCGTCTTAGCTTACATCGCATAGCCAAGGACTCAGCTAAGCAGAGGGCCGGTCGCACTGGCAGAACCAGACCTGGAATCTGCTATCGTATGATGACAGAGCAGCGTTTCTTGGTGCTAGAGGAGAATCGCCCGGCTGAGATTACTCGAGTTCCAATTTATGGCATGGTGATGGAACTGCTTAATGTAGGTTTGCTGGCCGATGGTGAGTTCAAGATCCCAGATCTAGACGTGGCGCGCATCGATGAAGCTATCTCATTGCTCAAGGCACTGGGTATGGTGACAACTGATGGTCAAGTCACAGATCTAGGTCGCTTCGTACCTACAGTGCCGCTTGGCATCCGCTCAGCTGCTGTGCTCTGGTATTGGCTGCAGAACACCCCAGAAGGGCGTGCTAGGCCGCCTTACCCCGGTGTCGTTGCCGTTTCACTGATCGACTGTTATGGTCCCTCTTACTATTGGGTACCGCGGCGCCAACCCGAGGAGTCAGTTGGCGAATATAATCAACGTATTGAACGCTACCGGGTTGAATACTTTTCCAGCATCATCGGGCGTGATGACTTGACTACGGCACTCAATATGTGGAATCGCTTGATGGAGCAAGTTGGCGGTCCTAAAGCCCCGTCCGGTGACATCAAGCGTTGGGCTCAATCCAACAGCATTAACAACAAGAAGTTGAGGGAGGTGCTTCAGATTGTGGAGAAAACCATCAGGCAAATTGCCAAGAGCCAACGAGTGCAAGCTGATAGTTTAGTGGTACGCTTCACCACAGCTGGCCTAGTGGCTGCTATTAAACCGATCCTGGAGGATGTCTATGGAGATCAGATCCTACCTATGAGTCGGCGCGGTATCTATGTGCATCCTAAGACGAGAGAAGATTTCCGCCTTGACAACAAGGGAGCCCTTAATCAACTATCTGCCGATCCACCACCCTATCTCATAGCTGTATTAACCACAGAGATCCGCACTGGTATGGGCGTACTACGGCTAATCTCCTTCGCGGTTGAGACAGCTAAAGCTGGAATCTACGGCGCTGGTCCTAAGCCGCGGCGGGGACAGCGTGTCATCCATCGAGTTCCCACTATAAGTACAGATTATTCTCAATCCAATGAGGAACAACTAGCTCCGATCGATCGTCTAGTATACCCACCTCCTAGGCCGGAGCCTGGTTTTGTGCCAGTTATCGAAGCCGGCCCACCACCTCTCAATGTGGATCCCGGCACTGATGTGACACCTATTCTTCCACCATCCCAGCCAGTCTTTGCCTCTCAACCGGGTGCCCGGCCTGGCATCCCACTAGGTAGGATGGAACAACTAGAAGGCCCTAGACAAGCTACCCCCTCACCGATATTGACGGGACCCGAGGCTATCCAACAGGCTGCCAGATTGCTGGCAGAACTGGAGCAACTGCGGTTAGGAAGTTAAAAACATCACAACCTGATGTTTTATTATGCTAACTCTGAGATATACTGGCTTCAACTGATATATCTAAGACTATACTAGTTGGAAGGGTAACCTTAGAGTTGAGAAGTTGTTAAGCTCTTGGCTGAAAAGAGAATTTTATCTGCTGGAATCTCTAGGCTCTGGAAATGGCGTTAACTCCCTTCAAAATACTTATATTTGACTTCAATTATATGTGTAACATGTTACACATCAGACCTTTATATTGCTAGTCAATAACGACGAAACTATGTATTGGAGATGGTTGTTCATGATTTTCCTCGTATTCCCATTTATAACCTCCGGCTGAGAAACGTCTTCCCCTACAGACGTCTCCGATCGAGGCTCTATTTACTCCCGTGACTTCTCGGGCACTTCTTGCGGAGGAGTAACGAGCCAGAAACATCCCAGTCACAAAGTCAAATTGTAGAACAGGTCTGGTTTTGATACAGCCCCTATTGATAGCGCGTTGAACATTCTCTGCTTGTGTTACTACATCCAAATTCTCTAATCTATTGTCAGCTTTATCTGTATTAATATGATCAACAACAAGACCGTCTGATATCTCTCCTTTGAAAGCTCTTGCAATGAGGATATGAACGCGAAATGTTTTTCCTTTTATAGTTACAAATCGATATCCATCATTTCCTTTGGATCCCTTTGTTATCCATTCGCTTTTGCGCAGTTTGACCCTTCCCATAGAGGAAACGAGTAATGAACCCACTTCAGTTTCCACTGACTGCCATATCTCTCCGGGAACTTCTTCTTGATCGGCATACATCCAACAGAAACCTTTCAACAAAATTCCATTTTTACAAGCTTCTCTGAGAGAGTTGTTATTTACGTGAATCTCTCTTGCTGCATCAGTTAATCTGGGCCATATTTTGACCACTGTTTCATCATCTTCCATCAATTGAACTACAGCTCTACCTTCTCGATGACCTCCTTTTCTGTTCAAAGCTTGTTCAGAACTAGTTGCCCACTGTAGGTTACGAAAATCATTATTGAAGCGATTACGATCAATATGATCGACCGTATAGCCCTCACCAGGTGGAGGTCCCAGAAAAGCATAGACAACAAGCTGATGAATTAGCCACTTTCTCCTTTGACCGTTATCATGTGTCAAATGAACAAGATGATATCCATGTAAAACGAAACCTCCTATAATATCCTTCGTATGATGAAAATTACTATAAACCATACCGTTATGAGAAATGGCATATCTAGAGACTCCGATGATAGAAAGAGATCTCCACTCATATTCTGGATATTGTAGTTGAATTAATGAGATATCCCTGATAAAATCTCCATCGAGCTTCCTAAGTTTAGCTTCTAGCTTGGTGATCCATTCTAGATTATCGGCATTACAGTTAGAGTAATCATCATCTTTATGATTTAGAATCATATCTTCTTGTGGTATAGGCAAAAAGAAAGAGGCAACTAGGCTAGCAAGTGATGGCTTCTTATCATAATTATCATCAGTCCTAAGATAAATTAAACAACTGGTATTGCCTTTGAAATAGGGTTTCTTCACTAATTTTGCTCCCCAAGCTTGTCGGATCTTGCCAGATCGACAAATTTCATAACGACTCAACTGTTTGGAAGCCATACTTACCCAGGTATCATCGACAAGTTCCCAGACAACCTGAGAGATTGTACTGGAATTATATAGCCTATTTGTGGAGGAAACATCGAGATATAATATTTCCTCCATTTTTCACGTATTATTTTATTTTATACGTTACAAAGAAGTGAATACTGTATTAAGGCAAAATCTACTTTGTTTGTGTGATGTCATTGACCCCATTCAAAATACTTGTATTTGACTTTAATTCGGGTGGTGTCAGATGGTGCGAAACTGGCTCGCAGGCTCAAGCTGATAAGAATCGCTCTGGATTCCGAGCTCTACTCTTCAAACCGCCCTGTGTGGCCCCTGACTTCTTTGAGTCTATCAGAAACTCCATCCTTGGCGCAGACACTCAGCCAGACCTAGTGGTCTTCTCAACTCAGGAAGAAGCCAGCTCAGGCACATATTTCCACTCCGATTTTCTGCCTTCTCGTATGCCAGATATTGGCTATGCTCTGCTCAAGCGCGAAGTTCTGGAAGGTGTGGGTGAGATCCCATCCGGTAACCCGATTCTGGGCAAGGACTCTGGCATTAACGTGGGCAATGTGACAAATTCAGCCATAAGAATGTCCATTTATGTGAAGCCTGAGTTAGTTACCCTACTACGTTCAAGTGAGAGACGTTTGGATCAGATCTGGGGTAATAAGGGTCAAGATACTTTGACATGTCGTTCAGGTGAACGTAAGAGTGGCGCCATATGTGCCTATGTCTGGCATCCTACTTTTGGACATTTCGCTTTCATCAATGTTCAGCTGCCAAGTGGGGCTGGAGTGGTTCGGGCTGGCCGTGATTATGCTACCTTCCGCGAGGGCATCAAGGCCTCCAATAAGATCTGCTTGATCAATATTATGAACCAATTTGTCAATGATGTCTACCAGTACAATGCTCCAGATCACGTCATCTTGATGGGCGATATGAACTATGAGCTGGTCGTGCCAGACCGTCGTCCCCTCGATGTAGCCAGTGTGATTGCAAACAACCTAACGGCTAATGGCCTGAGGGATATCTACCAGAAGTATGATGAACTGGCTCAAGCCATCAAAGAGCTGCCACTTAGGCAGTTTAAGGAAGGTGTTGGGGGGCAAGGACCCATCTTCATGCCAACCTGGAAGCTGTTGCGCAACCGCCCCTCTACTTGCTCGCCTAAGAAAGATCAAGGCAAACTGGAAGCCCCAGTAGATCAGTGCTTTGATGTGGCGCGCCAGGGAGTCTCATTTCCCGCTTGGAGGGATCGCATCCTATTTGGGGAGTTTGGCAGTTCTAACTACACCCTCAACTGTCAAGACTACCAGAGAATCGACACGGGCAACATGAATAAGTCAACCCACGCCGGAGTCATCGGCCTCTTCACACTAGTAGCTAGAGCCTAAGCCTTAAAAATATTTCTCTTATGAGAAATATTATAGCACTTCTATTATAATGCATTATCATTTATAGACAGATCATCATGTGATTGTGTTCTCTGTCTTTGAGACTGCAATATAGTGTCTCTGTATGACTCATTTTTTCAGACGCTGAACACAGCCATTTTCTCCTGAAGGCTGAGCTCTGAAGATGAAGTTTCTATATTGGACTATAGCACTCTTCTTAATTTCTAGACAATATAGAACCTAAGCTCTGGAGCCCTGGAGGCTCAGCCTGGTAAAGGAGCTGTATCAAAATTCTACACTTAAGCTGAACTTTTTATTTGTCAGGGCCACTGCATAACATGGGCTGGGCTGAGATCTAAAATGTCTCAAACGTGTGTTTCCGAGACATGCTCTCTAGTATCATAATACATTGTAATTATTGGCAATATAACATCTCAAATGTTATATTATGACCCATCTCTGAGCTAATGTTGTGAATAATGGCAAAAGCTGTGCCAGACATCTTGTCTGAAACCATATTAACAGATGATATTTATAACTAAAAAATACAGCCTAAGCTAGCTTTTTAGTTATATTCCATTTTAACACTCTGGGCTTCAGTACGCAGTGTTAAGAGCTCAGCTGTGACAAAAATTATTTTCTTTCATGGAATTCTGACTCTCCGAAGTGACCGAGAGATTTCATTCCTTCTGGTCTCTTGGCGAAGTGTGATATTGCCCAAGTAATCATCTCAGATCTGATAGGCAGATCGAAAGTATCTCCAATATTTACACCTTGATCTTTCCATGTTCCAACCAAGTCTCTCAGATTAAGCCAAATTCTATCCTCACGTGCCTTTTGATCTGCTATGCCATACACTCCATAGATCGTCATGGGATTACTTGGTCTCCTGATTGCTTCATAATCTATGACTATGACACGTCTTCCATATGTCGGAACATAAAATGTGTGCTTGAACATCTCATACTCATAATATGTATCCTCTTCGACTTTCTTCTCTAGGATGTTTCCGACATGCGTATCTAAATGGACATAATCGTTGAAGCCGAGACATACCATTGCATGTAAAAGTTGGATGTAAATTGACATTCTCTCGATCAAAGGTAAATCTTTCCTCTTCAATGTTCTTTCGATAGAAACACCTCCCAGTTCAGATAAGGTGTATATGAAGCCCGTTCTCATAAATAAAGCGGTTATCGCCTCTTGATAGGAACGTCCCGTATTCTCTAAGGTTTCAATTTTGGCATAAATTGTCTCACTCCACTCATTTTCTGGTAGTATAGACAAAGTGGGCGTCTCCAAAGGACAATACAAAATGGAATACGTGTACAGGAAGTTTGGACTTATCCCTTTCTTAATAAATCCATTGATCATATTGGTAACCTCTTTGATCTCTCCCAACCAAGTCTCAGGACTAACGCTGTTCACTGAAATTCTACCATTTCTGTCAACGATATAGTACTCTATACCTGTTCTCTTGAGTGCAAATTGTTTGTCACACTTCTCGTCGACACATGCACTATAGACTGTTCCGTGTTGGCCTGAACCTAACTTATCCTTTAGAATAATGTTGAAGGGAAATTGTGATGGATCAGGATTGCATGTGATGGTAGAGACATTCTTCTCGATCATCTCTATCTCAATGTTTTGTTGTAGCAGAGTATCAGCGGAGATCGGTTCATTTAAAGAAGCTACAACAAGATCGGAAGGACGTCCCTCCTCTACCATTTTCTGCCTCACTTTCTCATACTTCCTTGTTGGAATTTTCAAGGCAATATTTCCCTTGCCACCTCTCGCATATAAGAAACATTGGCCTTTATCACCAAAAGTTTGATTGAATATGTCAGAGTAGATTATGCCTTCATCTCTTCCATGTATCGCTTCTTCCAAAATATAGATACCGGTATCGAATAACCTTTGTCTATATCTTTCGTATTCAGCCATACCTCCAGAAACAACATCTCCGATAATTTTGTCCATAACATCAGAGAAAGACATAATATATAATCCTTCTCTCGTGACCACGATTTCAAAGAGACATTGTCCATTATAACATCTTTTAACAATATTAACTATGTCTCCAGGTGATGGCGGTAAAATTCCGGCTTGATTTGGATCAGTCTCATAGCCATATTCTGGGTGTGTATGGAAGATGACATGGTGAGCTTCCCTCAATGTGACTGTATTTTGATGTTCGGATATCACCACGACTTCTGCATTCACGGAGAAGCCTTCTTTGTCGAATACTATGTAGCCAGCGACTTCTCTGTCATAGTTTTCATCACGAATCTTGAATAATTGTTTTTGCACATCTTCTGTGATGTCCAGAAGTGTCGTGCCCTCTTCCATCCGATCCTTTGTTTTGCGAAATTATAAATTTCCTGAAGAACTAGATGCTAAACTGGCTGACAACAGGAACACAATAATATCCAGTCCTAAAAGTATTCGAACATGAAATTATCTTCATCTGCCATACATGCCCAGATAGTACCATAGCTCAGCAGTGCGAGAAACATCTTTTCTAGAACATCTACACCAAAACTCCAGAGCGCTAAAAGCTGAACCAACCTCAAGAAACACACATGCAGCAAGCCGAACTATCAAAAGCAGCGCCAGTCTTCACCACAGATTGGTTCTCTAATAATATCCCTGCTTTGACAGCCAGTTTAGCATCTGTTAGAGACAGACCAGTTCGCTTCTTGGAGATAGGTAGTTGGGAGGGACGCTCTACTCTCTGGTTCCTACAGCATCTGCATGAATTGAGTACCTTCTCCTGCGTGGATACTTTCAGAGGTGGTGTTGAGCATCAAGGCTCAACTAGTCTGGTTAATCTGAGACCTCGCTTTGAGAGCAATCTGGCAGACCATAAGAAGCGAGTCACTGTCTTCGAAGGCAAGAGTCACGAGATTGTACGCACACTGCCGCTAGACCACTACGATGTAGTCTATGTGGATGGCAGCCACGAAGCACCAGATGTTTTCATTGACACCGCCCTTGTTTGGCTGGTGACTAAGCCGGGTGGTATCATCATGTTTGATGACTATGGAGGTGGCCAGCATGGGGAGAGTCCAGCTGAACTGAAGACTTCACCCAAACGCGCCGTCGACGCCTTCCTGGCCGTCTTCAAGGGGCGAGTAGAGTTGATCCATAATGGCTACCAAATCCATGTGAAGAAGCTACAGTAACAATTATCATATCTTATAAGATATGACCAGGTTTTTTATTTGGCCTCATCAGACGTATCGGTTGGCTCAGCAGCTCGATCTCGGGCCTCAACGAACATATCCACCATCCTATTCATCATTGAATGGAGCGGACCCTCAGGTTGCTGGCCGGGATCAGTTCTGCGGCGATCTAGAACGTGCTGGGCAATTCCTGACATCTCCGCAATAATCTCCTCTGTAGTAAGGGGTGCTTGAACAATCTCGGGAGAATCAAGCTGAATCTGGCACAACTGCTTAGCTAGTTCTGGTCTGAGAGCTGCTAGTCTCTGTCCCAACCTGGTGATTGGAGAGCGGTCAGGCTCTTCTCTCAGAAGACAACCGAATGGAGCTCTGCCCGGAATACGCCCCTCCAAATAGACCGTAGGGAAGGAGCTGCATTCCCCAGCTACCTTGTGGCTAAAGTAGACAGGGTAGAGTAGATCCCAGCCGAATTCCATCTCATCTACCAGTCTGTGAAGCTCGGGGGCAACATCATCAGCATCAAAGGGAATGCGGATTGCTGGCATACAGACATCGGAGAACAGATGATACCTCATGCCTATGCGCTCTAGTGAAGAGATAATATTTGCCTTGCCAGCCTCAGAGTAAAGGGCTGTCACAGAGCAAGCGATGATGCGTTTTGCGATCTGATCACGTCCCTTACCACAGTCGAACATAGCGAGAGTCAACTCGGCTGCATCTCTCTCAGGGGAGGGCCTATAAGTCAGGCCATCAAAGAGATCACAGATATGACAGCCGCTATAGATACAGTCATCCACAACCAGAACCAGGATCTCTCCATCGGCTGGTAGCTGTGATAAGTCACAGCTCGGGCTAATAATGCCGCGATATTGAGGGATGTCGAAAATCTCCAGGCTAAGTCGCTGTAGCAACCAAGTCTCAGAGCCAACCTTCTTATCATCGATTAGGACATAGAGTGGTAGCTCGGTCCAGAGCTGCTTGCGCTGTTCATCGAACATTTCCCAAGCTCGCTGTAAAGAATTCATGAAAGACAATATAGAGATATACTGTGTCTTCTCAATCACCTCGCGTATGAGAGGAGCGATTAGGGGTGCTGAGGCTTCCACCTCAAGCAGATAGCTCTGTGCCTTCTCAAAATCAAGGATACAGTTGAATGTCTTTGGCTCCTCTCTCGGAAGATGCAGTAGATCTTGCAGCTGCAACTGGGCGTTGTTGGGATGTACATGATTGATTTCAACAATCTCCGGGGAATCAACCTGAATCTGGCACAACTGCTTGGCCAGTTCTGGATGAAGTGTCATAATTTTCTGACCGAGCCTGGTAATTGGAGAGCGATCGGGCTCAGCCTTGAGTAGAGATCCAAACGGTTCTCTGCCTGGAATAATGCCTTCCAGATAGATAGAGGGGAAGGAACTACATTCCCCAGCCACCTTGTGATCAAAGTAGACAGGGTAGAGGGTATCTCCATCAAAGCCCATTGCTGATATCGGCTTAATTATCTCAGGTGCAGCATCTTCATGTGGAATATCGATTGGCTCCAACAGACCGCCAGAGAAGAGGTGATATTGCGAACCACACAGTTCAAGTGAAGATGCAATTCCTTTGGCCCCTGCCTCGGAGTGATAGGCTGTGATAGAGCAAGCGATGATTTTTCTTGAGATCTCCATGTCTCTGTCTCTGTTACATGAGAAATCTATAACATGCTCTCTGCCTGGGTCAGGCCGATAAGTCAGCTCATCGAAGAGGCGAGAAACATGACAACCACTGTAGATACAGTCATCCACAACTAAGATCAGAACCTTGTCTTCAGCTCGAAGAGATGTTAGATCTGATGTTGGGTTCAAAATGGTGCGACATTGTGGCACTCCTAAGAGGATGGGTGCCAGTTTCTTCAGCAGCCAAGTCTCAGAGCCAACCTTCCTGTCATCAACCAACAAATAGAAAGGTACCTCGGGATAATTGGCCAATCTCCATTGATCAAATTGCTTCCAAGCTGACATTAGAGCATGCTTGAATGTAGCAATGGGGATATATTGTGTCTTCTCAATTATCTTGCGTACAAGGGGAGTAATCAGTGGTGCTGCTTTCTCGAATTCTTGCAGATAACGCTGTGTTTTCTCAACATCTAGGGAACGGTCTGCTGGCTTTGGATCTTCATCTGGGAATAGTGTAAGTTCATGTAGCTGCAACATCTTTTGAGCCGGATTAATGGAAGGAGGCTGTATCATTCTGTAATACAGCTCATTTAAACTTAAGTTAAGTAGAGCTAAACAAAGGGGTTGAGTTGAGATGGAGGCTGGCAAGCAGAAGTCTGAGCCCTCTGAACCTCAAGACAAGGTAACTATTGTCAGACGTTATACTTGCGAGATTCCCTCTAGCAATGGGGAAGTCTGTCAAAATCCTCCATTCATCAATGTGATTCGCACATTGCAGGATAAAGAGATACTTATCCGATGTTGTCTCAATTGTGAGATTCCACCCAACTATGAGCCAGTTAAGCCTCAGATCTGTGAACATAGGGGCAACTGTACCAATCCAGCAAGCGTTGTGGTAAAGACTGTAGATCAAGATCATATGGCTCGTTTCTGCTCCACTTGTGCTCATCGGGAGAATATTGGGGCTCATATCCCGTCAGAATCTCAATAAATGCTACAAGTCTGAAGTTAAAAACGATTAGATACCGTCTGGCAAAGTTGGTGAAAAGTTGCTAACGATAAAGGGCAAGAAAGGCGATGGCAGAGATTTTTGATGTTCCGGCATATATTCTCAATGGCCCAGATCTGGCCAACTATCAGATCTGCCTCGATTTCCTGAGAGTTGTGCGTCATAGCTTCCAGCTAAGAAGGCAGCAACATCAACAGCAGGCAGATCAAACCACTGATCTCAACCGTAAGATGCCCTTGCTGAGTGAAGTGCGCAAATTGACTATTCAATTGGTTACGATAGATGGGACTATCCAACACATCGAACAGACTGCATATCCGGTTATACAGCCGCATGTGGCTTAGGCTATCTTATATATCTGACTGGGTTGTAATAGTTCTCAGCTTAGTATTAATGGTTGAGGCCTTAAATCCCTAGAATATCTGTATGTTATATTACAGATATTGTCCAAATTGCACTGCTGTTTCTGTGTAAAAACTACCTGGTAAATGGAGCATCGTTTGACAAACATAGCCCCCACCAACTTCGCAGAAGTTGGTTTGGAGAAGCCCCCAATCATCCTCGATCTTTCTGGCCAGCAGCTGGTTATTCCATGGGAGAGAGCTCAAGAATCAGCCACTCTAGCTACCATGATCAGGTTCAACCAGGCAGCTGGAGCAGTTGATTATAGCTTCTCCATCCCCTTGCAACAGCTACCCTTTGATGTGACTGCAGATGCAGCTTGGCAAGAGCTGTTACTTGATTATCTACGTTATATTTTTCAAGATGAGCCAGCTCCGACCGAAGCACCTCAGGGTATAGTGCTGGACGTGCTGGAAATTCTGCGCCAATTGGATTACTTCAGAGACGACTACAAAGATGCCAAGCAGTTAGCACGCATCTATCTCGAGAAATCTGATTTGTCTGAGTTGCCCGACTTAACCCTAGCCACCTGGCTGGTCAAGTTTTCGCTTGATTTTGTTAATTTCATGCGCCGGGTTAGTGATTCTCTCTATCAGAACGACAGTTTCACACCACAAATTTTGAGTTACTTCTCGGCTCTGATCCGAACCAATGAACAAGTTGCTTATGCACTGCAGCCCCATGGTTATCCCTTCACTCGAGCAGAGCAACTGGATCAAATTATGCCAATTGACCGCAACATCTTTCTGCTAGACCCATTCCGTACGACAGAATCCGCTCTACCTGACTACATGGGAGCTGAGTATGTAGTGGCTGTGCCAATCAATGCCTACACGGTGCCACCCAAACCTGAAATCAAGATAGACCGAGCTGCTTTTCTAGAGCGTCTCCTGACTATCTTCCCCAAACTGCTTGATCTGCATGAGAAAGTTAGAGTTCAACTCACAAATCTAGGACGCTTTAATCCAGAAGCTGGTTTCGTGATTTGTGGTTCAGCTGTACCTGTAGCTCTGGATGATTGGCTCTACACTCATTTCCGCTTGAAGGCTAGCATTGAAATTCACATCTACGGGCCTGATGAATACGCTCGAGCCACCATGTCTAGCGAGATCAGAAACTGGTTAGATAACAATTATCCCTCTACCTCTTACTTCCATGCACAGTGGCGCAACAGCTTAGTTGTAGCTCAACTAGGCGACATTGATCAATATAAAGCACTGGGATTAGAGAATGCATTTCCATTTGCTCTTCGCCTGATCCCCTCTGTAGCACGCACACCTTTTGAACTTCTGTCACGTCAGCGCTTCTCCCATCTGCAGGTCGGTTATGATCTGCATCGCGGTTTGATCTGTACTCCACTCTTCTCCCTTTACTTCAGGAAAAGAGAGTCGGTTATCGCTTGGTATGGCGTAACAGGTGCCGAACTGGTTGTCAACGCTTATCTGGGCTTTGCTCTGAAGATGATCGCTCCTTATGCTCATGTACTGAGGGAAGATGATGTTAAATATACCGCTTTCTCGCCTATGGCGATAGTTGCACCCATCTCCACCTATGGTGATCTAGTAGAGTATACTACAGATATCACTCTAATTAAGGGGCGTCCAGTCTTAATCCTGCCCACTCAAGAACCATATCGCCCGGCCAACACACCTTATCCACGCTTCGCTGAGCTGGAAAATAACGATATATTGGGCGAAAGTGGTAACTATAACATAATCACAGCTGCTGGTCGAACTCTGCCACTTTCTGTTCTGCGTTGGGAAACAGGACGAGATAGACTCGCGACTCATACTGAATGGATTAACTATGACATCCCCAAAGCCAATCCCAGTGTTAACCCAGCCAAAGGAAATGATATTGTCGGTCTAACCAATATTCCAAGGAGCTTCTTCTTTCATGGGCTACCTAATGTGGATGCAGCTGCGATAGTTGAACAGCAACCTGGTAATCTTGGGGTGCAGAACATCGGCAGTTTCTTCCTTATGCGTAATTGCCGTTTCACCCGGGCAACAGGGCAGTACCAATTTCCCCGCGGATATCGTCCGGCTATCGTGAGGCCCGGTGAATTAACCGAGCTGACGGGGGTTGATTTTGAGGGACGATTAAAATCAATACCACCCTTCCAAATCGATCAAGATCCGACAGCTCCTATCCTCACTTATCCGCTCATGCCTGCAGGGCCTAATCTAATACATCAGCAGTTAGCTGTTCCATCAGATCCAGTCGATTTAAGTGGGCTAGCCACCGGTCGTGCAGAATTCCCAATTACAATTGAAGGTATCATACAGCTTGTGGGAAATAGAGAGATTATTACAGAAGAAGGATTACGCGAGCCACTCGTTCTTACTGAGGAAGAGATGTATAACATGCAGACAATAGATTTTAGGCGATTAGAGACACTCTTAGCTGTGGCTGATCCTGAAGGTGCGACTCACATGCAGATGTATGAACGCCTGCTTGGTTATTATGGAAATCCCATTATTTTGATCGCACTTCAGCTTGAGATTCCAGGTATTGTAATCCACCATGCGGAAATCAAAGCGCAGTATGATCAAGGATTCAACATCCTGCTGCAAGAAGAACAAGAGGGTGTGAGAATTAATCCCATTCCACGTTATGTTAAGGTTCGTATGGATATTATCATAGACAAGTGGTTCTTCATCGATGAGGCCAACTGGCTCATCCCTTTCGAGGATCTTTTCAAATATGAGTTCAACTGTGCTATGCGCAAGGATCTTAATTCATTCTCTGCACGTGGTGAGGTGCGACTTGTGAGAGGCTACAAAGTGTTTGCTTAAGCAAACACGTCGCGGTCTACTGGAATGTCTTCCAGAATACTATAAGCCAAACCATCAAGTTTTTGCCATAATTTGGCAAAAACCATTACCCATCCCCATTTATAGGAAGCCCGATATAAACTGATGTTAAATAAAAGTAAGATGAATATCTGATTTGTCGTTGTTTTATCTCGTATCAGACAAATAGACACACTGCAAGATAAAACAAGAGTTCATCAATGACAGACAAAGCAACTAACCTAAATCTAGAGCCGAAACCATTACAGCTCGACCAGAGAAAGAATACTCTGTTGACCATGTCGCAGGCAACAGAGATCCGAGTTGAAACAACAGTCTCAGGCATGGGCAAGAGTCAGATGGTTATGACGGCCATGCAATCTAATCCGAAAGTTAAGAAAGACGGACGTACCGGTATTGTAACAATACCGGAGATGAGAAGGAAGGGCAATTAGATCACCTCAAATAGCCAAGGTAAAAACTCCTCATGTAAGGAGTTTTTTAATTGTCATCTGGATAAATAATCAGACGACCCAGCTTGGCGAGGTGTTCCTGTATTATATGGACCACATCCTCTTTCTTAGGGCCCATTCGCCTACCTGTATATCTCCACCAACCATAGCACTGTCTCACTTGCTGATCATTCAGTGCAGCTATTTCATTATATGGGTGGCGCTCAATTAGATAGAAACGTATTTGAGCCAGCCCTATCTCCTCTACATAATGTGATGAAACATCCAATCGCACTAGTATAGTGATCAGTTGATATACCTTCTGATTGAGACAACATGTAGATCGAGGTCTTCTACGAGCATCATGCTGTGCCGCTAACATCGCTGCAGGTGAGCGATCTATAATATACAACTTTCTTTTCTGCACATAGCCAGATAAAACTCCGTCATCAATAAAAAGAAACTGATTATCCATTCTCTCTAAATCCATCGTAATTGGGTCCCAATATATTCCATTCCTAATATATCAGTTCTATTTTACAGTCATCATTGTTACAAGGCAAGAAAATTAGAGTAATGCTGTGAGAGTTCTGGAGCACTTGCTGGGAATATCGTAGATTCTTTCTGTACAGTAACCACCGGTTAGACTGAATCTGTTATATCTCACAGATCTACGATAAAATTCTGCTTATATAAGCAGAATTTTTAACTTAAGGTTGTACATTCAAGCGGTCCAGTTCTAGAAGGCGTGCTTTGAGTAGATCTCTCAACTGAGTCTTCTCAGGACCTTCCTTCCCGTTACCAGACATCCACCAGCTGTAGTGAGAAATTAGTTGTGCTTCATTGAGATTGAGCACAGTACTTGGATCACTCATGGTGCGATTCAGGAGGAATCTCCTGATCTTCTCTGAGGTGGGTATTGCCAACTGTTTGTCAGGTAGTGGTACAACTAGTCTGACCAACATAGCAATCAAATCACAGGTAAAATACATAGAAGATTCTCGCCCCTGAGGTACATGGTTGGGGTTAAAATTCTCAGGATGGCGAGCCGCTTCTGAATCGTCAACAATGAATAACTCCTCGCCCTTAGTATAGCCTAATAGGGTATCATCAACGACAGGAAGATCACAGTTATCCATGGCCGGCTTTAAACTTTAATACATTATCTCGTGCTTCATCGATCTTATTCCATAGTAGTGATTACTACAGCTGAAGATTTCAAATCAAAATCTCTCCTTAGAGATTTTTTAAACTGGTCTATATCACATATCCTGCTGGGTTGCAGTACTTCTTTCAACACCTTGCTGTGCTGCTCTCTTCTTAGCATAGTGATCAGCCTCTTCTCTCTCAAGCGTCTTGTAAATAATGAGCTCCCGGTCCAGAAGCTGACTCCACTTCTCTTCGAGGATGGCCTCTGCATGTGAATCTGAGAGATGCTTCATATGCTTACGCTGCTCCAAATCAGGACTTTCAATGGCGGCAAAGATCTGGAAGGCAGTACGGGGCTTCGGGGCAGAGAGACAACTTTCCTCAAATGGAGTCAGCTTGAAGAGGGGACCATCCTTATAGAATGGGTGACTCCTGTGAGTCTTGCAGAGCACAATGCTTAAGTGTTTCTCAGCATCAACGAAACAATAGCGAGCTTGTTTGTCACACAACTCGCCCTGTTGGGGCCCAGCGGTGAATACTTTCTGACAGGTAATAGCGTGCTTTCCTTGCATAGCCTTTCTTTACTCGGTGTTAACGTGATTGTGAAACAATCATTCTGCTCCATTCTCCAGAAATTCTGGAAAATTGTTGAACTGGTATACGTGGTTGAAACACATCGCGTTGAGAATTTAAATCTATCCAGACACTAAGCCGATGTCTTGTGCGATAAAATATGAAAGTGATAGATCAGCTGTCAAGCTATTAAGACAGCTAAAGCAAAGAGGCACGCAGTCAAGCAAATCATTACCAGACTAAATGGATAATAAGCAACAGCGTAATGGTAGAGCAAACGAGATCTTCCCTTATCTCTCGCTCTCGTATGAGAAGTACCTCAGCTACAGAGAGCAACGTAGTATCAAGGATCGAGAAAGATCTCGCTGGGGCTTAGCCAGAACACTGGGTTATACCGGTGCAGCAGTGGGAGCCTGGGCTGTGCTTGCGTCAGGCAGAGTCCAGCAAATTGGTGTGTTCGGTGGTCTAATATCATTGCTGGCTGCTGTCTGGGCCACTGATATGGAGCGAGATGCTAAGCAAGACATGGATGCCGCGAGCGAGAGAAGGGAGGCATGGCAACAATGCTATGAAGATGCAGACACTCTCATGAACAGTATCATCGACGGCTCCCTCAAGGAGGAGACTTTCGCCATGTCGCTGAAACAACTGGATCACCAGGAGGGGAGGGTCAGAGTCAAAACACTGGTGGAAATGTATCCCGTCGCTGTACAAGAGGGTAAAGAGGCCAAGAAGCGATGGCTGACAGCTCAAATTGGTCTCTACAAGCGCAATGATTGGACAGTACTGTCTGGTGAATTGCAAACATTTGTAGCTGGGCAGCAACCGGTCTGATTAAAAACTCTGCTCAGAGTTTTTTACACTGAGTAAATGGAAGGACCAGATACATCATCTTTCCGGCAAGCCCTATTGCGTCTTGAGTTTGACGATATCTTGAATGCTTGTCTGAGCAACAAGCAATTTCAAACTATCTGTGCCAATGAGGGCTTCTGGCAGACCAAGTTTCGATTAGATTTTCCAGAAATATTTGCATCTCTTACAGCACATCCAGCCTCCTGGCGTGGCGCATACGAGCAGATCTACCGTAGGGCTCGGCTTGAGCTGCCTAGTTCAGTTTACCGTCTGATTGAATTTATCGCTCAGTTTATCTGGGTTGATCTGGAGCTGCGTGGTAGTTTATCTATTCTTAACGGGGTGGAAGTGGCTCAGGATATTCCAGAAGTTGAAGTTTCCTTCTTGGTTTTCATGACCTTCCCACCCCCAGGCCTTGAGAATCTGATGCAAATCGCACAGAGGTTGACTGGTCGCGGCATTGGTACCATACATGGTGTTGAGTTGCCGGCAGATATTCCGATTGATGGCTATGAGGTTGAATTGCTTCTTCTTGACTTTTTCCGCAAAGTCTACTATCCAGAATACAGAATTCCTCTAGAAGATAGGGTATCCTTCACGGAATTCAATCGCGATATTTTCTATGAAAATGGCCGCTACAGTCAAGCTTTCCGTGAAGGTAGATTGAGATCACTGATGCGTGCCTCTGAGGCTCTCTTCCAGGCTGATCCTGATCCAATTTCAACCGAGCGCGCTCGGATGCTTTTTGGACGGGAGGAAACGCTCTGGGAGCCGCGCTTTATTCCTCACTTTGAGCCACCAGTTAGTAATAGAGTTCCAGTTCTCCCACCACAGATCCCCAGACTACCTATGCCTGAGGGTGAATACCGGCCTGAAAATTTTATGCCTTTCGTGGCGGAGTATGTTGTTTTAGGCTGGTTAGTGAATCCGCCTTATCCTGGGATAGATTATCGTATCCCCGCTTATCCGGAGCCATATCAGGCAACCATTTTCTGGTATCCGACCAGTCCTGATCCCATCTTACCCGGTTTGAGGAGAGCAATGGTTCGAATTCCTCAACCTCGTGTAGTCTCGATACAGCTGCAGGGTCCTATGCTTCCCAGATTTTGGCCTTTGCAACAATTTACTATGCCTGATGAGGAGCGTCAACGTCAAGCATTTGCGGAACGTCAGCCTGAAAACTATCAGCGATATCATCAACCCGTCCAAGCCCCTGCGCCTCCCGATTTGGCACGTATGCGTGAAATTCCACAAGATGAATGGCGCTACATGCAGCAGAGAGGTCAACAAGCTGCTCAACAAATTGAACCCTTTGACTTTTTCCCAGAGCATATTCAGCCGAGGGATAATGGCTTCCAATAATTAGATATATCTCAGTTGAGATATATCAGTGTTTTTTATATTGTGATGCTCCTAATTTCACCAGCCCTTGAAACCATGATGACTTCACGTTGAGAAGGAGACCAATCCAGATGATGCAGATACAAGTTTCTTGTTATGGGGTTATAGCTATCATCAACATCTGTGTAGTAGTCAATGAAGCGGCCCCTGGATATGCGCCAATCCATAGCCAATAGTTGACATTTGCCGCCACTCTCTAGGGCAAAGATTGAGCGTTCTGGACTAGAGATCACATTATAACGTATAAAGCCTCGCGGGAACTGTCTAATGGAGTGGAAAGTGGGTTCAGCAGTTCTAGTGTCCCAGAGAAAGACTCCTCTATCTGTGCAGCCAGCCAAGATATCTCGATCAACACTGGTCATAAACGAAGAGCCGTATGTAAACTCAGTGATCTGGGTGACTTGACCCTCCAGATCACATTTATAGACGAAGGGCCAATGACTCGCAACTTGACCAGCCGGGTTCCACATCGCTCCAAAGCCCTGATAGTAGAGGCAATCATTATCCTTGTGCTTGAATACATGACCGAGATTGTGAGTTGAAAATTTGAGCCTTTGCATAGTCTGTGTTCTGCTGTTGATGATTGCATTGCAGCGCCCGTCCGTATGTCCCATTATTGCTATATCACGGTTGAAACTGAAGAGATTATGATCCCTGTCCCGCAGGTATTCATTGGCATCGCTATTGTCGACGTCATCTATAATGGAGCGATGCTCAACATCTTGCCCCTGTACGATACAGACTTGGGGTAGCATGTGTTGATTTGTGCGGTACAGAACGGTGTCAAAACAGTCAGTAGTTAGGTTGGGCTCGCTGGGAAGATATTGCAACCTAACCTCCCGTTCAAATCGGCTTAATCCTGAAGAGTAGATGAGAGCGCGTAGGCCCTCAAAGCCCACCACCCGTTGGCTCAGTGTGCGGAATTGATCTCCAAGCACCGCCCTGACAGCCACCAGCTCTCCAGACCAGCTGTAATCCTCCACTTGTTTGACAGAGCCTACAGCATTGACTGGACTACTTACCATGTGGAAGCGCTCTCTACCTGGCTCAAAGTAGACTGGTTGGCATTGGGTAGCTCGACGTACAATGCCACAAGGCAGTGGTTGTAAAGGATGCTTCTTAACAAAGACAGAGCGTGCTCGCCAAGACAGCTCGATTCTCATTTTCTCCAGTCTAGGGACATGATACTTCCTGAGCCAGATATCATCAGCTTGAATTAAAGTACGCCAGTGCCTACAGACTAAGGCTGCTGCAGCTAAATCAGGCAATGATAGGTGGGAAAATATGGCACGCAGAGATCCATCTATTGGAACAGTAATGGTGGTATATGAAAGATCTCGTCCGGGTCGGCGCTTCAAAACCGGGCCATCAGAGAGAATACTCAATTCACGAGAGCCAACGCGTTTGTATCGAGCACGACGAATAAGTTGAGTTGTGGCCTGTTGCGCCATTTTGCAGCGCGCTAAGTTGCTGAAAGACAAAACAGATGTATAATCTGTTTTTAAATATCCACTCTACTGCTAGGGCGGATTAATTAAATATTTACAGGTGTTATTTCTCGATCAGGGTGATGAGTTAAGATGATAGAGATAAATATACATAGCAGCATCAGCGCTAATCCATTTCCTCGAGGGGAGAGATAAGAACAATGGGAGGCTCAGCTTCAATTGTTATAACTTCGGAGTCTTCCTGTTCTGCCTTCTCATCTAAGCGGCACAGACACGTCTCAAACAGGTAGTGTTGTCGTAGGCTGAGTGGGCAGAAGATGATGGAGCAGATCTCACAGCCCACTCTCAAGCAAGTATCAACTTCATGCAGAGGCTCCTCGAAATAGAGTCGATTTAGCATGCGGCGAAAACCTGAGTTTGGTTCAACAAATTCTCTAACATCTCTGACCACTGTTAGACAGACATTGGCAGACTGTCCAGTTAGGGCCATCAAATATGCAACCACAGCTGTAGTGGAGCGACTGATACCTGCAAAGCAATGTACCAGTACATTGGCACCTTTGCTTAAGAAGTCATGGATAAATTTGATGATAGAGGGGATATGTTTCTCCAGTTTATCCGCATAACAGCATTCATCCTCTATTTCTGAGAGGTAGAGATGAGGCAACTGGCCAACCCTCCGAGTAATACCGCTTTCTGTAAAATCACCAATACTGACCACAGCTGCAATCTTGTGAGATGTCAAGTTCTCTGCTGTTATAGCCTCAAGACTAGTGAGGTAGAGATGGCCCTGGTGAGTCAGAACATGAGAGATTTCGTCGTAAGGCTCTCCCAAACTCATATCGTTTAGGGAGGGGAGTATCTTTTGTAACCATGTCTGCTGGAGTGAGAGGTTCATATTTACCCACTACAGTTCCAGTGGCTGTAGCTCAATTTATGAATTGAGAGATGTTGAGAGCTGCTGTGCGATCTCACAGATAAGTATGGCTTATGCTAAGGGGATGAATAAGAGAATTCTTCCACTTCTCTGGAGTATTCATAGATACCCAACCCATGTTGGGTATTTTTTAATTTAATATATTTGCTTTACAGCGAGCAAGATTTGAGAGTACATACAATGAACATAAATATAAATTATTCAGATCCCCGTCCTCTCGGGGATCAGGGGCTATGTCTGGGACGTATGTCAGGCGACGCTTCATCTCCTCCTCTTGCTTGGACGCCTCAATTCGAGCTCGATGTCCAGCAATCAGACTGTTGGCAACTTCCACATCAATCTCATGGTCATAGACCAGATGCTTGAAGAAATTGTTATTAACAGCGGGGTTACAAGAATATCTCTTACCACATACTATACATTGAAAAGCGAGCTGACAGCGATTCCCCTTACCTTGACACATTACAGCTTGCTTTAGTGCTTATGAATAGATCACTTGGTTTATCATTATCTCTTGTACGTTTCTGATTCTTCATGTTAGTAGTCTCAAGTAATCAAATTCTTAACTTCAGGAGATTTTTATCTTGAATCTTCAGGTAGCGAATCTCAGGTAAAATAAGAAATCCCAAAACGGGGAATGAAACCTATGTTGTTGAAAATGTCGAATCAAAGCCTAGAATGACCCAGAACATCACGTGTGCTTGTGGCAAGTCTCCTTCTTACTGTTTCATCCCTAAACAGGAGGATCCTGTCAAGCTGGTTTGTGCCAACTGCTCCTTCGATTATCAGTTTAATTATGATGGCCATCTTCGCGGTATCGAGGGAGTCACCCCATCTTACAGTTACTCGCTTGTTCCTATGAGAGACAGTCTTTTTCTTGAGACTCAGCGCAATCTGATTCTCGGTCACTATAGGGACCGACTTTCTCTCATGGTCAAATCGGTAGGTAATGACACAGTTACCCCTGTCAGCAAGGCTGATGCCATGTTTGCACACACCCTCGGTTGGGGCGGTCTTAGCGATTGCTTCCTGGACTGCAAGACCGTCGATAATGTGGTGACACGACACAAAGAGCTGTTGAAGGAGTTACAGGAAATGGAAGCAAAGAAATAAAAAAACCTATATCCCATGGGTTGGGATATGTTGCTCTAAGAAAATATGTTATAACATAAATCCTTATCCATGAAGCGATTTAAGATTGCTGTTTTTGGCGCCCAAAGTTCAGGTAAGAGTGCCTGGATTAAGCGTCTTTGTACGGGTGATTTTGAACATGGTAACACCAAAAGTACACAGCTAATAGTGACGCCTGTGCAGGTTGCAACATCACAAGGTCACATCATCTTCGAGCTCTGGGATCTTCCCAGCGATCTGAGCTACGAAGATACTGTGGGTTGTTTCGATCGCTCTGCTGGAGCGCTACTCTTTCTGACGGGGGTGGCTGAGCAAGATCGAGTCTGGTTTAACCGTTTCCGACGTATCTGTGGTGAGATCCCACTTATTCTCTGTATGAGCAAGAGCGATATGAAGGGTGTTATGAATCGTAAGCATTCTGCTTATATGAACAATCTAGCACCCGGAGAACCTAAGTATTTCGTCTCTGCCAAAAGTAACCTCAATCTAGAGAAGCCCATTCTAGAGCTTGCGCGCAGCAGTCTTAATGACACCAAACTCTTCTTCAGTGGTATCATCAGTAATCCCAGTACTCCTCGAGCTAAGATGTAAGATGTTTTCATTGAAGACTCCATGGCTATAATGATATAGCACTCAATGTGATTAGATGTGGGATCAAACTCATGAGTTACCTACTCTAAACCTTAACAAATTGAATAATTATTCCTCAGTGTGAGGAATAATTTACCACAGTTGGCTCTAGAAACCGGGTCTGTATATTGTCTAGAGATTCAGAACAGTGCCATACTCTAATATACAAGCTGAGTTTCTGAGTTTCCGAGTTCAGGACTTAAATGCTGTAGCTTCAGAATTCTCAGTCAAGGGGTTCTATCTGCTATATATAGCATAGCCAGTGCTAGATCACCACACATATCAATAGCCAAGGTAATAAGGGCACCTATCGTCACCCACAACCCTTCTTCCACCTGCGGAGCTATGTCTGGCATCACTAATTTCATGTTTTGAAATTAGCTTTTTTGGAGTCTTTTCCACGGTATCTCATGTTTAATTATTCTCAGACTATTGGAGCTTTATTGTTCTCGGTAGTCACGCAGTGCCTGCACACCACTCAGTCTAGGGTTGTTGGCAAGGTTGTTAGCCACCTCGAAGAACTTCTGATAGACTTGATCTAGAGGCAGATCCATGTTGGCTCCGCGTCTAGAGAAGAGAACAAAGGTTCGGAAGATCTCCTGCACGCGGGCCGGATTGCGGTAGAGATCGGGGCGCTGTTCCAGGAAGTTGTCGAAGATATCGACATAACGACCGGCATGGTCCTGTTGTGTTACACCTCCCTCTGGGGTATTTGCAGCTCCACCAGCAAATTCGCCGATATAGACAGCCACCAGAGCATCTCTCAGATCCCTGTGTAGGCGATCTTCTTCTTCTCTCTGTTGGATGCCCACAGCAGCGCCGGGACTTGCGACTAAGGGACCTCTGCAAGCCGGACATTCTTCCTTGCGCAGACCACCGACACAGCCTGTGCAAACGAATTTGCCACAGACTTGTTGTGCTCCAACCTGCTTATGCTCAGTGCAGATACAGCACTCATTACCCTGGGGGCTCTGAGTTTGGCGGGGAGAAAGCTGAGGAGAGAGCTGACGAGGTGAGAATTGTTGTTGGAACTGTTGAGGGCCTGGACCTGGGCTGATGATAGGGATTTGGGCATTTGGTGATGGATAACGAGGTGATTGGGGAACAAGGCGAGGGCTGGTTGGGCTAACCTGAACTGGCTGAGCTGGGATCTGAGGGTTAAATCGGGGGCTCAGACGTGGACTTCCCACTGGGCTCAGGCCGCGAGGGCTCCCCAGAGGGGGTACAATTGGTGCGACGACAGGCGACTGAGGACGTGGGCTCAAGCGAGGAGAGCCTACAGGGGCTTGAGGTGACAGCTGACGTCCAGGAGAAAGGGGTCTAGGGGACAGCTGACCGGTGGGTACTGGTCTCACAAGTCCTGCAACAGGGCTGCCCGCACGGGGAGGTGAGAGAGGTCTGACGGTTTTCTGTGCTTCATATTCTGCTACAGTGGGTAACTTGAAGTAGTTGGTGACAGGCAGTGGCTCCTCTGGAGATAACTGTTGGGGAGAGAGGGGTCTGGGAGACAACTGTCTGGGGCTTCTCGGTGGAGTCCTGGCAAATGGCTCAGGCAGACCGGCGAAGTTTGTCTGCTGAGTTGGAACAATTCCTGCAGTGAAACCCTTGGTTAAATCCTGCAGGTTGGGAAGAGTTGGCTTAAAACCTGTTTGTTGCAGGGGAGGATTAGCTGGGAAGGGAAATACAGCCGGAACAGCTGGAGTTGTTCTGGGTGGCGACAAGGGCCGAGCTGGCTGAGGCTGGAAGTTTGTGAGTTGAAATCCTGAAATTGGTTGGAAGCCCGTGGGTTTGAAGCCTCCTGCAGCGGGGACTGCTGGGGTTGGTCTGTAGGGTGCAGGTGTGAAACCTCCGCCTGTTGGCTGATTCACCTGAGTTAGACGGAATACTCCAGCCGGTTGAGTTGGTTGAACCGGCTGCAACACAAAAGGTTGGATCTGTTTGGTCGGTGAGAGAGGACGAGTTGGGAGCTGTTGGAATGTTCCGGCTGGCTGGGCTGGCTGGGTAGGTTGAGGTCTAACGGGTGCGGGGGTGAAAGTTCCAACACCAACGGTCCTGGGGGTTGTGGGTTGAGGTTTGAAGAGTGCAGGAGTGAAAGTTCCAGCTGGTTGAGCTGGCTGAAGCCGGAAAGGTTGATTTGGTTGGGCTGGTTGAACCTGGAATGCAGGAGTGAAAGTTCCAGCTGGTTGCACTTGGAATGCAGGTGTGGTGGGTTGAGCCCGGAAGGGTGCGGGAGTGAAAGTTCCAGCTGGTTGAGCTGGCTGAAGCCTAAAGGGTGCAGGCGTGAAAGGCTGAACTTGGAACGCGGGGGTAAAAGTTCCAGCCGGTTGAGCTGGTTGAACCGTCTGGAATATTCCAGCCGCAGCGGCAGTCGCAATAGGAAGCTGGAATGCTCCAGGAGCAACCGGGTCGAACCTGACAGCTCGGCGTTCATAGTCGGCTATCACGTCTGCTGTGGTCTGTGGAATCGGAGCATTGGGATTAACTGGTTGCATCTGAAGCCCTGGCTGGAACACGCGATTCAGGGTTTCACGAATATTGAAGTTGCCAGCCGGCTGTTGGAATCCAGGTTGCTGGACCGGTCGAGGGGGAGAAGCTGGACGCAATGGCTGCACGGTCTGGAACTGCTGTTGAGGCTGAAGCACCTGTTGTGTCTGCTGCAACAATGTTTGTGCTCCAGTCGTGTATTGAGGCAGATGGCGACTTATTTCAGCAACCAGCCTTGTACGACCCGGTCCCATAATGTAACGCATGAAATCGCCCTGATTCTGAACGCCAGCCTCCCTAGATGCGTTGACAATGTGCTCAGTGACTATCTGAGTCTCTTGCATTGGAACCTCTCGTTGCAAGATCTGGCTAACTTCCTGATTGACTATGGAGCCTATCAGATCCTCTCCAGCAGCATCAACGTCAGCCTGTGTCAAGCGGCGGAATTGTCTCATTTGAGCATTGGGGATTGGAGAAGTTGGCCTTCCTGCCTGGAAGCCTCCTTGAGGCTGAGTCAATTGGCGGGGAGACAGCTGTTGTCTGGGTGGTGAGAGGGGTCGTGTTGGCTGAATGGGTTGGAAAGGCACCGTCTGGAACAGGTTCGGTTGGGTTTGTCTGGGTGGGGAAAAGGGCCGGGCTGGCTGGGTAGGTTGAGCAGGGTGGAAGGGCACCGTCTGGAACAGGTTCTGAGTTGGCCGAGGTGGGGACAAGGGACGGCCTTCCAACTTGGCCCACGCTCCTTCCCACGCTCCCATGGGCTGAGTTTGTCTAGGCGGAGACAAAGGACGAGTTGGAAGCTGCTGGAATCCCCCAGCTGGCTGAGCAGGGTGGAAGGGCACAGTCTGAAACAGGTTCGGTTGAGTGGGCTGAACTGTTGGGATTTGGATAGGCCCTGCTTGGCGCGGCGGAGATAATGGCCTGACCTGCTGGAACGGCACAGTCTGGAACAGATTTTGCTGCTGAAATGGCTGAGCCTGAAATGCTGGGGTAAAGCCCGGCTGGGTTGGTTGTCCCTGCTGTCCTGCAAAAGGAGCTGGTGGCTGTATTGTCCCTCTTGTCAGAGTAGGTTGAAATTGTGTCGGCTGAACACCGGCCGGTAATAGGCCGGTGCGAGCTTCAAAGCCTGGTAGAGGCCCAAGATTTCCGATCTGGCCCGGCTGTTGTTGCATGACCCTTTACGTTTAAATTGAAAAAATCAGAAAAAGGAAAAGATGACTCAATCTCTTTCTACTGGTCTTCGCACGAGAGGCAGGGGCAGAAGAAGAGGTCAAGCTAGAAATGTTGCATACACTTTTCTTGGTGAACAGAAGGTAGAAAGGAGGCCAAATGTGTTGGCAACTAAGAAATTACTCGCTGCACTCGAGAAGCTCAAAGTAAATACGACAACAGCCAAAATCTGGGAAGAAGAGATGCGCGCTTTACCCCAGCTTCGCTATATGAATATGCCCATGCTGGCTTCGGCTTTATCTTTTCTGTCGCTGTATCAAGTAGTTAATCCCCAAACATTTGTGGATGATAACATCTGGCCACTCATAGCCCCCTTCTTCCCGGATCCGGACTACATAGCTAAGAAGAGTTTGAATGAGAGCGATTTGGCCGTCATCAAGACTAGATTCAAGGCCAATCTGGCGCGCTACATCCAGGCAGTTGTACTGTTCCGCAGCCAAAGGGGCGGTTGAAAAAATATTCATCATCTGATGAATATTGACTACATGTAGGCGTAACAACCATATAACGAATTGTTTACCAGATAAGTAGTTAGATGCTAGTGATTGTGAGATCTGGGTAGCGAGCTTGAACCTGTACAAGTCTGATAGCAGCCTGTTCCTTAGCTAGTCTCTCTTGTTGTAATCGCTTCTCCAATTGCTGAATGGTAGAGATGCGCTCCTGTCTACCATCTACTGCGAAGGCGCTGGTTTCAACGTCAATAGCTCGTTGCACTGACTCAGGGTTAGCCCCTGATGCGATCACGATAGCATTCAGTTGTGGGAAGATTTTACGAGCCAAAGGGACGTCACTTGCAGCGGTTGGAACTAGATATTCTCTAACTGAGGGGACCTTCTGCAGATCATACCCGATATGGGTTAGCAGTTGAGATCCAGCTCCCTCTTGATCGCAGTTAAAGCAGGCGATGGTCTCGATTTGGCCGTCAGTCAGTAGATTGACGATAGCATTGGTAGTTTGTTGAGACAGTTGCCCAGTGAAGGCCACTTTACGTGCTTTTCTAAGAGCCGTGAGCAAAGGCATAGAGTATGCTTGTGAAACAATTACACCCTCGAATGGGATCTGCTTGATCAGAGCCACCACTTTGCTGAGTAGTTGTGGTTCATGTTTCTCGACATTGTAGTAAAACCAGCCATTCTCTAGGAATATGTTGAAGAAGGCATTATGCACATGCAGCTTGATAAATCTCTTCTCTGTCAGAAGTTGTAACGTAGCGAGGATTGCTTTCTCTGACTCTGACCCCTGGTATATGATCTCAAGAGAATCGGGATATCTACTAGCTTCTCTGATCTGTATGCTTGAGGTGGCGATTATGGGGCGACGCACTGTTCTAAGTCCTGCCAGATCTTTGATATCATCTACAGTCAGGTCCCGGCAGGCGGAGATTTCTGCCACACATTGCTTGGCAGCTACGTCCCATTCGACGGAGAGCTTGCGTAATCTGTTTAAATCGTCAACATCAGTGACTTGGGTTAGTACAGCGCAGAGTTGAGCCCAGCTAAATTCCATAGCAAGATCTCTTTATTATAATCTGAATATTCCTTAAACGGGAACTCGTTTTCAGCAAAAGATCTCCCACAGCCTATGGAAGAAAATTCCAATCCTGATGCAGCCAACAATATGGAGACAGTGCAGGAGGTTTTGAATGATCCACAGAGGATGAGTGAGCTGCTCAATCAGCTCACTTCTGACCCCGATGCACTGTCGAAGATAGCTGGATCCGCTAGAAATCAGATCCCATCCGGTCTGATGAATCAAGCCAAGAAGCTAGCGATGGGCTCAAACGGCAAACAGATCCAGAAGATGATAGGGGACAAGAAGCTCAATATTGGTGAGCTGCGCCGTATGAAGAAGGGCATGAAACAATCTGCTCCTAAGATGCGACCCAAGACAGGTGAGGCCGTCTTCATCTCACTGCTGATTGGCTCCAACCGCAAGGCTAAGGAGAGGAAGTTTGTCAAATCAGATGCCAGCACTATCTTCGATAAGTTTCCACAGCATATCACAGCTTCTCATCTCTCCATTGGACCTTGGACTGATAGGGAGATCACACTGTATTATGGTCAGGTGGGTGGAGAGAATCGACGCGGAGCCAAACTACTTGGCAAGAAGGTGAGTGGAGATGTTCTCATCTACTGTTCCAACTTCCCGATTAGAGAGGCCGATCTCATCAGTGTGGAACGCGCACTGCCAGCCGTGATTAACCAGAGTCCCGAGCCCAAAGCCTCACCTATTAGCTCTCCCCTTGCTGGGGTGACAGAAGGCATATCAGAGCAATATGTCATCTTCAGCCCTGATTCCACCGCGGAAGACAAACCAGAACCAGTAGTTGAAACGGTAAGCGGTGATGGATCGACTCAATCATCCCCCATCAACAACTAGCTATTATAGTGCTGAAGCAAATATGGCAATATACTACATATAGTATATTCTAATACCCTCCCTTAAGAATGATGATTTCACGAGAGAACAGTCGGAAGATGATTTATCAAATCTTGACTCGAGTTGCAGCAAATCAACAGCTAGCAAATGGAAACCACAACATCGTTGATTAGTAATCATGTAGTTCTACCGCCCTTGGCGGAAGTTCAGTATGACATCGTTCCAAAGCTCTTGCCTCAAGATACCAGGTTTAGTTCAGGGTATATCTCGAACTCTCTTCCACAATTTCAGCCGTTCAATCCACAGTTCCTAGGTCCCTCGCGTCAGATGGAACAATCTGCCTTCATAGCACCGACAATCTTCCAGCCAGTAGGCGATATGCCGACAGGGCTGATTGGACCAAGTTCCAAATCCCGGTTACAGCACTCAGGAGCTGGTCAGTGCTCAGTTGATTCTTCAGACTGCAGTACAATAATACAAGGCTCAGGTAACATAACATTTGAGATTGTCGATGACGAGCCAGCCAGACCACAGCCAGACCAGAGTTGGTCTGTGTTACAGGCAGCACGTGATTGTACGCCTCGCACATGGGAGGATGTATTTAAGGATGCTGACATGGAGATCGCAACAGCATCACAGATTGTGGATCGGGAGCGTAGAGCAGGGGCTATTATCTGTCCACTGGTGGCTGATACATATAGAGCTTTTCATAGCACTCCCCTTGACAGGGTGAAGGTGGTGATTATTGGTCAAGATCCATATCATCAGATGCTGAGCAATGGTCTACCTCGTGCTAAGGGTATGTCCTTCAGCATTGATGCAAAGGATGGTATTCCTTCTTCACTGCAGAATATCTACAAAGAGTTGGGTGATACAGTGCAGGGTTTCTACAGGCCCAATCACGGCGATCTGACAGAGTGGGCTGTACAAGGTGTGCTCATGCTCAATATGTGTTTGACCGTGAGAGCCAATCAGGCTAACTCCCACGGTGAGATCTGGATGGGCTTCATTAGCAAGGTGCTGCGTACTATTACAGATCGCAGAGCACGGACAATCTTCTTACTCTGGGGTAAGGAGGCTCAGAAAGTGACCAAGTTGTTGGGTGATAAGGCCATCGTGCTGACAGCAGCTCATCCTTCTGGTTTCAGTGCGAGAAGAGGCTTCTTCGGTTGCAACCATTTCAATGAGACAAATCAACGGCTGGCGGAGATGAATGAAAAGCCTATCAACTGGCAGATCTCCTCTATCTTCTGAGTGTAAAAAACATCGTATAAAAACGTGTTGAATAACGCGTTTTTGCGCAGGGTTATAGGTTTTTATTTTCTATGTTTAATTAACCATGTGTTATGAAGTGTTACTCAGATTGCTGTAGTTGGGCAAAACGGGCAGGTAGTTCCTCAAGCAAGCGTTGTAACTCGTTATCATCAGCGCTGCCAGTGTAGGGGCTAACTAAGATGATGTTTTGAGCTGGGTTGAAACGAGTCTTCTGCTCTGAATCATCTACTAGAAGCACATTGTTCGGATGGAAGACTCGATTGTAATTGACAACTGGATTGTTGTAGATATCTGCGATGTATTTGACTGTCTCAAATTTCGTAACTCCCTTCTGACCTGGCTTATAATCTGGATCAAAATGAGTGTGATCTCGGTACCAGCAGAATAGTGTAGCATCGAACTGCTCTTTGCTGAGCACAGCTTGCAAGATATGATTTGCGTTCTTGAAGGTGGTTGAGGAGAGAAAGCCGATATTGTAATGTTCGAAACAGAAGCCGAGAAACTGATCTAGATGAGGCCTTTGTGTCACCCGATAACTGGGAGCTTTGAATGTGGTCTTCTCATTCACCTCCAGCACTTTCTCCCCTTTAACTTCAGATTTGACCCCAGCTGTCCCTTTTCCCTTGACGTGCTTGTAGCACAGCACTCCATTGATATCAAGCACTAATAGTGGTTTGCCTCGCTTCATCCCTTTACATCTGTGAAAAACTTAATTTTGATGTTGAGATTGATTTTTGATCATATGTGGCTTGTTCAGCTAAAAGAAGCCATGCAGGAAGAGAAAATAGCTGATACAACTCAAATTGCAGAAACTGAGCAGCAAGTGAAGCAGCCCGTGACCAAGATCATTTCTCGTGAGTTTCTAGAAGCTCTGCTCAACAAGACCGATGACTATGAGCTGATGCTAGCTACTCTAGCTAAGGGCTGGACACTTGAACAGATTCCCTCTAATCCGGAAACAGATGATTACCTGATTCCCACTCTCGATTATCAGCCATTCAGTGACGAAGATCGGGAGCTCCTTGTTGAGGAATTTAAGAAGAATCTGGCCTTTGGTTTTGTTGAGGTTGAGCTGGAGCACTCCTGCCAATGTAGTGATTGGTTGTCAGACCAATTCATGGCATTTACTACACAAGAGCCAGGTAGAATCCTACTCCTGATCTATGTTAATAATCAGCACATCTTGTTGGATAGACCGATTGAGGTCTTGTTTGATCTCTTCAGGAGTTATTCTCGAGTCATTTGGGACAAGTTCTTGGTTCTACCGAAAAATAAGAAGCCATCCTGTTCCTACTGCACAGCTGGAGATAATGAGAGTGGCGGTGCTTCATTCAAACTCTCCATCCTCTAAAGGGGAAGTTAAAAAACTTCGTATAAAAACTTGTTGAATAACAAGTTTTTGCGTGGCTTGATAAGTTTTTTCGCATGCTATGTACATTTTCGCCTAAGCCTTATGGGGCAGCCGTAAACTCCAATCCCAGTGAGACAGTCAGGTTGGTTATCAGCTTCGCTTTGTCATCACTGGTTGTCAGGATCAGAACCAGAGCAAGGTAATCTCCGGCCGAGATTGAGACGCCAGTCGTGTTGGAGGCAGCACTAAAACTGCCAGCCAACTGGGTTGAGACTTGTAATGTTGTCTTGTTGAAGATTGGAGGATGAACACCTATGCCATCAAGGCCGGAGGCTGTGTATGCTACGATTTCAGCCTTACCTGCAATGTCATCAGCTCCAATGCCTAAATAAATATTATCTATTGTTCCATTACGTGGCACTCGGTAATATATTGTGCCTAGGCTTCTAATCATATCCTTAGAAGCCAATATTTGCACATTTCCAGTGCCCAATAAGGACCAGATGCCTCCGTCTGGAATCATGACAGCTGATACAGTGCCTCCAAACAACAGCAATGATGGGGAGCTCTTGCCCTGTTGTCCTTCTGGACCGGTTGCTCCCTGGAGCCCTTGGGCACCCTGGAGTCCCTGAGGTCCTTCCAATCCCTGAGGACCTACGGGTCCAGCAGGACCCGGGATTCCTTGAGGGCCTATTGCACCTGCCGGCCCTTGTAGTCCCTGAGGGCCCATAGGTCCTTGTTCACCTCTGACTCCAGCCGATCCTTGAGGTCCTGGGCCTCCATTGATACCATTCTGGCCAGGAGGACCTCTCTCACCCTTCAAGCCTTGAGCTCCTTGTAGTCCCGGTAACCCTGGAGATCCAGGGTTACCATCTCTCCCACTTTGGCCGGCAGGTCCAGCTACTCCTGGCGGCCCGGGAATGACAACTTGGCTCTTATCAGATGAGACTATTTGGCCGGGCGGCCCAGCAGGCCCAACAGATCCGTCCTTGCCATCTCTGCCAGCTATTCCAGGAGATCCCTGTTTGCCCTCAGGGCCTGGTGGTCCTTGTATACCATTCAGACCATCTCTGCCATCTTTACCAGCAGGTCCGGGAGAACCTTGCTTACCGTCAGTACCGTCCTTGCCATCCCGGCCAGCTATTCCAGCCGGTCCATCTTTGCCATCGACACCGTTCTTTCCATCTCGACCGGGTAAACCTTGTTTCCCGTCAAGCCCGTTGATACCGTCTTTACCGTCTCTCCCGTTAAAACCTATAGGGCCGACAGGCCCAGTAGCACCAATGAGTCCGGGTATTCCAGGTAGACCTTGTTTCCCATCAGCCCCATCTTTGCCGGCAGGACCTTGTAACCCTGGAGCTCCATCAACTCCGTCCTTGCCATTAATACCATTTAAGCCAGATGGAGTAGGTCCCTGTAGATTGTAGGAGGGTTCTGGAATAGGTGGTTCTGGTTTTGTCTCTTCTCTCACTCTACTCTGCTGGGGTGGGTCCCGGATAGCGACAACTTTTGGTTGAACTATCTCTATCCGTCTATCCCTGTTCTTGCCTTTATAGACCTTAACCTCATGAGTATGAGTGGAAACTCGACGATAGCCGTCACTGCCTGTCCCATTGCTGCCAGCTGATGCAAGAGTTGGAAGAGTTGAAGCAACTGAATGATGGCTGGCCTCTTTCACCTTTCTTCTGCTCTTGTGCTCAACTCGCTTCCTCTCTGGACTCTTATACTTCTTCCTATGCTCCCGTTCCCGTCGCACAGCAGGAGAACGAGATCGCGGTTTTCTCCGTTCTTTACGGGGATCTCGCTTTTTCTTGGGAGAGCGCCGATCTGGTTTATCTCGGCGATGTCCCATGCCACAGCGCAACCTTTCTTACAAAGTTCTTTTCTGAGGCTGTCTAAAGGGTGAGAAAAGAAAATTCTGTTGCTCGATTTTTCCACAAGTCGGAAAATGACAACTATCGTTACACCATCAACAGCCCAAACTTGCTTGGCGACAGCCGATGGTCAAGTGGTTACAGCAGAAACAATCAATGCTCTATTTCCTTCTGGTATTGGAGGCATCCCAGCAGCCATCATCATTCCTCCACGCTCAGTCGTGATTCCCAACCCTCCAGTTATTCTGCCAACACCTGTCTTTAACACCAACTATCTGCTCGTTGCCTACCCGTCTGGGGCTACCAGTGTTAGCGTATTGAGAAGTTGGACTGGCACTGATTGTCACGGCAGTCAGATCACCGTGCCTGATACAACATTGGCTCAGAGCTTGGGAGCTGTCTTCTATGCAGCTCAAAACTTCCGCTTCACTGCACCAGCCGGCGTCAATATCAACCAGTTTGTTGTGGTCAGTCCCAACCAGTTCTATGACGTGACCTCTGTGGCCGTACAGACCAATCAGCTGGGCTTGGCTTTGCAACAGAATGCTTTCACTCTGAATCAATGGCTCTTCATTAAGTCTATCTATGCCGCCGCCGCTCAGGTTTTCTACCACGCAATCCAAGTTAACCCATTAGTACAGGCCCAACTGACTACTCTGTCTGGTAACGCCTTCCAGATCATCAACCAGGGCTTGTTCATCCTGCGTCAAAATGCTGGCAGTTACAGTAGCAATTTCAATGCTATGATCAACTCATTGGCCTCCTATGCTACTATTCTGGTAAACGTAACACCTCCTAACCTCAGCTTCCTGCAGCCCTATCTGCCAATCATCAACTTCACAACATTCATGAACGGAATTCAGACTGTGATAATCACCCCTTTCAACGCTGCTACACCAACTCCTTCAACCGGACCTATCTGTCGAGGTTCCGATACTATTGATGGTGTTGATAAACAACCCATATTGGCTCCTGTCAGGGCTCCAGTGCCTGGCTCTCATGCAGCCAATACGACCGCTTTCTGGCTGCTTCTCATCCTGGCCGTTATTGTCATCATCGTTGCCATTATCGTAGCTAACAACAATAGAAAACGTTAATCTGCCCTAAAATATTGTATCATCTAATACAATATTTTCTCACAGCCTCTAGAACCTTTGAGCGTTCTGGAAGCTCTGTATTGTCTAGAGATTAAGAATAGTGCTATACTTCCAATAAGGAACCTCTGTTTCTGGAATATTGTGCTCTAAACTCTGAACACATCTCAGAACGTGTAATTAAAACAGACAAACAGGAGGGTGTTAGAGGAGGAATAGAATCTGAGAGATAAAGGAATAAGACGTGCCTGGTTGGAGGCATGTTTTTTTGATATGGGGTCCGGGTCACTGGGCTAGAACATAAGAACTTAGAATAACATTGCCCAGTGAGCTAATTTATATGGAACAGCTTAGCAGCTGGTAAGGGGAAGAGGGAGCTTAGTGGTGGTTACGGCTGTGTCTTCTGCTGCGTCTCTTGCTCTTGCAGCTCTTGGAGGAAGAGGAGCTGGAATCGGATGATGAGCTAGAGGAAGAGGAAGAGGAGGAGCTGGAGGCAGAGGAAGATGTGTAGTCAGAGCTAGAGCTGGAGTCGCAGCTAGAGCTGGAAGAGCAAGAATACTTGGTCTTCTCGCGACGGTGCTTCTTCTCACGGAAGCAGCGCTCAATGCTGAGGCGCACGAAGCGGTGCTTGCCGCAGTGCTCGAACCACTTGCCCCAGAAGATGAACTGCTTGCAGCCGATCTTGCGCAGAGTAACACCATTCTTGAAGGTCAAGGCGGCCTGAGCCTCGAAGCTGGCCAGGGGGTTGGCTTCGCGGTTCTTGTGGTCCTCCCAGTCGCACTTGTTATTGTAGATAACCTTGCCAGCGGAGTCGGCAATCAAGATGCCAATGCCACGCTTGTTCCAGCAGTCGAAGTTGTTGTTCCATCCGCAGTCATAGAAGATGTGCTTGTCATCGATGGCGCACCAGTATTTCTTCAGCTTCCTGGGTACCTTAACCTGAGCAATCTTGCCGTTCCAGCGGGGCTTGACGAACTGCTCGCACTTGGACTTGGAAGATGAGGAGCTGGAGGAAGAAGAGGAATCAGAGCTGGAGCTGGATGAGCTGCTCTTCTTGCAACTCTTAGAGGAAGAGGAGCTGCTGGAGCTGGGGCAAGAAGTGGAAGATGAGGAGCTGGAGCTGGGGCAAGAAGTAGAGCTGGAGCTTGAAGAGCTGGGGCAGCTAGTTGAAGAGGAGCTGCTGGAGCTTGGGCAAGAGGAGCTAGAGCTGGAGCTGGGGCAACTGGAGGAAGAGGAGCTGGAGCTTGGGCAAGAGGTAGAGCTGGAGCTGGAGGAAGATGGGCAAGAGGTAGAGCTGGAGCTGGAGGAAGATGGGCAAGAAGTAGAAGAGCTTGAAGAACTCTTACATTTCCTGGAACGGCTGCGACGAGCGCATTTGTCTTTTGCGTTTTCTGACATGTTCTTTGCATTGCCCACATTTTTAAAAAATTCTAAATTCCTCTTTTTCCCTTAAACCTATCAGGATACAGAGTTTTTAAGTCGTTGAGAACCTTAGGAACCGGTTTTAAGCTGGCGCAATTCTTCCTGTCTTGATCATCCATTCTCGAATCAAGTGACATAAATCTTCTTTCTTGGGACCTGTCTTCCTTCCTGTATACATCCACCAGGCATAATAGTATTGCAACTTGGCGTCCATCTGACCATTTGTGTTATCCTCAAGATCCTCTCTAAGATGCTTCTTACTGGCCAGGAATTGGAAAACACGATTGCGATCATACATTGGGGCTTGGTAGGTAGGTTGATTCATCTGAATCAACCAAGCAATCCGAATTAACTGATGCACTTTGTAGTTAATGCAAGCCTGGCCGCGCGGCCGCCTACGCACATCTGCACGAGCAGCCGCTCTGTCTACTCCAGTCCAGTCGATAATGGTTACGATATCTGCCTTGTCCTGAGGTTCCACACCATAGACGATCATCTGATTGAAGTCTTCCCTTCTGCGTAAAAACTCAAGCTGACAGTATCTATTATAGACATATGTCTCGCAAGGACTGCAATCGCGCCAGCCTATACCTTCCTTTTGCTTAAGGATGCGGATTCGGCCCTCACATTTGCTGATCTTAGCCATGGTAGCGTATTTAACTCCCTCCTTCTCTGTGGTGTAGATAGTGTGGATGTAGATGACACCTATCCTCTGGCCTGGGTTATTGGGATCTTGATCTGCAACGGTGTTACGATCAAGCAGTAGTTCAGTCTGATTCGCCTCTGTGATTCTCTCCACCTTGACTTGACCGCCTTCACCAATAACCTCTAGCTTGGGACCGCCAGGACCCTCACACTTATTGATTGAGGTAACCTGCTCTGGCATTTCATACCAAAAGCCGGCAAAGACTTTGAAGATTTGATCTATGAAAGGACTGCGCTCGCCTCTCAGGTAGCGTAGGAAGACATTCTCGAAGAGGAGTGAACGAGTGCTCACATTGAGGCGTTCAGATGTGCGTTGGAATTCCACAGAAACAGGTGGTAATTTCTCTAGCTGCTCCAGTTCTGCGGCTTGTTCCACCTCTTGCACACGGTAGGCTACATCAATGAGCTCAGTAGTGCGAATTGCGATGAGACTGCTGCTGTAAGTGGACAGCATGACAGAAGTCTCACGGGCTGGGTAATTGCGAACTAGGAAGAAAACACCCCTGTCCTCCTGTAGGTAGACTGGGTATCCATATTTATCCAGCAGTGCTTGTTTGTCTGTGATGAGTCGCTCCAAAGCCATAGCCAAGAAACGAGGCTCATAATCAATAACATCAGCAACCGCTTCTCTCTGTTCTGTCTGAAAGAACCTGTGTCTGGCCTCATGTCTAGCTATGTTGCCCACAATGTGCTGGAAATCACTGCGAGCCACTTTCTGGAAAAATTTACGAATATCGATGATAGCGGCCTCAACAACCTCATCGGCATAGTAGACATTGTAGGTGGTATAATCGATAGTGGGGTCATACGGATTAACACAGGGGTAATTGCAACTCTCGTAATCACATGTTTGGCTGCCTTCTATATCAGTTGGACGCACATTCCTAGCGCGATGGATGTAACAATCTGTGGCACATTGTTTCATCATTCGGAATATCTTTCTGATCTCGCGATCCTTACGCTCAGCATTACGATACATTGCGGCATCGGCACTATAGTCATCTTGAGTAAAGGCTGCATGATAGTAGATCTTAACTTCTACCTTAGCTTGTAGCCGCGCCAGGCTGGGATCCACACCTTGGCGGATGAGTCGTTCCACCTCCTCGTTGATCAGATCGATGTGAGAGGTAGCGCGCAAAGCTCGGGAACGGGCCTGGTAGATAGCTGATTCGGTCCATTCCGCATCAGCCAGATGGATTTGCAACACGTTAAAAACGTTGATGGCATCACGACCCACTGGTGAGCTGATAAGAGCCTTGATGATATCACCGTGACGGTTCTCATAGCTGTTCATCGCTTCCATCATCGATGCAAATTTAGCATCAGTAGTATCATGAGTGAGTAGTGCGTAACGATATTTCTTGATATATCCATTGGCACGTTCCTCTGGAGTGGGCTCTCTACCCATCGTCTTCTGGAACTTCTCCTTAAGTTGACGTCCCGCCCCTCCAGTGCCTCCGCAGTAGGGACGCACATTTTGATTACCTAACCCTACGAAAACTGAGGTGGATTCGTCGAAGCGCTCAAAGGCATTCTGTCCAACAAAGGCAGATTGTTCATTTGGCCCTTTGGTCGGATCTGGTTGCCATTTCACATTATCAAAACAGAGGGCCATAGTGATAACTCCAGAGCTGACCACTAGACCACTGTAGACAAAAGCGCTACCTGATCCCGGTCTCATAACCAGATTGACAATCTCTGCAAACTTGCAGCTGCAATTTCTAATGGTACCAGGTGACTGTAGATAAGGGATGAACTCATCCGTCGCTCTGTAACGGCCGTCCTCTTCTTCTATGACAAACCGGCGATAAGCTCTGTACTTTGTCCTATCCTCACCTGGTTCGACTGGAAGGGCAATGTCTGGCTCAGGACCTTCATCACGGCCGTAATCAATGTCTACGTCGTCATCTTGTTCCAGAGCGGGAGGAGGCTCTTCCGGACCCAGGTTCATGGCCCTGAAGGGAGTGAAGGCTTGAGTTCCAGCGCCGGCGCCGGCTGTTGCAGGCAGAGCTAGAGGGACTGGAGCTGGAGTGAAGCCTTGAAATCCTGTACCGGCTACAGCTGGAACTGCTGGTCTAAATCCGCCTGCCTGAGCCGGGATGTAGGGTGCAGGTCTGAATCCACCAGTTACACCTGCACCCGTTTGAGCGCTAGGTGTTGGGATGTAAGCTGTGGCAACAGGTGGTTGTTGAGTTAGAAGCACCCCAGCAAAGGCGGGAGCTGCAGGGGTGAAGCCATGTGGTGCTGGACCAATGATGGTGGATACTGGGTGCTGTCCCTCAAATGAAAAAACATTGGCTGGAGGTCCAGGCGCTACAGGCACTGAGATGAAAGGTGTAGCACCAATCTGCTCTTGTAGCTTAGCCATCTGCTTGATTCTCTGACGTCTGGTCTTAGCTTCTCGGCGCTCCTCCTCAGTTTGGCCAGAACCCCACCAGCCGTCGGGATAGACGAAATTGGAGGCTTGCACCTCGTCACGCAGCAGCCTATCTGAGACTTTACGAGCTTGATTCATTCCACCACCCCCACCCCCACCTGCTGTACCAAAGTTCTGGAGATTGGTCATCGCGGAGCCAAATAGCCTGGTTTGCAGGTAATAAATCTCGTTTCCAATTGGGTAGGGTCTACCCAGATGGGTAGATCCTATGTCATTACTGACGAAGACCGACACAGCGCCAGTATCCAGCGCTCTGACATACGAGATGCGCCCTCTGAAATAAGGCTCGATCCTTTCAAGAGTGATCTGTGTTAGATCCAGATCTCTAGGCATTTGCCCTTTAAACAGAGGTGCCATGAAAGCAGCAGGAGCTCTTTTATAATCCACATCGGCCGGTAGAGTGGGAAAGAGCACAGATATCTCAAGAGGAGAGCGATTCCAATAGTCATAGCCTTCCGGTAGCACACCATCACGGGGCAGAATAAGATTCATCAGAGGAATGATCTCCCAAATTGTATTGACCATAGGTGTGGCTGTTGAGATAATACGCTTGGAACGCTGGATCAAGTGCATAACTCGGTGGATCTGGTCATATTGTCTATTCTTGACTTTGCCATCACCAGCCAGCACAGAGCTGATACGCAGGTTATGAGCCTCATCGATCCAGAAAACACAGTCTGAGAAGTCTTCAACGATGCGAGCGTCTCCTTCTGGTGTATCTGGATATTCACGGGTGATCATATTAGAGAAGGCCCGGTAAGCACGCACATTGTACCACTTCTTAATAGCCAGGGTTACATTGGTCTTCTGCTGCTTCTCTGTGTTGGAGGTTCTTACGTTGATTGTCTCATAACGATCGGGCCGGGAGCAACGGCAGGTCATCTGATTCTTGAATTCATTCTTCTGAACTGGACCCTTAACCAGCACAAAGACTCTCTTAATATTACCCTTCTTCTGCTGCCATTGGTCGTAGGCCCATTCAGTAAATGCAGCCACCGAGCAAGTCTTACCCGTGCCGGTTTCATGGATGAGAATCTGATCATCTAAAGCTCTCAGTAGGCGTTGCACATAGAGTTGGTGCTTAAAATACTTGCCTCTTTCTGAGGGTGGAGCCTCTTGTGGAAATGAAGCCAACTCATTGAATTCTTTCTTACGGGTTATAATGGTTTGGATGCCAGGAGTTGATTGATTGGGGTAGACGGCCAGAAGATCATCTAGCTGAATGTTCTGAACCTCAACTATCGCATTTTCACCAACAGTGGCTGGAGCTTGAGGCTGGGTAACTACCACCGGGATGACGATTTGTCCCGGCCCCGGAGAGCCGGGTAGCTCGTTAAATCTCTGCATTTTTCTTCACTTGTAAAAGCAAAATTAAAAGATTTGGCGATGGGGGCTGGCGATTTCACCAGCTGGTTTATAGTGGCCCTGGCCTTAATTATGATTCTTGTGTTTGCCCTGGTTCTTTATTGGGCTTATCAGAGAACCCGGCCACCTGGTGATATTATTATTCCAACACCGGGTGGTACCGGTTCTTTCCTATCCCCTTGCAGAGTCACCACATGCCCAGCTGGTTTGGATTGTGACCCAGTTACTCTAGTCTGTAAACAAGGAGCTGGTAGTTTATGTAGAAATTATTCTGACTGCCTGACTGGGTATTACTGTAGCGGAGTCTGTGTAACAGGACCTTTTGGGCAATTATCTCAGAACTGCCCCTGTACAGCGGGCTTAACTTGTGCAGCGGATCCAAGTAGAATCGGCGCCCTGGTCTGCAAGGTGCCGACAGGGGCAACCTGTAATGTGAATGGTGATTGTGCGGCCGATCGTTGTGTGCAGGGGCTCTGTGTAGCGCCTGGTCCGACCGGAGCAACCTGCAGCTCTGATGTGAGCTGCCAAAGTGGCTTCTGCGATCGCTATGGCATCTGTCAAAACCCAGGCATAACATCAGGGCAACTTGGTGCGGCTTGCTTACGCTTCCAGCCAACTCCACCAGCTGGTCTAGGCTGTGGTCCTGGTTTGCAGTGCTTCACCACAGGTAACACCCCATCAGGGGCAGGAGCTACAGCAGGTGTTTGTGTCGGGGCTACTTCTGGTTACGGTCAGATCTGCACTGCTCAGTCCCTATGTGTTGATCCGCTACTCTGTATTAACATCAACAATGGCGCACAGTGTGCATTTGGTCCCACATCCATATGTGAGTGTAACTTATCGATTAACCCAAATAACTGTACTACAGCTCAGGCTTGCGCGGAGAATTTTGTCTGTAACGGTGCAACTTGTCTCGCTGGTCCTGGTCAGGCCTGCTTTGCAGCAGCTCCATATCAGATCTGCCAACACAGTTGTGATAGCAGTCAGGGCGCTATCTTAGTGCTGAATCGAGCCCCCGGTACTGCCATCGGAGCCACTAGTTTAAGTTGGTCGCTACACAGTAAACCACCATTCAAGCCACAGAAACTCTTCAGTGTGATTGGAACAGATGGTTCTGAGTTCCTGTATGCTGTGGATCAGCAGTCAGGGTTCTATATCTATACAGCCAGTGCTGGTTGGCGCCAACTGTTATCTAATATTATTATGCAACCCAATGGTAGCCTACGTCTCATCGATATGGCTAGTGATGGTAATATATTTGTTGGAGTCTTTGTCTTGACTCAGAACTCGCCCTTCTTCATAGGAGTTGTCGTGTACATAGTTGACCCGTTTGAAGTGGTCTTTACACCATATCCCGTTAACAATCCACCACCCACTGGCTATCCACCCGGTACCCAATTTGACAATACCAGTACTGTAATTGCTCCACTCACAATTAGTATATCTAGACCCAATAACCTCTCCCCAGGTGGTGATCTTGTAGTGTTGGATCAGAAAGGTCGTATCTTAGTTAGGCCGAAGGGTGATAATCTGTTCTCACTCTCAACCAAAACACTTGGAACGACCGATACAGGGCAGCCAGTCACGGGCACTAATCCACAATTCTACTACGATGGCTCTGAGCAGGCAAACGGTCAGACCATAAGTTGGCCCAGTGCTAAGAACTTCTCCTATATTGGCCCAACATCTGTGCCTGGTTCTAATATAGGGACTGTGGCTCAGTTCAACGGCAATGTATCCGGTATCTTCCTACCCTCAGCTTCGCCAATAGTCTTCAACATCAATCTGTATAAGACGGTGGATTATAGTATCTATTCCCCTTTGCCACAGCAAACGAGCAATTCAGGTATGAAGTTCAGCTCTATGCTGGCAGTGGCCGAAAACTCATTAACACAAGTCTACGGCGTCTATCTCAATGAGAAGGGAGTTCAAGTCATCATACCTGGTTGGTTCAGCGCTGATTCCAAGGTAGCTGTTACATCAACTCAGTACTTGGTTTACACAACAGGACTCTGTACTTAAATTCTTATACAGGGGTTAGTTCTATATAAGTATTACGTGTGATGAAATAAGTATTTATTCAATAATAAATACTTTCAAACGGTTGTAAATGGAAGCGTCGCTCAACACAAAGTTGAGCATAGCCCCTAGTTCCCTAATCGGGAACATGGAGGCATCGGCTGGTTGTGAGCGATTTCCACCACGCCAGTTCCAGGCTCAGCTTGATTGTCGATCGATGTTGGAGACACGCTATCGCATCTATGGCATCCTGGGTGAGAAGAGTGGTGGAGGCATCGTCTATGATGCTTATGATACCGAGACTGGAGAGACAGTGGCCCTCAAAGTGATTCCATACAACATTCCAAACCCAGAGGTAGCTAACATCTGTCTTATCCAGTCACTTAGAGTGATGAGTCCCGTTTTCCTTGAGTTTAAAGGCTGGTTTATGTGTGGCAGACCTCCAGCAGCTTGGGCTAAGCTGAGAGACCCACCACCAATATTGAAGGCTGATTGGGATGCAAATCAGCTCGTCTACTACGCTATGGAGAAGGCCGACGCTGCACTTAATGGTTTCAACATAGCATCTCTCACTCCATATGATCGGATAGCTTTTGTCTTCGAGCTGTTCTATGGAGTGGATATCCTACACCGAGCTGACCTGACTCATAATGACCCGAAGCCAGACAATATACTGGTTGGTAGATCCATGCCTAGAGTCTACATAATTAATGGGGTTTCTTATTACGTCAAATCTCCCTTTCTGCCCAAAATCGCTGACTATGGGGATGTAGGGCCCGGTAATCCAGAGGAAGACAGTTATCGCTTCATTGGCAGCATTGGCATTGTCTTCCCTGATCTCTATGATGAGCTGATTGAGATCTTCCAATACAGCACTAATTTAATTCTGGGTCTCACTCAGATTCCTGTTTTTGATGTGCTGAAGCTCGATACCGGCATAGTTGTATCAGAAATAGTACCGCATTATTCAATCAACATCTAGCATATATTTAGGATATATCTCATGAGATATATCAGGGTTTTTACTCAGATGCTTCGGTTTGGTTCTTAGTTTGAGCCTTAACGGCCGCAATGTCTGGGAAGAGCTCCTCTCGTAAAGATGCCCAGCCAGCCCTAATTCCGGCGGCCATCTGGGTACCATAGCGTTCAGCGAACTTCTTCTCCTCATGGTCGACCCATTCGTCCTCATGCTCAGGATGGCGGGCGCGATGTGTGCAGACGGCCTCAACCCTCAGTTTATAGGCATCTTCTGCCTCTTGCAACTTGGCTTTGTAGAGCTGTATTGCTGACCTATTCTCAAGCAGGCACATGGCGTTATGTCTGAAATGCTCAATATCGTTGGGGTTCAGTTCTCGGTCCTTCTCCTCTAGGATTTCATGTTGGATCCGTTCTTTCTCTTTGTGTTGGGCCTGTTCCTCGTCAGATTCTTTGTCCGCCATCTTAACCAGCCGATTCTTCTCGTCAACATGAATTAGTGTGACATGTTGGCGTGGTGTGCGCTCCAAAGGACCTGGCACACCGTACTTGGCAGCACAAAATCCGGCATGTCCTGTTTCTTGGATGAGAGCCTCAACCCTTTGCTTGGCCTGCTCTTCTGTCTTGTAGGAACCGAGCATGATGACATATCCGAATAAGTCATCGGCCTTCCCATCAACAACAATATCACGATTCAAGAAATAACAGAACACCGACCAATTCTGGCCTTTTGGTGGTTTCTCTTTCAAAAGCCTGCGCACAATGTCACGGGCTGGAATAGGGGCTCCTGCGGTTTCGGCTCCGGTAACTCTTTCTCTGATACCTCCGCCTTCTATCTTAACTCCATTGGATCCCTGCATTTCTCACCGAGTCCATCCTCTTTAAGCTGAGAACAATTCCACATATATTATCAGTTATATTTATCACTTAGCAGGACATATAGATATCGCGCATCAACCCAAATGCCATTCCGTCTGGTTGTTCCAGATAATTATAGCCTCCATGAACAAACCGATATAAGTCTCTTTCACATCAGTAAAGTGGACCATAACGTAACCCTGAGTTGGTGCGTGGACAGGGAAGGGACCACGTGCTCCAAACTCAAGGAAACAATCATTACCCCTCATGTAGAAGTGGAAAGCACTTCCCGGTCGACATAAGCTGCATATCATACGGAGCAGCTCTGGGTCACGATTTGGAATCAGGATTCGATCTGGGCCGAAGATAAAAGGGCTGTGATAGCCAAGTTGAGCGCAAAACGTCTCAATCGAGAAATCAGCCGGAACTAGGCAGGAAGTCGAGATTGAGCTCGAAACCATGATGTTTGAGAATACTAGCACAGGACATTCGCGTCTAATCGTTTCCTGCGCCCCATAGAAGATCTCACCGCTGTTATCAGCACTTACTTTGATCAGAGAGATATGGTTGATGCCGAGTTGGTCTAGCCTCATCATCTCCACAGCTGTGAGATCCTGAGCTGGAGCGTCGCCCAACACAAGAGTTGGGCATAGCCCCTGGTTCCCTAATCGGGAACCTGAAACACCCGCTATGGTTGAGATGACTGGCAGGCCGGCAAAGTCGGTAGATGATTCACTCAAGTAGTTGCACTTAGGTATATAGGCAAGTGAGCTGCTGGCTCCTAGCGCGCAGTTGTAGCTGACTATGTTGTTACTCCTATTCTGAAGCAGATTCCTCTGAAGCAGATAGTAGACCTCTTGTTGCATCTCAAAGGCATAGACTCGTTTGACGATGCGGGCTAGCGGAATACTTATGAGACCCACGTGAGCACCCACATCAATGACGGTACTATAATCAGGCACCAGCTTTGAGAGAAACTGTAGCAGTTTCTCCTTGTAGGGCTCGGCTCTCACAGAGACAGTGATTGGAGTGTCTGCCGCAAAGAGGGTCCAAAGACCGAGCTGATTTTGATGGTTGAAATATCTCCGTTCAGTCTGCTCAGATGGTAGGGCTGCAATGCGTGGTAGAGAAAAAACTTGGATTCTATTCTGCATTACTATATTGCGTATAGTTACAGGCAACATTGGCGGAGTGGCTATGGGAAGAGGTTCCATTTTTCTACCGGGTTGTTTCAGCTTACTGGGCAGCAGTGACAGCTCCAATGTCTTCAACACAGTGAACATATCCCTACGCGGCTGACTAGAGGAGTTGCTATTTGAATCGTTATTTGAGACATTCACAGCAACGGGCTGAGAGCTGTCGATCTGAACTTTATTAGTATAACATGCCAAAGGTAGCAGCATTATCTTGTTGAGGTCTACCAGCGCAATTAATGTTCTCTGATCGGCCATACCAAAGGATATATAGGCCAGATCACCTTGTAGATGAAGACCGGATGCAACTTCCATGCTTCGAGTCATGAAATGGAAGACTGGAGAAATAAACGTCTCAGCCTCACACTTCTCACTGCGGTAGAGAAAACGCTGAGCATAGATATGTTGGCTGTTATGCATAGCTGTCTCATAAACTAGGCAGAGCCAGCCATTCCTCCAAGTAACGAAAGGAGTGCCAATATTCAACTGTTTATCCTGAAGGGCGGCATGCTGTTCAATCACAAGCATCTGACAAGTCTCAGGTACACCAGTTAGAACATTCCAAGGCTCAACTGATGTGGCAAGACGGATGTCGAGAGTTCCATTGAAAGGAGCCCAACAGCGGGGCTGAGGTCCTGAAGCATCACAAGCAATCTGGGCCGGTATATTGTCGATAAAGATTACCATCAGCTTGACGATAACTCTATTTTCAGTGAGACGACCCATAACCACTAAGTTAGGACCTTCATTCATGACAGCACGCATAGTGACCCAAATCGCATTAGAGGCTCGAAAGATACGGGCATCTCGTAGAGATTTAATAGAGGATGGAAACTCCGTTATGAGCTTGTGATAACTCTTGACAACAAAGTTATCGGTAGTTTGCACCAATATAGGCTGGAAGGAGGCAGTTGCAGCGCCATCCATATAGATGATACCACTGGGCCCCACATGTTGATTTGTCTCGTCTCCAACAAAGATCCAACCATCCGGCATCTTCAGGAGCGAGCCATTTCGGAAGCCTCTCCCAGGAGGCAGAGACAATGGTAGAGAATCTATACGCTCTACCAGTAGTTGAGTTGAGTTCAAGATATCCGATCCATGCGACGTGACTGAGTTGCTGCTCATAGTATCCTGGGCTTGTTGGTGATTTTTCTTGCCCAATTAATCTTGTGACGATCAGCATTATATTAACGGGAGTTTGTGTTCTGAAATGATTAAAATGATCCAAAAAGAAGCGCAGTGTGATCTGAAATGATCTCAGCTTAAACAACTCAACTTCAGCTTAAACACCATCCTATAAGATGCAACAATTTTCCACCACTTCATCACTAACAACCCAAGGGTCCAATACGGCCGAAACTTCCCAAGCTGCCCAACAGGACGGCTCCAATTTATCTGCTACAACTGAATCACAGGGCTTAATCTCTCCAACAGAGCAACTTGCCGCTGGTAATGGGGACACTGTTGATTTAGCTCCTGGCCCCACTCAACTACAAGAAGGTAGAGGCTCAGTTAGGCGAAGACAGGGGCAGGGGCGTAAAACAAATTCAGCTAATGGGCAGCCAACAGTGCTGCTGACAGCGGGAGGGGGAAGATCCTCTAATCTGCCCAGCTATTCCACCTCAAATGAGAACAGGTCTAAGCTTAACAAGATTTTAGGTGTGTCACAGGGTTGGTCCGTCTGGGACCGCGAATCCACTCTGGATCTTATCCATTACAACAGTGAGACAGGTATGCTAGCCCAGGTTGGGCATCTCCGTGGTGTGGTTGTTGATACAGCAGTTGGTCTAATTGTAGCCTCTTCTTACGGCTACACTCCGGTGGCTACGGTGGATAAGATCACACCTCTGGATGATGGCTCTGTATCTATCGATGATCAGCTGGGTTTCAACCACAGATTTAAGAGCTTCCAGATGAAGATTGGGCTAGAAGGTGTGGTTATTCGTGTCTTCAAGCACGGAGGCAAGGTCTATCGTGCAACACATCGCACTCTTAACCCAATTCACTCGCATTGGGGTCGATCAACCTATTTCCTGGATATGTACTGGCAACTGGGTGGTCCCAAGGATGAGGATCTGTTTGATGCGAGTGTTGATTACAGCCCTTGGTGCTATGTCTTTCTGGTTGTTCACCCGGATCTATTAGTCGGTACTAGACAGAAAGTTAGCAAAGGATACATTGCCCTACTTACTATCAACAAGATGTGGGATCCTGTTAAGCTGAATGAAAATTACCCTACCACAGTTAACTGGAAGAATGTTGATCAAGGCCCTCATAAACAGATCAACTTTAACCCGGAGATGCCGGCCATTATTACGGAGCCTTTCATCTACGGGCCCCAGGCTCTTACCCTAGAGCAAGCCAATAACCATCTGCGTAATGGTTATTACGCTGAGTTCCCAGTTAAGGATGAGCGAGCCCGTTCAGGCGAGTTCTTAGTACTTTACAACTTTAACGAGCAGGGCCAGGTAATCAGTCTTCTCAAGGTGCAATCAGACAGTTACACCTGGCGTCTTGAGATGAGAGATGATAATCCCAATATACCTCATCGTTTCTCCCTACTTTGGAATTACGTGCTTATGCCTATCCTGGACCGTCGCCGAGACACAGGATTTGCCGAACTTAAGAGGCGCTTCATCTCTTTCCCCTTGTACAACAAGGAAGCCATCAAACAGCATCTAGAACGGGAAGGGCCCTTCATCACGCTGCAGGAGGCTCAGCTCGATCCCAAAGATCTGGAGACTCAGCAAGGGCGTCTACATCTTATCTGGATCAACTTCATCTTCTCACTGCCCCCCAACCAGCAGATCAAGGCTATTAACTTGTTAGATGACTTCAACACTGGTCGTGAGGAGCTGATCCGCTGGGCTGTTGAGCTCAACGATAATTCCAATGTGACCGAGGATGAAGAAATATCTAGACGTGTGCGTGATATTATCACCTCAGCCCGTCGTGGCAAGGGACAGAGGGGACTAACCCGAGAACAAGTAAGACAGAATATCCGAAATCTCATTTTGAAGGAACCAGGCCAAAGTCTCTATAAGATGGTGCGCGAAATGAAGCAAGACAAAGAACCCAAACCGGTCGATTCAGCCTCAGTTGCAACACCACTCATTAGTTCAACCACCGCCCCTATTTCAGCATTTCCCATTCCAAGTTCTAATTTTACAACTACTACCTCATCCCCCATTTTCTTGCCCACTTCTTCTGCTACAGCAACAACTTCTTCTCCGGTCCAAATCCTACCGACCGGTTTCATCCCAATAGCAGGCTTTATTCCAACAAGTGTTCAAAGCACCAGTTTCCAACCCTCAGCCTTATCAGGCGGAGCATAATGTGAGAGAGATTTAAAAAAGTTACCAGTTGACTGGTAACTTTAAGACATTGTCCAATAAGTAAAGAGTGATGGTGCATCAGACTCGAAGTATCCTTGTTATTAGCTCAGGGCTTTTGCTATTCTCAATAATCGCCGTTATCCTTGAACTGGTACCAATAAGATCCGTCCTAGAGCAATGCAAGCGCTCGGATCAGAAGGATTTCTTTGATATGATAACAGCCTCAGCACTAATTCGTCTAGCTTTTTATATGATGTTATCTAGTTATACCCTTGTAATAGCGATTAAGGATTGGAGCATGGAAGAGCCATCAGCTGTATTAATTCGCTCTTGTTTGTGCTCAATTGTATTAGCCGCCATCGCCATGGTAGTTTCTGTGATAGTCTCTTTCATCAGCATAACCAAGGTGGCTGAGAATGATGGAGAGTGTTATATCAGATTTATGCATATCTTCACTCAAGACATAGTGATTGAGGTAGTCTCAATCACTCTGACTATTATTGGGACTGGTATCATAATCCAACAGGTTGTTTCTATTATCACCCAACCAGCAGAGATGCGCGAGATATCCATGGCTACAGAGATACAACAGTTACTCTAGTATGCTTCAATGTAAAAATCCCTAATGCTAGGGATTTTTTAACTTCAAGCCGTATACTCAATCTTCAGCCTTCTTGTCTCATTGCCTGAGATAATCACTTCTTCTGCTCTGCAAATATGTTGGGATCAAATCCCTTGACTGCTATGGATACGGTGCCCAGCCAAGTGATATCCTCGAAATCAGTGACTGCACCGATTGCATCATTGGGCAGCAATTTGCCAACTGCCCAGGTTGTAGTGCCTTCGTTCTGGAGAATGATGTTGCGATCGTTGGTTATGAACAGATCCCGACCTCTACGGAAACGTCTGACCTGCAACTTGAGACTAGCTGCAGGAAGCTTAGCTGCAGCGGGCGGCTCATCCACACAGCCAGGGGCATGTGTAGAGCGATATTCGTCGGGCATGATCTGAAAGCCATTCTTATAAGCGTACGACAGATCACGCTTGCCAAGTGCTTTACATCTATCACCGTCTCGCTTAGCAATCACTGCCAGAATATTGGCCTCCTTATGCTCGACCACCAGCTGTTGTGTCTGTAATACGAACATATTGTCATCAGGTGAGAACATCTCAATAGCTAGATGCTTGGAGCTATGTTTGATGATACTCTCGGCTGGAGCATGTAGAGGCAGAAAATCTAATCCCATGCCCTTGGCATCACTAATAGTTCCTAGGTCAAGAGGAAGAACCTCATCTTGATGTAGATAGCCGATAGCGGTGCGCTTGAAGCGGCCGACGTGAACAAGCAAATTGCTGTTGACCTCCTTGAAGAGGGCATGATCTGTATTATAGGGAACTAGTACAATGTCTTTCCCCTCTGTCTTAGCCTGAACACCGAGCGGAATGGTCTCAACGGTGCGAAGCTCATGCTCGATAATCACCGCCAGACAATTTGAGCAGATATAGCATGGGCCCTCCTCGAAGAGTGCTAGATAAGAGGCCGATTTGCCGCAGGGTACATTCTTGCTGTTGGATGAGAGATTCTTGACTGGGAAGCGGGCCTCCTCACGACCTTTCTTGTCATGTCTGACTGATGAGGGATATGTGCAAAGACGCAGCTTGTTGAGCTCCCATTTGGGTGATTCGCTTTGCTTCTCGGCCTTTTCCGCCGTTTCGGTGTGGGTATTGCAATACATGAGATGAGGAACGATTGGAAGATTGCAGTAGGTACCCACATATTGACCCAGGGTATAACTGTGAAAGCAGTGACCTGCGCCTTTCCATATACCGTTGTTTGTCAACAGTGAGGCTGGCAATCCGGCCGGTAATGTGAATTGTGGTGGAGTTGAGGTAACTGTCTTGCTACCAATAGGCACAGGACCGTTTCTGACTGTCACCATATTAGCTTCACTGATAGCGGGTACTCCAGGTAATCCCATGCCGGCATGTTTCACACAATAGCATGTGCCTTCAACAGCTTGCCTTGAACATCTGACAGGTTCTTCTTCCGCCCTATGTTTTACCGCTTTGCACCAATATGGGCTGGTGGCGGGCTCCTTCTGTGCTGCTGCAATATTGATGTGTTCAAGGCAGAGGTATTTGTCCGCAAATTTGGTATCCGTACCGCAGCCACACTCGACCGATTTATCGGCGCTGGTCTTGACAATGAATTCACAGGTTCTTGTTTCGCTCATCTTGCTTCTCTTTGACTATGTGTAAGAAGGAGGGATGGTAATTCATATTTCCTTAACGTTCACTATTTCTGCCTGTTAAGAATAGATCTCACAATATAGACTATATGTTTCTGGGCTGTTGTACTAAGTTCAAGCCTATTATGGCCTGTAATAACAGGCTGGCGACTTAGGTTGATATTCCAAAGTAGTTGGGTTAAAGGGCCTCTCTTATCAAAAACATGTTATAAAACACATGTTTTATAACATCTGCCACTATTCTACAACAGATCAGGGACGGGAGAGCGAGAATATGAGATTCTACGAGCCTTGAGCCAATCAAGGTCATCCTGATCTGTAATAGGTATTATTCCAGATACTGTCGTCTTGCCTACAGCGGCCCATTGTCCCGGGCGCTTAGTTGAACGCAAGATTATATCCCTGTCCAGCTCTCTATAGAAGCGAACATTTGTGACAGCAGAGAGCTCAATCGGTACATATGACATCTCAAGACCTGGATGGATGGTTATGCCGGAGCTTGGCTTAGCTGTCTCAGCCTCCTGAGTTGAGGCTTGGGTTGAGGGTTGAGGCGGCATAATGATCAAGCCATGTTGGTAAGCGAAGCGTAGATCATGGCTGTTTAAGGGCTCGCATTCTTCGGCATGATTTGCTTTACCCAGAACTTTGAGTATGCCCGGCTCACTGTGCTCAATAATGAGGCCTGACTGCAACAGCACGAATTGGTCAGCTGCAGCATCAAACTCCCTGATTTCAAGGGAGGCCGCCTTATGTTGAACTAGACTTTGTTTCACTGTATCTGTAAGCACTCTGAAACCCTGCACACAAGCTACATCACGCTCAGCTTGGGTCAAGGGTACAATAGAGGCTTCCTCATCCACTTTTCCAATGACAACAGGATCATTCCTCATGAACACAATGAATCCTTCAGCTTCAGTCTGATACAAGAAGTTATGAGGATCAAAGGGGAGCAGTTTGAATTGTGGTGAGACAATCGATCTTCGCACTCCCAGGGGCAGAAGGGAGCCTGTATCGATATGCTTAGCACACTTGTTACAGAGATAAAAGTCGCCACAGTTCAACAGGGCTAAGAATGAGGCCGGTTTACCACAGAAGTGCTCTCCTACGATACCGCCTGCCGGACATCTGGTACAGAGTTTCAACTTGTTCAGCTCCCAGGGCACTTCTGGAACAGAATTTTCAGGAGGCTGGGGAGCAGGTATAGGGGAAGGAGGCGGTAGCAGCGAGGATGAGGTAGATGATACTCCCTTGCGCTTAAGCTTAGGGTCTTTAGTGATTGGGGTTGAGGCTGGAAAACAGATGGGTGAGCTGCAGTCTATCCGATGCGCTGGGCAGATATTTCCATCAATACACGGCAGACCACACTTTCCCTTAATGGTCTGGAAGCTACAACGGAAGCCTTTAGGTAAATGCTTATCGCAAAAGTCGCCCTTAACAACAGGCTCTCCACACAGAGTGACACCATTCGTCTTTTGACAGACACGTTCTTGACTTAGTATTCTTTGGCCATGCAGTTGATGCAGAGCGCAGTAGCCAAGTCTGGCGACAGGTTTGCTGCAGTAAGTTCCCCTGAACTGGCCTCTAACATAGAAGTGACGACATTCAGTGCTCTCAAGCAAACTCTCGGGAAGAAATGCTGACACAGCGTCTGTTATTTCAGGCGTCTTGGCACCGAGGTTACTATGGGAAGAACAATATTCTGAGCCGGCTTCAGTCGGCATGCCACATTTAGTCTCAACAAAATAACCAGCTTCCATCAAGGCTTGACATTGTCTGCTCATTTCTCCTGTTTTGTATGAGTGTTACTCTGAAGCACGGTAACAATTTTCTTTCTCATCCCCCTATTTTTGAGTCTTTTATCTGCTTATTTGGTGGCGGATATGATCTGGGAAATATACTAGGATTTCCCATCTTAAAGCCTCCTATCTGATGGGATGAGACAACTCATTCTCTTGCTCAATTTACTCCTCTATTAAGGGGTGAGTAATTATATTTAAGTTATCTCAACTCATTGATGTGTACAGATCTTACACTGCTTATCAAACATAAATTCAGACATTCGCAAAGGCGCCATGCAGAGTGCGGTAAAGAATAAAACTTGTGATGGTCCCTCACATCCATCATCAGAATTAAGCCCGAGTCAGGCTGATGGAAACCACTTCTACTGTCAATGCATCGATTTCCAGGGTTTAAGCAGTGATTGCAGTTTTCCTGATCCATCCAACATTCCGATTGGAACCTTTATTCTGATAAGGGGACCTTGTTGTCAACTATTTCGTAGAGAAGGGGCTGGCTTTGTCGGCCCCATTAACCCTGCAGATTTGGGTCATTGTCCTCCAAACACACCCGTTAGGTCTAGGGAGTGTGCTGCAGGATGCAATGACAATCTGGGTGGAGCTTTCCTCTTCCTAGACACTGTGACTTGTATTATCTATGTGCTGGGAGGAACTTGTGGCACTTTCTGCCAACTGGTCCAGCCCACTCCAGTGCCGGGTGATAAGTTGTTAGACTGTTGTCGTCACGATTTATATGAGCTAGTCACTGACTGTACTTGGTCATTGTGTTGCTCATTACAGGGAGCCACAGGCGCTACCGGCAGCACTGGAGCCACCGGTCCTTCAGGTGGTCCCACTGGACCTACCGGCCCTGCAGGCAATACTGGTGAAACTGGTCCCACCGGTCCAACAGGGCTGACTGGGGCTACAGGTGGTCTTGGAAATACAGGTGTCACTGGCCCAACCGGAGCTACAGGAGCTACTGGAATCGGAGTGACTGGCTCAACAGGAGCGACTGGAAATACAGGTCCCACCGGAGCGACGGGGGCAACAGGACCCTCTGACGGGCCACCGGGACCAACTGGACCGACGGGTGAGACTGGAGCCACAGGGGCGACCGGGGTTACTGGAGTAGGAGTTACGGGACCCACCGGTAGTGCTGGTCCTACAGGTGATACTGGAGTGACTGGTTCAACCGGCTCGACCGGAGTAACTGGTGTCACAGGGGCAACAGGGGTCACAGGCGGTACAGGAGCAACGGGTAATACAGGAGCTACAGGAACCACTGGTAGTACTGGTTCAACTGGCGGGACTGGAGCAACCGGAGTTGGAGCCACTGGCCCTACAGGCCCAACCGGTGCGATTGGTGTAACAGGTGTTACAGGCAATACCGGGCCAACTGGAGCCACTGGCCTTACAGGCTTAATTGGTCCAACCGGAATTACAGGACCCACAGGACTAACAGGGGCAACCGGAATTACAGGACCCACAGGACTAACAGGGGCAACCGGAATTACAGGACCCACAGGACTAACAGGGGCAACTGGTGTAACAGGACCCACAGGACTAACAGGGGCTACTGGTCCTACAGGCTTAATCGGGCCAACTGGACTTACCGGCCCTACAGGCATATCAGGGCTTGGTACGGTTCTGGCTGGTTCAGCTCAGACCAATGCTTCACTTCCTTTCTTCGGCCAGCTTGACGGTTCTGCTGCATTTCCAACATTTAATGAAGCAAGTGTAATCTCTCCCATAACAGGGCTGATACAGACATTTTCGGTGGGTTATTTCAACACCTCAGGGACAGCCTTTGGCACAATCGCGGATCAGTTGGCATTCACAATCTGGATTGAGGGAGTGGCTCAGCCCCCCACTAGCACAGTAACCTTGGCAGGTCCAGTTGCCTCTGGCACTAAAGTAACAGGGCTCTTAGTGCCTCCTCTAGCAATTGTGGCTAATCAAACCATCGCCATAGGCATCACCAATCCGACCGGGCCAGCTCAACCCGCCACTGGTTCCATCTTCAAATACTCTGTTAACGTCCTCTAAGGGCTATATAAATGTAGTCGCGGCTTCACAACTGTTGTAATAATTTCAAACATTCTCATCAATGTTCGAATTTCTCTGAATTTTTGCCTGAAATTATTCTATTAATAAAATGGCTGCAGGTACACCTTATCTGGGAGAAGTGCGTCTATTCTCATTTAACTTTGCTCCTAGTGGATGGTTGGCTTGTGATGGACAGACTTTGCCCATCGTAACAAATACAGATCTCTTCGCGCTCATCGGTATCACTTATGGAGGAAATGGTACAACCAACTTTGCCTTGCCAGATCTACGAGGTCGAGTTCCCATGCATATAAGCGCTACACATCCAATAGGACAGTCGGCTGGAGAAGAAACTCACACGCTCACTATCCCTGAGATCCCCTCCCATACACATAATATCCCGGCAGGCGGTGCAGCTCATAGTGTCAATCCCTCCGATAATAGAGGGCAAACTCCGAATGCTGCTTATTCGACCAGTGTATCTGGGACACAGCCAGTTACAGGGGCGACGGGAGGCAGCGGACCTCACAACAATTTACAACCTTATCTCGTCATGAATTGGTGCATAGCAGTGCAGGGAGCTATTCCAACACCACCCTAATCTAGCCCTCAGCTAAAGGGACTTACTTTGAATTTAAAACTCAAACGTTCTCAATATTGTCACTCTGCCCCTAGAAGACTTGGACTACTAAGCTCAAACTTCAAGATTCCAGAATCCTGGAATCTTTTTTAAAGTTGTGAATTACAGACTATTGCCCGTATTCCTCGGCGATGAGCTTCAAGTACAGTGTCTTTGGTGCCCTTACTTGTCTCCCAAGTGTCTGTGAAAGCTACAACCAGGTTAGGCTTAGTGTCGAGCATCTGGCGATTACGGATTGGTCCTGCTGCCTTGCCATACTGAGCCCAGTCTGCCTTGAAACTCTGATACGGTATATTTGTTTGCCAGCAGAAACGAGAGGCCAAAGTATCTGCTCCTTTGCAGTCACCAGTGATCACCTTAGTCACCTTGAACTGGCGGACTAGCTCTGTCAGCTTTTGACTTATTACTTTGTAATTGGTGAAGTCGCGAGAGCCACAGACTAGAAGCACAAACTCAGGTTTGACATCATCATCCACAATCTCAAAAATCAACATGTTACTATTGATGCGAGGAAGAAGAGGTGTCGTGTTGAGAACTGTTTCACCATTCATCTTTGTTGGAACTTGCATCTAGCGCGTTGGGTTGTGGGTTGTAATTATACCGATTGGAACAATTTAGATTTCTTTCTCACGGCTCAAAGAGCCATTAGCCAAGATGGCCTGTGGCGCTGTCTCTCGCATCCCTCGGATAATCCATTTTATGTGGCTCGATAAGAAGGAATATGATAATGAAGAACCAATGGTTCGCCAAGAACTTTATGGTAACTATATAGCCGGCTGGAAAGAGAAACATCCCGATTTCCGGTTTATATTTTGGAATCGCCGTAAGGTAGAGGACCTCTGGAGTCAGCCAGAATATGCACAGTGGCGGCCGCTCTATATGAAACTACAGCAGCATATAGAGAAATGTGATCTGACTCGATATATCATTCTGCAGCACTATGGAGGAGTTTATATCGACCTAGACTTTCAATGTCACAAGCCCATTACTCCATTGTTACAGCGTCAAATCCTCATCACTTATGAGCCAACTGAACATGGGAGGGAATTGCTTTTCAACGGCTTCTTGGGCTCAGTGCCAAAACATTGGCTTTGGCCTGGATTCCTCAACTACATTCAACGCACTTATAGCGGCATGGATATAGCGGTAGACAGCACAGGGCCTAGAGCTTTCGGGCGCTATGCTAAGGAGATTAACCTGGAGGGCTTTCATCCTGAGTATTACATAGACAATTGTTTGATTCTGCCCCTTGTTAATGCTAGTCATGCTAGCAATCTTGTATCCAAGCCCTGCACTGAAAAGTATGGTTCTGAAGCAGCAGCTATGCGGGAAGCATTTGCTCACACTAAGTGGTCCGAGGAGAGCTTCTGGGGACAGGGTAACAGTATAGGCAAACTGGTGAGCCATCAGAAGAATTACATAGCCATCTTCCTGATTATCCTGTTGATTGCAATTGTTGCAATCATTGCCTGCTGGCACTATAATCGTTCTGCCAACAAACTTATGCCAGTTTAGATGAGGGTGCTAGAGGAGGGTGCAGGAAGAAATGGACATATCTGTGTAGATATGTTTTTTATAACTTGTTGCTTATCAACGTTCTCCTCTAGCGCCCTCTTCTAGCACTTGACTTCGCGGAGCAAGTCTTCGCAGTTGTCAGGGTTACGCTTACGATCTTCTGAACGGGCAATGAAGGAGAGGCGAATTCCAGTGGCACCCAACAGAGGGGGGTGCAACAATAGTTTGGTGAATTCACGAGCTCCGAACAACGGATTGCCTGGGATAGAACTGCCCAGAACAGTGACATGAATTCTGACATCAAAGCCATTAGCGGTCACGTTACTGATGATGATCAACACTTGCTCCAACACAGCCGAGAATGGGAAGGGCGGTGAGTTGATGAAGATTCTTTCAGCACCATTATTCTCGAGAGAGGCCACAACGCTGGGCACATTCCTGAGGCGACGAGCAAAAGTCACATGGAAAGAGATGGTATAGATGGTGGTGTTAGGCAGGAGTTGGCTAACACCTTCAACAATAGCTTCATCGGCTACAGCATTGTGACCGCGAATTGTTTTGATATCAATCGCTGTGATAGGTGCTCCTACACCGGCTGACGTGAAACTCTGAACTTCAAAAGTGCCGGATGTCTCAGCCGGCCTGATGAATTTGAGATCTTCATCACATTTCACGATCTCAACAATACAAGAATCCTCGTCCTTGCAGCCATGCTTCCTGTCCTTTCCATGACGGCGATCTTGTTTACGGGGGTGGTTATCTGCGCACTTCTTCTTGGGCTCACGCACTTCCTTTTTCTTGGGTTCACGCGCCTCCTTTTTCTTGGGTTCACGCGCTTGCTTCTTGGATTCACATACCTGTTTCTTGGGTTCTGCCTCCTTCATGCAGCAAATCGGCTCCTGAACTTCCTTAGGTGCCTCCTCCTGAACGGGCACATCCTTAGGCACTTCCTTGGGTTCTTCAACCTCAATAGGCACATCCTTAGGCACTTCCTTGGGTTCTTCAACCTCAATAGGCACTTCCTTGGTTTCTTGAACTTCCTTGGGCTCAGACTTCTTGGGCTTGGTTTCACGCACTTCCTTCTTGTGCGTCTGTTTCTTGGCCTTGGGCTCACGCACTTCCTTCTTGTGGCTCTGCTTCTTGGCCTTAGTTTCATGCTTCTTATGGGATCCCTTGTGTGCACGCTTCTTGTGGTCGGTGGTGACCCGCTTATGGGGGTGTTTCTTACCGTGACCGCTGGAGATTTTCTTGATCGGTCCCTCCATGTTTTGCGAGATGAAATTAAACAAGAAAAGAATTTCTCTTAAAGTGTAGGCTGTGATTTCTGCCCACTATTGCTAGCTATTAATAAAGAGCCAAAACTCTGACTTAATCGATATAGTTGTAGTTGAAAATTACACGCCTGATACAGGGGTTAGTCTGGGTTGCGGACTTAATATATCTTATCATAAGATATATCGATTGATTTCACAGTGGATGGGGAGTCACTGCTCCCAGATTTCTATTTGTCTGCCATCATAGGTCAGTACGCGCTGCCCATCGAATAGGATGTCAATTATCTGAACATCATGGGTCGACTTTCTGTAGCTAATAGTCTTAAAGTCGATGTCACAACAGGTCACATTGTTGGACAAGCCATAAGAATAGATATGACCCCTATGGAACTTGATCTGATGCCCGTCTGTTAGAGCACAGAGTCTTAGGCGCCTACAGCCCTTATCATGTAAATCGTAGCGCCACAATGTTCGGGTTGCCAGACCTTGTTTCTCAATAGTCAGCAGATAATGTCCATCATCCGTCAAGGCAGCCCATTCCGGAAGAACTCCCATGCTGGAAATGTCGGTACGTCTTGTTTCTCTGGTCACGTCTGTTGACTCTGGGTCACTGTCATAGAAAAGTAGAAACTCTTCCAGCTCAGGGAACTGGCGCAGCTCAAGCCAGTAGTTGAGATTGATGGGAATCACATTGCGAGCTGGATGCTCGGTCAGAATATCGTTGGCTGGACAGTAGGTGTAGAAATTGCGCTTAGTGTAGACTGTAACACTTTCATCTGAGAACTTCTTGATCTTGTAGTGATAGTCGTCTCTGGCGGGTACTTGCCTAACAAGCACATTCTTGGTCAAATTGTATTCGACCAACCTGGTTTCCTCCATATAGTAGATATTATTGTTGATACAGACAACATGTTTGATATCAGCAACATCAATCTGCTTCAAGGTCTTGCTCTCACCACTTGTCAGATCATACTGATCGATCGATTGGTATCTGCAATGAGTATCATTGATCGTGTATAATTTGTCTTCGTACAGGAAGAGTGGCTTGCCAAGGAAGGGGATCGAAAGACTGCGAAAAGTGGAGTTGACTTGTTTCATCACGAATTTTCAAGAGCTTTATTCTGACCAGAGTTTCTTTATACAAAACAGTTTGTGTTTCGGATGTGTGATTGTTTTTACCACTCTGCCTTCCAGAAGAAGAGTCCATGCATCTGAATGAAGCTGATGAGATCCGAGCCATCAGTCTGCTTGGGCTTGATGTAAAGCAGTTTGTGGCTATTGGCCGAAGTCATACCAGCTGTCACGCTGAAATGCTGCAATGCCGATTTCTTAACAGCCTGTATAAATGTGCAGATGTGCCACTCCGCCTCTTTCCTCTTGCTGTCATCCTTGTCTCCCTCTAGAAAGACCCATGTTTCGCGGTGGCGGGGGCTCACATCCTCCGACTCAATCTCCATGTTAAAGCTGGCTGGGTCTCGTGTGTCGAAACAGACATGCATTCCCAACCGGCGCAAACGGATCAGCTCTAGCAACTTGGCCTCCTCACTGGCAATGCATTTTCTGTATTCCTGCCAGGACAGCTGCTTTGATTCTTTCAGCTTGAACAGCTCTGATTCCTTACAGTCAGATGGTGAGGTTGATGTGATCTGTGACCCGGAGACAGCTTGCGTGTTGGAAATTGGTGTTTGCATAGTGTTCTTCGTGCTGGTTTATGCTTCGTTAAGGGAAAAGTGGGAGATCAGTTGTAGGCCTGACTGACACTTGTGTCAGGAAGACCCGCGGTCTGCAGAGAAAACTGCAGACCGTAAGCCTGATGCTAATTAATCACACTATTAGAGGCCAAAGCCAGATGAGGAATAATAAGATGGATTCTCTGTGAAGGACTGTCTATTATTCTCTCAGATTGTTGATGCTGTAACAACTCAGCATGAAAAGAAACCGATCACAGCATCTTGAGTTAGGCTGACTCAGTAAACAGCTGCACTGTCACAACTTAGGATGATCGAAGCTTGCACGCAAGAACCCTTCACCACTTTCCAGCTGGCTTTGTATTATATCTTCTCCACTATCGCTCTGCTGTCTCACCTTACTCTGTGGATCTTCTACCAGCGAGAGTGGAAGAACTTTGTTGTCATTGCTGCAGGCTATGTGCTAACCTTCCCTTATCTGGTGATACTAATTAGAACTGCCATTGTCAATGTCACCGGTCTCCTGAACTGGACTCCACAGGGCATACGAGCTCAGTATGATGATGGTTGGCTTGTGGTTGCCTCTACCCTACATTACCTTCAGGGGGATCTATTTTGTGCCCTATTCATCATAATACTTGGGCAGCACTTTGAGGTTAATCGTTGGAAAATACTTCCCATCCTAATCCTCACCTTCGCTTTCGCCCCTGTTGGATGTTTCATTGCATTGATTGTATTCACTCGATGCATGATCCAGAAGCAAAAAGAAACCAGAATAATACAACAACAGTCACGGGATCACCTACGGGGTCTACTGGATAGTGACTTGATTTGAAAAAACACCCAGCTGGGTGTTTTTGATCTGCATTTCTGGGCTGTTTACAAGATACAGCGCTATAGCCGATCTGAATTCTCGAACTTGTGGATAATAAACAAAAGATGCAGGAACAAACCCCGTCATCATCGAATGAGCTCACGGATAAGCAGAGCGATCAATTGTTGCAATGCCTGAAAACAGCTGATGACAGGTTGACCAAGCAGGTAGGCAAAGAGCTTGAAGAGATGTTCAGTTCTTATCATGCTAGCCATGACACAGTCATGCAGTATCATGTGAAGGAGAATGAGCTGAAAGACCAATTCCATCGCATCCTTGGTATTATGGAGAAGAAACAACTTCGAGAGATCTACTATCAATTTAGTGATAGCAAATTGGCCCCTAAAGTGCCGGGTCACGGTGAACCATTTTACTGGGTTTCGCTAGCTAATCGAGATGAAATTTTTCGAGAGATCTTCCCAAAATCCTATCAGGCAGAATGGTTTGACGAGCCACTCGGAATGGGGAGTGGCTGGACTGATACCTCCGTCACTATAACCAACAGCAGCATCCCGTTTACAGAGAAGCTTATGGACGAAAGGGATCTGTATGGTATGCTTCACAGGGTTAAGCAATATCTGATCAGAAAAGGGTCAACTCAGGCTCTGGCATCCACTTTTGACAGAGAAGTGGGCTGTTATGGAGTACTTGATGTGTCAGAAGAAGATCGTAATCAGCTTTTCCATGAGCTCTTCGGAGAGAACTATGAAATTGAGTGGGAGGAGAAAACTGATGTATTTGGCGATAAGCACTTCAGCTACACGAAGGTCGCTATCAAACTAACGGATGGAAAAGAGGACACACTTCCCATTAAACAGGCCATTGTTACCAAGATGGAATTTCTTGGCAATCTCCATCGGAAACAGGGAGAGATGGTGGCAGCAGGCGAAAACACGTTACATCTCTTTGGAGATGCAGGAGATGTGTTTTATACAGTGGACTTCCCCAGCCGCGACAAGATTGTGCGCTCCGTCTTCGGCAAGAGGTGCCAGTTCAAATGGATTGAAGGGAAGCGCATCATCCGCGGCAAAGAGTACCGCCATACCGATTTAACTGTGACTGTACCGAGAGCTGGCAAATGAGGCCTTGATTAAAAACATCTTACAAGATGTTTTTTCTGTTCTGGCTGAGCAGCTGTGAAGTTGTGAAATCAATAGAACACCTTGAAGGCCCTAAGTAACTTGAAGCTGCCATTACAACGCATTGGTTCTGGTGATCTAGGTGGTGACTCTTCGCGCAGATACGGCATCTGAATGCAGATGCAGTTGAAGCGTTCTCCAGCCACTTTATCGGCATCCATAATCCAATCTGCCTCATCTAAGAAGATACCATAGGAAAGGAAGGCGGAGAATTGAACCTGTACCCACCGACGCTGTAGCGTTTCTCGATAGCGAAGCATATATTTGTCGTAGACTCTACGACGTTCGATTTCGATTTTCTCTAGTTCGTATTCATACTCCTCTTGTGTCATCGAGTTATTTGCTCTGTTAATTTTGATCAGCTCATTCCAATCTCGGGTCTTGACGCCGGCGCGGAAAGTAGCAGCTTCAAAGACTCTGCCTCCAGTCATAAGCAACTCATTAAGTTGAATCCACTCCTCTTGATTATCCGTATTAAACAGGGGAAGCTCGGCAACCTGCTCCTCCGACAAAGGTACAGGTTGATGTAGATCTAAGGGGATGTCAACGAATCCCTCATCATAACCGATTAATTCTATCAGACCTGTGATCCTGATAGGGATCTCACGGATACCCAAGCGAGATTGTGGCAGATTAGGGATGCGGGTTAAATCTGGCTCGATTGTTTGATGAGCACTATCCTGTCTCACAATCACATGAGGGAAGTCCCGCCCCACTGTATCGTGATCGCCATAAGTTGTAGCTTGAATTTGAGCCAGGAGGTGTGGGTTTGCCATCTGACCAACTCCCATGATAAGCTCTGGGCCATTGCCTCGATAGTTGGTCCATGATGTTTCTTTGATATAGTCGCGAGCATCGGCATCTGGCTGCTCAAACCTGATAGCAGGCTCAGTTGGCAGAGCCGTGGGTATCAGTAACTGTCGAGCAGATATTTGCCGTGCGGTGGGTCTAACCTTCCAGCCATAATGCAGCTCTGGTAGCAGCTCGATCTGACAGTCTCGCAGCAAGAGACGACGTCCCTCTTTGGCGCGATACATGGGATCATCTTCACCTAGATTGGCCCCAATAACTGGCTGTATTTGGATACCTGTTTGCTCGATGTAATCATCAAAGCCATTGCGAAAACGGCCGTCTAATTTGAGTTGGTCTAGATCGAGCTCCTCTGTTCTGGGTGCCCCTCTGGGATGGAAGGCTTCCTTATCAGCTGCTCTAACACGGAGTGTGTCATATCTCTGATCATTAAAGACGACATGGTAGTTGCCCTCATCACCCGGTAGACTCCAATACTGCTCCTGAGGAGCACGCCGTGTAGGTCGTTCTAGAGGACGTGGACGATCTGCTACTCTCACGCCAGCTGCTTCTAGCGTCTTGGAGATGAGAACAGGCTTACCTTTGGTTAACTCAAACTGCTCAAAAGATCCTCTATTACTTGTGATGAAGGAATAAGGCATAATCAGCTTAACAGAGAAGCCCCGATATAAAGCCTTAACCAGGCGGACAGCACGGATATTGTAGCGGATCAGGACAGCCTCTCTTTTACGGTAATACAGGGAAAAGAGAGGAGCACAACAGAGCCCATGATGGATATCATAGCCAACCTGAATGTTGGAGGTGTCAAAGTTCATCAGCACTTCTAACGGAGTCTGGCAATCTGTGGCAATGATCTGTAGAACAAAGACCTGGTTGGGGCTAAGACGTCGAGTTAGGGTCAAAACCGACTTTCTAATGGCATAGTAGTATTCATCGGTTGGCATATATTGCTGCAGCCACTCCAGTAGCAGCTCATACATGACACTTCGGGCGTCGTGAGTTTTCCCATAGATGAAGAGATCAACATCCGTCTTGTCAACAAAACGCTCATACAACCAGTCATCCATGACAATGGAGAAAAGGCCGCCACCCAATACATAACCAAGGGGTGGATGCTCTTCACCGGGTGCTGGTAGATGAAAGCCTTCACGAGCATGTGCTTCTTGACGCTCTAATAGCATTTCTTGTATGCGCCTTGTTAACCAGTCATTCATCTGCAGTAGTTGGGGGAAGACTTGAAGCAGCCGATCCGTAACTCGCTCTTTACTAGCGAGCGTCACAGTGGCGGGTGGTGGAACTCTAAATGAGCCAGCCGGAATGGCAGCACAGGGCTCAGCGTCCATGTAATCTGGCAGAAGGGGTCTGCTGTCTCGTAATGGGTCTAATAAGAAGAGGTGCCTGTTGAAGCGGTTGATCCGCTCTGGCTTAGTGTAAGGGTAGGCATGGGGCATGAGAGCGTAGGCAAACTGTTCATTGACAGCAATCAACCGTTGATAGTAGTTGATAATCTCCTGTGTGAACGAGTCGCTAGCATACAGTGCGTCAGATAAGCGTCGTAGATATTGGGCTGTGGCTGCGGGTGCTTGCTGGAAAAGCTCAACCACTGTGTCAAAGGGTAGCAGGGTGCCTTCTGGCACTTGGTCGAGATATCGCCAGATAAGTGGCAGGAAGCGCGAACAAATATTCTCTGGCCGCAGTTGTGCTACCACAGCCTCTGGGAGTGTTCCTGAAGTTGTCGGAGCTCCTGGAGTTATGAAGCGCTGTCTGAAGGGTCCGAGGGCCCTGGGAGCTGTTTGTGCAAAAATTGCTAAACCCTCCAGAGGCTCTGTAACCGCTTCTTCTTTGCCTTTGCCTCCATCTGCAGCTTTGACTTCTGGCTGAACAGCTTGTGCCTGACACTTCAGCACTCTTACGGCGGCTAACAGGGCAAAGAAAACAGTTTCACTCACATTTTCATCAAGATACCCTCTACCAAAGAGCGCATATAGATTTCGGATAAAAGAGTCAAGATCACTAAGATGCCTAAAAACATCGGGACCGATTTCTTGCTCAGACAGGATGAAGCGGTAACGATCTGGATCTGTGATATTCTGCCTCTCGTTGAACAAGAACAGCGTTTCCAGCGCTTCACTATTAGCTATAGCTAAATCACGGGGCAGCAGGAAACTATTGGCGTCATTAGCTCCTATCTGCAGAGTCACATATTGAGGCGCTTGCATCGGTCTCCCTTTTGTTCTGAGCAAAACAATACCAATGTTAAGCATTTCTCAACATTGTTGTTCTGAGCTCAGACAATCTCAAGCGCGAAGATCATTGAGATGAATGATCTTTTTCTACACCCTAATCTTGAGGCTAGAGTCTCAAGGAGGGACTTTTTAACCTGAATAATTAGTTAATTCCCGCTGATAGCGTAGATGCCATATAGTTGTGGCAATTCCGATGAAACCACATACTACAATGAGAGGTAGCCTAAGCAGGAAGCGTCTACGAGTCAGCCTGTGTTCAATGTATTCTTGTATGGACTCATTGAGTAGATAGAGGCCAATGCCTAGGATGAAGAGTGCTATCACCAGAGTGAGACTTGCCCCAGCAACCTCGAGGAATTTGTAGAGAGTCTTCAAAGGTATCATAACTACTGTGCTGTAGGTGGCTTTGCTGTGAACTAAACAGCATGATGGAATATCGATTTCTCCAGTGTGTTTCTATTCCATCAAGTTATCAACAGGGCTGTTAAGTAATAACAACAGCTTGGGTTGCAGATTCAAACTTCGCTCAAGAAAGTTAAAATATCTTGACATAAGGTGTTTTTATCATTCATCTTACCTTCACCGCCAAGTAGGGATATTTCCGTTGGAAGAGCAGATCAAACCTGTCTTTGATTGAGCTGGGTGTTAAGGGCTGAAACAGGTGATACCCAATAGCAACGCCCTCGCCCTTCTGCCAGATCCAAGCTGGATAGCAAGCTCTGGTGGTGGTCTCAATTCCAATCACTCCTGCATAATGAGCATTGGGTAAGTAGGCTCCAATAAAGAGGTTAGCTACTTCTGTCAGCTGAACCGTAATATTGTCATGCAGATAGAGTATCATGCTGCCTCCTTCACGCAGAGCAGCCCAGCTCTTACGCAGAAGACAGAAAAGAAACTTCTCCAACCAAGCGTTAAGATTTGGATAAGCCACAGAGGATTGTGTGGGTGAGAAGCTGTATTTCTCCAGATTGAAACAAGGTGGGCAGGCCATAACCAAATCATATTTCTCTGTTAGGATCACTTTGTCCGACTCAAATGGCTGGTAGATGATCTGATAGTTTTGCTTCTGTCTGGCAAATGTCTCGATGATCTTGTCGTGGCCCAGTCCTAGGGCTATATTGGGGTCGAAACCATGGTAGATAACTCCAGCTGAGATGGCTCCAATCAGACGGTCACCCCAGCCAGCTGATGGATCAAGCACTTTCATTGTCTCGCCGCGTTTTACAGTCACCACATGGTTGATGACATCACAATGGGCAGGTGGCTGAAAGATATCGATCAAAGCTCTGGCAGCACTGGGATTGAAGATCTTGCACTCTCGTATAAAAGTGTAGAGTGCTTCTTTCAGATTGGCTGGTGTCAGATTCCATTCATTGCGAATCAATATATCAAAGGCGCGATCCAGTATCTTGCGATCCTTCCATATAGTTAGGGGTGCTTGGCCTTTGCCAAACCTAGCTTGTAGCCTCACTTCCTCGGTGAAGAAGGAGTTGATACCATCATAAGCCGCATAATGATCCTTTTCGGTCGGCAGGTAGGAATGACACCCATCCTCAAAGGAGAGGAGGCAGCGCCTAACCTCGTCAGACATCATAACACCATGCAGAGGCAGCGGATTTGGGAGTAGCATGTCTGGAATGAGGTGGCTGTGAACATCACATAAGTTGTTGTACATAACAGTTGCAATCTTTTGATCACGATATCTGACAGTCAGAGGGAAACCCAGTCTCTGAATATCGCATAGTATATTCCACCGCCTGTTTGGGTCAGTTAGCGTACGCCAGTGATAGTCATAGTCTAAGGGAGTAATCCTAGCCTTTTGAACTATACGTTGGCTTGTATTATTATCATCCTGCTTGGCATTCTCGGGGCTGAGTTGAGGAGATTGTGGCTTCATCTGCTGTACTGGCTGGGTTGCCTGGCCAGGTTGCTTGAGCTGAACAGATAAGTTATTCGGCACGTGCACTGAAGTTGGCCCTTGTTTCCCCGAATGGGAAACAGGACGGTATGTCTTCATAACACCACGCTGCATCACTTGCATGAGTTTACCGAATTTTATGGTGGGGTGTTATCTCACTCTTGCTATCAGGGCCTAATTATTTGGCCTTTATTATATAGCCACCTTGGGCTTTATGACATCTTGAGTTACTTACCTGAATATTTGCCTTAATTGAGAAGCTGCTATTGAGTGTTGATATTTACGGCTACTCTCGAAATCTGCCTATACTAGGTGGATTTTTTATTACGAATCATATCGTGGGATATGAAGTGAGTTAGCTAAGGGGAGAGATCCCTGATGCTTTGTATGCCAGTGGAGAGCTAGACATCCAATACACAGCAGAACTAGTGAGGGGACTGTGATAAGTAACATGAAACCAGTCCTGACTCGCTTTGCAACATATTGTTCTAGGCCATATGTGAAGACCGCGAAACCCAGTGTGGTACATGTAATACCTGTTATAGTGACTAGATAAGGAAGAAAGATAGTGAGTAATTCATCCATCGAAGCGATGTGTTAAAATCAATGTTACCAAGAAACAGTTTTCAGCTTTAACAAGCACTTTTTATATTTGGTTATAGTTATGGCAGATCACTTCAACTCTCTACTAAGTGGCTGAGCTCTGAAAATCTTTTTCTCGTTTCTTGGCTGGCTGGCAAAGATGGAGTTTCAGATGCAGGAGCCTAGCTCAAAACGAGCGATTGAACCTGAGAAGGAGTGCCAGATAGATGTCCTATTAAATGAGTATAAGTCTGATGTAACTTGTTCCACCCTTCGCTGGCTCAAGGAACACGGCATTACTCAGAAGCAAGTGAAGGATTGGTTAGAAGAGAGACGTCTCGTATTTCCATGGAGCACTCGGTACGATTCTGTACGACTCTACTACAACCGTCTGATCCAGTACTTTCCCCTTATGCTAGTCAGAGTCAGGAAGCAGAGTGATATTCAATGGGCTCTGCGCTTCTGTCATCATTATAAGGCCCCGTTTGCTATCCGCAGTGGAGCTCACAGTACAGCCGGCTTCTCCGCTTCCACAGGCGTTATCATTGATTTGATGAAGTATGATAGGGTGAAGATCCTATCTCATGAGAAGGGGCTAGTCAGAGTGGCTGCTGGAGCTCGAATTGGTGAAGTGGCTAAGATACTGGCTCAATCTGGGTTAGCTCTGGTGGCCGGTACATGTCAAAACACAGGTGTGGGTGGCCTGACTTTGGGCGGAGGTCTTGGCTTCTTAACTCGCAAATATGGGCTAACCATTGACAGTGTGGTAGAGCTCAATATTATCCTGGCTAATGGTAGGCGCGTGACAGCCAACAAAGAGAGTCATCCTCAGCTGTTCTGGGCTTGTTGTGGGGCAGGCAACGGCAACTTCGGTGTTGTCACTAGCTTTGTCTTCCAGACTTATCGAATCAAGGAAGTTGTTTTGTTCCAACTTTGGTTTGAGAAGAAGTACTTGAAGCCTGTATTTGAGTTTTGGCAGGGCTGGTGCTCCACAACAGATCCGAGTTTGACCACCGAACTCAAGATACGCAATGATGCTAGTAAACCTGGTCACATCTTGATTGAGGGGCAAGGCGATCCCTCCCCTTGTCGTAGGAAAGAATGTCCCAGCCCTTGCGACCCAACCAAGCATGTGGAGCATCTCATCACTCCTTTCTTCCAATGGGCGCCTAAGGTCAAGATCTGGCTGACCAGTTTTGCTGATGCTGTTCGTCACTTCTCAACTCCGATTCCAGATATGTTCTTCAAGTATAACACGTCATTCGTTTACCGTCCTCTTCCGCGGAAGGCCATTAATATTATCGACAAGGCCTTCTCAGAAACGCCACCACAAATCTACATCTCATTCCACTCATTTGGAGGGCGTGTAGCTGAGATTGGTGAGTCAGAGACCGCTTTCCGTTGGCGCAAGTCGCTGTATTGGTTGTACATCCGCTCTTCTTGGAAAGATCCCCAGTTACAGGAGCAGCTACAAGCGGTTAATGAGCGCATCTATCTACAACTCTGGCCCTTCCTAACTTCGGAGTTCAAAGTGCCTCGACTGTATGCGAACTTTAACGCCTTTAATGTTGGGCCTAAATATGGGGAGGCTTATTGGGGTAAGAATTATAAAGCTCTACGCGTGATCAAGGCCTGCTATGATCCGGACAATTTCTTCACTTCGCCCCAACCGATCCAGCCTGCTAAGGTGATTACTGTGGAGTAAATGTGGAGTAACCATCATATCTAGCTAGATATGATTACCATCATAAGAATCGAGCATTTAAGCAATCATACAGGAATGGTCTTTTATATCAACCCCGGCTAACCAACCTCCCATTGTTGATGGAGAAAATTGAATAGATCTTCTCTCATTATATATCAGTATATAAGATCCTCTCCAATTAGAAAATCTATTACTAGATGCCGCCTGGTCAGAGCCGTTAGGACATATAATTTGTCCATAGTGTTGTAATTTAGTTTGTAGATTACAGAGAGCCTCTTCTGGGGTAGCACCCCAGCTCTGTTGATAATTGAAGCTAGGCAGCTCAGGACCATGGGAATATAATGCCATTTCTATGTTATTTATTTCACGGGCCTCTATGCTTTGGCACATGATTAATTCCGGCTAAACCGTTATATCTAGCTAGATATGATCATTGAAATCTTATCTATTTATTGGAAATCGCTATGGAACCACCACCGATCCGCCTAGTGCTACCGAGCTTTGTGCTGATCATTCCTGCAGACAAAGCCAATCGCTCTAGGGTGCTACGTGGAGTATATGCTTTCAATCAAGAACTCAGGAGAGAAGGGGATATCTACCAGCAGTTCACTGTACCGTTAGATGAGTTACCTGAATCTGTGCTTACCAGTGTTGAGCAGCAACAAGCGTTAACCAGCTATGTGGGGTATCTCTTCGATCTAGCTCCTTTACCAGAGCAACATAATACTACAGCGCTACTTGCAGCCTTATCCGTAGGACGTCTGCTGGAGTGCCAAGAACTTATGTGTCAAAGGTTGAGTGAGATAGCTCGACTCTACTTCGGCCGTGCTGGCTTCGATCAATTGCCTGATGCGGAATTTATGATCTGGCTTTTTGGCCTCGCTCCACAGCAGGCAGCCACGTATCTGAAACAGTTCTCCAACCATATCTACGAACAGGATAGTTTTAACCGAGAGATTCTGTTGTATTGGCAAACGTTGATCCAGGCTAACGAGCAATATGCTTACGCGTTGCAACCACACGGCTACCCATTTACTCGCAGAGAGCGGATTGATCGTCTAGCACCTAGTCTTTTTCTGTTGGATCCCTTACGCAACTCTCCACAGGTAGAGGACTATATGGGGGCTGATGTGGTGGCATTTATCGAACCAGATGCTTACAAGAATGCTCCGCCTCCTGTTGAGTTAGTTACAAAAGAATTAGTTGTTGAGCGTATCAGTCAAACCTTCCCGCTTATTATCCGACTCAATGAGAGATTAAGGGATATTGTCGTTCAGCGCTTCCCAGCTCTTGATGCTGGCTTTATCTTCGGGGGAGAGTTGTTCACAATTTTGCTTGATAAGTGGCTTTTCACCTATTTCAATGATAAACCAACCATCACATTGAGTATATATGGACCAACTCAAGCTGTTAGAGCCCAAATTTCGGAACTGTTATTTGACGAGCTATCGGCCACATGGGAGGTCAACAAATTGCATCAAGGTCGCCTGACAGCTATAATGTTCAATGGACACCACTATATTGTTACGTTACTCAATGATGATCGAGCTCACACTCCTCTAGAAGCCCTAATGGATATGCCCCTCTCTAGCACACAAGTTGGTTACGACGTGCATAGAGGTTTGGTCTGCTCAGCCGCATTCTCTTTGTATTATCGAAAGCGTCAGGATGTTATTCTGAGTTACGGCGTCCCAGAACGCAGTGCAATCAAAACTCTGTATCGCGGCTTCTCCCTGCGTGTGATCGCTCCCTATGCTTACGTACTAGTGCAGGTTTCGCGATACAAGAGGAGACTGGAAGCATACATTCAAGAAACTCCTTTAATGCGTATCTCCAATGTTACCCTCATCAAAGGGCAACCGCTCTTGTTGATTGCTGATCCTCAAGCACCTCGTCTAGGGCGGGCTGACGAACCAAATGCCGTTGATCCACGCGCATTTACACATGCTGATCGTGCTATAGAGGCAAAACTACTGGGACAATGGGGACAGTATTATTTCCTGCCTTATAAACAGGGCGGTAATATCAGCATAGAATTTAACGGCGCCATGTCAGTTGCTGACATAAAACAGATCGCTTTACAAGCTGCCCTAGATAGAGGGGATTACGAGCTCGGATCAAATATCGTAATTGGCTCCAACGTCTTTCAGACAACACCTCTGATTAAGGTTTTTTGGGGTTACAGACATCTCTTCGGAATACGCGCCGCCGACCTCACGAGGGAACATATTATTCCCTCGTTTTTCATGACAGGGGCTCAGCTCAAACTCTTCGTCAGAAACTGTCGTATAAGCCAGGCAGATCAATACAATTTTGCCTGGCAGCACAATAGTCCCAATACGCTGATCCGGAAAGCGACGAGAGTTTTTGTCGAACGTGATCCACGACAGGTGGAGAATGGGCCGCCACCTGTGCCTGCCATGCCAGCAGCACCCGAACTTAAACCGTTTAGACAGCGTAAACTAGTTGCCGTACAAACACAAGAGAATCCTGGGCCTCTCGATCATCCAGAGATGTTACGTATGGAGCGCTACGAATATCCAGTCCGGTTGACAGGCATCATTCAGCTAACTGGAGATCCCACTGCGCCTGAGGATCTACATGAACCACTGATGCTGACTGCAGAGGAAGAAAGAAATATGATAACTCTTGATCTTACTCAGCCTCTGCAGATGCGACAGGTGGAAGACTACTTCTTTCTGTCTAATACAGAGTATGTTAGACAGATGCTTGCGTACCGGGCAATGTTCGATGAAATCAGAGAACTCAGTAATGATGCGTTTAGAATGAATCAAGAAGATGTTATTCGACGAGGAGATGCTCTGGACTTTACGGAGCAGATCCGGGGTATGCAAGCTGGTCTGCCTCGCTACATCCGCATTATATTTGATGTCCACATCGCACAATGGATGTTCTTGGATGAAGCCCATTGGTTGATGAGCTTCCAAGATATGTTAGCCTCCCAGTTGAACTGTGTTTTGTTTCGTCGATTCCAGCGCCGGAAAGGAGTTGATATGGTTCATTATTTCATCACACAGGGCTTCAAGCAGCTACCTTAACAGTCTGTATCAAATCTACTTATTATTCACAATACAATCAGTGTAATACTCAAGACCCATAGTTAAAATAAAAACGAATCTACTCCAGATTTGTTTTGTTGATGAGAAATCAAAACGTTAGAAAAGTCACATATAGATGTTCACATCAGGCAGCCCCGCATCAGAAGAATATTTGAGATATGAGAGTTCCATTTTCAGAAGACTCTCCTTTCCAGCGGCTGGTTTGTCACTGTTACTCTCTTTAACCAATATCTGGGTTCTGTCTGAGCAGCCAACCAAGCTACTTGGTCCTGACTACTTCATGTTGTTGTTCTGGATTATGACCACTCTTGGCCCTTGTCTGGCATATATTGATTTCCTAGCTTTACTCGCTTGGCTCAACTCTGTGGTGGCTTCAGCCTCGACTCCAGCCCCAGCTTCAGAGCCTGCTCCAGAGCTGAAATACAAAGATATCAGAGCCAAGCTAGCTCGCTTCTTCCACAATCATAACGCCCAATCCGTCACAATCAAACTCTTCACCGCCCTGATCTTAGCCGATGTTGCTTGGATCTTCACCTTTTACACCCACTACTACAAGTTGGCCTATGTTGCGGCTTGGCTGCGAATTGGCATCTGTCTGGTATCAAGCATTCCGTTCCGGGCTGAAGCTCCCACTATCACTTACTGTCTGTTGCCTGGCATCCTCTTCTACATGTACAACGCTTTTGCCTTGACACCTGAACTTTTCTCTGACTGTAATGCCGCCCTCTGTCAGTTCCTTAACAGTGTATCACAATAGATAGCTTCAGATGAACATAATTAAAAACATCTGATCAAATGTTTCCTAGCTTGAAATCTGTCAATATGGCTCCTTCCACAAGACAGAATAAGTTACCCGAAACTACCCAAAAATCCCTACGTTAGGGATTTTTTTACATCTAAAAGCCGTAGAGGCCGCCCATGATCTGGATGATCATACGGCGCAGCTTCTTGGCTGATGGCAGCTCGCTCATCGTGTTGAGGCGACGCTCGATAAGCACAGTGACCTGTAACGCCAGTTTCTGGTCCTCCTCACTAACTTCAGGCAGAAGTAGTGCAAACATATAGATCGCCTTTAAGAGAGGGTCATTCTCCACACGAGCTCGATTAAGTGCGTCTTGCTCAGTCTCCCAATGTTGCTCGAGTACCTGAATGTGACTGGGATTTCTCTCCACCATCTTCAGACAGGCCTTATCAAAGTGGTCACCTTTAACGATCTTCCGAAGATGCTGTAAGAGACGGAGCGTCGATTTACTTGCCTTTACGGTGGTTGACTCAGCTTCCTTTCTCTGTTGAAGGGCTTGCTTCAACAGTCTCATGTTGTTGTGTTTGCGGCAGAAGAGGGATTGTATTCCATCATGGCCTGTGATAGTGGGACGAGAGCAAGATTTCTTCTTACAGTTCAACTGGCTGAATTCCTCACTTAAGGCCTCATCCGAGGGTTCGTCCGGAATATTTGTTCTCGGACTGTAAGCAGGGTAGTCTGGACAGTCGTGGAAGCAACATCGATCCTTCACCAGCACCATGTTACAGGTATCTCCCACATGCGACTTCTTGTTGCAGAACAGCAATCCCTGCAACCAGTAAGGCATGTGGCTCTTGTCCAGGATATCGCTCTGATAGATACATTCATCGCAGAGCAGAATGTCAACCCGAACAGAAGGGGCGTCTATCAGCATGTCTGGGTTGAGAGCGTATGTGACATGCTGATAGATCTGATTGCTACAGCGTCGCTCATGCCTCAAGTCGAAATATTCACAGCTTCCCTGAATAATGTCCCTTGGGTTGTGATGCTTCTTCTTGTTACAATCGGTGCAGAGACGATAGATATCAAGATTGGGCTCCTCACGAAAAATGACACCTGCCTTGTTACGCTGTTGTTCTCTGCATTTCGCAATATGACAGAGAGGAGCTTGTTTGATCAGCAGCTCTTGCAAGAGTTCCTTGTCTGTATGTATCTCACAGGTGCCAACATGTTCTCGGAAGGGCATGTTGGAGCAGCCTTTCTGATTACACGTTTTGTGTTTCAGCTTGGCATATTCTTGTACCACATTGAAGAGCCCATAAGGATATTCCGTCCTTTCGATGATCTCTTTGCGTTCACTGCATCGCTTACAGATGAGGAGTGGACCCTCCACATAAGGTAGAGAGTATGTTTGTGTTGCCCTGCCGTGACACTGGACTCCAGTAACACTGCATTCACAGCCGATGAGACCGTATGGTTTCATTTCTTCTCCGTAGAGTTCTTCACAACGTAGACAGTGGCGAATTAAATCCTTCTGATGTGACAGAGGAGAAGCCTTGGTAGCGAGACGACCACAGGGATTGCCTTCAACCTTCACTTGACATGTCATGGCTAGTTTTCTCATTTGTTCTTGATGATTGAGTTTGAACGAAGTCTCCACTAATAGGGCGTGTGCCTATTTACTCGAAGAAATAAATAACATCACAGGCTCATTTTCTCTTATGCTCGGGTAGATTGGCTCATGTTATTGGGCTGAATAGATGGATAATTCACCTGGTGTCTCTCATTCTAATAATAGAGGGATATAAAGCTGAAACTTTTTTGTAATGTTACAAACAACACTGTTTTTGAAATAGCGTTAATAGTCTCACTCATTTAGGGACAGTTGGTTACAGCTTGGACAGCGTGAGCTTCGAGTATCAGAGCGACCGTCTTTATCTTCTGTGTAGTACACAGTGATTTTGCGACAGTACATCACATGATGGGCAATACAATAGATCATACTATGATTTAGCTGTCTACAGTCTGAGTGAGCACAGAAAATAGTTTGCATCGCACTCCAGCTTTTGCGCTTAGTATTGCCGGATGGCTGCTCTAAACCATAGCCACTGACAAGATTGGTTTCCATTTGTTGCATCTCTGTTTATTTATCTTTCAAGACAACCCTATTTGAGGGTTGTTTTTATTTTTTATTTTGGCCCAGCACCGCAGCTATAGTCTGGCAACATACTTAAAGCGGCTTGTAAGTAGTGCTTGGCCTCTTGACTCCTGCACTCAAGTTGTCTATATGCCAGGGTGAGTCGTTCAATCTCTACCTGATAAGGTGTTATACAAGAGCATTGTTGATTGACGGGCTGCATCTTCTGCATTTCTTGTGTCAGATTGGCCACTCTGTTCTCAGCGGCAAAGAGGGCGAAACTCAGCTCCTGGATGGCCTGATCCTGCTCCTTAATCTTGGCCAACAACTGTTGCTCTGAGGGACTTGTCAACTTGAACTTCTCTATGATTGGGACATCGGTTGTGTTGGAGGGAATGGATGGAACGTCTGGCACCATCGGAGCTGAGATTAAGACCGAGGTTGGAATTTCCTCCATAACAGGTGTTGTACCAGAAGCTGAAGTAACTGTTGATGTGGGAATTGGTGGTGGATTAATCATATCAGCTTCCTCGTATCGCAGGGGTAGAACCCAGATCTTCTCCTCATGGGCCTTATTGCTCTTCTGTCCCAGCTTGAAGTGAAAAGTGCCCCTGAGTCGCTTTTCGAACGAGAGGAGATCTGCTTCGAAATGGTACGTCTTCTTTGCACCCTTGACCTTGGCCGGCACATAGGACAAGCAATAGCGGACAGTTCGCTGCTTGTCCTGATTGTGGCGAACTGTGGCGAGTGCAAGCGTGGCCAACCCATGTTGTAGCAAGGTTTGAATGAAAAAGAGAACAGAGGGGGCTGTGTGTAGAAAATCTATCTTCTCAATAGCTTCACTTGGTGAATAAGGCGTCTGAAGCTCAACTATGCTGAAGGCCTGGGGTAGTTTTCGTCTCTTCCATCCCAGCTCTGAGGTCATGGTCAATGGTATGGCTGATCTGGAGGCTGATTTGAGAGTTGTTCTAGAAGCTGATTTGGGGGCTATTGAAGAGATTGATGGCAGAAGTTGAGTGGCTTCTGCCACTAAAGCTAGCAGATTGCGAGTGTCTTTCTGTACAGCCTTGCCGCTAATGACGGGACTGTTATCAGAACTATAACCACTTTCGGTGCTCATATCAGAGTCAGTCCTGGAGAATGTGGAGGTGGATGTCTTGCTCATTTTGAAGTTGACACGCTTAGTGCCGGTCTTACTCTTAATAACCTTGGTAGTGCGGATCTCTGCACTTTCGTGCGTCATTTGAGGTGTCTCTGGGCTGGCCAGTCCAGCAGCCAGGACATCTTCCACATTCTTTCTTTTCTGCGTTGTTTCTTCCATGATGAATCGAGTTAGTAAGTTGTGGTGAGCCGATTGCTATGCTGCTTTATGCAAGGCTCAAGATTTTCCCACAGCCCAAGATCAAAATTGTTGGATATGTCTTAAAAGTTATAGAGAATAAAGCCACAAATAAGTAAAGAGGAGTTATGCAGGGATTGGGCACCTTCAATATAGGCGTAGAGATCAGTAAATCGAGATTATCGGCGCGAAGCAAGCCATTCACCAGATTGAGGTCACGACCGCCCAAACAAGCCAGTCCCAGAGGTGTAGAGGTGCCTGCTTGGAATCTCGATCTACAAAGGACAATGAGAGTGGCAGAGCAGAGCCCTCAGTTTTTCGAGCTATGCCGTCAATTACCTCGCATTCAAGAGGAAGTCAACATCGAGATTAATGTTGATGGCAATGGCAATATTATCTGTGGTGCTGACAAGGAACAGATCCCATACAAATACGGTTGGTGTGAGGATAAAGAGGGGCGTATGGTGATTATGCTAGGTCAACACACTTTGTTGCAACCCTTCCCAGGTAAAGGCGATGATCCTAGTCATGAATCGTGTATCGTCTACGAGAGGAAGGGAGCCGATAGATGGGGTGTGCCACCTAGTCTGGCCTACTACAGTTCAGTTGTGAAGTCGGCCCTGTCGGGAGGTAAATACTATGCAGAACAGGATGTTCAACCTGCTTCACCTCCTCAACCCTCTCAACCCACCTCCGAGGTTCAACCCACACCCCTTCCGGAGGAGGGGGCACTTCCCTTCTTCATTGGGGATAAGGCAGATCCACCTGCCGGCTTCTTTGAGAAGATCTATCCAAGCAATCGCGTTCACAGATTGGTTGAACAGTTCCAGGTCTTTCTACGAGGTACTGGAGCCCTCAACCCAGCTTGTTTCATGGTGCAGCTGCACTTCTGGCAGCGCAGCCCTAGGAAAGGCTCTGTCGGCAGTTCTTGCAGTTGTCCTACAGCTATCAAGTTGGATATGCTTGTACCGGAAGACATGGCTGCAGAGCGAGTTAGAGATGTGAACATGGCTCAGCTCACTGTTATGCTGAGCCACCGGTTGGGTGGGGCCACCAGTTATGAATCCGTTGAGATCCGGCCTGATCCCTACGTTATTTTGCTTGAGCATCCTCGTCCATTATTCCTGGAATTGGAGAACTTTCCGGTCCTAGCTGAACAGATTGAGTTGAAGACACCTCAGCCAGATATTCACCTTGATCGCCCTGCCAGTCAGCTTGATCCAAACGATTTTGTCCTGACCATTCTGATTGAGAGTATTAACGACTGTCAATGTTACACAGTTGCCTGCTACATTGCCAACACAGTACTTGAGGTTAGAGAGGCCCTAGCCAAGAAGATGGAGAAACAGGTTGAGAAACTGGCTCTCTATATGGACAATGGAGTAACTGAAGGACACGACCGAACAAAGTTAGGCGATGAAGTTCGAGTCGGGGAGATCAGATCCATTCATATCTGTAAACTCTTCATGCTAACTTGTTAAAAACACCTTACGTGGAGGTGTTTTTTGAAATTGTTGTTACAAGTTCTGTGGAGTGCTAGGGGTTGAGTTCCAACTTGATAGAACCGCCTGTCCTGTTACTAAAACTGAGCAGCAGCTTGAACCCAATTTCTTGCTGTTCGAGCCCATCTTTCTGGACACACTCATGCATGATGTATTTCTGCTCATCCCGAGACCAGACCGCATAATCGGCATCAACATAGCCCTCCATCTGGATCAGCTTATGGGTGACCAGGGGAGCCACTTTGGCCAAGGGTTCATGGTAGACTGGCAGATGAGTCTGGAAGTCATAGGAGACCATCTCTTGTAGGAAGATTTGGTTGGGAAACTTGAGTGAGGGTATAATCCTGAGAGTAAAGGGTAACTTACGCGTTACTGATTGGTGTTCTCTGCGGATGATTGCGTAAGGTTGGCAGCGAAGTGAGGGGCCATCACTGTTAGGTTGATCCACAAAGAAGATCTTAAGTGTTGAGTCGAGCGGGAACCAGTTGCCCAGCAAAGCTTTGATATCAATCGCCTCTCTAGTCCACAGCTTAATTATGGGCGTTTTGACAGACCAATTTGGCTCTTCTGCTTTACCTGTAAGACAAGGGATAATAGCCTTGAAGACAAAAGCTCCATATGGTGTCAATGCATACTCCTGGAAGAGTTTCCCCAGCAAGCGAGACATCTGATCATCTGAGAGAACAGCAACTGCAATACGCTCTCCCTTAATCTTCTCCTTCCACCAGAGCAAATCTCTGGAATCTTTGTCGTTCTTATTCTCCTTGCTAGAGACCTCTTCTATCTGGGTGATCCGTTTCGCTATTGCCTCCAGCTTGGCGTTACCGGCCTCTTGTAATAGAGTTAACTGTCTCAGCTGTTCCGAAGCTTCAGCACTCTGCTTCTTAAGGGCTTGAACTTCCTGCGCTATTTGATCCAGCTTACTCAATAGGGTCTGCCTAGAGGAAGAGGCAGCCGTGAAAAAGCCAGTAATAGCTTCGTCAATTAATTCTTCCATATCTGAATTGAGCTGTTCTGGTGGGGTGGCGGTTTAAGCTCGGAGTCACACTGATGGATTCCACACAATCAATCTCCGATTCCGGTGGGATAGGGTAATATCTCAAGAAAATGCCTTGTATAAGGCATTTTTTAATCATCTGACTCTTCCCCTCCTTTAGTCTGCCTATGCTTGTAGACACTATACTCAAATTCCAGGGGCATGTTATCTGCTGCTGCTCTATACTGCTCAGCAAAGATCTGGAAGCATTTGAGTACTGCCTCGCCCAACTCCGGATTCTCTATCTGCAGCCCTGTAATCTCATTTAAGAGTTGGCAGACTGCAGTCCGCTGTTCCTCTATCATGAACTCCTCCTGCTCAAGACATAGTCGTACCAATTCGGAGTGTATCCGTTCTACTGGAAGCCCCTTAATAGCCCCTTCCATCACTTGGATGGGATTATACGTGAAGGCCGGTGAGCTTCCCTTCAAAAACGATGTATAATAGCAAGCCGCGTAACTATTTCTGTCGTGACAGACTGGGCAGCTCTTTCCCAAACACCCAACTGGTCGATACTTCCGTTTATAAGCGCAAAGATTGACTCTGTGATGGCGCGCTTCACCCACACAGCTGAGAATACAACTCTCGCAGATAGCCAGATCAGTATGCTTCCTAATACAGAGGATAGCTTTACCGTTACAAACTCTGTAATGTCCGTCTGTTACTATGACACTTTGGCATTTGGCTCGGGACTTCTGCGCTTTGCTGAGCTCTATATCATGTCTGAGATCAGCTTCACGTACATCATTTACTCCATAATAATATAGGCTTGAGTCAAGCTTCTCCTTGTCGGTGAGAGATATCAGTTTATCTCCTTCTACCCTGCCCAGTGCAATAAGATCAAGGAAACGGTGTGAATCGAAGAATACGATGTTTGAGCTGATTATGCGGTACAATCTATGATTGTATTGTGTACCGTGCAGCATGATCTCAACTTTCCCTCGTTTGCCTTTCATATGGTAGACCTTGTGTGGCTCGACCGCCGCATGAATGAAATCAATCTTTTCCAATAGAAGTGGATCTTTCTTAGCTGGGACTTGTTTGGCTGGGCTCTGTTGTTTCGGTTCTTCTTTGGCCTTTACAACGACGGGAGGATCTTCTCGCTTCTTAAACGGAACGGCTGGTATTTTCCAGGCCGTCTTCTTGGCTACTTCTACCTTGGTTGATTCAATCTTGTTGTCCAGAGCGGATGGGAAACACTCAGTGCAGTACCACTTAGTTCGCTTCTTCTTGCCCATGCGACAGTTAGCGGGTTTGTTGCAGATCTTGTCCTGAACCTGTCGTTGACAACGATGTTCCATCCGCTTTATCTTTGTGTTAGTTGGCAAGAGTGGGAAACAATTCTAAACTATTCCTGACAGATTGTTGGTTAAATGGGGCTTACCTGAGCAAATAGATCACTGTAACTAAATAATCTGAATTATCACATCAATAACTATGATACCATGATGTATCACTACTTCTGGAAAAATCCCTAAACTCAGGGATTTTTTAACTCTGTCTATGGATTCTGTTGAACTGGATCCCGTGCACCAAGCTGCAGGCCCATTCCCACTGCGATGGCTTGTTCAGCAGCAGTAAGAGGTAGTTCAATTCCTGCCTCCTCACGAGCAAATACATAAATAGCTCCGTTCTCCTGATAGATGAGAAAATTGCGTTGAATCTCTCTATAAACCGGGTTGCCACGTACCTCTGGATGTTGAGTCGACCTGACATGTAGGCGAACAGCACCATTGTCTGCGGGTGCGTGTGCTACAGCTTCAGCGGTGCGAATATCGACATCGGCTTGGGCGATCACGGCTGCAGCTTGATTATCTTCATCTGCCTCAGCCTCGGCCATAGCGTCCTGATCCACAGTGGTATTGATTAAGATCTCTCTCACCTGTTGAAAGTAGCGCTGCCAATCTATCTCAGCCTCGTCGATGAAGGGTTGGCGTTGTTCCTGCGTCATCTGGCCCCATTCCTCTCCTATCGTGAGCAGTTCCTCCACTGGATCATATGGAGGTTCTTCAGCCATAAATTGAGCTATACGGCCTTTAGCGTAGTAGGAGACAGCCGGCTTGGGCTTAGGAAGATCAAAGGCGTGGATATCTTCGATCGTTCCTCTCACCATTTCAGCTTGATCCTTGGCATCAAGCTCAAAGACCATGCGAGCTCCAACTAAGTTCCTATGGGCATAGCAGAAGAACCGAATATTAGGCGCCTCATTGTGAGTCACGCAGAATAAGGCAGTGACATGACATCCCTCAGCTTGGCAGATGATTTCTCCACTTGGTGTGATTGTTTGCTCCATACTCTAGTGTTGGCCTTGTTTAGGCTTAAACATTATGAATGTGATGGAGTTCAATCTCACTCTACTTGTTAAATTTCGCCCTCTCAGAGTGGGGCTACAAGCAGAAAATCTCTTATGGTAAGAGATTTTCATTAATCTGCCTTCTTAATGCTCAATCAAGAGCAGATGGCTACTCCTACAAAAATCTCTAACTAGGGATTTTTTACTACAATGCTACTGAGTTGGATCTAACACATCCTTAATTGCTCGGTGTCAACCTCAGTAGTCAGCATCGACTTGATGCTGGGCTTTCTCAGCTCCTGCTTCCTCAAGTAACTGCGCGTCTATTTCTTCACGTATCGCCTTAAATAGCTTCTCTTCCACTTCCTTATCCACCTTAACTAAGGGATGAACCAAAACATCCTTTACCTGGTGAACGTAATGGTGGTACTCTACTCCATCTTCATAAAAGAAAGGTTGACGTTGATGCTCATTCATTTGAGCCCATTCCTTCCCTATCTCAAGAAAATCTCGTGAAAAATTATACACAATATCCCTAGGATGCTTATCCCTAAGCTGAGTCATACGGAACTTGGCATAACAAACGATAGATGGATTGCGCGTTCCAAGAAGATATAAGTTCCTGAGCTCTCCTCTTGCCATTTCAACAAATGTGATCTCAAACCGAGCGTCCATGTTGCTAAAAAACGCACCCAAATGAGATTGGCAATAGAAACGAATATTGGGTGCATCATTGTGAGTCACACAGAAGAGGGAGGAAGTGCTACATCCTTCAATTTGACAGGTAATCTCTTCACCTAATGCTAAAGTCTGGTCCATGCTCTGGTGTTGGCCTTGTTTAGACCTGTATTATAACAGAAGGTGAAAATTCAATCTCTGGTTCTTGCTGATAGAACACTCAGACAAATCAAGCAGATTTAAGTCACAAGATTCAAGACCGATCTGCCATCTTTTATCAATGTGATTGCAATAAAGCGGGCTAAATAGAATGTGGCAAGCTGTTCAAACTCCAACTCGTGAAGGCCTGGCCGTAATGACCGTTGTACAGATTAAGGAGATTGCTAAGCAGTACCAAATACAAGCCCCAAGTAAGCTGAAGAAAGCGGAGCTCATTCAATATATCTTGGGTAAGCTGCAGGAGCGAAACACAGGCACAGTTCGGGGTGAGAACCTCCCTGTGCGCTATGACGAGCTTGTGCCAGTTTACATGGATTTGTCAGAGTATCAGAAATACGCCTCAGAAGAACAACCGGCATGGCTCATCCATCTACATCTCCATGGTTACGCAACCGTACCAATAGCTGGTCTAGATGTGGCCTGGGCTCAGAGCAAGTTCTTTGACTTCCTAGAGTTGTGTTCTGCCAACTTCAAACGCCAGGATCCAACTACCTGGACCAGACATAATCTGCCACCCTTGTTACATGGCATCTTGAAGCATTATTGTGGTCACACAGAATTACAATGGGTGGTGAGGGAGTTATGTACCCCCATCTTCGCCAAAATCTGGAAGGTGGCGGAGCGTGATCTTCTCAGCTCCTTCGATGGTATCAGCTTCCGTCCCCCTGATCTTAAACAAGCTGTTTGGAAGTCATGGCTACATAATGATCAGCATCGCAATGAGCACGGTTTCTGTTGTGTGCAAGGAGTAGCCACCCTCATGGAATGCGGCGCGCAGGATGGTGGTTTGGTTGTGTTAGAGGGGTCCCATCACGTGTTTGAAGAATATATGGCCAGACACCCTTGCGACAACCTCAACTTTACCAAGGCGGATCTCAATGATCCAGCCCTACAAGGCCGTAGACGCTTGAAGATCTGTGCTCCAGCTGGCAGCATTCTACTCTGGAGATCAGACATGATGCATGAGTCTAGCTGTCCTCAAGGCCAAATACCCAGGATGGGCCTCTATATGTGCCAACAACCAAGGCGAGGAGCAGACCAAATCACGCTCAATAAGAGGATAGAAGCTTATCAGAAAGGCAGAGTCAGCTCTCATTCCTGTTATGGGCCTTGGTTCAGCATCAATCCTGAGCATCCTCGCACATGGGGCTCGGAGGTGAACACTCCCACAGTCATTGAGATTGCAATGGTGCAACCTGGCTCACTGAGAGCTCGCCTGATCGGCTATGATTAAAAAATTGTAGATATTTAAATATCTACAACTTCAGAAATCGCAAATGGAAGGAAGCCGTCATCGTCACGGTAAACATCGCAAGCGTCACGGAAAGACTATTAAGGCTCGCAAGGTTGTATGTGACAAGTTGATTGTTGATGAGCTCTGGATTGATGGTGAGGCTATGGATATCAGAGAATTAAGAGAGAAACTGTTATTCCGTCATATTCGCTTGTTGCCCGGACTGAACCACGTTAGACAAATATCTAATTTCCTACCAGTCATCCCGGCAGGTACTAGTGCCCAAGGGGGAGGTGGATTGTCTTTTCCGGTTGCGATGATCAACTCAAGTGGAACCCGCGTTCCATTACGGGAGGCGAAGGCAACTTTCAATTATTCAGCACCAGGAAATAAGCAATACTATGCAGTACTGGTCATCCCAACCAGTTCCAGCTATCCCGACGGAGCGTTCATCGATCTAACCAACAAATCTGTTACTTCTGCTGATCAAGTGACACAGGCTGATGTATCGAAGTTTTATCTGTATGATAGTGGAGTGACACAATCTACAAGTCAACCTATTGATGTGACCCTGTCCGCAGATGAGGGACAATATCTACTGGATCTCTCCGATGTGACCCCACCTCCAGGAGTTATTATTGCTTCTGGATCGATTCAACCTACCTCTGGCGGCGTCTACCTTGTATTCGTAGCTGCTAGTACTGGCACTGATCCTATCTCTGGTAACTTTAGTGCTAGTAATGTGAATTATACATATCAGTAAACTTAACAGAAAAGCGATAGTAGTATTGAGAATATAAAGGATCATCTCATAACCGATGAGATGATCTAAAATATGCCGCTCATGATTGAGCTTGCATAGGTATAAGCTGGCTCGTTGAGAGCTCGCCTGATCGGCTATGATTAAAAACACCTCATATGAGGTATTTTGTGAGTAGGAGCTTCAAACCAAGTCCAGAGCACATAATTCTAATATATTCTAGTTATAAGCAATGACCCCCGCTGACGGTGTTGTTAAGTTTTCCAGAAAAATCTCTATGCTAAATGAAGGGCAAGAAGTGTCAATGCGACAAACGCACTGAGAAGCTGAAGAAGCTGAGCAAAACCAAGACTGTCAAGCCTGCGCCTAAGACCAAGGAGCCTAAGGCTGCAGCCAAGACGGAGCAAGTCAAGAAGTGCTCCACCCAGGCTCCAGCCAAAACAGTGGTCAAGTGCAAACATGGCAAGAAGCATCAGCCCAAAGAGGTTGAGGCCACCTTAACATCTGATCTCTTGGTCAATAACACCGTCTTTGTTGATACTCAGTTCGGCAGCAATGTGACCGGCATCCGAGAGGATGAGTCGAGACCAGTACAGACCATAGCCCAGGCTGTCTCTATCGCTATTGCTGGGGATACCATTTATGTACAACCAGGTGACTACAATGAGAGCGGCTTTGTCCTCAAGGATGGAGTGAATTACTATTTCACTGAAGGTGCCAGTGTGATTGGAGCTTCAGGCTCAGTCTTCACAGACACAGGTGCTGCTGCGCCAGTCACAGTCACTATCACTGGCTATGGCCGTTTCAGCTCTTCCGATGGACCCATCCTGTCACTGAGTCAAGCCTCTACAGTGACCCTGCAGGGAGATTCATTCAGCGCCACTGGCAGCCCCGCATTGATTGAGATAACTTCCGCCTCAACAGCCACTCTCAACGTAAAGAGCACTTCCCTAACTGCTACTGGAACTACTCAGCTCTTACGCATCACTGGAGCTGCAAACATCACTGCCCAGCTGGGCAAGCTCAGCGCTGAATCTCAACATATCTTCATTTCCGACACTGCTTCTGGGCGGGCCAATGTACAAGCCAACTCCATCAGTGGTGGTCAGGATGACGTGGCTGGAGCAGGCGCTATCTTCGTAGCTAGCAATGATTTTGTCTTGTCGGTCAGTGCCCAGACCTTTGAGCCGGTCACTACCACTCATGCTATTCAAGTGCTGGTGGCAGCTACAGCCCCAAATAACACTCGCTGCCAGTTCAACTTCCAATACGTGAAAGTGGCAGGAGGAGTGCTCCGGGTGGCTGGATCCAGCTCGGCAGCTCGCAGCCAGTCTGCCACTCAACCTGCCGCGCAGTCCCTCATGCCTGTTACCCAGTGCCGCAACCGATCTCTCACCCAGTTTCCCGCCCCCACTAGCCAACTTCTCAACCAGCTCTCCAGCCAGTTCAAAACACAAGGTGTGCCTCATACAGCTGAGGTTGGTGTGTCATCGCTTCTTGACCAACCCCGCGTGAACCTCAATGTTCATAGGCTGCTTTCCAGTTCTCCAGATGTGTCTGCTTTCGACCTAGCCAGTAGCATAGTTAATCTCAACCTGGATTTCTTTTTCTACGAGTTGGGTGATGACACATATGCCTTCGTCTTTGCTGAGGGTGTCCTTGTGGCACTCAATTGTCAGCAGCTCGGCGCTTCAGCCGGGGGAGCCTCCCCAGGTATGTTTCGCGTGATTGGATCCACTGATCCCAGTGCACCCACCATGGCAAGGCTGCAGTCCAATCTGATCTTCTCACCAGGTACCATGCTGCACGAGACAGACGATAATCTTAACGTTACTCTGAGGACAGAGCAAATGGTTATTGTGGTGCCGCCAGGGGTTTCTGCAGCCATAATCAATGGACAGAACTTGTTAACCATCGACATGCTGGTGATCTACCCTAATGGTGATCCATTTGTGGGTTCACCAGTTCCAGTCTTCGATATCAGCAACACCTATGCGATTCTGCAAATCGGTGTGATGCTGTACAACATCAGCAACAGTATTGGCATACGTTCTCGCAACTCTTCTGTCACCTACGCTGGCTCCCGTATTGAAGCTGGGGCTACTGATACACTGATCTTTGATGTAGGTGGTGAGTTGAATCTGCGCCTAGACAGTATCGGCGCTTATGCAGGTGGTAACGTCATCTCGGTCAGTGAGGTTGGCTCAGCTAATGTCAACATCAACAACATCTACGTGGGAGGCAGTGGCTACGGCATCCTGCTTAATGGAGGCGAGAGCTCAGGCGGTCATCTAAATGGATTTATCTCCATCCTGGGCACTACCCTGGGCCCAGCCATCAGGAGTACCAGTCAAGGCATTATCCATCTCCTTTTCAACACCATTGAGACTCAGGGTGGCGATGGCATGGGTGGTTTTGGAGGAATCTGTATTGACCTGCCTGGTAAGGGTGACACTTATCTCATTGGTAGTCGCATCAATCTTAATTATTGCCAGACCGGCATTACTGTTGGAGATCCTTTGGCGGAGGGAGATGGAGCTCTTCTCACATTGAGAGTGGGTGATATCTACTCCAATTTGGCGGAAGACATTATCCGTATTAACGCACCAGGTGGCGGGGCTGTGCTGGACTTCCAGACTGTGCGCAGTAATACCGTGACACACGCTGGCATCTGGGCTAGTGCTGGCTCGGTTGAGATTACGGGAGGCACACTACAGGTCAAATCCTTCGTGACTGATATCTACCCTACTGGTATTCTGGTGGATGGCGTTACTCACTTCAACGCCAACATAGGTTCAGTGCTAGTCACTGGTCCTGCTATCTACGTGAGCACTGATAACCAGTTCTGGTATAAAGCGGTGCGTACTGAGGTGGAAGGCCCCGCCAACCACAACGTCATTACTGTGGAGGCACAAAATGAATACGCCCAATACACCTTCGGTGGCTACATGAGGACCAATGGGCCCAATACAGTGGAAATAGTTGGAGCTTTCACCGCCAACTTGAGATTCTCAGGCTCTACCTTCGTCTCTGATTCTAGTGGTGGATACAGCATTCTCAACAGCACGGCCAACTCAGCTAGGGCTACCATCCAGCAGTCCATCGCAACCAACGATGTCAGCTCAAACGTCAATATTGTGCCCAATACATCCATCGTGCTAGTGGTAGACTCCCAGGTCTCCTGAGCTCCAGTTTGAGCTCTGAATAAGAGATATCTCATGCAAGATATCTTCACGTATCGGAGCCTTATAAGACTCGTCATGATAAATCAACATCACCAGTCAACAGCTCAAATTTGTTTTAAGGTGTGAGCTGTGATAGTAAAAGGCATGAGACAAGCAGTCACTTCAACCCATGGTATAGTTCATATCTCATTACCTGAATGCTTCTACCTCAACCAAGATCCAATCCGAAATCAGCCCTTTGTTTGGGGCAACCTAGCACGCGAAGGCTCCTCAGCTCAGATAGCCTCTGAACAGTTTAAGGCGGAGATGCTGCAGAAACATCCCGTTCTGGTTAACACTCAAGTCTGGGCCCAAGTTAAGGAAGAAGATGAAGAGACGGTGACAATTAAGCCAGATATCTGTTTCCTCATCTCACTGATTCCAATTCAGGATAAGATGTTCAAGAAGCTTGACATCATGTCCCATGAGGCTATGGAGCACGGCTTGTCGATTATCTCACAATCAGTGGATGTTGATGGCGTTACCTATCGTCTAGTCGTGATCATGGAGAGTGAAGTTCTGTCATTTGATGCCGTTCAGTTCGCCAAGATGCAATTCGCAGCCAAATAAGTAGATGGTTTAACCCTATTTGTCAAAAACTCCCATTATACTTCATCAGTCAGACTGCCCGCTAAGTTAAGCGGAGCTTCAAAAAAAATACCTCATATGAGGTATTTTTTAATAATAGGCTATAGCAAGTCCTCCAATTTGGCTAGTACGAAAACAGCGGATTTGACACAATCATCGAAGAACTTGTTGGATAGCTCTGGTGTGATAATGTTGAGGAGGGTCAGGCCACATGTGTCTCTTGCCATGGGGATGGTGGGATATTGATACTCATACTCATTATCGCGAGGAGACACGGAGGTGAAGAAATCCTCGTGGAAGGGGTCATCTGTGCCAACCTTACGGTTAAGATGGGCTGGTACGACATCATCAACACCAAGGACAGAAAAATTCTCAAGCCCTAGCACCTCAGGCGCCTGTTCAGCGTTGTGGGTGAGAGAGACGAGACAAGTGGGATGCAGTTCCCTTAACTTCTCAACAAAGAGATGAACGTGTTCAGTTCTATACCAACAGACAAGGTAGGGTCTTTGGATGATCTCATCCAATCCAGTGTAGGAGACATACTGCCTGTGAGGTTGGGAGTTAACAGTGATGCAGCCAAACAGATTGAGCTTAGTGAGCTGGGATACAATAGCCTCTGACTCTGAGTCGAGGCGATCAAGGTGAAGGGTGCTACAGATCAGGTTTCCTTGGATATTGAGAACATAGGCGGCCTGCAACTGCTCCACGCTACTTACGCTATACCACACACTTTGCTCGGATTCACTATCGAGGGGATATTGAGAGAGATTGTAAGCGCTGTGTCCTTGCATGCTTGAGTGTCTTTCACGGCATGTATTACTGAAAACTGGGAATTCATTCTCCACAGGCTTGTGTGGAGAATTATTATTTTAAAGGGCGAGTTGCTAAAGAAAAGAGTTGTTCTCTACAAATTTAAAACTATGAGCTTATTGATGCGAGACTTACCTAGACTGCTTAATATATCACAACACAGAGACAACGGCCATATTAACGCCCGGGTCTTACTCTTCTGATAGGTCGTTTGTTAGTTTGTTTACATGTCTTAAAATGGACGTGTTTAATTTTGCGTTGCTCTGCTCTGTTAACTTGGAGTTTATAGGTCTTGAGTGCCTGTTCATTCTGTTTATCAGCTACAATGCTTTGTTCAGCTCTAATGGCTACGTTGCAAATACAGAGTGTACGGCGCGGAGTCCAGCAGGTACACTCCCGAGCTGGCCACTGCACTTTTGGAATTTTCTCCGCAATTCGGTTAAACAAACAGGGCTGCAAGTGCACATAACTCGAGTTATGTTCTTGACATAGAGAACTGCAGCTGTAAGGATTGAAACTTTGCAGATTGAAACAACCAGCTATAAGACAATAACAATCCGGAATAAAGACTGGTTCTGCTAGAAACTGACGCAGGAAACGTTTATATCCATCCCCTTGCCAATTATCCCTAGAACATCCGGGTACACCCGTCATACCCTCTTCTCCCATAGCCCATCCTTGATTCAATGCGTCTGTTTGTCTGATAACACGTTCCGAGGTGCAATCATGACAGCGCTGATACATCTGATGTGGTTGATAGTCATCAACTGGGCCAAAACAACGGGAGCAGTATTTATGATAGATATATTGCATCTGGAAGGAGTCACGCCAAGAGAGAATACGGGGCTTCTCCGCACTATAGGGTGCCTGTGTTAGGGTGATCTGTTCAAATTGATAGCGCTCGGCTTCGAGCTGCCAGAAGGGCTCTTGATTCAGCATATCTTTTGAGATAAAATTTCTCACCTTATGAGAAATTTTAAAATTAGAGCGACTAGTAATGCTGATTGGTGATGATGGCCAGAATAGAGGCGATGACAATGGCGTAGATTGCGAAACGGTAAATCTCATTGCACATCAGGCCATCATTGGCATCCTCATCTGCAAATTCTGTTTCAACAACGTCAACAGCTGCAGCCTTATCGTCGGGCTCTTCGGCTGTATCACTAGAATCGTCAGAATCTTCAGCAGTCTTCTCAATTTCACCATTATCGGGTGAAGAAGCATCCTGTACATCTAGATCATCAGCAATGGGCTTTGTGTTAAAGTATGGGATCTGCTCAGGCAAGACCGGTTTGGTGATCTTACCCTCCTCCTGCATATCATAAATGTTACCGAGTAACTTATGAGCATGTTGTAGTTCGGAATAGATGAGACGTTCAAGCTCAGCCCGGGTACACACTCCAATCGTGCCCGCTATCCCGACTGCCCCTGATCCAGCGCTCTGTCTGGCAATATAGCCGCAAAGATCATGTAGGAACGTATTAAACGTGCGGGCTAGTTGGCGTAACTGCTCGTCAGTATATTCTGACATAGAATGAGGCGGTATGCCCAAGTGGAAGGGGCAAAATGAGTCATAAACTTTAAGCCAAAGTTCATATTGAGTAGGATCCCTTTCCTTGTTCATCTTTTAATGGGAAAGTCTCTACACTAGCTTCCTGATCAATTACAGTTTCTCACCACAATCTTCCACGGTGTTCTCAACTTGAGTTCAAGATACCTTCCTGCTTCTATCTGTCTGTGAAAAATTGTCTCTGGTGATTTCCCTTTATTATCAATACCCAAAGCATTGGGTATTTTTTTAGAGATATGCTAGACTGAATCAGTGGCTGGAGTAGGCTGATTCGAGTTGTTTGAGTCAAATACTTTGTCTAAGAGCTCTATAAATAAACTCTTAGATGAAGTGCGTTGAGACATCATGTGATTCATCTTTTCTAGCCATGGGTTAAACCCTTTCTTCTCCATGCAGGCAGCTGCATATCTCAGGTAGAAATCTTTCAAGTCTTTATCCGGCATGACAGTCAAGAGTTCAGCTTCTAGTAGCTCCAGCTCAGAATCTACGACTGGATCTATCGAGTCAGGAAGTGTGGTGGGTTTCACCGTCTGTATGGGTAGGATAGAAGGAGGTTGCTCGTAATGGACAGCTCTACCTGAGAGGATTTCGTGTACTCTTTCTGCGCCTTTAGTAAGGCGTTCATCGCGTCTGTCGGGATCCAGGTTTGTAGAGTGCATGCTGTGTCTTCGTTTAAATTCTGCTCAAACTCAGCTGTTGCTAGACAGTTCTAGCAATGGGTTTCTATAAGACAGGGGATGTAGTCACACAACTTAACCTGTGTGATTAGTGTAACTTAATACAGATTTCTTTACCCTCATTATAAGGATATTAATTGAGTGGAAATATCTGAGTAGATATTTCTTAACAGCCTAGATCAGAATCGGGAAGAAGGTGGAGAAGATAGCCACTGCTAGTATTAAATAGCAAGCCCATTTATTGATGTTGCTAGCAGTTTGAGATAGGGAAAGATCCTTGCCTGATAGTTTGCTCCTTGGAACTGGACTATCTCGTAGACTGGTCGTTTCTTGCATGCGTTCTAGTTTGCCCATATATCTCATGTAATTAGGCTTCTCAGGGAAAGAGAAATCTGTGATCTTATTAGCCTCATTCAACTCCTCGATCTGGATGAAATGGCTTTCAAGGCGTTGCAGCTTAGCACGGATAGAACGGATTGTGCTACTAGCATCAATGAACTTAATCAGAACTGGTGCTAAAGCCAGCCCAAATCTAAGCTCTACACCTTGGCGTGAGAGGAAAACAGTCACATCATACAACAAGGCATGGACAGCATAGTAGATTTGCTCGAGCTCTTGATCCCCATAGCTATCCAGAGACACAGCGAACTGCTCGAATGGCAGCGGTGCAATAGTGCCATACAACTCTAACCAGCGGTGATATGCCTGTAGTTGGCCATCTCCTTGTATCACAAGTGTCTCAACCTGGCCGCAAAGGTATGTTGGCAGCTCAGTACTCCCCTGCATCTTATCTATTTCTTATTCTTAGCTTAAGACACTGAAGTTTTTAGCATCTCAAGCATCTCAAGCTTCCAGTGCATCTTCCCGAGCCAAGTTTGAACGTGTTAGTAGCTCATATTCCTGTAACGACCTACTGATGTTGGGAGACCAGATGCAACGTAGTAGAATTAAACCAGCCAGAATGGTACCGATACCAGTTAGCATGAGGAAGAGGAAAGTGCCGGAGAAGTCGTCCTTGGAGGGTAACACTCTAAGCACACCGAAGGAATTGAAACAGAACACTTCTTTGCCTATTGGGTATAAGCCCCCATCACAGCTTGATGTTAGGTTCTTGGGACAGGAGTAGTGTTCTCTACATTTGGCCTTTGCAGCCGCTGTCTCATTGCTGGGTAGCAGAACAGTCACTATTCCATAGATAGCGCAGCCATTCTCATCAGCCTGTGCTTGGGTGCCATAAACCGACTTGACCCAGCAAGTGGTGTTATCAAATTGGGAGATCTTTATACCTAAGGCAAAGAAGCCTATGCCACCTAGCAGCAGTATTATATTGAGAACCACAGCGCAAACTCTACCACTCATCTCAACCTGCTGCTGGTAAGCTTTATTATTGCTGCTAACACTTATGACTGATTATGAACAAATACCTGAATAATTCAACTCGTAAGTTGAGTTTTTAAGCTCAGCGGATACTGGCCATCATCTCATCAACTTCGGTGTCATGTTGGAAGAACAGCTTCAAGTAATGGGTGGCACTGCCAATGAAGATGGTGCTATTCTCTCGAATACAGAGTTTCTCTGTCATAACACCCTTAACATGAGTTGAAATGGAAGTGTTGAGGCGCTTAATCACGCCGTCTCTAGCATCGATGGCTGGCATACCTGAGAAGAGAGTTCGGTAGAAGCTGGGTAACTTGTTAAGAGAGGCGTACATCTGTGAGATCGCTTTTCCCACCGATATATCAACTTGCTGTGTTCCAACCGTCATGATAACAGAAACTGGATAGGGATAACCAGGTCCCTTCCACTGCCGCATATACATGCCAGCCTGGAACAGCTTGATCAAAGCGGTCTTAATCAAGAGCTTGTCGTCGCTCTCGAGCTGACGGAACTGTAACAGTAGTGAGCGATCAGATCTCTCGAGCTCTATACCCAGCTTAAGGGCTTGATCGATAGACTGAATCAACTCCTGCACAGAGCCGAGCCACCATGGCTTACTTGAAATGAGAGATCGAAGTTGTTTCACCTGTGCTCTCGAGAAATAGGTAGTTGGATCGTGAGGCTTGCGGAAAGAGTAGATTCCGTCCTCATTAGCAGAGAAGGCCCAGATTAAGTCGTTGATCTCGTAAACCTGGTAGGAGAGCCAGGTGCCATAAGCCACGAATGGTAGGTTGGCAGTGACTTCACTCAGACTGGAGAGAGTAGTTTGATTGGTTGCGTAGTGTCGTCGTGCATCAACAGGCATGAAAAAGTTGGGCTCAGCGTAGAGGCGGCTGACTGTGTTTATCAACTCCTCCCTACTCGTATAATAAGGAAAGACGCCAGTCTGGCGAATAATAGCGATATCTGTCAACTCTTGCAGGTAGCCCAAGCGCCACTCGCTAACCTTGAAGATGGGGTCTTGTGGTGCAACTACAATGCGCTCAGGTTGAATATAGCGACATGCCACCAGATTATCAAATAAGTATGTTTTCCTAGTATCGTCATCCATCAAGGGAGTACTACAAGTTGAGATACTTAGAGAAGCATGCCCACAGTTGAATGGGACCAAACCATACATGTGATAGACAGGGCTGGGAGCGAGATCACCCACCAGCAGGCGTTCAGCGATGCTGGGAGCTTGCACCAAGATCTTATAGATAGGCATACCATCATGAAATTTGACAAGTAGTTCCTGTTGTTTGTCAAAGTCGATGCGAGATAACCGGGCATGTCTTTCGCTGAAATCGGATGGTAGCTGTCTCAAGACAATGGCTTTAATCTGCTCCTTTCTTGAAAGCACACCAGCAGCTGGAAACTTCGGAAAGAAGGCCTGATCTAGAAGAGCCTGTAAGAGCAGAGGAGATAATGTGTTAAGCTTCAGACTCATTGCCTTAGGCAGGGGTCCTCTAGCCAGGTAGTAGCAATAGACTAAGTATTTACCAATATCCCGTCTCTCCTTCAGCGTGTTGGGAATGAAGAACTTGAAAATCTCGGCCCATATCAGTAGGTTGATCTTTGACGTGGTGGGCAGTTGTTGTACAGGAATCGTGTAAATCTGAAAGAGCCAGGCCGGTTCTATTTGGTCTATGGCCCTCAACTTCTCGACGTTGAGCTCTTCTATTGAGATGTCCCGATGGATGTAGACAGAGTGCACGTCAGGAGGAGTCAGCCCATCATAGACATTGTATTCTTGTGCGATAGCCAGCATCTGTTTGACTTCTGGATCATTCAGATCCACAGGTGGTAGGGTTATGACCTGAGGTTGGATTTGAGCCTGTAGTTGAGTCTCGAGCCGCAGGAAATCGTTCAGCGTGATCTCATCACGCCCAGTTAACTGTCTCAATGTCCCCATGTCAATAGGGGCAGCTAAGGTATCGTTTTCACGTAGACCGTCAATTTCAACATTGCGGCGTTGACCTGGGTGTGCCATGATAGCAGCACCGAAGAGATGAGCAAGCAAGGCTGCAGCATTATCAGTCATCTGATCAACATCATCTCCCGCTTGACCCGTATCCACATCAGCTCCAGCTACACCTAAAGCCAGACCTACACCTTCATCTACACCCGCCTCCTCACCCGCAGCATTTTCAAACTCCTCAGTTAAGTTGCGGTTTACAGGCGGACGACGGGCCATTTACTGAGCAACCAAGCAGTTCCGTTTTAATCTATTTTATCTTTATTCTTCAATTTTCTCATTTTAATGACCCTATATTTGAGATGAGAGATGGTTTCTGTTTGATAGATAATGTAGCATGTAATTTTACCTGCTACGTTAGAGTGCGAAGATAGCTACGATAATCGCTATGAACATGGGATAGAAGGCCACAATGAAAGCGAGATACAGCACAAGTTGTAACATCATCGATGACTGCTCTAAATCCCCATCTTGGGGATCAAGGGCTATGCCTAACACATGTGTCTGGCGACGCTCTGATGAGGGCATCCAGCGAATGTGAAGTTTTAATTTCACCTGGCTACCATCTCGGTTATAATTTGGGCTCTGGGGTATCATCCAGTTGGTGATCTGACCATAGAGCTCTAGCCGTGAAATCTCATCGTGACAACTTTGAATTTGTAACAGTCGATACCAAATCTCTGTGATTAAAGACTCTCGTTTTGTGATGAATGGATTGGTTTGATTATAGCGATCCAGTTTAAGTATAGTGGGTTGAGCTGTCAGGAAATCCTGCAGATCATCTAGATGCTGAGATATAGAGCGATTTAAACGCTCTAGTTGGTTCAGATGCATCCCTTCGAGGGAGACAGCCAGGTGGGGTGGTGCTAAAGTTGAGATTGTATGATATAACATGACCCATTGCTGAGCCACATTTAAGCTTAAGTATGGCATTGCTACCACTCGGGTCCAACTGTGATGATGGATTTATTTGTCTCTCTATTAACTGCAATTACTTGTTGAGATCAAGGGCTCAGCACTTGGAAGGTTGAGTGGGAGCACACAGCATTTAAGCCATGCTGTATTGTTAAAATCTGAACCAACTAATCTTAAGCTCTTTGCAGTTCAGAAAAAGATGTGTTCTGTTTCGCGAGTGGCAGGCATGATTTTTGGCCTAGTTATCGTGTTGGTCGGTGCAACCCTGGTGGCTGTCGGGGCCAAGGTGGGTCGAGGTCAGGAGATCAGTTGTCAGGTTAAGGCTATGGTGGGTACGCGGGTGCAGATGAATAATGACAACTGCATGGTCTACGGCACCATCACGGTCATGTTGACTGATGAGCAACTTATCCCGATCGAGAATGTAGCATGTAAAATAGCATCTCTCTGTCCTAACAGCACAAGCTTGAATAGTGGCTGTGATGATGGCTATTACAAGACTGGGCAACCAGGCTATTGTTACAGAGCATTCGGTATCCTGGGCATTGAGCCAAATAAGATCAGGTTTCCGAGTCTGTTTATTGTTCTGATCACATTCGGAGCTCTTATGATTATAGCTGGGCTCATGTTGATTGTGGTGATTGGACGCTTACTCAACAGGACGCCTGAACTTAAAGTTGATGACTTTGAATTTCTAGATAGAGTTGAGGCTCACAAATTGTTGTCTGGTACACATTACCAAATTCCTTAAGTGCAACTTATACCATGTTTAAGTATAAGTGGAAAATATAACAGTCTAAAAGCAAATGCATTATTCAGCCACCACTCCAGAGAACGCCCTATACATACAAGGTTATCAGCATGGACGACAGGAAGCAGAGGATGCTCAGGCAGAATATGTGGTTCTAGCCCCCGAACCCGAGGATTATGTTGAGCCCGCTGTGGCTATCACAATTGACACCTATGAATTGGGCGAGAATGACAAGAAGACCAAGACACTGAGTCACATCTTCTACGGTGATGATCTACAACGTGCAGCAGCAATAGCCCACTCCCACCTAATCAGTGACTATTTCTATTCTTCCTCATTCGTTGGGGAGATGTCCTGGCGCAACAAAACACTGCGCTTTACCAACTGTGGTCAGATAGTTGGAGTCTATAATCTCAGTGAGGCTGAAGCGGCTGAGCTGCTGGGTAAGTTGATACAGGCTGCCCAAGAGATCCACCAAGAGCAGGATCGCGATGCTATTGGCAAAGTTGTCAATCAACTCAGCCTTAAGTTCAAGTGAACCATAATATGTGATGGAAACTATCATGTAAATTTATCCCACGTCTGGGATAAATGAAGTTTTTATTTCTTGTAGAAGTACTTGCCATACAACTTTAAGTTCTGGCCATGAGTGTTCTGTGTGTCACCGGTGATTATCTCGAAGGGTTTGCAGCGCCAACGTGGTAGTGACTGAGTTGGGCTGACTTGCTTAAGTGTCAACTGCGTGTAGTTGTCCATATTCTGACCCCTGATTGCACAATTACGGCAGACAACTTCCTCATTTTGACTCCAATAAGCCTTGTTAGGGGTGAACATCTGACCATGCACGGTACAGCCAACGCCGCAGCTGTGGCAGTAGATGACCAGCTGCCCTTCACATATGTCGTAGTAGATTGTGCTACCCGAGTGAGTTGTTCCTGGTTGGTAGTTAAGACGTTGTATCCTCTCAAAGCGCCCCTGAATATAACGCATGTACAGGAGTAGGCGTTTGAACTTATGTTCAGGACTCTCCGTGCTGGCTATGAGGGGATGAGGAGGTGCTCCAGTTAAAGGAGTTTGCTTCATCTCCCCAACTTCAGCCATAATATGTGGGAAGCGACTCTGTAGAGGTGAGATAGCCCTCAACAGTTGACTCATCCTCTTCCGCAGGGAGTGCGATGAATCCCAACCTATAGCTTCACAGATAGACTCGACTTCGCCTAAGAAGATCGGGAGAGCGTCGCCCAACTCTGCTGGGCATAGCCCCTGCAAACCCCTCAGGGGTTTGCTTAGTGCGTCAAGTGGTGAAAGTAGTTGTGACGCCTGGTTATCTCGCTTTAATGAGAGGTCTAGGCTTGTTAGATATCGGTGTTGTTTCCACTCTGGGTAGCCCTGGGCTTGTGCAAGCTTATCTATGAATGATGGATTAGCTGTTATGAGTGGAGAGGCATCAATAGTTCTGGTTTGTGGCGGAGATTCCACTACTTCAATTAAAACCTCGTTGAGATCAGGACTGGGCGAGTCAAACCGTATATTAGTGTTATTATCCACCAAGCAGCTAGGGCTGAGTGAGCGCTCTGAAACTTGCTCTAGAGCTTGAGAGGTTTGTTCTGGGGGCTGAGCTGAGATCTGCTCTGAAATCTGTTCAGGTGAATCAGAGCGCGTGAGTGATTCTCCACTGCTAGATCTATCAACTTCCGCCTTACTTAGGGCATCATACTGAGTCAGGATGACTCTCACAGATCCTTTCCTGGCAGCAGTCTTAGTGACAGGTGTCTTAGTATTTCCTTCTGATCTTGTCCTGCGCTGAACCTCTATCCATTTTCCCTTAGGGCTGTTGCGTCTCATTTTCCAACTGTTGTTCCTACTAGCCTTTGTGCTGCTTTGATGTTGTTTAACGACAGTGGGGTGAATCAATCCCACCACTCTACTCACAATTCAGCCCAGTTAATTGGGTCGTTTTATTAAGTCAGATTCTAGTTTTAACGGCAATCTCTCAGTCATGGAGAAATTGATCACTCTATCCAGAGACAATCACTTGGAAATGCAGAAGTCTACCATAATTGAAGAGAAGCTCAAAGTCACCCTAACTGGTGAGCAGAGATTTCATCTAGCCCATCGCATCCATGTCTGGCGCTCTGTAAAGGACACTTATGATAGAGATGCTTTTATCGGACATTTCACTGAGGCTGAGCTTAGATCACCCTTTTTCCGAGCAAATAGCTTAAGTGTCTTCACCACCAATACTCGCTATAAGACTCTATTTGCAGCACTGCAACAAACTGGATTGCATGTTCTGATTGGAGGCTCTAGCCCTCTACGCTTTCTTTGTAGCTGGGCTGAATATCGCCCCTCTGATATCGACATCTATACTAAGCAGATTAATCGAGATAAAGTTTTGCTTATAGATAGAGCAATAAGATTGGCCTATCCGGGCACTGATATTGTGCTGGTGAGAACTTCACTGACCCTCTCCTGGATGATCTGGAATCTCAAGCAAGGCATCATAATCGAAACTATTCAGTTGTCTTTGATGAGGATTGAGACAAGTTGGAGCGAACTGTTTGTCGTGATTCACAGCGATTTTCTCTGTCTTGCCTTTGAGCTCTCTGAACTGCGTTTTATCTATATGAAGGGTCGTTTCGAGCACTGTGTCACCGCCTATCAGGAGCAGAGTACTGCATATTTCTGCAACATCTTCAACTGTGATACAAAACTAACTCTTGAACGGGCGTCTCAGAAATATGGTCATAGAGGCTTTCTGTCTGAGATGCTCTATATAGAAGAGGCTGTTGATATAGACACTTTAACATCGGAACTAGCCGTGGAGATAGCCCAAGTTAAGGCCATTACTCTACAGATTAGTATAAGTGATGAGCGTCGAAAACCGAAGGAAAAACACCAGCAGACTGGTAAGAAAGAGCGGAGAGCTTCAGCTTACTTATATCTGCTGTGTCAATACCGGACTCTAGCAGGTATTGCTTTCAACTGGAACATTGAGCTGATCTACCCAGCTGATAATGTTATTCCACCCATCCTGGAGAAGCGTTGGCTGGTGCAGAAATATCCGGACTGGTTCCAACAACTCTTCGCCATAGCAGGTAGCAAAGACTCAACTGTCTGGGTTTCTAACCGAAATTGTGAGCACCGCTCCACTATGCAAGAATGTCTGCACGCCCCTGTACAGAAGACAGATCAACATAAGTTCATGCAGTATTGCCCTCTGTGTCAGGCTTGTTGGAGTCCACATCCCATCTCCCCTCCCGAATAGCTATACTTATCTTAATAAGTATGTTTTTACATCTGGCCATTATGCTTCATTATGTTTAATGTCAGACCAATTTAAGTATGAGCCATAAGGGCTATCATCATCGAAGTGCTCAAGCTTGAACTGAGGAGCTAGACACTCTACCATCTTGGCACGATTGAATCTACCTCGCCAAAAGGTTCGGCTCTTCTGCAGGCAATCACAAATTCGTTTGACATCTTCCTCTTTCTTCAACACATTGGAGCCACCGGGATGCACACTGCCATTATGCGCCCAAGAATCCTGATAATCCAGAAGATGAGCCCCACTGCCTACCCTAGCACCGCAATGAAACGGTTCACGCCAAAAATTCATGTTGCTTTATCTCTGTACAGAAGTTGCTGAGCCAGTTCAAATCGGGTTTCTCATTTCTAAGTTACAGCGCTTGTAAGAAACATCCCTAGAATGGGGTGTTTTTAGCGTTAGTCAAAGTGACCGGCCATCTCGAACTGCAACTTGTGGCCTTCGATGAAAGCCCGAACAGCTCTGAAACCGGTCTTATCTGCCTCCATTGATCTGAATGTTACCTCGAAATGACATTGTTCATCTTTCAAAGGTAGCTCTTTGACTGAACCGAAACTTAGTGTCAAGAGATTTGCTATCCAGTCTCTGTGCTTCTTGGGGCAGAACACACGAGCTCCAACTCCCAGGAAATAGATACCTATATTATCCTTCTTGTAGCGGAACTGCCAGCCTGTCTCCATCAGACGACAGAGCTTGTAAGTTTCATGGCCAGGACACGCTTTAAATTGTTCGACGTCAATAGTTCGCTTAAGCCAGCCACCATCCCGTTTAGTGAAGTTGTCCAGCTTAACTGGGATAGCCTCAGCTAAACAGTCTTTCCAGTTGGAATGAACTAGAGGCCATCCTGCATAATAAAATGTGAAAATAGCCTGGCAGTCGTGCTCGTCGAGCATCTTCACATCCTCTGCTGTGGATCCGATAGTAATCTTGCGGAGATGAGCCAACAACTCCGTCTGCCCTTCCATCAACGTTTTGCAACATACGCCGTGTGGGAGGTAATTCAGATTTTGTAACCTTCCTTTCTGGTTTAAGGCACTGATCGGGTTAGTCCAGGAGTCCTGACAGATTTAATCCATTATCCACAGTCAAGCCAATATTAAGGCTGGGTTGTGATATAACACCTGTTATCTCTAACGTTAGAGATAAGGGTTTATATTGTCTTATTCATCATTTGTGGCTACTACTGTGTAAGTATGTGGGTAGCTGGACTCTTGACTGTATTCTTTGTTGATGCGTTTGCAATAGCCACAACATGAGCCAATATAACGTACGGCCAGTATTATTAGTAGCAGACAGATAACCAGCATGCAGATGATAAAAAGACCAACTATACCACATAGAATAGGCTCGTTCCTGGTACAGCCTGGATAATCCACGCTGTGATCTTTATCCCAGCTATCCACAACAAACATAGACCAAATAGCCCCTAGCCCGTAGGAGATGGAACCACTCAAACCAACTGCCAGGATTATGCCTATAGACCAGAAGAGACTACGGGCTAAGTTACATCTCATGTGGCCGCAAAGACACTCATCTAGACAGAGGCGACGGCAAATGTAGGAGCAATGTTTGTAACGACTCTTACAGCAGCCCGGCTGTATATAGAAGACATGCTCATCCACATCGTACATATCTTCAGAGGAGTCTGACAACACAGAGTCTAACTGATCTGAGAGACTCATTTATCCTATCCTCTTTACTTTTAATGGATAAGATGGAAGAAAAAGCTTGCAAGCTTTTTAACAGTGATTCACCCCCGAACTTGATAGACTTAACGGAACTGGGTGGGGGTGAAAGCGCCCTGGAAAGTATTGGCTGGTTGGAAGGGTTGAGGTTGGAAGGGTTGGAAGGGTTGAGGTTGGAAGGGTTGGAAGGTCTGAGTTGGAAGAGTTGCAGTTGGAAGGGCTGGGGTTGGAAGGGTTGCTGTTCTTCTTGCCACTATTCTTCGAAGAAGGCCTTCTTTCCCTTCAATCATGGACATAAGTGATTGACCAGGCTGGGGGATAAATTGCTGTGCTGGCTGAGGTTGCAGAGCCGCAACTTGTCTCTGTGCCTCGGCAAATCCGGCTTGATAACCTTCATCATAAGCTCCTTCCATGTTTACAGACTCGGTAAATTAAATTTCTAACAACTTGCATCATTTCGAGTTATTCATTTCTCTCTAACTTCTCCCTTAATCATGGGCTTATTTCCAAGAAATTGCAGAGAAGTTCTGCAAACAAATTCTCGCTTGATAGGAGACCAAATACTCAAGCAAATTTCCCACATTATGTAAAATGATTGTCACAACCTCAATCAAAGTTAAGGCCAAACAATGACATGTGTTGGTAAAGCTCTAACTCTCGGTATCGGCTCTCTATTTGCAGCGCTTGGTATAACATTAATTGTGGTTAGTGTGGTTCTCTTCCATAACAGTGAGATACCCTGTCTAGTTGAGACCATGATTGGCACAAGCATTACAGGTGATGAGAGCGGATGTTCCGTCTATGGGACTGTGACTGTTGGACTTCAGAACAATCAAAGTGTTACCATCGAGCATCTGGTCTGTAACTACAAGTTCAAATGTCCCACTATCGTGGCTGATGGCTGTGAAGGAGGCTACTTTCAGATCGGTAAGAATGCATATTGCTATATGAGCTTGGGCAAACTGATGGTTCAGCGCTCTAGAGGCGATCTCTCGGCTGGCTTGGTTTTCCTGATCGTGATGGGCTCTGTGCTTATTGCAACGGGTATTGCTGTCAGCACTACTCTCTGGTGTATAAACTACCGAGGGCGCCGGGCTCACGGTGTTGCTGAGCATGAGGTCCTGATTAATTAATGATGTTAAAACTAGCCCATAAGTACTGTGAAATATATGCCATGATTGACATATAGTTTTTTTCAAATATCTCAAGCTCTTCACTAGTATCCCTAGTGAAGGACGCGGAAAGCTCGCAGAATACGCAGCCGGCCATCGTTAGCACCGACACCATGCTCATCCTCTTCATCACGGTTAGGAGCCTCGGGCCGGGAGACCTGACAGAGACAGTTGAATTCGCCCTTATAGAGCTCCTCGTCAAGCAGGGTCCAGTCAGCCTCATCTAGGATAATTGTGTGAGACATGCGAGCCGGACCCTCATAGCGGAATAGGGGCCGTCTAGCAGCACCAGCTTCAACAGCTCGTCGTAGAGGTTCAGCGATCTGATTGCGGAGGACGCGTCGCTCAGCACGTCTTTTCTTGATGTGCTTCTTCATATTAGGCAGACCACGGTAAGATTCAATGGTATCGCTGAGCCTCTGAATCTTGTGCTGTACGCCTGGGAAGAGAAGTTCCACTTCATGAGCAGCGTGCTCATAGGGTGAGTGTTCCATGATGGTGGTGGCTAAATTGGAAGTGGTCACAGGCTCCCTGTCCAGGATGAAGGGTAAGTGGAGATCGCGTGGATAATTACCACTAAAGTGAAAGAAGCCCGTTAAGGTAACGGCAATCTCTAACTTGTCGGCAGAGCGCTTCTCGAAGGGTGGATCGGGAAGCTCAGCGTCGATGGTCTCGATTCTATTTGAACCAACCACATTAAAGGCGACGACACCGACGCGCTGAATTTGACAGCCCCACAGCATGAAACGGTATATACTATGCATGCTGTGCCAAGGGATGGCGCTTAAGGTGGGACCTCGCTCGATGTAGTAATCAAAGCCATTGCGAAAGCGACCATCTATTTTGACATCTTCCAACAAACAGACCAGACCCAGATCCTTACGATTGAGGCGCAGTGCTTGGTTATCTTTCTCTATCACTTTTATCACCCTTTTGGAGGGGTTTTCACCATAAACATCAGTAACCATGTAATAACCCGGATCGCCAAGTAGATGGGCTGAGCCTAGTCTGTCTGACCTATGCGCGTCTGCATTCGGTACTTCAACATCTCTTGCGCGATAGCTTATAACTTCTCTCTTAAAAACTGCAGCCACACCTTTCTTCAAAATGAGATTGCTGTAGAAATCGCCCTTTGGCTTGGTGATGGTTGAATAGGGCATAATTAACTTGATGACAAAGCCACGGTAGATTGTCTTAATCAGACGGGCAGCTCGGATATTGTAGCGTACCAGAACCGCTTCGCGCCGCCGATAATAGAGTGCGAAGAGAGGAGTGCAACAAAGTCCGCGATACAGGTCATAGCCGACTTGAATGTTGCTGGTGTCAAAGTTCATGAGTACTTCTAGCGGATTCAAGCAATCTGTGTTGATAACCTGTAATGCAAAAGCTCCCCGCTTAGTAGGCTGACTCAGAGTTATCACACTTCGATTGACAAAGTAGAAATAGTCGCGAGACGGCAGGTTGATTGTTAGCCAACCTAGTAGAATCTCCAATATCTGTCGGCGCGCCTCTGTAGTTGGGCCGTAAATAAAGAGATCGACATCTGTCTTATCGGCAAAACGGTCATATAACCAGTCGTTCAGGATGATGGAGAAGAGACCGCCACCCAGCACATAGCCGGCATCTCTGTTGGGAAACTGTTGCAGAATAAGTTGTTCCAGTTGCTGATTCATAGTTAGCACCTGTGGAAAGATGTTGATGAGGCGTTCTGCAATAACTACCTGCCCACTGATGTTAAAGCTTGGTGGAGGGGGTACTTTGAAGACTTTGATACCGTATTTGCGCTGCCAATGACTCAGCTCACGTGTAGCCGCATAATATGCTGTTCTTTCTTCTACCCTTTGTGCTTCTTCAGCTTCCTGTTTCTCGCGTTCCTCAGGTGTGTTTGCTGGAACTCTTTGAGGAGGTTTCAGTAGATGAGCTGGCTGCTCTGGTATCGGCGGTCGAGGTGGAACAGTAAATTCTCCCTCCAGGCTAAGGCGTACAATGTCACTGGGATTGAGAGCAGCTACCTGTGCTCTCATATAGTCCGGTACTATGGGGCTTGTGATTTTGAGTGGATCGAGCAGGAAGAGATGGGGCGCTAAGCGATCTAAGCGTTCTGCCCGCGTGTACGGATAGGCATGAGGCATTAAACAGTAGGCAAATTGTGGCTCTAGTTCAATCAGATCTCTGATGTATTTAATTACCTCCATAGTGAAGGCATCTTGCTCATACAGCAGATCAACCACTTTGCGTAGATATTGGGTTGTCATTGTCGCATCTACACGCAGCAGGTAATACATGCGCTCATGCAGAGTGCCTAGTGGCAGGCGGGCAAAGTAGAGTCTTGTTAGTTGAGTGATTTGGGGACAGAAACCTGGCTCGCATTGGAGCTCAGCCACCAGCACGATCAACAATTCTAATGCTTCCAGAGAAAGCTTACTCTCATCAGGTAGCCCTAGTTCACCTGATCGTGCTAGATAATCCACCAGCTCCTGGTGAACAGCCGGGTCGTTAGTGACTGCTGCTACTCTGTCTGGTGCCAGATTGTAGACATATTGGGCTGGGGCTGCCTGGTTGCGCTGGTTGAACTCGATCAGACGTTCTAGCACTGGGAATGCCTTGATGAATGTGGGGGATGGAGTGAAACTAGCCGCACCCACAAAGAGGTGTAGAGGTGGACCCTGAACTTGTGGGGCTTCAGCTACAATGATGGTTGGCTGCAGCTGTGGCAGAGTGCCGGCAGGAGCGATCTGTCGCTGCATGGCTGGTTTACTAAGATTGCAGAAAGATTTCTGCAATATCTCATTTGTGTGGGGGTTGTACCTTGTTTCAGGTATTGCTGAGTGGAGTTTGAGTTGTTGTGATTTGCGAGTTATATGCGATGGTTTAGGCAATCTCTGCCCTAAACTGATAAGTCGGACTAGTTTGGTTAATGTTTATGGTTAATCCATTCTAACACCTTGATGTTGGAATTGCGGCAGTAAGGGTATACAATACCTGTAGAATTTTTCCGGTTATTTAAGGTGATAGTAAATGAGAGGAGGCACAGGACCAGGGAGTTATGTTATCGTTAATCAGCCCTCTAACACGGCTGGCAATGAAACTCCAGTAGTGGTGCGCCCAGCTGATGGGCCAAGGGGAGCTGAAGCTACGTCTGAAATAATAAGTGTGAAAGGCACTCCAGCTCAGATTCTGCTTTGTCAAAGCATCGACTTTATCGGCATCACTTCATGTTGTGGACTACCACCTATCGCCAATGTACCAATAGGCACTCTAGTTCTGATCAGAGGACCTGGCTGCTGTGGCTTATTCCGTAGGGAGGGAGCTGGTTATGTACCAGTTAATCCTTCTGATCTGGGTCACTGCACGCGAGGCCAACCTACCGGACCCTGTGTAGATGGGCCGAATCACAACCTAGGTGGAGCCTTCCTCTTCCTGGATGCGACTACTTGTGTCATCTATGTGATCGGCTCTGACGTATCAGGAGGCTGCCCGGACTTATGCCGAGCTCTGTCTATTCTGGGTGGTCTCACTCTAACAGTCGGAGATAAACTTTTTGACTGTTGTTCTCAACAACTCTTTGAGTTGAGAACCACCATTCAGAGCGGTTGTAATGGTGAGTTTGAATGTGTCTGGCATGCCTGTTGTGCAGTTGTTGGAACCACCGGTGATACCGGGCCTACTGGGCCAACTGGTGAGACAGGCGCTACCGGAGAGACTGGGCCAACTGGACCTGGTATCACGGGCTCTACTGGTCCTGCCGGTCCCACTGGCCCGGCTGGAGGCCCTACAGGCTCTACCGGAACTACTGGTCCCGTTGGTCCTACTGGTCCGGCTGGAGGTCCCACTGGCCCAACCGGGCCAACTGGAAGTACAGGGGATCCTGGTGTGACAGGAGCTACTGGGCAGACAGGCCCAACTGGTCCTACAGGTGAGACGGGGGTGACGGGATCGACTGGTCCAACTGGTGAAACTGGAGCGACTGGTCCTGGAGGCAGTGGTTCAACTGGGCCAACTGGACCTACAGGGGAGACCGGCTCAACAGGCAGCACTGGTGATACAGGAGTGACAGGCCCTACTGGTGCTGGAGCTACTGGCGCGACCGGATCAACCGGAGTTACAGGAGAGACTGGTCCAACTGGCCCTGCAGGGCCAACCGGAAGTACTGGTGCTGGAGCCACGGGTCCCACTGGACCGACTGGGGCTACTGGAATGACCGGCAATACTGGAGCCACAGGTTCGGGAGCTACAGGCTCTACAGGGCCAACTGGAAATACAGGATCAACAGGGCCAACAGGGTCGACCGGAAGTACAGGGCCAACTGGAGCAACTGGCTCAACTGGCCCAACTGGACCCACAGGCCCTGTTCCTCCGGCTACCAGTCTCAACGTACCCAACACTTTGGTGCTGCGCGATGGCACGGGCAGTTTTGATGCTCAGACTGTTAATTTAGATGGAAATCTCAACCTGAGAACAGAGCCCTCTACCGCTGCTGCTGGTAATATTCTGAAGAATGGAGCAATTTTCATTCATGATTCAGCCACTAGCAATACCTCTGTCGGGTTGAATGCGATTCCTGTCACAACCACGGGAGCCCGTAACACGGCCCTGGGTAATGGAGCGTCACAATCTAATGTTGCAGTCAGCGATACTACGGCTGTGGGATTCCATGCTCTTAATCTCAATACCACTGCATTTAATAGCGCATTTGGATCTCAAGCTTTAGCGGCTAACACAACTGGACAAAATAATAGTGCCTTTGGAAGTCAAGCCTTGCAGAGCAATGCAACAGCCACTGCAAATTCCGCTTTCGGTAGATCCGCATTGGCTACAAATACTGCTGGTAACAATTCCGCTTTTGGATCTGCCGCTTTACAAGTAAATACGACCGGTCCGAGAAATGCTGCTTTTGGATTCGTTGCTTTGAATTCTAACACAACAGGTGCTCAAAATACGGCGCTCGGTTCCGGTGCGTCACTCGGTACTTCGACGGGTTCTGATAACGTAGCAGTCGGAGCCAATTCATTGTCAATTAATGTCGGAACCCCTTCCACTGCCACAGGTAGTCAGAATACAGTTGTTGGATCAGGAGTTGCGCCAGATGTAACATCAGGTAGCACTAACGTGGTTATTGGATATCAAGCAGGGGCTGGCTTAGCTGCTGGAAGCAACAACATTTACGTGGCCAATAGTCCGGGAGCTGACGAATCTGCTACCATCCGAGTTGGCACAGCTCAGACCAGTTGTTTCGTCCAGGGAATTTTCAGTCAAACCTCAGCTGGTGGAGTGGGCGTTTTGGTGAATGCAGCCGGTAAATTGGGAACCACTGTTTCCTCCATCCGTTACAAGGAGAATGTAGAAGATATGGGCAATCTGAGTGATGATCTTTTGCGCTTGCGTCCTGTCATCTACAACCTGAAGGATGATGCCCAGAAGACACGCCAATACGGTCTGATTGCGGAGGAAGTTCATGAAGTCATTCCAGATATTGTTGTCCGTAACAAAGAAGGAGAAATTGAAACCGTGCAGTATCAGACCCTGGTACCCATGTTGCTCAATCTGGTCCAGAAGATCAAGCGTGACACCGATGAAGAGATCCGAGCCATCAGGGCCGAATCTAAGGCACAGATCGATGAACTGAAACAACGCATCGGCCAACTCGAAGCCAGCAAGTAAAAGATATAATCTTTTTAAAAAATATCTACACAGATATTTTATACCAACTTCAGCTTTGTGACCCTGCACTCTGAACATCTCATCACATAACTTTACTTCAGATGGCTCAGCTCTTATTGTCTCAGCTCCATGAAATTGTAAGGGAATGAGGTCAATACCCGATAACCCATCAAACACTCTGTGTTACAGCTGTCAGAGTCTTACTACAGATACTATGTTGGTAATTTTTCTTATTTGTGGTGATACAGTAAATGGAAGAGCATACAGGGCTAGGAAGCCGCACGGGGCTGAATCAGTCACCTAAACAGGGCTCTAATGAAGGAGAGGTTGTTATACAACCGATCGCTGGACCAGTCGGACCCCAAGGCGCGGCCGACACTACTCGCGCAAAAGGCTTTCCAGCTCAGGTCTTTCTATGTCAAGTCATCGACTTTCAGGGCATAACTTCATGCTGCGGTCTACCGCCAATTGCTAATATCCCAATCGGAACACTGGTTCTGATCCGAGGTCCTAGCTGCTGCTCATTGTTCCGCAGAGAAGGGGCTGGATTTGTACCCGTCGACCCAGTTGAGCTCGGTCACTGTACTCGAGGTCAACCTACTGGTCCCTGTGTAGATGGGCCAAATCACAACTTAGGTGGGGCCTTCCTCTTTCTTGACACTGTCACTTGTGTCATCTATGTCCTTGATCCCACTCATACAGGACCCTGCCTTGAGCTGTGTGCGGCTCTGCGTCTCCAGAATGTCTTCCTAACTGTTGGAGACAAGCTCTTTGACTGCTGTTCTCAGCAAATCTTTGAACTAAGAACAACTAGTGATACTGGCTGTGATGGTGAGACCGAATGTGTCTGGGCCGCTTGCTGTGCTATTGTTGGACAGACCGGACCCACGGGCCCAACTGGCCCAGGTGTGACAGGACCTACTGGTCCAGCTGGTGAGACAGGGGCAACTGGGCCACCGGGTACTCCTGGCAACACCGGTCCTACTGGAGCCACTGGCGCTACAGGTGAGACAGGAGCTACAGGTGATCCTGGAGCCACTGGCGCTACAGGAGCCACTGGACTTATTGGATTAACCGGCTCTACTGGGCCAACTGGACCCACCGGAATCATTGGATTAACCGGCTCTACTGGGCCAACTGGACCAACTGGTGTGAGCGGCCCCAGCTTCGTGGGACCCACCGGCCCCACTGGCCCTTGCTGTGCGGGCCCAACCGGTCCAACTGGACCGGCAGGACTTATTGGATTGGCTGGCCCCACCGGCCCCACTGGTGACGTCCCCTGTACCGATTCATTGGTGAAATATGAATTCTTCATTGCTGGTGAGAATCGCCCCGTTACTGGTCCTATCTCCTTCACTATCGGTGGAGTCGATATGCCTGCTCAAGGTTGGGATAAGATCACAGGCCTGGTTGACAGTGCTTTATACACCAAGGATCAAGGTATCCTAGGTGAGCAAGGACTTGGATTTGCTGCACAAGCTGCTCACGAGATCGATAATGCTCATTATATTCAGATCGATCTGGCTAACTTGATTGCCAACACTAAGCCCGGAACCACTCCCACCATTACTATTCAGAGTAATCAGACGAATGAAGGCTTTGAACTACTTGGCTCGGCCACATCGGGGGTGGGAGTGGGTGGATCCAATCTCACCTCGCTGGGTACCCACTCTGGCACCCTTGTGATCACTGTACCTATTCCTAATTGGAGCGGCCCCGGCTCCTTTAATGACGGCACTTACCGTTATCTCTCAGTCATCGCTACTGGCACAGCGGCCCCTCCTGCTCCTGATGTACTGCTGAATTCCATCCTCTTCACAGAGTGTGCTCAGCCGGTGACTAGTACCGATTTCCTCTGGACTTACAAGACTACCACTCAGAATGCCATCGCTGGACCAGCATTCGATAATATTCTTTTCGATCCTGCGGCTGGTGATCCAGAACTTGAGGGCTGGACTCACTCTATCACTGGGCCCTCTTCCGGTCTTTTCGTCTGCCCAACATCAGGCAAATACAAAGTTGACTTCTCCGTTTCTGTTGCCAGTGATGGAGTAGCCGGTAGGATAGCCAGTGTGCGTGTAGCTATTGATCGCGGATTTGGCCTGACTGAGATAATGGGTAGTGCTATCACAGAGAATCTCTCACCCACCGCTGCCACTCGTCTTGTGCTTGTCAACCCTATTATCACTTTCTTACAAGCTGGTGATACACTTGCCCTGCAGTTTGCCGCCAGTTCCACCACAGTATCGATCGCACCCTCTGGACCATTGGCCGGTGAAACTGCCACTGACGCATCTATCGTCATCATTCGTCTGCAATAACGTTCTTGCGATAATTTGAGCCTAGAGCTCATGAGTTTTTTAAAAAACTTGAACTGAACATCTCCTGCGTTCTTGTGTGGAAGTTAAATAGTTATGACATTAGGGCAGAGTAAGCTGACATCAGCCATGGCTGCACTTGCATGCAGCATTTATATTGTAATTTGGTATTTTGAGTTCTGGGTTCCAAGTGAGCTGACTGAGATCTGCACAAGACCAGAGCAAATCTGGTGTCACCAGCTATTACAAGTCGTGTCCTCTATGCGAGCTGCTTTATCTCTATATCTGCTGGTGTATGCTTTAGCTCTGCACTTCTATCAATACAGAGTTGAACGTCGAGTTAAGGAGAGTTTGATGCTGCAAGATGAACATGCTGATCTAAGTTTGAGAGATGTGTCTCCTCTACTGCTGAAGTTGCAGTGTGGCTTCATCATATCTATTATGTTCTTCTGTGTTGGTTTCGCTTTCACAGCCTACTTTACCTTCGGCTATCCAATGAATGTGGAAAATGATGATACCTGTTACACCAAGTACAGTTACCTCTATGATATGTACACCTGGTTGGAGATGAGCACAATTCCAATAAGTTTATCCTATGGCGGCGGCATTGCAGTGGTTATGTATCAAGACCATCACTATAAGACCTGTTGCTGTAGTAGTCAGACTGAGAAATCTGAAGTCAAGCGGGAGAAACATGATAGAAGTGTCCCTGTGGAGGAGAGACCATTACTCATCAACTAAAAACTCTGCTGTGCTGAGTTGCGGATTAAATTACATCTAAGTTAGATGTGATGATTGATTTTGGCTTGCATCCCTTGAAACCCCTAACAATAAAGATTAGTTCTGGCTGTTAAAATTCAAACTCTCTATAACTGATTCAGAGATTACTGGAAAATCAACCGGGAAAGAATGGAGTCAGCATCACAACCCGAGGTTGTTGAGATAAGTGATGAGTCAAGAGAGGCGAAGCCAGTGAATACTGATGACATTCCTCAAACAGACATAACAGCCCAAGTGGAAGAGGTATGTTCACCTTTTGAAGAAGTGGTTAAGCTGTTTCCAATTCAGTACCGTCCGGGCCTCTTGACCATCAAGGCTATGCAGGACTGTTTCAACCAAGAGAGGCCAGTGCGAGAACCCTCTGGTTTGAGATCTAAGGATATCTATTTCTCCCCTGTCTGTCTCAAGATCTGGCCCCCTCAGGATGAGCGAGAGGCTAAGTATCACCACTTCAGTAACAAGCTGGTTAAGGAGTGTGCTGGCCATGCTATCGACTTCACCATCCGCTTACATCATGTTGAGAGACTTAGACTTCTTGACCATTTTGTACTATCTGGTGCAAGCAACTGGTACTTAAGTCGAGGAGTTGATTTCCTTTTCTTCCTGGCCTTCCAACAGCCACATCGGCTCGATGCTCTGACACATCTCGAACATTGCGACCAGGAACAAGTCCGATTATTAATTGAGGCCTATAGGGCCATGCTGAAGGATGTTGGCAGAGATGGTTTTATCTATGAGGATGAGCTGGGCCACTACAGGCTGCTTCACTTAGATGGCGATTTCAGTCAGATTAATGAGTCTAGCTCTTGCTATGAGTGTACTCTGACGCGCAGAAATCTATCAGTGCGAGATGTATTGGAGCGTCGCCCAATGGGTACATTAGGCATAGCCCACGCAGGCTTCGTAGAAGCAAGCTTGCAGCGCGTTCTATATGAGCGTCCTGAGTTGGTCACTCAAGCCAGCAGCTCATCCAGTCTGGATGAAGAGAGCCTAGAAGATAGTAGTCAGGACTAAATAATAAAAAACCTCAAGCTATGAGGTTTTTAACTAGCAATCATTCAGAGCCATGTGCCTGACATGGTAGAATGGCCTGGAACTTGCAGAACATGTCAGAGGTTATCTCGAACACCGGCATAGGCATGCTCAGCTGTGACAGGCTATCATCATCGCAGTGATCGGACAAGATGTAGCGCGCTCGTAGCCCAAAGATTAAGGGCACTAGATAGGGTAGCCGTGGAACATAGTGGAGAGCGCTGACATGGAGATCCGACATAGATGAATTCTGCTTCAACATTAAACGGATGGGGCGCCAACCCAGCAGATCATAACAGATGGCCAGGGATTTGTTGCTTCTGTTATGTGAAACAGCTGGTAACACTGGAATTGGCGGCGCATAAGGTGAGATGAACTGATCCGCCAACTCTGGATGAAAAGGGCCTGGCTCCCAGCTGATTTGAATCTCATTCATAACATGTGCAATCTGCTGGCACTGAGTCACATCATGGCCAGCTAAGGAGCGTGCCAAATAACAGACATGGTCGATAATCTGCTTGGACTCAGGACTGGTATCATCAGCTAGAGTGTCGACACGCGACAGAAAAGCGTGGAATAATTGCAGATTTTTCTCCGGCTGGTGAGGCTCATGAGGCAGGCCCTCAATTATCTCAGGTGTAGGTTCAAGGATAGCCTGCAGTAACTTCTTCCTATTGCTGACAATGTGGTTGAGTCGACCGGCACGTACTGGTTCAGTAATGTATTGAGACTGGCCTTGTAACTGAGTCAGAGTGTAGAGGGTGCTGTAGCTGGGGTAATGGATCTTACGGAACAGATCCAACAGAGCTAGGGTTAGATCGTGCTTGTTCAGGACTGTGGAGGGTTCAATCTGAATTCTATGGATTGAGGTCAAGAAGCATCCGTTTTGTGAGAAGGGTTGAGCCAGCTTAAGTAGTGACTCCAGCCCTGTTGGTGGGAAGGTCATGAAAACCATGAGATAGAGTGAGAGATGATGGGCGTGGGTCTGAGCCTTCAGGCCTTGGGAGAGAGCCTCTCGTTGGATGGTGTACCAGATCAACTCAGTCAAATAACAGATGAGTTGGTAGACTGAGCTACGCAGTGCAAACTCAGTGTGATAGCGCCTATAGAGCTGGTAATGGGTTGTTACTTCAGAAGTCTCTGTATCTGTTAGGGCTGGTATCTTAATGGCTCTAACCCCATTGACTCTGTCACCAAAGTCGTGATACAATCTGATCTGCCAGAGCAGGGGAGCCTTCCAAACTTGATGGAACTGCTTGCAAGTCTGGATCAAGCTGTTACAGTCCTTGAGTTTGAGGGGATGAAGGATGTGACAAAGCACATGAGGCGGAAGCGATTGCATCTTTCAAGAAGGAGGTTTTAGCTCAGGATTAGGACAATTATGAGATTATTTTCTTGATCTGTTGTTCTTTGTTTCTCTTGTTGTGCTGGGATAGTAATGGAAGATGTTGTGAAATGTATTCGAAATCGTCAGTTTGTGATGGTAGGCTATAACCTTAACTACTGTGATGGAAATACTAAACGGTGCAGGATTTGGCAGAAAATATATTGGCTGATAAATGGCAAAAATAAATTAAAATTCTTGTTCCTCCATCTAACCAAAAGATTAGAAGATATGGAAGGGCAACAGACATTTAAGCCTCTTCAGTTCGTTATCACCGATCAGAGAGGTCCTAATAGAATTCTCGTTGATAAGGAAGATCAAGGTCTTCTCTCTTTGCCCTGGGAACTTAAGAGGAGAGGCTTTACGTGCGAAGCTTTAGTTACCAGATATGTCTGCGGTCAGGCTTTCAGTGATCTTTTTGAGAAAATCTGCAAGGAAAACAGGATAATTTATCTCGACCGGATTATTGCAGAGCGAGCTTATGGCTGTTCTCGTCTGTCTGTTGAACATGTCAATGGAGATATAACAGATTGTACAAGAGATAATCTCCGTTACACAGAGATGCCCAAGCCGGGCCCCGATCGTCTCACATATATCATCGATACTGTAAATAAGAAGATTATTCTGATGGAACTGATGTAAAAACTCATACCACAATAAACCTGGTATGACTTAAGGAGATTTCGCTTCGAATATCTGCTTGATAACATAGCCAATGGGTGGCTTAGGACCCAAAGCCTTCGGCCATTCTGTGTAACGAAGATTGTTTCTTGTACAATCCATAAAGTTGCCGTTGATATATTCTACAAGCATCTTACTTTTACCATATGCTCTTCGCGCTATTAGGTCAGACAATAAGAATGTACACCTCGCTTCCTTAATAAATTTCACCTCATCGGCATTCTTCTTGTATGTTTGATATGTAATTTCTGCTGTAATCTTTCCATCTTCAACCTCCCAATCAAATATGAATAGATCACGATCTATCTCATCAAGCTGTATGACATTAGCATACAAGTCGTAAGACTCCATTTGAAGTGAAGATTTTCCTCTTAAACGAGTTTGGCAGATTTGAGAGCTTCTCGTTAAATTCCGACTAGATTTAACGAGAAGCTCTTGATTGAGTCTGAAACTGTGATATTCGTAGTAGTATCCTATATCCTTAACTATCGACTTGAAAATACCTAATGGTACAGGATTTGGCAGAAAACAAAGTACATATTGGCCAGCAGAAAACAATGTTTATACACCAAAATACACAAACCCATTTTCTGCCAATTCCTGTACCATTAGGTATTACTATTACGATAGTTAAAGATTGGGATATAAATAGTGTAGATGGAAATGCTAAACTCTGAAGCAGAAATAATAATTTTTACACACGTAATTATGCGTGTAAGATGCGAAGAAAGCTATCTGCTAAAGGATACGAATTGTTTCAAAACAATTCAGATTGACGACTATTCTAAAGGATGACAACTTATATGTATAGAGGAGGCATCTCATATGATGCATCTATGCAGAAAGATACTCCTATCTCAATCTTACTTGACCCGCAAGATATGGATTTAGCATCGTTACCGTGGCAGCTTGTAGCTAACAAGCTTACATGCGAGGTCTATTATTCAAGACTAGAATTTGACGAAAGAACTGGAGAACAGTTAAAAGGGCTCTGGGAAAAGAAGTTAGCTGTGTTAGATAGAATTGTAATTGAGAGAGCATGTGGTCCCTCTAACATGATAGTGGAACATATTAATGACAATCCATTTGATTGTTGTGGAACTAATCTTCGATATGTTGAAGATCCAGTGTCACGTCAACGTCGCGACCATGAGATAATTAGATTTCGTCATCGCCTTCGCAGTTTGGATGGAACAAGATCCTTGTTCACCGACGGAGGTGAATAAAAACTTATCCTATACATATAGGATAAACTTCGCTATGTCAAATAACTTCCAGAATTAAGGGAAGTCGTGCGGATTCGACAGCTTTATAGATCTCTCTGATTTTACATCTTGTTGATTTGTGACCATCTGGCCAAATGGTGTAACGAAGATTGTTCCGCCTGAAATCAAAACAGTCCCCATTAATATGCTGTACATACATGTGACTCTGACCAAAAGCCCTTTCGGCTATCACCTCTGCGAGAGGAACGGACTTAATTGAGGCATTTACATGATGTCCCTGTTGATTCAGAAAATATACCCAAATCTCGACGTTTACTTTTGTGCAGAAATGGTTTGGATCAGAGATCCAATTAAATATCAACAAGTCACGGTCAACATCATCTATCTGTATTTCTCTTGGATTTTGCATATCTTTGTTTTAAAACAAAGATATCTTTATGGAGTTATTTATTTTCTTAATAACGCCGGATATTGTGAGAGCGATTAGTATTTCATGAATAGATTCTACATCTGCCTGAATTCATAATTTCAGCCCGATTAAGCTGAAATTATGCGAAGAGCTTGGAGAAATTCGGAAGCTCTGGAGCTCCAGAGCGCTCAAGCCATTAAAGAGGCTGTACCAAAATTTTAACACTTAAGCTGAACTTTTTATTTTCACGAGTTCCCCTATTAAATTATTAATACATAGCGGATTGATACAGAAAAAGCCTTTCTGTCAAGTATAGAGACTAAAGCAAGAAAATTGCTCCGTGCTTGGGAAGAAGAAGATCACAGAGAGACGGTCTCTATATTGGACTATACAACACATTGTTACTAATAGTCTATAGTAGACAGTCATCGTCGTCCAGAGCACAGCGTCAGATGGTTAAAAATCTCCGAACATTTTTCGAAGGGCATGAGATCTTAAGGCTATATGATGAAATAGAACATAGAAAACAGATAATATATGTTGTGTTAACATATATTAAGGCGAAATATATGTAAATAAAAAGTTCAGCTTAAGTGTTAAAATTTTGATACAGCACCTTTAACAGCTCAGCGCTCCAGAGCTTCAACTCAGAGCTCAGAGCTCTCAAAACATGGATCCTATATTGTTCTATAGCACTGCTTAGAATTTCTAGACAATATAGAACTCAACTTCCAGGCTCCAGAAATACAGATACATCTGTATTAAAATCGTATAGTTATGCTGGATTTCCTGAACATCATCCATTAATATACTCTCTAACATGATATCGGATATGAAATATGAGATAAAACACGCATTGTCAAGTTAGAGATAATACATATTGTGGATGAGAATAGAAATCTTATCAGATTTCTCATTTAGTTGTTCATTAGGGCTAAATCTTCAGGGAGAAAAAGTTCAGCTTAAGTGTTAAAATTTTGATACAGCACCTTTAATATTTTAGGCTCTGGGCAAAAGAACGTAGAACCGTTAAAATGAATTATCTCAACGAATTTGTAGAAAATATGTGTATATTAGATGCATCACAATGCACTGCCTGTAGAAACTTGCGCGATGCATACTTCTCTTACGTCCGTGAAAAATATAATATTGACCAATATGTTAGCGTGCCACTAATGCTCAAGTATATTCGAGTTATTTCCGCTGTATACCCCTCTATTACTATCCAGAAAAGAGTTGATGCTACATATTGTATGGGTATCGGACTCCAGGGTTATTCCATTGTTCCTAAGAGTCGAGATCTCCAGAAAATTAAGGAAAGAAAGATTCTTGTTAATATAGACGGCAGAAGTGTGGACGAAACCTATTATGATGGATATAATGAAGCCAAGCAAGAGGTCAAGAGACATCCTTATGCGAAAGACACTATCATGGCTGCCTGGACTGTTCGCAATCGTCTTGGTCTCAGCAAGGACGAGTTTAGTAAATGTCAGAAACTCAATTATTTTGAATGGATCTATGATAAATCAGGTAACATCGATGTTGAGCGAACAATTGGGTCTTTAGCATTTAATATCAAGAGATATGGATTCAGGTTGCATAAACCTGAAGTCCAAAACCCTGAACATAAACTCCAAGAGGTTGAAAGTTTGTCAGAAATCACTATAGGTAGATTACTTGAGTCTAGTACTTCAATCAGATCGGTGGATGAAGAACCAATACCCATCGAGTCAGATTGGCGTTTTAATGCCAATGATGCCATCAGATTTGCCAGAGAAGCATATGCACGCACCATGATCGATGATGAAACAAATCGATTGGATAAAGTTCAAAAGTTGGTAGATCGGAGACGGAGAAGAGCTAAAGGCTTGAAATCTAAGGTAAAGAGAGTTCCACGTCAAATTTATGCCGATCAGCCGAAAGCATTCGGACTTGTTTTCCAAATACTTCCATCCTGGCAAATAGAAACAGGATTTGATGTTGTGCGGTTTTCATTCAAGTACATAGATCATCCAAAGGAGAAAGATTATGAGGAATCTAATTGGGGTCACGATAAATTATGTATCAACGGTCATTCCCCGCTCAAAGATCAGAAATCAACATTAACAGAAGTCTGGACTCATTTTCGCCAGAATGATATCAGAGTCCGTAGACTTCGTATTTCTTGGAATATGCTTTCTACCCTTCCTATTATTAAGCTGATAGTTGAGTTGGATGATAAGGAAATAAATCTCATTCATGAGATTAGTGTAGAAATGGACTTTGGGAACAAAATGGAACCTCGTGACAGAGAAGAAGAATATGAGGAGGAGAAAGAACAAGAACATAATGAGGAAGCTGAAGATATTGATGAATATGACAAGGAGCAAGAACGTGATGATGAGGAACAGTCAGAAATAATTGATTCTCTCAGAGCAATCTATTCACCGGCTCCAATCGCCAATTCACCCAGTTATATAACTTCTCGTCCCTCTCCCCTTATCTTCGAACTTATCGATTAGATATCTGACATTATCAGATATCTCCATTTATATTCACTTAACTTCTAAATTACTAAGTAACTGTCTCATTTCAGAGATTTCCCGCTCTTGACTCTTAATAATTTCGTCCAGGATAGCAGTTAATCCAGGACTATTTTCCTTTGCCTTCTGACGCTGAGCCATAGTAATAGCCATTTGGTGATGTTCAATCATGCCCAGCATAAACTGGCGCTGATCTATGCCAACTTGATCGACAATTAAGTATTCAGTAACCAAGGCCAATAGTAGAAAGACAACAAATATCGTAAGATATTCAACTCCAACTTGGCGAGATAGCACCATATAACCACCCAGCTCGACCGCAACCATTAAGAAGGCCATCAATAGAGCACCGTATATTTTATTGAGATTATTGGTGCGATTGGTTGAAATCAACACAGACATAATAATATAGCCTATGATGAAGCTAGCCACAAACATAATAACAAGCATCCAGAGCAGATGCTGGGCTCCAGACATGCTGTGTGGCTCTTGCATCTTTTACATTTTAATATATCTAACTAGATATATGTTACGGCTCCGGAGCACGTTCTGATGTATTAACTCAAGCCTCTTCTTTATCCTTAGCGGCTGTATCAGAAACACCAACATTTCCAGCACTCTGTATTTGAGCCGGCTCAGCCTCTCGTATTATGCGCTGATAATCTTCATCGATGCGCCGACAGTAGCGCGCCAGATGTTTGCCGGCTTGTAGTAAGACATATGCTATCAACGCCACTATAGCCAGAGCACAGCAGAACATGGCACCCACTAGCTCACACATAAACAGCTCATTCTTGGTGCATCCGGGATAGTTACCATGAGAGTCTTTGTCCCAGGTCTCCATAATCAACATGGACCAAAGTGCTCCAATCACAAACAAGATACCACAGATAAAGCCAGCTCCTAATATACCGCCTATAATCCATAGCAAATTACAGGCTAAACTACAACGAAAATCAGCACAATTGCACTCATCCAAGCAGACCCGCTTACAGGCGAAACAACAGCGAGCACAGCATTTCCGCGGTCTCGGCACAACAATGAGGTCCTCCTCATCCTGCAGCAGAGATACACTTTCCATCTTTATTTACTCCCTGACAGGAAGTTTAAGCAACTCATTTCATTTTACCCGAAGATCATGACTCTGGTAGTTATTTGGGGCAACCAACGCAGCCACCCTGTTTCTTAGTTTGATTGATATAGGCTACCCAGGCTAGAATGGCCAATATGACCACAATGATCAACACGACGATGGCACCAACTCCGCTGCCTGTGTTGGCATCCTTTGGCCCCCTCTCTCCCGGCCCTTTCTCACCATTTGCAGGACTGCCTGTTTCTTTTGGCTTGTCACCACTGTTGCCTGCTTCCATAGCCTTTATTTGTAAAAATAAAATCCAGAAACTGTAACTCAAGTTATACAAATCCAGAGCTGTAAAGGCAATGATACAGAATAAATTACTACCCCGCGGCTCAACTCTGCAACTTAAGACTAGATTGGCCACACTGCAAGTTACACTGACTCAAGACATTGATCTAAGCACAGATGTCTATAATGAGGAGGATTGGGGTGCTGGCTCTGATCTATGTATTAATAAAAGGATTAGCCTACCAGACGAGCAGTCTTTGTTGACGCCCTTCTGGTGCTATTTCACCTGTTACAACCAAAACCCGCGTCGGCTACGCATCATCTGGTCAGAACGACATAACGAGCCCTGGCTCATAGCAGACCTACATGATATGGGCTGCTTTATTGCAGAATATCCATTACGTCTAATTCCAAACATCCCAGAGATTCCCGTTATCCCTACTTAATCATCTAAATCTAGATGATTAACACTTAGTTGCGGCCATAGCTGTAGCCCGATCTTAGGCCGGAGTTGAAACCTGGGTTAAGACTCAGACTGCTGAGAGGCTCATTGAAGCTGGTGAGATTAGGAGTTCTGCGGATGGGTGTATTAGCTTCACTGCCGGAAATGCCGGTTCTAATTTCAGCTCCAATTCCGGTCCCAGCTCCAGGCCCAACCCCGCTAATAAAGCGATGCAGTGAGGCAATAGTTTCCTGGTTCTTAGCGATCTTATGGTACAACAGCTCCTCAAACACGATCTTCTGCTGATCTAGGATAAGAGCGATGGCGCTAGATCGCCAGATATCGGCCCAAGCTTGTGTCTGATTGGGGCCAGTGCCTGTATCGTGCTGTAGCTTGGCAACAAACTTATCATTGAAACCATACCAGAGGGCCCAGCGCATCAAATCATTGGGTGACAGATATTCTGTCATTCCCTTAGTCAGGATGCCAGCCATCAGAAGGCCAACTTCGTAATGACCGAAGTTAACTTCATACAAGCTAACCTCAGCCTTGATGATGCGCCAGATGTAAGTGGATAAGTAATTCTTGTCCTGATTGCTAGCTTCAAACTCCTTACGCTCGGTTGGATGTGTGGAGGTGTAATTGGATACAATTGAGCGTAGAGTTTGATCCGAGAAAGCTTCAGGCTTCTGGGCCTTACCCACGCGCAGCTGCAAGATGTTACGACGCATTGTCTCAGCTTGTAGGCTAAGATATGAGTATTCTGGATCGGACTGCACTAATGCTGCTGTTGTGTCCATACGCCCGGCCATCCAGGGTGTCACCAGCTGCCAGTTCTGGAACAGCCAACTTTGCTCAACACTTCTCACTTCTACAACTGTCTCTTGCATAGGCGCGACTGTGGTTTGCTCTGCTTTATTAGACTCGTTACCCATTTTAGTTTGCAATTTTTATTTTACAGCGTATTATTCATTCTAACCAGATTCAGCTCAGGTTAAGGTGGAGTTGTGATGCAAACAGTTACACAACTCCACCATCAATAGGTATGTCCAAGTTTAAGACAGCGCTTCTAAGTGGGTAAAACAGCAGATATGCTGTTTTTAACAATCATCCATGATTATTTACGGCGTTTCAGGCGCAGATGATAGCCACCAATAACGGTCTTGCCTGGCTGCCAGTCCCGTTCTGGGCTATGGAAACGAGTCAGGATGTCTTTCAGCTCAAACTCTGCAGTTTGCTCATCTCTGACATAGTAGATTTGGTTGTTGACGAAACCAGCCGCCTCCAACAGTATGGCCTTCAGTTCTGGCAGATCTGCGATTGTCTTTAGTTCTCCAATTCTGTATCTATCGACCTCATGATAGAGGTGTCCTAGCTTGCTGCACATCTCATCAAGGCTGGGCGGTACAACTCCATATTCCTGCCGCCCCTTAACGATAGCTGACAGTAAACGATAGAAAAACTTGAGCACTGAGTAACCATTGAGTCGGTCACAGCCAGAGCCGATGTGGCAAACCCGTTTCTCCAAGTGTCTCCATCCATCATTAACTCTTATGTAAATGTAGTAGTCGCGTGAGCTCATTTCTCACGTAAAATTTGATGAGGTGATGATTCAGTTTTTAAGCTGGATGCCTAGCCACATCAGTTTTAACACCCGTGTTGAAGTAAGCCAGCCGCTTAGCTCTGGCTATCTCAGCTTGAGACTGAGGCCTTGCGGGCTGAGTTGCAGCTCTAATATGGTTGATTGCATATGTCTGAGTTACAGGAGCTGTTGCTATTTCATCGATATCCACCAGTTGCAGCGGTACAAAAACTCGGTTGAGAGGCTGTACTGTCATAGTGAAGATTTCCTCTCCATTCACCAGAGTTGGGCCAGTCACAGCAGGTTGTGAGGGAGCAGATCCCACCTGCTGAGTCTCCCCCAGACCAACCATCTTCAACCATTCATGCCGTTTAGTACTGCGGAAGGAGGCTAAACAGATAGATCCGTCCTTTGGACCTCGCTGCATCTTGGAGGAGAGTCGAGCACAGTTTGTCATAACCAGATGCTTGAGCCAAGGGCCAGTCCTAGCACAGAGCGCGTAGAAGGTGGAGAGGGTGGCCCAGGTTAATGATTTGGTCACCTTGCGGCTCTTATTGTCTTGTCTATATTTGCATTGAATGGCTGTGAACTGTATGCTGTTGCTAAACCCGGAACTGGCTATCAGATCAATGCCAATATCAGCCGTACCCAGGCGCAGATAGGCACGCAGCTCGGCAGGCACATCACGCAGCATCCAGACCTCCTGATAGCGGCCGGTTGCCAATAACCAATCTCGACAGAACTGCTCCCAAACTCGCCCCTTAGCAGTCTTATCATCGCGCTGCTTCATCTCTGCAATACTCTGCACGGGGCGGTGGAAATAGTCTTCCAGCTGCTGAAGCAACAAGTCAAAGACCGTGACTGTAGCTGGCAGAGTCTTGGATAACAACATGTGTATAATCTTTTCTGTCTCAAACAGAGGGGTAGTAGAGCCCTGCATGTACACGAGGTTATTCAAGGTGTTTGTTGAGGCGCTATTTGCAATAGGCAGTGGCAAACGAGGCTAGTCACTTATATATTCAAGCTGTTTTTTCTTGCCTCTTATTCAGGGTGAAAATTAGAGTAAGAGAAGAGATCTGATCCCACCTGGTTATAGAAACCTGCTTGAAAGAAGGCCGTGTCAAAAGAAATAGCAACCAGCGCCGATGAATCAGCAATATCTTCTCGTCTGTGTAGGCGGCGAAATTAGATTGATGCGACCAATTGTGGGAGATATGTTTGCCCCTCGTTATGCCCAGAAAGGGACAATTGGAGCTATTCTACCTCTTCCTGAAGCGGAAGGGACTCAGACTAGCAGATCAGATGATTCAAGACATCATAGCAAATCAGCCACAATTCATTAGGGAACTTAACCTAAAGTTTAAAAAATACAGCAACACTGCTGTATTTAGCCAAAATAGAAAATGTTTGTACAACTGCTGAGCTCAACATGTGAAAGTTGTAAATGAAAGCTAAGATTAAGGAGGCCGCCGATGCCAATAGCACTCATATCTTACATCGATACAAGAATATTTGCCGTTTAATTGCGGCCCTCCATCCAGCAGCCTATCGCATGCTAGTTAGAATTTTACACTGGTTCTGGGAGGAGCTGCGCAGTGTAGGCTGTGACATGTATCCACTCTCCACAGAAGATGCTACTAAGAACCGAGGTCAGCGCGACTATTGGAAACGGCATTTCATGAGAGCTTACATGGAATCTGGGCCGTTAGATGAGATTCCCACCCAAGAAGGCAATCCAGTTGTCTTCCCCATTATTGGCAACATGGTGTTTGGCAATAAAGTATTTGCTGTAACTGGTATGTTTAGGGAAAGCATTATGTTTTTCAAGGGCAAGAAACATGGCACGGATGAGATGAGTCGCTTTGGCAATCATAAGAAAGTGTTTACTATCTACTTCCTGGCTTCAGATCAGGGTCGATATTCACATAAAGAGTTTCCTGACTACGCTCTCGTCAACTGTGTCAGGGGTCAGCTCGTTGTTCACATCAACTCGCTCTACAACGTGCTGCCTAATAGATCGTATTATGGCACTGAGATAAGTCTTTGGGAGGGTCTGAAAGCTCACGGTATCCAATTCAGAATTCACGGGGAGACAAATAAAGTCGAGGAGTTCAAATATTCGATCACTCGAGTCAGAGATAAACAGTTCCCGTTGGACCCTCATGATGAATATTGGCAGGATGAGTGTAATGTTCTTATTTCCAAACGCCGAACTCTAATCTCTGGTGGGAAACATGGATCCTCTGTTCGCACTGAAGAACGCGGTAGAGAATGGGGCGACTTTCAGAATAACAAGCGAGAAGGCACATGGTATTGGCAGCCTAATATGATCATAAAAGATGAGATGGGAGGAATTAGATATAAGCCTCCAGGTTCCCGGCCAGGGAACCAGGGGCTATGTCCAACTCTTACGTTGGGCGACGCTCCACCAGAACCCTTCACTCCAGACTCCCGTACTTATAAACAAGGTAAGTTACATGGTCCAGCCACTCTCTACAAACGACCCTCAACACATTGGGCTCGGCACTATAGGGGCAGAATTGTCTTGGTTACTCGCTTAGGTCCTAAGGGCTATACATTGGGTCCTTTTTCAGATCGCACAGGGCCTTACTACCCAACTGAGCAGGAGACGCTTGAAGCCAAGGAGTATGGTATGAACCTCTATTATGAAGATAACGAGTTAACACAGTCCACCCACAAATATTTCTATGTGACGGGGCCTAAACAAGGCGTGCGTTTTGCCGAATTCAATTATCTCTACAACTCCAATCAGCAGCTCAAAGCTTGGTATCAAAGCGGGACACTCTTCTTAGATGAGATGATCAAGTTAGCAGCTTTCGGCCCCGTTGCCACTTTGTACCGAAGTGATGGGAGCATCGCAGCTCAATGGAGCCGCAGAGAGGGTAAATCCGAACGTTCAAATCATCTGGAGTTAGTGACTCATCACCCTTGCGGTGCTAGAGGCATTCCTGGTGTGGCAGACAACACAACACGTCAACTACGTTTCCGTGGTAATGATATAGATGTTCTGCATGGAAGCTGTCGCATCTACATCGCTAACTCGCGTTGGTGTGCCACCTTCGCTCACAATGTGCTGAAGAAAGTAACGGTAACTGTCTGGCGTGAGCCGGCTCCTGTTGTTATTTACAAGATAACCCTTACAAGTAAGCAAAGCAAGGGAGATCCTGAAGACAAGATGATTACTCTGGTTAACCAGCTTTTCCGCAAATACTTCCAACATGAGATAGTAGACGCTCCCAGCATCGCTATGCTCAGTGAGTTCTATTATACCCTAAACAAGACCAGTTTGCTATTCCCCAAGAGCTATCCCTTCTGGGAGAACCTAATTTATGTGGGACGCTACACAGAGCACTGGCAAGCAGCTGATGATGCTTTATCCTTCATTAACGGGGCCCGTTCCCGAATAATAAGTTTGAACTGTTGATTTTCAAAAACTCAGCCTAAGTTTAGGCTGAATTAATTCAAACAAGTGAGAATTGATCTCCACACGTCCATCCATTATCTCTACTCAAATGGAGGGCACTCAGCATAACAAGCTTAACGGTAGCTTCTCCTTCCAAAGAGTGATATCGACTGAGACCCGTATTGTGGTGCAAGGCATTTGGCACACTGCCATCGAGGATATCCATGCTGTAGTCAAGTTCGAGTGGGAAACATCTCGCAACGCAGATGCTCTCTTGTATGAGCTACTAAAGGATCGAGGTCTACCTGTTGAGAAGTTGCTGTTCTCCTGCATCAATGCCGAGCAGATACAAGCCTGTATCAGTAATTATGATGAGCTAATCGCGGCTATTCGTGAGCATAGGGTGGCTCAGGCTGAAGCGGCTGTGGCTCGTTTCAATATGCCCTCTCAGATAGCCTACCAAGATGGGGCGGATCAAATCGTGGTTGATATGATAGTTGTTGATGAGGTTGTGGTACTGGTTGAGATGAATGTTTTCCAATTCATTGAAGGTATTAGCCTGCAGAAGTATCTACGACAATTGACGATAAATCATTTACAAATGCCTAGAGATATCAGACATAATACTCTGCTGGCAATCAAGAAAGCGCTGTGCCATCAGATCCTGGCTACCTCAGAGCGCATCCATCGACTAGGCGTGGTTTGGGGTGACCTCTGCATGAAGAATATGATTGTCGGGCCTCTTATAGAGACCGATATAAGTGATGATCTACCCTGGATACCCGAGCAACCTACCTGTTTCATCTGCAACGCAGGTGTTCCGGAAGAGGAACATGATGTCTGTGTACAAGTCTACTTCATCGACTTTGCCAATGGTTGTACATCTCCCTATGCTCGCTTTGATCATGCATATCCCACCATTGCTCCTCCCGAAGGATGTGGCGATGATGCCAAGAGCTGGTTACATTTGGATGTTGATAATCTCTCTTCCCTGGTAATGGGTATCTTATACGACCTACCTGCAAATCCTAGGAGAACTCCATATATCACAGAATGTATGGAGTTCTTTAACATGATGCAAGACTGCGAGAACTGCAAACGTTGTCGTAACCGTAAGAGCCCTGTAGAGCCGCTACCCATCACGCAGAAGTATTTAACCATTATGCAACTTATTGAGCCTGTTAGACCGGCTCGTAATGTTGAAATTCGTGAGTAAAAACTCTTTGTTAATTGATCTCTGTTCAGAGGTCAAGTTTTTGTAACTGCTCATTTGCGAACACTAATCCACATAGCTGTGTTAACACCAGGGAAGTTTAAGGCTGGATATTCTATTGATGCGAACTCAGGGCTATGCTCCATGAAGTTAACATTGAAGGTGCAGCCTCCTTCCTTTTCTCCAATAATGATCACATATTTGCCGCCTCTCTTGATGTAGCTGGCAACTACTGAGGCTGGACATTGACCCCAAGACAGAAAGAGAGCTGAGTCGGTCGGCACTTCATATGTTTCATCCACCGTAACAATCTCACTGTAGTAATAGCGATAAGCGTGCGTGAAGTTATCCACAGCTACCACTTGGTAGCCAGCTATTTGTCTCAATACTTGAGCGATGAGACCAGTTCCAGTGCCAAAGTCAATAATTGGTACATCTAGGGGCACTATCAGACGAATAGCGGCTAACATGTCGTGTGATAGTAGCGCCCAACCAAAGTATTTGTTATAGATGGGCTTTTCAAGTGCTACTCCTACCTGCATGAGTTTCTCTGCAGTGACTGCTTCATACTTGGGTAAGAAAGTACTAACAGTGAATTGTAGCAAACGCTCCAACTGCTCCTTACTGGTTGAAATTTGTTGTGAGCTTTCCACTGAGCTAAAAATGCCAAACTTGATGTGATGTTCTGGTTGAACTTTCTGACTGAAAGGTAGGCCGACATACTCGATCCATTCGTCGAGTAGTGTGTCAAATGTGATTGCCGCTGACTCTGTGACTTGAGAGTCAGAACTTGTGACTGATATAGGTGTTGATCTGTCCTGCATTTCCAGAAATTTAATAGAGCTTCTGACTTAATCATTTTCTCCAACGAGCTCTGAAATAACGTAATCTCTGATTAGGGATCAAGTTTTTAACAGTCTATGCATAGCGCGCGATCAAGATGGGCATAGCAATGAGGGCAAACAAGCAGAGTAAGATGACTATAGCTATGCAGCAAGCTTTGCGGCCCTGTTTACTGTGTTTCTCGGCCATCACTAGTTCCCTGACGCCTGCTGCACTGTGCTCAACACTCTTGTTGACATGATGTTCGATGGAATCAATCATATGCCCCTGTTCATTGACTAGAAGGGAGAGGTCAAGGAAAAGCTGATGTAGTGTCAGTATATCAGCTTCCAGCTCCTTAATCTCCTTGCTCCTTTGAGTGAGCTGTTGCAGGTTGTGGGATGCTCTAACATGGGTTGAATCAAGTAGTGATTTGGGTTCATGCTCCAGGAAAGCTCTCTCAAACACTTCATCTTGGCCCTCATCTTCGATCTCAAGCATTGTCTTAGCCTCGCTTGGTCTAATACCCTTGACTAGAGCTAACTCACGAGCGCGCCTGTCTCGAATCGTCTCAGATACTTGCTTCTCCATGCCGTAGAGATCTCTGACGGCATTATGCAGATCACGTAGCATCAGAGATTTTATGTTCTGCCAGTCCTTAGCATCATGGGTGAAGAGTCGATATATCTTGGCCTTGATATCAACAGCTAAATTACGGCTCTGTCTGCTAACTAGCATGATCTTCTTCTCTGCTTCATCATCAACAGCCACCAGCAGTTGACCATGTAGTTGCTCAAGCAGAGTGGTCTGGCCATTCAGGGTTATGATGTTGCGACGCACCTCTGCTGTGTATAGCAGCAAGTTGTCATGATCAACCACCTCCCGGCGCTTAGTAGGCTTACCTGTTGGGCGACGCTCAAGAGGAATGCTAGTCATATCAGTTTCGAACTCTGTCATAGTGATTCAGCAACTAGCTCCTTAGCTACTGTACCTGGTTTATATGTTAAAAAGCGATTAATCGGCAAGACAGTTGTGGTTTATTCTTCATTTATCGCTCTAATTAGAGCCGCTATCTTCTACGAGAGCGATAATAAGTTCCCCGTCACTCTGATCGCAGGGTTATAAACTCAGAGTTATGGGTACGGACAGGAATTGCTTGCCATAGCTCTCGATGACAAAAACTCGAAAATGATGTACGGACGATATCTGCTCATAGCCGATAAAGTAAGATGAACGAAGCAAAAGAAACTATCGAAACAGTTCATGGATACCAAGTCTCAATCCCTAACCTGGGAGGTGGCTATGCTGGAGTACTCCAGCTGAAACCAGCCATGCTCAAATTACTTGAGATCTTTGCCGCGAACAATGTGAAGGTCGACAGTATTGGTGTCGGTTTGGGAGAGGCTGGTTACTATGCCGCAAACGACGGGTGTTATGGCTGGATAGGCTATATTCCAGAAGAGCAGAGGAAAAACATAGGCTTCTTTCAAGATGGAGTAACAACTCTGTGGTGGTCTCAAACTACCGATTTTGACGTGCTCAAACAACAACCAGAGCTGTGTCAGCGTCTGCGAGATAACCTGACCAAAGGTGGGCGCGGCAAGACGTATAGCCCCATCAATGTACGAGGAATTACCCAGAGAGAAATATCCAAAATCGGCATCTACAAACGCCCCAACTTTGATGAGGTGTACCAAGCATTGAAGAAGGTCTATCCTGATCTCAGCGCGGCTCAATGTGCTAAGATGGATTCGCGTTACGAACCGGACGAATATAATTATGACCTGGTGATGGACCGCCCATATGACGGAGACATGGATCTGATAGATATAGAAGAAAGAACGAGTTACGAACCCACGGGTACATATACAACTTATTACGGCATCCTCACTCCAGACATTGAGCCCAATCTGCAAACATTGCTGGAGCTGGTCACTGCCAAGAAGTAGCCGAGCCAGAAGGGGCTGAAATAAAAAACAACTCACAACTAAGTTGTGAAGAGTTTCCAAAACTTCGAGGGTTTAATCTTGACATCGAGATAAATGACCTCCACCCAAACCATCTCTGAGTACGAGGCTATAGCTTTCAGCTTCTTGGGAAAGAATTTTGTACGAGGTGCCTCTATCAGACAAGGAGTAAGAACCATTCTACTGCAATGGCCCAAACGTGAGATCGGTTTAATCCTGACAGAAACGGATTGGACCCTGTTTCGTTTCAAGCAGAATGAACAACTCAAGCACCGAGTGACTGGCTATCAGAGGACTGGAGTCTCGGTGGATGATTTGAGTGAAGCTCTCACCCATATCAAAGAACAACTAGCCGCCAATGCTGAGAATTGTTAAAAAGCACCTCTCATCAGAGATGCTTAATTTAATCATGTTACCTTCGATCAAGGGATGTAAGCTATAGCCGCTTCAATATATCCCATAGTTTAACCGCCATTAATTGGTGTAACTAGCACAAATGATCTACAGCAACTGTAGCGAGAGACAAAAACACAAGACACTATGGAAGGTATCAAGAACTCTCCAGTTTCTGCCAAGAAGATGGAGTCTGTAGAAGTAGATATCTTTGACATCAAGCCCGTCTGTCTTCACTACGATCCACCCCACGAGTTCTTTTGCCCACGTCTCGCGATGACGGATGAGAATTACTGTCTTCGCCATATCCCTCAGGATCGCAAGCGCTTCCCTGCCCATCATCCCGAAGAGATCTGCTCATCTGACAACCCTAGGCATAAGGCTGATATTGAAGCTGTTATGCAAGACACTGATTGCACTATATTGACAGCTGTAGCGGCTCTGCGCCGTTATTGGGGCAACCCGTTTCTAGCTATCGACGCTGTCAATGAGAAGCTAGAGCTTTATTATGCAGATGAGTCTCACAGCACCAAGTTCACAAGAGAGGATATTGAATGTGTGAGTCTCATTGTGGACATCAACAAGGAGTGTGCTGAAGTAGCGCTTGAGCGTCAGCACGGCAATGTTGATGAAGCTATACTGGATATCCTCAATACCACTAAGCCAGAGCGTGCTCGTAAGTTTGTGGTTGCGCGGACTGAGAAGCGCCGTAAGAAGAACGGTATGTGAGATTGTTAAAAAGCATAATCACTGATCAGTGATTATACCGATATAAACCTGAAACATCAGGGCTGAGTTTTTAATCATACATCTCCAAGTTTCAGCGCCCGAAAGGCTCAGCACACTCAACAGCCTGATCGATCCTGCCTGGCCTAACCAGGGCTTCCATATTAGGAGCTGTCAGGAATTCTCTCACATTGCTGGTCAAGATAACGAGACAGCGGGTGGGAAGGCGTGACGGTCCATCTATGGCACTTAGGATACCTCCGATGGAGACCCGTTTCGGCTTATCAACCAACTGTTTGTCAATCTCGTCAAAGACGACGATAGAGGAGGGAGGAATAGAGTTGATGAGATTGGTTAGAGCGCTGTCACACATCTTCTCGTGATTGAGAGTGATACAGTAGACGGACATGTTGTACATAGCAGCGATAATGCCGGGTAATGCCGACTTGCCAGTGCCTGGGGGACCATATAGGAAATAGCCCCGGCGATAGGGTCTACCTGTCACTAGGTATCTATTGGCACTACCCATGAATTCGGCCACATCAGTCAGCACATGTCTCATGCTGACCGTGTGAGTGGCTGGATTAAGAGCCAGCACTGGACGAGGCGCTGGGAAGGCCCAAGCATCTCCATTGGACATGTAGTAATAGAGTAGCTGAGCAGCATTATTACTCTGTCCATAGATATGGGTAACAGCATTGCGCAGAAATAGTCTCTTTGAGGCAGTCTGAAAAGGTCCCTTCCAGATCCAGATTATGATTTTCTCTGCTTCAAGCTTGATGTGCAATGTTACCCCTTGATGCTTGACTGTGTAGCGACCAAGTCCAAAAGTGAAGTTAGGCGCATCCCCGTTGCCGTCCTGGATATCTGTTGCCTGATTGGGAATCTCCCTCTTCAAGAAATTCAAGATAGCATAAACTGTCTTGGGGTTCTGTGCTATAATGCATGAATATTCTACAGTGAAGAGACTAGCTATTAAGTCCAACAATCTCTGAAATATGTTCTTGGCTTGATCACCGCCAACGGTGAGAGCTGCCGAAGCACCTATCGCCACTGCCACTGCGCCACTCATTTCCCAGGTTGCGAAAATGATCCAGGAAAATCATTTTTCCATAGCGATAAATGAAGAGCGATACATCATTAGCTCGTGCTCAGAGAATGGTACCAATCGGTCCTGGCATCCCATCTATTCCATTTGGGCCAACTACAGACAATCCATACCACTGGTTAGGCCAAGGCAATGCATCAGTCCAACCAGTGCAAAGCATGTCAGTGGAAGCACGAAAACCGACCAAACCAGGTCAGGTACCTCCCGGACAGAAGATGTGTCCGGCATGTTCCGGCAAAGGCAGCTATCAGGAGATGGGTGAGGAAAAGTGCGGCCCCTGTATGGGAACTGGGCGAGATCTGAAAGAGGATCTATGGGCAGCGCCTTGCCGTACTTGCAATGGTCGTGGAAAGATCACCTACTGTCGCAGGGTTACCTGTGGACGTTGTCATGGTAATGGCTGGATCTTTTAGCGCTCTCCTCTAACACCCTCCTCTACACCTTCCTCTCATCACTGTTTGTACAAACATCCCAGCACCCACACTTTGTAATATAAAAATTCTCATTTTAAACTCATAGATTTCATAGCAGAAATAGCTAATATATTAGCTATCTTTACCCGGCCCATCTTATCAGCTTATTTTCATGGAAGTAATTTCACCACTTCTGACCTCAGCATCTGAAAATGAGAGTTAATTTTTGCTCCATAACTTTGCCAAACCGTTCTGATGGAGGTGCGCGCTTTCACATGTCAGGACCCTGGTAAGGCCAAGGTTATTGGCTTGGATATTTCTTCCACTCGTGATGTGAAATTCTTCCAGAAGAAGGAGATCATCTTTTGTGTTGATCTGTCTGGTTCCATGCGCTCGGCTTTGCCCGATGTTAAGGCCAGTCTCATGGCTTTCAGAGATGTTCTGCTCGGCATTACCCCTGCCGACTTAGATGGACAGCTGACTGGAACAATGTTGGAGAAGCGCCTGCGTGACAACATCACTATTAAGATCGTGGGTTATAGCAGTGACTCTTGGCTCATCTATTCCACGCAAGCTGAAGATTATCAGCGTTTTTCTCCCTTCAACAGTGAAACCCCTTCTGAGCCAGAACTGTCGATGTATGGAGTGGAATACAGGCAGTGCTATGCTTCTACTCCTGCCCAGAGCTTTGAGCAGGCTGTGTCCAATATGCGTATCTACACCGAGACCAATATCGGCGCTGGAGTAGAGCTATGTTACAAACTGGTTGATACCAGGAAGATGTCTTGGATCGTACTGCTCAGTGATGGAGATGCCAGTATCGGTACTTACCAAGCGCCAAATAGTTTCATCGTGTTGAAACAGAAAGCACCACCCTTAACTCGCATCATCACGCTGGGCTACGGAGATAACTTCTCCGTCGAGACTCTAACAAATCTGGGAGATTTTACCTATGTCTCAGACAGTAGCGCTATTCCCAACGTCTTTGGCAGTCTCATCAGTGAAGTGGGAGGCACCCATATCTTCAACCTCTCCATCACCGCTCCAATTAAAGCAGCTGTTATGAGGCCTATCATTGGAAATACAGATATTGGCTGTATCTATGCCGGACGAGAGTACACAATAGCTTATTCTTGCAATGAGCTGGCATATTCCACTCTCAAGCCTTTCACTGTCTCTTATTATGACGCTGTTTTGGAGAAAGATGTCACGTTTGAAGTAGTGCCTGAGAGGCGTTGTCTACCCTCTCCTGAGTCATTGCGTGTCAAGTATTATGCGGCAGCCACTGGCCGCCGTATGCTCTTAATTTACCGGGCTATCAGAGAAGGTGATAATATACAGACCTTCTGCCTGAAAATGAAGAAAGAGTTGCAAGCCTGGACTGAGCCCTGTGCTCAGCAGTTTAAGGATCGCTTATTCAGCTTCCTTGACTCCGTAGAAGGGGTAACTGGAGAGCGTGACATAATCGGTTTCTCCCATCAAGCAGCTCAGCTCTCAGCCGAGACAATGACTCAGACTTCTATGCTGACAGCTTCACCTCGCAGCCAGGCCAGTGTAGACAGCATGCGCAAGATAGCAGGTTATTACTCTGCTCGTAAGTGAAGAGTTAAAAACCTTAAACTGGTCTTTTCTAATATAAAGAGATGTCCAAGTTACCGCGCGATTCCACCTGGCAGCTCAACTTTTATCAGGGCCCTATTGTTTCTGTAGATGCTACCAGTAAAGTGACTTTCACCACTCCTCATGAGATTGATCTTACTAAAGGGCCATATGTTGAGCAGGATTATGGCAATAATGGTCTTCACATTATGTTCGGTCCAGCTCAGCGCGACTGTTTCACTTGCTTGGAAGGTATCTGGAAGCACGTTAAGGCCAAATATCCAGCTATCAGTGGATTACGCATAGATCGAGATCTGATTGATGGTAAATTCTATCTTGCTACCGAGGATGGTGGTTGTGGCGTATGGCGTGGTAAGTTCTTGCTAGAACAGATTTCTATCTGAAGTTATGAAAAATATCTCATCATGAGATATTTTTAATGTGTGCCCTTACTAAGACCAAGATCATTATGAATGGTTAACCACCTCCTCCGTCCCATTTCGAGCCCATTTCGGGGAAAGTTGCATCTTTATTGCCACATACATAGCGGTCATAGAGATATATCGATGTGGGAAAGCTCATAAAAAGCGCAAGAGAGATCACTGCGACAAGCAGCGGCGGGACCATGTTTTGCTTTGTCTTTCGCGTACGAGTAATATTTCTATATCACTTTTAATATCATATTATTTCCCTAATTGTTATGGGGCTATATAGACCAAGCTGTCGAAGCTGGTAGTTCTATCTCTCACATCCACCAGCTCTGTGACTATTTGGTGGGAACCTGGCATGTGAGTGAAAACAATAATGTCATATCCCAATTCTTTGCCTAACAGACATAGATCCCTGTCAAAACTATCTTCACTCGCGTAGAAACCCAATAACTGCCCCATATAACGCTTGCGTTGTGGCAGACGAGCTATCTCCTCCTCTGTGAAAGATCTATTATAAAGCTGGAGTGGCCCACTGATCTTGTGTAACTTGTTATGACGATCCATCTCCTTAGTGTAAGCTGCCACTTCTAGAGGTGTCATCATCAGATCATCTGGCAGCCGTGGTAGCTGGCTCAGCTTCTTGCCGGCTGCGAAATCTCGGTAACCAAGACTGTAGGCTAGAAAGCTTTCATCAAATCCGTGAATAATGTGTTCCTCCTCGGATGGTGCTGTAACTCCTTCAATATAGGTTTTGTGACGCCCCAACATAGCTTCCATCTGCAACATAGCGACCAGTTTAGTGCGAGCAATTAGAGCGCGCCGGAAAGCTAGGTAGGTGCTAGACTCTGACTCCAAGTTCCCGGTTAGGGAACTAGGGGCTTCCCCAGACATATACGTCGGGGGAAGCTCCACATAATAAAAGGTGCCACAGAAACTTCCGCCAGATTGAGATGGACCATGATAGAGACCCCGACTCATACCTGCAGCATAACGGGTGACGGGAACCAGTTGCCATTCCATCCCATTCAACTCAGCCTTGAAATAAATGTCTGTGGGAATGATCTGTGTAGAATTAATAACCGAAGCCCCTGGAGTGCGGAAAATAGACATATCGGTGACAGGGCGCTTGCTCCGCTTATATACACGGTCTGGCGCAAATAATAGCAAAGGCAGTGAATTAGCTGTCTCGCCAGCTTCTCGGATAAGTTCGGCTACAGTACAATAGCGCCATCTGGGCCACTGTCGCAAAGTGAGGCTCTCATCGCTATCTGGGTCACTTAGGTCAGGTAATGTGGGAGCAAATGTGTACCAGAACTTTATCTCCTCTCTTGTCAATCCATTGAGGCGATCCTCTAGATAGAGCGTATTGAGTTCGGCTATAGTGGTTACGCCTTCTCCATAGCTCGGTAAGTAATCGTTACTCTCCTCCTCGGTGGGAAGTTCTGGTAAGAAACCGGCTCTCACAAAGGCCACAGCATCGGGAATTGAGCGCACGTTAAACAATAGGCATTGTTTAGCATCGCTAAGTTGTTGAGCTAGCAGAGCTCGGATCTGCTCTGCAAAGGCTGGAATGTCTGTGATGTCTCCATAATAATGACGCCCCTCTGCATCAATGGTGCCGATGGGAATCAACGGTTTAGATGTCAGCTCCTCTTCTTCCTCCTCAAAAGAGACAGATTCATTGAAAGACTCTTGCATCTCGCTCCTTTCCTTGAGTTCGATAATAAATTGTCGCAGAGTTATAAATTGTTCTTTTCATATCTAAATGGAGGCTTCGATCGGAGGCATCAAATACAACTTTGCGATTCCAGGTACAGGGATTGAGATAAAACTCTTTGAAGTATCACGATACTTCTCAGATTATGGCAATACTAATTTCAATCTATCACTACTCAATTTAGGCAATGGCTATTATTTGGCAGCTTGTAACAGCTTCCGTCGTTATGCTGAGGGTGCTCTTCCCCGCAGTCTGATTGCTGATACTCTGAATAATCCCAACCATCCTTGGTTAGGCGGTAAAGGTTCAACTACTTGGTGGAAAATAACAGCAAAAGGTACCGATGGTTCAATTATCATGGTTTTGGACGGTAACTTTCGAGTGCTGGGTATCCCCGTGCTTATCAGTACTGTCAATGATACCAGATTGTTCCGCAATGCAGCAGGGGAGATAATCGCTACCACTTCCGCAGGAGTTCTTCGCCAGCAGATCGGTGAGGACAGGGAGAAATATGGGCTTCCCAAGGATGAAGCCCGTCTTAAGTGCGGTAATGTCTGCGGCCTAATAAATGAGTATGTTATCGGCTCACCAGTAAAAGTAGGAAGAGAATGGGAGATGACGGTACAAGACAGGGGACCACTTTGTGCTAATCTCTCCGTACATGGGGAGAAGAACTGGTCGCTCTGGAGTTATAACGGCCGAGACTTTATTTCCTACTGGTTGGCACCCAAACATACAGTCTTCATAATGGAAGGCAACATCTCACGCTGTGCTGCTAAGATGGAACAGGAGATTAATATCTTCCAGCAAGTGGAGCAGTTCTATGCGCGGAAAGTTATCTTTTCTCTATCCACTCCAGCCTTGCCTTTAGGAGATGGCACCATGCTGGCAGTTGGTCACCTGAAAATTCACCTCGATGGACTGAGGACCGATACGCCTGCTCATCGCTTTGTTACAGCGGTTGCCGATTTACCTCATCACCCCTTTGAGGTCATCTATCTTATGTATCTGTATACCTTCAATCCAGAGACTTTCAGCTTGCTACAGATCAGTAATGCTTTCTTGCCACCAGCTGCTAAATACGCTCTGGTCTTTCCGGAGGGATTAACACACTCAGATGATGGTCGTTTCTTGATCTCCTATGGAGAAGGTGATGTATTAATGAAAATCATGGCTATTAACTTAGAGACAGTCAGATCACTGCTTTATTCTGTGGAGAATGTTAATCCGGCTGATTTCAACTTCTACAAGTTATAAGCCTCAACCTTCAGACTAGATGTCAAAAATCTCTCAACAGAGATTTTTTATACTCGGGGCAAGAAACAGCCCGCCGAGGCAAGCAGAATCGCACTGTTTGTCCATATAAAATATATGGTATCATCACCGGGAAACTTGTAAAAGACGATGTATTTGTCCCATCCTTGCTCTTTAGCGTATTTAGCGGCACTTTCAGCAGTGCTGGTGCCGTAACAACTTCCCGCACCAGAAATATTCCACATATAAATTCCCTGTGGTATCTCTTCTAGATCTTTTGAGTCCGGAGCTGACATATCCTCTCTGTTAGGTATCCTCCCCACCGTTCTTCCTGCCATTTTTCTGGCTATGAGATGAGATTATTTACAATCATTCCAGAAATTTCTGGAATGACTTGCTCGACAGGGTAGGGTTATCTGTTACCTCTCGTTTTAATGGAGTATATAACATATTCTGCTGTTTTAGCTTACCGTCTTTTAACCCTTATCTTGAAAATATTTGCTCCGAAACATTACGCTGAGGGGAAGCATCATTCTGGCCGGAGAAATTAAGTGTCTGCAACTGTAAATGACAGGTGCAAATTCCTTTTTAGCAGAGCAAAGCGATGGCGGAGGCCGACGCGAAAGGTAAAGAGGAAACCCCATCGCTAAAACGCCCTCTTGTTAAGTGGAAACTTGGTGGCACTTTTATCCCTAAAGTGGCTGTCAAAGTTGAACCAGAAGAACCGGAGGATCCTCCTGTAGTGGTGCTTCCTACTGTCCCTGATGACACCCCGCCAGAAATACCGGCGAAACCAAATCTACCTCTCAAACGCTCGGTTAGGGAGGTCGAGCGTGTGGCTGCTCTGCGGGACAAATTCACACTGCGAGATGTTCTGGCCCAGCATCAAGTCGCTCTTATGGGCAACTGTCCTTATCGAACTGTCATTAACATGGAGCGAAAGTTGTTAGTTAGATTGTGGTATAATACCTGGCCAGAGGATCTTCAGAGTTTTTGTCATTCTTTCCTACTGCGGGAGGAGAAGTTTATACGCCTACTACCAGCAGGAAAGGGAGACTATGGAAAAGGCAGACGGGCCATTGTTGGTTGGCTTGTAAATACAGGAAGAACGGATGTCTTGAGTGGCAATAATTATGCAATTCCGATAAATCGAATAAAGAAGAACCCTACTATAAAGGTGGTGATTGTGGTGGATGGTGACAACCTATGGCAAGTTGTGCCTGTCATAGGTAAATTTAATACAAAACACATACATGCTATCGTGTATGCCAACACGGAGGTTCTGACCAGCAATCCTGTGCTGTATGCGAGAGGTAGGCCCTGGCTAAACATTATCCACAATTTCAACACTCAGAATGATGCCACTGATTTGCATGTGACAATGGCCGTGACGGCCTGTAACATGTTGTTAGATGACCATCTTGTTCTGCTTGTTGTTAGTGGAGATCATTTCGCCCGAAGCACTGTAGAATATCAACGCGAAATCCGTGAATTTTTGTATCCCAAACAGCGGTCAGTGCACTGGGTACAAAGTGTAAAGCAGATGGAGGCTATTTTGCAAGATTTGGCTCCACTGCCCAGTAGAAAATAAAAAATTCTATAGGAGTAATATTTTCGTTAAAAACATCACAGGAGTGATGTTTTGTTTCCCTGAGTTGCGGCGTTGGGTGGAGTCGATAACGCGGCAGCTCCGCTCCAGAGCTCTCACAGTGATATTCAGAGTATTATCATTATTATAACTTGATGTTTGAATTCTTACAATTACAACAGTCTGTATAGATATTAGGTTAGCAGTGCTAGAACATGTATAACTTGATATATCCTAAGATATCACACTGGTAACAGCTAGGTTATGGAGCTACTGTTGTAGACCGCAGATTCAATAAGACACATTAAACTCAGTTATCTTCTAGAGCATAATGGGAATATATAAGTAATGATATCTCTAATTCCTCATATCAACATTGATAAGCTAATACATATACAACAGTCTGTATATGTAAGAATTCATTGACTTGGCCTTAATAATAGAGCTACCTTGAATATTATCGCAGGGCATCACTGAGCGAGCTCAGTGATTGATGCTGGAGTTGTTGGGTTCTAGACCATCTCTCCAGCTGTTCAGCGTTATATCTGCCACAATCTTCTGAGCAGATGGTTAAAGCTTAGGAAATGCTAATTCGCAGTATATGAGACTTATTGAAGAAACCTGTTATGTACAGATTTTTTTGAACGATTCAGAGCTAAGAGCCCTGGTTATTAGGGTGTGTTTGAGAGTTATAGTTGGTCACTGTGACATGTCAGCTGAGCCAGACCGACTATGCCTCTCTAGCTGTAACTGGTAAGATCTTACCACTGAAGGCATCGATGACAATCTGAGGCTGTTTGGCACGAGGCTTGGCACCTGGGCGATTGAGCTGACGGTACATCTCACTGCCGAAGTAAAGTAGTTCAACCTCCTGCTGGCTGAATTGGTAGGGGTCAGTACCAGCCAGCACTTGATCAAGCAGATTGTCGATCTTGTCAGATGTAAAGCCGCGTTCAAAGAGGAATTTGGCAATCTTGTCCGTCATCTGCAAGATGAGAAGCAGCTCAGGCTTAGGCATAGCATTGCCGATCTCACGGGTACCGTCTGATTCAAGCACTCCACTATCCTTATGTTTAGAATCAGATGTATTGGAGACACCCAAACCCTCGATGAGATAATTCCTCTGAGAGCGGACACACTGAGCATTTGGCCCGAAGCGTTCAGATATAAACTGAGGGTTCATTTGAACCAGCTCCCGAACAGAGATATTGCGATAGTCCAAGATCTGGAGAGACTGAGCATCCAACACATTGTTTATGCGTGTATCATTCGGCACGAGGATGGTCCAGCCTCGCTCCTGTAACTTGGTTACCTGATATCCAAGTCGTTTTGGATCAGCATCAGCTCTGATGAAGGTGATCTTATTGCGAATAGCTCGTAACTGTGCTTCAATTGAATCCCATTTATGCTTCGCGGGACCTGGTGCTTCATTCAGGGAAAACCAACCTGGCCCACATTCGAGATCAGGGTAGGCCTCAGAGGGGCCATCGTAGACGAGACGATCGATAGCCAGGCCACTGGTCGGGGGTTCAGAGGCCACATAAACATTGACGACGAATAGAGCAGTGCGGCCAGCTGGACAGGCATAGAGGAATTGAGCTATGCGAGATGCAAACGGTAATTTCTTGAGCCCAGCCACCATCTGCCCTACCAAGTGGGATAGGGAAACGGCATTGCCACAATAAGTTTTGATGAACTGTGTAGCTTCAGTGTCATTAGTGAACCAGACGTCCACATCCGAGAACTCAAGTTCTGAAAGAGGGCGATTGTGAATGAGAGCGGGCACGATGAAATCCCTCACAACACCCCCAAAGGCATAGCCGTGGTGATCGGCGGCTCCCTTAAGCAGTCGCAGCACATAACCCAGGATCTGATAGTCGAATTTGTGATCGGTGGATAGCACACCCTTGAATGATCGTTCTTTGGGCGCTAGGGCCTTAACCTGTTTGGCGATTTTGACGGAGAGTCCTTGCAATTGACGTGAGTAATCTAACTCAGAGCATTGCTTCAATAATGAAGATAATCTGCCAGAGGAAGCTTGCGCCTTTTGGGCAAGTTCCTCCAACTGTGCGATCGATGACGCGAGGTTATCGGTCGTGCTGATTGTCTTCTCTGAAGTGGACTCCATGTTCTTGCTTTGGATCTCCCCAATAATTACATCCAAGAAATCAATTTCAGCGCTAGAGGGCTGAGAACAACTTCTTCATTATCTCAGCCTTTGTTAAGGCTAATCATCCAGAAACTTAACTTAAAACATCTATAATCTCATGATAGATATTCTTATCTCACAGTGTGTAACTAGGAACCACAACACACATTCTCCAGCAGATTGAAGCGGCACCCAAACTCCTGGAAGAATGCGGCTAAGTAGCCCGGCTCTTTACGGTAGAAGTGGAATTTTGTTCTGGTTTCATCCTCCAACTCAAGTTCATCCATATGGGTTAAGTATCCAGTGACTGTGGTCCAAAATGCTGGAAAATTCTTGCAGCTCTGTTGAGGCTGGCGGCCAAAGTCAATAGCAAAGAAACCAGCACCGAAGCTAATAGCGATATCAGTCCAAGGCTGCTCCTCCACAATCATAGTGACATCAGCTGTCCAACCTTTCATAATCAACCACTCGATTTGCGTCAGAGACAACTTCCTCAGGGCTACAGGCGTTAGGAAGAGAGCGCCAGATTCTGTGATCTCAAGACCTCCCTCAAATAGAGGCATCACTTTGCAAACATTAATCTCCGTGACGGTAGATGCAATTTCACCATCTGTTTCTGGAAAGACTTTGTGTGTAACACTGATGTCATTAGTTCGATGACGCCACTTGACATCAGCCCTTAACTCTTTGCGTCTTAATTCATAATCTTCGCTCTCCTCAGTATCCTCCATCTTTGTTATAGCGATGAGAATTTTAAATTAGTCTGCTCCGTTTGAGCTCTCTTTACAGTTAGTAGAAGATCAAACTCAGGTCGTAGTGATCATCTCCATGGTAGGTGATCTGCTCAAAATTGAGGTCTGCTTCCATCAGGTCAGCCCAGAGCACTTCTCGCTTCTCTTCCAAGTTCCTCCTTAATCTATCTACAACATCTTCATCGGGCCAATCACAGTTAGCTAGAACTTTCAGATCATCCGCTGTTAGGGCTGAGCAGTAGAATTTGTTGATTGTAGTGAATATATCGAGAGGAGTCACTCCAGAGGGGTTCTCTATGGTGATGGCTCTAGTCTCTGACATATTGGAGGAGACAGGACAGTTCACTACAAACTTAGTACGGATGGAATTGTTGAAAAGCATAGCTCGTTGTAGCGGCTCTAGATCAGCCGGTACAAGTTGGCCATCGAAAGGAGTCATAACCACACTATCCCTGTTGCCAAACCTAAAGCGCAGAGGATGGAAATCCTGAAGAGTGTATGCTCTAGTTGGCCCGGCTTCGACTGGTTGATCTGGTCGGATGATTGCTTGACACTGTTCCACAACGACCAAAAACTTCTGCATTTTATGGTTGAAGTGCCTTATTGGGAAGTTTTTAACGAGGCTGTGGTAGGCAATGCAGCCGATTCATTAGTCTTAACAGGAAGCATTGTCCGTTGCAATAGTAAATATTATCGTAATAGAGACAATCTCCCATTAAATCGGCCCAGACAGCTGTTCCTCTCTCCGCTAGCGTGCTGGCTTTCTCCACGTGAAGTTGGTATTCCTCCCTATAATCTTCATCACCTTCCTCTACGCCCTCATCCTGTTCGTCAAATGCTTTAACTCCTTCCTCCGTCAAAGGTGAAAGATAAAACTCGTTAACAGCGGTGAGAATGTCCATCGGAGTGACGCCTCTTGCATTCTCCACTTCTATCGTAAAGGTGGGTATTTGCTCATTGAAGGGAGCGATAGGACATTCCACTGTAATCTTGGTATTGTCGAAGGAGTGACACCAAGGATATACCATTTTTCTAAAGTCAATGGGGAGATGTAAATTTTCATCGTCGTCCTGTCCGAGATGTGCCAGTTTATAGTCAACGATTTTGTGGATTAAATTATCTTTAGTGCCGAACTTAAAACAGAGCTTATTAAGCTGTAACTGCGAATATTTCTTCTCTTCTTGCTTTTGCTCTAAGAGTTCAGGCTCTACAACCTGAATTTCAACCGGCTGATCTTCCATCTTTTCGCATGATTAAGACTCAGCGATCTAAAACTCAGATTTGTATTTTGAGTTTCTACATCATATTAATTTATTGCTCTGAAAGGATGGAAGCTCTCATTCTGCAACATGTTACTCAGTTGCTTGACAAGAAGACCAGGAAATATATGCGTCATATGGCTCAGCTACAAACTAGAAAGGCTATAGTTGAGGGTACTAGGCAGGCCAAAATGACACTGACTACTACCCTCAATGGCTCAGGGCACTCTATTAATGTAGTGGCTCATCTCACAGAAGATGGTGATCTCTACATTTATTATAGTAAGAACCTCAATAAGCTGAAAGTGTTTCGCAGGAAGAATGTGGAGAAGATCTGGCTTACAACTGATGGCATTCGGGGGATGTATAAGGATCATTGGTGCTTCTCTCTTGCCCTAAATAATAGCGGATCTGGCGGGCAACTTATCTTCACCATGCTCAGAAAGATGAGCAGTCTTTCTGATGAAAATTAGGATTATGAAATAACTGTGATCTATCTGCAACATTTTGCCCCATAAACTGAGACAAATATCTATGATGTGTGGGAAAATGAATGATTTGTGTTCTTTCAAAACATGAGAAAGAAAGGGCTTTACCTAACAACAATACTTACACGATGACAACTTGGGCAGAGAGCGTAGCTGAGATGAAGAGTCTTGAAGATAACTGGTTAGATGGTTCAGGCCACAAGCCAAGCGAGAAAGCTCTGGCTAAATTGGAGCTCATGTCTCAGGAACTGCAACGTTTTGAGGTACCCATTCTCTTCCCAATGGATGACGGTGGTGTGGAAGTAACATGGCCACACAAGCTGTATCTGTTTGTTGATGCAGTTGGCAATGTGAATCACTGGGACGCCGACAAAGAGAAGTTCCTGCAAGTGGAGACAATCCCGACAGATGCTCTCAACCCGAAAGATTCCGGTCATTGAGGCGGAGACTGGAGTGTATAGAATATAATAAAAAATCTGTACTATACAGATTTTACTTGAAGTGATAGAGCTGAGGTGGTATAAATTTCCCTGCAGGAGAGGGTTGTACTTGTTCGAGCCTGTAGGCTGGCTTATTTCTAGAAGGAGAACGGGCTGTCATCACCATCTGTGGTATGAACCTTCTGCTTGGATCAGTGGCTGGTTGAGGTGTGGGTTGAAATGTGGGCTGAACAGGCTGAACAGGCTGAACAGGCTGAGTGACTGGTAAGACAGGGGGTTGAAGAGGACGGACTATAGGTGAAGGTATCAGCATAGGAGTGAAGGGTTGAAGAGGACGGATCATAGGTGAAGGCGTAGGCAAAGGCATTATCATAGGAGTGAAGGGCTGAAGAGGACGGACTATAGGTGTAGGTGAAGGTATCAGTGCCGGAGTGAAGGGTTGAATTGGAGGTGTTTGAGGTGCAGGAGGTAAGATGGGATCCCCATAAGCCCCAAGTAGGGTTAACCCAGTGGGGTAAGTGGTAAACATTTGCGAGAGCTGTTTAACCACAGGGACATCAGCCACATACTGGAAAGTGTATTCCGCAGGTGGCCGGAGAAGATAGTCGAGACTTTGTTGGAAAAGTTGACCTATCAACTCATTAGGGCTAGCCCATTCACTAAGCACAGATATTAGACCATTTGCGGTGCTTTCTAGATATCCGGGAACATCCATAACAAAGCCCGGGTTACGGCGAATGGGGCGAACATCCTCATAATCAATCCAGGCCGCTCTCATTCCCAGAGTTGGCACATAGTAGCTCACACCAAGAATTTGGTAAGCAAAGAATCCATTGGAGTCAATCGGGAAGATAACTGCATTTTCCGACTTGGGATCGAGATGCTCATAATCAACCCCAAGCAATGCATCCTGCCCTTGCCAAAGTTGAAGGAACAAGGTTAGCTCCTGCTGAACGGTAGTTTGTGTAGCTTGCAGCCAAGTTCGAACATTTGATCCACCCTTCTCAGATAGAACATAAGTGTAACCAGCTATTTCATGGAAAATCTGTTCTTCAATCGCCTGGTCGGGGAGCGGTGCACCAAATTGCATCGATTGTTCTCGGATCTGTCGATAATAGTCCTTCTGACCCTGTCGCCACTGTTCGCGAGGTGGCACGAATCGCTCAGGCCGATCCAAAGGGCAATGCAACACTGCATAAACATAAGTTAAATGTGCTGTCTTGTTAGTTTCAATTAACTTGTTGATCGTGGCGTAAAGATTGTCGAGATCACTGTAACGGCCACTTTGTTCCAAATGAAGCTCGCGGTCAACACGCTTCACAGCATAACCATATTGACAGATTTCGTCTTCACAAGCGGCAAACACTGTTGCATAGCCTCCTTCACCTAACTTACGAACCTCCGGGTTAGCAAAGATGATTGAAGCAGGGAAATCTCGAGCTGTTGCATTACAAGTTAACCCTTGTAGACGGCTCTTAACATAATTAATCTTTTCCTCTTCTCCACGCAACCAAACCCCTGAGACTGGGGTAGTTTGCACAGTAAGTGGTCCGCCTTCCATTTACCCTTGGCTAATAATTTTTAAGTTTCTCAATTGATAACCTAATATATCGAAGGAAGATCTGATTATCTTCTCTAATATTATGGGTTAAATTAAGGCTTCCAATAAATTTCTACTCTAAACTGAAATCCTGAAAGTTCTTCTTTTATCCAGCTCAAAGATGGAGTGTAATCCAGAACAAACAGATGTTATTGTGTCTGAACAGACCACTGAGACAGTTTTACAGGTCACAGATATAGAGCAGTTTAAGCAAACTCAGAAACAGCTGGACGAATTGGGGAAATCTTCAATTATTGTCGAAGTTAAGTTGAAGGCACCCTGGAGAGAGTTTATTAAGGCCGGGTTTCTTCCACTAATCGGTCACGGGGAATTCACTGAATGTAGCGGTATGGCTCTACAAGCTTGCAATGTTGGATTAACTGCAAGAATGGCTCTAGGGTATTTGCTATCTGGCTATACTGAACCGGAAATGGATTTCTACATCGGAGATCATTGGCGTGAAGTGGCTGATTTCCAACAATGGGGTCGCTGGCAGTTCTGCGCGCTAGAAAGCTGGTATGCCCAAGCTATGACCGATTGCCAATCCCTCCCAATCATTCTGTATGGAAGGGCTGGGGATCTCTACACTAAATCTCAGCGGCCTCGTACTGATATGTCTCTCTTTCTACCATTGACCCTTTCTACACCCCCCTCTTACAAGCAGGAGGAAGATTGGCAGTTAGTTCCAGTCACTCGTTACGCTTCAGGAATGAGTAGAGGCCTCTTCCATGAGGAAGACAATACTAGGCAATTTGGTACTTATTACTACAAAGAAGAGGAATCAACTATCTTCTTGCGCTATAAGCGAGCTCTGATTGCCAAGAACAAATATGAAGCAGCTAAACAACTGGGCGTAGAAGCAGAGAGGTATTTGAACGGAGAGAAAACAGCCAAAGCTTGGTATCGAGGAGAAATTCCAACACCAGCCGATCTAATGATGACTCCGATAGAGATGTATGATTGCACTCTAACACAAGACAGGGATATCCTAGGAAACTGTAACGAGCTCTGCAAGCAAATTTCCCAAGATAAGCGATATGCTGGTCTCTTCTTGGGTCTCTATGCTGCGGAGGATGATCTGGATGGAATTTTGTATGATCGGGCTAAGAAGGCCGGTTACGATATAGTCATATTCTCAGCAATTGGCTCTCATCAAGTTGTTGAGGAAGTATTGGATGTACGACCTCGAGCAGAATCCTTCTCTCATCTAGTCAGATGCTCAGAATAAACGCCTAAGTGAGTAAAAAACTATTATCTCTAGGCAGAGATAATCGGTCCTTGTAAAGAATGGAAGATGCTGCTCGCAACCTTTCACAAGCCCCTCTATCTCCAGAGTGTCAGAAACAGCTGTGGGCCAGTGTCACTAATTTCTTACAATTACAAGCAGCCGCTGCCCTCAATATTCAGGGCAATGCCATATCTGGTCCTATCTATGGTAGTCGTTTGAATGAGGAATCTGAAATTATTCTAACTCAGCTAACCAAGCTTAATCTCTATGGCTGCTTCACAACAGATTCTCAGCCATATCAGCGTTTCACTCTCTTTGAGGATCAGAACCAAGATGTCATTCAGCGTCCTTTTCTCATGTTCTGGACTAGAACTGCCTTAGCAGCCTCCTTTCTAGGTCGATTCCTTCAACTTCATCCCCAGGCTTTGATTAGTGTGACTCATAACGGGCAGATGGTGCCTGAGACATATGGAGTCAACAATTTCACTTTTGCTCAACATACTAACCCAACTACCAATGAGACAAATTATCTTGTTGCAGCTCACATGGTACGCCCGGTTAACGATCCTAATGCAGCTTGGCAAGAGAACTACAACACCACCTTCACACTCCATCAAAACATCTATGATGTTGAGAGGGCTAGCGTACAGAGTGTTGAGCCCGTCTCACTCTTCATTGTGCTCAGCGCTGAGCAGTCCAACAGACTATTTGATGACTGCCTCAGGTCTATTATCTATGCAATTGGAGTGGAAGAAGGTGTATAACCTGAATTTAGGACTTATCTCCCAAGATAAATCTGGAGGAAATTATAAACTGTTTCACTTAAAAAGGTCATTTAATTGGTCAAACAAGATGGCGAACAAGGAACTGGCTTCTCTTATCACTGTGTTGAGCGAAGTGGCTGAAACTTATTCTAAGCAAGTGATTGAAACTGTGAAGGTTAATATTGATTGCATTAACAAGATCCGATCGGCCATCTCAGTACTTGAGAAGCTTACCATTCCTGCCTCGGAAACCGGAACTCCGAAGCTAGAGCAGGCTGTGAAAGATGTTGAGCAGCCTCAGCCTCAACAGACCGAAGTTTGTGAAATTAAAGCAGAAGTTAAGGAATCACTGACAATCACCCCATCTACTACCCCAAGTCCTGTCATTGCTGTTGAAACTGTCGTGCCTGAAACTATCCCCGCTCATCCACCCTCTCCCGTCTGCAGTAGATATCACCAGTCTGATTTCGAGCGCTTCCTGCGCCAGCACGATCTACCTTCTAAATTCATGGAGCAGTTCCTCAAAGCTGTCTGTGAGCATAAGGGCAAGCTGTACGGCAGCTACCTCATGCGGGCTATGATGCTGGTTACCATGCAACAGGCCCACAAGCCTAATTGGCTGGTTGATCCCCACACTGTTCGCTTCTGGTTCACCAGTGAAGAGGATAAAGCGGCAGCTTTCAAGGTTCTGTCGTGCGGACAAGATTACCGTCTCCTTAAGAACATAGGAGACGCTGACAAGTATAACTTACACTTCATCAGTCGCAAGGGAGGTTTTAAGCTGCTGCCACTCACTGTCTATCTGGTGGTCTCTCCTGTCTTCCCGGAAAAGACCTTCCTACAAGCCATGGTGGTTTATGATTTCAAAGGTAGCATGGGATCCTACCCTCCCTTGGCTCCAGTTCTCAGAGATCTCATATTCCGCTTCAATGCGGGAGCTGGCTACATGAAACATGCTGAATTCATGCGCGCTCGTTGCAACTACAACGAGCGAGAAATCAAGGCTGCCCGGGATAGCGAACAGGAACAACTCACTCACGGCTTCGTCGTAGATCGCACCTTTATTGTGCGAGATGATGGCACTCTCACTACATTTGAGCCTCCCAAATAATGACCGTTAACTAACACAAGTAAATTAAAAACTCATAACTTATGAGTTTCGACATAGATCGAGGTAAATAATGCTGAACTTGGCAGAGATAATTGATAATCTGATTTGACAGCATTTCAGTGTTTTGCATGAAAGCTAACAGGAAACATGCAAGAACCGGTTATTGTAACAAGCGATCATGGACGAGGCCCAGCTAATGAGGGTCTCCAGCGTTTAGTGAGAGAAGAGGAGTTGCACGAGCACTTCAAGACTTTGTATGGAGAGATGGAGGCACAGCAGATAAGAGAGATGTGCTACAGTTTTGAGCCTGAAGCCAGTAAAACCCCACCTTACTACTGGGTCTTCCTAGAGCGTGGTTCAACAGAGTTGAACTCAGCCCTTACTCACTCCACGGGAGTGAGTTTAGAGCGTCGCTCGGAAGACATTCCAAGCATAGCCCCTGCTCACTCCACAGAGATGAGCTCGGATCATAGTTCAACAGAGTTAAACTCGACTCCTCACCCTGAGGCGAATAAGGATCGCAGCACAATTTTCCATGAGGTTTTTCCCAAGCACTATCAGATCAGCTGGAAGGATGAGCCCCATGAATTGGAGACTGTCACCTGTTACCATACAGTGGCAACTATCACCAACAACTCTCTTCCAGCCACTCATGCTGCAATGACTGAGGCAGAGTACAGTGCTATTCTGCTCGGAGTTAAGAAGCACTTCATCAATGATGGCGTGGAAGAGATGTCTCAATCTCTCTACAGCAGGAGCAGTGGGCGCCATGTCACAGTTGATCTTCCCCATCGAGAAGCCATGTTCCGCGACTTCTTCGGCGACAACTACGAAATAATCTTCACACTGGAGAATAACATGATCGATGGACATCCGTTCCAGTATAACACCCTCCTGATTAGGCGCAAAGAAGGAGCAGATGCAGCTCTACCCATACGCCAAGAGTTCGCTGTTAAGACCGAGTTCCTGGGTTGGCTGCACAAGAAGCGAGCTGAAATGACGAGACTAGGCCGCTGCACCTTGACTATGTCTGGGGATCAAGCAGATGTCTTCTTAGTCATTAGCTTGGCTAGCCGAGACAAACTGGTGCATACCGCTTTTGGTAAGCGCTGCCGCATAGAATGGGCTGAGGAGCAGAGAGTGCTGTATGGCCAGACCTACCATTACACTACCCTCTATGTGGCTATGCCCATCACCGGCCGCTAATATGTTAAAAAGCCAAAATATATACCTAAATATGATAGGTATATCTACTTCATCAATCCTGTTAAAGTGAGGCTATGCAAGCTGTTGTTTCAGACTATCAGAGCTGGTTGCAGCGTTATCAATCATTCTGCTCAATTCTGACCCCTGACTTCTCTATTGACGGTAACTTCTCTCTGGCACAGGGTGACCTCGCACAGGTATTGTGTGAGATGTCACTAAACTCAGCTGAGTGGTTATGCTGTTTGTCCAGACATCTGAGGGCTTACCGCCTAGACATCTGCGATTATATCGTGCGGCAAACAGAAGGCATAAGCACTTCAAACCGGGGCAAGTTGGATAAAGTCACTGTCGATGATGGCAAAGCAGTTATAATGGAGAATCTGAGACATGATCTGGATCTAATTCATCGCTTATTGGCTGTAGTGCAAGCAATGGAGAGAGCTGGTACTATCACAGTATTTGGTTTGCCTATTAATTCCAGTTATCTAAACGCAGCAGCTGAGTTGCGACAGATTGCTCAAGATACAGTTTCAGAGCAATTGGCCCCAGATGAGGAGTCCGAGGAAGATGACAGATCAGTCAGATTTTCAACAGCTCAGCCTGAGCAGGGCAGATCTCATTTACCATTCTGTATCTTGGTTATTGCTATCGTAGCAGCCTCTTTTTATATGCATTGACTGCAAAAACTCTTCAAAAATTGAGCTACACACTTCTCAGTGTAGAGTTTGCAAACACAAGCGGGAATGAGTGGTACAGGCGATGAAGTTACTAATTCTAAATCAGAGGTAGTTCAAAGCAGTGACCCTGTAGCGGAGGCGGAAGTAGTGGTCAAACCAGCAGAGCCAACTATAACCCCAGCCCCAACCTCAATTCCAGCAGCATCTCAACAAGAAACAATACAGCCTCAACAGCCGGCAGCTATAACCTCACAGTCCTCTCAAAAGGTAACTCAGCCCTCTAAACCTCAATCCAAACAAGCGACAGCGGCCAAGGCGCCTCAGAAACACTCAGCCAAAGTTGGCAAGCAGAAACAGAAAGAGCCCATCGATCCTTATACAGCAAATACCAATGATGTGATCAATCTAACGCCTGAAGAAGTAGCTGATCTGTTACTGCGATTCAATGTGGAGAAAGCTCATGTACTTCCCTTCATTAAGGAGCGGATTAATGGGCTGGCTTTCCTGCTGCTGGAGAGTTATGAGCTCAATCACCTTAACTTGCCTCTAGGGCCGAGGAAAGTGATCTTCTACTTGATTCAGCAGATTCGCCAGCGCAATAGTTGATGGCTGAGATTAATAAAAACAATATAGGACTATGTTGTTTCACTTGATAAGCTCGACTTAACACTGAGGTATTGTGGCATGATCATTAAAATGCTCTGTGTTAACTGCCCTATTCTTCAGGCATAGGTTGTGAATTCTGATTTACAATGCTCTAACGCCTGTGTGAGCGCGCTCAAAGGCTCAGATTAAATAATCACAGTTGTAGATTGATTTATTGGGTTACTCATTAGTGGTAATAAACACAACTTCACACAGTTAGATATGCAAGGAACAGATGAGCAAGTAGCACACAACACCATAAGTGGTGATGAGGATTTATCTCAAGATCAAACACCCGAAGGCTCTGAAGAAGAGGAAGTAGTAGATGTGTTTTCTCTAGCCTCAGCTCCAAAGGGATCGGACGATAATGCAACGGCTAAAATCGTGTCCCACGCATCTATCTCCTATCAAGCAGGGGAAGATTTGTGGCAGACAATAGCCAACTTCGAGCAATTGCAAGCTGTTTTTGCTCTCAACATCCAGGGAAATGTATTGGAGAGCCCATCCCATATTGGTCGCCTAGATGAGGAAACTGAGGTTATTATACCTCAGCTGACTAAGCTTAATCTATATGGCTGTGTTACTGTCAACTCTCAACCCTATGGTAAGTTTGTTTCACCACTGACCAACAGTTGGGCTATCCAACGGCCTTATCTCTGTTGTTGGTTGCGCTCTGAGGAGGCCTTCGCTTTCATCGCCACTTTACGAGAGATAGATGAAAGATATGCCGTCACATGTGTTGACGATGAAGTCATGACTCCGGAGACCTTCGGCCTGAAGCACTTCATCCTGGACAACGGTGCTATAGCAGGGTATAAGACACTGACTATCACAGGGGAAGGCGAGGTTTGGGTTGAGGATTACCATCATTGCCTTCCTATGACGGAGAACAATTATGTAGATGAGCAAATACGACTTAACATAGTTGGTGAGAAGATGACCTTGATCACAATTGTCAGTGATCAACAGAACAATGATATCTTCGATGACTGTGTTAAGGCCATGGCCAAGGTGGTCTATCACAGGGAGTGGCCCTAATTAATAGATAGTTAAAAAGGGTGTGTAAAAATTTCCCATATGGATGGGAAATCTTGCATAAGAGTATAAGGGATAATAGTGGCAGAATGTGAATAACACTAACAGAATTATAAACGGAGAGTTTCAAGAAATTTAGGCAGAGCAAAGATGCAAGCTGCCACAGCTCCTGAGCATGTCACACTCAATTTCGCCGGTCAGCAGTTGAAACTGCCTCTCCCCATTGCTCAACAAGCAGGCACTCTAAAGCAGCTACTCGAATTCAACCGCAAGTACGGAGCTCAAAATTACAACTTCACCCTTGCTTTAGAGGAGCTACCGGAGGATATCAGAAATAATCCGACCGTGCAAGAGCAGCTCTTAATTCGCCTACGCCAGATTTTCTTTGATGAAGCGTTCTTTGTGCCAGAAGACCCGGCCACATTACTGAATCTGTTAGCCTTGATGCAACGACTGGAGCTCACCAAGTCTCCATATCTGGAGAACATAGCTACCAGATACTTCTCGTTGTTACCATTTGGCGAGTTGCCACCCCAAGAGACGCTGCTCTGGATATTCACACATCAACCCATTCCAGTTGCTCGGTTCTTGAAGCAACTCTCTAACAGACTGCATCAGGAGGATGGTTTCAACACAGCCATCATACGCTATTACCAAGAGCTGATTCGAGCTGATCAGCAGATCGCTTATGCGCTACAACCTCATAGCTATCCTTTTGTCCATCCAGACAGGGTAGACCGGATCTCACCAAATCTCTTCCTACTGAATCCATTAGATAATACCCGTCCCTTGATATCAGATTATATGCAAGCTGGACTGGCTGTAGCCATCCATCGTAAGAGCTTCCTGGTGCCACCACCTCAATGGATTGAGAATGTGGAGATCAAGTTTCCAACTCAGGCTGTTTTTATCGGAAGGTTGGTACAGCTCTTCCCCGGTTTGATCAAATTTGTGGAGGATATAGCGAGAGAAGTCACGGAGATGTTTCCACCTGTTGATAACCGACCAGTAGCGGGCTGTCTACTAGCAGGGCCTTTTCTACCAATTTGTCTGGACGACTGGTTATTTCAGCGTTTACGTCACAAAGCCTCGATCGAGATTCTGATCTATGGTAGTAGCCCTGCAGTGCGAGAACGAGTCTTTGACTTAATACTAGGTTGGTTCCGCGAATACTTCGATGATCAGGAAGGAGATGTGACCACCAGATATTACGAGGATAGTTGGGTTTTCGTCAATCCCACTCAGCGTGTCAGGTTACGACCTCTCTTATTCAACACAGCTATGGCGGCCCTGTCACAACAACGCCTCTCACACTCACAAATTGGTTACGACATCCATTATGGACTGCTTGCTACTCCCCTCTTCTCATTATATTGGCGCCGACGTGAATCTATTATCGCCTGGTATGGAGTCAGAGGTGAGGAGTTGATAGGAGCAGCTTATTTCGGCTTCGCCATTAAGCTGATCGCTCCATATGCTCATATACTGAGGGAATCAGCTATCCATATTTTCGAAGATGGTCGCCCCACTGCCGAGGTCTACTATGAAAGCACTCCAAATTTCACCCTAATTAAAGGAACCCCTAATCTTGTCTTAGAAAATGCAGGGAAGAGACCAGTTCTGGCAGTCGATTATGCTGGGCCAAGAGCTTCCCCTCGTTTGGAAGCATTTCCTCAGGACTTTTTGCCGGGGGACAGGGGTAGTTATGGCCTTATAACCATATTTGGAGGAGTGAGTTCTATTGTAGAAACCACGCCTTGGGAGACCGAAGTCTTGTTCAGAAGAGATTTCCGTGATAATATGCATGTTAACTTCGAAGTTAACGCTTTGTTTGCCAATCCAAGTATCAGATCAGGTCTCAACCCCGGGGCTGATACTACAATTGAAGGTGTTATGTTCACACCGCGGAGCTTCTATCATGCTCACCGCGATGTTGGTACTGATCTACTTTGGGGAAGCCCTATTGAACTAGCAGCCGGGCCTGGCTCCTTTGGTAGCTATTTCTGGTTACGTCAATGTTCTTTCAAACGCTCCCCTGTCTACCGCTTCCCTCGTGGCATCATTCCACAAGAGGGACATTACCGGACCTTCGATGCCCTACGAGGTTATGTCGTTGAGAATTCTCGTCCACCCATAGCGGACACATTTCAACTGATAGACGAAAATGTGGTGAAATATCCTATCCCACTCAGAGATGCTGATCAAGGATACATAGTGTTTACAGAGCTGCCGCAACCGGCTGATCCCAGACACCTTGAGTTACTGAAGCCTGGTAAAGCAGAGTGGCCAATCACTGTCACTGCTGTGCTACAACTCAGGACTTTTGGCGGGCAACAACGACCAGTTACTCCAGAACTCTATCGTGAATCTCTACAGCTTAATGAGGAGCAGATTGCAGCACTGCCTCTAGTGACTGCTGAGCAACTGCCCGCCCTACTTTACCAGGCTGATCCTCAGTTCAGAGCCCAAGCAGAAGCATATCGTGAGAATGCTGCAACGATCCAAGAGCTGAAGGAAGATGAAGAGATCGACGATGAAAACGAAGAGGAGCCAGGTTATATACCTAGACTTGCAGAGGGTGAGATGGAGAACTTTAAACAAGTCTACCGAAATCGAATCGCTGAACTGACTCTGGACTTTGAACGTGAAGCTCAACAGCTCCCCCTCTATGTTCGGGTAACAATAGATGTAATGGTTGATAGATGGTTCTTCATTGATGGGGCCAACTGGCTGATGCCTTTTGATGAGTTGTTTAACAACCAGTTCAATTGCTCTATCAGGATAGACTCAGCTGATGAGAATGGTGAAGAGAGACGTTATCCGTACATTATGCGAGGTTACAAAGTGTATCCCTAGACCTTGACAGCGGAGATAAAAACTTGTCATGACTGACAAGTTGAGAGTTTAAATCACTGAAGACAGAGAAATTCTGTGGTGAGATGAGATGTAAAGTGTCTGAAAATTAAGATTCTTTTCTCAGGAAAATGCAAGGTCAGACACCTATACTTCCCGGTGCATTTGGCAATCGAGCCATAGAAGGAGTGCCATATGTTGAGAAGATGTCAACAACTGGCTTTGGTGTTGAACCTCCAACTCCATTAGAGGAGGTATGGCTGCATCGACAACAGGTTGCTACAGCTCAACAGGAGTTAGAACAGGCACTGCAGCGTGCTCAGCGTGCTGGAGCCACTCCCATTCAACTGACTCAAAATCAACCTTACTTTGCAAGGATGTCTGCAACCACCTTTGGAGTTGAACCGCCAACTGCATTAGAGGCTCTTCAGATAAAGAGAGATCGACTTGCGCGAGTACAACAGTACTTGGTACAGGCGCAACAACGTGCAGCACAATATCTGGCAACACAACCTCAGCCCTTCCAGCCCCAACGTGCCGTTCAACCATTCCAACCCACTCAACAAGTCACACGGCCCTTCCGTCCCGCTCAGATCGCTCCACCACAACCATTTCAGCCAACTCAGCAGCCATTTGCCTTGACTCAGAAACAGATTTTCCGTGCACCCCGCTCACCACGTCAACCCACCCAAGGACCATTCAAGCCCATTCCTCTGCCTACTCAACCTTTTCAGCCCATTCCTCTGCCTACTCAACCTTTTCAGCCCATTCCTCTGCCTACTCAACCTTTTCAGCCCATTCCTCTGCCTACTCAACCTATTAGGCCTCTTAGCCCAAGGGCTGTGCTAACTGGATCTCCTCCACGCTCACCGCCAAGATCTCCAATCTTCCAGCTTCAACTTCAGCAGCCAACACAACAGATTCAGCGATTCACTCAGCAGCCCCGGGCCCTTCAACCCGTTGTTCAAGCTCAACAATTCACTCAAGCTCAACAACTTCCCCCTAGGCGTGTAATTTTGGAGGAGATCTCCTGGACTGTGGGTGATCGTCCTGAACAAGCCAGATTGGCTGTGGGAGCTCCCACCATTATTCTGACTCTGAGTAGAGATGTCTTTGGTGTTGCAGATTATTCCGTCCGTATTGACGAGCCCGTGCCTGGCAACGGCATTCCAGTCAGTGCCATTTTTGAAGGCATTAACCGCATTCCTGCCTTGCAGAACCCTGTTGACCGTGGCGATCGTGTCTTTTTCGAAGGAATTGAACAATTTTTCCCCCAGGGACCTCAGGTTATCCCGGGAGTGGAATATTACGAGGTCCAACTTGGCAACTAGGATTCTGACCTCCATCTATAGAGTCTTACAGAAACAACTAAAAACTCATTATCAATGAGTTTTTAACATCTATCCTCTATGGTCAATAACTTAACCATCTCCCCACAGCTGCCTCAACACTAGGCACATGATTACCAGCTAGCCATCTCTCCACAGCTGTAGTCTTAACAGCCCAGCGCTGGCCAAAGGCTTGTGGTGTATCTTTCCACAAGAAGAGCCAAACATCTCTCCATAAATAAGGGCGATCAAGATAGAGAGCACAGATGATATGAGCAGGCACTATAGCCCGCACTGCCACTCGTGTTAAGGGTTGCATCTCAGCTACAGAAATCTTGGCAAAATGGTCATAGGAAACTAGTAGCAATGACTTGAGGTTGGGTAAACTCATTGTTATATACATAGCTTGAATAGTAATACTTAGGTCGGCGGCATCTCTTTCATTGGAACCAGAGTGTACAATAGTCAACCAACCACGGGGTGGATTCAATAGTTCATTCAGAGCCTGGGAGCGCTTTCCTTTGGCCAGAGTCACTACAACATGTATATCAGACAGTAACATACTGTTTGTGGGTGCCTTATATGCATCTATCTCTGCAGCAACACGAGCACAAGAATCACCATCTATCAGGACAACAGTGCTCAAACCATTTTGTATAGCAGCTAACTTGAAACAAACTTGTGCTGTGCTAAGAGACGGCAGTTCACAAGATACAGCCACATCGCTGGTATCCTCCATCTTACAGTCCAGTTCCTCCTCTGCTTTGGAGCGATTGGCTTCAATTACCACTTCAGACATCTTGGTCTTAATCTGGGGAGGTGGATGATGAGATAGAAATCGCCTAATCGCATTAGCAGCAGAGGGCATACTCCTTCTTCCCTGTAGCCAGCGTGAGAAATTTCCCTGATTCAAGAGCCAAGTCTTACTAAAGGCGGATTGTGTACCCATCCACTCCGTCTTCCAAGCTACAATTAACTGGTTGTCTGTCAGGTTCAGGAAGTGAGTTGGAATCTTAAGTTCATCTTGCATCTCTGTTCACCTTCACTGTTGACTGCAAGTAAAACAGAATAACACTATATCAAATCTACCTTGCTTATCTCAATAAGCAAGTTTTTAACTTAAGCGATGTACAGTAAGCACCGGAAGCTCTCGTCTCGTGGCCTCGCATCCAAAACCTCTGTCACTATTTGGTGAGACCCCACCATATGAGTCAGAATGAGAATATGCAGCCCAGCCTCCTCGGCCATAACCGCGAGGCTTTGGTCGAATTCATCTTCCTGCGCAAATAAGCCCAGCAGCATGCCGGCATAGCGAGCTGTGGTTGCAATACGTGGCACTAATTGCCGCTTGCTCTCAGGGAAGTTAACTCCTTTGTATGTCTGGATCTGCTCTGGTGTCATAATCAAATCCTCAGGCATTCCAACCATGTGTTTCTCATGTGCCATCTCATCATCCAGCTTGTCCATGGCTGTCTCCTTGTTGCGGAAGGTTCTGGCTCGCTGATAGAGTAGGAAGGTGGTCGATTCTGGCTCGTAATAATAGAATGTCCCTTTGAAGTCGTCTACATTCTCATTAAAATAAAGACCTCGGTTCAGAGCGCTGGCATAGCGAGTGACAGGGATACAGAAGCATGTTTCAGCTTGTGGTCCGTTCAAAGTCACAATGTATTCGTATTGATTGATTTGAGTGAGTTGCTCTCGCTTGGCTGTTAGTGAGTTGATAGTTCGGAACATAGCCATATCGTTTCTAGGTCGCCGACTGCCTGTGTAAACAAGCTCAGGGGCATACATTAACAGAGGTAGTGAGTCAGCCGTTCTTAGAGCATGTTGCCGCCAATATTCAACAGTGGCGAAGATCCAAACCTTACTACAAAGGGCCAACTTCTTAGGATCCCCATACCAGAAAATGTTCTCCTCCTCCGTCATGCCATGCAGAATAAGCCCTTCAATCACATCACTGTTCTTTTCCGGTAGGAAACCAGCCCTGGCCATCTCCAGATTATTATCTACATAGAAGTTGGTTGTGTGACAGCGTATCATCACCAGTTTGTGTTGCTGCATAAGAGCCCCAACCTCCGTGAAGAGCCTTTGCACATTGAGCTGTGCAAAGAGAACAGGGTAACAAAAGGTATCGTCCTGCCGGATAAGGTGACTGTCGACATCATAAGCAACAGTCAAATCAATGGTACCGATGCTGGGCGATGTGGCATCCACCACGATTTCGCTCATTGTGTGAGGTTCTGTGGTCACAATGTTGAGAAATAAGGCAGCTGCAGTTCGAGCTCGTTTGTTAGACATATTTTTCATCCGCTTTGGTGGCGCTTAGACTTCGAGCACTCAGATCAATTAACTCCTGGTAACGTATTTTTGCGCCGTGCGACACTGAGGAGAATTACCACAACCCTGTTAAAATGATTTGCCACTTATCCATAATTAGAGCTCCAAAGCAAAGGCAACAATGAGTAGCGCGATCTTCTTCAAGAACACTTCCATGCCAGATGAGAACACTAAGGTGAAGACAATTGATGTGGAGTATTTCAACACTAGTTCCGATCCACTGTTTGGGCGACTCAAGGCTCTCTTCGAGATGGCATATGAAGATGAGAGCTCCATTAGCCTCTTCGACGGGGCTGAGGATCAGCTGGATCAGCTCTGGCTGTCTGCCGATGATTGTGATATGACAGATAAGGGACGCATTCCGATCTGGAGCATCACATCCTACAACATGAAGGATCGTCATAACATTCATCGCTTCTTTGAGGTGTCGGAGTTAACGCATGACAAAGATGGTTGCCATATCTGGGACGTCAGCCCAAAGGGCAGAACTCAGGCTGAGAAGATTGAATCATTGATCTTCTACACAGTAGCCGAGAATTTGAGACTCAAAGCGGGTACAGTCATCATCCACAAACCCACTGATCCCACTAAGTACTTCGAGCTGAAATAAAAAACACAATTTACCCCACTTATGGGGTAAATTTAACCTAATGATTTGACAGGCAACAGTTACATTAATATTACTGAACTCTCTATTTCTATTAGACAGTTTGAGAATTACCTCTACCTTATACTATGTCTCTGAATAACACCAGTGCTAAATACTCATCCACAGAGAACAACGGCTACAACTGATAATCCACTCTCTCATCAAACTCAGTCCAAATAAAGACAGACAAGCATGGACAACCAGAAGAAGAACTTACTCGCTAACGGCATCTTCCTTAACCTGAGACGCGAGATATTGCTGAAATCTGAAGCATACGAGGAAGAGCATCTCCTTGCCCGTGAAGAAGAGTCTAGTTGGAAATGGAAAGGTCGCTTCAGCACCCTTGGCTTTGTTATCTCAGCTGTTGGTGGTTCTGTTTGGATGCATCGGCGCCCAAACCTTGGCGTTAAGAGCCTGTGTCTACTGGCTATTGGTTCAAGCATCGCCAGCTTCGTCTACTCCTATTACAAGGTCTGGTTGGCTGAAGACAAAGTGATGAGTGCCTATATGACCAAGGAGGACTGGCTGAGTCTGCGTTGGCAATGCAATGATTTGCTCAAGCGCCTGCACGAGGGCACTAATGGAGTGCCCACGACAGTAGAGCAGATCACAGGAATCCTCACCACACTGGTTTCTCAAAGAGATGGTGTCGAAGATCCCAATGAGGAAGGACAAACTGCCAATATGCCAGCTAAGTTCGGCACTCTCTCAACACAGGCATATTTAATAGGTGCTGCAAAGCTGAAGCAGTTTGATCAGGAAGAAACAGCACTTTACCAGACATGGGGTTGGCAACGTCCAGAGGACTTGTCAGTCTTCAACGTGCAATAACTTCAAAAAACACCAAATGTGGTGTTTTTACAGCTTCAGCATTATCTCCTCAGAGTTAAGTTGCCATTTATTTCAACTATCAGAGCAGAGTACAGGTGCCTGCTCCGCTGAAAGCAATGCAGACAACAACTTCTCTCTCAATTGTATTCAAAGAGACTCTACACTCTCTACCGAAGGAGGTGTTCTGGGCTTTCACAAACAGATTGTTATCAGCTGCTAGACGGGTCACCTCTTTGAGGTCAACAGATTCAGGCAGTTGTGATTGTTGCCTAACCTCTAATATTCTACATTTGAAGGACTGGCCTGCCTTGATGCATCTGTCGGCTACAGCCCAAGAGCGATGCCCGTGATTGAACTGAGTGCCTAAGTCGATAAGCCAACGACTCACGGCCAAAGTATAGGGATCTAATGAGGTTTCCTCCTGCATCATTTTCCCGACTTATAGGCTACACTGTTTTTATCATTTACATTTTCTTACTCAACTTCAAGCTTCAGCGCCGTTAGCGTGAGTTGAAGGTGAAAGAAACATCTTGTTTGTTATTGATGTACTTGAAGCGGCCACCCACCCAAATAGGAGTTCCTTCCACTTTGATCTGCATGGCCTTTAGGAAGTCTAGGATTGAGCGAATGAAGTTGAAGGTATAGATGTTGCCAGGACACTGTACTCCTGTCGGACCAAATGCCTTGTTGTTAGCGTTGTTAACTAGATCTCGATTACGATGCATAAAGACCAGCTGGCCATCAGATCCTCCTGTGTGGAAGATGGAGAATTGGGCCACCGCGATCAGGAAGTCGTTCTCCTCCAGACCAGCCATATCGCCCTTCCTATTGAGGATGGCTTTGGTAAAGTTATCCAACAAAGCCAGTTGTGGCACAAAGACCAGGAAACGCAGGTGACCTGGCAGGGAGCGAATAATACTCGACAGCCTGAAGACATTGCCAATATTACGGAAGAACACAGAAATACCAGTGATGAAGTCACCACGTAACACCGTCACTATACCACGCAGCACGACCAGGAGTTGGATCATTTCCTTCTCTACCTCATTGTCAACGATACCAAAGGCTCGATTCGTCTCGATCAGGATGGATTTGGATAGGAAATCCTCAAACTCCTCAATAGTGAGCTTCTTCTCATTGATATCGTGGAAGTAGTGACGCATATCAATACCTTTAGCTTTCTCTCCCTGCACGCGAAGTAGATCTTTCCTGACTTTATCTGGTAGTACGATGCCCATACCAGAGAAGAGCTTGAACATCTCAATGAAGAAGCCAGAGGTGTAGATGTAGGTCTCATCCCGATCTGTCACCCAGTCGCGATCATCCTTGTAGCCTATGCCGAAGAAGGCAGCAGCCTTAGGGTGCTTATACAGATAGTCGAAGCCAAAACTCAGAATATAGAAGCGAAAGGGCTTGTAGAAGGCATACAGAGTAAGAAAAGCCACCACACTTGCTAGAAACCAGGTTAGCAGGGACATCTTAAATGTGTGGGAGATACTTTATCTCGTGAGCGACCCAACGAGTCAGATCACTTTCCCAGTGAAAATATTCACAACAAGAGTCTATTAACCCTGAACAGGGATAATCGGTTTTTACAATTTCTCTCCCTCTTTACACATGAACTTGCCCAGTCTCTAACGAGATCATATCAACTGCGGAGTTCGATTCAGTCAAGGTCTCATATGGTTCCTTACGCTCTCCCTTGATCCAAAGCGCCACACTCAGCAAACTAGCCACCAACGCGGGGATCATAATGTAGAGCGGATAATCAAGCCCTGGGTTAAGGTCTGGGAAGACAGAGTAGAAGATAGCAGTGGAGGGATTGACGATCGAGGTTGAGATCATGTTATAGTTGGTACTGATGGCATTGAGATAGACAGCTGCCACGAATAAACAGATGTAGGAAGCAGTGAATATCTCAAGCAGCAATGTAGGTACCAGTTTATGTACAAAGATGTCGCCACTGTCCCTGAAGGCTATTATAATATTGTCGGAGTAGCCGAAGAAGATATCAAGCCAGGAGAAGGCTACCACTACCACGAACTGTACCAGACGGATGTAGAAGACTAGGCGTATCATGTTAAGGAAGCTGCCATCTCGGGTGTCAGTGATGTATTTCTCCTGCATCACATTATGCCCGCTGCGGAAGGTGGTACCTATGGTGAAGATAGCAATCCAAAGGATGGAGGATGGGCTCCAATGAGAATAGATGGGAATAATTGAGATACCTACGGAGGTGAACAGAAAAATTAGGCTCGGCACTATATACCACTTCTCATAGAAGACATTCTTCTTCAAAATATATTTAGTCATAATGATACTGGGGATGACAGCCAAGCCAGGTAGGATAGATTGCACCACAGCAGGGGTACGGATCGGATTAGCCGCATATAATGTGAAGATGCCGGCAAATGCATTACAGAGCCCTGCTATCAATATAGTCTTCTTCTCTGGGACTCGCAACAGCTTCCAATCCTTGCGAGCCAAGAACAAGAGAATAAGGCCGAAGACAATACAGAAATGCGCCCCAGAGACTAGGATAACGAAGATCATGGATGGAAACATCTGCGCCAGAAATGTTACAATAATGCGCTGTGTAGCCCCAGTGATGCTGACGGCGAAAACCAGAAATGCAATTCTGCGAGTTGCATCCATATTTACGCGGTACTAATATACAAGATTGTTTAAAAGTGAAGCTGGCTCAAATTTTCTTGTCACTTTTAAAGATGCACACAGATTACATTGCTGACGCAGTAGTCAAGAGCCGCGTCTATCCGGTGTCACTCAGCATTCTCTTTATCGGCCAGTTTCTGATCTTTGCTGGTGCACTTTGGGTCGCTGATGTTTTGCTAACCACTGTTTTCCACGGTCTGGATGGCTATAATGGACGCATGTATTCTTATCTGCTGATTCATATTCCCTTCATCTTTGTCGTGAGTGGTGTGAGGCAATGGGCTTGGTACTTGCTGACCTTTGTTCACGGTATCGCCCACGTAACCCACCCTGCCCTTTTTGGTGTAGTCTTCAACACCAATTATACACCTCTGTATGACTACATCGTGCATGCAGCACAATGTCTTTGTGTGTGGTACTGGAACCAGGACCATTTCCCCATCGGCGTGATGACCAGCCAACTCATGCTAACCGGTGCTGCTATCGCCCATGTGCACCAACCCTTTTTGCAGACATTCCTCTGGATTGTTATCTCTGGCTTTGGCGTTTATGGTACCCAATACCATATGCAGCTTCTCAATGTCAAGAAACATCATCATATCTTCGTCTGTGGTTGGATCATCTGGCTGTCACCCTACCTCGGCTATCTTGTGCCAGGTCGCCTGCCTGAGTGGGACGCTGTCACCAACTACATCGGCCTATTTCGTGTTTGGTTTGTTGCCTTTTACCTGACCATGATCTCGGTTGGACAACATGATCCACTTGATGAAGCCAGAGAGGATCAGAGTATGCAGATTCAGCAGGGCAAGCGTGTAATCAGTTTCATCCAAACAGACACAGCCCCTGTTGAGGGTGACAGCAAGATCAAGGCAAATTAACCCCGGGCTCAACTGGAGTTGAGCCACACCTAGTGTTCTGATATGTATATATGTAAGCCGTGTAAATATTTCGCTACTTCAAGCGAAATATCCCCTATAATAGTGCAGAGAGTGGAAATGTTAAATCACTCTGCTTGTTTCTGAGCAAAAATTGTAATGACTGCTGAAGTTGATGTGAAGTCCGGCCAGTTTGTGGCCTTGGCTATTGCCGTCATTACCCTCAATATGTTTCAGAGCATTGTTATCCCATTAGCAGCTCAATACTATACATGTCTCTACTTTATTTGTTTGATCACAGCTGTTGAGTTCTGTATAGTTATGTTTGTTGTTTTTATTTCGGTTAGACGTTACAATACTGGTAGCTGGACATTAGGGCCGATGCGAGCCAGGAAGACAGTTATCCTCTCCGGTATTTTTAATGCCTTAATGTCTATTATACTAGTGTATTGCTCAAATCCAGCGCGTACTCCTGTTATCATCCAATCTATCTTCACAGGCTTGGTTATTCTGCCCAGTGTTCTTTTCACCCGCATTGTGCTTAAGAAACAGGTCGTCTATGACAAACGCTTTATTATACCTAGCCTACTACTTTTAGCTGCCTCAATCGCCATCCCAATCGCGGGCATGGGAGCTGAAGGAACCTGGGCATCCTCCAATATCTACTGGAGCTCAGCCTATCTGTTTGGAGTAGTCTGCCGCAGTTACTTCAGCATCCTTCAGGAGAAGTATTTTGTTGAGACACAGGATGGCAGCATTGAGAATAAGCTCTCCTTAACTTTCTATACTAGATTGGTGCAGCTTGTTGTTGTACTGGCTTGTTGCTGGCTAGAGTGGGTGGTTGGCTACACCGATCATCCCATCACCGCTTTCGGCGAGAGTTTTATGGCCATGTGGACTCAAGCGATAGGAGCTGCTCTGCTACAAGGCTTCATTGCTGCCTATCTCATTAACTATGTGTTGTCTATCTACCTCAATGCCATCAGCACCAACTACAGCATGATTATCTCAACGGCAGTGACGCCTGCTCTTGCTCTTTTCTTCGTTATCATACCAAGCCTCAATAATGGGCCTAAATGCAGCGTCGCTTTTGTTCTTCCAGCTCTGGCATGCTCCATTACTAGTGCTGTACTCTGGATTCTGGGTGAGAAGAAGACAGGCTACCAGATCATTGATAACAAAGGCATCAGTCCACCGGCCTCATTTGAAGGGACAATCGATCATATGAGTAAGATCTCAATTAACACAACATCTATTAGGAATGAGTCTGCCTGATGTTCAATTTAAAAACATCATCTGTGGTGTTTTTTCTCCTTATATACAACGATTCTCATCTCTGCATATGGTTAATAGAGATAAGGGATGAGACGGTAGGGAACTGTCTCACAGTATTTGTGCCAAGAGAGGCCATACTTCTTGGCACAACGGGCTTCATCACGGTAACAACGGATGACTAGCAAGATGATCATGTAGATACAGTAGAAATAAGGGATGATGCTGTCTGAGCCACAGGCTAAGCAATAGGCTGTTGACAGGATAATATCCCCTGTGTAGTTCATGTGACGGGCTACGCCCCATAGACCCTCAACCAGGAGTTTGCTCTCGTGGCAGCCAGACTCAGTTGTGTAGCTACACAGTACATGCTGCTGTCTGGCCTGTTCCTGCGGAGTTGAACGTCTGAAACAGTCCTTCTGGCTATTGGCGACTCGGAAGATGACGTAACCCAGCAGTCCCAACAGTAGGATGGAAAAGAACTTAGAGTTACCGAGCGTGACTGGATGGTAGCTGAGATACTGAGCCTGTATAGTATAGGTGAAGGGCAACCAGACACAGTCTCCCCAAGCTAGCACCCAACCAAAGTGGTCATGGGCGATATCAATAGTGCGCAGATACCAATTCTCATTGAAGAAAAAGTCAAGCACATAGATAGCCTGTAATATATTAACCAGAACCATGGAGTCTGAGACATAACCGTAGCGCTTAGCTTGGGCTGCTGCAAAGGAGATGTTGATGAGAGTCCAGGCGATAATACCTGGTCGCCCGTTGAAAAAGAGCTTGAAATCCAAGTTGCCAATACGCGGGTTAAACTCGACGCCCATAATGAAATCATACACAAAGCTGCCTGAGTATTTATTATCACGTGGATGAGTTGGGGCATAATGGGCTTTTAGGTAAGACATAATGGACAACAAAAGACCGGTGATATTAGCTACAAGGAAGAGAGCCATCCAATTGTCCGCGATCCAAGTCACAGACAAGATACTGTAATAGCAGAGCATGACGAAGGTGATGTGAGTGATGAGCCAAGCCTGCAGCCCGTTAATATTGTAATAGAGCAGATGACCGGCAGGAGTTAACTGCCCCTGTTTGTGACCACCAACATAGCTAGGCGTCAGCTTATGTAAGCCATCAGGCAGCACAGCCAATAGAGTTTGCCAGGCAAACCAGCCAATTAGGGTGATTGTGACTGAGCCTATAGTATCTCTGATGTGAACGATGTCCAGGTAGCTGAGATTGTCTGAATTGGAGAGTTGGCTGTTCTCTGTAACAGCTACGAGGTGATCACCTCGCGACGATCCTGGGCTCAGGCCCAGGATCGGTACGAAATTCAACAGATTCTCGGCGAATGGCAGGAGATGATCATTTACACAGAGCATGATAAGACACAGGGCCAAGCCAGGCACCCAAATGAACATAAGTAATACACCGCGTACAGTCAGCTTGCTTGGGCTATCGCAGCGGCCCCACGTCTTCTTCCCTATAGCATTAGTATTGCCTGTGGCTGGGGTAATATTGATATTCGAGCGAGAAGTGAAGTCTCCAGCACAGTCGCTATATGGAACATTAATGGACATTGCAGCTGTTTGCAACTTTCTTACGATCTCTCCACTACAATTGGCTGATCAGTTCTCGCTTCTTTCGCTGTTGTCATAGAATTAGCACTATGATTATGACTGATATAAAGTTATATCAGTCAGATTAAAGTCGTACTAGAAACAACCTAGATAATGCAACTTGTATTGGATGCTGAGTCATGGCTTTGTCTCTTTGGTATTATGCTGCTACTGAGTAGATTGTCTTTCTCATCTGTTTTATATAGTTACCTCTTTGCTAGTGCTTGTCTAAGACGATATCGACAATATTCGCGTACTGGTAAAAGCTTGTGTAGTCAACTGCTAGAGTTCTCCGCCATGACAATTATCTTCTTCAACCTCATCTTCATCAGTCTAGCTAGCCAAGACTATACAATTCATGATGTATTCCAACGTAGTTATCAATACTTCAGCAGTATTGTGCCAGCTCCTGTTGTGATAGCGGTATATGTAGTGATCGTCTACATCAGCTATCTCTGGGCGGCCCATTGATTTATTCAAATAAAGAGGATGAGAGTTACAAGATCTGCCATAACAACCTCTATGATGACAGATTTTATCTGTAAAATGATAGTACACCTCCAGCTAAAATTCTGGGAAATTCACGATGAATAAGGGGCAAGAACAGGAACAAGAAGGGAAGCAACAGGTCATTGACCGTCTGAATGAGCATGCCAAGCAGCAGGGTAGTGATAAGACTGTTATCTATATGTCTCATGTTAGTCTACCTGAAACAACTACAACATGTGCCAAATGCTCTGCCCCACCGACCCACCTAGCCCACTTCACCGGCAAGGAGAAGAGACTTTGTGGCGTCTGTGCCCTCAAGTTTCGAATTAAGAATGGTGGCTTACCAGCAGATCTCTGGTTCTGCAGGCCGCTCTAACCTTGAGCTAAGATTAAGGCTGCTTATCGTTAAAAACTTATTACAATAAGTTTTTTATTTGAACTAGAGTACATGGCTGATTAATTGTAAGTGTATTTCTCGAGCTTCCAACCGCTAACCAACAGCTCTGAGCTCTGCAACATGATGTTAGGAAGTGCTATTTTCGGCTCTTCCCGGGGCAGAAATGAGCCATAGATATGAACTGGATTGTTGCGAAGATACGGCTCATTTTCCTCTTGAGGTAATAGCTGTAAAGTTCCATAATCCCCATCATCGATTCTATATATTTTAGGATCTGGACACCATGATGATGTTACTTGTAATATATCACTAGGTCTCTCGATAACTCTTACCCTATTATCCCAACATCGCAGATGGTGGGAGAGAGCCGTACAACCACCAATATTAGGAGGCATCAATTGAGGTAGAGTACCAACCATAACATATAACGGGCGCTCATGATACTCAGGCTTTTCAGGGAGTGGAAGATTGAGATATGTCACCTGAGCCTCCTCTTCTGCCTTACGGACCGACAGGTTACGTATGACTAGCTCTGGTTGATCATCAAGCCAACCAAAGATTATGTTCATATCGAGTTGCACTCTATTGCTCTCCCAGGCGAGACGCTGTTCATCATACATGATGCGGACTGGCAACTGACACCATCCATTCCAAAAATTTTGACTTATCTGTTGGCATGTCTTACAAAGACGCCTGAAGCGAGCAAGCTCGTGTATAGAAAGGTAGCCGAGGATCTCAGCGATGATAGGTTTGAGCAACAACATCCAGAGCTCATTTCGAGCATTCAGTTGATTGCGTAGATAATATCTTGCAGTCCATCCCTCAGGCGTAGCTTGGGTATCATTACATGTGAAATTGGGAAGTTGTAGCAATTCTTCAACACATGGGGTAAGATCAGCATGTATAACTCGCATGGCAAAACTAGGTACATTGCAAGACCTCCCGGTAAAAAGGGTCTTAATTGGAATAGTTGCATCGATATCCCCTTCTGTATACATTTTCACTATCTGAACAGGCTCTGTCTTGGTTATCATCTTTACCACTCTTATTTGATTAACGGTGATAGAGTCGCGAGTTACACGACATTGATGATATGTTTGTATAAAATCATCAGTTATCACGGTTTCATAGCGCTGTAACCCCGCACGATAGAATTGAGGAAGGGTACCCTCAATGACCGACAGATTATGCGCTTTATCATTGAAGATGTCCATATTCCAGTAGCGCTTGATAAGCTCCATTTTGTTCGGGCTCCAACCATAGACAAGCAGAGTAGTGTCATAATACAACCAGTTAAAACTGGGAATTGTGAGCCAATAATAAATGCGGACGGGAAGAATCTGCCATTGCTGCCATAAGGTCTGAGCCTGTTGGCAGAACCATTTACATGTTTTTCTTAGATTAGCTAGATGGTATGGCCCAAGTTGTGACAGCAGATGTTGAACAGTCTTCTCCTCAAAGTTGGCCCATAACAGAGGAATGATTATCCCTGCGTCCATCACAACTTTCACAACACTTCGTTCACAACATGTTAATCATTGTCCTCTACTCAACACATTTATCTACCTACAAATAGAGTCAAACTTAAACAGGAGACTTAATCAATCGATACTTCATAACATTACCTATTGCGAAGATACGCCATATATGGTGCATTTTTTAGGCTGTCTTGTAAATCTCAACATGATTGGGGAAGGTCACAAAGATTTGATCCTGGTGTAGAAATACATCCTTCACCTCCTTCTCAAAGGCCAAGGTATATTTGAGTTTGAACCTCAAGTCATGACACTTCAACTGCTTACCACTAATCACAAAGATTTGGCCTTGCTCGATTTTGACGCGATCATAAACATCCAAGAACTGGAGCCGGTGCACAAAGATGGGCGATGTCTCTAACTCATAACACCACAAAGAGATGTTATCATAACCGCGATCCTCAAGCGTAAACATCATTCCGCCTGCTAACCAGATACGCCTAGGAATGACTCTCATCTCTTTCAACTCAATCTTCTTCAGTGGTGTCTTGAGGGTAAAGCAGTCTTCATACTCGGTCTGGTCAAGGGTTAGCTCATAGTCCTCTTTGATGGGGATGGTAGTTTTACGGGCCATAACCTCATGTTTGTCAGCATAACAGATGAGATGGCCATCGCCCATGTAAGCGAGGCGTGTATCTTGAGTTGAGATCATCAGCGCTTCATCTGAGATCATACGCAGCGCATAGCCCGTATCGATGGGAATAGAGATTTCATTGCGGATATTACTTCTGAGATCAAAACAGATCAACTGGTTATCTGCTATATAATGAATGCCGCCGTCAAAGATAACCCAACCATTAGCGTAATGTGTCGCATAAACTTGCTCACTTCCGCTGGAGCCCGGTACAATGCGAATAAATCGATTTGGTCCTATACTTCGCTCAATTGTGTAGATTTGCCCATCGATGACGGCGATCACACCGGGACAGGGGAAATTACCCGTCGGTTGAGGTTGCTGCATTGCTTTCGTGGAAATTAGTGGAGTGCTCTGAAATCAGTTCAAATTGCTTGCTTATTGTATTTGGGTCTAGACTGGATCTCCTGTACAAATGATATCTGTGTGATCTGTATTATAGAACTGAGGGATTAAATTCTCAAGTCTATAACAATGTCTGTGACAATCCACAGATCAGAATACAGCTCTTATAAAGCTTGAGTCAAAACATCTCATATGAGATGTTTTTTAATTTGGTAGCCGGCTAAACTGACTCAACCAAAAGCTCCTTGTCGAACTTGCCTAGCTGCAAGTTATTCAGCTTAATCCACTCAATGTCAGCGACATCTTCGATTGGCACCACCTCTCCACTTGGCAGCCGCTTACCAAGAGCATATGTTATGCCGTTATCTTGGGCTACAATGAAGCCGTGACTTGTCTCCTCAAATAGCCGTTTAGCTGTATTGAACTTCTTGACGTGTAAGCGAGTGGGTTCTAGGGTGGGTGCTCCAGGCACGAAAGTTCCAGCCGTCGGAGCTGCACCACCCTTGTTCTGGGGTGCAATTTCCATGCCCTTTGCATAAGCGAAGGCCAAGTCCTCGGCTTCAAGTGGCACCAACTTACCGTTCTTCCACTTGCCCTTGACTCGCAGCTGGCCAGCCTTGTCATGCTCAACTACCAGTTGTTGTTGCTCTGTGATGAACAGATCGTCATAGGGCTCGTGATCGCGTATAACCAGGTCACGAGCTGGATGCTCGAGTGCCCCATAACTAGGCAGAACTGGCGGCAGATAACGTAATCCATGTATGCGACTCCGTGCCATGTCCTCTGGACGCAGAGACAGGATGTCGCCATCTTCTCCCTTATAGCCAATGACTCGCCAGCCAAATCGGCTAACATGGAGAATCAGACCATCTCCCTCTATCTCATAGAGCTGAAGCTCCAGATTGAAGGGTCGAAGCAATATGTTGTGAATCTCGGTGCCATGAGCACCCAAGGGCACAGTATCGATATCGCGTAGATTACCTTCCTTGATGGTGTTCAGACAAGAGTGGCAGATATAACAGTCACCCTCGCCCATCAAGCCGATGTAGAAGGCCGGATTGCCACAGTGCTCCTTACCCCTCATGTTTCCGGGGTAAGTGCAAAGTCGCATCTTGTTGACCTCCCAGCCCACTTTGGCAGCCTCGTTATGTTGCACCACTTTCTTATGCAGTACACAATGATCTAGGCCAGGCATCACAGGTTTCTCACAAGGTTGTCCCTTCTTCGATCCTCGCACGATCACGTAAATACAGCCCGTGTTGATGGGGACAGCTCTCTTCAAGCCATTGTGCACAACACAGAAGAGTCTATTGCCTGATGCAAGAGGTTTGGCACAATATTGTCCCTTTCCAACACCTCGCTGGAACATATGCTGACACAAGTTCTTGGGTGGCTCTGGAACCTCATCTTCCACTTCTACCTCAACTTCCTCCTCGAAGTCTTGCTCTCCCGGTTGAGTTTGCTCAGACGGTGATGGGATGAAACTGGGTGCAAAACCACCCATGACAGATGGAAGTGCTGGAACGAAAGAAGGAGTAAAAGCTGGGGTAGCAACAGGGTCAGGTCTAGAAGACGTCTGATTGCTCAGGATAGGCATTTGCATGGTGAATCTCGGTTGATCAACAGTAACAGGCTTCTTGACCGGCCTGACCGGTTGCTTGAGCTTGCCTCCGTATACAGTCACATGATGTTTGCCACAGTAGCCTAGCCCGTCGGTACGTAGTCTCTCGCAGCGAAGTCCCATACAGGGGCCCTTTGGATATTTGAAGGTACAACGCAATTCTACCGGCACAGGCTCCGGTAGCGGCTCAGTCAAGAAAGCAGGTAGAACAACGCCGGGTATCTCTGGCATAGATATGTATCTAGCTACGATTGATCTGGCAAACATCACAGCATGCTGCTCGCGCCAGATCTTGCGATGCTCCACGCAATGTAACGACCCATCTACACGGGGCTCTTTGCAGATTCGACTTCTGGACTCCTTCGGAAAATCATAGGTGCAGCTCTCCGGGGTATGAGCATCACATCGAACCCTTCCTTGCAATCCTTCCTCACCTGACCAAGTGACTTCACAGAGTCCCTCGGGAGTGCGCGTGCAGCAACGAGTAGGACACGAGTATTGACGCAGCGGTACGTTGCTCTCAGCTAACAGCTTAGTCACGTACTCGACCCTTTGATCGCGAACCTGCTTCTTGTGGGGTTTGCAATAGTCTGACTCGAATGCACAGGGCTTATTGCAGGGAAGTTCATTGTCACTGTCGGTGAAGCTGCATCCGATTGGCTCAGTCTCAACCGGGGCGATGTCAGATACGATCTGGGTGAAAAGCTCTGCCGCATGTTCGGTGCAGGCAAAGTGCTTGCTGCCCTCGATTTGAGAACAACGGTTGTTGCATTGGCGCCCGGTTGAGAAGCCGCGTTGAAAGATGTACTCACAGAATCCGCTCGTGTTCATTGTTTTGTCTTGATTTGATACATGTTTTCAGGATTGTTGGGATTTCAAATCGCGTCCACAGCTCTTAATTTTCTCTGTTTAAATCGCTACACGTAGTGATGAGATTTGCAGCGAGTGTCTCTAATAATCTATCAACTCTGTTGGACAGAGTATGAGATGAGAACCTATGTTATGACATATCTCCCAGATGCTTCCTAAGAATCTCTTGTTAAATAAGTCCTATAGTAGGGAACACAGTCAAAGATAGAGTTATTATATCCCTGATGCCTAGAATAATAAAGTAACTAAAACCAAACATCTAAATCTTAGCATTAGATCCTCAAGACTCTGTCGCATGATGAAATAAGCTTCATCACAAAGCAGCATATCTATAAGGCTCAAGTCAAAATACCTTGTGTAAGGTATTTTTTTAATTAGTCACCACTGACTGCGGCTAGTCAAATCGCTTCTTGTCGAACTTGACCAATAATATGTTGTGCTGCTTAATCCACTTGATGTCCTCAGAATCCTCAATTGGCACCACAACATTGGACAGCTTCTTGCCAACTGCAAGTGTTGAGTTAGCTCCCTGAGTCACAATGATATCGCGCTCAGTGGTTAAGAACAGTCCTCTCGCCACGTCGAACTTCGTGACTTGCAAGCTTCTTACGTGGGGCTCATCGCATCTGGATATCTGAGGAGTGGGGCCAGGAACGAAGGGTATCTGAGATACAGGTGGAATTAAGGCTGGCATTGAAGGTGATGTGGATCTGATCTGAGGAATGAATGTTAGTAGGCCAGGTACAGGCCTGACATGAGCTGCGATCTCCAGTCCATTCTTATAGGCGAAGGCCAAATCGTCCTTGTCTAAGGGTTCAACATCCACGTCTACCAGCTTGCCTATCACACGTGGCTGATTGGGCTTGCTGTGTTCAACCAGTAGGTTGTGTTCCTCAGTCAGGAATAGACTATCTACGGGCTCGTATAATTGCACATCAACTGAGCCGGCTGGATGATCAACAGCGCCGTAACTGGGCTCAATCGGACGCAGAAAAGATAAGAATAGCTCACTGGCTTGCACGACATCCTCCTCACGCAGAGGCAGGATGGCATCTGTTTCTCCCTTACGTCCAATGACCTTGGGTCTATCATGGTTCATATGGACAATCAGGTTGCCTGGCATCACAGTGAAGAGTTGAAAGGTTAAGTTGAAGGGGAAGAATGTCATGCCCTGTGCTGGCTCAGCCCGAACACCCAGGGGAACAGTATCGATACGTTGTGGATAATTTGCAGTGATATGATCCAAACAATACTGGCACATGTAAAAGTCGCCCTCATTCACCATGACTAAGTGAAAAGCTGGCTGGCCACACCGGGACTTACCGTCCTTGTTGCGAATATAAGTGCACAGCTTCATCTTGTTGAGCTCCCAGCCCACTGTAGGGCTGGAGGTGGGAAGAGAACTGGATGATGGTTGTGGCTTAGAAAGGATGCTTGAGGGGCTGAAAACTGGTTGCATGACTGGCGGTGGTGGCATAGTCATATTGGTGCTGATAAATCGCATGCGCTTCTCATGAATCTTACACAACCTTGCGTTGCGCAAAGAAGGCTTGTGGCAATATTCACCCTTCTTCATGCCTCGCGTGAATATGTGCTGGCATTTGTCTGTCGGACCCTGTGGAGTGTGTATCTTTGGAATAGATGTACTTGGGACAGGCACATTAGGAACAAATATGGTTGGCATTGACACATTTGGAACCGACATTCTTGGAATGGTCTTGCTAGCCTTCTCATCTTGCAGATCCTGTTTCACCGCTGCTTCTTGAGCTTGCTTGATTTCCTCATGAGGCTTGCACAGCTTGCTGTTGGCAGTGTGCGGTCTAGCACAGTACATACCTCTATAGGGTCCCTTCTGGAGAAGGTAACTGCAGCAATCCTTCAAAGGCTCTGCGACAGGGGCGGGGCGTTCTGCCGTCCATCCTCCTTTAGGAGCGGGTATTGGATGTACGAACTTAAGGCCTCCACCAGTACTTGGAATGGGTACGGTTGGTATGCCGAGTACTGGCGTAGATGCCGGTAGAGAAACAGGGGCGGGCTTGGGGATAGAATCCAAAATCTTGCAAGAGATTTGCTTCCCCTGCCGTTTGACATTCTTCATCTGATGCTTGGGACAATAGTCGATTCCAAGCATAGGGTTTTCATTGCAAGGAAATCCCATACGAGGTCCCTTCTCAAGCTTGAAGATACAACCCTTTGACTGATGAACATCACAGAAGATCCCACCTGCCACCGCATGGGCTTCGCAATATAGCCATTCACCCTCAAAATAACCGAGAGTAAAAGGACAGACTGCCGGTACTGCACTGACCTTGGTGTCTGAGGCACCGGGTTGAACAGTCTCCGGCACAGGTGGTGCCTTCTGGCCCTCAATGGCAGTGACGAGTGCCATCTCTCTTTTCAACATCTGTCTTCCCAGCTCTGCGGCCTGAGCCTTGATCATCTTCCTCTGATGTCCAATGCAGTAATCTCTGCCTGGGAAACGGTCAGCCTCACAAGGAAATCCACAACGAGGACCCTTCTCAAGCTTGAAGATACAACCCTTCGGGGTGTGAGCATCGCACCAAACTCCAACTTTCGCCGCGGGAGCTTGGCAACGTAACCATCTGCCATGCCCATCATTTCCACCGAGGATAAAGGGACATCCTGATGTTTCAACGGGCTTGATGTCAGAAGCAACAGGAATAGCTGGTTGAGCTGGTTGCTTCCAATTGTCCGTAGGGAGAGCAGGCAGAGCAGGAATCGCCATGACCTCGGCAGGCTTGATTTCGGCGGCAGGAATTGGTACAGGAATATCGTTGAACAGAGTCTCAATATGTTGGTCACAGTAGAGGGCGTAAGTGCCCTCGATGGGCTCACAGGAGGTGTTGCATTTCTTGCCCGTAGAGGGGCCAGAAGTTAGGATGAATTGGCAGGACTTTTGCATGTTTGATTGTTCGTGTTGATTTGGAGACAAACAGCGAGATAATTGAAATTTCACATTCCCCTTGCATCTGTTAAATTCGCCCACTTAGATCATAATACAATTGAGTGTGAAGTTGTTTTGTGACAATCTCATAAACTTGAGACCAGGATCACAAGACTAGAAAAACTTGTGCTATATACAAGTTTTTTTGAGCGTCCCATACAGTACCCATAACCAGTGTGTTACGGTCTGGTGTAACCCTCAAAACGGGGAAAGGCCTTAATTTCTTTGACTGAGTAGGCTTGGGTAATAAAGGCAATCAGTCGCTCCACCCCCAGTCCGAAGCCGGCTGTATCTCCAGCACCGTACTCACGCAGGTCCATGTAGAAGCCATAGTCCCTATCAATGTCCGCGATGGAATGCATCTTAGCCACGAAGTCCAGGAAAAGTTGCTGTGTAGTACGGGGTGTATAAGCAGCCTTATAACCGTCCTTGAGGAAGGATGCGAAATCTCCGGCATGGGCACAGAAGACGAAGAGCGCATCTCTGAGAAACTCGGTTTCCTCCTTCTCGATCAAGATCATAATGCGCTTCTTCAACTCAGAATCCAGTTGAAAGTCAGTGGGATGGGCCTTCTTGTCAATCACATCAAACAAGAGCTCCGCTGCGTCTCTGAGGATTTGACCCTCTAGTGCGCGGCGTAGTTCAACTGGATCAGAGACACGAGGACCTGAGCCCACGACCTCTCCAACTTTTGGCAATTCCACGTCAACTCCCAGCACACGAGAACGGTCTTCTGGGTCACGGCGCATGTAGAAAGATTTGAACTCAAATGGGAACTTGCAGAGAAAGACGATTTGATCGAGCTTGTCGATGAGCTGACGTTCCTGGGCTTCTGGAATATCATCACGTTCTCCGAAGGGCGTTCCATCTGTCTTGCTGATACCCATCTCTCCCAACTTAACAACAGCTTCCTTATGGGGCAGGATGAGAATACCTTTGCGACGCAGCGCCGCGATATGATCCACTTTCTGGATATCAGCACAGGTCTCGATGATGCGATCAAACAGAATCTCCACGAACTGAGTCAGAAAGGTGATGTATGATTCGAAGGTGGGGAAGCCAGGTCCCTCAAACTCTGCGTGATCAAAGGAGCTTAAATGGCGGCGTGTTTTGGAACGCTCAGCCCTGAAAGAGGGGGCAATACAATAGCAACGCCCCACCGCCGGCACGGCAGCTTCCAGGTAGAACTGTGAGCTCTGAGTCAGATAGACTTGATCGCCCATATGATCAAAGGAGAAGACAGAGGAGCCTCCTTCGCAAAGGGTCGAGCCATAGAGAGGAGGTGAGATCTCAGTGCAACCCAGCTTCTCAAAGGTAAAGCGCAGGGCTGAGAGAACACGAGCATAAAGCACGATGTGTCGTCTAGGCTCCTTGTGTCTGATCCAGAGAGCTCGCTCCTTCAGTTGAATGTCAATGCCCGATTCCTTTGAGACTCGGCTCCTGAAGTCATGGCGTGCAAGATTACAAGTCTTAATTTCTAAGCACTCCAGCTCGAAGCCTGTGGCTGTGGTGTGTGATGCTTCAACTCGTTTGACTCGGGCGCTCATAGCCAGATAGGTTTCAGGTGTGATGTCACCGTGTTCACTTGCGATCTTCACGTCGATGACCACCTGGATCTGATCCTGTGGCAGTGGCCCATCACGTAGTGTGACGAAGATGAAGCGCTTCTTGTGGACAAGTCTGGTCGTCCATCCCTGAACGAAAATTGTAGTGTCAAGTTTGGTCTCGTCGATATCCTTCAATGCGAGCATGTTTGTTTCTGTGTTTATGATCGAAATTCAGCTCCCAGTTAAATCATTTCCTCCACACTAGCATGGGCCTTTTTGCATAAGTACGAGCAAAACTGAAGCGCAAGTTTGATTAACAGATTTCTGTTCTTGTAACAAGACAAAGTTAGCTCAATGTTAGAAGTACAGCAAGACCAAATCATCTCTGTATCTGTAGGCAAATATGACTGGAAGAATAAAATCTCAGCTTATATGCCAGGTTACACAAACATTCTCATTCACCCTGGCCAACCATATGCGGCACTCAGTCCCTACGATCTCCGCAATGAGAAGGGTGAACTGCTGGAAAATTTGTGGCAGTTCGCGAAGTTATACTCCAGCGTGCCTGCTCAAGATCAGTGGAGCTACATAGCTGGATACAACGGAAAAGTTCAGATCTGGTCGCACCCGGCTGAAGTTCATATAAGCCGGGAGGAAGGCATAACACAGGCTTACTGGCAGTGGCGGGCCAAAGGCTTTGCCAACAAGTATGCAGTGCGCTGGCCAGTTGGGCAACAGCAGAGTCGCAATTGTTTAGGCAGTATCTGGCCAATAGTTGTAGATGACACCCTAAAAGATGATGGCCAACCAGCGCTGAAACGGCTAGATTATATTGCGGCTCGCAAGGCTATCTACTTCAAGTTGTATCGAGATATGCTAGATCCAGCCAAAAGTCCTCATAACCAGCTTGCCATCCAGCAAATGCAAGAACTGGCTGCTCGGGTAAGAGCAGGTGAGAAGTTACAGATTGTGGAAGTGGATGGTCCCAGTGCTGGGGAAACAGCACCCTATAATAAGGTGCTGGCGGGTAGGATCGGAGATGCTGGAGTGGCCAGTATGCCAGCTACACTGGAGAATCTCAGAGCGGCTCTCAACAACCCGGACAAGCCTTTTGGTCACGGCTTTTCCATAGCCTGGTTACTACAAGAGATGCTTGGAGTGATCCCTACTGATACGTTAGAATAAAGACCCACACCTCAAAAAACATCTATATAGATGTTTTTTCACAATGTTTCGATGGATAGCACTGACCAGATCCCCTCCCGTTGGATATCTTGGCACAATATCTTAGGATAACCTACTTAGTCTGCAACAACGTGCGGAGTTGCTCATAATTCATGCCAAGCTGGTAAGGATAGTAGTTAGCTCCAAGCATAACGCAAGCTTTCTCTTGAGTCAGTCTGAAAAGGACTTCCAGCACCAAGCGGGCAAAATCATCGATGTCTTGTTCCACTGTGCTTTCGGTTTGTCCTATAGGTACTCCCTCATGAAAGACATCAAGCGGAATCACTGTGATTTTCTTACTCTTGCCTCTGGCACGGCCCTTCGGTACAGATACAGCAGTACAAGCATCGGCGAAATCGATGATATGAGCCGTTTCAGCTGCATCAATGATGATGTTCTCAAGACTGAGATCATTGTAGACCACACCACATTGATGCAGCTTCTCGATTTGATTCAAGATTTGCACCAGGACAGGGCGGCTCCAGGCTCGGTCATGCTTAAGCTCTGCAGTTGCAATGTATTTACAGCCATCTGTAGCTGGGGAACTATTCTTGGCGTCTCTAGACTCCAGCCAGCGGTCCAAAGTCTGCCCCTCAATATACTGGAAAATATTCATCTCCAGCAGGTCTGGTATAAATGCCACCTCCTGATCTAGTTTGAGGGCCATAATCATCTCTTCGTAGTTAGCAATTGTGGCTTTGACCTTATTCTCACCCACTAGGCTAAGCAATAGGCGTTCTGTATTGATATGTCCTGCAATCAGTGGGTAGAGTAGAGCATCAGCATTTCTCGACGCTACGGTCTCGATCTTAGCAACGGCTCTCACATCCTGGAAGACTCCTTCCAGGATAATGCGTCCGGTGTCGGACCAGGGGCACAAGAAGCGAACAAAGGTGAATTGCTGGATACCAGCCATTTTTCCTTATTTTACCTTTCCTCTTTTCATTTAAATTAAATGAAATTATTTTTCCTGATATCAGCCCTACTATGGGGAAGCTCATTTAAATGAGATGGGTTGAGGGCTAACTGTGAGAACTGCGCTGTTAGGTCCCTAATGGCAGGGAACAGAGTAGCCGAGCCTTAATCCAGATGTTACGACTTGGGTTCCTATAGCTTAATGGGGATTTATCGTGAAATGATCGAGAGATGCTGACACAGTGTTCCAGCAAATCGCTTGCATCAGAAGCTCTGTGAAATTTCCAATTATGCATAAGGGTTTTCTCATCGACGAGTACTGCACAGCGCAGGGAGGGCAACTCTATGAACACCCTCAGAATGGGGTTTACTCTTGCACTCTCAATCAAACAGACATCCGCCGTAATGCTAATAAGTTTTATATCATACAAATTGTGCAGAGCGGAAGTAGCTATTATCTATATGTTAGGTACGGAAGGGTCGGGGCAAAGGGCGTGACATCACAACAACCATACCACTCAGCGCAGATGGCTGCCAGTGACTTTGAAGGCAAATTCCGAGAGAAGACAGGTAACCACTGGTATTCCCGTGAACAATTCCAAGCCAAGCCCAAGAAATATTTCCTGGCTAATATCAATTACGCCCAGGAGATGGCTGCAGTAGTCTTGCCACCACCTGCGGCTATGATACCATCTCAGCTGCCCAGGCCAGTGCAGGATCTTATAACTATGCTGTCAGATCGCAATATGATGCAACAAGCCTTGGTTAATCTGGAGATTGATCTGACTAAGATGCCTCTGGGTAAGATTACTCAGCAACAGCTTGATATGGCTCGAGCTGTGTTGGATCAACTTCAACACCTTGTAGTACACAGGACGTTTCCAACCGTTGTGAGTGAGGTAGCGAGGCCTTCGTTTGCAGCTCCTGTAGCTGGCCTACAATTCGAGTTGGTGGATGATACGCCAGCAGTTCAGAGCCCTGCCCTGCCTGTACCTGCGCCAGTCAGTCCAGTCCCAACTGTCTTACCCCAGGTTCCAGTTCAGACCCCTCCTGTCAATACGACAGGTTTTAGAGCCATCACCTTTCAGCCTGCTGCGCCTAGATCGACGGTGGCTCGGCCTGCCATGACAGGCCCTGTCTTCCAGCCCAACTCTGGCTTTACACCGTTGAACTTTCAACCAACGTTAAATGGTTCATTCAGACCAGTTCAGTCGACTTTCCAGCCTATCTTTGCCTCGGCAGCTCATGTGTTAACTCCCACTTTCACCCCTGGTCCTATGACCCAACCAGCTGTACAGCTAGTGCTACAGGGCCCGACAACACTGAGCTCAGCTCACAGCACTTCAGGGGTTATTCCCTTGAGTGAAGGCCATCTAAATATGGAGCTGGTGAATCTCTCCTCCCGCTACTACACCTATGTGCCGGTCAACTGTGGTCGCAACATCCCACCTGTCATCAACAATACAGCCATGATTGACAAGTGCCGCCAAGTATTGGATGATCTCAGCAATATCTCAGTTGGAGTCAAAATCATTGATCAGAGCCAAAGATCTACCTCGAACCCGATAGACTCTGTCTACCAAGACATCAACACAAAGATTGAGCCTCTAGCCCGCAATTCTCAGATGTGGGCGGCTATCAACACTTATGTCACAAACAGTCACGGTAGAACACACAGTTGTAAGCTACAGGTGATGGAGATCTTCACCATTGAGCAGGCCGGTAAAAGGGCCAAGTTTGAGGCGTTCTCAAACCAAATTGGCAATCATACATTACTCTTCCACGGCACTCCCACGTCATGCGGAATCTCAATTATGAAGCGCGACTTCTATCTCAATCCCGAGGTACTTGGGGCTAGTATAACAGGCAAGATGTTTGGACTGGGATTATACTTTGCAAACTGTTCTTCCAAGAGCTTTGGCTATACTCGTGCAGAAACCACCGGAGGTATTGGTTGTATGTTCTTAGCCCAAGTGGCCTTGGGTACCTCATTGGACAAACTAGACAGTGATAGTGGTCTTAATAAATCAAAGCTGGATGCAGCAGGTTGTCACTCCACCAAAGGCATTGGTCGTTTGGCTCCAGCCTCATCTGTTGAAGTGGATGGAGTGAAAATACCACTCGGCGCTATCGCTGAGAATCCTGACGCTAGAGCACTCAATTACGATGAGTTCATTATCTATCACGTGGATCAGCAGTTAATTCGCTTCCTGGTGCTGGTCAAAGATCTCAGCTCGCGTTGAAAGTTGGACAGTACTGAGCTCAGAGAATTAAAAACAGAGTCTTAAGATTGATGTGAGAGTTCTCACATCAAAGTATGTAAAGCCACCATGCAAAACATCACCTTCCAAGTTGTTGAGGAGGATCAGGCAAGCACAGAAGAAGTAGTCGAAACGCTTGCCGAGCAAGATCTGCCTGATGAGACTCCTGCCAATGAAGCGGATTACTGTATGATTTGCTATGAGAAATACGACCTTCCAGTTACCCAACCTTGTTGCCAGAAGAAGTTCTGCTTCCTTTGCTTGAAGGGAGCTTATGACTTCAATAATAACTGTCCTCACTGCTGTCAAACCAATATCCTCAAGCTGGACCACCTGGTTGAGGATAGTATCGAGCAATTCATTTCAAGCCAACTGGACAAACCTGTTTGGCTTTATGCCTCAGCCAGCAAGGATGGTTATTGGTTGTATGGTTCTCGAATTGCTCCTCTACTTGAAACGGCTTTCCAGAAATACATGGCTACTCACCCCACCTCATCTTCGGAAGATTCAGGAGAGGACTCTGAAGAAAATCCAGGGGAGAAAGATGACTCTGTTGAGCTGCCAGACCAAGACGCCGTTAATAGTGAGGCAGAAGTGGAGCCCGCACTTGATTCCATCACGTTTCAGATAACTGGCAAATGGTATCGGGTCAACTTCAAAGAGATGACTCAACGCAATGGCAATCGACATCGGGCAGTCAGGCGGGTTATCCTGCAACCCAAGCATATCGGAGATGACGGCCTGAATATCAAGGGTGTACAGGGCCTCTTCATCAAAGAGAAGAAGGAATAGCATCATGTAAAAACAGTCCATTATAAACGCAAAATAACTATACCAGTTATTTTCAAACTTATCTCACCACACATTGCATCAGAAAGCTTAATCTTTAACCTGAAACATAAACAGTTTTCCCTCAATTCACTGAAGTAATAATGGGAGAGATACAAAAAATCGATTATCCGTGTGAAAACGGATAATTGTAATATCCAGCAACTTTGTGCTTTGTAAAGGGTCAGAGCTCAACTACCAACGTATAGCTAATGGAAGAGCCAGCCCTGCCAGATTTTAAGTTGATCTTGCCCTACTTTGAGTTAATCCTACCGGGCAAAGCAGCCTCTCAGGCTAAGGTACTTAAGGCTCAGATCGACTTCGTGCAACGTGGTGGTAAGAAACTTTTCAGTTTCACCATTCTACCTGCCGATCTGATAGAGGATCTGACCGGAGATTTTGTGGCCCAACAGGCCCTCAGGAACTATCTGATCTATCTGTTTCAGGGTGGAGAAATACCGCCTGAACGGGAACGCAGAGCTCTACTGACAGCCTGGCAAATCTCACGCTTGCTGGATTGCAGCGAGGAGATGTGTCAACGGACCGCAAACTTGGCTGAGGCTTATCTGCAACATGCCGGAGCTGAAGATCTACCAGCCTTAGAGCTGATCTTACAGGTTCTGTCTTTTGCACCAACATTGGTGGCTCGCTTCCTCAAGGACATGGCCAATCGAATCTACGAGACAGATAGTTTCACCAACCAGCTGGCCCATTACTTCCGCGAGATCATTCAACATAACGAGCAAATGGCTTACGCTCTCCAGCCACATGCTTATCCCACCGTGCACGCGGAACGAATTGATCGAATTAGCCCCACTTTCTTCTTGTTAGATCCCCTCCGCTCTTCTGCCCTAATACCTGACTATATGGACGCTCAACCAGTGGCTGCTATTCCAGAAGGAAGTTTCATCGTTGCCCCAACAGCGGTCAAGCTACCAGATATTCAACTCTTTTTGCAACGTGCAGTCCAGATCTTCCCAGATTTACTACAGTTTAATGAGGAAATCAGTGCTCAGATTCGCCAACAATTTCCAGGTCAAAATGTGGGCTTCTTGATCGCAGATATGATCATGCCGATTTGTCTGGATGAGTGGTTATTTCAGCGCTTCAGTGACAAAGCCAATATCGAAATTCACGCTTACGGTCCCACCATTGAAATCAGGGAGAAGATATTCACTCTGATTAATACATGGTTTCGAGTTAAGTTCGGTTTTGCAGGGCGACGATTTGATGTGGAACCTGAATATATGATTAGACAGGGAAGAGCTGGATTAGTCTTCAGTCGTGCGAATCCCAACCTTCCAGCTCTCATCATAAGGATCGTGCCTTCAGGTGCCTCAACTGCTATGCAACAACTCAGTCAACAACGTGTCTCTCATCTACAGGTCGGTTATGATATGTATAAGGGGTTAGTTTGTACTCCACTCTTCTCTCTTTACTTCAGGCAGCGAGTCTCAGTCATTGATCACTATGCTATTACCTTCGAGGAGCTAGTGACCACCCTTTACTATGGCTTTACTCTGAGTATTATCGCTCCATTCGCTCACCTGCTGGTATATTTAAAGGCGAATAAGTTCAAACTGACTCACCTTTATTACGAGGTGATGGGAATGCCAGCCCTTATCAAGGGTGCTCCTCAACTTGTTGTGATGAAAACGCCGCCTGTAGGAACATTGTGGCCTCCCATTATCCAACCCGCTGATGCAACTGTTAATCGCCATGCCAACTGGTTAGCCGGCCAATCTGGCGATTACGCTATTATCGGCAGCGATGCTATAGTTGTTTCTAAACATCTCGACCGTTGGGACACCATCTCACAGTTCGATGCTCTTGAGAGCATAAGCTTTGACCTGGATATAAATCGTTTGATCGAACCAGGGGAACCGACAACTATTGAGGGTGTCACTAATACACCTCAAGCTTTCCATTATGATCCTGAGCGCCCTCTCGCAAAGACTCTTCTTGAGATGAAAGTTGGATCTCTTATGCTCGGTAATTACTCTTTGGGTAGTAGCTTCCTGCTACGTCAGTGCCGTTTCAAGCGTTTGCCACAATATCTCATGCCTCGAGAGGTACGGGTTATGAATAAGAACTACAAACTCATACATGAATATGTATGGGATGTTGGAGTTACATTACCTGAAAGAACAGTTCCACCCATGCAGATAGATACTGTAGCTGCCTGGGGTCCACAAGGACTTGAGCTGCAGCACGATGTTGTGCGATATGAAGGGACTGGCCCAGTTGCTGGGCCGGGCAGAAATCCGGTCTCCGTCTTTGAGCGGGTCAATATGCCGAACGATCCTACTAATGTCATGTTGCTCAACTCAACGACACTTTTCCCAATCAATGTGGTCGGAGTTCTACAGATTCACTCACAGGGTGGTAGAAGGCCTGTTTCTATCTCTGAGATGCGGGACCCGCTTCCTTTGACTGAGGAACAGATTAACGCTCTACCTGTGATTAAGCTCGATCAGCTCTTTGACTTTTTGCTTGTAGCTGATCCTGAGTTCCACGCTCAAGTGCTTGCCTACAGGGAGGTTAATCAGGGAGGAGCTATTGGGTATTGGCAGGCAAGAAATGTTAATGTGATGGGAAAGACATTTCGACATGAACGTGTACCACAAGATATACCCAGACTATATGAAGCGGCTCTGGCTAAATACAGACCCATCACTTTACAACAAGCTCTCTATGTACCTCAGTTTGTACGCGTTGATCTCGATGTCACCATTGGTAGCTGGCTCTTCATCGATGAAGGTGACTGGCTTATGCCCTTCTCAGATCTCTTCAAGTATGAGTTCAACTGCACCATTAAGAGGAGTACAGCCTCAGATTTCCGAATTGGCAGAGGATACAAGATATTTCCTTAGACTACCCCTAAGATGGCCGTAGAAATTAAAAACATCTTCCAAGATGTTTTGAGATCCATTGTGTCTGAAATATCCAATTTCGTTAGACAACAACTCCACCGCTTGTAAAGAGTCATGCAGGCTCCAGAGCTGCCAGAGTTTAAGTTAATCTTGCCCTACTTCGAGCTGGTGATGCCAGGGGAAGCTGCCATCCAAGCCAGGGTACTTCAGGCTCACATTAACTTCATTCAACGCGGTGGAGCCCCTAATTATTTCTTCTCCATTCTCCCTGAGGACCTAACAGAGAATTTAGCTGGAGACTTCGTAGCCCAGCAGGCGCTTAGGAACTACCTAACTTATCTATTTCTGGGCGGTGAACTTCCACTCGAACGAGATAGAAGAGCCCTGCTAGCGGCCTGGGAGATCTCGCGTTTACTGGATTGCACGGCAGATCTGTGTCTCAGGACAGCGCGCCTGGCAGAAGCATATCTAGAACATGCTGGTGCTGATGATCTGCCTGCCATAGAGCTGATACTACAGATTCTACCCCACGTATCCACTATTACAGCGCGCTTTTTCAAACGGCTAGCTAACCGCCTGTACGAGACGGACAGTTTTACCAACCAGTTAGCCCATTACTTCAAGCAGATTATTAATGCTAATGAACAATTTGCTTATGCACTGCAACCACACGGCTACCCAACTGTACGCTCCGAACGGATCGATCAGTTTAGCCCAGCACTTTATCTGATCGATCCATTACGTTCCTCAACCGCTATCCCTGACTATATGGACGCTCAACCAGCAGCTGCTATTCCAGAAGGCAGTTTCACTGTGGCTCCAGGCCCTGTGGTGCTACCTAGCATTAACACTTTCCTGCAGAGAATTACCCAAATATTCCCCATGTTGCTGCAGTTTAATGAGGAAGTGGGCGCCGAGGTTCGCCGGCAGTTCGATGAACAAACTGCAGGATTTTTGCTAGGAGGCATGCTTATACCAATTTGTCTGGACGAGTGGTTATTTCAACGCTTCAACCGCACAACAACCATTGAATTTTACATTTACGGTCCAACGGCCGAAATTCGACGAGAAATATTCAACATGGTTTTGGGATGGTTTGAGGCAGCCTTTGGTCTTCCTGCGAATGAGCCTGGGGTTGAGCCCCAGTATCACGTTTTCAACCGCATGAACAGTTTAACCATAATACGTGCGAATCCTGACCTTCCAGCTCTAGCCATCAGGATTGTCCCTTCAGATGCCCAAACTGCTATGAAACAACTTAAATCACAGCGTTTCTCTCATCTGCAGGTCGGTTATGATGTGCACAGAGGATTAATTTGTACACCACTTTTTGCACTCTATTTCAGAAAGAGAGTTTCTGTTATCGATTCGTACGCTTTCACCCAAGATGAGCTGATTCAATGTCTTTACACTGGTTTCACTGTCAAGCTAATTGCTCCATTTGCTCACGTACTGGTTTACATGGTGGAGGGCCAGTCTCACGGTTATGTACTTATGAGTGAATACATGGAAACACCAGCCTTGATTAAGGGAGATCCTCAACTTGTCATCAAACGAGTTATTCTACGTCAAGCAGGTGTTTTAGTGCCACTACTTCTAGCAGATTCACCAGGTAACCGCTTTCTCGGTAATGACATTGCAGGGGAGAAAGGGTTGTACACATTCATCGGTAGTGATAGAAGGGCAAGGGAGATTGTTGTAAATCATTGGAACACGAATCTGCAACGTGGAAACCAATCCCGTATCAGCTTTGCTTTGAATTTGGATCAAAACATTAAGCCCGAATCTAGGACTACTATTGAAGGCTTAACTAATACACCAACTGGTTTCACTTATTCATTTTTTTCAGGAGGCTCTCTACTTCAGGTTGAGCCCGGTTCCATTACGGGCGATAACTCTAAATTAAGCAGCTATTTCTTACTACGTCATTGTCGTTTCCACCGTTCTCCACGCTATCTTATCTCACGCGATGTGGAAAGAACAGTGGAGAACTATCGTCGTAAGCTTCTCAATCTCGACGATCTAGGAGAATTTATGACTATCCCTGCTCAAACTGTCCCTTCTATAGAGTTCCTACCAGAACAGGATGCCTTTGAAGAGGTGCTCCAACCTGTTTTACGTTATCCTGTTGACCCTATTACCGGAGTAGCAGCAGTGCCTGGAGGATTTGGCGCTAATCCGTATGTAGTGCAACCTACAGACCCGACTAATGTTATGTTGCTGGGTGAAGAGGCAGTTTTCCCTATCACTGTGGTGGGAGTACTGCAACTCTGGTCACTCAATGGAAAGGAGTTCGTGCCCATCTCTCAGATTAGGGACCCACTACCTCTGACTGAGGAACAGATCAACTCACTGTCCACCATCCGGCCTGACCAGATCTATGATCTATTGTTGGCAGCTGATCCTGAATTCTACGCCCAGGTCTTAGCCTACCGGGAGATCAACCGAGAAGGGGCCATTGATCGCTGGCGTGAGAGGCAACGCCAGCCACATATAGCACATTTTCAGTATCAACCATTCCCTCAGGATGATGTACCAGCCTTCTTTGAGAGAGCCGTTGTCAAGTGGAGGGACATCACCTTCCGACAAGCTCTCCAGATGCCTCAGTTTGTCCGCGTCCAGCTGGACGTAATCATTGATAAATGGATATTCATTGATGAGGCCAATTGGCTGATGGAGTTTAAGGAACTTTTCCTACACCAGTTCAACTGCTCTATCAAGAAAGATGAGAGGCTCGAGTTCCGAGTTAAGAGGGGATACAAAGTCTTTCCCTAGACCCCTATCTGGTGCCGTCTTGAAATTAAAAACATCTCAGCAGATGTTTCGCTCGCTGTTCTGATTCTTCTGCCAGTTCTGCCATATAGCTAGAAATTTCTCAAGCTCTATGCCATACAACAAAAGATGGCTGAAAATCAGCGCCAACTGGTGCTGGTGCTTCCATACTTCAATTTTCCCATTCCAATTGAAGCAGCTCGCCAGACCCGCGTCCTGAATGCTCAGATCGACTTCAATTTGGCCAGAGGAAATCAGGCCGAGGAAGACTGGAGTTTTAGCATCCGACCAGAGGAGCTATCCGAAGATCTACAAGCGGACCCGGTAGCCCAACAAGCTCTGCAAGAATATCTAAGTTTCCTTTTTCTCAACATCCCATTATCAACCACATGGAATGAGAGAGCGTTGATAACCGCTCTAGACATAATCAAAGCCTTAGAGTGCCTACAACCAGAGAAACAGATAGCTCAAACCACCTTGTGTGAGCGCTCAATGCAGCTCCTCAGGTTCTACTTTCAGGGTGAGACAAGCACTCTACCCCGCATCGACGTTATGTTATACTGGTTACAGATAATCCCAATGGAGACACTTCACTTCCTCAGGAAGATGAGCAACCTTCTATATGAGACAGACAGCTTCACCCTCTCCATCTTGAATTACTTCAGACAGATCATAGAAGTGAATGAGCAATACGCTTACGCGCTGCAGCCTCATGGTTATCCAACCGTGCGCTCAGAGCGTATTGACAAATTTGAGCCCAGCTTCTTCCTGCTCGATCCGCTGAGACGCACGAATCCTGAGTTGCCCGACTACATGGGCGCAGATTATGTAGCTGTCATTCCCACAAATAGTTTCACAGTGGCTCCAGGCCCAGTCGTTATGCCTGATCAAGCTCTCTTCTTGCGTCGTCTATTACAGATCTTCCCACAGCTGCTCAAGTTCAATGAAGAAATAGGAGCTCTACTGTCACAACAGTATCCTGACCGCTCGGTAGGCTGTGTTCTGACAGGAGCACTGTTTTCAATTTGTCTAGATGACTGGCTCTTCCAGCACTTCAACAGCAAGACAGTGATTGAACTACATGTCTATGGGCCAACGCCCGCAATCAGGAAGGATGTCTTTGGGAAGATCCAGTTCTGGTTCTCTGCCAACTTTGGGCGTCAGGACTATAAATTTAGACAGGGGCGCCAAGGATTTGATATTCTACTGTTGAAAGAGAATGTACCAGCTTTCGCCCTTAGAATTTTGACGTCTGATGCTAAATCTGCTATGCAGATTTTGAAAGGCCAACAAGTCTCTCATCTTCAGGTAGGTTATGACCTATATCGTGGTTTGGTTTGTACACCACTCTTCTCCCTCTACTTTAGGCGGAGACTCTCAATTATCGATGATTTTATAATAGAATTCTATAAAGTGGTAACTGCAGTTTTCTATGGCTTTGGGTTGCAGATCATCGCACCATTTGCTTATCTGAGTCGTTACACTTTCTATGCGGTCGGATATACGCGTAGGGAACAGGTCGGATATACGCATGACGAAGCAAGTGGTTACTCCTTTGAAGATATACGAGACCAGGTACTTGTAAAGGGACGACCTAAATTCATCACACGTATACCAGGCGCCGCAGGGGTACCACAGATTCTATCAGCCGATACAATCGGACCCCGTTACAATCCTCACACAGAGATTCTGGGAGAAAGTGGCGGTTATCAGGTTATTGGTGATGATAATCGTGTAGACAGTTTAATTCTAGAACGCTGGGATACACCGGCCAGAGCTGCAGGCTGGTCAGACGAAACGATAGATTTTTCATTATCTCCAGAGTTGAAGGTGCCGCCCCATCTTACAACTATAGAAGGTCTTGGTGATTTACCAAGAGGATTCTACGGCACCCACGAACTCAGAACTTCATTTGTTGATGCTGGTGTTATGCAAAGTAACTTCGGGCTTGCAAGCCTATTCCTACTGCGTCAGTGTCGCTTTCAATTCTCAGAAAGTTATAGCTTCCCCAATGGCATTACAATTAGGACAAGGAACGGACGTAATCGTTTAGCGAAACCGCCCGCTGGATACCTATCTACTGTGAGTACCATACCTACAAATCGTTTCCCATCAGAACAGGACTTAGCAACAGAGACTAATTTAGTGAAAGAGGTGGTACGTTACCCAAACTTACCAGCTCAACAAGAAAATCCGCCGGAAGATCAGCCAGAGCAAATTTTGTACTCACTACCTGCCCCATTACCCCTGGAGCATCCAGAGTTACTCCGTTCACCTTACAATTACTACCCAATTACTGTGACTGGAGTGCTCCAACTTAGGACAGATAATCGTATACGCCCCATCTTAATAGGGGAGATGAGAGATCCGATCGACTTAAGTGATGAGGAGATTCAAGCTCTACCTCTTGTTCAGGCCGAGCAACTATATGACTTATTGCTAGCGGCAGATCCATTCTTTAACGCACAGGTTATGGCCTACCGAGAGGTCAACTCTGATAATCGAGCAATGGAACGCGCTGCCGAGGCAGGAATGGGACTGGGTGGTGCCAATGTGCCCACTCGAGGAGAAATGGAACGGATAAGAGGAACTTATGATAGGGCGGTTATCAAATATTCGAAACAAACTCCACAGCTGGCAGCTCAGTTGCCCAAATACGTGCGGGTTCAATTGAATGTGCTAATTACGCGTTGGCTCTTCATTGATGAGGGCCAATGGATCATGCCTCCTGAAGATATCCTCAAGTATGAGTTCAACTGTGCTCTCAGGAAAAATTCAGAAAACATCATCACCAAGAAGGCTGGGGCTCAGATTGAACTTCTGCGTTGTTATAAGATCTTCCCTTAATATATCAGCTCTTATGCTCAAATTAAAGAGTAGCTCCAATTATAGGAGCAAACTAATAAATACAAAACATCTTATAAGATGTTTTCATCCAACAGCCCCACTATAAGCTCTCTCCTGTCAATCAAGCTTAACAAGCGCTCAGTACCTTTAAGCAGCTCAGATGGGAACTTTTCGTTAATATATACACTGAGATAAATGGAGCAGCACTCAAGTGAAAAGAATATCCTAGTGCCACAGAGCACTCTAGATGGGCCCCAGAGCACTAGAAGTATCCCAAGTCAAGGTCTTCTGTGCCAGACCATCGACTTTCAAGGAATTACCAGTTGCTGTGGTTTACCACCCATCGCTGGCATTGAGATAGGGACTCTCATCCTCATTAGAGGACCCAGCTGTTGTGCTCTCTTCCGTAGAGAAGGGGCCGGCTTTGTACCTGTCGACCCAGTCGAGCTAGGTCATTGTACGATAGGCCAGCCTTCAGGACCTTGTGCAGCGGGACCAAACGACAACCTAGGTGGAGCCTTCCTCTTCTTGGACACCACTACTTGCAATATCTATGTGATCGATCCCACTCACACAGGGCCCTGTCTTAACATCTGTGCTGCTCTGGTAGCCATAGGAATTACTCTACAGACTGGTGACAAGCTCTTTGACTGTTGTTCTCAACAGATCTTTGATCTTACTAAACAGGACACTGTGCCCGGTTGTGAGGGCGACATTGGCTGCGTCTGGCACGCGTGCTGTGCCATTGTTGGTGCCACTGGGCCCACTGGTCCAACAGGCAGCACAGGGAGCACTGGTGCTACTGGACCTAGCGGGGATACCGGGCCAACTGGTTCAGGTGATACAGGACCTACTGGCCCCACTGGACCACCGGGCGGGCCTACAGGTCCCACGGGTCCAATTGGTCCTACCGGTCCATCAGAAGGACCCACTGGGCCCGCGGGACCGACGGGTAATACCGGATCAACTGGTGCCACAGGTGATCCGGGAGCCACAGGTTCAACAGGTGCAACCGGAACTGGTGATACTGGAGCCACTGGCACAACAGGTAGCACTGGAGATACGGGTCCTACCGGGCCAACCGGTGCTGGTGATACCGGAGCTACAGGTCCGACTGGCGAAACAGGCACAACTGGCGATACTGGAGACACCGGCTCTACCGGGGCTACAGGCAGCACTGGTGCAACAGGAGCTACAGGTCCCACTGGTGATACCGGAGCCACAGGCGCAACTGGAAATACTGGTCCAACCGGTGGTACAGGCGACACTGGCCCTACCGGCAACACTGGAGCTACAGGAGCAACTGGTCCCACTGGTGCAACAGGTAATACAGGCCCGACAGGAGGTACTGGAGCAACTGGTCCCACCGGTGCTGGAGTTACCGGCCCAACAGGAGCAACAGGAGTTACCGGCCCAACAGGAGCTGGATCAAGTCTCACTATGTTCGGAGATGGATCGGCCGGATCTCGTACTGTATCTGCCAACGAAGATTGGTCCACAACATCCCCGCCTTATCCCACCAACAATCAGTTCGTCGATTTCACCGTTAATGCTGGAATTACTCTGACTCTTCCTAGTGGCATGATTATCAAATGCACTGGTACCTTCACCAACAACGGCACCATCAATGTTCAACCGGGTGCTCTCGGTTATGATTCAGGGACGAATGCTCGCTTAGAACGGGGCTGTAGTCGAGCCCCTCCCGATCCTCAAAATAGCGGAACCTATGGCTCACCAGGAGGCTTGGCTTTCCCTGCCGTTTGGTTGGGTAAGATCTTCACTGCCCCACTCCTGGCTGGTGGTAATGGAGCCAATGGAACAATTTTTCTAGATACATCGGTATCAGGTTCTGGTGGTGGTGGACTTAACGTCTATGCTCGCATAGCTATCGTCAACAACGGCACAATCAATGCCAACGGAACCGCCGCTGTCTCTGGAGGGTTCCAGTCAGGTTCGGGTGGTGGAGGAGGTGGTTTCGCCATATTCATTTCTGAAGGATTGATCACAGGAGCTGGTATTATCAATGCCGTAGGAGGAGCTGGAACCGCTGGTGCTGCTGGTTCAAGCGGTGCTGGTGGTGGAGGTGGAGGTGGTGGATTTATCCATTTCGTCTCATCAGGTGCCCCAGCAGTTGCAACCAATGTATCCGGTGGTGCCGCAGGAGCACCCAATGGCACAACTCGAGATGGAGGAGGAGGTGGAGCGATGGGAGGTAATGGAGGACAAGGAAATCGACCGGCCGCTCTGGCCGGTTCCCCAGGTGTTGTTTTCACAACTATCGTCACCAATCCCACCTCTTTGGCTCTCAATACTCTGACAGGAGTAGTGTAAAAGCTCCCAGAATTTTTTTAAAAACATCTCAGCAGATGTTTCGTGTTGTATGCAGATTATTTCTATAATTTCGGGCTGGAAAATGGAGCAGAATTCTAAGCAATGTGAGATAGGAGTTCCACAAACTGGCCCAAGTTCTGGGCTACCAGGGCCCAGAAGCATTCCATCTCTTGGTTTGCTTTGCCAGACCATTGACTTTCAGGGCGTAACTTCATGTTGTGGCTTGCCACCTATTGCAGGCATCCCTATCGGCACTCTAGTTCTAATTCGAGATCCGTGCTGCGCCTTATTCCGTAGGGAGGGGGCGGGCTTCGTGCCAATTGATCCAGTTGAGCTGGGCCATTGCACGACAGGAGCTCCCACTGGGCCTTGCGCTGCGACACAACCAAATGAGAATCTGAACGGAGCCTTCCTCTTCCTAGATATCAATACCTGTAACATCTATGTTATTGATCCTGATCATACAGGGGCATGCCTTAACCTGTGCGCTGCTTTATTTGGAATTGGTATCGTCGTACAGAATGGAGATAAACTTTTCGACTGCTGTTCTCAGCAGATTTTTGAGTTGATGATTACTGACCCCAACTGTGGCGATACACTTGGTTGTACTTGGCATGCTTGTTGTGCCGTAGTAGGAACCACTGGAGCCACAGGTTCCACGGGTTCGACTGGAAGCACTGGCGATACGGGTAGTACCGGGCCAACCGGGCCAACTGGTTTAGGAGAGACGGGACCTACTGGCCCAACTGGTTCTATGGGATCCACAGGCGCCACTGGAGCAACTGGTTCTGGATCTACTGGCCCAGCTGGTCCTACTGGTCCGGCTGGGGGTCCAACGGGAGCAACTGGTCTAACCGGTCCAGCTGGACCTACTGGCCCGGCCGGGGGTCCGACAGGTCCGACTGGAGATACAGGGGCGACTGGAGATACAGGGGCCACGGGCTCGACTGGAAGTACTGGAGTCACTGGCAGCACAGGTAATACAGGGGCCACGGGCTCGACTGGAAGCTCTGGTGCCACTGGCAGCACGGGTAATACCGGAGTAACAGGGGCTATAGGCGCACCTGGAGTAGCAGGTCCAACTGGAAGTACAGGTACCACAGGAGTAACTGGTCCAACCGGATCGACTGGAGCCACAGGTTCAACCGGAATTGGTAATACTGGAGCTACGGGGACTCAAGGTCCAACTGGAGAAACCGGTGCCACAGGTCCTACAGGCTCCGGAGCTACAGGGGCCACAGGCTCAGCTGGAGAAACCGGTGCCACTGGTGAGGCCGGCCCGGCTGGTCCCACAGGTGAGATTGGAGCCACAGGTTCAACCGGGCCAACAGGTTCAACCGGGCCAACAGGTTCAACCGGGCCAACAGGTTCAACCGGGCCAACAGGTTCAACCGGGCCAACAGGTTCAACCGGGCCAACCGGGGCAACGGGAGCAGCTGGAATAACTGGACCGACGGGATCCGCACCCCTCAGTACAGGAGGAGGAACATTTTTCGGTAGAGCTGTGTCAAGTAATAATGCCACCGGTACTCACTATGCGTTCGGCTCCGGTGCATCTGTAGCCCCTCCCGTGACCCCTGTTTCCGCCTATAGCGCTAGCGTTGTGATCACCGCCCCTGGAAGGATGACCAACTTCACCGCGGCTTACTATAGTCCCACGGGGGCAACTTACGTCGGTACCATCATATTCGCATTAATCCTCAACGGTGATGATACAACCACTTCCCTCGGTGGATCAGTGGTTAACCCGGGAGGTACAGTTCCCGTTGTGGTAACTGACAATCGTGTTCGCAATGTCGTTCGTGGAGACGTGATATGTATGCGCATAGATTATTTTGGTGGAACTCCTCCATTTACTACTGTCTGGATGTATTCAGTCGATGTAATATCTCCTTGACCCAACTAGCTATGGAAAATTTAAATTTTCCTCACATCCGAAATATACCCTAATGAATGGGGAGATCCTATACATATATCAACAATATATGTTATGATGATAAGGGAGAGATCCACACCGTCAAGTATCATAACCTGATACCCATGCTACTCAGCGTCGTAGCTGGAGCAGGTCAGAAGATGAGTGTGGCTCAACTGGAGAGACGAGATAAGTGAATCAGCTTCTCCGATTAATTTAGCCAGACTTCACATCCACAATTTAAAAAATTTAATATTCACTCAACCGGAGTGAATAATGCTATGTAATCTGATTTGCTAGTGGAGAGTTTAAGCTGAGACACTGAGTGTTCTGGAGTTCTAGAACTCCAGAACATAGAGACTCCAGAACATAATTCTGCTATCGCTTAAAAATGGAAGGGGCAAGAGACAGTAGTTCAGGGCCCAAAGGTTCTCATCAGAATGGCCCTTCAGCTAGTGCATCTGCTAACATTTCAGCTCTACTATCTGGAGCCTCAGGACAGGGATCAAGCAAGATGCCAATTGGCATCAAACAAGGAGATGGCACCCATTTCTTCTGCCAAACCATTGATTTTCAGGGTATCACCTCCTGCTGCGGTTTGCCTCCTATCGCTGGCATTGAGATAGGCACTCTCATCCTCATCCGAGGACCAGATTGTTGCGCTCTGTTTCGCCGTGAAGGGGCTGGCTTTGTACCAGTTAGCCCACTCGATCTCGGTCACTGCTTGACCGGAGCTCCCACAGGACCCTGTGTAGAACCGGAGCCTAATCACAATTTGGGCGATGGAGTTTTCCTTTTTCTAGATGTTAACACCTGCAACATCTATGCTATCCTAACTCAAGGCACTGGCGGTCCTTGCCCCAATCTCTGCGATCTGCTTGCGTTGCAAGGCACTCATCTTGTGACAGGGGATAAGCTCTTTGACTGTTGTTCGCAGCAGATCTTCGAGCTGGAAGTAGTGCCTCACCTTCCTGGCTGCGAAAACGATGTTGGTTGTGTTTGGACCGCTTGCTGTGCCATTGTTGGTACTGGGGCAACTGGGTCCACAGGCCCTGTCGGAGTAACTGGTCCAGCTGGAGGGCCTACAGGGCCTACAGGGCCTACTGGTTCAACTGGTCCAACTGGATTAACTGGCGAGACTGGAGCCACTGGGCCTACTGGAGCTGGAGCAACCGGCGCTACGGGTTCCACAGGTCCAACTGGATTGGCTGGGCCAACCGGTCCAGCTGGCGTAGGAGCTACGGGTGCCACTGGAAGTACCGGAGTGACTGGGGCAACTGGTGTAGGAGCTACAGGTGCCACTGGAAGTACCGGAGCCACAGGACCCACTGGTCCAGCAGGGGCAACTGGCTCAACTGGCTCAACTGGCTCAACTGGCTCAACTGGCTCAACTGGCTCAACTGGCTCAACTGGCTCAACTGGCTCAACTGGAAATACTGGGGTTACTGGTTCGACAGGCCCAACAGGCCCAACAGGCCCAATAGGAGCTACTGGAAACACAGGAGTCACTGGTCCCACAGGAAATACAGGCCCAACTGGTTCGACAGGCCCAACAGGCCCAACAGGCCCAACTGGTTCGACAGGCCCAACAGGCCCAACAGGCCCAATAGGAGCTACTGGAAACACAGGAGTCACTGGGCCAACTGGAAATACTGGGGCTACAGGAAACACGGGTGTCACCGGGCCGACTGGTTCCACAGGCCCAACTGGATCTACGGGGCCAACTGGAAACACTGGTGTCACTGGTCCCACAGGAAATACAGGCCCAACTGGTCCCACAGGAAATACAGGCCCAACTGGTCCCACAGGAAATACAGGCCCAACTGGTCCCATCGGGGTAACTGGAGTCACTGGATCAACCGGTGCAGCTGCCGTTATTTTGTCAGCGCAGTACGTACAGTTGGGTGCTCAACCAGCAACGGTTGATTTCGGACAACCGTTCACCTACACAACCGCTATTCTAACAACTCCCGGTATCATTGCAACCACGGCAGTTTTCAACCCTCCATTTACAGCAAGTGGAACAGTCTTCACATTGGGTAACGCAGGAAGATATGAAGTCAATTATCAGATGACTTACCCAACGGATGGTGGTGTAATACTTTATTTTGGTTCGACTCTTCCCGCAATGATACCACTACCCTACACAATGATTGGCAAAACTCCGAATGGTCAGGTTAGTGGAAGCGTCATTGTGCAAGTTATTACAGCAGGATCCTTCCTAGCTGTTTGTGCTGCTGCTGGGAATGCTGCTGCTATTCAGCCTGGGCCCAATTCAAGCACAACCAATATGAATGCTACAACTGTCTCATTCAAACAGATTTCTTAATCACACTGGCACTCTTCACCATGCTTCCATCAATATCGCCAATCAAGTTCTTGAAAAAAATTCTGTAGCATTACAGAATTTGCTAGAAATTTTAGAACCCTAAGCTCTCGGACGCTGTAAAATCAGCAGCACAAGAATAATGACTAGTACTATGAATAATAGCCAAGCGAGATAGGTTTGAGCTGGCGGTGCAACTATCTCCTCAATCCCCTTGCAGTTTTGGCAGCCACTCAATTGACAGAGTAGTTCACGTAACTCTCGTTCTTTACCGATAGGCGGTGTGCCACGAAACATTCCGGCGAAGTGCTCCTCGTTCCAAGTATTGGAACCATGGATCACGTAGAGATAGAGAATCTGATGTCCATCCAGATTGCTCCTTGTGATACCTTTCTCCCGTAGAGCAGAACAGAAAGCAGTATCTTCACCACGTCTCATGCTTGGGTACCTAGGCATAATATCTTTTCGAATCAACATTGTGCCCTCCCAACCCTGCTGGTGTGTATGAGAAATCGAGTAATAACCCCTGGAGGGCCAGGCCATCATCCACTGTGAGAGAAAAACAGCATCAACATCTTTCTTGCGGAGATGCTCCATCATCACACTGATGCGGCTAACATGGTAGTGATCATCGTCATCCCATTGGATAACATATTCACCATTTGCTCTATCAATACTTTGATTACGCAACTCACCCAGTGTGGGGGCTAAGACAGGAGCCCGTTCAGGGCTAACCAATGGATCTGAAACGATGCCAGCTAATGGATCCAAGGCAGGAGTCTCTAAATGGTACAGCTTGATGTTAGGATCGTTGAGTGCTCTGACTTGTTCAGCAAAATCATCTGTACCATCTTCAATAATTACCAACTCCTTGTTGGGATAGGTTTGTGCTTGGAAACATTTAACTGCTTTCAACGCTAGTGTAGAGCGATTCTTGGTGACCATGAGACAAGAGACGAGAGGTATATCGCCGCGTACTAGACCTATTTTATCGCGCAGTAGATCTTTGATCACAGTATGGGGTACTTCGGTGTTGCTCTGAAATACAAAGAATGGAGCATCATCATCTTCAAAGAAGGCAGGCTTGAAGACAATGGCTTGGTGTAAGTACCAGATCGACTTTGAATGGAGAAGCTTACCAGCTATGTGATATTTGTTGAACAGCCCCGTTTGTAGAGCATTGACATAATAAAGGCTATACTCTGTGAGAGAATGCTTTATCATTTCTCTATAAAGGCGATGAGCATCATGCTTCAGATTAAGATTTTCTAGCAGGTTCTGCACTAATTCCCTGCTGAAGGTATTGGGTGTAACTTCCATGATGGGAATTTCTTCATCTAAATCATAATTTAGAAACTTTGCCGCTTCTTTCATCCATTTCGCATTATCCGCCTTATGTTGATTATCCATTTGAGTAACGGCTTTCCCATCTCGAATAAACGTGTTGTGAGAGATGGGATTAACACAAAATATATCGGCATCCAGAATGAGATAATATTCTGTTTCGATGTGAAAACTAATCCACAACTTCAAAATCTGCTGCTTATACCAGCTTTCTGTGAATTGCTCATGTTTCCGCAATACTTGGTCATCGGTGATGATGCGCAGAGCTTTCTGAGAGATTTTTCCAGCGGAAGAGTGACAGAGTTTGCTGAAGAGTTTATGATCAGCCGGGGGACAGACCAATATAAATTCGGCAAAAGTACTATCTGCAGTGTGTTTCTGCAAACTACTCAAGAATAGCTTTGCTGATTTGTAATGCCTCTTGGTTGCGAAGCAGACAGCTGTTATCATTTTAACAGGTAGAATTTAATTTCACTAATTTTGGGCAGAACTCTCTATCGCGCACAATTCAAACATTATCGATAAGAGTTAAGAGTTTGAGGATAGCTGTTATTTCCATCTAATCCGTAACATATCGTAAATTAACTCAAAACTCTGTAATTATGTTTGATAAGCTTTTTATCAAACATCCTCAACCAAACTCCCATATATAATAGAATCACACGGAAACTCCATAATATTAAAGTATCAGCTCGCTCTAGTCCATATCCTGGAGTAAGACTGTATATCTAACGGTATCATGGTGCACCTTAGCTAAGCGGCAAGCCAGGCAAGCAGAAGCCACCAGACAGATAATTGCCGCAATAACGCAGGTGACAATACCCAACGTTATCAGCACGCGGAACTCATCAACTCCATTAAGCGCTGTCTCTTCATCATAGCCAGCATAGATAACTGTATCGTCTTCATCCAGCCAGCGACAGAATAACGTTTTACCTGGCTTATAATCAGAGGCACAATCTGTCCTATTACTCCCATCTGGTAGAATAGGACAGATAGAGCCGACTGAGAGATATTGCGTTCCGTTGATAATTACAGTTACATTGACTTGGGGTGGGCATCCACTGGGGCAATATTGCCATGCTTTACTGACATTGAGGGCACGGCAGTTAAAGAGACTGACATCATCCGCTGCCTCTTGGTAGAAGAAAATGAGAGGCCAGGTAGCAAAGGCTAGTATCATACCGAGCATAAAGATCAAGATAGCTGGACCCTTATTCATCTTTTATTGGTCTGAAATTTCAGACACCTTGAGAGACTTATATGATAGATACAAGTTTTTAACAGCACAAGCTCAGAGCGTTGTAATGTTGATATCCTTTGCAGGAGGTATCTTGACTGGGATCTCACCGATCATGGGTATTTCCTTCCTGCGTGGTGTGATCACAAGGCCTTCAGTGGTGAAGGTGAAGGTGTTATCCAGATGGATCCCTTTCCAGATATCCTTCTCATAGATGGTCTTAGGTAAATGATCAATCTTCACCATTCCACTGCCCGATGCCATGAAATAAGTAAGGCGACCACTGCTCATCAGACTATGTTCCTGCACTGTCTTGAAGTTGTAGCTGAAGGTGTGGTGTAGATAGTTGTGCTCTGGAAACTGAGCCCCAATTGCCAGATACAGGGAGTAAGCGATGTATGTGCGCTTGCCATCTTTGACGTGCGAACTGTGGAAACCGATAGCACAATGGTTAGTCTCATTGAGATCACCTGGTACGAATCGATCTATGGTGATTGGCTTGTAAACCTCATGGCGTTCGCTGTCATACTGGCTCAGGAAGTTCTGGGCTTCCTCCATCTTCTTGAACCAGACCTGCAGACAATAGAGCTCAATATCCCAGTTGGGATTATCTGGTCCAGTTGATCGATCGAAGTCCACTCGTTCTCGGGAATACAAAGCTCGTGTGATGAAACTGCCGTACCACTCGGCATCGTAACTGGAACAAGTCTGCTTCATGAAAGAAAGTAATGTTGTTGGTGCTATACCATGCCCCTTAAACAGAACCTTATATTTTGGGCAGACAGGTGATGTCTTATGCTTGAGTTCAGGCTCTAATTGGGTCTGGCGGGAGAGTTTGGAATCCTTCCGTTTGGGATTCAGAGCATCAAGGATTATATCGAGCTTCCTGTCTATCTTTGCAAGAGACACTTCATCACCCCTCTTTAACTCAACCTCATCAGTCATTCTGACTTTGAGCTTAAAAATTTCGGAAGAGCTCAGATCAATTCCAACTACACTGTTCTAGCAAATTCACAGGTTAACCGGTAATAATAACATATGTTGTGATAACATACGTTTTTAATTTCAACACCAGAGATCACAGTCGTTAAGCATTGTCCTGGGCCACCAGCTTGTTGTGCAGCTCAAGCCACATATCAACCGTACGAAGCCAGGTGAACTGGCTGCCAAACGCGATCAGTTTATCTCTCAACAACTCAGTCTCGGGTTCCTTAATCTGGCGTAGCGTAGTCAGAAGTAGCTCCAGGTACTGAGCCTTGCTTTCAGCACTATTGTCAACCTGTTCCAGAGTTGGAGCCTCTGGGTGCACCATCTCCTTGAGCGAGCCCACTCTGGTGGTGACTGGAATCATACCCGCTGCCTGAGCCTTAACTACTGTGATGCAAAAGGTCTCAGCCCAGGAATCGCAGGGATAGGCCAGAACTGAGGCAGTCTGCATAGCTTCAGCCAATTCGACATGACCCACTTTACCCCGCTCAGTCACCCCTTTATCGGCCAATTCTTTAAACTTCTGATCGATCTGCTGCATGCCCTGTTCACTGAGAGCACCCCAAGTCTGACGACCATAGTAGACATCCAGAGTGGCCTCAGGGAACTGCTTGAGCACATCGGGCCACAGCTCCAGTAGAATCATCAAACCACGAGAATAACTACTGGCATAGAGACAGCTGTAGGGGTTGGTAAAACGTTTAGGTTTACTGAACTGTGCCGGTACGATACCATTGCCGGAGTAGGTGATGGGAACCTCATTTAGATCAACATGCCTGTCAAAAGTGCTCTTGTGGTACTGACTGAGCAGCAAGCAGCCTGACAGCCGCTCAGTTGAGAACTTGTAGGAGCCCATATCATGGGACCAGAAGTAGACCTTGCTCGAGATGCGAGCCACATTGACAAAATCACAGCGGCGCCAGGCTACAGCCATCTCAAATGTTCCAAGAGGCCTGTTATCAATCATCTGAGTATCAAAAACGCTGATATCCAGATAGCGAGGATTGTTGAGAGGCAAAGTATAGGTGGATTTGGCAGGTGGATTGGCAAAGATCAGCACTTCATAGCCCTTCTCAGCCAGAACCCGAGCTGCATAGACTACCGCTTCCTCTGAGCCAGTCAAGCCTGTCCTTGTAGCGCTGGGATCCCAGGCCGGCACAGCAGGAGTCTTATAGCAGACAAGTGCCACCTTACCGATGGGATCGGAGCTGGGCTCATAGAAATACTTCATTGTATCGTAGGTGTGATCGTAGCGAGCCTCAATCTCATCGATGAGACGTGTAGCTGGAGATTCAACAGGGGTACCTTTAGTTGGAGAGCCAGCAGTTCCAGCTACTTCAGCCGTATCATCAGCTTGTGCCTTGATCAGCATCTTCCTGTAGATATCACCGCCAAGTTGTTTGTCTTTCAGACGATAGCAGGAGATAGCTAGCTTCTCATAGAGATCGAGAGGATAAGTGATGCCATCAAAGTTGAGGCCCCTGGCTATTTCAGTATTGAGTATGTAATTCTTCTCTTTGTAGTTGAGCTGAATCTGCTCCATTAAAGCGGCTTGTTCTGTAAAATCATCCACACCACTGTTTCTTTCTGTCATCTTTTCTCTTGCCGATCAAAGGAAAATATCTCAAATTAATTACGGTTTGCTCGAAAAGATGACAGAAGTACGAGTCAATCAGTCTCATATGGTCCAGCGTCTTGGCGATGTGATCCTGGTCGATACCACTGACAGACATATTATAATTATATTGCCCGTGCTTGGCGGTGAGGGTGAGCTGACAATCAGAAAGACAAGCAATGACAAACACAACATATCGCTTCAGGCCAAGGACTGTTTTATCAATGACAATCACATCTTCGTTTTCGGCCGCGATGGACGCTCTGATTTTGTCAAGCTCCATTATCGAGATGGACAATGGAGTGTAATTGAGCAGGGCGAATGAATATAAAGGCGAACCTGTGAAATACGAACAGATGTCACTAAAAAGCTCAAGTCGAGCATTACATATATCTATGATTAGATATATTAGTTTCACTGATTCGAACTGTCCGGAACGAGCAGAGGTGGTGAAAAAACGATGAAGACTTTAAGTGGAGTGCTCTTCAATAAATTATCGATATGATGTTGCTTACCGGCCGGAATTGTGATTGAATCCCCAGCCCTCAGGAAATATTGTGAATTTGAGGTGCCAACCGTGGCACGAGCTGACCCCTCCACAATCACAATTAATTGATCATTAAGGGGGTGAACTTTGGGACCAATTTCGGTATCTATCGATTTCACAACCAGCTGCTGGTAAGCTGTCGTGTTTAGCACTCTTTCTGGGGCATCATTCTCCTTAACTCCTGCTAGGAGATGGAAGACATCTCCTTCAGATTCTTTCTGAGGTGAATATTTTGGCCCCAAGCTCTCCCCATTAGAGTGGTTGGGGTCTATGATCGGTATATTTGATCGACGTGCCATCTTTATTATGAGCTAGAATTGTTGAAAACTTTTAGATCTGAGCTTGTTGAAGCAATCAGAAAACATGTGACGACTAATTTCAAAACAAGCCCACATTTAACCCGCTACGAGTAAGAATGATGATCTGAGCCAGAAGAAGGTAGACATGTTTCAGCTTATCCCACCACACCCTGACCGGCAGCTCGTCTCTTGGCCTCCTCTTCTGGCAGATAGTATCTGATATAAGCTTCTATGTTCTCTGGGGCCACATTATACGGCACTGTGATCAAATACACTTTGTTGAGATCACACAGGTCAACTTTGAGCTGATCACGGCGAACCTGATTCAAGAATTCTTCTCTGCTCTGATTGGTGAAGTTGGGCCAGCGATAATGTTGAATACCATTATACTCAAGTGCAAGCTTCAGCTCCTCATTGTAGCAGTCCAGCTCTAGATTGCGTCCAGTCTCCGGGTTGCGCAAGAAGCTAGGGCGAATAGTGCGGAATGGTCTGTTGTAGATTCCCTCCAGTACTCGGCAGCAAGCGGCCTGTCCTTTAGAGACACGTGGAGCCAAAGCTTTACTCTGCTGAACCTGCGGCACAGAGGGGATATGAGGTGGTAGATTAGGTATCATCTGAATTGCCTCGACTGGCTGAGGGGGATGGGCCACATTCATAGTTGGCATGATTGGTCTAGATGTCATCGTGATTGAGGATGTGACTGGAATTATTTGAGAGGGTATCTGAATAGGAATCTCCCGAGGCTGAGAGTTAAGATGAGTGTTATGGCTGTGATCGGCTGGATGGTGAGTTGCGTACATAGCGGGCTCAGCCTGGTTGGGCATCTGTCTAGGCCTGTTTTGACTAGCCCCCACTGATCTAATGGGAGTAGATGCAGTACAGACATTCTCCCGGTAATTATTGGTAGTTATCCCATAGTCATAGGGCGATCCGGAATATTGATTGAAGTAGCGAGGATCCAATGGTCTAAGTCCAACCACCTCATGATTTTTGCCGCCACAAAATAACCAAAGTAGCAGCAAAATAACGATTATCACAACAAACCAGAAGATAGGTCCATATCCAAACATCTTCTTTACTCTGCGATTAAAAAGATCTATCTTGTAATAGATCTTTACTTGTGATGTCTGCGATGTTCTCGGCGACGGTGGCCATGACGCCTGCGACGCCTGCGTGAGCTCCTGGGACTCCTAGGGCTACCTGAATCGTACTGAGTTTGATCAGCTGTCTCAGTCAAAACGGCTCTAGTTCCCTTTGCCCCAGACATTTGGTGTAGAAGAGGCATAACTGTGTTGAGAGCCCGAATAGTTCTCTGACTGAATTCAAGTGGAGTTAGACCCACATTCTGATGATGTACTGCCACAACATTCTTATCGGCAGCGTCCATGTAAGCTCCGTTCCAGTGGAAATGGACGCCAGCAACATCTAGGCCTACATCATGCAGTGCGTTGATGTAAACCTGAGCCGAAGATATGCGGCCAGCAGTGCCTGGGTAGTCGGGGATCATGATTTCATACAAATTCAAGTACTGCCCCTCTGAGATCTCAGAACTATAGAGCGCATTGTTAGACAGAGGTGATTTGGAGGGTAGCCCGTTAATCTTGAGCAGTTGGCCATCACCCATGCTATGAGTCAGAGTGATAACACCTCCACTGTTAGAGGGGAATCCAATAACAGGCAACACAGCAGCATCCGGAAATGATTGTTTCCAGAGCTCCTGCACCTGAAGAGCATCGGCGTCGCTGAGCACTGAGTTGGGTGGTATAGCGTGATTGGTGGTAGATTCCATCTTTCTCAACTCAGAGATTTATCTCAGTTTTCTAGAGTTTTTAACGTTTTCCCGCTTCGGAGCTCCAGGACCGGTTGTGCATATTTCTACTTGGCATGTTTAACAAAGCGCACAATTTTGGCTGAGAACTCCTTGATTTGACCATTAATGTTTGAGATAGTCTCCTTGCACTTATCCAGCTTAGCCAGATCTCCAGGATGAGTGATTGCCCCTCTTTCACCAGCCAAATGCTGGCACAGAATGATCTTGGCCGTTGACAAGGCCAGTACCAGTTTGTCTATCAGCATATAGATTTGAATTTTCTCGTCAAATTCTGCCGTGAACTGAGCATAATCTTCCAGGAAGATATCGAATTGGCTGACAACTTCAAACATCTGCAAGAGGTCCCGTTTGGCCCGGACAAATTCTTCCTCTTTGTTACACTGATTTGCGTCCGCTGGCTGAGCCACCCTTTGCTCAGCCCTTTGGAATATGATCGCATCCTCAGCATTCTGTTGAGCTGGGATTTCACCGGCATCTTCTCTGAATCCTTCTTCCATCTGTTTGGGTTGATTTTGTTTGAGTGCTTAGAGCCAGATATTTGAAGTTGAGTGTTAACTCTTTCTAACGAAATAACCGATTTTAAGCAGTTTGGCGAGTATGGAAACGATGAAATGTTATCAAGAACGTTGCCAAGATCCTCTGCATCGCCGTTGTGGTGGCTGGTTGACCGGTAGTATTTTCATTTCACTCGGCTTATTAGCCTTCCTTTTTGGACTTGGCCTTTTCATGGTTGGGATTGACCGGATAGAAACCGTTGCTAGTTACCACGCTGGAAATTGCTCTGTGCTGGATGTCTCTAACGTGAGGCAGGGGTCGGCAGGAATATTTGAAGTTAGTGTTACTGTGTTGTTTCATAACCTTACTCTGATAGATCAGAGTGCATCATGTTATACGTTAAACAGAACAGACTGCCTCTCTATCTATGCTATTGGCTATGAAGTTCCCTGCTTCGGCAGCGTATTTGATGAACACATAGAGGTAGTCCCAAATGTCGGTTATCTGCCAGATCCCGCCAGTATTAGTTGGACCGGCATTATCCTGGTAGTTTTCATCCCAGCAGTGATTCTCATGGTGGTTGGTCTAAGCTATGCTCTCTATATATTCCGAGACTACTTCTGCTCAATCTCACTGAAGCCAGGCCAGTGCTGCACTAAACGCAAGAGGAAATCTGATTATATTCCTCTGCTGACAATTCAAGGTGGTTAAATCGAAAACAATGAAAATAACTGTGACATATCTGGGAGATATGTTAAGATGCTGAGGATAATTTCTTCTTTCGTTGTGATAGCAAAGATGGATCTAGGGACTATACTGGGTCTCACATATGTTGCACTGATAGTGTATATACTACTAGCGTACTATGGGCTCTGCATCAGAGCTTGGTCTGCTGTGGCGTTGGGAGTTTTACTTTGGCTTGTCCTTATAAACGTGGTATATTCCATAAAGAATGTGATTACCACTAAGCCTCAAGCCTCATTATTCATATACATATTCTCACAGGTCGTTGCTATTTTCATCATCTTTCTCTACGTGTTGACGCATGCTAGCTCAGACAAACGAATTGCGTGTAAGAGCATGATGCGTGCCTAATAAATTAAATTGTAATCAATGTTGATAGATCCATTCTTGTATGGATCTATTTCGGGCTCTGAATACGGGGATTCATTAAAGGAAGAGCCCAATATGACTCTGGGTCATAGTCGCTGGCGACCAGGATAATCTGTTTCTCCTGCAACAATCCTGGAGTAGCTCTAATCTTAGCTATCGTCTCAAGGAAGTTAGTTGTTTCTATCGTCTCCACAGGCTTTGTGTTCTGCACTGGGATAAACTGGAGGTTGCTCTTAATCCGCTCTTTCTGATTGAGCCAGGCTTGATCCAGCAAACCACTGGCTAGATCTTGAAGCATAGCATCGATAGTGATCTGCACCTCCGGCTTGTAACCAGCGGGCTCAGTATACCATTGAGCTAGATAGAGCTCCTCATAGTAAGAATAGCGATCCTCATCTCGTAGATGACTTATGTTGATGAGCGCAAGCAGCTCAAGATTCTCAGCCCACAAGCTTTTCTGGCGATTACTGAACACATCTGCTAGATAGGATAAGGATCGGGCCTCAACATGACGTTGATCTTCCTTATGGATGGCGAAGAAGTCATGACGTCCGTGATGGGCCGGCACGAAGAAGTATCCCATCTTCTCTAGAAACTGGAATGGCTTGCCAGTCCTACGATCTTCGAAGCACTCCAGCAAAATAATGGGATGATCTCGCTCGATCAGTTTAACTGCCCCTTGTAGCACGAAGAGCTCAAACCCCTCCACATCCAGCTTGATGAATCCAACCGGCTCATCCAGAATAGAATCAAGTGCTCTAACTGAAACCTGATCAACTACCTTCTCATTCTCAGAGGTAGAGGGCACGTTGGAACCCACCATGCGGGTCATACCCTGGTTATAATCAGGAGTGTCGTAGATTCCTATTTTCGTGTTATCCTGGCTATAATCGCCCAGCCCAATATTCATGGGGACAGCATTCATCACATTATTAAGTAGTAGGTTAGCACAGAGCTGCAGATAGACCCGGTATTGTGGCTCGAAGCAGTAGATCTTACGTTTAGTTTCAGCTGCTAGATCAAGGGTGAAAGCACCCAGGTTGGCACCAATATCTAAGATGTGACGCTCAGGGTCAATATAGCGCTTACACTCGTGCCAGAGTGCTGTTTCAAAGCCGCCTGTCTGTATGATCATACGGCTGATCCATTCTCCTTCGTGGCTGATCAGCAGATATTTACGACCACCGGCCGGTATAATGGTGACCTTCGATAGAGGTGCTTTATCAACTTCCACAATACGACATTCCATGTTGGATTGGGATGATCTCTTTAAACTGTGTTCACCTTCTTTATAGAAGCGATAAAGTCTATCGTTGTGATAGACTTTTTAATCAACTACCTCGAAGATGTGAGTAGCTTGGGGCGGAGCTGGTGGGCAGCGCTCGTTCAACAATTTGACCAGAATGTCCCCATGACAGGGGCTTTTCCCGCTACACCAGCAGCCTAGGGTCTCCCCTCTCAGTTCCTCCAACTGGTTATAGAGATCCGAGCTGCGCACATATTGTTCATACTTGGCCAAAATTTCCTCTGAGCTATGGCCATCAACACCCAGTTTAAAAGGATTTGCCCATTTACTCGCAGCTAGTGCCCAACCCCCTAGGTAGCAGCGTCTGCCGATGTAGATGGAGCACCATTGCACCACTTGCCCACCCGAGCGCCTAATGCGTACAACTGTTGCCATCTTTGTTTTCATTTATATGTTCAGCCCCATTACAGTTTTAAATTCAAACATACAGAATGGTGATTGACTGTTATTCTGTGTTGCTCAATCAAAACAAGTACCAGCCCGAAAGAAATTACAGAGCAGAAAAGAGCCTAAACGATGCAGCAAACTGAGGAGAACCCGCTAGCTGCTAATCGAGAGCTAGCTGACCAGTTCCGGCGCGTTGCTGATTACTACCGTCAATCTCAGGATACCTATCGAGAGCGTGCTTATTCCAATGCAGCAGCTAAGTTGGATTCATACCCTGTCGCCATAATCTCAGGCGGGCAAGCAGCGCAAGAAATTCCAGGCATCGGAGCCAGTATTGCCGCGGATATTGACGAGTATCTTCAGAGTGGAACTATAACTCGTCTCGCACAACTAGAGAGCAAGTTCCAGACCAGGAAACAAGTGCTCGATCTCTTCACCAGCTTCTTCGGCATCGGGCCAGTGACAGCCGGAAAATATTATGATCAAGGTTTCAGAACACAAGTTGATCTTTGGAGCAAAGCACCTCTAACATTGATTCAGCGCTTAGGAATGGTCTATCATGATCAGATCAAGCAGCCAATCCCGCGGCAAGAGATGGACGCTATTAAGCAAGCCATGGATATAAGGCTAGCCCAGCTACGAGCCCAATTTCCGACCCTGGAGTGGGAAATTGCGGGAAGCTATCGTCGCGGAGAAGCTCAGAGTAATGATATAGACCTCTTGGTCAAGGGCGTTCCCAACCTCAATCTACAGCAAGTTATCGTTGCATTGGGGGATCTTGTCGTAGCAAATCTGGCATTTGGTCCCACCAAGTTCATGGGAATAATGAGGCTGCCAGGTAAAGATGCGAGAGGTAAGCTGCTTCACCAAGCTCATAGAATTGATGTAAGACTCATTGCGGAGGAGAGTTATGCTTATGCTCTGCTCTATTTCACCGGTTCACAGCGCTTCAACATATTAATGAGGCAACAAGCAATCGCCAAACATTCGAGGCTCAATGAATATGCCCTTACTTCCGGTAATATGAGTTACCCGGCTGACACTGAAGCTGACGTCTTCCAGATACTCGGTTTGCAATATTTGGCGCCAAATGAACGAACGAAGAATCTTGCATATATTCCCCTGTTATGATTAAAAACATCTCTGTAGATGTTTTTTAACTTGTCGGTCTTAACGCACCAGTTGATTCATCATCTCGATCCAACGGACAGTAATATTTGGACCCTTGTCCTTGATCAAGCCGTTAATTAGGAGTGGATCTGTTAGAGTCTCCACTAAGAGTGGGTTAACCTTGAGTTGATCAATCACATGATCTCGAACAGGGATAGCCGCTTGATCAAGCACAGGCAGGAAGGTGTCTGTTTGTACTCGTGTGGCTTTGTAGCTGGGTGAGATAAGCTCAGCCTGGTAACGTACTTCCTCTTGTGCTAGTGCTGGATACATGGTCAGTAAACTACGAGGAATCTGAGGATTCCAACGGTTGGGTAGTTGTTTCTCGAGATCAACCCTTTCCCATACCCACGTTCCGCGAGGGTATCCACCTTCACCTTCAACTGGTAAGATCCCCAGCCAACTGGCATCAGGCATGAAGCGTTCGATAAAGAGATTCATCGGTTCAACCATCTTGACTGTGGTGACATCCCCCAGATGTAGGATTAAGTAGCCTCCCACCCTCAGATGCCTGAATGCCTTCTCAACAGCTGCGAATAAGAAATGGGTCATCCATACCTTGAAATCCGGGAATTGATTGATGCTCTGATTTGGTTGGGCAACTCCCGGAGTATAATCTTCAACATTGAAATACGGAGGTGAGGATAAAACTACATCATAGCCAGATGTTGGGATCTGAGCTGTCTCGAAAGGTTCATAGATAACTTGCTGCTTGCCTGTGCCAAACATCTGGATCATCTGATCATGCTTTGGTTTCAGCTCCAGATTGGGGTCGAAGCCGAGATATTCCATATCAAAGGCCATAGCAGCTAGCAGCCTGTCACCCCAGCCAGCCGAGATATCGAGCCAGCGCTTGCCTTTCAGATAAGGAAGAGTATCTGGGATAGCAACACCTGGCCTGTTGAGCTCCGGGAACAGTACTTGCTCTAACAGGCCTCGACACCAGGTGGGTCTGAATTGACGAACTTCAGCGATCTGTCCATAGATCATGCCCCTCAGAGTGCGAGGGTCAAGCATGGGAGCTTGTAAAGCGTTGAGCAGGAGTTTCTTCAATTCAGTGTCGTTCATCCAGGCCTCCAGCATACTTAGCGGTTGATCATAACGCTTAGCCCGAAGTCTCATGTCTTCAATGAAGAGGTCAGAGAGCACGTCAGCTCCGTTGTACAGTTTCATGTCTGAGGAGATAACTATGGATTGACCACGGAAGAGGGGAGGCAGATAAAGCTTGAAGCTGGGCTTGTAGGAGTAGAGGCGATATCTGCCATGTTTGATCGTAGGACGTAGTCGCTTAATCCCCTCGAACAAGGCCTTAGCCTCTCCAACAAAGTAGATGTGAAACGGGAAGAAAATCTCATTAGTTCTGACCCGTTTAACCAGTTCATCAGCAGCTGTATCTCGATCCCCATTATATTTGGCAATTAATGCTAGTGTATCGACCTGGTATGTCTGCATCTGAATTATCGATGATGCAGTTGTTTAACACAAGACACTCAGGCTAGGGCCTTTACCTGAAGTTAATCAGAGTGAAGCTGATCGCTTTCTCTAACACAAAGAATTTCTCATTATACAAATGTATGGGGTGATGAACCAATACCAGCAACCCGGTGCCGCTCAGCTAGTTCAGCCTCAAACTAGCCCCTGGTTTGTATATAATGATGTTCTCTACAGATTACCAGTTCGCCCCCATGGTAAGGAGAACATCGCTGGTTTTGATCTAGTAGGTACTCTGATTCAGACTGACCGTGGTAAACATATGTTCCAGAACACCACTGATTGGATCTACACATTTGAAAGTATACCCAATTTCTTGAGACAGCTAGCTCAAGATGGTTGGACCATAGCTATCTTCTCTAACCAGAGAGGTCAGCCTCAAGTAGGGTATGTGACAGCTGTGGTGGATGAGATGATTCGGCAAGCCGGCATAGATCCCTTTGTCTTCATGGCTTATGGAAATAGTGCTAAACCCAGTAACACTATGTGGCAAATGTTTCAACAAGCCAATGGCATGAATCTGGGTCAATTCAGGCTTCAGCCTAGCGAAGCCTCTTTCTATGTGGGAGATCGAGAGGGACCAACATCCGCAGATCCTTTGTATCAGTTGAATGATACAGATAAAGCATTTGCCAGGAATATAAGCTTAACATATTATAACCCAACAGAGATGTTTCCAGTTCAACCAGAGCCACCACTGCTACAGCCAGAAGTGGTCATTATGGTCGGGCAACCTGGATCTGGCAAAAGCACTTATGCTCGCTACTATTATCAGCGTAAATTAGCAGCCGGTCAGTCTGTTGCTATACTTCCACGCTCCCGTACTTTAACACGGCAGATTGGGGAACAGCTGAGACGCGGTACTTCTGTTATAGTTGATGCTACCAATCCCACCCTCAAGAATAGAGCTGAAATAATATCCACAGCGCAACAGTTCAACATAGTTGTGCGCATCTTCTGGAATGCTCGGCCAGGGCGGCCCGGTAATAAAGCCCGACCACCAGATCAAGTAGTTCCTGAGATTGCACTCAACACATACAGTGCTCGCTTTGAGCGCCCCAGTCAGCAAACAGATGGAGTGCAAGTTGTTAGAGTTGCCTAG